CGCCGCTGGCGAACAGAAAAGCGATTCAAGACCGCTGAGCGTGTGGTCGAACGATACCTAGAATCAATCTAGGTTTCTTCAAATCCTCGAAACGGTCTTAATTATTTGATCTCGGTGGGTGGGAATTTAGCCGGTGGCAAGGTGCGTGGTGGGAGAAGTTTGACGGCTTGCCAGGATGGAGCTTTGCCTGTGGCGGAAACCTGGGCAACTTGCTGGAGCGTGTTTGAGAGATCCAAGGACAGGGAAGTAACCGAGTACTCCCCGCTAACATCAAGCACCTCTCTGCGTCCGTTGTTCATCCTTTCCAGGCGGAAGCCCAGATTGAGACGGTCGCCTATTCGAAGAAAGGGGAGATCGGTTTTTGCACGAGGTTTATCCGGAAGATCGGATAGTTCCAAAAAAGTGAGCGGCATCCCTCTTTTTTACACCAGAAGTCGGAAACGCTGGTGTAAAGCCCGAATAAGGTCCTCAGGCCCCATACTGCTCAGGCAGGCGTTCTCGGCAGGAAAGTTCCCTGACCAAGAGGAAAGGCCAACTGTTCTAGCCAGTTATTTCGGTAGCTGGATGCTTCGACCAGCATTGATCCAGAGCTTTTGGGAAGCTGGTCGGCGGAGATGTGCTTTACAGGTCGGATCATGGATATGAAGTGTAGGGCATATCAGCGAAGTAGGTGCCAGGGAGATCGAAAGCCGATTAAAGATCTCCCCCTTCCACTGGATTGAGTCACTGAAACTAGAAACACCAAAACCGTAAAAACCAAACCCTTAAACCAAATTCTCTTTAACCTTTTCACATACTCAAAGGAATTCAAAGCAATAGGAAAATAAAGTATTCTGATTCTACTTTACCTCAAAAAAGTTCTTTTCTACAAATACGAGAAATCATATTTTTGTTAAATAAACTGTTGACTCCAATACAGGATACAGGTAGTCCTATTAGTCCGCTGTCCGTTTAACCTTTGCCTCGTTTCTCTCTCAAACGAGCTACAATAATGGGGAAGTCAAGTGATGCTCTTGTCATCTGACAGTCCAATTATCCCTAAAGATTACGAAGAGTTGCACCGTCAGTATGGGCCTCTCGTCAAAAACCTGCTTCTTAAACATAATAAAGTTGAAAGAAACTTTGAAGACTTGCATTCCTATGTGTGGGTGAAGATTTTAGAAGCACAAGTTTTGACCCGCTTCATGGAAAAGGTGCAAAGCCAAACACCAAAAGTGATGACGGCTGTGGAAGCTTGTGACTTCCTTGGTGTTTCTTGGAGCCAGTGGGTTTTTGCGATGATGGGTTATCACAAAGGACACTCCAGGAGGAACAAAGACGGGAGTCGGAAGAGAGGACGTCGGAAGAAAAGCCACTGGATGCCAACCCCGATTAATCTTGCTGCTTTTGAAGCACAGGGGCTGTTGGGGTATACCGCGAAGACCGCTCTTTTTGCTTTCGAGGATATAATCCAGTTGACCCTGGAGAGCCGAACGAAGGGCGGGAAGATCAAGAGAGCCTTTCGGAGCATGGGGCGGGATGTCCGGGATGGGGTTGTTGTTGGAGAGAGCCGACCTGAAGGGTATCTGAAGTTCCCGCCTGTGAAGGTGACCCGGACGCAGTTCCAGAATTACCTGACCTTGGCCGTTTTGAACCATTTTGCGAATTTCTGCCGAACTCAGAGTCGGAGACATAAGGAACGCCCACAGACACCCCCGGCATATCTGAGAGATGAGCCTTCGCCAGCCTGGGAGTCCACCTTACCGGACAAATCGACAACGGTGGACACGATGATTGCCCTCGATGAGGCTCGGCAGATGCTCTCAGAGACTCTGCATGAGTGCATGGATGGGGTACAGACCTGTAAGCCGATTGAAGAGCATGAGAGTGAAGTATTTACTTCTCTTGAGAATGGAGCTTCTCTGATGCAGGCGTTACGGAGGTCTGAATTACCACCGAAGGTGCGTAAATCGGTCCTGGAGACCGTCCGACCGCTGATAAGAGAGTATAGTTAGTCTTCTTGTTAGCTCGCTAGGTTGATGTACCGGGTTGCACATCTAATTGAAGCTTCTGGAAAGCTCCGCAGGCAGATCTGGGCTTCTCTGCCCTTTCATTTGCGGTTCGCGGAATTCTGTACCCGATTGGCTGTCTCCACCAGTGACGCTTTCGGGAAGGCTGTCTACGGTGAGTTCCTAACTCACGGAATTACTGAAGGAATGCCGAAAATCAGGGGAAAACCGGCCTCAGAGTTTGATATTACCCGTAAGCCAGTGGCCAACTATCTCCCCCACGGATACGGGCGGAATTTCGGTGGGCTCGCGTATTCCACTCTGATGAAGAAATTTCATAACCCGCACCTGATCGAAGAGGTCATGTCTGATTTCTTGGTTCGCTTTTTGTCTGGTGGATCTAAGAAGATCCGTCCCGGAAGCACCCGCAGACAGGCTGAGCAGTATGTACTGACATCTTTGTCCAATGAGGCTCTGAACGCCATACGCAAGAAAAAAGAGGTCAGTGACGTCTACATTAGTGATGAAGGGGGAGAGCGCCGTCACGAATTGCCCGTTTTTGATGAGGACACAGTAGGGAAGTATGTTAAGCGGATGCTGCCGAAAATTCGAAACCAATTGAAGGCGATCCACCAGGATGCCCCTCTTTATGTAAAGCTGTGGCTCGTTGATGGGTATACCGATCGAGAGATTATAGGTGACGGGACGAAGGCTTTGATTCCCCACCCATACAGCAGACAGGGCAAGCCTTTGAATGAATCCTCCTGGAGTGTGATCTACAAGCCCAAGATTCGCGATGTTTTGAAAGAGGGCTTTGAGGAACTCCGACTTTCAGTGTAATTGATCCGGGTGCTGAACCAGATCTTACTTGGCGACTGCTTAGAAGTCTTGCGGACGTTACCGGATGAATCGGTAGATTCTATCGTGACTGATCCTCCGTATGGTCTTGGTACGCACGAGCCCACGGTTGATGAGATTTTACTTTATCTTCAGGGTTCCCAGTTAAACACAGGCGGTGATTTCATGGGCCATGATTGGTTCATTCCGTCGCCTGCTGTTTGGAGAGAGTGCTATCGCGTTCTTAAACCCGGTGGACACCTCCTGAGTTTTGGGGGGACACGGACTTTTGATCTCATTTCTCTGGGGCTCAGGGCGGCTGGATTTGAGAATCGGGACACGGTAGCCAGCCAGTTCGGGGTTACAACCTTACAATGGGTGCATGGCCAGGGCTTTCCCAAAAGCTTAAACGTAGGAAAAACCTTGGACAAAATGGCGGGAGCGGAGCGTAAAGTTATTGGAAGAAAATCTGACCCAAGGTACCAATATGAATTTAGAGGAACGTCGGCGGCTCCTATGGGTAACGTGGACCCAAGACGAGAACGACAAGATCATGCTTTGCTGACTGAGCCTGCAACTGAAGAAGCCAAGCAATGGGAAGGGTACGGGACTGCTCTCAAACCATCGTGGGAGCCAATATTGGTATTTCGTAAGCCTTTGGAAAAGCCCACGGTAGCTGAGAATGTGTTAGAACATGGGACCGGGGCTTATAATATAGATGCGTGTCGGATTGGAAAAACAGGGGGTATGACGAAACCTACCTTGTCCTCTGGTGAAAAACGAGATCGTTGGGATGGCAACCAACCGGTTGGGAAGGGTGCCTGGAAGGAAACCGGAGGGCGTTGGCCTGCAAACTTGATTCTAACACACGCGGAAGAGTGTAAAGTTGTGGGCACCAAGAAGGTTCAGGCTCCTGTTATCAACCGGTTTACGGATGGGATGAAGCCTTTTGGGGACGGGGCGGGGCACGAATACGAACAAACTCAGACGGGGGATGAAGAGGGGATGGAAGAGATCTCGGTTTACGAGTGCGTCGATGGCTGCCCTGTCAAGATGTTAGATAAACAGAGCGGTTGGCTTCATGCACATGGTAATATTAAAGATCACAAGTCCTTGGACGAAGGGATGTTTGGTCGCGGTAATGTGAAACGACCAAAGGTTGGTTATGTTAGTGACGCTGGCGGAGCTTCTCGGTTCTTTGGACAGATTCAACCGGACGCTCCTTTCAAGTACGCGGGGAAGGTAAGCCCCAAAGAACGCAGCGGGTGGTTGACCAAAAATAAGCCTGAGTTCCCTTTTGTGGCTCTTCGTGAAAATCTATCTGAAGAAGAGAAAGAGCGAGTGTTTACGGAGTGGCCTGATCATTACAATACGAACCCGGAGGACATTCAACCGCAAAACTATATCCCTGAAGAACTGCAAGAGTTCTTTGAGCTTGCCCCGGAGGATACAAACCCACACCCGACCATGAAGCCTCTGAAACTAATTGAGTGGCTTGTGAAGCTGGTAACGCCCAAAGATGCCGTGGTCCTAGATCCTTACTGTGGGTCAGGTACAACGTGTATCGCTGCGCTGGCTTCGGGTTGTAACTATATTGGTATCGAAAAGGACACCCTGTTCCATGAAATTGCAAACAAAAGAGTCGAGTTGATGAAACCGGAGTTGGAGATCAGAGCAGAAGATGAATCGCAACAGCAGGCTTTTGAGTTAATGCTGGGGTTGGGTCAGGAGGAAAAAAGTGGCAACCATTCTTAGTTTGATTTGTGCCAATCCTGATTGCGGCAAAGAGTTTCAAAGGGAGCTTGGACGTGTTCGTTCGGACACCACTAATCATTATTGTTCCAAATCTTGCCTGAATAAGAGAAAAGTAATTTCTACGGATATGATACAGGAGTATCTGAATGGCGCTACGATGAAGGCCCTTGCTGTCAAGTATAAGGTAAGCCCAAGCACCATTAGTAATAGACTCCGAAAAAGTGAGGTGCCAATCAGGGAGCGATCAAGACCAGAAATGCCGCAATTCAAAGCTCCTTACCATGGGTATTGGAATGATTGGGGTAATGTTAAAAAGCATCTTCGTGAATTGGTAACACTTAATGAGGGAGTTCTTCCAGGGAGAGCCGGGTTTATATCTGCGGGGTTGGATAGTTTACATGGTACTATAGTTAAAAAGTGGGGCGGGGTGCGAGCCGTTCGGAAGAAGTTAGGGTTGGATGGCGTCAAACGTTGTACAGTGTGTAAAAAGTTAAAAAACCGCACTGATGATTTTCGGTTAAAGAGGCGGGGGGATCATCATTATTATGACAGCATATGCAAGTCATGTAGTAGTTTAAACATTGAATCCTATCGGCACACATGGGAAGGGCGAGCCGCTGAGTTAGTGAGAAGAGCCAAAGAAAGAGCGTCTAGGTTTAATCTTGAATTTGATATAGATCAACCTTGGGTATTTGATCGGTTAGTGGTGATCGATTTTAAATGTGAGGTAACGGGCATCCCGTTATCGCGTGGGAGAAAAGGCAGCGGGGTTGGATTCGCAAATAGATATGCTGCCAGTCTGGATAGGGTGGATTCTAGCGACGGTTACACAAAGAATAATGTTCGGATAGTATGTAATAGAATTAACACTGCATTAGGGAACCTTACAGATGATCAGTTTGAGGAGTTTGCTATGGGTTTTCTCAAACTACGTGGGTTTTCAATGGAGAAAAAGTTATGATCGATTTAGAAGCACACTCAGGGCGTTATGCGTTAATTTACATGGACCCTCCGTGGTTTTTTTTTTTTGGAGACCCAGACAAACCTCAAGCTGCGGGTAAACACTATAATATGATGAGCTTTGATGAGTTGGCTGAATTGCCGGTTCCCGTAATACTAGCGAAGCCAGGGGTTGTCTTTATGTGGGTTACCAGCACTCACGTAGATCAAGGAATTGATTTGCTGAGAGTTTGGGGGTTACACTATCGTGGTATCGCTTATATATGGATCAAAACGACTAAGGACGGTCAGGTAATCAGGGGTCAGGGAGTACGACCTTCTTTTGTAAAGCCCACGACGGAGTTGGTTATTATAGGCTCCACTGAACCGAGAGGACGGACGTTGCCTCTCAAAACCGAGAGACAGGGACAGTTAATCTTTGCCCCAAGACCGCCAAGGCATTCCGAGAAACCCCTGGAAGCGAGAGAGCGGATTGAAGAGCTTTTTGGAGATATACCGCGCATAGAGTTGTTTGCTCGTTATAAGTATCCGGGATGGGAAACCTGGGGCTTGGAAGCGGAGGGGCCGATGCCAGCGGATCAAGCTGTGTCGCCTAAACTAAAGGAACGCTTGACGGAACTTGAAACTTCCAGGGAAATTATGCGTCTGATGGAAGAGTTGCCGCAGGAGGGGTAATGCGAACAATTAAGAGATTGTACGAGCTTTCTGAAAACGGGGAGTTGACTCAGAGAATTATTGACCAAGAAACAAAAGAACGTTGGGATCTGGTACACGTTATGGTTGGAAGACTTTATCCATCCATAGTGCAGTCAGAAATCGCTGAGATTCAGCAGCTTGCCAAAGCCTCGTTGCCATTGCTGTATGATATTGTGAAAGCTGACGTGGTTTAGTCTAAAACGTACCCGGCTTTTCGGAAGGCTTCTTGAGCATCCGGGACATCCCCACCTTTGGCCAACCATTCAGCTAGGTTTGTGAGGTGTAAAGCTACATCGGATTTGAGAACTTCGTCATCCGGGTCTTCTTGTAATGCTTCCAAACCGTCAAGAATTATACTAAGTACTTCTGTAGAGTCCATAACCTACCTCGTGATATGAGTGGATTACTTTCACAGCTTATGCGTTTTTCCATCGGAACTGAACGATGGCATGGAGCCCCTTTTTCTCTAAAAGTCAAAAAGACAATATGGTCGGTGGCGACTGACAACCACGTTTTATTGGCTGTGAAACAACGAGGGGCGAAGGTGAGCAAGGACTACCCTGAAGATTTGGAAGAGATGCTCACCAAAAAGCCGGTCAATTCCGTTGAGATAGAGTTATCGGAGTTGAAAAAATGGGCCGGGAAACCGCCTGTAGGTCTGGTGCCGCCCGGAGATGTGTTGCTTGAGAGCCAGGGGGTTCTTCTGGATCAGGTCATTGATAGGCGCAAATTGGCATATCTTTTTGCCAAAGTTAACGTTTCGGCTGTGCGGACATGGGTATTTGAGCCAAGAGTCTTGGCTTTTGAGCACCCCAAGAAGCAGTGGCGAGCTTTTTTGGCGGGGTTAGATACCGATGAGAAAGACGAGAGGGTTGTTTTTCCGGTTAAAGCAGATGTGCCGATGTCAGCGATAGAACTTTCGGAGATGATAGACTCTCAGGCGCGATGATATCGGGTTACCACGTGAAGTTTCCCTCTTCTTTTTTCATCCGTAACATTGCCACAATATGAGGACCGAAGGCAGCGGCGGCATAAACCCCACCGGCCCAACGCTTGCGGTCGTAGTCGCTCCCGGTTTTCATGGCGCGTTCCCGGCGTATTGTAAGATTGTCTGCGGCGGCTCTAATCATGTCATTTTTGTAAGGTTCCCAACATGGCGCGTGAGCCATTACCCAGACCATATAATCAACCCAACCTTCCTCATAGAAGGGATCGCCCTCTGGAAATTCTGAGAGAGCGCCGTGGACCATCTCATGTGTAATCTTTTCTAACAGTACGCCGGGTTTTCCTTCAAGAGTGACCGCCAATTTGATTTGCCCGGTCGTAATATTAAAGCTGGCGTTTGCTCCCGCTGCGTGGAAACCATCAGATATTTTTAGGATTGTGGGCAACGGTTCCGTGCCCCAAGATCCCAGAGCGTGTCGGACAAAAGTATGGATTCGAGGTGCCCAGAGTTCTACAAATTGATTCCATTCAGGGCTAAAAACATTACAAGTGAATGGTAGAGTGACCGGGGCGTCAGAGGCTTCCCGGAGCATTCTTTGGACGGGATCTGTGAAAACTGGGTCCATGTCCTATGTAAAGACAAAAGTTCTTTTGAAAATTACTAGGTATGCCCGATACATTTTCTATCCTTTCGCCTGCTGGCTTCATTATGGAAGTAGATGTGGTTCCTCCTCAAAATGGGCCTGGAACCCACGGCAGAAACATCGTTTCCACGCTTTTACCAGGGGCTAATGTCCAGGTTCGAGGCGTCGGAGAGCATACTTTACAGACTCCACGGGGTTTTTCCTTGTCCGGTCGAGTGGGTACAATGCAGATTGATTGTTCTGCCGGGGCACAGGGAGTGGATCAAGCCGTGGCTTTTTTAAGAGCCGGGTCGCTGTATTTGGGAGTCGCGGTTGATGCTATCAACCGGCCTTACGCCTTGATTTATGACCAATTCGGGAATTTGGCAGGCAAGAGTGCCATTTTTACCCCTCCGCCAGTGCCAGAAGGTCAGAATTTGGAGATCACTCTGGCTTGGGATGTCGAAAATGTTGTGTATTTTGGCCGACATGCGGGGTTCCAGTATAATGATTGGGTGGCGTTATGGTATACAAATGTTCCCCCTTGGACTCCATTTCAGCCCACATCTCTCATGGTTGGCACAACTTTTGGGCAATTGGCGTTGGCCGACTTTGCTGGAACCATAGACAGGGTTCAGGTTGGAAACGAGGTGATTTGGGACATAGCCCCAGGAGCGTCCATTGAGGTAGCTGAGCAGCACCAGGGACAGGCTCTGATGCCGGGTGACTCTAGTTGGATTGCAGTTCCAAGCTTGATTCTTGGGGCCGACAGCACCATGGCTGGCGACTCGACAGCTTCCGGGACAGCTACGGTTGCATATGAGGGTGCAGCTACCATGGCTGGCGACTCCAGCGTCACACCCGGAGCCGGGGTGACGTATCAGGTCGATTCCACCATGGCTGGCGATTCCAGCGTGGCGGCTGATATTGATATTTATGATGAGATCGATCTGACATTGAACGGAGACTCCAGCGTGGCGGCAGCAGCGGACGTGGCGCTTGCCGGTGGTTCTAACATGCCGGGTGACTCAGGGTTCACGGCTAATGCTACGGTGACATAGGAGCGTACAGATGGCTTACAGTTATGACTATCGTATGAAGTCTGGCAGTGCTGAGGCGGCTAAAGCACGGAGAATTGTCAAAGAGGTTTTACGTAAGCACGGATTCCGTAACAAGTTTTCTGTAAGGAGAACGGGTTTTAGCGATCTCATGCGTTCTGATGCCATGGTTGCCACTGTTAAGGATTGGGAGCCTGACCCCATTGTGGATGACATAAAAGAAGAAGTCCGGGAAAAAGGTAAGAGGCAGGGAGTGGATATAGTAGTAATGTTTGAGGGCGACTTCATTATGTGAGTTTACGGTCGGAGAATAAAAAATGACTCATAAAGTTCGCAAAGCTTTCGAAGAAGCGGTAGGTCATCAGCGAGTCGCGGTGCCAAGAATGGTAACGAGGTTTGCTACATTTGAGGATAAGTGGAGTGATGCGATAGATGAGTTGGACATGATGGTAAAGGAAGTGCAGGAGTACTCCAAAGATCCAGACATGCCGCCGTTTTTGTGGGACGGGGAAGACGACGATTACCAGAAAATGGAAAAGAAGATGGCTATGGATTTGGCGCACGGGCTGTATGATGTGTGTCAAATGCTCAGAAGACTTAATGAAAAAAGAGATCAGGCGGAGTTGGCGGATCTAAACCACTTCAAGGTCGTGGTGAAAAGGTTGGAAGCGGTAGCAAATCTAATAGATTAGATAGGGAGCAGACAATGGGCCATAAAGTACGCAAAGCTTTTGAAGAGGCTATGGAAAAGCTGGCGTCTACAGGGTTTATAAATGCCGCCAAGAGGTTTGATAACGATTGGCAAGATCTAATGCGGAGGGTGCCTTCTATAAAAGGGGGTGACGAGTTTGACGAGTATGATAAACTCGAACGATATATGATTGACGACCTAAGAAGCACCCTGGCTGTTATGGGGGATATGCTCACAGAGCTTCACGAAAAGAAGCGAGGCCAGACCTTTTCTTATTCAGAGGGTGACAGAAATAACCTCAGGGGGTACGCAAGGAAGCTACGTCAGCTATAGGTAACTATCGGAAGCTCTTGTATTTTTCAGAAAGTTGAATAATTTTCCTTGCACAACGGTCTTCTCAGGTGTAAATGAATAGATACCGGCGTGAGAAGGTAATTACGATGTTTACGAGAATCACATTACAGGGAAAGCCCAAGCAGGCGAAACGGCTTGCGGGGTTGTGGTGCGTCTCGTCATTCCTCCGTCATGCCGCAGTCTATACCCCCACCTCCGAATGTAGCCAAAGTCTAATGAATCTGGAGGTGGGTACATAGGCGGACTTTAGATCACTCGTAAGAGATAGCTTTGAAGCCGCCTTGGAAATGACCTTGGCGGCTTTTGGCGTTTATGGGCCAGAATTTTTAGCGTGGAAAGGAAGTGATTGTGATGAGAAAGAGATTGAAACGAAAGATGATCCTTGGATTATGGGGTCGTCGCTCAATGGTAGAGCACCGGGCTTTTAACCCGTCCAATTGTGGGTTCGACTCCCACCGGCCCTACCACTAGGCATCGCAAGCTCAACGGCTGAGCATTCGGCTCTTAACCGAACTTAACTGGGTTCGACTCCCAGGCGATGCACCGCGATAACGTATACGTGTTCTTTGAAAATTGAATAGAGAATTCGGTGAACGGTTGCTTGCCGCTTGCGGTGGTAACCTGATTCACGGGGATGGGCCTCGAAAGTCCTAGAGGTGCCATCCCACATTTTCCGGGGTAGCTCAATTGGTAGAGCGGTCGGCTGTTAACCGATTAGTAGTAGGTTCGAGTCCTGCCTCCGGAGCCTTTTGGTGTATACTTGGTATATGCCTGATGATCCCGAAGATAATGATCCTCTTTTCATTGACGATTCTGGCAGTCTTGTCTCCGCTAATACTCTTGCCGTCGAGTGGCAAGGCGTAGAACCTGCTGCAATCAGTGCAGTGGGCAGGTTTGATATAGCGAACCACTCTAACAATCAGTTGTCGCTTTATGTTGATGAACGGAATCGGTTATGTGTGAGAGGCCCGGATGGTTCTGTAAGTTATGTGGTTTTGTCAGAGGTAGCTCCAGAGCAGGGAGCGCCAATAGTACCCCCCGCATATTATGGAATCCCGGCAGAGCCATCAGAGCCGGTGGTGGTCGAAAGCCCGGAACCTGATAAGACTTTGTGGGAGCATTTGGAGGACGAAGGTGAGGATGGTCAATAACGAAGGTTCGATTCCTTCACTTACCGCCAAGAGCGTTCATAATATTGGGCATACATGCAAATCGTCCAGTTGGTAGGACGTCTGTTTTAGGCACAGAAAGTCGTGGGTTCAAGTCCCACTTTGCAAACCATAAACTGCTTTATAACTCGAACGCTCTGGATAGGTCAGGGGCTATGGTAGCCAAACAGATTCCAAATCTGTAGGATAGAGTTCGATTCTCTACTGGCCTGCCAGGGATCTTACTGGGCCTGTGGAGTCCGATCTTAGTAGGCTCAATTCCACATGAGCGAAAGGATCGGTGGCCCAGTAAACCCTCTGCCTCGATAGCATAATGGCAATGCGGTCGTTTCGTATGCGGCTGATTTCAGTTCGATTCTGAATCGAGGCTCCGGGTTCAGTCCAGGCTTAAATGACTCGGTGCAGCCTATTAAGCTGTAAGGTAGCGTTCCCGTCGAACGGAAGACTGCCCTGGCAAGTAGTGAGCGTAGCGTCTCACGGAAGCTATCAGAGAGAGGGTTAGTAGCTGCTGACTCCACTGCCGTTAAGGATTGAACCTTTGCTCCCATCGTCTAGTCGGCCAGGACGCCAGATTCTCAATCTGGAAACACGAGTTCAAGTCTCGTTGGGAGCGCCAAGTGGTTGCTGGTAGGCCAGTGAGGGTAGCTCCCTCAAGTGGTTCGACACCACAAGTCCAGGGATATGGAAAGTCGGTTCGACCCCGGCCAACCACTTGAGGCCCTATAGTTCAATGGAAGATCGGTGGGCTTTCATCCCGCAGATCGGGGTTCGATTCCCCGTAGGGTCACCAGGGTGTAGCTTAGTCTGGCCAAAGCGCCTGTCTGGGGGACAGGAGATCGTTGGTTCAAATCCGACCACTCTGACCAACTGCACGTGTATCCTAGAGGTAAGGAGCGGCGTTGCCAATGCCGATACACGGGTTCGATTCCCGTCACGTGCTCCAAGTTCCGGTATAAATATCGGAACTGTAAGGGGGATATTGAGGTTGGTTCCTCACTTCGACTGTAAATCGAAAGCGATAATAATCAGCACTGTATCTCGTTTCTTTAGGGAAACAATCTAACGGCGCTTACATGCATTTGTGGTTCGATTCCACAATCCCCCACCGTAATATTAGGGAACGTTGGAAATGGCAAACCAATTCGACATCCAATCGAAAGCGATAAACAGCACTGTCACTCATCTCTTATATGGGATAGCTCCCTAGAAATAGGAGATACTTCACGGCGCTTACATGCAATCCAGGTTCGAATCCTGGCGTTCCCACCATGCTCGCGATCATAATGATATGATCTTACATGCATAATGTTTACAGGTTCGAATCCTGTTGTTTCGGCCTAGCCGAGATATGGCGGAATGGTAAACGCACTTGTCTTGAGAACAAGCACAAAGCTAAAACAGGTCTTTCTCTCGATCGTGAGCAAAATTTCTTTATACATTATGTAGGTATGTATAGTTACGACCGCCGAAAAAAAGCCGGTGACAACAGCAGACGAGAGCGTGAGTTGGAGAACGAGATATATAGTCTCGAAGAGCTTGAAAGTGATATATCTGACTTTATTCATATGGAAGAGGATGCTGATAAGCTGGTGCGAAAGGCTCAGGCATTAGCGAGAAAGAATCCGGACATTAAGGATGCAGTTCGTCTAATAAGTAACGGCGTTGCAATATTCCATAGGTCATTAGAGGCGTTGAGTGAAGCGGACGATGTAGTCTATGAAGCTGCGAGGAATAGAGAAGAAGAGATGGAAGAATTGGGGTGGGAGCGATAGTAAACCATAAAGTTTAGGGGCTTTTGACGGGAGGCCGTCAAACTGTTCGACGCACGATACTCGCGTCTTTATCAGAGGCATCTGACATAAAGGGCGCATCCTTGTTACGTCTACACGTTCTTTCCGGTTCGACTCCGGAAAGCCCCTCCAATATGTATGTTGCCTGAACGCAAATGGTTAGCGGCAAGATTGTGGATCTTGTGTAGCGGGTTCGATTCCCGTCAGGTAACCCAATGCCGGGGTGGTGGAACTAGGTAGACACGCTGGTCTTAGGAATCAGTGTCCGAGAGGACGTGCAGGTTCGATTCCTGTCCCCGGCACTACTCTTGATTTCAATAGTCTTTGACTACCAACCCCTTCTTTCCCTTAGCTCTCTTTTTTCAAAGTCTTCTCTTCGCTTTCTTTCTTTTATAATGTAGTCCAGAAATTTCTCTGGCGACATTCTACGAATGTCCAGGTCATAAGAGAGAGATCGAGCGTCTCCGAATCGATGGTAGCCAGGGTCAGCAAATGTGTGGTACACGGCTTGGGTTTTGAACCACAGGCGAAAGTTTCCGTCAGGTGAAGTGGCGTGGGGTATTCTAAGGGTTTTGGAAGACAGCTTCCAACCTTCTTTGTCCAGGTAATCTAAGATTTCTTCTCTGGCTTGAGCGTAAGTTCTGGCTCTAGCAGCGTAACGTTCAACAATATGTTCGGCAAGAGGCATCTCCAACTCCTTTTATTTCGAGATCCTATCAGGCAATTATTTGCTGGCGTAGCTCAGTAGGCAGAGCACTGGTTTTGTAAACCAGACGTAGCAGGTTCGAATCCTGTCGCCAGCCCCGGTGTAAGGTCATTGGAGGACTTATGTACAAGCAAGTCGAAACGGCTGAAAGTGTAACATTGACTAATTGTGAAAAAGCCACTCCTGTAGCCTCTTTGAGAGATGAGCATGGGGCCGAATCGCATTTTATTATAGATGACGGTTGTTATGTCCTGGTGAATGTGAACCATCATTTTGATGATTTGGGGCAGATGAGCGCTTGGATTTACCCGGAAGCATTTGAGGTATTGAGAAAATTGCCGCCTTTGTGATTATTTGATATGGCCACAAGTGTATGGAACGGCGCTACAGGTACAAACGGGCAACGCAACTCAGCCCTGAGGACGAAGATCGGACAAGCGAGTTGTACTCCCAATCTGAGGAAATCCAAGCCTTTCGAGAAGAGGTTGATGACCTCCATTCCCTTGATGAATTTGCGTCCGATCTAGTCCATAAAGCACAAGATATCGCTAGGAAATACCCAGATCTTAAGAATGTTTATCATATTTTACGTGACGCTGCTCAGGACTATAATATGATGATGCGTGACGTAGATAAAGCCATGGATGAGCTACATGACGCTGAACAACGCAGGGACGATGAGCGAGACGAAATACTTGAACGGTATTATAAGCGTTAGGTTTTAGGGGAGGAACAGCCAAGGGCGGCGAAGCTGTCTTGCACACAGCTATTTTATGGCGGGTTCGATTCCCGTCCTCTCCACTATTTCTCGTCACCTAGCGGAGACGGGAAGCCGGTGATCCGGTGCTGATGACAGAGAGCGTCCACACTGTCCGGTCTCTTTTAGGGGCCGTCAGGGGAGTAACAGCCAAGGGCGGCGAAGTTGTCTGGCAGACAATTTTTGGCGGGTTCGATTCCCGCACTCTCCACCAAGAGCTTGAAACTGCTATAGTTTGGTGGCGCAACTGCGCGACTTTACAGCCCAAACCGGCGAATTTTCGCGCTAGCTTTTTCATCCTTTTCGGTGTAGTATTAGAGCATGGCTCACGACTCTGAGATAATGAAGTTAGAGGACGATGATTTGTGCCGGGGCATGGTCCTGATCTCCAAGCACCGACTCTTTGAAGAGTTGACGCTGACACCTTGGGAGCGAACTTTTGTAAAGGAAACCCCTGAATGGTGGACACGAGCAGGCGGTCTGACATGGAAGCAACGCCGGGTGGCACGAATTATTTTGAGCAAGACGAAGAGGGAGTTGGAACGTCGGAAGGACTTAGGCCGGTGGGCCAAGCTATATGAGGCGATTCCCAAGCCTAGCCCTCAGACACTTTCTCAAGTTAAAGGTATATGTTAAGGCTCACTGGTGTATAATAACATAAGGCCAACCTTAGAACACGTATCCCGCTTGGCACTGAGTGGGATGAATAAGCACTGAGTGTCCTGAAGGTTTTAACCTGATGGCCGGTTTAGATCGAACTGGCTAGTGCGTTCTACGTTGGCCTTTTTACAACCTTTTGATAAATCGTAGGGGTATGTATAGCTACGACCATCGTATCAAGTGCGGCTCCAGTGCGGGGCGTAAAGGGGCTGATATAATCTTACGGTCGGATGCTCGCCAAGTGGTGGTGGTATACGAGGACAGGGTTAAGGCGTTCCCGAAAAGTCTATATGGCCCTGACCGTAATTACCTTCCTTTGGAAGAGGCTGAAAAAGGCCGTCGAAGAGCAGCCCATGATGTGAGAACCAGCAGTCAGCGGATTATTGGTTCCGTGCAGGGCTTCGGTTTGTTCAACCCACGGTATCTAACATTTGATGTTTATGTCATTACGCCAAGCGACCATTTGCTGACTATGCGGATGGGCGGCGTGTACGACGCTGATGACGTAGAGCGCGTTGTCCGCGAGCAGCAGGCTAAGATCCGGGCCAAGACAGAGGCCGAAACTGTCCGCGAGCTTGAGCAGGAACTTAAACGGCATGACTGGTTTGGAGCCATGAGCGACGATGCCCGGTACTGGAGAGCCTCAGAGCAGCACATGAACGAAGTGATAATGCCGTTGCTAGTGGCCTTACCTGAGGCTGTAGGCTTGCGTATCTGGCGAAAGTACGCTCCTGAGGGGCATATAGATAACCCTTATAGATAACCTTGACCCAAGTTTATATTTTTGTAGGACTAACATAATGATGGACAACTATAGTTATGATCACCGCACACGCACAGCATCCCCGGCTCGTGCTATTCTTAAACGACTCATTGAGGCCGTTTTGGATGACCGGGACAGGCTGATTAAAAGTCTGCTTCAAGCATACATTGATGCTATTTACGATTATGATATCGACAGTGATACTATCGAGAGAGCAAGTGAGGTCGAACGCATAATGTATAAAGTCTACAACAAGACGTTCGCCAGATACTTCCGCTCTGAGGGAGATCCTATCGAAGATAGTTCATTCGACATCCCGGATGCTTTTTACCGAGACGATGTGCCAAGAGACGCTGCTGTGGCTGTGGCCGAAGCCATGGGGCGTCAGGACGCAAGAGACGCTGAAGCCATGCGGCAGATGGCGCTCCGTCAGCGTTAGGGTCAGAGAACCACCTCGCCCACGCACATCCCACAGTTGTAATGAATCCCCGGCGCACAGGTGATTTCAACCCCGCTGTTCCGCTGAAACAGCATTATGATATCAGAGCCGCCGAACAGAAAGTACCCAAACTCCTCACCTTTATCCAGGTACGCGCCAAGCGCGGCTGTCATGTTCACACTGCTCACTTGAGCCATTCCGATAGGTAGAACGGCTACCAAGCCTACAGGGGAGTCAAAAATGATAAGCCCACGGGTCTGGGTGAACTCGTAACCACCACCGTCCGGGGCTATGAAATGGCCGTCTTTTATCTGTACATCCAGGTAGACATTCTGTTGAATCGCCCGACACTCAAGGACGGTGCCTCTGACGGGAGCGCGGAACCGGTGGTAGTCATTTGGACCCAAGAAGCTGTGCATGAACAGCCCGTCCCGGAACGCCTCTTTGTAAGGGCTGCCTTCCAAAAGGTCAATGATCTTGTACCGGTGTGTATATTTGATGGTGATTTCGCCCTTGTCATCTATGTGGAATTTCTCCTTGAACACAGAGTCGGCGGGGCTGGTAATAATGTCATCATTTCTCATCCCGGACACAGGGCGTAAGCCGGGGGTGATTTCCCGGCCAAAGAACTGATTGAAGGTACGCCACCCAGACGGGTTTTTCATGTACTCCCAGGCATTGAAGGCGGGATCATTAATGAAGGTCTGGATTCCAGCAGCCGACTCGTCGGTGTTCAGGAAATTGCCCCAGTCATTGGCAAAGTCTCTCATCCATTTGTTGAAAGCCTTGTGCTTTTGTAAATCGCGGCCTGTAGGCTGGTCCAGGAGCCAATAAAATTTGGCTAGCATATAAAAACACTCTTCGGCATAATTTTCGTAGGGTATCCAGCGGACCATCTTGTTGAGGTAGGCGTAGTAGCCGTGTTTACCCTCTAAGCCTTCAGGGAACTTGTCAGCATCTCTAATCCCGGCTCTTATGGCTTCGTGCTTGGCTTCAGAGATGGAGTCTTTTAGCTTCTCATCCCATCCGGGATTTTTATCCAGCAGTTCTTTGAGTTCCGTGACGGTCGGTTGATCTGACATGGTGGCTCCTGTTGAAAGTGATCGGCTGTACGTACACCGTATTTTGATAGATTATGTTTTGGCGGCGATATACTGTCTAATGTATTTGTATATCTCCTTATTTATGGGTAGAAGGAAAAAAGGGAATTATAAAAGAAAGTATACGAAAGAAGTGCTCAGGGAAGCGGTGAGACACAGCACGTCAGTCGCAGGGGTGCTTAGATATCTAGGTATACACAGTAAAAGCGGAAGCGTCTGGAGTTACGTTAAACGGTACATAGAAGAGTACCATTTAGATACTTCGCATTTTACAGGACGTGGTTATTATATTGGTCAGTACAGTGCATTTCGGCTCACACCAAATGAAATTTTCAGGGTCATAGATAAGCCGTATAGAGAAGCTGCTGCAAGATTGAGACGCGCACTTATTGAAGTGGGGGTGCCATACGTTTGCTCTAAGTGTGGGCAAGGAGATGTCTGGCAAGGATCTTCTATTACATTAGAAGTAGATCACATTGACGGCGATTGGCGGAATTGTTTGCGGGAGAACCTTAGATTTATGTGCCCTAATTGCCATTCTCAGGAGCCTACGTCTAAAAATCGACGTAAATTAATTGTGGTGGTATGTCCGGACTGTGGGATCGAAAGAAAGTTATATAAAGCTCCTAGTGACAGGCGCTGCCGTTCTTGTGCTGCTAAAAAGTGTAACCCTGAGAAGAAAGTTTGGCCGTCTAACACGGAGTTGGAAAGACTGGTGTGGGCTAAACCAGTTTCGTCGTTAGCTATTGAAATTGGCGTCTCAGGTTCCGCTATAAAAAAGCGTTGTAAACAGTTAGGAATAGAGACTCCTCCAAGGGGATTTTGGACGTCAGGTTCTCCATTACGAGGCTCTGACGGCAAATGGGCAAAAGCCGGGTGAGCCAGCTAGTGAAGGCGGCGGTCTTACATACCGTTTTAGCAGGGGGCAGAACCCTGACCCGGTACCAAGCTGGAGTGGTGGAAAGGAATACACGCCATGCTCAGGCCATGGTGGTCGAAAGGCCATGCAGGTTCGAGTCCTGTCTCCAGCACCGTTTCCCGTAGTTCAAGTTGGTTTAGGGAAGGGCTGATCACCTGGATCTGACTGGCAGAGTCGGTTACGGCGAAAAGAACGGTCTGTCCTAAGCAGGCAGATGCAGGTGAAAATCCTGCCGGGGAACTCAATTTCGGTGTAGTATTATACCATGACAGACGCACAGAAGAACTTTGACAACGCTGTTGAGGCGTATCTCCAACATTTACGGGATATGGGGCATGAGGATCGGGACGGCAGGCACGTAGAGGCTGTATTTGAGGCTGCCATGGAGTTGGCGAAAGGCCCAAATATTTGGGATGAAGTTAACGCCTTGATGCGAAAACGCGATGAAGCTGTGTATTAGTTAAGCGAGAGTGGCGGAATGGCTTACGCGGGTGACTTAAAATCATCTGTCCGAAAGGACGTGCGGGTTCGAGTCCCGCCTCTCGTACCATAAATCTGCGGGTGTAGCCCAAAGGCAGAGGCACCTGATTCAAGTCCAGGCCAGTGAGGGTTCGACTCCCTCCACCCGCACCGTTGCCTGTATAGCACAAGGGTAATGCAACGCCCTGGTATGGCGTGGATCTGGGTTCGAGTCCCGGTACAGGCTCTATTGGTGTAAGATTTTAGCATGGATAGTTTGAACGAGTTTCTTGATTTTATGCCTTTATTAGAAGGGGCAAAAACAGAGACGTTTGTAGCTGAGACTCAGATAATAGAGCCTGACGTATATGCCACCTTTGAAGAGCATTTGAAAGCCCATCATAAGTTGACGACGGAAGCCCTATCCATGGAGAGTTTTGAGTACGCTTTGGTGAAGAGCCTGCGTAGGTGTGGAAAACGTGCAAGGCTTTCTCCCAGAGGCACCCCTGGATGCGATGCTATCATTGAAGGCCAAAACTTTTCCTTGAAGACTCAGGGTGACCAAAATATCAAGCTCAGTGAGATACATATCTCAAAGTATATGGAGTTGGCAAAAGGTCGTTGGGGCTCTGACCCCAAGGATTTGGAGGGCCTTAGAGAGCAGTTTATAGCTCATCTCGATACTTATGACCGTTATTTGGTGCTGCGGTCTTTTAGAAGTGAAGGCTGGTGCCGCTATGAGTTAATTGAGGTGCCCAAACGCATCTTTCTTTTGGCAAAGACGGGCAGAGTGTATATGAGTGCAAAAAGTCGTACCGTGCCAAGATCAGGCTATTGTCCTGTTTTTGAGGGAGGCCCACCGCCGATGTATACTCTATACTTTGATGGAGCCGCACGAAAGTTGTCTATAAAAGGGCTTCGTAAAATACTCTGCCATCAACACGCTAATTGGGCGGTTTCAGTAATAGAGGACGATTTACGAGTCTAGGAAGTAGAACTGGCAAGGTGTCAGGCTAGCCTGGAAAGCTATGTGTACTCGTAAGGGTATGGGTTTCGATTACTCCTGCTTCCGCTACGCGGGTATGATCTAATGGCAAGATGGGAGCCTTCCAAGTTCCATATGAGGATTCGATTTCCTCTACCCGCACCGATGGTGTAATGTAAGGCATGGACGAGATTAGACCAAAAGGCACCGTACAGGTGAAGTGTTCAGCACCGGATTGCGAATGGGAGTTTTGGGTTGACTGTTTAGACCCCAAATTACCTGAGGGTCCATTTCTTTGTAGCGAACACGACGGAACAGCGGATAAAGCTCAGAAAAAAGCTGATGACGTGTGTTGGTTTTGTGGTAAGGACGGCTGTGATGCGTTTGACACAGAGTTCGATACTTTCTTACACATTGAGTGTTTGAGGGCAGCATTAGAGAAAGAGCCTGACCACCCTGAAGCTACACATATGAAGTACCTTTTAGATTTATAAATGTACCGGTCCATCTGGGATGGCTGCGGGTTGCAACCCCGTAGAGGCTCTGGGTTCGACTCCCGCCCGGTACTCCAGGAGAATAATGGCTGATCGAAAATATAGAAACCTAATACTTGGGTACGGGACTTATGAAGGATCAAAGGTTCCTGTGATTGTCGTATCGTGTCAGGGCGGTGATTTTGACACTCCAAAAGATATTTTGAATGCGTTTCGAAAAGTTCTCTTAGATGTGGCAGAAGGTCTGGTAAAAGAAGAGGAGGATGCTGCGTGTTCGAATTGCAAACGCAAAACAAGAACAGAGACGGCTCGGTACTGTGAGTTCTGTGGAAGACCATTCCGACCGCCGACCACTGATTTTGGCGAAGTGGCTTACGGTATTTTTTCTGAGTGGTTTCAGATGGAAGCACACGAGTTCAATCTTTGGGAATCTTTGGATTATCTTGGATGGCAGGTAGGGCAAATAACTTCAGGCGGCTTTGTTAGGATCGATGGCTTTGAGCAGATACTATTGGATGATGGCTTCAATGACCGTTTTGATGAATGTGTGTCCGACGCTGAATTAGGGGTCATCGATTTTGACGAAGAATCCAGAAACCGATAAGACGTGGTATCACGGCACAACTTCTGAGTTTTGGGCAATAATCCAAAAAGAGGGCGTTCTGTGGGGCAGACAAGACGGCCCAAGCCGATGTACATATCTGGCGGCTGACAAGGAAGAGGCGGCTTGTTATGGCAATATCGTTCTGGAAGTGGAATATGTGCCAGGGTCCGGGACCGACAACTATGTTCCCGACTGTTGGCAGATGAGGGTTTACGACCCAATACCGCTTGACCGTGTAAAGGTTGTTTCAGATGAAGATTGAAATCGAGACACAAGACAGAATCGACGATTATGAACATGAAGTAGCTTTCATTTTGGAAGCGGTTGGAATGGAAAGAGCCGATGTGTTGGTAACGGACGGCTCTATGATAGGCGATTTCTGCGACGTTACGTTGGACGAAGAGGGGCGGAAAGTCTGGATTTCGGACGTCTCAACCAAGTTGGGAATGAAGGTCTACCGGAACGAGTATATTGTGGACATTGCAGAGAAATTAAGGAATGGCCCCGTAGCCTAGAGGAGAGGCAACCGGCTTCTACCCGGTATCACGTAGGTTCGAATCCTGCCGGGGCTGCCAACCCGCCCTATGGAGATTCGTGTAGGGACAGGACCGGGTTAGTCCCTGGAAGCGGTCTAACGCTATCTGCTGTCTTGTGGCGGTTGTTCGGGGCTTCCAGGGGCGAACGGATCTCATGTCCCTATAGCTCAGTGGAGAGAGCGTCGGTCTCCGAAGCCGAAAACGAAGGTTCGATTCCTTCTAGGGGCGCTAATTATTTCTTGTCTACGGAAATCTATGTTATAATCGTAGACATGGAAAAGAAAATTTGCCCAAGATGCAAGAAGAAAAAACAGACAACTGAGTTTACAAAATCGAAAAGCAGGAAAGATGGATTAAGTGTATATTGTAAGGAATGCCAACGGCGATATGTAAGAAGTCATTATCAAAAAAACACAGAGTATTATAAAAACAAGGCAGAGAAAAGACGAAAAGCGCAGAGGAAAAAGCTTCAGCAGTTAGCGCAGAAAGCTAAGGATGTGCCGTGTGTGGATTGCGGGAAAAGATACCCGTATTATGTTATGGATTTTGATCATGTTCGTGGGGAAAAAATCTTAGAGGTAGCGAAATTGGTTGCTCGAACTGTAAGCGTTAAGCGTTTGCTAGATGAGATAGCTAAGTGTGATGCGGTGTGTTCAAACTGTCATCGAGAAAGGTCTTATGGCCCTAAATCCTAAGCCCCTGTAGCTCAACGGAATGAGAGCACTGGTCTACGGAACCAGGGATAGGAGTTCGATTCTCTTCAGGGGTGCCATCTCGGAGCTAAAGTGAATAGTAGGTTCCTTGTCAGGGCCTGACAACCTAGTCGGTTTGAGTCCGACCTCCGGGTCCAATTTTGACACTTTCGCCAAAACGGTGTAGTAATAAGCATGGTTAATAAGTGTCGGGGCTCTGGAATTATCTTAGGCGGCTATCGTGATGAGCTTGCTGATCTATCCTTTAAAACCAGATGTGTAGAGTGCTGGCGGATGGTTGATGAAGTTCCAGTAGAACCTGAACCTAGAACCGATTTGCGTACCGATGGATCGGTGGTAATGGTGAACCGTAAGCAGATAGTTGATCATGAATTTGGCAGCATATGTGCGATGCGTTTGAGGCGGGACGGTCATAAGTGGCTGTTACTGGTAAGCCTTGCTATGATAGTCACTGGTATCGTGGGCTTTATTTTGGATTTAGTTTGGTTCTAAAATGAAAGATTACATGAACACAGCACCTCCTTTCAGTTAGTGACCCTAACTGAAAGGAGAGGTAATGCACCGAAATTACAGGCGTAAACCCGGTAGGCATAACCCTAAAAGAGAAGGTCGTGGCGGCACTTGGCACCCTCCGTCCTTCGTTTCATACCTTAGAGAATACTGGCGAAAGCAACGGGCCAGAGTTCGTACCCTGATGCACCATGAACGGTACGAGGATATTCAGGACCGGCACCCCAAGACCATGTGGTGGGATTTGTATTAGGCGGCGTTCCAAGGAGGAAGGACAGTCTCATATGCTGGTCCGCAGGAGTTCGAGTCTCCTCGCCGTCACTACAGGCGCGTAGCTCAGTGGTAGAGCGCTACCTTGACACGGTAGAGATCGGCGGTTCAATTCCACCCGCGCCTACCAGGGAAGGTAAATCAGCAAGGCGCTGGACCCGCTTCGAAAGTGGTGGGCACTCGTAAGGGTGTGGGTTTCGATTACTCTGCCTTCCGCCTAGACTATATCTAACATTGGCGGGAACAATCTAATATCCTTGGACTCACTGGGAAACTTAACGTCGATCCCCCGTTTTTCATCAGATCTCCATGCTGGTCGGGGGCTGACGAAGATTATTTTCCCTACTTCTTTGGACAGTTTCAAAAGAAGTTCGCGCCTACCGGTAGATTCTGGGGAGTCTTTGGGCCAGTCGGATATGTTTCGATCCCACCATTTCCATGCATCTTTCCGGACGCGAACTCTCGTTCCTTTTCTAAAGGGGAACGGTTCTTTGGCGGCAGTTTTTTCTATAGTCGTAACTATATTCCACACACAGAATGTTTTATCAAAGGAAGTCAAATCGTACATGGGTGCGAGCCAGACTTGAAATCTGTGCGAGCCTTCGGGCTTGGGGTTCGATCCCTCTGACTTCCGCTAATGGAAGGTGTAGACAAAGGTTTTATGGAAGGTGTAGGTATGCCGACAAAGCATCCGAAACACCCTTGTGACAATTGTGGGACTCTGACTGAGAATAGACGGTTTTGTTCTCGCTCTTGTGCGGCTACGTGTACCAATAAGGAGCACCCAAAACGCAATCCTAACGGAGTGGGTGGTTATAGTATAGTAGTGTGCGCTGAGTGTGGTGTTGAATTTGAGCGTAGAAATGCTGAGATATATCAGTCAGAACGCAAAGGGAGAAAGATGTTTTGTAGTTCTTCTTGTGCGGGGAAAGCTGCGGGGAGAGCTAGAAGATCTAGTCTTGAATTTGTTAAAACACCCAAGGTGTGTCAACAGTGCGGTAGTCATTTTTTTGGACCTAAGAGACAACAATATTGTTCGCCTTCTTGTGCATCTAAATTTAATGCTGATAAAGAGTATTATTGTTTTATTGCATCATGGAAAGAAGGCGAAGCAGAATCAACGAAGCGTGGTTTAGCGGGGCAAATTTCGAATCATATTCGTCGGTACTTGTTTGAGAAGTACGGATCAAAATGTTGTGAATGTGGGTGGGATAAGGTAAACCCGTCCACAGGAAGAACACCGCTGCAAGTTGATCATATAGATGGTGATTGGAGGAATGATTTAGAAGATAATTTAAGGCTTTTGTGTCCTAACTGTCACTCTTTGACCCCAACTTATTGTGGATTAAATAGAGGGGCGGGAAGATCGGGACGTTATCTTAAATAGGTGTTGGAAGACAAATCTAACCGGGTTAGAGCCTCCCTGCTAAGGAGTGCGTATTCGAAAGAGTATGGAGTTCGACTCTTCTGTCTTCCGCCGAAAGGTAAGTATAATGATTGAAGAATACGATGGTTATGATGGATGGTGGTGCCCCCGGTGTGGGGCATTTTGTCGGCGGGGTATTTGTTGTGGCCATAACCACAAAGGGGAAAGGAAGCCTTTGACTGAAGGATTGACACTGGGTGGTCCGAGATCTGGCCCCACGAGAGACAGGCCAAAGGTTAGACCACAGGCAGAGCCAAAGTAAGTATTTGGGGTGTAGTTCAATAGGTAGAGCGTCGGTCTTTGACATCGAAAGTTGCGGGTTCGATTCCCGCCACCCCATCTAAGGAGAAAGCCATGCCAAACCTAACAGAGATAACGGATGAGCAACTCTTTCAAAGATTGAAGGATCTAGAAACCGAACGGGATTGCGTTATATTGGAAATGGAAAGGAGAGGGGAAGAACGGTTTCCCGGTCTTCCTCAGGCAATGAAAGAGGCGTTTCAGAAGGTTTGGAATCGTCCGTCAATGATGGAAAGAAGTAAGAGATAATACGGGTATAGCTCAATGGTAGAGCACTGGGTTCTGGTTCCAGGGATGTCGGTTCGATTCCCTCTACCCGTGCCAAGGAACAAGTTGGTGTAGGGGAGCGTTGTGCAAGACGTTCCGGAAGGCGGCGATTCGATTGAGGTTTTTCTTGATGCAATGGGCATCGTAGAGCCTGAATCCCTGCGAGAGCCTTCAGTTCCGGAAGGCGGCGATTCGATTGAGGGGTTTCTTGATGCAACAGGCATCACCCCTGAGGTGGAACCTGAACCCCTGAAAGAGCCTTCGGTCCCTACCACCCCGGTACTCAGCCATCACCTGGAAGTGTGGAACCCTTTCCAGGCAGGATTAATTGATGATGAGCCTGAACTCCGACGCTTGTTTTACCGGGAGTTGTTTCAACGAGGCCCCTACTCTCTGACAGCATTTCTCAACGGTGATGTGCGAAGCACTTTGCTTGGTGTGTACTGTTTATTCTACGTGGGAGATGCGTGGGAGCCATATGCCCCGGTTCGCTCTGAAGCCTCGACCTTGGCGATTTATGTAGGGGAATCGGTAGCCGCTTCGTTGGGCGGGAGGTTGCAAGAACACGCCCGGTCGATCCACCAGCAGGGGCTAGGGTTGGAGAACTTTACCTGTCGCTTTATGGGGCTGCCAGACTGGTTTGACGGAGAGCAAATGCTGCTTCGGGATTTCTCGCCTCTGTGGAATAGATACCTTCGCGGTTTTGGTCATGCGTTCGGTTACGCTGATATTCAGAAAGTGTCTGATTGGGATCTTTTTCACCAATCTTTGACAGGCAAGGCAAGGTTGGGTGCCGCTTCAGGCGGTGGGCGTCCGGTTGAGCCTATCCAGGAGATGTTTAGTGTTGGGGTGCGAGAAAGTTTGATGCGCTATCGGAGGTCTGAGGTGTTTGGTGTTTGATTCGATTGAGGGTTTTCTTGATGCGATGGGCTTCGCTCCTAAAGTGGAGCCTGAACCCCTGCGAGAGCCGCCACCCGGAACCGATTCGATTGAGGACTTTCTTGCAACAGGCATCGGCCCTGAGGAGGAACCTGAACCCCTGAGAGAGCCTTCGGTCCCTACAACCCCGGTATTGGGTAGACATTTAGAGAGTTGGAACCCATTCTCAGAAGGCCCTTTAAGCAGTGAGTTGGAACTGCGTCGTAGGTTTTACCGGGAATTGTTTCAACGCGGCCCTTATTCTCTCACGCCCTTCCTCAGAGGGGATGTGAAGGTTTCGCTCGTTGGGGCTTATTGTTTGTTTTATGTGGGGCGTGAATGGGACTTGTATGCTCCGATTTGCTCAGAGGCTTCCACACTAGCTATCTATGTCGGTGAGGCCGTGTACACCTCTTTGGGTAGACGCCTTCAAGAACACGCTCAGTCAATACAGCAGCAAGGGTTGGGGCTAGAGAATTTCACTTGCCGTTTTATAGGATTACCGGACTGGTTTGACGGGGAACAGATGCTTCTTAGAGATTTTGCTCCTTTGTGGAATAAGCACCTCACGGGATTTGGGTCACACCGACAACGAACTGACAGCCGTGGCGGTTCTTCAAAGATTTCTGATTGGGATTTGGTGCATCAATATTTGACGAAGCAGAAGAGAAAGGGTTGCCCGGTTTCGGTGGGTAGGTCGGTGGAGTCAATCTTGCAAACCCTCAATGTGGGTATGGGCGAGAGCTTGGTGATGTACCACCGGGGAAAAGAAGTATACACAGGTGGTGGAAAGGCAGACACGCAACCCTGAGGTGGTTGTGTCCGAAAGGACGTGCGGGTTCGAGTCCCGCCCTGTGTACCATTGTCTTTTTGTGATAATGTAGAGTATGGCAAACCCAAGAAGAGCATTTGAAGAAGCCTTAGCTAAAACTGGCGATACTGATCGTATGGCTACTGTGAACTTGAGCAGGGTAAAGAGTGGCCTCAAGGACTTGATAAAAGATGCCCAATCATATGCCAGGACGGTAGGCGAGGATAATGTCCATCATATGGTAGGGGATCTGCTCGATCGGCTTTCTGAGTGTGCAGACGCTGCCGGGTTTCGCTCTGAGGGCAGCAAAATGAGACGTCTTGTAAACGAGCTACACGAGAAAACCTGGACCTACCCCAAGTAGCCGAGTTCTCTATTCAGTTTTTGAAGAAAGTGCTTGACACGGTGTATTAGTAGGGTCAGAATCACAGTCTAGGAGTTAGTTTTCACAGAGTCAGATTATGCAGATTGTACCAACAGAGCCGAGAATTACTGGGATATATAGCCCCAGCGATTTTATCGTTAACTGACTCGCTTCATAAGAGGCGGGTCACAGAACCCGCCAAATAGAACACTTGATTTCCTTGGCGGGAGAGGAAAGACAAGATGTTTTACAGTATCACAAATCGGCAACCATTACCCGGTCGCCCGTGCAATCGAGGCACGGAATCGTTATCCGGGTGTGGGGCAGTCTGGTAGCCCACGTGATTTGGGATCACGTAATCGCTGGTTCGAATCCAGTCGCCCGGACCAATAAATATTGTGCGGTGCAAGCGGGGATGCTGGCTCGGTTTCATAAGCCCAGCTAACTGAGTTCGACTCTCAGGGCCGCATCCAAGAAAGTAGGAAAAGACAATGACATGGATAGATACCGAAGCTGACGATCTGATGCCCTGTTGTGCATCTGGGCTATGCAGGCTGATTGTCGATCAGTTGTTAGGTCGGTTCGATTCCGTCACAGGGCGCTATGAGTAAATTGATAGAAACAGAAGAAGGTTATTTCAGGGTAAGGCGAGGAAAACTCGTAAGAATTCCAGATGAGTGGGTCGGCAATCTGCCGTACTCAATGACGATCCGGAAACGTCAGTCAAAGAAGGTTAGAAAGCTGAGGATGAATAAAATAGTGCGCGGAGGACCTGTAAAGAAGCACCCTAACACATGGGCACCGAGAACCAAACACCACGCCACGTGGTAATGAGGAACAAGATGGAAACAGTCTGTAACATAGACCGACGCTATACCGGGCCGCGAAAGGCGGCAAACGGTGTAATTATATGCGTCGGAGTCCCAATGGTCGGGTAGCAGACTGTAAATCTGTGTTGCGGAAGCATAGTGGGGGTTCGAATCCCTCCCGGCGCACCAAGGAGTAAGAGATGGAACATTACAACAACATACGGATGATACGTGAGCAGGGTGAACCTGCAAAACGTAACCGTCCGTAGCTCAATTGGTTTAGAGTCCCCGTCTCATAAGCGGTGGTGTTGTTGGTTCGAATCCAACCGGACGGACCAAATGAAACAGATACCAAAGTGGTTAAGACCGTTAGATATGTGGATGGAGGTTGAGTGGAAGGATTCAACAGTTGTTATTGGCATTAGCGCGGTAGTTTTGTTTTTGGTGTTCTGTCTTACATTTGGAAACTTTCTGGTAAAATGACATTAGACGAAGCGATCAAACACATAGAACACAAGATCAAGGAGATGGACGATCCCTGTTGCAAAGAGGATCACAAACAGTTAGCTGAGTGGTTGAAAGAACTGAGAGAATTAAGAATGACCAGGAAGACCACATACGATGAGAAGTTTAGAAGCTATCGGGACAATGATCATGCCTCGGTAGCTCAGGTAGGTAGAGCAGGGGATTGAAAATCCTCGTGTCACTGGTTCAACTCCAGTTCGAGGCACTAATGTGCGAGGTCTTACGTGAAGCTAAAATTTGAGAACGAAAAGGCACGTACAGCGTTTCTGAAAATGGTAAAGAACATGAACGCAGCCAAATCTGATGTGCTCATGGGTGCCAAGACATCGACAGGTGTGAAAGTGTTAGACGATTGGTTAAAGGACGGCGCGAAGTCTATTACCGGCAAGGGACTATAAGTGAATTGGAACTATATCAAACACAAAAGACCGGTATTCAAATTGATACTGATGATACCGGGAGCAAAAGAAGCTCTCAGATGGTTGGAACAGGAATATTTGATCACAGACAAGTTTGGGAGGCGTTACGTGACCAGGGAAGAAATAGAGTTCATGCGGGACAACCTGCCTACCTTCGATGACGAGTCCATTACCAAGCCGGTTGAGGACCGGCAAGACGATGAGCGCGTATCGTCTAATGGTAAGGCACCCGCCTGATTAGCGGGGAATCGGAGTTCGAGTCTCTGTGCGCGTACCAAGCCATGGAAAAAGCAGAGTTATTATTTTTTGTAGAGGAAGGAAAATCAATCAGAGATTTGGCCTCTGAGTTTGGCCTTTCTTACACTACAATACGCTACTGGTTAAAGAAGTACAAGCTGCAAACTAATTGTCAGGATGGAGGGAAAAAAAGAAATAGTGAGGGGTCCAAAGTCGAGTGCTCATTATGTGGCCGAATTTATATCTATACTAAAAAGGCTGGTCATCGTTTGTCAATATGCAATTCTTGCGTGATTGCCAGAGCACGAGCGGTTAAGAAACAAAAGTGCGCTGAATATAAAGGCGGCAAATGTATCAGGTGTGGTTATAACAGAAGTCTGCGAGCGATGTGTTTCCACCATCGCGATCCAAAAGTAAAGAGCTTTTCTCTGAACTCCAGAACAATGATTTTGTCTTTTGAAAAGTTGAAAAAAGAGCTAGATAAATGTGATCTGTTGTGCTCCAATTGTCATATGGAGATACATGAAACATTTGATCTTATGCCTGATATTCAGCGAGTTAGAAGAAACACGGCGAAGGAGAAAACTGCCGTTTGTAAGTATCATGGCAGAGTCACATTTGCTTTAAGGGAAGATCATTTAAAAGATCGATGGATGTGTAAGAAGTGTGAATATGAGGGGGTAAAACGTAGACGACGAAAGCTGAAGGAAAAGTTAGTAGAGCATCTTGGCGGATCGTGTAAATGCGGGTATAACAGGTGTTTACGGGCTTTGAGTTTTCACCACAGAGACCCAAAAAAGAAAGAGTTCGGGATAAGTGTAGGCACTGTGGTGGCATGGGAGAAACTTCTAGCAGAAGTTGAAAAGTGTGATTTGATGTGCGCTAACTGCCATATGGAGTTAGAGGAACGAATTGTATGAAAGTATCTTTTCACATATCAACAGCCGGGATAGCGGGAGATCCGCACAAGCTTTTGATAGCGGAGACAGGAAGTCGCACGGAAAGGGAAATGTTTAATAGCAACTCCTTGTGGAGTTTGAGAAGGGCTAAACGCAGATTGATGAAGAGGTTAGAGATTCTTACAGGGCGTAAGCCTGTCGAAGCAGACTGAATGGATTACGCAATCACATATATCGTACTTTCTTATGTCGTAATGGTGTTGGTGTGTTTTATATTGGCTGTGTTGATGTATCGAAATACGGGTTGTGTAGTAATAACTATTGAGGATGTGTTTCTTGGAGGGACCCTGATAATTTTCGCACCTTGTATAATCCCTGCGGCGATAGGCGTGTTATTTGCTTCTGCGATTGTGAGTTTACTGGAAAAGCATAAGACAAAGATAGTGTTGCAAATCGGGAAAGTGCATGAAGAAGATTCAACCGGCCCAGTATAAGAAGCTAAAAGAGGGAGCCACTTACACATATCGGATCGGTGGCGGAAGGGGCGGCGTAACATATTCAAAGGGCAAACTCATTCAGGTATCTACCAAGTGGCGTTATGATACAGATGAAAGGATGACGGAGGATCTAGGGAAGCCTCACGTAAAAAGAACGCTAGTAGCAGATTCTTTGAGCTTTGAACCTGAAGATAATGTGTATGAGTGGAGTGAGAAAGAGAAGCTGAGGATCTACAAGAAGACAGTCGGAAATGGTTTGTTTGAGATCTTTCGTGAGTAAAGGCACGGTTTGAACCGATGGGAATGCAACCACAGAAGTTTTCAATGGTTTTAAAAGGACTAACCCCTGATTCAACCCTTTCTCCATCAGAGTATGTAGCACGGCTTGCGTCACATAATGAACAGATCGATGAGTTAGTGAGAGACGTAAAGAAGCACCTGACCATTTACAAGGGGAAACAAATATCGATGACAATTACTCTTCGTGAGGAAAAGTGACGAGGCAGAAAAGGAAGGTACAAAGGAGGTTTGTTTATAACGGGTATGGATTCCCGGTAGTGTTGCGTAATGTTCCAATGGTTATGGTGCGAGGCTCATGGACCCCAAATATTAATTACAATGTGTTAACACAAAAGACCCTTTATGAATTAGCGCATAAACCAGTACGGCTCACAGGCGATGAGGTACGATTCATCAGGCATTCTTTTGATATGACTTTGACGGAGTTTGGGAAAGAACGTTCAGTGAAGGCGGCTACTGTAACCAGATGGGAAAAAGCTGGAGAGAAAGCAACTTCGATGAAATGGCTAACTGAAAAGAGACTACGGGCGTCCGTCCTTGCGGCACAACATATGAGAGACAGCGTGAAGAACAGAGCTATCGGCGCTCTTTGGATGAGCCTGGAGAAGAAAGTTGAGTCCCGTGAAGAAGCCATTGTGATAGATTGTGAACGCAAAACATTTAAGGGATTGGGATGAAAAGCACCAAAGGACAGAGACGTAGGAGATTGAATAAGCAACGAAAACGTCGGGTGCGTAAGATTGTCTTGGTTACGGATGAGACACGCGAACGTTTGGCCCAAGAATTGAACGAATTGAGGGACGAGATAGAAAGGAAGTTTTCAGGGAGTGTGGCCTAGCTAGGAAGGGCGCTGGTTTCCTAAGCCAGTTTTACGCGGGTTCGAATCCTGTCACTCCCGCCGAACTTGGGTCTATATGTGAAAGCTTACAAGTCTAGCAATCTCAGGGACCGATTGCTTGCCCTTCGGGGTTATCAGGCCCCTTCCAAAACCAACCAGCTTTGACAACTCAGATTCAAGTTCAACGAGGTAGCTATGGAAATAACACGGATGGAAGGTAAGCAAGGAACGACGGTCATCAAAGAACCGATCACCAGGATGATGTGTAACAACTGTCAGCTTATGTGTGATTTGAACCTCACAGGGCTTTGTGATAAATGCCGATGGCTGGCACGGATTCTGGACAGGCTTTTCGGAGACATGAATGAGTCATAAGACTTTTGGACAGTACAATGATCAGGCGAGACGCACACACCAATGCGGAAGTGTTGCACCTGTTCCCTATGAGGGCGCGGGACGCTGGTCTTATGTGCTGCGAAGAGTGTGGGTTGCCAGTCTTGTCTGGCATGGGGCATTGGACTGACGATCCTGATTTTTATTACGAATTCAGGAATCACCGGATCAGGTGTTGGCAGACTGCAAAGACTCTGCCTGATTTCGACTGGGCTGTACCGGAGTTGAGCCTGGAAAGGAGGGATACCGTAAGGATGAAGCCTTAGCTTTTACCCGTTTTGAAGGTTTGAGACTGAGGATCACAAGTGCCGTGGTACCATTTGGAACCACATCTGAGGCCCATGAGAACTTCGCATAAAGCATTGACCTCAGCGTCGGTGCCATACTTGAGGACTCTTTCAACGTCTTGACGTATTTGGTCTTTGTCAATGTCAGATGTTTTCCAGCGCTTGTGATCCATATGTCTCTCCTAGACCGCAGCCATGGCTTCATTCAATTGATATGTACCACGCGGACCCTCAATCGCGCCCTCGACCACGGGCCACCCTTTCTGGATCGCCAGCCTGAGCACATCTCGCCCACGGATAATCGCGTCAGCTATATCCTTGGCAACCCCGCGCCCGATGCCGGTCTGGTCGGTTATGAGACGCATGAGACGATCCACTTTGGATTTCTTAGATTCCTTGGGCTGGTATTTAAAAGCCAGCCTGTCAGAAAGCTGTCCGGGGTTCGTCTCTAAGAAACGAGCGACTACTTTTTCCGCACTGGTCATACCTTGGAATTTTCATTAAATCTTTACGAACTTAACTTTTTTCGGTGTAGGAGTAAATAACTCTTGCATCGTAGTGTTCGGTGTAATAGTACATCAATAGGAGCCTGCCCCTAGTTCGGTAGGTAGACTGGATAGTAAAATGGAAAACGAGAATCTCGGACCGGCAGAGAGAATATTACAGACGGTCCTTTCATACTCGGATCACGCTGTCCACAATCGACCTGGAGTTGTGGTAACTGACCCTGGATCGGTCGTGGGTACAAGGTGGTCGCCTGTGACTCATGCTGATGAGGACGGTACTAAGGTCGTTTACGAATTGCGTAAGGTTGGCCGTAAGAGCACCAAGGTCAAACTCGGTGTCCTGCAAGACGACGGGAGTATCAAAGATGGTACTCAGACTATTGGCCGTTATCAGCCTGCCGGTCTTTACCCGGAGGTCGTGACCTGGATCTACAAGCAAATTGTTGAGGTCTGGAACCTTGATAATGAGTTTGCGGCGAAGTGGGCCTCTTACGCCTACACTCAAGATCACAGAGATCTTAAGACCATTCTGGCGGCGTTCATGCTTGTCCAGTGCCGTAAGGGTGACCCGGTTACAGAGGGCAATAAGGTTGTCTTTTTCGATGAGGACTACCGGGACGTTGGCGAAGCCATGTTCCTTCTTACTGCCAAGAGCAAGAACGACGGCAAGGCCAGCTTCAACCCCAAGCTACTTTTGAGGGTTTACAATGTGCTCCGTCTGCCTGAGGTTGCGGAGATCAACCGTGAACTCGGTTTCGGCAAGTCTGCCCGTAAGCCGTTTCTGGGGCGTTGGCCCAAAGCGGTGGACAAGTGGCTCCGGTACAGGGAAGAGAATCCCAAGATGCTTGAGGGTCTGGTCAAGGCTGGCTTTCGGCGCACTGTCATGGAACTGGCTCGTGCAATAGGCTACAAGCCGAACAGCCCCAAGTTCTTTGAGACTCTCCGTTGGCGGCAAGTCCAGTCCAAGGAGGGGCATCGAACCATGGCTATCGGTCAGGATGTAGCGGCGGCTGAGTCTTGGGATGGTCTTACAGAGGAACAGATCTGTGAGAAGGTCGTCCAGGACAAGCCCAACTACAAGCGGATCGTGGGCCTTTTGCCCAAGGAGATTGGCGTAACAAGAGCGATCATGGCGGCTGCAATCGAGGCCGGGTCACTTTCTGACAAGGATCTGATCATTGCTACCCCTACGTTGGAAGAGCTTGGTCTTCTTGAGGTCAAGGATATCTGTCTCCGATGGGAAAAGGCGGTCAAGGCGGCTGAGGATACCAGGGCTGCTAACATCGCACAGCGAGTTAAGTCCAAGGAAACCCAGGAGAAATTGTCTGAGGCGGCTGACACGGCAGTTCAGAAGGCAGTTGAGGAGGTCACCAAGGGTATCCGTGTTTACTTCATGGTGGACATCTCTGCTTCGATGGATAACGCCATTGAGCAGGCCAAGAAGTATCTCGCACAGTTTTTGCAGGGTTTCCCGGCTGAGCAGATTCATATTTCCGTTTTCAACACGGCGGGGCGAGAGGTAACACTCAAGCACCATTCCGCAACTGGTGTTGAACAGGCTTTCCGTGGCTTCCGGGCTGGCGGCGGCACTGATTACGGTTCTGGGGTTCGAGTGCTTCAGCACCACAGGCCCAAAGAGGATGAAGACGTGCTTTTCATCTTTGTGGGAGATGAGCAGGCCCGTGAGTTTGATCACGCTGTTCATCAGTCTGGCCTCAGTCCGATGGCTTTTGGATTCCTGTATGTGGAGACAAACTGGGGCGGTCGTGAGTACCGTGCGGTCACCGATACGGCGGCTGCTTTGGGAATTCCGTGCTTCATGATCGACGAAAAGATCTTCGCTGATCCTTACGCTATTCCCCGCACAATCCGTGCTTTGGTTGCTGCTACCCCTGTGGGCAAAGCTTCCAGGACTGCAACCCCTCGCGTGTCTCTAGTGGACACAATCGTCAACACAAAGCTGCTTGAGAAGCCTGCTTGGGCGGCGTAAAATGGTGTAATATCAATGGCTTGGAGAGGTCTACTACAGGATAAGGAAACTCAGGTTTTGCCTTGGGTCGGTGGTAGATCTCTCCGGTCAGGCCCACGTCGATGGTCCATTGAGGGCGGTTATCCTCCGGAGCATGGATGGAGCATGTTCACACTGAACGGGCGTAAGGCTTACTACGTGAAACCGGCTGAACCGGAACCAGAGAGGCTCCGGGGTAAGACCACAGGTTATTTGGTCGGTAACCGGTTGGTTTCGGTGGACGCCAGAGTTGATCCAGACCCTAAGAATATCGTGGATCATTCGGAGCAAGTCCGGTTGATAGAACCGGGCCTGGACCGGTTTGTATTGGTTTCTGCTGGCAGGATCTGTGAGGACGGACCCCTGATTTATATCCAGCAGGAGATGCCTCTGGGACCGGAATTTGAGGTGCAAACGGCATTCTTAGATGATCAGGAATCCGTGGCTGAAATCAAGGGAGTTTGCCCCGCTTTGGACGCGGCGTTCCGTATGGAGATTTGGCAGCGTAAGGAAGCGGAGCGGCGTAGACAGGAGTTAAAAGAGAGGCGTAAGCAAGAAGAGGAAGCTCGGCAACGAGAGGCCAAAAGGCTTGAAATCATTAAAAATCTCGGTGATGGGGCTACCAGGAGAGAGGTGGCTAAAGAGTCTTTTGAGGACGCGGCCAGAGCAGCTTTGGCGGTCGGCGGAGCCGAATTCCTGGATTGTAGGCCGGGGCTTCAGGATGAAAAGATAGTCAAGTTCCGATTGAACCGGGAGAGATACGAGTGTGTCTGTGACAAAAATCTTAGGATTATCGATGCTGGCGTATGTCTAACAGATCACGATACGGGTGAAAAAGGTGACACGCTTTTGACTCTCGAAAGCTTACCTTCTGTGATCTTGGAAGCTCTGGCTCTAGGCGAATTGGTGGTGTTTAGGCATGTCTAAATATATTCCAAAGACTGTAATGTTTGGCGGGAAGAAACGGAATGTGTGGAAAGCCACTTACGAGCCGAATAAGTGGATGATAGACATAGAGCACGGGTATATGTTCGTAGGAAAGGCATGGATGATAAGGGAAAGGGGAGCAAATGAAGGTTTTAGAGCTTTTTACCATGGGGTAGAAGGCGTCGGGGGTACGTTCAAAGAAGCGGTCGAAGACTTGGAAGCGAAGATGGTCAAGTACTTCACAGACATCGGAGAGGTGCTTGGCTATGATGTGGAGAGCTAAATGGAAGCTGGTGTTGTAATTGACGAAATGGGATTGCCTATTTACTGGCACATACCCGATGATCGTAGTATAGCGTATCTGCCTGACAGTCGGAGACTGTGGGATGTGATATGGGGGAACCGGGAGATAGTAGCGGGTTTTGCTCATAGCCATCCGGGGAGCGGAGAGCCAGGGCCGTCGTATGAAGATCTGACAACTTTCGCCGCGATTGAGGCGGCACTGGGTAAACGACTTACTTGGTGGATTACAAGTTCTGACACATTGGTGACTGTGACATGGATCGGGCCTGAAAAATTAGATTATTACACTCTCCCTCAAATTGTCAGAGGGGTCGCTATGGAGGGAGGGCAACCGCGTTTGTATTCTAACGAACCGGTTTGGCTTCAAAGGCTCAGAGATGAGTCGTATCAATTAACGGAGGTACAAAATGCCTGAAGACAACGTAATCAATGAAAACGATGCTCGCGTGAATGTCACTTTTGGCGGTTGCAACGGAGATTTAGAGGACCCGGTTCTTTTTGCTGCGTCTGACGAAGACGTGAAAAATTGGGTTTCTGAGGCTATCACTGGCGGAAGCATTCCTGGAATCCCGGCACAGCAGGCAGATCTGTCTGACTTTGTTGTGGACCGATTCTCCCCGACTGAGGGGCGTCCTTATAATTTAATCCAGTTACGCCCTAAAACGCCTTTTGGTTCTATATGACAACGCGATTTGGAGCAATGCTGCGCGGTGCTCGTCTGGGCTTTCAGTGGTCGAGGCGGCATCAGGCATTGATTAGGATTTCGATCGTGTCTGATGAACTGCTGCGTATCGAAGTCGCGCCGCCTGATTACTACTTTGAAGGCAATGATAAAGTGGAAACGCACGTTTGCTGGTGGGAAAGAGGCAGTGCGGAGGGTGAAGAAGTTTTGAATATGTGCGATCCGTTACGAGATAAAACTGGCCCGTGGAAGCGGGAAACTTACATTGTTGACAATGAAGGAAAACTGTGGGGCTGAAACCGAGTGAGAGGCCAATTATGCCGATCGAAATGTTATGTCTAGGGTGTGGACGGTGGCAAAGACTACCGGATGGCGAACTGCTTTCAAATAATTCTTGGTGTACTATATGCCATGCCCCATTTCAATGGGGCGGCACGGACAAAAACGGGCAAAGGTTCAACGATCCTAAAGAGAGATTAGATGCTTTGTTTCAACACCAAAGAGAGCATCAATATTTACTTCCAGAAGGAGAATCTTGCCGGTGTAAACAATGTATAGCCCTCAATGGCTGATGGTTATGTCCTCGATCTTGTGGTCTGTGAAGTCCGTTTCATTCTGATGTTATCAAAGATGATACCCCCTTGCTATGCGGTGTAGTAGTTGTTATATTAGATGAAGACCGTTTTATTCTTAGATTTTTTGTCCTGAGTTGTAGACCGTTTTATTCTTAGATTTTTTGTCCTGAGTTGTATAAGAAAGTATGAAGATGGCACCACAGAAAGAAATATTGTACTGGCAGCGGCGTTTTCGTAATCTAAGAGGGTGGAAAATAACACTTGATGAAAACTGGGACTCGCTGCGTTCTCAGATTCATCTAAATGAAAGTAAAACAGCCACTATTGGAAGAGGGCCAAAAGACTGCGCCCTGCCAGAAAACTACATTTTGCATGAGGTTTTGCACATTGCTATCAAAGCCGCGTCAAACTCCAGAGAAGATGAAGAGTTTTTAGTGCAAGACCTGACAGAAATAGTAAAAGAACGCGACAACCTTTGTGCCGAAAATGCAGAGTTGAGTTACCCGGATAAGTTCAATAAAGCTATGGCTTACCATTGGAAGTGAAAAACAGGTCTTGTGATTTCCGAACTACTAATTCATATTATGGGTTGTGATGCGGTCTGGTATGCAAACCCCGGTACTTTGAAAAATATGATCAAGTGGGACGGTCGTTGGCATGTAGGGTTTTGGACCGGGCCTCAGTTGGATCTTGTGTGCATCAAAAAGTGCAAGACAAACGAAGAGGCTGATCGTTATTTATCCCCTGGTGGTCGTACAATTTTATCCGCTACTCTCAAGACATTATCGGCGCGGATAAGGGCAGGAGAAAAAATCGATTTCCAAAAGCTCTTTAAAACAAAAATAGATCTCAGTAAGCATCGGGATTTATGCTAGAAGAGCTTGTGGGATTGGAAAAACACCGAGGGGATAAATGGACGTTGTAGTTACGTTACCTAAGAAGTTTGGTCTACAGCATTGGATTAATGAAGGTGATCCAGCGGGTGAGAAATGGAGCGGCAATCACTGGGCTTGGAATATAGGTAGTCGATGCCCTAAGAAGCTAGAGCGAGGTGAGAGTGTATATGTAGTTTATGATGGTCATTTGATCGGGTATTCACCGTTAGTGTGGATTGAACGGACTGGACAAGGATTTGCTCTGGTACGTGGCGGTGGTGCAAAAGCTGTCACCATCGATCAGAAGATAAAAGGTTTCCAGGGGTTCAGATACCGTTGGTGGGATCGCTCTGAGGAAAGACCATTCCCGGAATGGAGAAAGCTAGCGTGACTGATCAATGTGCGTCGTGTGGGGTTGAAGGATGCATTACGTCTCGTGATATTGAGGACAAGTTCATATACGGCGGAGGCGACGATGCCATTGAACTCATGGTGACTGTACCTCTACGCACTTGTAAGTCTTGTGGCTTTGAGTTCTTTGACTATATCGCTGAACAGATTCGGGATGAGGCTGTTCGTCAGCATTTGAGCAGGGATAAGACAGGATACCTTATCCGGATGGAGATGAAAGCGGAACACGTCGAACGGTGTCGAAGGGAATCGGCAGCGAAAAACCCGCCCTGTGTTTTTATTGAGACCCATAAGTACATTTTCCCTCCTCCAGCTGGAAACCGGAGTTGGGCTGAGGGTTTAAGTTTTGGCTGGCGTGATTTAGATGCTTGTAAGAGCGAACTTGATATCCGTCGAAGGACCAGTGCGGGTGCTCTTTGGGATTTCAAAATCGTGAAGATTACTGTGGTGGAAGAGCTTGTAGAGTAAGAATGGGCTATTCAATTTACGTAGCTGCGAAAAGTAAAGAAGATCAAATGCGAATGTTTGATTTTCTGGAGAAGCATTTTCACAGCATGGGTAAAGAGATGGTAGATATGACTGGCCTGCGCCTTGCTACAGATCTTTCTTATTGTGATGACAGTGTAAAGTGGCCTGTAGGGTTTGATTATACCTCTTGGGTTGGCCGTGGGGAGCGGGCATATGCCTACACTATAGTGTATTGGATGAGTCAAGTACTGACAGATCCGCCGCACCATTATTACTATGACTCTGAACGGGAAGTGGTACCGGAAGAAAGGGATGAAGACGCTTTATTTTATTTTCACACCAAAATCTTTGATGATGCTGAAACTAAACCGCTTGTTGACTCTGAGCACTGTAAAGAGGTTACGGAATTTATTAAGAGAGAACGTGAGCGCATGAAAAGGGCCGCAAAGTTCGTTGTGAAGGAACGAGAACGTTTGAAAGATCTTTGGTTGAATAAAAGCGGGGAGTGATGGGCGAGCTTGTAAACATTGAAGATCTGCGCAAAAACTGCCGCATCCGAATGGCGAAAGACGGCGAGCTAACTGAACCCATAGTAAGCTACCCAGAGATTGTACGTCTCAGATGTAAGGACAGACGAGTACCCCGGTGAGATGATCAAGGAAGCTTGTGTCATTGAAGGTAAAATAATTAAGCATTTTGATGAGGATTTTGACAAGTGAAGAAAAAGAAGCGAACAATGGCTGAATATCAGGCTTCGCGTGTCAGGCGTGTGGCTATGTCTCCTGGTTTGCAATCCGTGTTAGACGGAATGTTACTGTCAGACGCTTCAATTCAATGTGGCAAAAAGCGCCACAGCGCTTCTATAAGCCTTTGGCAGCATCCATCTCGCGTGGGTTGGTTGGAACAGTTAGGATCGGAGCTTGGGGAGTATGGTATGGACTCCGTAATCGATTGCCGTGTACAACCCCCAACTACTTTTCCGGATGGCCGTAAAACATCGGGGGGTGAGTATCGAGTGCTTCGGACAAAAAGTTATGTGGAATTAGTCCGTGAGTATGACCGATGGTATAACCCACATAAGATTGTGCCATCCGACTTAATTTTAGATAGCGTGTCTTTGAGGCATTGGTTCTGCGGGGACGGACGAAGTGGGGACTCTAAAGGAACATTAGGATTTTGTACTGACGGTTTTAGCCATGCTGAGGTGGAGGGATTAGTTCAACAACTTAAGATGGTTTTTAATATTGAAGCACGGCTGCAAACGAATCAGCGAGGGCATCCACAAATTCTGGTCGGAAAACGAGATCATGCTGTAAAAATTCAAACGATAATTGAGCCAAGTTTACATGAGTGTTGTGCTTATAAATTGAAGCATGTGCGCCCGTTACAGACCACAGGGAAAGGGCGTCGAATTCCTGAAGATACCAAAAAAGCCATTATAGCGAAACGTTGGCAAACCACGGTAAAAGAGACGGCTAATCAGTATGGGGTTTCTCCATCGAAAGTTTGGAGTTTGTGGCAATGATCGTAGTTGTAGGAGTCGGGGCTTTGGGGTCGCATGTCGTTCTGTTTTTACGGAATGTGGAGACTGACCTCCGTATTGTAGATCTGGACAGGGTGGAGCAGAAAAACGTCCTGGCTCAGTTCCACGGCAAGCCGGGAGTGGGCAAGAATAAAACACAATCATTACAACAGACCATGCAGTTTCTGTATGGTGTGAAGCTAACTACAATCCCACACAAGCTGGTTTCAGATAATGCGAGAGAGCTACTTTCTGGGGCCGATCTGGTCATTGATTGTCTGGACGATGGGCCGTCCAGGGAGGTAGTCCAGGGTTTTGTCCGGGAAAATGAGATTCCGTGTCTTCACGGGGCCATGTCAGCCGATGGGATCTTTGGCCGGGTGTGTTGGGATGAGTACTTTGTGATCGATTCGGCAGATGTAGCTGGAGCGCCCACCTGTGAGGGCGGTGAGCATTTGCCGTTTATTGGCGTGGTTTCGGCGCTTTTGGCCCGGTCTGCTCAGGAGTTTCTCCACACCGGAAAGAAAAAGGGTTACGAATATTCACCGGGCGGTGTAATTATTACTTGACAGGAGGGCAGGAATCATTAATCTTAGGCTTGTATCCATTACCTAAGCCTTACATGCAAACCGACGCAGCCTAGCTGCACCATTTATACATGAAACAGGCTTAGAACTCGGATATAACACCTAACAACTTTGAGGGGCTATTAGACAGTTGGTACTGTCACTTCACGGTTAATGAAGAGCAAATCAACCAGGATGGAATCTCGGCTCTGAAAGGAGCTTTTCTCCGGTCCTCACAAGCATTTTGGGTTCGATTCCCAATAGCCCCGCCAACCCGTATCCAACAATTTGAATCTTACATGCATACGTGGGTTCGAATCCCACTTTTCCTATCATTCTGGAAAATAGCCTAGTGGTTAGGCACTCGTCTTGTAAACGAGCAATCAAACAGGTTCATAAACTCGGATACGGGAAGATTTTGACGGATCAGGGATCAGGTGATCCCCGGTATGATTGTTCTGAGGAATGGTTGTCGAGCTAAGGTTGGTTCGAGTCCAACATCCGTCACCGAGAGCATTCAACAGGAGATAGCATACAAGCGGTCATAGCTCATTTGGTAGAGCATCTGTCTTATACACAGAGGGTAATGGGTTCGATTCCCATTGACTAAACCATAAACCTGCTTCTCATCTCGAATGCTCTCAAATTATTTGGCGGGGATTATATTGCAAGAGCCTACTTTTTCGGTGTAGTTAAAGTAGAGTGGAAGTTTCACGTGAAACACCATCTGTGCTACACGGTTTTTGGAAAAACCACTTGTGGTAGGGGTAGGATAAAAGCGCACCGGAGAGAAGCTTGGAGCAATGCGAAAAAATTGAGCCTGGGTTGATCCCCAAAGTCGTCCCTTTGTCGTCACATGTTTTTGTGTGTATGAACTGCGGACGACGCTCATACGATCGTTTTGGACGTCAGGCTTTGATCCCCGGCTGGAGCCAGAGTTGTGCTAAAGCGGCTGTTTGGCTCCCATCTAAGGCACTAAAACTGGATCAGCGGGGCGTTGTGTGTGCGGTACGGAAGGGCGACATTATAGCCCTTCGGAAATTATCTCTGAGCTAGTTTTATTTGCTTGCACATCTGAGCGTGTCATAACAAAGTTACGGTCGGGTGGTGGAATCGGAAGACACGGCTGAGGCTTGACCTTGGTTGCTGAGAAGCTTGCGGGTTCGAGTCCTGCCCCGACCACTGACTCGTTGGAGCATAAATATGAAGAAAACGCCGGTTAGCTCATCAGAAGTGAGAAAGGCATACAAGCTGCATAATAAGATTGTAGATGTTTTCGGGGATGCGTCCTCGATGGTGGTAGAGATCGCTTTGATTACAACTCTGGTAAAGTTTGCGGAGGAAAAAGGATTCACCAAAGAGCGAGCGGCAGAGTTAGGTTCGAGTGTTAGGGAACAGTTGGAACAAAAAAGCATAGAAACAGTGCATTGATTATGAAGAGGAAAGATGCAGTATCAAACGTTACTCCTTACCCCGTGGATGCAACCACACCGAATCGTTTCTTGGCAAGATGCGATCTGTAGACTCGTGTGCGGTGAAATCGAGGTTTTGGAGTCATACGGTGAGACTGTATCATCCCCCAGTGTATCATTTCAGATCCCGTCTGTGGCTCGGATCACGGCTAAAATCCCGACTCACAAAAAGGGTGTAAAGTTCAGTCGAATTAATGTTCTGACAAGAGACAACTTCCAGTGCCAATATTGTGGGGAGCGCTTTCCACGTCGTGAATTGAACTACGACCACGTAATTCCACGGAACCAAGGCGGCAAAACAATTTGGACCAATATAGTCACCGCTTGCTTTCCTTGTAATAATCGGAAGGCGGGACGTACCCCTCAGCAAGCCAAGATGCGGCTATTGAAAAAGCCGGTCAGACCCAAGGCTTTGCCGTTGCCTATGCCAGCGATCCCGATCGATAAGGCACCGGAAGAGTGGGAGTTCTACTTGAGCGGTGTTCCGAAGCACTTACTGGCTTATGGGTAACCTTTTGATAACAGCCATAGTGCGACTATCGTAAAACTGCCGCTAAGTTTGATCTTTACGATAAGTGGCGGGATATTGTTGGGAAACATCGCGTTGCTGAAATGAAGAGTCTTGAGGTTCTTCTAAAGAAGGCAGTTGGTCCTCTTCGATCCGTGGGCCTTGAGCTAATCCTCCAACGATCTCATCTTGACAAGTATATCCATGGCTCTGATGGAGTGCGGATGGAGGGGATTCTGACTGTAAAGGATGAGACCAAGTGGATTGATGGCTTTGAACTCATCAAAAAGATCGAAGAGGCACTGGGCGTTATCGGGGTTGCATCGCGCCGTGGCGATGGGGTCTGGCAAGTAGATATTACAGAGAGCTAAAGGGTTGACTTTCAGCTTTCCGGTGTATATCTTGGAAAGCGTGAGGTAGCGCCCAATCGGGTTGGACCTCTCGTGCTACCGACCGCACCTACGGGTTTGGGGAGGTGGTGGACGTTCTGCAACCGCTCAGCGGTCCTTTGGTTTTGAGATCAGTCCAGGTCTGCGCCAGGGAAGTTGTTGAGCCAGAAACGGCTACGGGAGGAACCAAAGCCATGAAAATTGATGCGAAACTCACATTTAATAAAGTCCAGTTTGACCAGGAAACAGAAGCTCATCTCGTTTTAGAGATGACAGCGCCATCGGTGTCGGTTGAGGATAAAAGACCGCCACTGTGTGTTGTTCCGCTTGTCGATACGTCCAGTTCAATGTACGGCGACAAGCTCATGTACGCAAAACGGTCGTTGATCAAGCTGATTGAGCACCTATCACCAAATGACCATTGTGGGCTAATTGACTTTGCAGATGATGCCGAAATCATCTCAAGACCGGTGGCCTGCACAGCCGAAGCCAAGGAGGATCTGAAGCGTAAAGTAGGTGCCCTGGAGTGCAGGGGCTGTACTAATATTGCTGACGCTCTTCTCAAGGGTTTCGACATAGCCAATAAGATGGACTTGTCCTCAGAAGTGATTTTGAGGGTGATCCTGTTCACAGACGGCAATGCCAACAGAGGGCCTGCTCAGGAACCTGAGCAGATTGTGAAGTTGGTAGAGTCTAATAAGAGTTACGCCAGTATCAGTGCCTTTGGCTACGGGACAGATGTTCGACAAGATATGCTGCTGGACGTAGCCAAAAAGGGAGACGGGAATTACTCTTTTGTGAAGAACCCTGACGACGCTCTCTCGGCCTTTGGCAAGGAATTGGGTGGTCTGCTCAGCACATACGCTACAAACCTCATAATCGATGTGAATCCATTGGCTGGTCATAGTATTGATCAGGTGGTTTCAGACGTCGATGTCGAGGAAGGTGGTCTTGGGCAGGTGACTATAAAGGTGCCCGATATTCTTTCCGAAGAAATCAGACATCTGGTTTTGGCGGTGAAGCTGCAACCACAGAAGAGTGCGTTCCCGCGTGAAGTCAATGTTTTCGAGGTGGCTGCTGGATATGACGTTCTGGACGCGAACTTGCGTAAGGAACACAAACAGTTAGAGGTCAAAGCTAAAGCTCAGTTCGTAAAGAAGGGCGAGCACCAAGAGAAGCCAGATGAGGGTTTGGACAAGATTGTCGGGCTGGCTCAACTTGTACAAGCCCAGATCGAAGCTGAGGAACACGCCAAACAGGGCAATTACGATGCGGCTGTGCTCCATATGAACAACGCTGCGAGTGAGTTCAAAACTCGCGGGTTGTTAAGCGTGGCGGCTGTTTCCAAGGGTTTGAGCGGTAAAATGGCAAGTCAGAAGGAGTATGGGGCCAATACTGCATATTTTGCCAGTGTTTCCAGGGGCGTTACCCGTGGAGTTGGCGGCAGTTACGACGAGATTGCTGAGGCGGATATGTGTGATCTGGGTGTGGTTATGTCTAACACTGCTCAGAATGCCGTAGCGGGTTATTTTGAGGCGGATGACGGTGTGGACGGAACCGGAGACGGGACCACGGTGACCTCGCATGGAGATACGAACGGATCTCCAGCGGTGTGGACGACTGATACCTCCGGGGATGCTGATCCAATACGAGGGATCGGAGGTGTTAAGGTAGCACCGGGAATTGGGGCTGCTAACCTAGAGGCAATTAAGAAGATTAGGGTTGATATCCCAAAAGGTAAAGATAAGCCCAAGAAGGCTAAGAAAAAGAAGCTTTCTCAGAAGTCCAAACGTTGGTAATTGACTGAACCAAGGGGAGCATTGCTCCCCTTGGTTTAATTTTGGTGTAAGTCTTAGGGTATGTTTTCACTTGATGAAGCGGCTAACTGGAGTGCTGAAGAGGCTATAATTAGACTTGAGCATGTAATCCCGGCTTCATGGAACTTTGAGTGTTCGAGAGGGGAAGACGGGTGGTTTCGAGCGTCTTTGGTTGACGAAGACGACCAACTTCTATGGTCTGGAGAACATGCGGACCAAAAAATCCTAGTCTTAGATGCATTGGGGTGGTTTCGGTTACGGAAACACCAGACTAAGAGCCCTGCCTGGAAGCTTAGAAAGGGAGAAGTCCCATTGTACCGTCCGCCTGTATCTGAGACAGTGCCCGAACCGCCTGATCTGGACCCTGCTGAAGTAGAGATGGTGTATCGGAAACATAAAGACAAATGAGGATCAAATAACATGACAGTTCAATATGGAGCAGAAGCCCGTAGAGGAATACTTGAGGGTATTAACAAGTTGGCAGATGCGGTCGTGGTCACAATGGGGCCGAAGGGCCGTAATGTTTGCCTGGAAAAGAGCTTTGGCAGTCCTTTTATTACAAAAGATGGCGTGTCGGTCGCCAAGGAGATTGAGTTTGAAGACCCTTGGGAGAATATGGGCTGCCTTTTGATACGTGAGGCGGCCAGCAAGACCAGTGAAGACGCAGGGGATGGGACCACAACCTCTGTGCTTTTGGCCCGGTTTATGGCAATCGAGGGGATAAAGCTCATAGAAGCTGGATTCCCTCCGGTGCAACTTAAGCGGGGTATGCACAAGGCGTTGGTGGAACTGTGTGAGCATCTAACGGGATTCTCGATACCGGTTAAAAACCAAGAGGATGTTGAGAGTGTGGCAACGGTCAGTGCAAATGGCGACCGTGAGATTGCCAAGATTATTGCCGATGCCGTAGCCAGGGTCGGCAAAGACGGGGTTGTTAATATCGAAGAGGGGCGTGGGGTCGAGACGGTTGTTGAAACCACAGACGGGATGAAGTTGGACCGTGGGTGGATCAACCCTGAATTTTGTTTAGACGGGGAGAACCAAGAGAGTGTTCTTAAAAATCCGTATGTACTTGTGACTGATCAGAACATAACATCAGTACGGCCTTTGGTGTCCTTGCTTGAAGCCCTGATGGAAATGGGTGGTTCTTTATTAATTATAGCCCCGGAGTTCCAAGGCGATGCTATCCCGACCTTTTATATGAATCGTGAGAAACTTAAGGTTCAGTTGATCAAGGCTCCAGGTTTTGGCCAAGCCCAATATGATACTCTGGAAGACATCTCGGTTCTAACAGGCGCAACATTTATCACCAAGACCACGGGGATGAACTTTGACGGTATTGGAGTTGAGGATCTGGGCCGTCTTGGGAGTGTGCGAGTGACAGCTAAAGATACGGTTCTTGTGGACGGCGAAGGAGGGCAAGAGGCTTTGGATGCCCGTATCGCTCAAATTAAGGGTGCAATTGGGCGAGCCGGTTCAGAGTATGATAAAGACAAGCTCCGGGAGCGAATGAGCAAATTGCTCGGCGGAGTTTGCGTTATTAGAGTTGGGGCTGCATCTGAGCTTTCCATGAAGGAAACCAAGTCTCGGATGGAAGACGCTCTCTATGCTACAAAGGCGTCCATTGACGAAGGAATTGTAGAGGGTGGCGGAATGGCATATTTATTGGCGGCTCAAATGGTTTGGAAGCAGCGGCCTGAGAATTTGCCCCTGAACGAGACGCCTGGGTTTGAGGTGGTGTTGCGAGCCTGCGAAGAGCCTCTTCGTCAAATTGTGGCTAATTCGGGTATGGTGGGGGAATTGTATGTGGCAAAGGCCCAAGAGGACGGCTTCGGGTTTGATGCTTCGGACATGACCCAGAAGGATTTGTTTGAGGCAAAGGTAGTAGACCCCACAAAAGTCGTCCGGTCGGCTTTAACCAACGCGGTGTCGGTGGCCGGTATGTTACTGACCACGGAAGCAGTTGTTCATAAGGGAGAGGATGACAAGCCAGAGGCAGCGCATTAGAGTCTTTGTCAAATATCTAGATTATGGATTCTCGGCTTCAAAGAGTAGGAGGGACACGGCTGGTTAATTTGAGGCGTTCTGACGCTCCCAGAGTTGCCCAAGCCATTGTGGACTTCATCGGCGGTCGAGCCAAGATTTTTCGCGGCCAGTCCAAAGACACAGTGTTCGTAAAGTTTGTTCGAGAAGACGAGTACACTGTGGTTGTCCGGGAAGACGACTGGCGCAAGATTTTTCCTTTTTTCCGGTACAGCACGAGTTCTTACAGCCCTGTGATCCCACCTCCGAATGAACCCCCTCCAATAATGTCGCCTCAGCCTAACCGTTTGATGCCTCAGCCGCCAGAAAACCCGGCTGGCGGGATACAGTCATTTTTGGGCTACTTCTCTTTTGATGAGTACAGTAAAATTCAGCAGTTATTGACAACGTTGAAATTCCGTGATTTTGGGGGTTTGTCGCCCTCTTTCAAGGCATTGAACCCTGTTCCAGACGGAACCCCATTGGAACCTCCGGAACAACGTGTCAATTCTTCAGACGACCCTAAAGCGGACCTTTACAATCAGCTTGTAAAGGTTCTCCAGCAACTTTTTCCTGTAGACTTCCCAACAACTTATTGAGGTGATTGATGCCTATCGATCCTGCCGGGACCGTTCCAGGGCTCAAAGAAAAAGAAGAGGCTCCGGAACAGATACATTTTAGATGCAAAAACCCAGATTGTGATTCTATTTTGGCCATCGAGATGAAAGTTCCGGGCCAGAGTCCAGGGAGCCGTTTATACCAATGCTGTAAGTGTAAGCGGACATGGAATGTGCCAGTCGGGGGTTCTGTCGAATTGTGACAGAAGACTTCATCAGATGCTTGAAATGTGAGGGGCGGCTTGAGCCCAGTGGTGTAGAGGTTCACAGGCACATTTGCCAGGAGTGTGGGCAGCACTACCACGCAGTCCTGCAATTTATTCCGGTGGACCCTATCCATCGGAAAAAGTCACTGGGTTCAGGCGATGCTAGCGGAAGTTCAACACCAGACGGAGGGGGTAAAATTCCTTAAACGCTTCGTTGAGCGAAGTTTGGTGTCGCCTCTTTTATTGATCGGTCCTGCGGGGGTAGGCAGAAGATTTTCGGTACTCAAAGCTGCCCAGGAAGCTTTTTGCACGGAAAAACGAGAGGCAGACTGTCCTTGTTCCTCCTGCTACACAATCGGTAAGGGGATTCATCCGGATGTTGTCACGCTGGCAGCGACAGAAAAAGACATCGGCGTTGATGAAGTGCGGCGATTAATTAATGATGCAAAAAGTTTTCCTTCTGTCGCCCACGTCCGGATTTTTATCATCGATGGAGCGGATCGTTTCACGATTTCCGCAGCAAACGCTTTTCTCAAAACTTTGGAAGATCCTCCTGCCCGGTCGAGATTTTTTCTGTTGGCTGAGGATATTGTTCAAGTCCTTCCCACGATTCGATCTCGGTGTGGACGGGTGCAGTACCTACCGTTACCGGAAGCATTTGTTTTATCAATAGTTCAGCAATACGAAGAGAGCGCTAAAGCTCTTGTGTACACGCGAATGGGAGAGGGATCGGTAGGCGATGCCATTCGCTATTGGGGTGCAGGCCGATTAGCTCTTCGCGATCAAGTGATGGATGTCCTTCAGCTTGGTTTGAAAAAGGATTTGTCGGCTCTTTTTTCTTCTGTGGATGCTATGGATCGGGATTTGTTGTTAGCTCTGAAATTTCTGGAACAAATCATCCATGATGTTCTTGTAGTTTGTGTAGATCCTATGAAGGCTATTCACACAGACCGCCTTGATGATTTGGAAAAGTTGGGGAAGAAAGTCAGTTTGCAGGCGTGGGCCGATTTAGCTCAAAAGATAAAAGAGCTAAGAAACCGGTACCGCAGAACAAAGCTGAATCTTTCTTTTCATTTTAAGACAGTTCTCGCTGAATCTTTTTAGTTGAGTTAAGTATGGTTTCTAAATCTTCGTTCAAACCTTTTGTAGTTGCATACGGCGACGAAGATTTTTATCTTGACCGAGATGTAGAAAGAGCCCGACAGGGAAAACGTCAAGTTCTTCAACTTAACGCTGAAGAGAAGCTAACAGATGTTGAGTTGGTTGATTTTTGTGAAGCGTATTCTGACGCCCCTCGCACTATCATTCTTGATAATGCCCAAAAGTTGAAGGGTCAAAAAGAGTTATATCGGTTTATAGAGGGTCGTAGCCTTTCCGATAAGAGTCTTATCCTTGTGGCTATTGTGAGGGGATCAAAGCTACCAGAGGTGTGGTCGTTAGCCGCTTCAAAAGGAAAGAGTGTAGAACGACGTAAACTAAAGCCGTGGGAAGTGGACGGGTATATAAAGTTCATTAAAACGGAAGCGAGCCGTTTACGTGTGGTGATTGATAAAGATGTATCGAAAGCTTTGTTCCAATATGTTGGTACGGATCTTTATCGTTTAGAAAACGAGTTGAGGAAGCTAGCTATTTATGTTGGGCAGGCGGGAACCGTTCAGAAAGATCATATCACATTGATAACAAGCCCCACGCCTAAAGCGGAGCCATATCAAGTAGCTGAGCAGATGATGAGCAAGAATTGGAAGAAAGCTTTGAATCTATTTTCGGTGTTATATAGAAATGCAGGCGACGACATTCTCATTCCCGTAGTACACGCTTTAATGAAGCAGGTAGAAAGAACAACAATTATCAGAGATCTTCAAGATAAAGGTGTAGGGGAATCAGATATAGCGGTTTCGGTGGGTATGAAGGATTGGCCGTATAAAAACGTGGCGGCTCCCATTGCACGTAAGCACGATTCCAAGTCTCTCGTAAGATATATGAAAAGACTATGTAAATTAGATGCAAATGTGAAAGGCCCTGCTCAATCAAAACGGACGTTGGTTGAGTTAGCAATATTATCTATAGCTCGTTAGGGAATTTACATGCAAGCTCAGGTTGAACCCAAACCTCAAATGTATACTATGGCAACTGTTGATGTTAAATACATTCGTAAACGTGACGGTGTTACTCTTCAGACTTTTGAATCAACCAAATTAAAGAGCGCCATTCAGTCGGCTTGGCTCAGTGTTAAATCTGCGAAGGGGGAAGATCTAACCCCCACCGATGGAAGAAACATAGGGGCGGTTGTCAAAACTGTCCTAAACTCATTGGTGGAAGAGGTTGTGGACGTTGAGACGGTACAGGATGCCGTGGAGACTTCTTTAATGAAGCACAAGCAATTCGCAGTTGCGAAAGCGTACATCCTTTATCGCCACCAACGACAGGAGTTACGACAGTTACGGACCAAGGCCGCAGATCCAAAGGGCATCTCTGACTATATACACGCCAGTAAATATGCCCGGTACATTCCAGAGCTACAGAGAAGGGAAGTTTTTAAAGAGACTGTAGCAAGAGTTGAGGATATGCACATAGGCCGGTTCCCGGAAATGACGGCTGAGATAAATGAAGCTTTCGACGTGGTACGGGAAAAAAGGGTTCTTCCGTCAATGCGTTCAATGCAATTTGGAGGGGCTGCGGTGTTAGCCAATAACAACCGGCTCTATAATTGCTCCTTTACGCTTGTTGATCGCTTTGAAGCTTTTTCTGAAGCTCTGTTTTTACTACTCTCAGGCTGCGGTGTTGGTTATTCCGTCCAATTCGATCATATAGAGCAGTTACCAGCTATTCAGTATATTGACGAAAAGAAGGTGGTCCATCATATTATAGGTGACAGTATTGAAGGGTGGGCGGACGCTTTGAAGGCATTAGTTCAGAGCTATCAAGATGGAACCAACATAGAGTTTAGTTATCATAAGATTCGGCCTGCTGGAGCCCCACTCAAGACCTCAGGAGGTAAAGCTCCAGGGCATTTGAAGTTGAAGGAATCGTTGGAACGTATACGTTCTGTGCTTTCGGCGGCACAAGGTAGAAAGCTTCGGCCTATAGAATGTCATACTATCTTATGCCATTCTGCGGACGCTGTACTTTCCGGTGGCATACGCCGCTCGGCAATGATCTGTCTTTTCTCACTTGATGACAGTGAAATGATGTATGCCAAGACCAGTGATTGGTATGCCAAGAGCCCTTGGTTTGCGAATGCTAACAACTCTGTGGTCCTTAAACGGGACGAAGCTAAGAAGAAACAGTTCCGACGTGCCTTTGAGATGGTCAGGCAGTGGGGTGAGCCTGGATTTTATTTCACAAACGATTATGACTATGGGACAAACCCCTGCTGTGAAATAGGTCTTGACCCAAAGCTTGTAATTGATAAGGAGCTAAAAGTCGAACTCAAGGAGCAGGGCATCAAGGTGAAGACAGGAGACGTTTTCACGGGATGGGCTTTTTGCAACCTCTGTGAGATCAACGCTGCCAAGTTCACTTGTTATGAAGATTTTGAAAAAGCGGCAAAAGCAGCCGCTCTAATCGGCACTCTTCAGGCCACTTACACTGAGATGCCTTACTTGGGGTGGATTTCGGAGTGTCTCGCCAAACGTGATGCTTTATTGGGGATTGGGATGACCGGCATATTGGATGTGCCTGATGTCGCCTGCAATCCTGAGTACCAGAAAAAGATAGCCCATAAGATTAAAGAGTGGAATGCTTATTACGCTTCTCGTCTTGGGATCAATCCCGCCGCCAGGACCACTTGTGTGAAGCCTTCTGGAACAACTTCTTTGGAGTTGGGTTGTGTGGGCTCTGGCCATCATGCTCACCATGCTCGCAGATATATCCGGAGGGTGATAGCCGATGAGTTAGAGCCGGTGTTCCAGGCGTTCAAGAGAGTGAACCCTCATATGTGTGTCCGTAAGCCAGACGGCAAGTGGGTCATTGAGTTCCCTGTTGAGGCTTCACCGAAGGCGGTTATTAAAGAGGACATAGCTGCCATCGAGTTTCTTGATATGGTGAAGTCTACACAGCAGAATTGGGTTCTTCCCGGAACCAGTGAGACAAGCCCGACTGGGTTGAACCATAATGTGTCCAATACCATTACGGTTCGCCCGGATGAGTGGGACAGCATCCTGGAGTACTTGTGGTCTAACCGTGAGTTTTTCACTGGAGTGGCCTTGTTACAGACCAGCGGGGATAAGGATTACGCTTTTGCTCCAAACGAGGCAATTATTACGACTGCTGATGAGCAAAGGTGGAATGATATCCTTCGGGAGTATGAGCCAGTTGACTACACTTCGATGTTTGAAGAGGATGATGTCACAGACCTAAAATCAGAAGCGGCTTGCGCTGGCGGAGCCTGCTCTATATTTCCTTGAGGTTTAAAATGGATCTTGGGACGATGGTAGAGGGGGTCGTGGAATTAGACCCAATCAGTGGTCGTATGGTTTTGAGGATTCCACAGGAAGACGGGTCTAACGAATTTTTAGATATCCAGGAGCGCCTGGAGTATTACAAGGGGGAAGAAGTCCGGTTTATCCTTACCCCTCTTAAAACGGTGGCTGAACTCGCTCGACTGGTGGGGGAAGGTGGCGAGGCCAACTTTTCGTAAGAAATTATAGAGAAAAGCCGTCCTCAGGTGTAATAGAGAGTGATGGCTGATATTTTTGAACTTTTGGACCAAGCCTCTGCCGACCGTATTGCTGAGTTGGAGAGTCTAATTCAACAAGCGCGGCACGATTATTATAACGCGGAGCCGACAGTTTCGGACGCCGTTTATGATGCTTGGGTGGACGAATTATCAAGTTTGAAACACGACAGTCCAGCCGTGACTGCTGTAGGAGCACCCCCGGTTTCGGAGTGGGTAAAAGCCGAACATGAGATCCCCATGGGATCACTGAATAAAGTCAACACTCCCGACGAGTTGGCTTCGTGGGTCATGGGTACTGGAGAATCAAAAACGGCCCCCCTGCTGGCTACAGAGAAGCTAGATGGAATCTCAATTGCAGTGGAGTATAGAAATGGTGTTCTCAACCGTGCTCTGACTCGTGGAGACGGGACTACGGGCGAGGATATCACGGTCAATGTAGCCAAGATGCACGGGTCTAAAAGCCCCGCGAACTTTACAGGGACATTGCGTGGCGAAATTATCTTAAAAAGAAGCGATCACACCAAGTATTTCCCGGAGAAAGCCAATCCAAGGAACGCTGCCAGCGGTATCGCGAAGCGTTATGACGGTCAGGGCTGCGAGCATCTGACAGTTATGTTTTACCGAGTGGCTGAGGGTAAGGATTTCGAGACTGAAGCCGAACAGTTCAAATGGCTCGAAGATAACGGATTTTTGGTGCCTAACTGGTACGTGGTAGCGATGGTGCCTGGGACTCAAACACCTCAAGATCTTTGGTTGGATTACCAACAGTTCAAACGTGATGAACTGGACTATGAAATCGATGGCTTGGTGATCAGTATCAATAACTTCGCCGCACAGTTGGCTCTGGGGGAACATGATAACTGTCCGAAAGGCGCAATGGCTTTTAAGTTTGCGTCTATAACCAGGGAATCTGTGCTTGAACGGATAGACTGGCAAGTCGGCGGCACGGGGCGTATTACTCCGGTTGCCATTTTTAAGCCGGTCAATATCTTGGGTGCCAACATCACGAATGCGAGTCTTTATAACGTAGCTTATATCAATGAGTTGGGTTTAGATGTAGGGGCTACGGTTCTCGTTTCCCGCGCTCAGGATGTTATCCCACGTGTTGAGGAAGTGATAAAAGGCACCGGTTCTGTTGCATACCCGCCGTCACAGTGTCCTGCTTGCGGGACTGACACTGAGCCTTCGGGCGAGTACTTGCTTTGCCCAAATACAACAGATTGTCCCGCTCAGTCTGTGGGCCGAATCAAGCGTTTCATTACGAAAATGGACATTAAAGAGTGGGGCGATGTATTGATCGAAAAGCTTGTTTCATCGGGAGCGGTCAGAGATATAACTGATCTTTACCGTCTGACAGAGAGCCATCTTGCCGATATAGAGAGAATGGGAAAAAAGTCAGCGGCCAAGGTGGTCAAGAATTTACGGTCAAGGAGTAGAGTTCCTCTGGAGACTTTACTGGGGTCATTAGGCATCCCCATGATTGGATCGAGTACGATCAAGATGGCTATGGATGCCGGGTATGACTCTCTGGATAAACTCAAAGTTGCATCCTTCGAGCAGTTGGCGGCTGTTGAGGGTTTGGGGCCGGTCAAGGCCGAGGCGCTTTGGAAATGGCTCCGGGAAGAAAGCGAAGTGGTGGACGACTTGCTCCAGCTTGGAGTCGAGATTGAGGAAAAGATCCACGGTTCAATGTCAGGTTTGAGTTTTTGTTTCACGGGCGCTTTGAGCCAGCCCCGACCTAAGTTTGAACAGATGGTCAAAGAAGCCGGTGGCGAGATCAAAAAGTCAGTCGGTAAGAAGTTGAGTTATCTTGTGATGGCTGACCCTAACTCTAATAGCTCAAAGGCTCAGGCAGCACGTAAGAATAATACGAAGTGTATATCAGAGAGTGAGTTTCTAACTCTTATTGGAAAGTAAATAGTGTGTTTCTTCGAGGTCGCGTCGAGAAGGTGATCTATAGAAGTGGTCCCTTCCATATTCTTTCTTTTCGTGTTTACGAACCTGATGACGTGAAGCCGAAACGTACTAAGGTTTCCGGGGATTTCTTTGGCGTCACTGCTCTTATCCCAGGAGCAATCTTAGAGGTAGGTGGAGCGTGGGGGAACCATCAGAAGTATGGGAAGCAGTTCAAGGTCAAGAATTGGACTCCCTGGTGCAGAAATGCTGTAGATGCTCAGTTCTTTTTGGGAAACTGTGTGAGAGTTTTTGACAGTTGGCCTCTTTTACGAAGAACAGTTCGGGATTTGGGCGACGGGATTTATGAAGCTCTCAAGAGTGAGCAAATTCTTGAGGCTGCTGAAGACGAAGAGGAACGAGCGGCGTTAGCCATTGCAAGTTCCCGGTGGAGAACAATACGGGGGATGGCAGTTTTTTCGGAGTTTCTCCAGAAGCATGGCTTCAACTCTTTATTGATAGCTCAAATCTTTCGGTGTTTTGGGCCTGATGCTGTCGAGATTATTTCAGATGATCCTTACCGCTTGATGGAGATTGAAGAGTTTCCGTTTCGTCGGGCCGAAGCTTTGGGTGTGGCACGGGGGATAGGACCGGAAGATCCCCGGCGCATCAGAGGGGCTGTATTATGGGTTGTCCGAGATCAAATCCATCAGGGGCATTTGTTTGTTCGGAGAGGGGAAATTTCGAAGCTAATGGAGACCTTAGCTTTTCGTAATAATGTGCCTGCTTTTGGTGACAACCTTGGTGAAGAATCCTCCAAAGCTGTGGGCGAAATGGAAAGAGAGGGGGTTCTCAAAGTTGACGCAGCTACAGGGGTTTACACCTCAGAGACTTATCTTTACGAACGAGGATCGGCACAGATGCTGTCCCGGTTTTTGGTGTCTTCTGAATTGGTGATAGACCTGGATATCTTTTTACAAAATTACGAGGCTGCCAACAGTATCACATTATCTGACATGCAACGTGAAGCCATAGAACGGCTGATAGCCAATCGGGTATTAGTGGTAACAGGGGCTCCTGGAACAGGCAAAACAACTTTAATTCGAGCTTTTGTTCATCTTTTTAGGCAACTCAAAATAAGTCATATGCTCATGGCTCCAACAGGAATTGCGGCGAAACGTCTTTCAGCCGTGACTGGAACCGAAGCTAAAACGGTACACCGGGCGCTCCGTTATGACGGGCATAACTGGGGCCATGACAGTAATGAGCCCTTGGAAACGGAAGCGGTTATTGTAGACGAGACTTCGATGGTAGATCAGGCGTTGTTTTACCGTCTTTTGGATGCTTTGGAGCCTCAAACAATGTTGGTTTTGGTGGGAGACGATGCTCAACTCCCATCGGTCGGCGCGGGAAATGTGTTACGTGAGCTTCTTGCGTGTAAAGCTTTGTCCCGTGTTCGGTTGGAGCATATATTCCGTCAAGCTGAAACGAGTGATATTGTGTTGGCGGCTCACCAGATTCGGAATGGACAGTCGCCCCTTGGTTTACCCAAGAAGGAAAATACAGAGTTCCAATTCGTGTCGGCTTCTGACGAGAGTATGATGGTGGGCTTTATAGTTGAAATGGCGGCTAAACTTAAAGGCCGGGATGCCAACTTCCAGGTTCTGTCTCCAAAGTATGAGGGCACCGTTGGCGTTGATAATCTGAATGCGAAGTTGCGCGACAAGCTCAACCCCAAGACCGGGCAACCCAGTTGGAAGCTACCGGAGTTTGAGACTAGGATTGGTGACCGTCTTATGGTCATTAGAAACGACTACAAGCTCAACATATATAACGGCGATATTGGAAAGCTAGTGTCTATTAAAAAGGACAGCCTTACACTTCGGATACATGGGGTTGGAGATTCACCGGATGCAAATGTAGACATTCCGAAAGAAGAAGCTGGATTCATGTTGAAACTGGCTTATGCCGTAACCGTACATCGGTGCCAGGGGGAAGAGTTTGAAACTGTTATTTTACCTCTGGTCAAAGCTCAGGGGGTAATGCTACAGAGGAATCTGTTTTATACGGCTATCACACGGGCACGGAAGAAAGTTTGGCTTTTGGGGGACGCCGATGCTGTTTTGAAAGCGGTTGCGAACGATAAAGTAATACAGCGCAACACAATTTTACGGGATTTGATAACTTCAGAGCGAATTAGGTGTAGTAAGGGGGATGCTCAGTGAAGAACGTATCGACGCCATTTTCAAGGAAATGGTCACCTACATCCTGGAACTTAACAAAGATCCAGGTTCGTTAGGGCCTAACTATTTTCAGGACGTCATTGCCACCTGTCGGAATTACCTCAACCGGGTGAGTTTGGTGATTTCTGAGGTAAGCCAAGAGAAGCTGGCTGTCAGCAGTGAATTGCGGAAACTCGAAGCGGCCTACTCTTTGGAGTACGACGATTTGATTGCCAACAGTGACCGGGTGAGATCCCTCTCCAGCGTAGAGGACCGTAAGGCGACCGCTGGCTTTATGCTACGTAATCAGCGAGAGGCGATTAATGACCTTAAAGACCAGATGCATGAGTTGGAATCTGTGTATAAGGTTGTGAATCACCGTAACCGAGAGCTACACGCGACCATGGCGGCTATCAAGGATCAACGCCGTCTTGTCAAAATAGAGATAGAAAGCGGCTCTTTTTACGGCGATGAGCGCACTACCAAAGGTGAGGCTGTTGGAGGAATGGCTGTAGATGAGGGTCTGAACGAGCAAGAACTAGCCGATATGCTTGCGGATGAGTCGGAAAGTCCTGAAGACCCGGAATCAGAAGAGATCCCTGAAGATCCGGAATCAGAAGAAGAGGCAAGCCCGGAAGAGGAGGCTGTGGTTCAGTTTTTGGAGTCTCCAGAAGAACCTATGCCTGAGAAGTCAGACAAGCCAGCAGAGCCCCAACCAGTGGTAGAGCCAGACCCCATAAGCGACGAGATGCGGGATATTGTCTCTATTTTAGAAGAACTATGAATTATTTTGTAGTTTTGGTGTAGGCGGCTTTTGACAGGCTTGGAAGCCAACTCCATTAGGCTCTTCGCGACACCTGTAGGAAAAGGCCACCAAGCCTGTCAACTGAAAACTGTTGTTTCTGGCTTCCAGTCTAAGTGACATTTCGTGGCCAGAGCAACCTGAACAAAGGAAAGACAATGGCCGAAGAAGATTATGATCTACCAGAAGAGTATAGTGATTTTGATGAAGATGTTGCTCTTGACCCCGATGAGAAGGGATTGGGGGGAACTCGACAAGACTGGCTGAAGATGTCCAAGAAGGGCGAGGTTATTAGGTGTGCATTTGTGTATTTTCACACCTATGATAAGAATGCTGTTCGGAATGCCATAAAAGCAGCCAAAAAGGATAGCAAAAGGCTGACACGTGAAGATGTCACCAAGGTCGCCAATCGCGCCCTTACGCAGAGAGCGGAAGAACTTGAGAAGAGCGCGGACCAGTTAACTGAAACTGATAAATTGGACGTTTCAGTCGCTCATTTCAAGGCTATGAAAGCCCATTACCAGGACGGTCTTGGTTATGTGATTTCTCGGCTTGGTAAAGATGGGGCTGACGCTGACGCGATTTGGAAGCGTCTACCGGAGCCCAAGATGTACTTTACCACCCTTTTGTTGATCTACCCGACAGACGGAGAGGGCACACTGAATAAGGAAACGCTTGCCAGACAGATCAAGGAGAACAAGCTACAGCTTATTCCTTGGCGTTTTAGCTCTCGTGTGTATGATGATATCTGGAAGCTCAATGACGGACTTCGTGAGAACAACCTGTCGTTGGCATTGCAGGATATCAAGCTGGAGTGCAAAGAAACTCAGTATCAGAACATCTCTGTGAGCTTTGCTGGTCAGGCTATCTGGCAGAAGAATGACACGTTCAAGGCCGCTGTGCTGGCTCATGCTGTGAATTTGTATGACAAGCTGATTCCCTTCCGTGAGATGACCACGGATCAGTTACGTTCCAAACTGGGTCTTGGAGGTTCTGCCACTGAGGATATAACGGCAGACAACTTCCAGGATATGTTGGATCAGGTATAACCAGAACGGGGGCTCAGCCCCCGTCCTTTACCATGTTCACGCTCGGTCTCGACCCATCGCTTCGTGGATTCGGCTGGTGCATCCACAATTCTACAGTGGTGGGTGAGGACCGCGTGTTCGCTAAAGGCCGCTGGTCTACCACGCCAAAAACTATGTGGGTAGAAAGATATGTAATATTACGGGAAGAGCTACAGGATTTGCTGGACCGGTACCTATTGATCGAGACGGTCGGTGTGGAATCCCCTCCGTTCGGAGAGTTGTACAGTGAGGGTTTGTACGCCTTATTTTTGATGGTCAATGAGGCTATCTGGAGTCGGCGGCGAGATGTGGTGTACTTTGATCCTGGAACTCTCAAGATGTTGGTGAAAGAAGACCCGAAGCTTCGCAAGGGCAAACTATTTAAGTCGGATATGATTGAGGCAGCTAAAGCGGACACTGGAATTAAGAAATGGAACTCTGATGAGGCAGATGCCTATCATGTGGCCCGGTTCACTGCCCGGTTTTGGAAAGTTGTTCGGGGCGAAATTGGCAAAGAAGATTTGACTCCATCGGAACATCGAGCCTTTTTAAGGATTCATACATTTACGCGGGGGAAGCGTAAAGGCGAGACAGTGAAGACAGGCGCGGTGTTTAAAGAAGATCAGCGATACTTTCGATTTTCATTACTCCCCAAAACGTGAGAGGCATCTATGGCTGCGAAAAAGACAAAAAAGAGCACGAAGCCCATTAGTGAGAGGGCAACGATGGTGGCCAAGGCTAGAGCCACTATTCTTAAAACGACAAAACAACAGCCACTACAGCCCTCTGCAAAGACATTGGGGCACGTATCCACGGGTTCTTTTCCTGTGGATATGCTGATTGGAGGTAGCCCAACTAAAGACGGCAAGGGATTGGTCTGTCCAGGGCTTCCCAGGCGTAGAATTATAGAGATATATGGGCCTGAATCGAGCGGTAAAACAACATTACTCATCTCTGCAATGGTTGAGGCGCAAAAAGCAGGCGGAGCCGCTTTATTTATCGACTTTGAGCATTCCTTAGATCATAGCTACGCCAAGGCACTTGGGCTGTCTTATGATGAGGATAAGCTGTTGGTCTACCAACCGGATAATATGGAAGAGGGCTGGAAGATGATGTTCATTGGCATCGCTGCTGGCTTCGATATTATAGGGGTGGATTCTGTAGCTGCAATGGTGCCGAAGTCTGAAATGGAGAAAGGCTTCGACGCTGAAGCTAAGATCGGCGCTCTTGCGCGGCAGTTCTCTAAGGAGTTACCGAAGTTTGTTACGTGGCTGCAAAAGTATCCCCGCCTCACGGACAACAAAGAGAAAACAGATCCGAATCATCCTGGCACGGCTCTGGTTTTTATCAATCAGACACGAGCATTGATTAATACTGGCGGCGGTAAAAGCTACGGCGAGGCTGAGAATACGAGCGGCGGCAAGGCTATTAAGTTCTATGCTTACCTTCGTCTTCGCACGGCTCGCATCAAGTCAGAAGTTGTCGAGCGAAAAGACCCAATGAGCGGTAAGAAGCGTCGATTCCCATATGGTAACGTGACTGATGTGAAAGTAGTCAAGTCTAAGGTGGACGCAAAGCAGGGGCATTCAACCCAGATGTTCATCCGTTACGGGGTGGGCATTGATGATTATTACTCGATTATTGAGACTGGCGTCGTCCAAGGATTAATCAAGAGATCGGGAGCCTACTATACATTGCTCGACAAGAAGTTTCAGGGACGTGACAAGTTCCGTCAATTCTTGATCGAAAACCCCAAGGTTTTTGAAGCTCTTCGGACAAAGCTCGCAGTCGCGGTCAATGCTTCTGCTGTAGAAGCAGGTAGTGAGTTGACGGAGGAAGACGAATTGCTAGAAGGCTTCGATCTTGAGGGTGACGATGAGGCGGATATCGAGTCAGAGGTAGAAGAGGCGCTGACTGAAGAGTCCGGTGGTGGCTGAGTGTGGTCCGGGTCGAAATTAAAAACTTCCAATCTATAACCCATCAAGTTATTGATGTGGATGGCTTTTCGGCTTTGGCCGGTAGAAGCAACATCGGCAAGAGCGCAGTAATAAGAGCAATTAAAGCGGCTCTTACGGGCTCCCCTGCTGATAACTATGTAAGACACAGTATTAGTTGCCCTCGTGTAATCAAAGGGGCCAAGTCTTGTAAGTGCTTTTGTTCTGTTCATATTAAGGCGGAGGGTTTAGATCTCCTTTGGGAGAAGGGGGATGCCGTCAACAGGTATGTACACAACGGCACAGAGCACACGGTAGTGGGGAGAGGCACACCAGACTTTTTGACTCCGGGGTTCTCGCCCGTTAAGTTAGGGGAAAAAGAAAAAGGGCTTTTACAGGTTTCGGATCAGTTCAAGCCTATTTTTATCTTAGATAAACCCGGCACGGTAGCGGCTGATATTTTATCTGACGTGGCGAAGTTGGATCAGATTAATGTTGCCATACGTTTAGCCGAAAAAGACCGTAAAGAGGCCAGAGCCACCCGTAAGGTTCGGGAGAAGGATATTGAAGACCTCTCGGAAGCATTAGAGGGGTATGAAGGGTTGGATGGCGTTGCGGGTCAGGCATCAGACGTCGAGGAAGTTTACCAGCAGGTAGAGGCTATTAAGGAGAAAGCGGAGCAGTTGGAGCAATTTATAGAGGCTATTTTTAGCGTTGGCCAACAGCTTAGAGATTTAAAAGCGGTCGAACAGATAAAAGTACCTGACATCAGCCCTTTGAAGGAAGAGGATTCTAAGTTTACAACTTTGGAGCGGCTAGTCGCTGAACTTCACGGCAAGGCCCAGGCGGTCTTGGCTTTGAAAGGGTTGGAAGCTATTGAAATCCCGGAAATGGAATCGTTTTCATCCTCAGGGGTGTTATATGAAAAGCTAGTTCAATGGGCGTCCAAGGTTGATGTGCTCGCATCCTTTTTGGATAAGATTCAAAAGCTCTTACTGCTTTCTCTTCCGGAGTTCGGTCCGCTGGAAGAGACGAGAGATGTTTATCTTCGTATTGTTTTATGGGCGACCCAAGCCTATGAGTTGTCCCAAGCATTGTTACAGTTAAAACAGGAGTTGAAGGGAACGCTTCAAGAAGAGGCCGAGATATTACAGGAATTTGATAGTTTGGGGATGCTGTGCCGCGAATGTAATCGGCCCTTAACATTGGATGATCATTAATTGTCTAGAGTAGCTTTCATATTTCGCACTGATGTGCATGTCTCTGATAGAAGCCCGGACTCCTGGAAAGGCGACTACCCGGCTGAGATCTGGTCTGACCTGGAACAGATCGGACAACTGGCAAGCGAACATAAAGTTGATGCAGTGTTAGATGGTGGTGACTATTTTCATATCAAGAGCGCGAGTAAGAATAGCCACGCTTCCATGTATCGTACCGGATTGATACATAGCAAATATGAGTGTCCGGTTTTCCACGTGGAAGGTAACCACGACATTAAACACAATAATCTTGACAGTGTTGTTCAGCAACCGATTGGGGTTTTGTATGTCTACAGGGTCTTTCGCCAACTACGGGAAGAGGTTTTTCAGAAAGATGGTTTACAAGTACGTGTTGTCGGGGTGCCTTATAGTTTGAGGCGTACCATAAATGACCTCCTGGAGATTCAGAAGCAACCGGAAGACGATTATTTGGTAGCGGTTGTTCATGCTTTGGCGTCCGGATCACCTCCAACAAATGTCGAAGGGTTTTTCAAGGAGCCTGTGTTTAGGTATTCTGATCTTGTAACTCCCAATGGCCCCGACGTTTGGTGTTTCGGGCACTGGCACCAAGATCAAGGTGTTGTTGATATTGATGGCAAGCATTTTGTGAATCAAGGCGCTGTCTCGCGGGGCGCTCTGGTGCATGAAAATATTACTCGCACCCCACAGGTGGCTTTATTAGAGTTTGGCTCTAATATTGGGATCGAACTGCTTCCTTTAAATGTAGCCCCTGCTGAAGAAGTGTTTGATTTTGAAAAGAAGGAACGGATAGAAACCGAAAATCGTAATATCGATGAGTTTGTCGAGAAGTTACAAGAAGATGCGACATTCGACTCAACAGCAACGATCGAAGATAATATTCGAATATTGGATTTCGCTCACGAAGTCAGAGAAACGGCTTTGACATATTTGAAGCGAGCCCGTGGGGAAGCCTGATGTACCTGTCTTATTCTGGTTTTACTGTCTATAAGAATTGCCCAAGGGCTTATTACTACAGGTATATTCAGAAGCTGATACCGTCCAAGAGCAATTGCGTCCATATGCTTTACGGGGATGTGGTGGGGAAGATTTTTGAACAGTTTTACGTAGATGAGATGTGGAAAGCTGATCTGATACTGATGAGATTGATGGACCTTGTGCGTCCGGTAATGACGAGAGTCACGGTCCGGGAGACGGAGAAGGGCGGGTTTTTTGATTGGAACGAGCCAAACCTTAAGCCCGGTAGCCGGTCTTTAGATGAGGTCGAGCAAGAAATCCGTGAGACTATCCCCAGAGGACTGCGGAGCATAAAGTACCACCGGCTTGGTGGGATTGATGCAGAGGCAGAGGTTGTCTTAGATGAGAAAGTGAAAGGCCATATAATTGGAGGTCGTGCGGACTTTATTATGAGACGGGTTCGGCCCCATGGGGATTTGGTGATTGTAGACGGCAAAGGGTCCAGGTGGCGTGACAAGTACACAGATAGCCGCCAGTTGCGTTGGTACGCCATGTTATATTGGTTGAGGCACGGGGTGATCCCTGACCAGTTAGGGTTTTTATATTGGCGGTTTGAGCCTGAAGAGAGCATGGATTGGAGCGGAGTAACGAAGAGCCAGCTAGAGGCTCTTTTGAACGCTATATTGGAAACAATCCAAGAAATTGAGTCAGCCAAGAAAGAGCTTCGGAAGGGAAAGCCAAACGCCATATTTTGGGCCAACCCCGGTTCAAGTTGCTCATTGTGCGGCTATCGGGAGCACTGCTCAGAAGGCTCGAAAGCTTTGTCCGATAATACTAAAGCACAGATTGTCGAGGACCGAAAACGTGGTGTAGAGGAAGGGGAAATCAGCTTTTAATTGGCAACAAAGAGGTGTGATACCAATGTCTGATGAGATTAAGGAAAAGATCGACGAACTGCAACAAAGGTATAATGCGGTAGTTCAGAAAAAGGCTACTTTGTCCGGGCAGTTGGAAGCTAAAAAAGAGGAATTAGCTACCATTGTTCAGGAGATCAAAGAAGCGGGTTACGACCCAAAGAAGATTGCTCAGGAGCGAGATCAAGCCAAAGAAGAGTTAGAGGCTATGATCGAGAAGTTGGATCAATCGCTGACTGAAGTTGAAAACGCTCTTGCAGAGTTTCAACAGAAATGAGGATCAAATGGAAATCAAATTTACAGTTGACGCTGAACAATTAAATAAAGCACTCAGAGTGTCCTCTATCATTAGTCCGCAGATCACAGCGGAACAAGAGCGGGGATACCTATTTGTAGTCGGTGGTGATGGTAAGGCGTGTCAAGTATATGCTACAAACGGAGCCCATGAGGTCCGTTCCAGCTTTCCAATTTCTGATGTAGAGGGCGAAGGCTCCTTCATGTACCCCGCTGACTATATAGGAGCATTTGAGTACGTATCCGGGCCAGTCACCTTTACAGCCACGTCTGAAGGCGAGTCATTTAAGGTGAAGTATACATTTGGACCTGGGGAAACTGATCGTGTGTCATTTGACCCTCGTTCGATGAATCTGTTTGAAAAGAAGATCCAACAGGCTGTCGATTCTCAGGAGCCGAAATCCTATAATATTAAGACCTTACAGTTGGCTCTGGGAATGGCCAAGTCCTTTATGGCCAAGCCGAATGATACGGTTACGCATGAGTTTTATAAAACCGTACAGATTTTTGGAGACGATGACCCTAAAGTGAAAAAGGCAAACGGCTATCTGTTTTCGTCAAACGGAACTGAGGCATTTTACTTCCAGAGTGATGTTTTTAAGGGACAGGGGCTGGCTGCCCCGGCACAGCATTTGTCTTTGCTTGAGTCTTTCATGTCTCAATCGACCGGCGCTTTGCGTGTTTACAAGACGGAAGAGCGTACTTATGTCATAAATGAGAACAATGACGTAATAGGGTGGCCACACCACCATGATACCTACGAGAAGTTCTCTTATTACTCACTGGACGACCCTATCATTGCAAAGGTGGACTGTGGGAGAATGCACCATCAATTGCGATTTATGAGGGCTGGACTACACAAGGACAAGAAGAAAGTCCTGCTTCATTTTAATCCGTCATCCAAGGACTTCTGGTTTTCTTGCGCTGATAACGGGAGTGTCACGAAAAGCCTTCCGGTAACCGCTGAAGAGGTGGAAACCAAGATTGAGGAAGAGTTGACAGCCCCTGTCAATGTCAATCATATGCTGGACCTGTTCGATAATGCGAAAGGTGAATGGGTAGAGTTCAGGATTGTGGTGTTGCCTAAAGACGGGAAGGACCGAACCAAGGATCTGTTCTTTTTCAGGACCATTGACGAGTTTCTTGTGAGCGATGACGGTACAATTGCTGGCGGGAGCGGAGCTACTAATGTGGCGGAAGGGGTACACAAATGCACTGTGACACGCTTCACGCCGGGGATCGACTAAAAGCGGTCCGGGAAACGGTGTCTGGGCTCCAGGCGTTGCGGGACCAGATGCAGCGGGATCTGACCTCACGTGAACAAGAGGTAAAGGATCTCACCCACCAGTTAGATATTTTGTCGAAAGTCGGTGAACTGTTCCGGGCTCTGATGGACCAACTGGTTTTGGATCACGTTAGGTCCATTGAAGGTGTAATTACAGAGGGATTGCGTACCATTTTCACGGATCAGAGCCTGTCATTTGAGGCTGAAATTTCTCAAAGGTATAACAAGTTGGCCATAGATTTTTATTTTCGGCAAGACGATCAGCGAGTCGAGATCAAGGGGCATCCATTAGAAGCGTTTGGCGGCGGTCCAGCGAGTATTGCTTCCTTAATTTTGAGAGTGTTGGCCTTACGGCGCTTGAAGAAATGGCCATTATTGGCTCTGGATGAGACGTTGGGAGCCGTGTCTGATGAGTATATTGATCGAACGGGCTTGTTTTTGAGGCAGTTGGCCGAAAAAACCGGAATAGAGATTTTGCTCGTGACGCATAAGCCAGCTTTTCTTGACCACGCTGTGGTTGGGTACAGGGGATCTGAGGTTTTAACTGAGGACGGAATGCGATACTTACAGCTACAGCAGGAGGTGGTAAATGCGGTCTGAGGCCGAGATTCAGGACAGGATTCGATTCTTACTGACAAGAGAGTTGGATCGTAGAGTTTCTGAGGCAGGGGCTCGTTTACCTCGAAATTGCGTACATAACCACCGGCAGTCCTTAGATACTAGAAAAGAGGTCGCTGGAGAGCCAAACGAGAATTACAACCGGAACTCAAGCCCGGATTCGCCTATTATTGGTTTGTGTCTACTGAACTCAACCGACCCTACGGAATGGAATGGGGATATCTGCGAAGAGCCGATTGATGCCCAACGCTGCCCTCATTTCAATCTGAAGATCACACAGGAGTCAATAAGCGAAGAGTTCTACCAACAGATAAGAGATCTTGACTGGGTGGCTGAGAATATGGCGGAAGTTTACGGGCTTCTTTGGGCGTTGGGGTCTGAGACAATGCCTACTCTCCCCTGGTGGAAAAGGATATGGTTCAGGTTTCTCCGGATTCGGCCTGACCCGCTTGTAGCTACCTTACCCCCGGAGTCTATCCGCCTGTAGCCATGTTTTCTGTTCTGTCCCAGTTATTTATTACGGAAAGGCATCGTCAGCGAGCCGCGAATGTGGGCTTTTCGCTTCCAGCGCTACTGGAACACGATGTGCAGGCATCCGTTGAGCCTTTGCTTGCGACCAATATGCGAGGAACTTTTCTTCGGACACGGGTGTCCAGGACAGGGAGCGTCCGGTCGGGGTTCTCGGAGTGCCCTATTGATAAAGAGCCAGAACTGCTCCGGGAGTTCTGGAACGTCCTTATTAAGGAAGGAGAGCAAGAGGGGTGGGACAATACCGCACCCACGGTCGAAGAGGCTCTCGAAAAGCTCCGTAAAGCGGGTTTGACCCCTAAGACATTGGTAGTGGCCTCTGACCTTGACGGGGCTCCAGAGGGGCTGAGAGTGCTCAAATCTGAGCTACCTGGGGGAGCCTTGGCCGCAGCCGAACCTGAGGTCACCGGCATCTATACTAGGGTCGGAGATCACGTATCAATCATGGCGCAGAGGGTGAATGTAGCTTTGGTGGTGGTGCCATGAATTGGATGGACCATTTGGTTAGATTCTCGGTTTCTCAGCTTGGAAACCGGGAGCGTGAGGCGCTTTTATCAAGGGGCGTGTCTGATGATCAAGTGGCGGATTTTCAGATTGGCTATCTTAACAAGTATCTTCCAGGGGGAATGCCCAAGCATTTTTTGGAGTGGGCCAATTGGGGAGAAAAGCTAGACGACATGTTCGTTTTCCCTCTCACGACCACTTTGGGAGAGGTTCGAGGGCTTCAGTTTAGACATGTGGAGAGGGCAAGGTCGGGGTACACGGATTTTTTGTTAGATCGTCGTGAGCCCTGTATGTTTGGGTTGGCTCAGGCGGCGTCGGCAATGTGGGAGACGGGTTCGGTTTATCTGGTGGAAGGCGTTTTTGACTTATTACCGATCCAGAGAGCGCTCCCTTTTGTGACTGCCACCATGACATCCTACACAAATCAGCAGACCGCCCGGTTGCTCCGTCGTTTCGTCAAACGAGTCTGGCTCGGATACGATATGGACGAACCTGGAGAAAAAGGATGTAAAGTGTTCCAGAAAAGGCATGGTCGTGATTTTGAGGTGTATATAGTCAAATACCCCAAAGTAAATGGCAAGCAGATGAAGGACCCCGGCGAACTTTGGGAAGCATGGGGTGACGCCCAAACTATCCCCTTTATCCGCTCGGCAATAGAACGTGAAAACCCTTTTTAAAGGAGAGATCAGATGTCAAAACTATATGGACCGGCTGAAGCTGTAGAAGAAATTGCCAATAATCTCTTGCCAACGTACCACCCGGAGTTGGCGACAGCGAGAATAGAGTATATTTTCGTGGACAAGGCCAGTCAGAAGAACGGTCGTCCTGTTTTGGGGAAAGCCAAGAAGGTAAGCGGGGCTCTGGAGTTCCTCTTGGAGAAGGATTTTCTCATCGAGGTCGCTTTGGACTGCTGGAATGATGCTTCAGAGCGCCAGCGACAAGCTCTTGTGGATCATCTTCTGGAAAGCTGTACAGGCGTCGAGGATGACGAGACAGGGGAGATAAAGTGGACCATGCGTACCCCTGATGTACAGGAGTTTACTAGCATTTTACATCGTCATGGGGCCTGGACCGATACTTTGGCAGGTATGGTGGAAGTGGCTCAGCGCCTGAATGTGGAAGACCGTATTCAGGAAGTTGCTGATTCGAGCGTAGAACAGACAGAAGAGTAGCCTTTGTGGGACACTGTATACAGACCGCTCAGGTTTGCTGATGTTTTAGGTCAAGAAGGCAACGTTCATCTTCTTAAAGCGCGGCTAAAGAACGGAACGGCTTTCGACACAAGCTACATTTTCGCTGGCGCTTTTGGGCGTGGGAAGACCACCCTGAGCCGAATTCATGCGAGAGCGATGCTTTGTCAAGACCTGGACAAAAGCGATCCTGAGCCGTGTAATAAATGTGACAACTGCACGACCATTTTGGGCGAGCAGCCGGGACCGTTTGTGGAACGGGATGCCGCAAGCCAGGGGACCATTGAGCACATTCGAAAGATTGTAGAAGAACTGCCTTATGTCCTGGCAAACGCTCCAAAACGTATTTACCTTTTTGATGAGTCCCACCGAATGTCCGTAGCGGCACAGGATGTTTTGCTGAAGCCGATAGAGGACAAAAAGATGATCGGAATGTTTTGCACCACGGAAGCGGAGAAGATCCGTGGCGCGATCCGATCGCGTTGTGAAGAGTACACGATCCGCAAGGTCACGAGGGAGGAAGTCCTTAAGCGGATGCGTATGATTTTAGAAAAAGAGAACGTGGAGTTCCAGGACGATGCTGTCTACATTGTTATAGATTACTCAGGTGGTCATGTCAGGGATGTAATCAATAGACTGGAAATGGTTGCCCAGTTAGGCCCTGTGACCGTGGACAATGTGCGTCAATATCTGCATCTGTCCGTAATCACATTGTACTACAAGATTTTACTCCACTTGGATGACCCGGCTCAGTGTATCGAATTAATCGATCAGGCATGTGAGCAGGTTACTCCTGAGGAGGTCGCTACTGGTATAGCTGAAGCGGCCATGAATACGTACCGCATGTCCAATAGTATATACACGGATTTCTCCTTTGTTGACAAAGGGTTAGCCGAAAAAGTTTGGGATAAGTATAAGGATCAGGTTGTACGGTTTGCCTACTGGTTTTTAGGTTCTAAGTATGTGTCCAAGCTTAGCTTGGTTAGAGATGTTGTTGTGTTTTCTCAGACGACGGGGAACCTGCCATTGGACGCTCCATCGTTGCCGGTGGTTTTGGAAGCTAAGCCAACGGGTCCGGTTTCGACTTTGGCTCCATCTCTGCCTGCCAACGGTGGTGAGATTAAGGATGAGGCTGATCCAACAAAGCCCACTGATATCGAAGCTCATGTAATGAACTCCCCTCTTCCCCGTCTCAGGGAGACAGAGCCTACCGCGCCTCGTGTCGAAAACAAGAACAAGCAGTTGTCACCAAAAGAGTGGCGTCTGCACTTCGAGCGCTTGTTGCAGAAAAAGTTTACCTTCTCATTGCTAAAATAATATTCAGAGTGTAATAAAACTTAGAATGGTGAAAATGTCGGGATGGGTACAGAGGGACAGTGGGTAGTACTGGAGCTTACCTCCAAAGCGGAGAATGAAGACCCGGATATAGTACGGGCTTCAATCCGCCATCATATCCGTAATGCGGAGGTATTTGTACCGGCCTCAATTGTCCAGCGGGGCGAGCAGAGAGTTTACCATTATTTGGTAAACGGGTATGCCTTTGTACAGAACTCACATCCCATGTCTCATTATAACCGTCTGGTCGATACCAAGTATGTCCAGGGGCCTTTGTATGTTCCAACCGGAACCAAGGAGGACAAGCGGCTTGCAACGGTGGGTTCGAAGGAGATTGACCAGCTTCGCTCTCAGATCAAGGCTGAGGTTGACCAGGGAATCGAAGTCGGTGATACCGTGGTCATCACGTCCGGAGCTTATAAAAACATCGCGGCTATTGTGCGTGAAGAGATACCGGAACATGACTCGGTTCAGGTTCATATTCAGCTTAGGTCCACAGATCGTCTGGTGACACTGCCGAGAGCCTTTTTGCGTCTAAAGTCCAAGCCCTTACACGTCGTTTACCAGTCAGACCTGGATTCGATTTCAAAATGGGCAAAAATGGCTTTACAAGTAGCCCAGTGGTCGGATGAGACTCTTGGTAAAATTCAGAAGAAGTTTCGTAGTTTTAGTCATTTAGATGAGTTATTACAGAGAAGTCGAAAGGTATATTTGTCCACGCAGGCATATTACACTAGGTTCGACTTTACGCCATTGCGAGCCAAACTCGATGAGTTTCAGCGGTTATGCCTGGGGATCAGCTTACAAGAGCAGCTAAACGTAGTCGAAAAACCGCTGCCCAATTGGAACTTCGTAGCGAAGAAGCAGCAAGAGGTGACATTTCTCACGGATGCCCACAACAAGCTACGGTCAATATATATGGATGTGAAAAAGATGACAGAACCTGTACGCCTTAATTTAATTGTAGATGGTACACAACTCTATATCCGGTGCCTCTCGGCTCCGGGGTTGGATTCTTTGACGGATTCGAAGGGCCGACACACTGGAGCTATTGTCGGAGTCTTGAGAAGCCTGGGTTCTTATAAAAAGCGCTTCCCCAAGGCTCGGATCTATATGTGTTGGGACGGCTCTTCTCAGCGACGTAAGGCCATGTATTCTGAGTACAAGGCTAATCGGGTATCGCGTTCGAAGGAAGCGGGAGATTCGTTTGAAATCGATTGGTTACGGGAGAACCTTCCATTGTTTGGGGTCACACAAGCGTATAATTTAAAGGAAGAGGCTGATGACGTAATGGCCTCTTTGGTCAGAGGATCATTACAAGATGACCTCAATATTCTTATTTCGACCGACCGAGATCTTCTACAGCTTGTGGCAGAACACACTCATTTATTATGCCCTAAAGTAGGCATGGGTAAAGAGAAGCTGTATGATCCGGTTTTAGTAGAGTCAGAATACGGGGTTCCTCCAAAGGCTATGGTACACCTAAGAGCTTTGACGGGGGATAGTTCAGATAATATTGCGGGTGTTTCAGGTTTTGGCTTGAAGACGGCAGCAAAGTCTATTAGATTATATGGCACGGTCACAGCTTTGTTAGAGTCAAACCTTGCCGGGTTGGGAAAAGCTCAGATAGCTAAGTTACGAGCAGGGAAACAGCAAGCTCTTAAAAATGTTGACTTGTTAGCTCTAGTGAATGTACCGTTTGATCAGATCGAATCGAATCCAAATCAGAAAGAGGCTGAGGTTAGGTTGGAGGAATTAGATATTAAAGGGAGTCCTATCTTAGCCGCATTCTTCCCCCACGTCTGATAAAGGAGTCGAGCCAATGTCGTCTGGTTACGTTATTCCGGTTGATCCTGCTGAATTGGCCAATCGTTTTGCAGCGCCTGATCCTATAGATGAAAGAGAAAGATTAGAAAGAGAAGCAGAAGAAGATGATGACTCAGAAATGGATGCTCTGTTTTCCAGTGATGATTATGAAACAGTCGTATTGCCCCTTCTAGATCGAATACCTGAACGAGAAGCAGACCTGATTTACCTCTATTATGTTTGTAAGAAGCGTCAGGCTGACATCGCTGAAATCTTCGATGTGACCCAAGCGGCTATTAGTTATCGTTTGGATCGAGGAATTCAGAGAATCAAGTTTTTGCTGTCAATTCCTACAGTTACGGAAGAGGACATGCGAAGGGACTTAGCCAAGATATTTGAGCAAATAGACATAAATATTTTGGTGGGTATGTGGCAAACGACGTGTCAGTCAGAAGTCGCTTCGTCGTTAAAGTTAACACAGGGTCGTGTACGTCATCGCTTTTTCAAAGCTGTTGAGGTGCTCAAAGAAGCGGCAGAGCGTGATAAATGCTTTGTCCCTTATCATAAGATATTTTCATCCATATCTTCCAAGAATTTCAACATCCTGAGAGCGGTACAGCTTCCTCAGTGGAGTGATAGGGGTGTGGACCGTTGTATTTAGATTTTAGGGCGTCCGCGTAGTTATAAGGTTTCTTTTTGTGGGGAGGGGTTAGACGAGGACTATTCCCTTGCCTACACTCCGACATCAAGATTATCAGTTTGAAATTGATCTGGTAGACGGGTCGTGGAGATGGACCACTCGCGTAGATGTGTCCAAGTCAGTACCCTTTACTCAGATCAGAGATATTATTACGCCGTATGGTCTTTTACGGGATTCCGTGCCGCTTCCAGGTGAGGTGGTACAGGCCATGGCCGACTCTATAGTAGAAGTTATGATGGCGTACCCGCCAAGCATTCTACTCAGCCCTACAGCTTTGGATTTTGTTGTGGATGAGGGACGCGGGGTTTCAGCAGCAAAAGCTGTACAGGTCACTAACAACGGCATATTGGGTTCATTACTGGCAACTCAGATCACCACATCTGCTGCTTATGTCGCTGCGATCCCGGCTAATGTGGACGGCCTGAATGCTAATGAAACGGGATCTTTTAACGTTTCTGCGGACAGCACCAATCTTTTGGCGGTGAACAGTCCTTACGCAGAGACTGTAACAGTACAGAGTTGTGATGCTACAAATAGCCCTCAGACGGTGGCTGTAAACATTGTTGTACGACCCAAGGCTGAAATCTCACTGGTACCTACAACTCTTACATTTACCGTCGCCAAGCCTCTAACAGGGCCTTTCCCATCGATTCCGTCACAACAAATTACATTAACAAACTCAGGACTGCCTACCTCTGTTCTTGATTATCAGATTCGTAAACTGATCGGGGAGACATGGCTTGTTAGTTTTTCTCCTGTTTACGGGTCTCTTAATGGAGGTGCATCGCAGCCGGTTACGGTTGTCGTGGCCCCTTCGGAAGGTATGGCGATAGGTACTTATACCGAGACTCTTAGGTTTACGGGTTATAGTTCTAACATGAGTGAAGACGTTACGGTAACACTCAATATCACGTGAGGTTAGAATGGATTTTGATCTTGCTCAAATGGAAGTGTCAGGTGCCACAGGAATGGATGCTCTGTTCAAGAGAGAAGAGCATCTTCTGACTCCCTACCCTAAGGGTCGGGTAAAAGTTGCAACTATTAAGGACTTACATCAGTTTGTCCGTTTGTCGTCGGATACTTTAATTCATAAGAGTGACCGGGACTTGTGGGCGCTCAAGAAAGAGGGCGAAGGCGGTTATTTTATTGAGCGTCTGTTTGATGACAACGGAGAGCCGTTGAGAGGGTAGGATTTCTTAATGGAAGCACGGAAGAAAACGGTAGCCGTCTTAGATAAGCACTTGAAGACCTCTGGCCTTGGGCCTCGACTGAAGGTTGCGGCGGGTTTTGACCCAGAAGAGCAGTTTAAGCCAAAGGGAGCACCCGGAGACAATCAAGTTGGAAGTTTTCTGAAACGTGCAATTCCTAAAGATTTTCCATATGACCCCAAAGCCTTGAAACCTCTGGCTCAAACGCTTTGGGCAATGAGCGTAGCTCTGGGCCACACTTTGACAGCACACCGACAACTCTCAAAGGTCAAGTCCGCTACCGTGTCTCCTGATGGTTTATTCGGTGGTCGGGGTTACGTGATGTCTATTAAGGATGTCCGGAAGGCTCTTTATGACGCTGCTGAGGGCTTGTCCGCTATTTCAGACACGCTTCACGATGAAATCAATGCTCCGCACTGGAAGCCAAAGCTTGCGGAGTTGGAAAAGAACGATATTGAGAGCGTTGAACGTCTCGTTGGAGAGGCTGAAGAAAACCTGGAAAACCCGGAAGAAGATGCTGATGAAGCCATGGAGCAGGCCGAAGAGTCTGGGACCAGGGCAGAGATGGAAGAGGGCGAAGGGGAAGAAGAGCCAGCTTCCAAGATACCTGATAGCGGCTCTGCTCCGGACAGTTATGTAGCACCGGGCCAAGTCAAACAGGCTTCTGAGGGCAGCTACGACCGCAGAAATTTCGCCAACTCGTCTGTCCCAGTTCAGACAGAATCCGGACCCCGTGTTCAACATTTGGACCGTGGGGATGTGGATCAGACAGGCCCCTTCGGTTCCTATAATAACCAGGAGCCAAGGTCCACAAAGGATGAGTGGAGTCGAGAGGACGGAGGGGGATCAGAGTACATATATCAGAGCGAGTGGGACAATAACCTACTTGATGAGACTAGCAGAACCGCAATGAAAGAGCGGATCGCGGCTTCAGCCCTTCCTGGTAAACTGACCGATCCTACTCCAACCGAAGGTTATGATTTTGGAATAGGCTACGGTGATGGGAACGACGCCCACGGGCAGGGCGCTGGAGATTACGGTACGGTAGATTCGGATGGAAAAGGTGTGTACGGCCCTCACGCCAAGTTACCGGATGCTCCGGGCGGTACAGAGTCCGATATTAGTACTCCTGCTATAGAGCTAGAAGTCGGGCGGACTGCCCCAAGGTGGAAAGCTGCTTCTTCAAAGCTTCCCATGGATATTCTCCCGTCTGTAGCACGGTCGGATTATTATGAGGGAGACAAGGGGGATAACGAGGTAAATGCGGCGAGTTCTGTCCCTGAAGTTGAGAACGTGAACTACGATCACGACAAGGATATTCAGCCCGGTGCTGGTTATCGCCATGAACAAGGACACCAGCCTTACATCAAATGGGACTCAGACACTCATAACTATGAACATGACTATATATATCAGAGAGATGTGGAAGGACCTTTTGAAAGAGAATAATTATGGCAGAGTTTGATCTGGAAAACTTCTTGAAAGACTCATCGGTATCTGATCTGGACTGGCTTGATGTAGACGAGACTGATTACCGGGAAATGGACACACTCCCGAAGCAGAATCTTGACATTCAACCGGATCTAGAGGCGCTGTGGGCCAGAGACGGGGAATCTCCTACTGCTTACTTGACTCCTAACGTTTCACTGCCCAACCCCGGCATAGAAGACCCCAGAACCATGGGGGATATGTCTCAGATCCACGGGCGTTTGAGAGCAAAAGCGGAGCAAATCCGTAAGATTGCTCGTTTTGCGTTGATGCAGTCCAATGATCCAGGACGTTTCTGTAGTGAAATGTTGAGTCGGTTCGACCGGGAAACTCTGGAAGAGCATCGGGTAGTTCTCGCGGAAGTTTTGAAAGAACGTGGGCTTCTGGGAAACCTCTATATTAATGCTGAGGATTTCCCCACATGTGCTCAAGGCGGCAAGCTGGCAGACTTTGTACGTAAGTACGCTGGAAAAGCCCAGTACCTGCTCGCCAAAGAAGCGTGTACGGGATGCTCTTGTGCAAGCTCGACCCCGACCGGTGGGACACACTGCGGGGTTTTTCATAAAGAGATACAGTTTGAAGTTCCTTACTCTGAAGAATTGGCTGAGGCGATAGAGCGTTCGCAAGAAGCTCAGGGATGCTCTTGTTCCTCCAAGGCAGCGAGCGACCCCAAAGAGCGTATCCGCCAAGCTTTCTTGGCCCCTCAGACACACCGGGAGTCAGAGAGTTATGAAGGACAGGGCGTGGATCGTGAAGCCAAGGTAGCGGTTTCACCTCAAGAGGCTTACGATCAGTTAACTCATTCCACGGAATCAGAGCAAAAGAAGCAGGCAGAATTGGATGCTGAGCCTGTTGTGGCTTTTTTGCATCGGGAGATGGTAAAGGGGCTGTCAACTGAGGAGTTGACCCGCTCTCTCAAGTTGGCTTTTGACGCCGATCTTCTATCCCGGACACAAGCTTACTGGGGGCCACTCTTTAAAGAAACTGGCTTGTATGGAGTGGTCTATACAAAACAGGCCAGTTTTGACGATTGCCACAAAGGGGCTGATTTTCTGGCCAAGCACAATCCAGGGGTTCGGGCAGTTGTCGCTGGTGAGAAATGCGGTTCGTGCATCTACAACAAAACAAGATGCTTACTCTATGGCAAGCCCCTTATTAAAGAGGCGTCGGAGGTTATCACTAAAGATACCGTGGAAGCTGTGCTCGAAGAGCACAAGATGGCGGGTCGGCTGGCTCCCTGGAATGCTCTCTCGGCCTACGATGACGACCCTGGTAAGGCTCTCAGAGCTATACATGCAATGACTCTACAGCCATCCACAGAGGCAGCGGAGCCGCGCATGGGCTTCATGGAGGGTTTTCACGGGCAAGAGGTAGGGCATGTAACAAGCGGTTTGACCCGTCAGGATGTGGCCAAGCAAGCATCGAAGTATATGAATGAAGGCTTGTATGGTGATGACCTTCTGGAAGCCCTCAAGACTCGATTTGAGGTGCGTGATCTTGTAGCTGCCAAGTCTGAACTCAGGCCGGTCCTCGCTGAACAAGGGCTGCAAGGCATCTTCTATGTAGACCCTTCCGTCTATGATGATTACGGAAAAGGCTGTGAAGAGTCGGCACGGCTGCACAGAACTCGCGTGGTCGGGTACGTGAAGAGAGGTTCTAAGTGTTTATCCTGTGTTCATCAGACCAGTCCGGGTTTTTGTTCTAAGATAAACAAGTCACTGGTGGACGAACCTCCTTACGTGAATAAAGCGGCTCAACAACGGGAAGTTTTGGCGTCGGGTCGTTCGACGGACGTTTCGTATGACTCATTGGTCAATAACGGGGCTTCTGCATTGACTGAGTTCCAAATGCAGAACGGGATGAATGTGGAAGTAAAGGAAGCAGCGGACCCCAATATCATCCCTGTTGAGTTTGGCACAGGAGAGATTGACATATGACACATCTCACAAAACGAGTCGCTGCTCGCTACGGTAAAAAGAAGTGGGTCTACGGCACTCGTGATAAGAAGTGGCACTTAGTTGGGCCTGATGACAGAGACTACGACCAGGGTATCTCGCAGGAAGAGTTCAAAAAGCTAGGTCCAGCGAGAGCAAAGCAACAGTATCTTGGTGGAAGGCTGATAGGTCGGTGATGAACTCTGTTCTCACATTACGTGTAGCAGCACGGTTTCAGGTAGCGGATCAACCTTCGGGTGCTCGTAAGGATACACAGGAGGCAACATCGCCCGTCAATAAACCCAGAGGAATTTCCCGTGAGGTAATTAGAGATCACGGGAAAGAGGAGAAACGACGGGATAGCGTGAAGCCTGATAAAGATGATCTACGCGCCAAGGATGTATTCGACCCCACGCCAGATGCCGTAAATATGATTAATTACGTTAGAAGAGCATGGCCTGGAGAGCCTGATGACTACAAGGACATGGAGCGAGTCATAAACAAACAGGTTCCGAAAGATGAAGGCTATGAGACAGTCAGTAACTTGAGCCAGTATCTTATCGAAACTAAAGGCGGAGGCGGCACAGATCCGGTATAGTATATGAGTGATGATGTAAAACAAGATGAAGATATAGCGGAAACGAAAAAGGCTTCTGGGGCTCCTGAACAGAAGAGCCAGCTATTGTTTCTACCTTCCCAGTCAAAGGCAGCGGCAGGTGGCAAGGCGGCAGGAAGTCGCACACGCCCTCCCGGTAGCCGGTTTAATAAGCCTACTGAAGAGGCTTTGAAGCACTATGAGGAGCTTTCTGAGGAACGCCAGAAGTTTATCAAAGAAGATTCTGTTTTTAAGAATGCAGGGCAAAACGATCCTATGGTGCTTTTGTCGTCTCTTAAGGCCGAGGTTGCACGTGAGGCTGCGTCCCTGCATTACCAGCGTGTTCAAGATGAGAAGTTAGGGAAGGATACGACTCGAATTTCTGGGCGTCGTATCGATGCTTTGAAAAAGATTGCTGACATCGAAATGGAGATGCGAAAGATTGGTTTCGACCAAGTAGATGTCCACAGTGAGAAGTTTCAAAGGATTTTTAAGTTGTGGATTGAAACTATGCGGTTAGTGGCGGAAGAGACACTACCCCCTGAATTGCTTGATCTGTTCTTCAATCGTCTCCAGAGCGAGATGGATGGTTGGGAAGAGAAGGCTGAAAACTTGGTACGGTGACGTGTGGCACAACGAAAGCGAACCGGAGGGGGTGTTTCAGCGCTTATACGCGATGCAGGGATGCGAGCGAAACACGCGGCTGAACAAAAACAGTTAGAAATAGAGACAGATAACTTTAATAACAGCCTTGACCCGTCTGAGGTTGTTGTTGATGAAGTCCGCCCTTTTCAACCTCGTATCTTTAATATATTAGAGTATATAGAGCAATCGTGGGGAATCGGGATGAAGTTATTTCCGGTTCAACGGTTTATCGTTAAGCTCTATTATCACCTGCCTTTGGACGACCAGGATGCTGAGGCCATAACGGTCACTGACATGTTCGGGGCCAACGTTCTTTATAAGTTTTCCGAGAAGGACTATCTGCGTTACCTTTATAATGAGGGGCGTTGTAATATTGGAGAACAGGACCACGAGCGGCGTGAGTTGGTTCTGGCTTTAGGCAGAAGAGCAGGGAAGACATCATTATCGGGAATTTTTGCAAGTTACGAAGTCTATCGGTTGTTAAACTTGCATAATCCTCAAGAATATTACGGATTGCCAAATGGTAACCGTATCCAAGTTACATCTGTGGCTACCGATAAGGATCAGGCGGGTATCCTTTTTAACGAGGTGACCACCCATTTGGCAAAGTGTGAGTACTTTAAGCCTTTCATTGCCAATAACACCCAATCACATATTCAGTTCAGAACGCCATATGACATTGAACGGTACGGACCGACCGCACGACACCAGGACGGTAAGTTTGTTAGCTTTAATGGAAAGGCAACCTTACGGGTTACTTTCAAGAGTTGTATAGCTAAAGGGCTTCGCGGTTCCGGTAACATCATTGTCATAATGGATGAGATGGCTCATTATCAGGATCAGGGCCAGTCCTCAGCAAAAGATATATACGATGCTGTAACACCGTCCACGGCTGCTTTCTCTCCTAAGGGAGAGGATGGGATGCCGATGAAAAAGGCGAGCGGTGAGACATATCCCGTCGAGTCCAGAATCATCACGATTTCGTCGCCATTAAATAAGGCTGGCAAGTTTTACGACTTGTTTCATCTGGCCATGAGTAAAGGACCAGGGTCGGAGAACATTTTAGCAGTTCAGGCTCCAACTTGGGAAGTAAACCCAACTCTTCCAGAATCTTACTATAGACAGAAGTACCACGCTGATGCTGCTGTGTTTATGACAGAGCATGGAGCGCAGTTCTCCGACCGCGTTCGTGGTTGGATTGAACGGGAAGAAGACCTTGTTGAGTGTATAGACCCAGAACTTCGGCCTCAGGTGGTCGGTGTTCCAAAGTATCCGTATCAGATGGGGGTTGACATCGGATTAATGGAGGACGGAACGGCGATAGCCATTACTTGTAACGAGGGTGGGAAAGTCGTTTTAGCTTATCACGAGTACTGGAAAGCCGGGGTCGATTGGCGTGAAACTAACCCGCACTTGGGTAGTAGTTTCACAACGCCATATTGCAAGTTGTTAGGAGATCAGAGTCGTCTTGACTTTGATGAGATTGCTAACTGCATTCAGGTTCTTTCAAAACGTTTCCACATCACTGATGGTCTTTTTGACCGGTGGAATGGAATACCGTTAGAACAGGCTCTTATTAAAATGGGCCTGAGTCAGTTCAAGAGTGAGTATTTCCAGCGGGATTTGGCCTCTCGTATCTATCAGAACACAAAGATGTTGATGTTTGATAAGAGTTTAAGCTTGTACGATCACCCTATAAAGCAAGGTAAAAAGCATTCGGATTTTGTCGCTGAGTTATTGGAGTTACAAGCACAGCAGATGTCGCGAAACATTGTCGTGGTTGCTGCTCCACAGACGGTTGGGCACCATGATGACTTGAGTGATGCGTATGTAAGAGCGGTTTGGTTGACTTCAGAGCGAATGCGTAATGAGAAGTATGTGTATGGAAAAGATACGGCCCCGCGACATGCAGGATCATTGATGACCCCAGGACGTTATCAGGCAATGCGAGCACGAAAGCATGGCGGTTTCTCAGATCGGGTTGATCCCAGACGGTTGGGCCTTCGGAGCCGGGGTATACGGTAATGGCAAAGCCACTAATATTTGGGAATAAGGTCATACAGCAGATGATTAAGCACGTGGTGTCTGAGGATACTGTGATCGAGCCGCGTGATTATTTGGCGCTACGAGATGTGTTCCGAAAATGCAATGGCTCTTGGGAAAAGCTCGCAAGTGGAGATCAGATTCATATTGAGCTTTTGAAGAAGATTGTTACTGAGTGGGGCAAGATGCCCAACCGTAGAAAGAAATCGGATCAGTTGGTTTAGGTATGGAAATCTTCCGAACACGAGATGTGGTTGTGTTTTTCAAAGCGGTTACTTTCACTGTGGAAGTCCCTGAGAGCACTGCCGCTGCGGGTTGGGTTGGTGGACAGGGGTTCAACTGGACCACTCCTACCGATGACAATTTCATTGCTTCTGTTACGGATGGTATAGTTGGCGGGTTCGCGCTGTGGGGTTCTGATGAATCGTCGGATAAGTATACGGCTCTAACTAGAAATATGCCCACGTATAAGTTTGTTGTGTTGGGAACCGGGGGTTGGGTCATAGCCACATCAACATACGAACGTTACACCTATGTGTCTAGAACTGGCGGCGGTCCTCTTGTGCCTATCAATTATAATGCCTCTGACCGGCTCCGATACTCATTACGGGGCTATTTCACTTCTGAGGATGAGTGGACCCTTTCGGGAGATCCCAGAGCGCCTAACAATGTCTATGTAGGGTCGGTTGTGCAACGTCCTACTCCATCTCGTGATAACTATTTGACAGTGCAGGTTAGAATTTAATGGAAATCAATCGTTCACGAGATGTAATTGTATTGGTAAAGGACTTGGGCTTCCCGGTCCAACTCTCGTCTGTAATGACACAGAACGGGTGGCCCGGAGGTCAAGGGGTTCAATGGTACTCCAGTGGGTCGGATGACTTTACTGTAACCTTTTCTGACGGAGAGGTTGCGGCTTTTCTATTGTGGGGTTCTAACGAGGCTGCGGACCAGTACATTTCTTATACTGAAAACCAGCCTACATACCGGTTTGGCACCGCTTGTGTTGGCACTTGGATCGTCAGTACCTCAACTTTTGAGCGTTACACTTTACAGTCCCGTCTTGTGCCGCCTCTTGTAGATAATGTCTACACGCCAGGAACGCGCCTGCGTTTTTCATTGAGGGGTTATTTTACGCCACAAGACGAGTGGACGATCAGTGGTGATCCCAGAGCACCTAATAACTTTTTCGTAGGCACTATCATTCAAGCTCCAAACGCGGGTAACAATTATTTCCTTATGGTGGAGTCAATAATCTAATGCCTTTTCCGCCACCACCAGGGTCTTTTGAAATCGACTTTCGCGGATTTGATTTAGTCCGAAGCCGGGATTGCGTTTTATTTCTGAAAGATGACGTGTTCATAGCGAGTGTGGACAGTGCGATGATCCAAGGTGGGTGGCCCGGAGGTCAGGGCGTTCAGTGGGTTAACTCGGACGCAGATGAGTTTGTGGTAACTTATTCGTCCGGAGAGTTTGGCGGCTTTTTATTATGGGGGTCAGACGAGTCTGCTGACGAGTATACAGCCATGACGGGGCAGCAGCTTAAATATGGCTATGGGGTTGTGTGTGCGGGGAGTTCAATAATATCTACCTCCACTTATGAGAGGTACACATATGCGTCCAGAATCGGCGGCGGTCCTTTGGTTCCGTTGGTGTATAGCATCCAGGAGCCTTTGTATTTTTCGCTCCGTGGCTTATGGACCAAAGAGGATGAGTTAACTTTATCTGGAAGCCCTTTGGCTCCTGCGCTTAGCACAGGTCGTGTGCTGCAAGAACCGATGCCAGTTAATCAATATTTCTTAGGAATACAAGGTCTTCTGTGAATCGTAACCCTGATCATATGAACACCGAAGAGGTGGTTGCCGAGATCACTTCTCTTCAGGATGAGACTAACGCCAGAGCTTTTAGGTTGCATGAGTTGGCTGATTCGTTATCGCGGCGTACCCGGAGAGCCCCTGTAGACGATAACACAGCAATTTACATAACTTACGCCAATGCCATAACCAGATTTGCCGGGGCGGTCGCTCAGGTTTCGGCTCGGACTGTCCGGGCAGCAAAAGTCTTGAACAGGTTAGCTCCGAAAAGAACGGAGAGCCCCAAAGCTGAAAAAGTTGCTCGCTCCACTCCAAAAGCGAGTCCAAGCCCTATGGAATCTTTGATTAGTTCGTATGTAGGTGAGCCTCTTGTGAATTTGGAAACACCTAAGAGCGACGACAATGCCTAAGAAATTTACCAACGTCGGCACTCCTTCTTCTACTACTGTAACTGTGGTCCAGCAGCGGACGTCTCACAGTCCTTATACCTCAAAAGGCCCTATCAGTACCTTGACGGCAAAAGAGCTTGAGGCTCGTAGAATCCAAAAAACGGCGGACTGCTCTTTCGGCGCTTACGGAGGGGGTAGTTTAAATACATCCATGGCCAGTGCCGGTCAGTTCTTTTCTCCACAGCTTTCGACCGACTTTTTGGAGTTGCCACAATCTCTCCGTGAGAAACGAGAGATTTATCGGCACTTTTATAACACCGACCCGATTGTAGGGCAGTCCATCGATCTCCACACAGAGTTACCACTGTCAAAAGTTAGGTTGGCTACGCCAAAGCCCACCGCTTGCCCGAAGGGGTTCAAGGACGCCCACGATTACGCCAACTACATCCTTTGGTTTTTTACTCAGATGTGTGACCGGATCAAACTGTTTCCACGACTTGTTACGATGGTACATCACTACTGGCTTGACGGTGGCGTATTCGTGTTTGCTGAGGACTCGGCTGTTGATGTTCCTTCAGAGGTGGGCTTTGACGAAAAGCAAATCGTAAAGTCGGTGGTTACAGAATCTGGAGAAGCCAAGGAAGAGGCTGAAGTAGACTTGGTAGAGCGTAAGGATCGTGACGATAAGGAGCTAGAGTTTTACCAAAAGGAGTACCAGGGGTGGGACCGTCTTATTTTGTTGCCCATTGATCAGGTGAAGATCACAACCTACTCCTTTACCGACAAGATGCGTGTAGAGTTGATCCCTGCTGATCGGGATCGGGCTCTTATTAGTGAAGCAAAGACAGGCGATGAGTTTGCCGAAGAGATGGTTCAAGAGATACCCCAAGAGGTCCGAGAGCACATTGAGAACGGTAACTTGATTCCATTGGGCACTGACCCGGATGAGGGCTCTTTCTGTTATTATCTGGCCGGTAGGCGGGGCGCTGGAGAAGATTTGGGTCAGAGCATCTTAGATAGAGTTCTCAGGACGCTCTATTATAGAGAGAAGCTACGGCAGGCACAGACACAAATCGCTTCAAGAGCCATGACGCCGAAGCGTATTGTGTGGGGAGATAGGATTTCACAGGGTGATGTTGAGGACTTGAGAGAGCAAGTCGATTTGGCGTTGGTTGATCCTGACTACTCGATTGTAACCAACTACGAGGTCCGTTGGGAAGAAATCGGAGCCAGGGACCGTCTCTTGGACCTGTCGAGCGAGTATGACATTACAGACAAACAGCTTTATGCTGGTCTTGGGGTAACCGAGAGCTTGTTGTCTGGAGAAACCTTATACTCTGGAGACAGGCTCAAGCTCGAAGTTATCAACACCCGTTACATGTTCTTACGCGAGATGGTTCAGGAGTATGTTGAGAACTATCTCTTCAAGCCGGTGGCCAGACGTAAGGGTTTTGTTGAGAAGAATTCCTGGGGCGAAGAAGTAGTATTATACCCCCGGCTTTCGTTCACACGGCTTCCGTTGCGTGACTCTCAGGATACTTACGATGCGTTGTTCAATCTGTACCAGAAGGGTTCGATTGACATCAGTCTCATTCTGGAGATGTTCAATATTGATCCGGATGACACGCGAGTTAAGTTAGAAAAGGACATGTTTACGGTCAATGACGCCATGTTTAATGAAGTCATGCGTGGCATTTATAGTGCCGTGTCTCAGAATATTATAGATGAGACGAATGTGGTGGATAAGGTCATTGAGACGCTGAAACTCCAGAAGAAACCGCCAGCAGAAGGCGAAGATGAAATGGGTGGTCGTTTCTAGTCTTTCGATAGATTTGATCTACCGATGGAGCGCTTTTCCACAAAGAATGACCTGGAACGGGAAAACGAAGAGGCTGAACGTCTGGTTCGTAAAGCTCCTAAGGTCAAACCGCCTCGCCATGACAAACGGCGCGAGCGTGTGGAAACGGACGAAGATCCTGACTTGAAAGACAAGGACAAGGACATGTCGATGAACTTCAAGGACATCGGCGGCTCTGTCCATACGGCGGCAGACCTGATAAATGTCAGGTTGAAGAACGATCCCAGTAAAAAAGTAGTCCAGGTCACCAGGGAGACTCTTCAGGCCGAACCGGGCAAGTACGAGGAAGTTAAAGAAGAGAGAGAAGAGCCCAAAAAGCCAACCCCGAAGAAAAAAGAGCCAAAAAAGAAGAAAGAAGAGGGGCCGACTGAAAAATCTGACGCCAAGGCCAGTGAATCTCTTGCAGCCATGGCTGAAACGGACCCTGAGTTTGCTTCTGTACTGAGAAGTTTTATAGATCCCAGTTCCGACCTCTTTCAGTGGGCCAAGTCTGCTCCAGAGACAGTTGTAGATAAGGACAAGTTCTTACGTGGCCGCACCCCACCCAAAGAAATTAAAACCATGGGGGATCTACAGCGTGTCCTTTTCAGAACGAAACTCCCTGAAAAGGGCGGAAAAAAGAAAAAAGAGAAGGGGGAGAAGAAAGAGCCAGAAAAGCCCAAGACGGCTCCAGGAGCACCTGAGCGCCCATACTCAGAGGATGAGATTAAGGCTGCACAGGATTTGCTGTCTCAGACCTTCCCCCCGGAAGTAGCGGTGGACCTGATGCTGCAAAAGCCGCCCTTACATCCTGATGAGGTTGATGAGATGGTGGCCGATTATCATGTCGCTCGCTCTCTTCCAGTCCCTTTGAAGAATATCGACAAGTTTCGTAAGAACCTTAAGGGCTATGGAACAGACCCTAACAAAATACCACCACCGAAGACTGTAGAGGGCGAAAAAGGCAAGAAGATCCCTTTTGACGACCTGGATGAGGATAAAAAGGCCAAGGCGCACCGGCAACATCAAATCCAGTCTTTAGCTATGAACTTGGCGGCAAGGGATATTGTAGCCAAGAGTTTTGAGAAAAATGCGGACGCGCCCAAGGAGTTGGCTGGAAGCTTGGCTGATTTTATGTTGTCGGGAGCCGATGAGAGCCCCGGTAACCGTCAAGAAAGGTCGGCCCAAAAAGCCAAAGAGCTATTCTATAAAGGTTTAGAAGCTCCTGAACTTAAGACTATTTCACCGGAATCGATCGATAAGATTCTAGAAACTGTTAAAAAAGACCCTTCAGCCAAGAAGGTTGCAGTTGGTTATTTTCAGGCCGTAGACTACCAGGATGCCCGTAAGAAGTTCTTAGATCCCAAGTCTGAAGAGCACATTTCTGAGTACCAGTCTCCAAAAGAGATTGCTACCGGGTTGGGAAAAGCCCTGAATTTTCTTAGGGAGAGAACGGAGCGCTACCCCGCTGGAACGACGGAGCAAGATACGGCTGTAACGTTTCGGAACCGGGTTATGCAGAAGTTGTTAGCTCTGGCTCCGGGCAAAGGCCCAGAGATTCAAGATTTCTTGGATAAAGAAGATAATCGTTATTACGACGAAGCTCGCAAGAGATTCAAGAAAGACCTTAGTAAATACAAGAAAGCTTTGAAGAGGGCAGAGTCTGGTTTTGCTAAGGATTACGCGGAATACACGGCTCAGTTGAAGGCTGGAGAAGACCCTGACCCGCCACTATCCAGTGAGGATCGGCTGGCAATGAAGGGTGTTTTTGAGCCACGGGAGCCGAAAAAGCCTGCTCGATATGAACTACATCGTAAAAAACCGAAAGAGTTAGAAGTGTCATCTAAGCAGCTTTGGAAGTCTTTTGGGGGTCGAACGGCCCGGAGCCGGGTAGCGTCTCGTTATCTTTCTATTTATTCCAATACTTCTGCGATGGGTAGAAATCGTCATGCTGTCTATTGGGGTGTTGAACCTGCACCCGTTGAACCTTATCCAGGGTGGTCACAACCTAAGGATCAGGACTTAACGGATCGCGAGTTTAACCAGCTTTTAGCAGCGGCAAGAGACTGGCTTAAGACCCCTGTGTTAACTGTTAACATTGAAGGGGTGGTTAGGGATACGCAGCTAAGGGCTGCTCTTGATCTGGCGATTCGGGCTTTGAAGTACGACCGTATAATCCACCCGACCGCTTATAATAGTTTGTTAGCTCGGCTTGCAGGAGAGGAAGATCCTCAAGACGAGACTTTGTTAACCACAGCAAAAACAGCGAGGAATGAGATGTCCGAAAAAGTTGAGTTTGACACCAAAACCGCCGATCGAATTCTTGCCCGGTTGGATCGTATCGCATCCACGGTTCAAGAAGGTCACGAAAAATGGGGTATGGACTTTGATCATGCCAAGGAACTCGTGAATGAAATTGATCGAGTTGCTGATGACCTGGAGCAGGCTGCTTATGGTGAGGATTCTCTTACCGTCAGGCAGGCCCAGATTATTGAAAAGACCGCTGACGAGGATGAAGATAAGGCGGACAAGACGGCTGAGGTGATTCAGCGAGACGCGGATGAGCCGTATATGAATACATACAGCAATCCGTCCTCTCCGATTCAGACGGAAGCCGATGAGCCGTACATGAGCGCATACGGAAATGACGACTCTTCCGGTGTGCATCATGGGAAGTCCGAGAACGGTCGTCCGCTCGCCCCATAGAGTAGAGTCAAAAATTGATCGACTTTTGGAAACTCGTTAAGGACTATAATGTCGGGGATACCGTTCAACGGTTTGCTCCCGGCAGTAGTGCCAATACGCTTTCGCCGTTTGTAGGTCGTGTGACAGCGGTTCACCGTGGGTTGGGCAACCTGGATGTCCAGTGGCCTTACGGTAACGAACGGATGTCGCCCGATGAAGTGGTTAAGGTAAATCCTAAGCTCACGATGTGGCTGCCCCCTGAATTTGATCAATCGTACATGAGCTACGATATCGAGAGGGATCGGAAACGGTGGGGCTCTGAAAAGTCGCCGTGGTTAGGAACCGCTTTGCCTGCCGGTTTTTATACCGAACTGGCAAAACTTTGGAAGCAGGGATCTAACGAAGTACATGCTTACGATGCGCTGTGGCATCGTTATGCAGCTTCTGGGGTTTCTGATGAAAGTTTACGGTCGGAAGTCGAAAAGTTCTATCGAGTATCTGAAAGACTGGCTGATCTCAGACTCCAACAACATGCTGAAAAGAGCGCAGCATACTGGGCTGCACAGAATCGTCAGTACCGTGCGACCCAGAATGAGATCAAAGCCGGTAGACCGTCTTGCCCAAAGTGCGGAGCACAGATGCGTCGGACTACGTATAAGATGGCGGAGGGCAATCGAATTCGATTGTTTGCCTGTCCTCAGGATTTGTTTCTTATCAAGTCTGACGCTTTTTTGAACCCACAGGGCGAGCCGCTAGGGTGGTAGTATGACCTACGATCGACGCTACGGCTTTGAGCAGGGCGATGAGGGTGCGGCGTTTGCGGCTGAACTCAAAAAACGTTGGCGTAATGTGAAGTATGATCCAAGGCGTCAGGTGGGTAAGGCCAGTATGGGAGCCTTTGATATTGAGTTTAGCCCGTCTCAGAACGACCGTGCTGTCTGGATAGAGATTAAGAATGTCCGCAGAATAAAGAGCTTCCACGACCCGAAAGAGACGGCAAAGATATTAGATCAAATCGGACGCACGTTGAGTATGAAGTTTTAGGTGATGTTATGACTTATGACCGCCGCTACGCTGCTCATCAACATCTTGTTTTGGAAGAAATAAAAAGAAAACTTGAGTGGAACTCTAAGGTCTTGAAGAGACAGATTGAGGGACAAGAGGATCGTCTTAGAACACCAGGGGTCATTTCAAAAAGCGACTACAAGAGGCAAATGGCGTACACACAAGGAAAGCTGGAAGCTCTTTATGAAAGCACTGATGAGATGCTTGATTTAATAAGGAAAGCTGAACGCTGAGACTGATTGATGGCATTTCTTAAATACGCAAAAGCAACCTTACAAAAACCGGGAATTGAATTCGCGGAATGGGATGCTGTGCGTCGTGGGGCCTTGAGTCCTGCCCCGGATTTTCAGAAGAAGACCGCCCGGATCATCCTTCAGGAGTATGACCCGTCCAAATATATGCTCAGCCACGCAACGATTGTGGCTTCCGTGGACGTGGACGAAGCTTCTGCTCCCATGGGTCGGCATTTTGTAGAGGGTTTCGAGGTTGATCGTAAGTATAGCGATTATTACATTACGCCCAAGACCGCTCAGTTCGTTAACAATAATAACGATGCTTTCGAGCGAAGGCTCCTGTTGGGAAGTTTCAAGACCTTTGTCGGAGCGCAATCTTACGTTGAGCATGTTCAGATTCCGGAGCTTTCTAAGGGTCGGATTATCGACGCCGCTGCCAGGGATGTCGGGGAATCCATATACATTGACATTCTGATTGCGAATGATCTTAAACATGCGCCCCTGATTAGGGCTATCAAGACCGGGAAGCTCGGCACCCTATCCATGGGATGCTCTACAGCTACCACAACGTGTACAAAGTGTGGAAATGTAGCACAGGATGAAGCACAACTCTGTCAGTGCGTCCGGTTCTTTAAAGGAAGCAAGTTCAGGGATGACCTTGGCGTTGAACGCATTATTGCGGAGTTATGCGGCCATTATACCGATCCTGACTCCGTAAAGTTTATCGAGGCATCTTGGGTTGCCAATCCAGCTTTCAAGGGCGCTGTTCTGAGAAATATTCTTACGGCAGAAGAGCTTCAAGGGCTTGAAGGTAAGATGCGAGTAGCTTTGGGCCAACCGGCTCCAGTGGCTGATCCTAACATGATGTCCAGAGCGGCTTTCCAGGGATGGGGCCAGCAAGAGCAAAGCCAGGGACAGGGACAGGAGCCTGAACAACAGTTTGAAACTGAGGATGAAGGCGAAGAAACGGCTCCAGCAGAACCTGAAGAAGAGAACCCGGTTCAGAAAGCTATCACTGATCTAACAGATGCTCTGCGTAACCAAGCCATTGAAAACATTAGAAAAGAAATCGGTCAGAAAGAAGTAGATAGCATCCGGGCTATAGACCCTAATCAGCAAAATGAGACTTTAATTCGATCCGCCATGAAGCACCCTGAGTGGCAGCGGATTGCTAAATTAGTAGTTTCTTTTATTGGAAAAGCAGATGCTAGGAAAGTTTTTCACGGCTTGATCTTACACAAGCGTGGTGGTTGGCCATTAGTTAAAAAGGCAGGATTTACAGGTCGGAACATTTTGGCCGTATCCCGAATGCTTGATTTAATGAATAAGAAAGCACTTATGGCTGGTGAAACAAGAGTTTATAGGACTGTTCTTGATGTAGGAGGAACAGGCCCATATGAAGATGTAGAGTCATATTTGGCGGCTTGTCGTCAAGTTCTTGGTCGGAAGCTAACAGGGAGTGAAACTGCCAGTTTGTTAGAAAAAGGCCGATTATTTAGCTTGGGACGGTCGTAAAAAATCCTTCTATATAACCACAAGGACAATAACCCACAAAGGATATGCCAATGCGTGAGCGTTCTACCTGGAATCGAGAAGAGGTTATGGAAAAGGCTGCTGCTCTAAAGAAGGTGGCAGATCCTTACACTATGAACCAAGACCATCCGCAACCCCCTGCGGACGCCTATGTTATAGGTGACCCTTCGGCATTTGCTGAAGATGTGCATTCACCTAACACATGGGAGTCTGAGTACTCAGGCGGAGAAACCCGGCGTAATGAGATCGGGATGCCTGACATGAGGGGTGACACTTTCAACCATCCTGAAAAGACAGCATCGAAAGAGATTCTGCTCAAGAAGGCGGATCTTTGTATCGATGTTGCCAAGAGGCTGCTTGATCAGGGCAAACATGCATCTGTGACAGAGGACATGATCGAAGATCAGGCTGTCGCTCTGATGCATCTTCCGGATCAGGAGTTGATTGACACTCATAAGCGTCTTGCCGGTGAGGATGAAGATGCTGATGAGGACAAGGATGAGGGCCAGGAAAAGCAGGCTGTGGATATGACGGCGATGGCTGAGCAGGTAGTTCAGCAGATTCAGACCGGCAACTATGGCGCTGCCCAACAGCAGGTTCAGGAGATGATCCAGCAGGCTCAGCAGGACCAGCAACAGCAGCAGCAACAGCAGGTTCAGCAGGATCAGGTTCAGCAACAGGTCCAACAGGATCAGGAGCAACAGGACCAGCAACAGCAGGCCCAACAGCAGATTCAGGATGAGCAGATCCAGCAGGTTGGTCAGCAAGTCCAGGAGATGATTGATCAGGCGTTGCAGCAACAGCAGGGTCAGCAGGTTATGGACGTGATGGATGAGCAGGTGGTCATGGATGAGGATCTTGATGACGTGCTTGGCCGTTGCCAGACCGCTGAGACGGATATCCAGATGGAGCCGCCTCAGATGGACATCTCCAATAACGACCTTGGTCCTGAGGATGCAGTTCTGCGTCAGTTGTTTGCTGAGGATCAGCAGGACAAGGACGAAGAGAAGGAAGGCCAGGATCAGGAGAAGGGCCAACAGCAACAGAAGCAGCAAAAGCAGGCTTCGACCCGCACAGCTTCGACTCGGACTGTTGGAACCCGTCCTTCTGAGGGCGTGTCCAAGTTGGGTGGCGCTTCTTCATCGGCTGGTCAGGACGGCATTGATCAACTGTCCAGTCTTTGGAAGTCGGCTCCTGACGTCCGCGACGTTTTCGGCATCAAGTAGCCGAAGGTATTTTCCCACCCTAACGTCTCTCTGGGCGTTAGGGTGCTTAGATCAGATCAAATGTAAAGCACCCTAATTTTTTCGCCTGTAAAAGGAGACGTCATAATATGACTTCATACGCTATCGGCGGTCAAAGTTCGGGTGATTTTCGGGAGACATCAGGACGAGTGCAACTCCTCCATGTCGTGACCCGCAACTCTGTGGGTCTTCTGACACCGGATGCGTTCACGCAAGATAATCCCGCAATTGTCACCGCTGCCGCGACCGTTTCTACAACGCTCTCAGGTATTACCAAGAAAGGTGTTCTTGGTGCCTCGATTGCGTTCACTCGCCCCGACATAGGCAACAACTATATCGGTGGACCTATCCAGCCGGGTGCTGCATATGCTCCTGGTTATCTGCCTCTGGGTATCTTTCTGAATGATAGCCTGGGCAACCCCTTTGAGAATACGCCGGGTGTGGCTTCGGGACGCGGACCCTATGTTTGCGGCAGCGGCTCTTGTGTAGGACTCGATATTTACGAGACAAAGATCCTACTGGGCAAGAGTGCTGGCACTCCCATCACATACGCAACGGGGGACAAGCTGTGGTGTTCAGCCAACGGCTACGTCACCAACGTTCTCGCGGACGCTTATGAGTACAATGTTCCGGGTCAAAATGCGATTGAGTTCGTGACCCTGATCGGCGTGGTCAAAGTTGCTCCAGATGCTAACAGTTCGCTGCTCGTGCTTGACATGAGGGTCTAGGAGGAGTCATGGGACAAGTATCAAATCAAGTCAAGCAGCAGGTTATTTCTGAGTACATCAAGACCGCAGCCGGTCGTGCGAAGCTCGCCGCTTCCATGATTCAGCCGCTCCGTCTTCGTCGTGACTACTCGGCAGTCGGTCGTAAGACCTTCCTGGTCGAGCAGCTTCCCGATGGTGCTCTGCCTATCTACGACAAGGACCCGGACGTGACCGCATTTGTCGTGGGCGAAGAGGGTGAGAATATTCTTGCCATTCAGAAGCCACGTCGCGTGATCTTCCCCTTGTTTGAGATTGCCTCGAACCCTGAAATCCCCCTGACCCAGATCAAGGAGCGTCGTTTCGATCTGATCGAACGTGCCCAGGATTTGGCCAAGGCTCAGATTCAGGCGGCTGAGGATGAGCGTGTATTCGCGATTCTGGACAGCATTGCTGTTTCAGGTTTCGACACGCTGCCTGGGCAGACCAATCCCGATGTACCGGTGGTAGCTCCGATTTCACCGGCAGTACTGGCTGACGCCTTTGCAGAAATAGAGAGGCATGACCTTCGGGTTGCGCGGATCTACATGAATGCAACGGATTACGCTGACATCCGTAAGTTCGGACGTGACATTCTGGATATCGAGAGTCAGGCTACCCTGCTCAAGACCGGCCTACAGGCTGTTCTTTGGGGTGCTCAGATCATCACATCCAGGCTGGTTCCGTCAGGCTTCGCGTATGTTTGCTGTGAGCCTGAGCAGTTCGGTCGTATCCCGGTTCGTACCGAGATCACTGTTCTGTCGGCTGACGATCCAAAGGCTCGGACAATTGGTTTCAGTTGTTTTGAGAACCTGGGTATCGGTGCCTTCAATCCTCGCGGATTGACCCGTATTGTTGTCACTCGTGTTTAGCGAGTAGCTGAGTAAAATCAGCCACTTACGAAAAGCCCGACCTGCACATGGTCGGGCTTTTTGTTCTTCTTGACAACCCATTGTGTAAATGCTAAAAGCCTATAACTACGGTTATGGGAAAGAGTCGTCATAAGTTATGCGCTTACCGGCACTGTGGGCAGCCGTTCCAAGATACATCACTGAAGAACAGTGCGAAGTATTGCAGCACCGAACATGCTCGGAGAGAGAAAGCTTTTCGATCGGGTAAAGCTAAAGATGAGAGTTACTTTCGGACCCCTGATGTTGGAATCCGTAAATGTCAAACATGCGGAGAGAAGTTCCAGCGGAGTCCCGGCGAGAAAAATATTCGGTGTCATGCCTGCCGTGAGAAAGCTCGCCATAAAGTTTGTAAGTGCGGTCAATCTTTTGAGGATCGGTCCAAAAAGAACACCAGACGGCTTTGCGATTCTTGTTTTAGTAAAAATCCAGAGCCAGGGGCAAAGGTTTCGTCACGCCAAGAAAGGCGTCGTAGGCGTAGAGTCCGAAGCGGAGAAGGTGGTAGGCTCGATCAATTGGATACGCTACGTCCTTTTTCCACTACATGGTGGGGGAGAGTGGGCGAACTTCTCTTTTTGCACTTGCACCCGGATTCGCATGACGCCGTTGCTACATACGGGGGCAAAGCTTATTTTGACGTAGAGCACCGTACTTTCGGAAGAGTTAGTGTTAAAACAGCAGGAAAGAAAGAGACTTGGAAGTTTCAATTAACACCGGATAGCGATACTACATTTCTTGTCGGTTTTTCTGAGGATAGATCCTGTATTGAACGTGCGTGGTTGATGCCATCAAAAGAACTGCCTTCACGACTTAAAGTAATGAATCCGGGTAGCCGTGAGTATACAGAAGGCATATATGAACTGAGTCATTCTGAGTTACAGGTACTTAATAGAAAACTTTGCACTTTTTTGGACGCGGCGAAGGCTTGGAAGCCTCAGGAGATAAAAGAGGATGTTGTACGAGTTGAATACGAGCGTCTGATATTAGGGCGTATAGGAGAACTGATTTACGCTCATTTGTACCCTCAATCTGAACACATCTCTGAAAATGACCCGCTTGCTTTTTGTGATTTTATAGATCCAGACGGGGCGACTGTTAATGTTCGGCTCCGTAGAGTGAACAGATCACGAAAGCGATGGACTTTCTTTCGATCCTTGTCCTCTCACGCAAAGACAGATTTTTATTTTTTTGTAGGTTTGGACGAAAGAGCGCAAACGTTAGAAATGGCATTTAGGGTGCCTGCTTCTGAGATGCCCGACTTTGGGTTTTCCGTAAGCAGGAGTCCGTCAAAATGGGATCGGTGGCGTGTAAATGTTTCGTTACCGCGCCCTGTCTCAGATTTTATCCAAATCTCGAATTTAGAAGACGCTCATCTGAAAGTTTCGTCACTGTCGAAAGCCTCTGTGTCAGACATGAGCGACGGTGAGATAGAAGAGCTTTTGGATACCGCTTTTTTATACCATCGGACTTTAGGGTTCCCTTACCCCGCGCCACCGTCTGATAAAAGGTTGGGAAGTTGGGTAGAGGCAGTCAAAAGGTATACCCCCAAGGGCAAGGATTTGCCTGTAGAGAACGCTGCTTTGGGGTTTTGCTCTGCGTACATGCCGCATAGGTTTAATGCGAGAAATGTTGATTCGGATTTTTCGGCTTTAAGTGCTTTTAATGATGATGATCGGTTTCGAAAGGCATTACGTTTTTGTTTGAAAGGGGAGAAACCAAACCTTAAAAGATCAGCGGTAAGATCAGTCCTAACCTCTTTGAATCGGACACCCGTACAGTTTCGCCCCGCTGTAGCCAAAGCTTTGGTAGAGGCTTATACACAACCCGGCGGAATTGTTTTAGATCCGTGTGCCGGGTGGGGAGGACGGTTTCTTGGGACTTTGGTAATCGGACGGAAATACGTAGGGGTGGAACCTGTGAAAACTACAACGGACGCTCTTTGGCGTATGGGAAGTAGACTATCGGAGTTTTTAGAGATAGACCGTTCCAGCTTTCAACTGTATGAGTCCCAAATTCAAACAATGCCAGATGGTTTTGTAAAAGCTGATATGGCTTTTACTTCCCCTCCGTATTGGACGAAGGAAGTGTATGAAGGCAACTCACCTGTGCCACTAGATCAGTGGGTGGAAGACTTTCTTTGCTCGTTATTTGCCAAAGTTAAGACTTGTCTGTCGGTCGGTGCGGTCTTTGCAGTAAATATAGCCGACATTAAAGATGGACGTAAAGTTATCCCTTTGGAGAAGATTACGATGGACGTGGCTGTGGATCAGGGTATGCGATTAAAGGCTGCTTGGAGGATGCTAAAAACATCTTTTGGCAAGCAGGCAAAAGACAGATTTGAACCTATTTTAATTTTTGAATGCGAGGTGTAATATGGCGAGATGCTACGAACTCCGACTTCCGGTTTACAAACAAGGGTCTGATTTGAGTGCTCAGATAGAAGAGGCCAAGGGTAATATTAGTAAAGGGCTTCAAGCACAGGCTGCATTATACAATGAAGCCGCTCGATTGTGCGTGAGAATGAGTGAAGTTACCACTAAGAACCCAGATATTAAAATAGTGGCAGATACGCATACTATTTCTGTGGAGGGGTCTGAAAAGAAGCTAAGATCCTTGGAGGTAGAGGGGCTTCTCAGTTCTTTTGTTACCGAAGATGTTATGTATGATGAAGGGACCAACTAGGTGCCTGACCTCGATTGTATGACTTGTGGGGCTTGCTGCGTATGCAGTCATGTCAGATTGACCAGGGAGGATCAGGCAAGACTGCCCGAAGAATATGTTCAAGGATGGTACATGGCTGCTACCAAAGGGCGATGTAACGCCCTGGAAGGAACAGTCGGAGAACAAGTCAGGTGCAGGCTTTATGACATTCGACCCGCGAACTGCATAGAGTATAAAGTAGGGGGTGCTCATTGTTTAGATGCCCGTCAAGAAGTTGGCATTTAATGCTCCATTTTGTAGTCTAAGGTGTGGACCACCTCCGATGGAAAATAGCTCACAATCTCATCCCCGGAGACGTCCTCTTCGCGTCCTGGGGCTATGAGGATTCCAACGTTGATTTCTATCAGATCCTCAGAACCCTTGGAGAACCCCAAGTCGAGATCCAGGCGCTCGCGCAAAAGACCGTCAGGCAGACAAAGAACGGGTTTTTCATCAGACCCATGATTGGCCGATTTGCTCGCAATTCCAAGCCCATGCGTAAGCGGGTTACCCCGGATGGCACTGTCAAAATAGACTCTAATGTTTACGCCCGAAAGTGGGACAGAAGACCAAAGTTCCAGACCAGCAAGCTATACGGCCACTGATCTTTTCATCCACTTACTAAGACAGGGTTATGAACTACAGCTACGACAGACGCTTTGCCACCCCTAGACCAAAAAAAGAGTCGATGGTCCGGGACGCTATAGAGCTATACGGGCGCGAGTTCAAAACCGCCAAAGGCACCGCGAGGCGAGCAGGTAAGATCTTACTCACTATGCTCCCAGAGGGCTTTAAGGTCGCCTATCCCCCAGAAAATATATATGGGATTCCCACTTCCCATGTGGGTTTTGAGCAGGATATTGAAGTTGACGGGCATAAGATCATGTCCATTTCTGGACGGATGAACCATCGTGCAGTAAGAGGGGATTACGTTACTCCTGGAAGATGGATTCTAAAAGAGCCAACTTGGGAGGTGCAGTTGTGGGTGCCACCCACTGGCGGTGCTTATCCAGCGCATACCGTTAAGTCTGAGAGAGTGCCCACGGTCCGGGATATCAAAAAGGTCTTGGCAAAGATTACCCCTGAAGCTCTGCTTTTCGCTTTAGGTGGCCCCAAGAAAGGCACTCGTGGGGGCGAAGTCTCCATCAAGGATGTCAAAGATTTTATCAAGAAACAGCGTACCTGGATGGATTTGGAGGATGAGAGTCCCAAGCACTTGTTTTACTCCACCAGAGAGCACGGTGACATGGGAGATGATGCTCCTGGTCGAGAGGATCTGAGAGAAGCGAATACGCTGGCTCAGGCTGTCATTAAGGAATTTGGCCGCGATACTGTTAGGGTAGATGTTGACTACGTTGATGAGTGGACCCATCTGGAGATCGGACTGCATAGAAAATAGCTGGAGAAAAATTCTAATGTCAAAATTAGCAGAACGTGTTGTCAAACGATACGCAAAGAAGAAGGTTCCGCCTGAGTTCTTGGAACAGCAGAAGAAGATGAAGGAAAAGGCCAAGGGCAACAGCGACAAAGATGAGAAGAAGGGCGGCGACAGCAAAGGCAAAGGCAAAATACCACCTCAGTTCTTGTCAAAGCAGAAGAGCAAAAAAACTGCTGCCGAAGAACCCAATATTGCTGTCCGTCGCAAAGCTTATAACATCGCTAGGTCGATAGCGCGAAGGCAGTTTTTAGATGAAAATCAACCCTTGGAAAAAGCGGCAAAGGCGTACTTCAATGCTTTGGACAAAACTAGGTCTGAGGATGAAAGATATGAACTCGCCAATGAGTTAATTACTCAGATAGAGGATGCTATTGAGTCTGCTGAACTAGAGATTAAAGTTTTAGCTGATGCAAAAGGACTGATCACTGACGCCGCCGGGGATCATAACGCCTTGGCATATTATGAGTAAGAGAGGCAAAGAACATGAAAAAAATAGCTAACCCCCAAGACCTTCAAGATGAACTCCGACGCCTTGTGGCTTATTGTGAGTCTGACCAACCAAGCCGGGAGAGGCTGGCATCTGATTTAAATGACCTTGCGAGCCGTGTCGCTCTGGGGCCTAGAAATCCCAGAAGCATCTATGATAGGCTTCCAGCACGTTTTCGACCTTTCACCTGGGCCACTCCTGCACGAGTTGCTCCGGGTTATACTCCGGAGCCGTGGCGAGTACCTCACGTGGATAACGCCTTGGCGTGGATGAAGCACCTGTTCCCGGTTGTTGACAGAGAGTTAAAGATCTGGACTGATTTCAATGAGGATTGGAGGGGCAGGAAGACGATTGCGGTAGGTGTGCGAGATAATCGTGATCGCGAAAAATACTACGAAACCATGATGGCCATGGCGCGAGGGTTAGAAAAGTTTGCCGAGACCCGTGTAAAACAGGTGGGGGATCGTGTCAGCGTATTCCTGGTGGATGATTTGGTATCTGAAGAGTAGAAAGGCTCTGAAATGTATTCTTACGACCACCGCAAAACAGCTTACCGTCCACGGGTGGTAATGCCCCGTGATTTCTATCTGCCCAAAGAGGTCAGAGATCAGAAACCTTACGTTCCCAGAGGCACTGATCAGGTGGTTTATCAGTATGACGGTGAGGACCGGAACGGCAGACCCAAGTATGTTGCCATAGCTTTTCAGGGTAAGTCACAGAAGCCTCTATACCACTATTCTTTCCGCAGCGAAGCCCAACGCGAGAAACATATTGAAGACTCGGCTGACGGACGCAGAAGAACCTTGGAGGAAAAGGAAAGAAGAAAGAAGGAACGGCGGGAGTTCAAGCACGAGTTTAATGTTGGAGACATTCTTTACTCTGCATGGGGCTACGACCAGACCAACGTAGATTTTTATGAGGTAACGAGACTCGCGGGAGCAAAACAGATTGAGATCCGCGAGATAGCTCAGAAGGTTGCCAGGAGAGCAGAAGGCGCGGATTATGTGGTGGCTGTTCCGGGCAGATACACTGGACCGCCCAAACGCAAGCGGGTGTCACCGGGCCACTCTGTAAGGCTTACAAGCTACAGCCACGCCTATAAGTGGGACGGCAAACCCAAGTACCAGACTGCCTGGGGCTACGGACATTAGGAGAGAATCATGGATCATAACCGTTGGAAGACCGCTGTTCCCGTGGGCACCTATTCGCGCAGCCCTGTGACGAGAGCCGAATATATGAAAGCTCAACAAAAGCTTCGTGAGGTCAAAAAGCTTTTGAAGTACATAGATGAAGAGCTTGGTGCCTCAAGGTTCGAACCTGAAGAGGTGCTTACTTCCGCTGATGAAGTGATAAGGTGGATGGGCATCCTAAAGAATCAAATTAACCGTCTCGGCCCTCAGAAAGGTTATGGACCACGATCGTTGGCCGCAAAGACAGCAGGCACCATACCTTCTGGTCATGTAGATCGTTTGGTGGATCACGTCGAGCGAGAGATCATACACGAAGTGGAGGAGCTATTAGACTATGATGTTGGTGACGAGTTAGAGGTAAGGGATTTGGCACCATGGAGATCAGCTACCCGCAGGTTCATACGTCGGATGGCTGAGTTAGCTCCAAAGTATTAGGGACAAATGACCGTTTCAGCTCGACGCGTAGTGGCGCGATTCTTACGTGCCGATACCGAACCTACCCAGGAGATGAAGGACTGGTTTGACAAGAGAACCAGTGAACATATCGAGCGGGTGCAGAAGTATTGTCAGAAGATTGAGAAGTACGACCCCAAGAAGTTCAAGGGTTTGGTTGAACAGGGCAAGGACCACGACCAAAGTAAGCTCAAGAAGCCTGAAATCGATCCTTACATCTGGATCACATGGCAGTACAAGTGCCAGGACGATGGTAAGAAGTTCGATGCCCCTGATGGTATCGAAGACAAGATGAATGAGGCAACGCAACACCACGTCAAGAACAACCGCCACCACCCTGAGTTCCATTGTAGTAAGAAAGTGGATTTGATAAACCGCGACGACAGGGACAAGCCGCCGTCTGAAATGGTGGACGCTACCAAGATGTTAGACCTGGATATTGCAGAGATGTGTGCTGACTGGCTTGCCATGTCAGAAGAAAAGAAAAGCAGTCCAAAAGATTGGGCTGACAAGAACGTGAACGTCAGGTGGAAGTTCACTAACGGCCAGAAAGATTTGATTTACAAGCTTATTTCAGATATTGGCGTAGACCGCTAAGGAGAGAACCATGGATCAGAATCGTTGGAAAGCCGCAAAGAAGAAGGTTCCCCCTGAGTTCTTGGAACAGCAAAAGAAGATGAAGGAAAAATCCGAGGACAAGGATGAGGGCAAGACAGAAAAACAAGCAATAGTCACCGGATACAGCGATGAGGAAAATCGTCATAACCACTGGAAAACTGCTTCTTTAGATGGTCCTTACGCTTCGCTTGGTACGAAGGGTATAACAGGATGGGTTCTAATTGATGACGTTGGTGATTATCCGAACGCTGGCTTGGCTTTTAGTACTACTATTGGTAGTTTACGGAAGGCAGAGAGAGTTCTTGGAGGAGTTTGGCGTGAACTTAAGGCCCAAATGGACCAAAAAGGTCTGTTATCTGCTTCGGGTAATACCAAAGTAGTGGCAAACCGGAACGGGTTGTTTGCACTCTTTACCGTGTACGCGGGTAAGCGTCCAGGCGCTGGGAGTTGGTCCAAGGAAGAGCAAGATGCCATTGCAGGCTCTTTACCGGGTACAGGGTTTAAAGGCACCAAGCCCTTACCGTTGCCATAACGGTGTAACCACCCATGTGCATCCGTCCTGGAAAACCGCTTTAGATCCTGAGTTCGACAAGCCTTATTTCAAATCTCTCCTTGAATTCGTAAAGCAGGAACGCGCAGAAACCACTGTATACCCGCCTCAGGGTCAAGTTTTTACAGCGTTCAAGACTCCGCTCGATAAGGTCCGTGTCCTGATTCTGGGTCAAGACCCATATCACGGCAGAAACCAAGCCCAAGCTCTTTGTAGATATTTTGCAGGCTTGGAGGTGCCAGGGTTGTAGGCGGAACAGAAAAGCACAGCCCAACGGAATGACCTTGGAATCCCCATCCCCACGCACGGGAATCTAACCAAATGGGCACAACAGGGCGTTTTCTTACTCAACTCGGTTCTGACTGTCAGGGCACATGAGCCGGGATCTCACAAAGACCGTGGGTGGGAAACCTTTACGGACGCTGTGATCAAGCTTCTCAGTGACCGGGATCAGTCCATGGTCTTTGTGCTTTGGGGCCGATATGCAAGAGACAAGGCATCCCTCATTGATACCGAAAAGCACACCGTTATCGAATCGGCACACCCAAGCCCGATGAGTGCATCCAAGGGGTTTTTCGGGAGCAAGCCTTTCTCCAGGGCAAATGCCGTGCTCAATGAACCCATCGATTGGACCCTTTAAAGTAATTGGGCTTAATACTTTATTTATGGTTTTTCATAAGGGGCGGTCTATGCCCTAATGAACATGGAGATTAATAGTGGAACAAATCAAATTCAAACAAGGGGAGTTTCAGAATTTTATAGCCACCCGTAGCTTTGCTTTGGGTGCTTTTGACATTACGGTGGCCAAGGACTCTGAGGTAAGCTTTGACGGTTCAACCGTTGAGTACGCCGGGGCAACATACAATTTTCCGCAACTTCGCGGGGCGATCAAAGCCAATTGGCTGGTCCTGGCTGATGCCTATGAAGAGGGAAATCCGGAGTACGGTAAGCCGGTTTCAGCCAATATTAAGGTTCGACCGGCTACTGACGATGACGGAGAGGCCAAGCCTGTTGAGTCCGTAACAACCGACATGGATGAGCAGGTTGTAATGAGCACGGCTGAACACGCGAGTTCGACGAGAGAACAGAATAAGACAGCACACGGAAAAGTGCATGACGCCATTATAGAGAAGCAGGATGGAGTTGCGGTCCGGGCTCTAAAAACTCCCGCTAAGTCCAAGGATTCATTGACAGCAGAGTCAGCCGGTTCAGCCGTCAGAGCAGCGGAAAATGTCCAAATTGATCCGGGTGAGGGTATTTCTGAAGAGGAAGCTTTGGATCGTATGTCTCCTGAGGATCGGGCAGTTTATTTGGAGAAAAAGCAATCATTACGCTCTCAGTATGTAGATTCCGACGCTTCTGATAAGAATAAGCCCACTTCGGTAGGAAAGGTCAAAACGGCCAAAACCACGGAAAAAGAGGGCATGAAGCTAACTCAGAAGGTCGGCGGTGGAGTAGCCGTGGCGGACCTCTCCGGGTCGGATGGGAAGCCACAGAAGTCTACCCTCGTGGAAGAAGGTATCACATTCCAGAACACTGGCGGACCTAAGAAAACCCTGGCTGAGCCCCATCCGAGAGCCAAGAAGACAAAGGCCGCACTCAAAGGCACTGAGGATGCCAGGGTTCAGATTGCTCGCAGCATATGTGCGGAATTTCCAGATTCCTATGATTTTACAGCTACGCCAAAGAAAAAGATGGCTCGGCTCCAGGCTGATTTTGAAAACCGGCCTGATGTAATAAAGGCTGTGTTCGCAGCGGAATCTGATGATTTTAAGGCCAAACTGGTAAAAGAGTTTCCAGAAGTCTTTCAGGGCTAAGTTGGGTTTTTTCTTGTGAAATCTCTCCCGTGATTACGTTTCACTTCGGAGAGATTTTGCGTGGAAGAACATAACAAAGAAGCCAGTAACATATCGGTCTTCCTCCTTGAGGAATTGGGAGACGCTAGGCTGAAGTGCGCTCAGCTTCGGAAGTATGTAGATGAGGGAGTTAAACTCATCAACAAGTCTGAGCATAAAGACCATTTTTTTGAGGTCGCTGCTCATCTGATCTACGGGGTTCCAGAGACTTTATTAGGGTTGGACAGGGCTCTCAGTGCCGCAGCCTTGGGTGCGGCCAAGTTAGATTATGAGGAAATCAAGGACACCTTGAATCCTGAGAAGGTCGAGGAACTTGAGAACGCCCTTAAAGACATTCGGATTCGACGGGTTAAGCAATCTAAGGGAGAGATAGCTATGAATATTCCAGAGGCTGTGGCCGAACTTGAACGTTTAGCAACAGAGGTGGAGTCCACGGGACAGGCAGATATAGAGAAGTTGGCTGCCTTGATCTCTCAGTTAGAAGGGCAGTCAAAGACCGCTACAGGGGATCAGGTTGCCGACACTCTGCGTGGTCTGGCTGCGAATCTTTTGAAAACCGATGAAGAGCGTCCGAGTCGGATGGCATTAGCCTCACAACTTCGGAATGTATTGGCAGAGGCTATGGATGTTCGCACGGCGTTGTTTGAAGCGTTGCAGAGCGCGACAGAGGCGGAGTTCAACGAAGCTTTGGCTAACGCTAGGTGGCCGCGTCCTCATTATATGCATACCAAACGGACAATGGGAGCCGTTTATAAGGATCGTGGAACCATTGTAGCTGAAAAGCATCAAATGTTGACACGCGGGAAGGTTACGAACGAGAGCTTCTTGGTCAATCCTGATTATTTGAACGAGAACAGGACAGCGGCTCAAGAAGAACCAGAGACAAAGACAGCGGCTAATCTTAAACCTCTTAGGATTCGAAATCGTCCGCACGGCGAAGGGGTGTCCACAGAGGATCTTCAGGCCGCTTTGATCCAAGCGGCTGAAAACTTCTTTGTTTGTGTGGGTGAGAACAGCACCATAGATCAATCGTTGGAAGACGCTTTGACGGGATTCGCGGCGGATATGGGTCCGCTTGCGGGGATGCCTGACAATATCATTGACAGAGCCAAAGAGATTCACAGTTCTTACTGGAAGGTCACTAACACGATAAGAGATTTGGCCAGAGACTTAGAGTTGTTAGGTTATAAGGTCAAGAAATCTTCCCGTGAAGCGGAGCGGGTCAAAGCTTTGATCGATGAAGGGGAAGGTCGCCGGGAGTATAGAGCTTCAGACAAAGAAGCTGCTTCATACGATCCGCGTTGGATACACGCTCGGTATCCAGGTCAAGCATCCGATGGAACCCCATTCAAGCGTGGCGATTTGGTGCTGTATTGGCCTAGAGACAAAACTTTTATGGTGGGGAAAAAAGCCGAAGATGCTTGGCGGCGTTTTGAAAGTGAAGTTATGGATGAGGAAGTCTATATGGCATCGCTGCCCATGGGTATGAGGAACTACGCCTCAGACGAAAAAGAAGCTGAGAAAGAAGTAGAGTCTCGATTCGAGGAGGGGAAACCTGCTGATCCTACCAAAAATATGAGTCCTGAAGATGCCAAGAAGTGGAGAGAGGAACATCAGAAGAACAAGGATAAGTTCAAATAGATATGAGTTCCTCATTATCACAGCCTCTTATAACTCGCCCCGCATACGGTGAAACTGTTGCGGAGTCAGGATTGCCTACTGGTGATCCTGCGAGTAAAGGGCTGTCTCTTGATAAAGATATCCCTGGAACAAAGACCTATGTAAAGCCTGTAAAGGATACCAGGGATTTTGATAAGCCAAAAGATGAGTCCATTTATAGAGTTGATGAGGCCGATGATCTGCTGAAAGAACAGAACCGTCCAGAGATTAATGAGGACAACGCCGATAAACACGACGGTATAGGCACCTTTGGTAAAGGCAAGTGGGTCGGCCCAAAGACAAAGTATCCTTACCGTGACGGTATCCCGAACACAAAGTCTGCGTCGGCTGAGTTTGTTGTAGGGCTTTATCAGCTATCACAGACCCCCGCGCTTCGGATTAAAAGCGGTTCCAGGATCAAAGTTGCACTCCGTATGGATGCAATAACGGAGGGGCTGAACCCCAGGTATGTTGAGAGAGCGTCTCGTTGTGCGGTGAGCACCAAAAGAGTGGACACCAAGAATTTACGTTGGGTCTTTTCTGTTGACTGTGGCAACGGACCCAAGGTTGTTAAGATTAAAGCTTTCCGTCCCGGAAAGGTGACAAAGTTTTCCAAGATGGACTTGGACATCAAATGTTCATGTCCAGCATGGCGGTGGCAAGGTCCGGAGTATCACGGCGTCACCGAAGAGTTTATTGATGGGAAGCCTCGTGGCACTGCGAGTTTTCCAATCATTAGAGATCCTACTGGTATCAACCGTGTGTGTAAGCACGTGGCTGCGGTTCTGACACACACTAAAGGATGGACGGTAGGCAAACCCAAATAAAGATCGGATAAAAAATGCCTGTATATAACACTGAATGTAAAGATTGTCAGAAGGCGCAAGATCGGAAGCTTACGTTTAAGCAGTACGACCTTGTATCAAAAGGCCAACTGAGGCTCGATTGTGATTGCGGCGGTCAGGCTCAAATAGTGTTCAACCCCAGTAATGTTGGGTTTGTGCTCAAAGATGGAGAATCCGGGGGTTGGGTATCTAAGGGTGCCAAAGAGAATGCTTACCGGGCTAGCCGTAGCCGGGAGATGAAAAGGCGGCAAAAAGAGCACGTTAAACCCAAAGAGTTACAGCCTAATTTTCAAGGCCAAACGACATCATCTTGGGAAGAAGCCAAGGATTTAGCCTACCAGTCTACTTATCAAAAAGTAAAAGGTGAGCACGGTGTTGTCACAGCCGCCGATGCAGCGAACAAAAGCGCAAAAACTTATGACCCCTTTATTAAGTAAGAGGACATATGGACCGGTTATTTAGCATTAAACGCAGACGACCTCACATTGTGGACATACTCACACCTCAAGCCATGGACGCTGGTGTGGTGGATCAGTATCGTTTTAAGTTTGCCCTCAACTTTGATCAGGCGTTTGTGACGTTTCTGACAGCACCTAATATAGGGTTCTTAGACCCCGCTATTAACAGAAATGTTATTGACACACAGCCGACCACGGGAACAGACGTAAGGGTTATTTTTGACCCTTCAACTTATGCCATAAATGACGAACGGCATTTTTGGTTACAGTTTTTTCCAGTCAAAGACGGCGTTGAAGGGACGGGCGGGGGTCTGACTTTGGTTCTGCCCGATTCGTCTTACAATGGAACCAGAGTAATAACCATCCAAGGCGAAGCTCCTAACGGGACAACCTTACAGTTGGACCTGCCTAGAAGTATTCAAGACCTTGTTGTTACCAATGAGGACGGCGGTAACAACCTTTTGTTAGGCACAGAGGATGGTGGCCCGATGGCAGCGATTCTGCCTTTAGTCGGAGCACAGAATATAAGCCTTTTGTCCAAACAGGATTCTCTTTTTGTAGAGGGTGACGGTGGAGATGTTCCGTTTTCCGCCATGTTCACTCTGGCATTCCCACGGTGAGATTATAAGTGTATCGGGTTAACCAACTACTTGGTGGAACTGGCGCTACCGGGCCTACTGGTTCGACTGGCTTTGGCGCTACCGGACCAACGGGACCGACCGGACCGACCGGCAACACGGGTGGTACCGGACCTGCTGGAACGGGTAATACAGGTCCAACAGGTAATACCGGCAACACGGGTAACACAGGCGCTACAGGAGCAACAGGCGCTACTGGCAACACAGGCGCAACCGGAAACACAGGTGCTACGGGAGCAACCGGCCCGATCGGACCAACGGGTAATACAGGCAGTACCGGGAACACCGGAGCCACCGGCCCTATCGGACTTCAAGGAAACACCGGAGCCACAGGAAGCACCGGGGCTACCGGCTCAACTGGACCAACAGGAAACACCGGAGCCACAGGCAGCACGGGCGCTACCGGCCCGATAGGTCCGACTGGAAGTACAGGGGACACCGGAAATACCGGACCAACGGGAGCAACAGGTGGTCTTGGCCCAACGGGAGCCACGGGCAATACTGGGCCGACTGGCAGCACCGGAAACACAGGGGCTACAGGAGCCACCGGTCCAACTGGAACGGGCAATACTGGCTCTACGGGTAATACTGGTAACACCGGACCGACTGGAAATACAGGCGCAACCGGTCCTACTGGAATAGGCGCAACAGGCCCAACTGGTAACACCGGACCGACTGGAGCCACAACCCCCGGTCCAACCGGACCTACAGGTCCAACAGGGGCAACCGGAAATACTGGTAACACCGGACCGACTGGAGCCACAACCCCCGGTCCCACAGGCGCAACCGGTCCCACGGGTGACACAGGCGCAACCGGCCCGATCGGACCAACCGGCCCGACCGGAGCAGGAGATACGGGACCAACAGGGCCGACCGGTCCCACAGGTGTTGTGGGTGGTTGGACGATGGTCTACCAGTTTTCCACAACAACAACTCCACCTCCTGCCAGCGGTTACCTAAGGTTAAACAACGCCAATCCTGCTCTGGCTACTAGGGTTTACGCCAGCGACATTGACAGAGACGGCGCAAACATTGATCTAACATTAGATGAGATATCTGCTGGCGATCATATTAGAGTTTTTAGGACCGATGGAATTCAGGGGTTTGCCACTTATGAAGTTACCGCAGCTACCGATAGCGGAGCCTATCATACTTACGATGTAAACTACCTTTCGAGCGGCGGTAGTTTTGTAAACCATGGAGGTGTCGGTCTAGGGTTTGCACCACAAGGTCCAACGGGAAGCACCGGAGCCACAGGTCCTACTGGTGCAACTGTGGGCGCGACAGGGGCAACGGGACCGACAGGCCCAACCGGGAATACCGGACCGACAGGCAATACCGGGAACACCGGAGCCACCGGGAATACTGGCCCGACCGGAGCCACCGGGAATACTGGCCCGACCGGGAACACCGGAGCGACAGGGGCGACAGGAAATACCGGACCAACCGGAGTGACAGGGGATACTGGACCTACCGGTCCAACAACTCCAGGTCCAACCGGAGCAACCGGGGCTACGGGTGCGACTGGAAACACCGGCAACACAGGTCCAACCGGGGCTACGGGTCCAACCGGGTTTGGAGTTACAGGGGCAACTGGAGCAACGGGAGTCACAGGTCCAACCGGAAACACGGGAGCTACAGGTCCAACAACTCCAGGCCCTACGGGTGCTACAGGTCCAACCGGAGCCACCGGCCCAACCGGAAACACGGGAGCCACAGGCCCAACAACTGCTGGACCGACCGGAGCGACAGGAAGTACCGGAGCCACAGGTGCAACAGGGGCTACCGGGCCTACCGGGGCCACCGGAGCGACTGGAGTAGGTGCAACCGGCGCAACCGGCCCGACAGGACCAACGGGTGTTGTGGGAGGTTGGACTCTAGTTTATCAATTTTCCACTACCACAACGCCACCTCCCGGCAGCGGCTTTATTAGACTGGATAATGCTAATCCCGCTCTTGCCACCAAAGTTTACGCCAGTGACATCGATAAAGATGGCGCTAATATTGATCTAACACTAGATGAGATTTCTATTGGGGATCACATTAGGGTTTTCAGAACCGATGGTGTTCAGGGTTTTGTAACTTACGAGGTAACCGGCGCAACTGACAGCGGAGCTTATCATACTTATGATGTAAACTATTTATCGAGCGGTGGCACCCTTGTAAGCTTTGTAGAAACTGGTTTAGGGTTTGCACCTCAAGGACCAACGGGTCCGACCGGAGCGACCGGACCTACTACGGCGGGACCGACTGGAGCAACCGGAAATACTGGGCCTACAGGGCCAACTGGAAATACAGGAGCCACCGGTCCTACAACTCCAGGCCCGACCGGTGCAACCGGCCCAACAGGAGCGACCGGAAATACAGGCAACACTGGAGCGACCGGAGCCACTACCCCAGGTCCAACGGGACCAACGGGGGCTACCGGACCGACCGGAAATACGGGTAACACTGGAGCGACCGGAGCTACAACTCCTGGTCCAACGGGTCCGACCGGAGCGACAGGAGCAACCGGAAATACAGGCAGTACAGGTCCGACCGGAAATACAGGCAACACCGGCCCGACAGGAAGTACCGGAGCCACAGGTGCAACCGGAAACACGGGTGGAACAGGGCCGATCGGAAATACAGGCGCTACAGGCGCTACGGGTCCCACGGGCAACACCGGAGTGGGAGCAACCGGCCCAACGGGAAGCACCGGAGCTACAGGAAACACAGGCAACACAGGCGCTACCGGCTCGACAGGGAATACGGGCAACACCGGTCCTACTGGCGGCACAGGGAATACGGGCAACACCGGTCCGACAGGAAACACTGGTAATACAGGGGCTACCGGAAACACCGGACCCACAGGTCCGACCGGAAATACCGGGCCGACCGGAGCCACAGGTGCGGATGCCGGTGCGACATTAGCCGCGTTGCAAATCAGAAGAACTACTAACTACACGTTCACTAATTCCTGGGCGGATATAACTTTTGACACAACAGACATTGAGACTGCCCCGTCCGTAATAGAGCATAATAATGTAAGCACCGATCGGGTGGATATAAAGTCTGACGGCCTTTACAGAATTACGTATTGGATGCCTGTAGATTCTCAGGCTGAAGGAGAGTTCAGGGGACGAGTCAGGAAGAACGACGCCACTGTTTTGGATGGTAGTCTGATTCATTCTTATACGCCTGATGACACCCTTCGTTTCGGCATCAACTTTTTAGCGGAGTTATCGGCTGGCGACTTCTTAACTTTACAGCTTGAGAAAGATGCCGCGTCTGTTGAGACAGCAGAGACAGATATTGTTCTAACTGTTGTTAGGCTAAGAGGGGCGACAGGAAACACAGGCGCAACCGGTTCAACCGGACCCACTGGTGCCACCGGAAACACCGGAGCGACAGGTGCGACCGGACCGACCGGAAATACCGGGAACACGGGAAATACAGGTCCGACCGGGGCTACAGGAGCGACCGGTCCGACCGGAAACACCGGAGCAACGGGCGCAGAAGCCGGTGCGACGTTAGCGGCTCTACAGATTAGAAGGACTACGAATTATACGTTCACTAATTCCTGGACGGACATAACTTTTGACACCACGGATATTGAAACCGAACCGTCCATAATAGAACACGATAACGTTGATACTGACCGAGTTGATATTAAAGCCGATGGTCTTTACAGAATTACTTACTGGATGCCGGTCAACTCCGCTGCTGAGGGCGCGTACAGAGGTCGCATTAGAAAGAACGACGCGACTGTTTTACCCGGCGGCAATATTCATTCTGATGACAGTAATGATACCCTTGTTTTCGGTGCAGACTTTTTGGCGGAATTGTCGAGTGGTGATTATCTAACTTTACAGTTAGAAAAAGACGCTGCCTCTGTTGAGACGGCAGAAACAGATATAGTTTTAACTGTCACTAGATTAAGAGGTGCTGTTGGAGATACCGGGCCGACAGGTCCGACCGGAGCTACCGGTCCGACAGCCGTAGGTCCAACCGGTGCAACGGGCAGTACGGGAGCCACCGGCAACACCGGAGCAACAGGGAGCGTTGGCGCAACAGGTGCCACAGGAAACACCGGGGCAACAGGCCCAACCGGAGCCACCGGCAATACGGGCAATACAGGAAGTACAGGAGCCACAGGCGCTACGGGCAACACTGGAGCCACAGGAAACACCGGGGCAACAGGCAACACAGGTGCGACCGGAAGCAGTGGCGCTACTGGTAGCACAGGCGTAACTGGTGCCTCAGGCTTGCCGGGAGCAACCGGACCCACAGGAGCCACAGGCAACACCGGGAGCACTGGAAGCCCAGGACCAACCGGAGCCACCGGCCCGACAGGGAATACGGGAACAGGGAGCACTGGTGCCACCGGAGCAACGGGTGCTACGGGAAGTACGGGCAACACTGGGCCAACCGGAGCCACCGGCCCGATAGGGAATACTGGTCCAACAGGTCCGACCGGAGCCACAGGCAGCACTGGAAATACAGGCGCAACCGGCGCTACAGGCAGTACCGGAGCCACCGGTCCTACCGGAAACACAGGCAACACCGGTCCTACAGGAAATACCGGGGCAACTGGATCTCAGGGACCGACCGGAAACACGGGTAACACAGGTGCTACGGGAGCAACCGGGGCGATCGGGTCCACTGGTAACACTGGTAACACCGGTCCTACAGGAAATACAGGCGCAACCGGCCCGACAGGAAATACAGGGAGCACCGGTAACACAGGTGCAACCGGACCTACGGGACCAACGGGTGTCGTTGGAGGTTGGACATTAGAGTATCAGTACTCTACCGACACAACCCCACCACCAAGCAACGGTTTCATTGAATTAGACAACGCGATTCCGTCATTAGCCACAAAGGTTTACGCAAGTGACGTAGATAAGAATCTTAGTAATGTAGACGCTACTTTAGACGAAATCGGTACTGGTGATCATATCCGGTTATTCCGTACCGATGGAGTTCAAGGCTTTGTTACATACGAAATAACAAATCATACAGATAGTGGAGCTTATCATACTTATGATGTAAACTATCTCTCAGATGGGGGTAGTTTTACAAATAATGGCGACATAGGCTTAGGGTTTGCACCTCTTGGTCCAACGGGAGCTACGGGACCGACAGCGGTGGGTCCAACGGGAGCAACCGGGGCAACCGGAGCAACAGGTGCGACCGGAGCCACAGGCAACACAGGGCCAACCGGCGCTACGGGCAGCACTGGTCCGATCGGAAACACAGGTGCGACAGGTAGCACAGGAGCTACGGGTAATACGGGAAGCACCGGAGCGACCGGTAATACGGGAGCAACGGGGAACACTGGTCCGATCGGAAGCACCGGAGCGACAGGCCCCACCGGAGCAACGGGTAACACCGGCGCAACGGGCAGTACGGGTCCGACAGGCGCAACTGGCAATACAGGAAGTCAAGGATCAACCGGGGCGACAGGAGCAACGGGTGCCACCGGAGCCACAGGCGCAACGGGTGCCACTGGAGCAACAGGAGCCACAGGCAATACCGGGGCCACAGGAAATATTGGGGCGACCGGCGCGACAGGCAGCACTGGCTCAACCGGAGCTACAGGCAGTACCGGAAACACGGGTGCCACAGGAAGCACCGGGGCGACTGGGAACACGGGCGGAACTGGTAGTACGGGTCCGACTGGGAACACCGGGAGCACTGGACCTACGGGTGCAACGGGAGCCACTGGTAATACCGGCAGCACCGGAGCAACGGGCAGCACCGGAGCAACGGGCAGCACCGGAGCCACTGGTAATACCGGCAGCACCGGAGCAACGGGCAGCACAGGTGCGACTGGAGCGACAGGCCCAACTACTGCTGGCCCGACCGGAGCAACCGGAGCAACCGGAGCAACAGGTGCGACTGGAAATACAGGGAGCACTGGGCCGACCGGGGCAACGGGTCCGACCGGACCAGGGGTTATAGACTCACTGGCTGCTGTATCAGTTCGGCGTACCACAAATTTCTCCATACCTAACGGTTCGTATGGCGATGTTACTTGGGATACGACGGACTTTGAAAATGAGAGTTCGGTCTTAGAGCATGATTCAGTAAATACGGATAGAATTCTGATCAAAGCTGACGGCGTGTATTTGATAGCTTTTTCATTGTCTATAGACTTTGACGCTGGTGAAGAAGTTGTTGATGCTCGTGTTCGAATAGACGATTCAACTGTTATTTCTCAAAGCGTGAGAAAGATCAGCGAGGATGACGAAACCAATGCTGTATCAAACACTGTTCCAGTGGAGTTGTCTACCGGAGAGTATCTAACTCTTCAACTTCAGGCGAATGGCGACGGCAATGTGATGATTCCAGAAAGCACCTTCATGGTCGCTAGGCTGGAAGGTGTTGTTGGACCCACAGGGCCTACCGGACCGTCAGGAGGATTAACTAAGACCGGGTTTGCGGAGATAACGTCTGATACAACCACGACCTCGACTTCATTCACTGATCTTCTTTCCACGACGTATAACAAATCTAGCGCGGGATCTGATCTTGACATATTCGTGTCCGTATCAGCGTCCATTAATAATAATGATAAATATATGAGGTTCCAGTTAGTTATCGATGGATCAGCCAAACGGGGGATGGGGATGCAAGGTAAGAACAACGAAGGGAACACATGCGCCCTTGTTTATAAGGCAACTGGGTTATCTTCAGGCAATAGAACAGTAAAGGTTCAGTGGTTGGTTGAGTCCGACACAGGGCGGGTTGCCCCAGTGACTACGGCTTATGAGCATTGTTCTATTCTTATCCATGAGGTTGATGTCTAATGGCTGCTACTAAATACACTTATAGTATCAGCGGTGATTTTCCAAACCAGAAAGTCAACAGTACCATATTGACAAAAGAGATTGAGGGTTCCGCGATTGTTACGGCTTTGGATTATATTTTCACCAGCGGAGATGAGTGTGATATTTGGTTCGATGACGCTCTCAGTGGTGGCGATCAAACCATTCTTGATGGGCTTGTAGCAGCACATCAAGGTACGGACACCACAGATGCGCCTCAAACGGTAACATCTGAGGAAGAGAGCATAAGCACTACAACAGAGTACCGGGATAAGATAAATTCAACTCTTGATCCTGTAACTGGCGGTACTTACCGAGTTGCATGGAGTTACGAAGTAAAAACATCGAATAGTAGCTCTACAAGAATTGAAACTCGAATTGAAGTTGATGGGATCGAGTACTGTACTGATAACTGGATTAAGAATCGGTGGCGGTATTCTAGCGGAGAGGCATACATAGAGTTTAATTCAGGCGATACGCCACAAGTCAAATTACAATTCAAAGCTCAAGGGAGACAGGGCGCAGCTTATATTCGTAGGGCTACTATTGTCTTGATGGAGAGAGACTGATGGCTGAGACTACTTACACATATTCTATAGCGAATGACATTGTAGCTGGCGCGTGTGATGCTCCCAGACTGACCCTTGAAATTCAAGAGAGTGCTATCACAATCGCTCTTGATAGAATAGACATCACAGGGGATGAGTTAGATGTCGTTTTCAAAAACTCTTTACCCGCCGCTGATAAGACTGTTCTTGATGGAGATACCACCGACCCGTGCGGCGGTATTATAGGCGCTCATTCAGGTCTGCCGCTTGAAGATCCGACAACTGATGAAGGCATTCCGAAAGTACACATAAATGGTCCAGTGGATGATGATGGATCGCCTGTCGTGGCCGCAAACACATGGCCTATTGCACAGTATGTGATTTGGTGTGGCGAAGGCGATGATATCACTAATGGTACTGTCGGAGATGGTACAGCGTTCAAAGCAGAGTTGACCGCAGAGGGTGATACAACTATTACTTCACAATTTATCGAGGTCATACGTTTAGGTGGAGGCCATGTTCTCTGGAAAAATTGTGAATTTGGTGATTATGCCACATTCAGCCTTTTTGCCCCGGCCACATCAAATATTGTGAGCAATCCAGGTTCAGGAGCTTATGGTAAACTCGCCATTCCTGGTGTTGGAAACATGATCGTTGATCCCAGTACACCGGGCGCTGACGGTCCTGATTGGGATGTGAACCTTACAGAGAAGTTGAATGCTAATGTAAACTTCACAAAAGCTGTTCCAGTGGCAGCACCGGATGGTGATGGGTTTTTCACTTACGTGGCAGCTACTGACAGCCTAACTTACACGCCGGGGACAGGCACACACAATTTGTTTGATGCTGATATACCATTAGCAGCGTACCTACGGAAAATGTGGTTGATGGGAGATGGGCATGAAGACTTGACTGTCTATAATAACATTCCAGCTACCATCTTACCCCAGTGGAAGGCCAAAGCGTTTCTCTATAGAACAGCAGCAGGCTCAGATCGACACATTACTTGGTCTATGTTGATATCGAGAACCACCACCGCATAACATCCAAATTTGGTGTAGTTGGATGTTATGGCGAGTAAAAAGAAGACGAAGAAAAAGGCACCAGTACGAGCTAAAAAGCCAAAGTCGAAAGATGCTCCACAGCCTGATATTGAGGGGATGAGCATTATCATCTCCGCGTGGAACGCTACAGAACATATTGGCGACTGTCTGGACGCTTTTGCTTCTCAAGACAACAAAGTCCAAATGCCTCTGGAGATTCTCATAGGGGTGGACGGCTGTTCTGAGACGCTGGAGTTACTATGTTCTATACAACTGCCATCCAACACACGAGTAGTGTGGTTCCCAGAAAACCACGGACCTTATATCGTGTTCAATACTCTGGTCCCGCTGGCTCAGCATCCTTATGTAATGTTTTTTGGGGCCGATGATATTCCTTATCCCTTTCTTGCGGATCGACAGGCGCTTGTGAGACAAGGGGTAGATATTGTCCGTCAGGTTACCCACGATAAACTGTTGGCTTACGGAGCTTTTGGCATCTGGAAAGCATCTTGGGAGCGGGTAGGGGGTTACGAACCGTGGCGTTGTGCCGCTGACTATGAATTTATTGTACGAGCCGAACGAATAGGCTTGACTGTTGGAGAAATTAAGGAAGCGACTTTCCAACGGGGTATCCATCCTGACCAACTTAGTGCTCACCCTGAGACGGGAATGCAGTCCGAAATTCGTAAGGAATACCATGAGTTAGTGAAGACCAGCACCAAGGGTAAGATCGAGCCTGAGACAGCCGAACACACCGAACTGTTCGCAAGCCTACCGATGCCAAAGTCAGAACCTACAATCGGTGCCGCCATGATTGTTAAGAACGAATCCTCATGTCTGGATACGTGTTTGAGTTCCCTCAAAGGTATAGATGAGATAGTGGTTGTGGACACGGGGTCTGATGACGGGACACCGGATATAGCTCGGAAGTATACGGATAAAGTATCCGAAGGCGAATATGTCTGGAAAGATGAGTTTGACGATGCCCGGAACTTTGCCATCGCCCGGAGTACAACCGACTGGATTTTGAGTATTGACGCTGATGAAGTGTTAGAGCCAAACGGAATTGCCAAGCTGCGTAGAGGCATAAGTGAGGTGCCTTCGACGGCGTGGGCATTGTCATGTGCGTTACAAGCCAAAGGGACAAACCAAATCAACTATCCGGTACGTTTTTGGCGTAACCGGCGCGGCTTACGTTTTCACGGGATTGGACATGAGGCAATAACACGATTGGCTGACGCTTTCAGTGGCGTAAAAATTATATACGGACGGAGTGAAGCACACGACCGCGATCAGGGTCGCATGTTTCGGATAATGACCAAGGCGGTCGAAAAAGAGCCTAACAATGCCCGATACAAGTTTTATTTGGCGCGGGAACACTACTATCGAAGTGAGTGGCAAAAAGCCATTGATACATATGAGTTGTATTTAAAACAGGCGAGTTGGGCATCAGAGATGGCTGAGGCACGATTACGGATGGCAAGATGCCATCATAACTTGGGGAACTGGAAAGAGGCGAAGGATAACTGCTTACAGGCGATCCTTATCAATGCTGAGTTTAAAGAGGCACTATTATTCATGGCTCAGATGTGCGGCCCTAATAATGCAGCGGCTTGGAAACGATACGCCAAATCAGCCACAAATAAAGATGTGTTGTTTGTGAGGAACGTGTAATGCCACCGGAGATTCCGATAAGAATCTGTTCGCATAAAAGAAGCGGTACTCATCTTCTGGGAGCTACGATTTGGAAGAATTTTGAGCTGCCTGATGTATCGTCCTCCGTGAGAATGCCTAGCGGGTATAAATTTGTCCGGGGCGATGAGGTGTGGGGTCCTGGAAGTCGGGCTATAATACCCTGGCACCATCTTTGGCATACGCATAATCTTTGGGCCAGAGATCCGAAAAGGACATTGTATATTGTTCGACACCCGATCGATACCTTGATGTCTTTTTGGCGGCTGTTGGACCCGTTATGTAAGCGGGACTCCGATCTGTTTGTCGGAAAGCAAGGGGTGGCAAACTGGCTCAGGCATGTGGAGTGGTATACACGCGGATGCCATTGGGTTCGGTATGAAGATCTTATAAGCGACAAACATGATCAAGTTCTGGATCAAATAGCTAGTTGGTATTCTTTAACAAAAGCGGATAGCTATTATAAACGGGTCCAGGAGCGAGTGGGGTGGGCCTCGTATGAGACTCCGATCCAGCCTAAAGAGCCGCCAGAGAAGCTGTTGAGAGCCATTGATGAGATTTTGCCTGACACTCTCTTAGGGTATTCTCTTACTTACGATAAGTTAACCAACTATAAGGTGACAGAGGACATTCATGTAGAGGAAATGAACTCAGAGAAGATAAGGCACCTTTACGATGAGACTTATTTTCTCGGTGGCATATCTAAGTTCAACGGACAAGAGATAGGTGTTGAGGGGCTGAAAGAGTTTAGGGAGAACTCGATCTCGCAGCAAAAGCTGAGTTTAATCAAAATGGTCGAGGTTGAGGGCAAGGTAGTTTTGGACGTAGGGTTTGGTAGAGGCGAAGCTCTCAAATGGTGCAAAAAACAGGGTGCAAAGAAATGTATAGGGATAGACTACGCCCCTGCCGCCAAAGAGATTGCTTCCAAACATATTGATGATTCAAGTGTCCCTCTCTATACGCTTTCGGTAACTGAGATCGATCGAATACCAGAGAAGGATATTGACATTGTATTTTTGATGGACATCCTTGAGCACGTATCCACGAAAGAGTGGGATGAGTTTTTGGATAAATTAATGCCCAAGTTGAGCCAAGATCACGTACTGGTATCGTCTACCCCTGCTTCTCCTATCGGTGATTATATGAACATGCACAACAATTATTTCACCGAGAAAAGGTTGCACGACCTGTTGGATTCATATTTCAGCAGCGTAGAGATTACCAAAGGGTCAAAGTTTGTTATAAAATGCACGTAAAACCTTATTCCGCTAAGTATTGGCAGCAGCGTTATTGTAACGGGGGAAACTCAGGATGGGGTTCTTACGGCAAGCTGGCGGAATTTAAGGCCGGTGTGATCAATGACTTCATAGCGGAAAATCAGATCCAATCGGTAGTGGAGCTTGGGTGCGGGGATGGAAATCAACTTGGCTTACTACAGGCCCCGGATTATCTGGGTGTGGACGTTTCTGAAAAGGCTATCGAGCTTTGTACAAACAAGTACAAGTCTGATCCCAACAAAAGATTTCAGTTAGTGGGGAATCCCATACGTTTGGATGATTCTGCTGAGTTGGCATTAAGTTTAGACGTGATTTATCACTTGGTGGAGGATGAGGTGTACTTTAACTATATGGATGCCTTGTTTTGCGCTGCCCAGAAGTTTGTGATCATCTACTCATCTAACTTTGAGAACAGAACAGCGGCACATGAACGGGAGCGAGAGTTTACCAGTTACGTAGAAGCCGCATTCCTTCCGTGGGACTTGATTAAAAAAGTGGACAACCCGTGGCCTTATCCCAAACACTCTGACGGCAGTTTGGCGGATTTTTACGTTTATGGAAGGAGGGCACAAGATGCCCAGTTGTAGACCGGATGTGATCCCTGAGCTTGTTTACAAAGTGATGGAGATGTGCCCTGAAACTATCCTGGACATTGGCGTAGGCTATGGTAAATGGGGCGCACTGTGTATTGAGTATCTAAAGTACTGGAAGAATATTACGCCCGTAGTAGATGGCGTAGAAGTTTTCGAAGATTATAAATCCCCTCTCCATGCTGTTTACGATAAAATTTATTACAGTAATGTCATGGAGGTACTGCCTATATTTGAGAGGTATGATCTGATTTTGCTCGTGGATGTCATTGAGCATTTGAGTCGTGAGGACGGCTTGAAATTATTAGGTTCCGTCAAAAAACATTACCTTGTCTCAACCCCCGCATATTGGAGTGGGCAACAAGCGTCTCATGGGAACAAGCATGAAGAGCACCTCTCACAGTGGACCCCTGTAGACTTTGAGAACAGCGTTATGATAACCAGCAGAGAGGGCCGACGGCATATCATGGGGTGGAAATGAAGCTGTTTATAGCTCAGGTTGCCGACAGCTTTTCGCTGGTCCCTTACCTGAAGGAGCGACTTTCGGACTGGGAGATCACCAAAACGTCGTATGTCTATACCAATAATGCGTGGCAGCAAGTCGTTGATTTGGCTCCTGATGTGATATTTATAGATTTTTGTGATGATAACGCAAGAGTTATAACTGCTCGCTTGGGGGAACTCCAAAAAAGACCCAAGGTTGTTATCCGGTTACACGGGTATGAGGCTCAGACTGAGTATCTGAGACGTATAACTTGGGGTAACGTATCGGATCTCGTGGTTGTGTCTCCAAGGTTCAGAGAAATTGTGAGGGGTAAGCTTTTTAAACATCCAACCCTAAGAATTCATCTCATCCCAAATGGCGTCGATCTCGATAAGTATCAACTTCAAGACGAAGCTAGCCTGGACAGCAATCTTATTGCTTATGTTGGATACCTGAATAAGAAAAAAGGTCCGACTTTATTACGCACGGTTTGGGCCTCAATGCCAGAGAGGCAATTTCATGTCGGAGGGACCATTCAGGATGAACAGGTCGGGTGGTATCTCAAGGACTTAGAACTGCCAAATGTTACATACCACGGTTGGGTTCAGACTCAGGAGTTTCTGAAGGGCAAGCGTTTTCTCCTGTCTACCAGTGTGACCGAGAGCTTCGGTATGGGAATTGCGGAAGCTATGGCAATGGGGCTAACACCTCTTATTCATGCTTGGCCTGGAGCAGATCAGATATGGCCCAAGGAATGCCTTTGGAATACGTTTCAGGAGTTGAGGGTGATTGAGCCTAAAGATCCTGCGTGGTGTCGGGAGTGGGTTGAGAGCCGGTACTCGATGGAACAGTGCATAGACAAGTTTGTAGCATTGCTTGGGGGTTAGCTGGAAGTGTCGGTACATATTGATAATTATGGCAGCAGACAGCGGTCGTTTGGGTAGTAGGCAGAGCCAGCACAAGGACATTACATAGTATTGAACTCTGGGATTCGTCCGTTTTCTGAGAATTATCTAATGAACGTCTGAAACATGACGTCCCGGAAAACGCCAAAGGCGGTCGAAAGTTCTGCACTTTCTTTTATTGGCTGCCTTTCAACGAAGGTCCCTATCAACTGTGAGATCTACGAGATTGCAGTCGAACAAAAATTGAGAGGCTCTATATGTTAAGGCTCATTCACCAACAGACTGTTCAGAACGCTGTTCTGATTGATGATATTGACGACGGTCTTCCCAATAAGCAGTACCATCGTCTTGGTTCTACGGCTGATCCGGATGCTTATGTCAGGGATGGCATTATAGGTAAGCCGAAGCAGGAGTGTTACGTTCCCCTCACTCAAACGGCGGAAGGCTTCCCTCTGATCCAGGGGTATATCGATCTCCAGGAAACTCAGCGGGTCACCCACTCAGCCGGTAAGGGTAAGATTTACGGGTTTCAGAACTCAGGACACATTAGTGTTGTGTCGCTGACTGCAACCCAAATTCAGGCCCCGACTCTGACGGTAGCTCAGATTAATAATCCGGGTCCGGGCGATTTGACTTTGACAGGAACGACCTTTTTGTCAGTCACGCCTGACATTACATCGGTCATCATTACCGGCTTCGGAGCCGTCACTTTGACCCAGACGCAGATCACAGGCGGCGGTGGTACGGTGGGAGCAACCTCCATTGTCATCCCGGCTGCGTTGGTTCCGGGTATCGGTCCAGCCGTGACTTCGGCTCAGGTGCAAGCCAACGAGCAGCTTACGGCAGTGGTGGCTGTAACTCCGTAAAGGAAAAACCGAGTGTGCAATACCGTTACATCCCATGGATTCTGGAGCAAGAAGAGGCGTCAACCTTTCAAGCCGTACATCAAAAATGGCGACCAAGGGATCTCTTCCTTATGCGACAGGTTTTACTTATTCTTAAGGATGTTGAGTCGCGGTTTGCAAATCTTGAGTTGGCGCGGGATGAGCTTAAAACTCTCGAATATGCGTCAAAGTACCTCAAGTACTTACAACGGATGCGACTTTGGACCAGGGACGCCAAATTCGCTTGGAAGGGAGATCAACTCAGATTTCTCAAATCTGTGTCAGGTTTTTACTCTGACTATGGAGCAATCCTCAAGTTATTGAAAAGAGATCAACTACGCGGAAAGTTCAAAGAGACCGCAGAAGAATAAGGAGCTAGCTATGCGCGTTGGAGTTATTAGAGGCGATATACCAGGACCGTTGGCATTGATGGATCTGGAACCAATCAGTCGGTATAACCCGCCCACAGAGCCAGAGGGACAAGAGCGACGTGTGGGGCGTCCTGATACAACTGTTGTGGGTACTGCTTTGGGCGATATCCCTGCGGGTCGTACAGGAAGCACTGACATTTCGGCAGGAGCCACGGTTACTCTTGGTGTTGATGACAACCTGGAGATCAAACTGGCGGCGGCTGCTCCTTTCACATCTGTCACGGTGGCGGCTGGAGTTTATGCTTCTGGGGCTGCTCTGGTGGCGGCTGTGAACACAGCTTTGGCCACAGCGGGAGTGGATGCCACTGCTCGTTTGGACGATTTTGTCGGGACTTTTCTGGTAATTCAGAGCAACACAACCGGCACTGGAAGCTATGTTGAGGTAGACGCTGATCCGCCTTCGACTTTCAACGGTGTGGTTGGTTGGGCTCCTGGAGCGACAACTGTTCCGACCACGGCTGCTGTTATTACGGCCACGTTGCCGGTCGGAGGTCCGTTGGATGTCTCTATCGCAACTCTTATAGGCACTGTCGGTTCGGGTGGCACCCAAGCCCAGTACGATGCTCTTGCAGATAGTATTGCACCTCAGTTCATCGAAACGGATGTGGCGATCAAGAGCTTCCAGGTCGGTATGATTTCTGGGTTCCTGGCCCCCACTTGGAATCCGGACCCAAATCGGCTTCCGCCATTTACTCCCGGTGCGGCCATTGAGGTTGTGGCAGACGACGGTGTGACTCCGTTTTCAGCCCCTCTGACAGTGATCGGTGCGGCTGCAAGCGGTGCTCCGAATGCTGGTGATATCACCATCACAGGAACCAATCTGGGACACGCTGATCCTGAGATTGATGACACCACTGTGAGGGTTACGTCTGCTGACGGCGCGACTTCGATCAAGCTCCACCAGTACACCATCAGGACAACCCTCTCAGGCGGTACTCAGGGCGGTGTTGCTCCTACCACGATTGTGATCCCGGCTTCATTGTTGGGTGGTCTTGGTGTTGCAGGCTCCACGGTTATTGTACAGTTCACAAGCTTTGCTTCGAACTTGTTCACAGTGACCTAGATTGTTTTCAGGCTTTGCCTGCTTAGATGTAAATGTAGACTCAGATACGGGATCGGATAGCAATAGTTCAGCGTAAGCTGCTTAGATGAAAAATTAAAATGAGACCCCCAAAGCTTCCAATTATAGATGGAAAGAAGCAGTGTTCTAAGCGCGGCCAGAGTAAGCCGCACATCTTAGAATTCTTTACCGTCTCTCATAAAAGCCACTTGTGCGGTGGCACGGTCGTTCTGTCGATGCAGGGGGTGCTGAGGCTTGGCTGCTCGTTGGCCAAAGACGATGTAGGTTTAATGGCGCAAGCGTTTTGTATTTAAAAACCAGTGCTTGAGAGGGAACAGAAAAGATGAAAAAGAATAATAGTACCTTCAAGACGCCCGATCTCTACTTTGCAGCATATCTGCAAACAGCAGGCGTAGAAATGGTAAGGACGGACCGGGAGAATAACCGGGTCTATTTTGTATTCGATACGACCATAGCAAATATAGATGAACTTAAAACTGCTTGGTTCAATAACACTGGCAAGGTTGCGGCCCAACCTTACGCTCACAATATCAAGTCTCTGAAATCAGTATGCCACATGGTGTGACTTGTAGGTACATGTGTGCAGCAACGACCGATAGGAACCTTACGTTTCTCACCCCCATAGCTCGTTAATCTTTAGATTTATCCTTTAGTTGTATCTGCCGATTTTTCGGCTTGATAATGGCCCTAACAACAAAGGAAAATTATTATGGCTGCTAAGTACCAAACCCTATCCACGGCTCTTCTTGATCACGTATTGAGGAACACTCCGTATGTCCAGGCTGCAACGGTTTACGCAGCCCTTTACACTGTGGCTCCGACCGCCACGACTGCTGGCACCGAGGTTGCTGGTGGTGCCTATGCTCGCCAGTCGATCACATGGGCAGCCGCCGCTGCTGGCTCCATTGCGAATTCAGCTCCTGTCACATTCCCGGTAGCGACCGGTGCATGGGGCACTGTGGTAGCCGCTGCGGTTTGCGATGCCGCCGCCGCTGGTAATATCCTGTATTTCGGGAATCTTACCGCTTCCAAGACTGTGGGTGTTGGCGATCAGCTAAACTTTGCTGCTTCGGCACTCACTGTCACCGAGTCCTAGCCAAAGTTGGGGCCAAAGAAGGAGGGTCCATTGGACCCTCCTTTCTTAAACCTTTTAAAAGTGGAGGCCACTGATGGCTGTAATCGAAGCTGATGCTACTTTAAATGCGGACTCGTCTGTAACCGCTGGAGCGGCTGCGGTTTATGCGGCTGCCTCAACGATGAACGGCGACTCGTCGTTCTCAGGAGCGGCTGGAGTTGTATATGATGCAGCTTCTACAATGGATGGCGAGTCATCCATTTATGCTGACGTCGATATTTACGATGAGGATAGCATTACAATGGTTGCCGATTCCTCCATGGCTGCGGCGGCTACTGTAGATTACGAAGCCTCTACTTTGATGGCCGGTGACTCGTCTGTCACGGCTCCAATTGACTTATTACTTGGTGCGGAACTAACAACTGCTGGCAACTCAATTTTTATATTCGATCCAGCAGGGATCACTGTAACCAACACTTTGAGTGGTCCACAAATTCCTGCAACGGCAAGGCCCATTACTGTGCCGACTATTCGGATCGTGCCAGCAGCGCCACCCCCACCATCGTTTTCAGTAGGCCCAGTTACAGGTCGTGAGGAGGAACGATAGTGGTCGTTGAATTGAAAATAGAAATCAAGGGATCGTCATCAGCTTCTGCTGCCCCTGTTAGAAGAGTGTCCCTGTCGGCTGCCTTTTCAGGCTCTGCGTCGGCGGGTACTCAAGGTCGTCCACAGGAAACTCCTAAGAAGAATGGCTAATGACAACAGCGCACACTACCCGTGGAAGAGTTGTTCGAGCCAATACGGTGATATTGGACCAGTTTGATTTCTTCCTGTCTGATGGGTTCTCACGGGCTATAGGGCTTATCCCTTCTGATTTAGTTTCTCACCTATTTTTCAATAATGTTATTCAGCCCTGGCCCCTGATTTCTGGGGATGGTGTGACCGACGCTCAGGTAGTGTCTGGCAACATCTACATGAATGAAATCTCCAGTGACCCTGGATTTTATAACATAAGGTTTCGACCAAACATGTTGGGCTATTGGCGTAATATGTTGTCGTACCCCGCAGGAAAACAGATTCTAGCTCAAGACTTTGATGTCAAAGAAACGGCACCGCAAACTCCACAAGGTCTGACGGCCTCATTTGTCCGACCATCGGATGGGTGCGGCTGTAGCACATAGGTGAAACTATGGACCCTCGCAGAGCTTACGAAGAAGCGTTACAAAAAGAAGGCGTGGGCAAGCACACTGATGTCCCTGATGACAAGTTTGATAAAGAGCAACTTGAGATGGGGATCGAGGTTGAGAAGGAGCACACAGACGACCCGGCAATCGCAAAAGAGATAGCCAAAGACCATCTTGCAGAATTGTCTGATTATTATACTCGTCTTGAGAAAATGGAGAGCGAAGGCATGGCGGCTAACCCCAGAAAAGCATTTGAAGAAACCCTGAAAAAGCAAGCCATAACTCTTGGTGAGACTTTTCCAGATGTTGTGATGTACGCGGACAAAGACGGCGCTTACTTCTGGACAAACATAACTATCGCGTCTGCCGGTATGGACCCCGCCGACGCGAAACGGCGGATAGATGATGCGGTCAAGGTTGTCCGGAAAATTGCCAATGCTCTCGTAGTGGGTCCAGACTTTACGGATTTGAGACCCGGAAGGCTCAACTGCAACGGAACAGATTACTCTGGAACCGTAAGAATAGGTTACCGCTGGTCAGGGCGAATCGGTCCTGGCAAGGCACAGGTATTGAAAGCGAAAGCTCAACGGATGCCGGGAGTGGAGCTATCGGATAAGAAATTCTGGATGTGAGGGTCTAAATGCCAAAGACATATTATCTCAGTGACAACTTCGTAAACGCGGCTCTCCGGAACACCCCGTATACGTCTCCCGCGCTGGTTTACGTGGCGCTCTATACAGCGACTCCCACCCCTGCTGGTGGTGGCACTGAGGTTTCTGGTGGCGGGTATGGGCGGCAGTTAGTGACGGTCACGGTCCCTGTTAACGGACAGTCGTCAAACACGGGCGAGATACTGTTCCCGGTTGCCACGGCAACGTGGGGAACCATCGAGGCTTTTGCTCTTTTGGATGCGAGTGCCGGTGGTAACATGATGTATTACGGCACTCTGAGCACACCACGGCTGATTCTGGCCTCAGATCAAGTTAGATTCCCCGCAGGACAACTGATAGTCCAGGAGACCTAAAATGAACCCTCGTAAAGCATTTGAAGAAGCCATAAACAAACAGGCCCACGAAAGAATCGTTGAGGCCCGTTCTTACAGGCTTAAAAGAGACGTTGCGAACAAAAGAGGCGATTCGATTGAGAGCGGGTCCAGGGTTAGTTTGAGTTGGCCCGGTCGTTCAGGAGCCCGAACGGAACTCACGGACGATGCTGGTAATATGGTCACCGTACACACGGAAAATTTACATAACTACGTCTCTGGTATTTCCAGACCTCCGTCGATAAGAGTAATGGAGAAGTGGATGTTTGACGGTGTTGCCAAGTCCGTTACTGGCAAAAGAGTTGAACCGGACGGCATCGGGCCAGATGGGGCTCCGTCCTGGATGCTTGTTTTCGGCATTATTTAGAATAGGAGTTTGGCATGAACCCTCGTAAAGCATTTGAACAGGCTCTGGGCGCTCAGAAAGTCGCAGGACTGAAGGACACTCTCGACAAGCAACTTGCCAAACAGCAAGGGGTCAAGAGGTATAAAGGCCAGGGGGATATTACTGCGGGAACCTTAGTTACGGCTGTCGGAGGGGCAATGGGCCTTTTTATAGGTGTGGGCGAAAACAATGTTATCCACATTGTATGGGCTGATAATAAAGGCCATTTCACCCCGGCTAAGTTAAAGGCCAGCGTAAATAAGTTGTAGGATCGAGATGGAATGCCTCTTTATGACATTGACGGAACAACGACAGGTGCAGCGAGCGTAAACGGCTCGGTTACGCTGATTCATAATATCGTTGATCCCATTGTTGGGGCAGCAAATGTAGGCGGGAGTACAATCGGGGTCTTTTATGTCTCTGGTCATGTGACCGGAGCGGGGGATTTGATCGATGACAGCATAGCTGATATCGCTGGCATAGCTGACGGCGGGAGCAATGTTACAGCCGATTTGCTCCGGAGAGTCGGTGTTCGGGGTCAGACCCACGGTGAGGGGCATCTGAATTTCTCGGAATACGACCCAATTTATGGGGTTGCCGTTGTTACAGCCTACATGGATGTTGTCCATGTTCCGCCGCCAATTTGCGAGGCTCCGGTAGTATCGGTGGGTTTCCGGTGGGGTCATATATTTACATGGGGCGACCTGATTTATTCGGTCATAGATGGCAGTGGCAAACCTTACGACCCTGAGGCCGTAGGCTACACAATGTACCAGATGCAGCCCGGATGTGCCCTGGAGCAAATAGGACCGGGCAACCAGCGACCAGCCAAGCATAAACTTGGCTGTTATTACGTAACCGGGACAGCCGGGGAATGCGGCCAGCCGGGGCTTTGGATGGTCCGCTGGTGTTATCAAAGAACCTATAATGATCCTGTAGTGGAAGAGGATTGTTATTTCCAGGTTCTGGACGCAATTTCGTGCCCTGTAACGGGCGACACCCTGGAGCGGTATTGTAAATATGGTTGGGATGAATGACAGGGTAGTTGATCGTTATCAAGCCAAGACGGGCTTTTATTACGATGAAGAATTTACTGAAGGTATAAGCTTACACGACAGATTTAAAGTAACAGTAGAGGATGTGGCGCGAAAGTTAGGACATGATTGGAAGGTCGATGTTGCGGGTTGGAGCAGAGATTATGATGTCTGGAGCACAGACCTTAGAAGCAAGACAGGACGTTTTTATATTGAGATAACCCCAAGAACCATGAGTATACTTTTTCAGACTTTAGGGCCTTGGTCAGAGGTAAGGAATAATAACAACGCTGTGATGAGAAAATTCAACCGAGATTTCGACCTCAAGACGGGGGATTACGGAGACAGCTTGCGGAAACTCAAGACAGCTTTTGCACCGAGAGCGGAGAAGCTTTTGAAAGCCATTGAGTGGCAACAACAGGATGTAGGGTTGAGCGCGAGGTAGACAATGATAACACGGGAAAAAGTAGCTTTGGAAATTTCCAAGTCTGAGTGGGAAGCCGCTCTGAAGCGAGATGAGAAGAATCTTGCGGAAATGCGTAAGGCCGTCACTGACCTGAAGGCTGGTAAAGAGGTTGAAAACCTGACACTATCGGGAGCCCAGTCCGTGGTAAAGGGTCTTGAGGAAGTGATCCGTAATAAAAAGCGGATGATTTCAAAGTTAGCTGTTGAGGCGTTTGAGCAAGTTTTGACGGCCAAGGTCCATCCTTCCCAGAAGGCTCGGAATAAGTACCTCAGAGAGCATCCCAAAGCCGACCCCAGTCACCACACTGTTGAGAAGAAAGAAGTTAGAAAGCGTCCGAAGCGGGAAAAGGAGTACCAAGTAGCTCGGCTTGAAGACCAGATCAAGAAGATCGAAAAGGCAATCAGTGAAGACAGCGAGAGGTTAGAGAAAGCTACCAAGAAGGAAAAGGCAGAGCTTCAGAAGGACATCAAGAGAATGAAACGTAATGTTGAAGAACTCCAACAGAGGATCAAGGCTCTAAAGCCTCAGAAGGAAGCCTCTGTGTTTGCAGAGGCTGTAAGACTAGCCATGGAGTTCCCAACGGAAGAGGCCCGGAAAAAGTATCTCCAGGAGCACCCCAAAGCCGACCCCAAGAAACATACGGTCAAAAAAGAGGAACCTACGGACAAAAAGTTTGAACCCTCCCAAAAGCACAAGGACTTAGGCGGTGAAATCCAACAGTGGCAGGGACCTGGAACACCTGCCATCAATGAAGTTGGTTCTCATTTGTCGGCTGGAAAGGCTTTTCCTCATAAACGGCTTGAAGAGGCAGCAAAAGAATTTGAGGGGCTTCCAGCGGATAATAAAGAAGATGAAAAGCTTCGTGATAGTTTAGTGAAACAATTACGGCAACTATCCGGGCCAGAGAAGAAGAAACCGGAAGAGAAGCCCAAAAAACCGGAAAAAGACGAGGGCAAAAAGCCCAAGGATGACCCTTTGGCTCCTATGGCTGGATACGGTTACGAGCATCGAGCCAAAGACTTGAAAGCGCCTTATGAACACCTGATGCATACGGTAAGTCTGGCAACATACAGCGAAAAACAAGCCTCTTCCAACCCGCGAGTGGCGTTTGAAGAGACACTGAAAATTTCCAAACTTATGTCAGAGTTGGCGGAAGAGATAACAACCAAGATTATTAATAATGAAGTCCGCCATGTAAGGGATCTTCGAGTCCCTCCTTATGATTTAGGATTAAGCGCTGCTCAAGGGATATTCCAAGCTGCGGATATCGCTTTGAACGCTGGACCAAAGGGAGTTTTGTTGGCACCTGCAAAGGGGCAAGTTGGTGCTCGGTACACAAGACCAACTCCTTGGTTGTATAATAAAGTAGATGAAATACTTGACAAGCTTGAGAGAAGTAGAGTGCGAGAATGGGCAATACACAAGAGGGCATCCTTTGGCAAGACAGCCAGGACAGAGCTTGGGAAGGCAAAGGAGACATCCATGGGTAATCCGAGAAAAGCATTTGAAGAGGCTCTGGGCAAGGTCCGAGACGACCAGGAGGATTTCTACCTGACGGCGGAAGAGGTGGCTGACATTTGTCTTCCGTGTGCCAAGAAGATGATCGATTTAAGGGTAGATAAGATTGCTGCATCGGAAGTCTTTGCCGATAAGTGGGAAAAAATGCCGAAGGGCTGGACTGACGAGAGTCGTAAGAAGTTCTGGAAGTCTGTAGGCGGTGATGTCAAGAAGTGCATGAAGAAGATGGAGGGTAAGGTATCTGACACCGGAGCTTTCTGTGCTGCGCTGAAAGACAGGATTGAAGGCACCACATTCTGGCGTGGGCCTGAGAAGACGGCATTCAATCCGAGAGAGGCTTTTGAGCAAGCCTTGGGTCTTGGAAAAGCAGCCGCTGCTGGTCCGTACACGCTTTTGAAGGATCTTGAACGAGATGTAAGATCCAGGCGGATAATGGACCCTGAAGTTTTAGAACGTTGGGGTTTTGCGATGGGGCATACCCGTGGCGCTGACTATATTGTTGGAGCGGGGCAAGACATTGTTTACGCTTTGATTCATTTGGAAATGGGCAAGATAGGCCCTGATGAGGCTCTTAGAATTATAAACAGGAATCTTAGACAGGCTCTCAAAGATAACCTTGTCTTCGAGGGCATGAGGGCAGAAAACTCACACGATACATGGATGGCCTTACATAAGAGCGCTTCCGAGACAAGCTTCACACAAATTGTAAGAGAAGCCATCGAAAAAACGGCTATTGTATTCCCGACAGAGGAGGCTCGGAAAAAGTACTTGCAAAAGCACCCCAAGGCTGACCCCAAGAGGCATACTGTAAAAAAGCAGGAGCCTTCCAAGGTTAAAGAAGAGGGCAAGCCCAAGGAAAAAGGAAAAGCTGACGACCAACCCAAGGGCAAAGGCTCTGGTTTGGGTTCGCTGAAGAAAGGCAACCCCGTTACAAAGTTGGAGGATGTAAAAGACGGACAGCTTCTGGTTCAAGAGAACAAAGAGCGTGGGACAGTTAATGTCGTCCGTGTGACCAAAGTCAAGGGCAAGCCTTCTCCAGGGTTTGAAGGGCATTTTGTAAATCCTAATAATCCCGAAGAAAAGAGAATGCCCGAAGATATGACTTTTCATGTCTGGGGTGATGATCTAAAGAAGGGCGAGTATAGTGCCGTAGGCGAGGATAAGAAGGAGGAAAAGCCTAAGGAAGAGAAACCCAAGGCCAAGAAGACCCGAAGAGGCAAGCCCAAGACACATGAACTGGCGAAGGGCACAAAGATCCGTGTGTATGATAATGGGGGAGAAACGGCGGATCGGTACACCGTTATCGTAGACGGTAAAGACTGGGACGCGAGCGTTAACCCTGGCTACAAGATGTCACTTGGGTTTGGAGCGGGTCGCGGCGGTGGCAGCATCTCGCAGTGGGGTGAAGCCAAAGAAGGTAAGCATTTGGGTAAGGGCGTTGATTGGGAAGATCTCGATAAAGATGCGAAGGATCATATCAAGCAGCGAGTTTTAGAAGAGGACTAGGAGACTGTAATGACGAACCCGCGTAAAGCATTTGAAAAAGCTCTTTCCAAAGTGTCCAGCGACCGAGATATTAATTGGTCGCAGTTGGCGAGGTGGGCGCGGGAGATGGAGAAAGAGGTTAAAGAGCTAGGTGGCCCAGTAGACACAGAAAAAGGGCTGAGACTTCTGAGTGACATTGCGGATAGCTGTACGATGGCTTTGAAAGCTATTGGGTGGAGGAACACTAATATAACCAGTAAAGTAGTGGATGATCTTTACAGAGCGTCGGAGTCCCCGTGGGATTATGAGTGGCACAGCGGGAGCGGTGATCGTGCGTTACGTGATTTGGCAAAGGCTGTTAATAACTTCAGTAGGGCCGTTCAGAAAAAAGATGCAATGGATATGTTTGAGTATTTTGCCGACGTTGCGATAGAGGTACAAAACATGGCTACTTCTTATGGGGCTAGAGGCGGCGATCTTGATGAATTGAGCGCCGATCTTTATGATACTCACGCAGAATTATGGGAGCAGCGTGAGAAAGGTAAGACAGCAATGACAAACCCAAGAAAAGCATTTGAAGAAGCCTTGGAAAAAACAGCGGTTAATACAGCGGATATCATTGTTCTTGACGATGACGATTTAGAGCAGTTAGAACTTAGAGATCCAAAGCTAGCTCGTCAGTGGAAGGGTTATTACTTCAAGATGACCTATGAGACATGGGACGAAGAGGCTATCGAAGCTGGCGATACCGATGACAGAGGCTGGCTTATCCGTAAAAGTGAAAAGTTTGACACCCTGGAAGAGCTTTTAGATGATAGTGATGTGAGCTATAAAAGTTGGATAGAGTGGTCGTCAAGCCACCCCAACCCGGCACACGATTGGCTTATTAGTGAAGATGAACAAGATTATTCTTCCGGGGAACGCACTCAGTATAGTTTGTGGATAGAGCGAGGCGACCGGGCAAAGCTCTCACGGGAAGAAATGGAATTTATCAATAAGCAGTTACGGGTTTGAGGTGTTTCATGGGAAATCCAAGGAAAGCATTTGAAGAGGCTCTTGCCAAAGCCGCCGACGCAAAGCCTAGAACATTAAAGCTTGAAACGAGGTCTCGATCAGGCCGCCCAACGATAAAAGAGGTCAAGCTTACCAAGCGGAATTCTAAAGAAATCGAGGGTCAGTTTTGGGCCTTTATCTGATCGGTTTTGGTCGCCAGACCGAGGTTCTACGGGCGGAGGGTCTATGTCAAGAGCGATTAATGCGATCAGAGTACTTGATGGTAAAACCATTACGGGTTCGAATAGGGATGTGATTGAACAGAGAATTAAGGATGGTAAGCTATAAATCCGAAGAAGCTAACTAATAAATGGGAACTACTTTCTACAGAGGGCAGCAACTTGGGCGTAATGACCTGAATATCTATCTGGTCAATGCTTCCAACGTGCCTGTTGATGCTGCTGAAATCTCGTTTGCCTTGTATGATTTTACGACCGGGCAAGAGGTTTTGGTGGGACTGCCAGAACGGACACCGGCTAACCCCTCCGTAGGTGAATATTATGCTTCCATCGTTGTTCCCCTGGACGCTAATCTTGGGGACTACAGGATCAGGTGGACTTTCCGGGAGCTTGTCGGCGCACCGGTACAGCAGGTAGTTCAAGAATTTTCTGTAACGGATAAGGCCGGTCTGTCTACCGCAAGTGCCACGATGATTACCGGGGGAGCGCCGACCGCTACAACTGTTGAACTGGATCTGATGGGCCGGTTGCGGATACTTTTGAGGGACAATAACCCGGATAGAAACTACCATTTCAGACCCCCGACGCATGAGGTCACAATTCAGCAGTTCAGCCGGGTATTTGGATATATTTGGGAAGACATTGAGCTTCAAGAGTACCTTTTGAGGTCTTTGGATATGATTTCAGCGTCTCCTCCACGGACGCCTTTTTCGACCATTGATCAGATGGTTGCACAGTTTCCAGAATGGCGAACCATGTTACTTACAGGGGCTATGCTTCATGCTCTGAACGCTTTGCGTTTGAACTGGATTGCCGATGAATTCAACTATTCGATCGGCGGCATCTCACTGGATATGGAGAAATCCAGTAAGTACGAGGGTGCATACCAAGGGGCGTCTGATCAATTCGATAAGCAACTTGAGAAAGCGAAGCTCACGGTCAATGTGGTCAAGGGGTTGCAGCAGCCCCGGTTTGGTATGGGAATCAGGTCGAGTTTTGGGCCGTACACCGGTCGGGGCGTTCTGTCACCCAGGAAATTTTTGGGCTTTTAGTAGGCTGCGGTGTACTAACCCCAAGATGAGGGTTGACATATTTGGCGTTTGTGTTATTATTTACAAATGCCTACCACCTGTCCTTATTGTCAAACTCATTTCCCTAACTCCGATAGTATCAATTCTCGGCATAAGTCCGTTTGTGCCGGTTGGAAAGAGAAACTGGGCAATACAAAGCCGCGCCCTTGTCTATGTGGGCACGAGGCTACGTCGCTGACACAAATGAAGCGACATCGCCAAAGGTGTGACACATGGAAAAACCGTGATCGAGGCGCAGTGCAAATGGCACGGCTAGCTGAAACTCTTCAATCTACTCACGGGGAAGGGATTACAAATCCTTGTTATATTGAAGAAGCCGAGGAACGTCGGAAAGAGACTTGTAAAGAACGTTACGGTGCGGAAAATGTGTTTTCAAAAGAGTCAGTTCTTTTTGAGAAAGTCCAATCTTCTCTTGAGGGCAAGCGCCCTGTTCTCAAAGGCCAAGATAATCCTTTTGCATGGCCTGAAACTCAAGCAAAAATCCGAGAGACCAATCTTGATAAGTACGGGGTGGAGAACCCAAGCCAATCCCCAGAGGTTAGAGCTAAAACTAAAGCAACCAATCTTGAGCGTTATGGTACAGAAGAAACTTTGGCGTCTCCGATTGTCCGACTAAAGATAGAGACAACGAACCAAGAACGTTATGGGGGTGTGGCCCCATCTTGCTCGCCCGAAATTGTCGAAAAGGCTCGACAGACTAATCTTGAACATTGGGGTGTTGAATGGACGGGTCAGAGTTTTGTTTTACGTCAGCAACAACTTGAGACAATGATCGAACGTTACGGTGACCATTTTTTTGCTTCAGAAGAGGGGAAGAGGAAGCTGCGAGCGGTATTTATGAAACAGTACGGAGTGCCACACCCGATGAAAGTACCCGCTATCGCGTATAAGGCTTTAGTTGCTGCTGGAATCACTCGGAAGCAGAATAAGTTGGAACGGCGTTTTGCCTCTCTAAACCCTGAGTTGCTCTATGTCGGTAATGGGGCTTTTTGGCGGTGGTTACCTAAGCTCAAACATCATAAGAACCCAGATTTTATCCTCGCTGGACCCGATCCAAAACAACCCAAACGTGGGGTCCGTAAGGTTGTAGAGGTTTTCGGTGACTTTTGGCATTCTCGAATGTTTACAGGTCGTTCCAGTTTTGAACACGAAAACGAGCTAGTAGAAGCTTTCCGAGACATTGGCATAGACTGCCTCGTGGTATGGGAGTCAGAAGTCAAGACCGATTCGGATGCGGTTAGAACGAGGGTGGTGGAGTTTTTATCAAGCGGTATAGACAATGATTGAACCGTACACCTACGATCGCAGAGGCGTATCCTTACGGACTGCCGGGATATTAGAAGCCCCGCCAGCGATGTACAAAGAGATCTATGATTGGGTGGTGGCAGTGGTGTCAGATCACGAGCTTAAAAAGGCTCAGTCAAATCTTGAGGGTCGGAAGCAGAAAGATGACTATGACAAGACTTTAGCAGACCTTCTTGAAGCGGCCAAAGAGTATAAAGCCAATCCAACGTGGAAGTCTTATAAGGAATTTTATAAATTGTCGTGGGCCTTTGGGCATCCCGGCGAACGTGATAGTGTTCGTTTGTTTCAAAAGATGACCCCAGAAAAGCAGAAGGAGCTTCAAGAACGAGCGGATAATAGATATGAGTATTTCAAAGAGCGTATCGACAACCATTACGAGCGTCAAAGGCGAGATATAGCTGGAATTCAAAGAGAGATAGCGGACATCAAAAAGAGAGTTCAGCCCGGTGTTTCGCTCAAGGGCGATGAGGCCGTAAAGGAGTTTCCTGTCGATCTTAAAGGGTGGAGATACAATTCAAAGGATTTGGAGAGAAGATTTCAGAGGCAGATAGACGAGTTTGTCAAAGAGCAGCAAGAGGCTATAGAGTTCTTTAGCCAGAAACCTGAGCAGCCAGATAAGCCCGGAATGGTAGAGTTTCGTAGAGACCTCATCAAGAACATGGAGGAGTCAATTGAGAGAATCAGGACCAAAGACTGGCGAAGCATAAAGGTAAAACTCACAACCAAGCCAATTGAAGGCGTAAAGGCGTCTTGGCAGGAGCGACAAAGGATTCTAACTATTATTATTCCGCACACTCTCCGGTGGGAGGGTCTTGAGGGTCTCGGCAATTCTTTACGACATGAGTTACAACATTTCGCCCAGAGTTATTTAGCTTTCGTTGTTGATCGTAATATAGTTATGCAGCCAGGGTTGCGTGGACGCCGCCCTGGTTTCCCTTCTCGTAAGATTCAGACCCCGGAGTTTCAGCAAGAGTTAAGACCTGGACACCCATTATGGCGGGAGGACAATCCTGAAGTCAAAAAGTTACAAAGAAAGTTAAGAGAACAGGGGCTTCGTGTTCAACAGGTGGATATACATGCCCTGGACGATTTTGAATTTTATACTCGTCTGGCTGATTCGATTGAGAAATTCAAGACCCGTTGGAAGTGGGCTGAAGAGGCACATCGTAAAGATCAGAAGGAGCGCAAGGATCGAGGGGAAGAGCTAAACCCACCCCTGGAATATAGGACTGCGATCAAGTTATTCACCGGGACAATTCCATACCCTGATCTTCATACCAGGGATTGGCATGAGAGGATGAAGGCTTTCGGTGGTTACGCCGCTGTGGACAAAATGAAGCCCAGTGAGTTTTTCAAAGCACTCAAGCGAAGCGCTCCCGGAAAGTATCGAAAAGCATTATCAGAGTTCGTGAACGCTGTAACGTAAGGAGAATCGTATGGATTATTCATACAAACGCACGTCCAAGACAGCATATGTGCCCACTCTCCGAAGAATTAATAAGGTCAGAGAGCGTACACATCCCCCTCAAAAGCCTCTATTGGATGAAGAGTTCGATGAGGTCTTGCGTGAAGTGGAAGCTCTGGAGTGGGAGTTAAAAAAGGCGTTTGGGTCCGATTACCGTCTAATTGTAATGGGTAACGGTGTCAAAATCTATTAACTGGTGTAGGCACCCGCATGGTCGATGAAAATAAAGATACAAGTGAGCCCGAAAAGCCGAGAAAGCTTACCCCGGATGATCCGGTCCCGCCTGATATTTTGGCACGATTTACGGAGTTGGAGGATGCGCGGGTTGCCGTTGCTTTGCAGCTTTTGAACCAGGAAGAGAACCGTGTGCGCCTACTCTCAGCAGCGCACACGGCGAGCGAGCAGAGAAAGCGCCTGTTCGAGCAGGTTCTTGTAGAACGTGGGTTATCTCCGCTCACACAGGTAGAGATCGATTCCAAAACGGGTGTTTTGAGACTCCTGTCGCCGCCAGAGCCACCAGAAAAGCCGCCAGCGTAGCGCTTTTTCTTGTGGTAAGACTCTAGTGTAGGGGTTTACCACATGCCTTACGCGACTAATCGTGATCGAAATATTATGGACCTGGAGTACACCAAGACTCCATGGCCATTGCCGCCCCTTAACTTGTTCCTGACCAGCGGCTATCAACCGGGGGTTTTCGATCTCAGGTGGGACAATCCTGCAATTCTGGCTCTGAACAGTGAGTACAGGATTTTGGGTGTTAATATCTACCGGTCGTTTGATTCAGAGTTCGGCCCCTTTCACCGGATCACTGACACGTTGGCTTGTACGACGTTTTGGCGGGACCGGACAGACAACGAACTCATAATCGATGAGGATGTCTCCGACCGCTTTGTTATGAGAGATGAATGTGGGTCCGCCGCTGGAGCCGCTGCGCCACGTTGGGTTTTCAAGACATTACATTGTCCCATTGTCAAAGAGGGTTCCCAGGCGGTGGTCGCCAATCTTCCGTCCGATGTATGGGTCAGAATTGACGATGTTACGGTCAAACCTTTACGGGTGGACGGGTTTTCCGGGGAAGTTGAAATTGACCCTTACATTTATGCAAATGTCGAGTCCCAGACATTAGACCCGTCCTTGGTGCCCGGTCCCGATAGTGTAGTGACGGTTACATATCGCAGAAACCGGTCGCTTCTAAAGACCGATTTGGGCCAAAGGGTCTTTTACCGTGTAACAACTGTGGCGGTGCCCATTGATTGTGATTTGAGCAAGGTCCGGTGCGAGCACTTGATCGAGACTCCGATTGAAGAAGCTGTAGCCACGAGTTCGATGGAGATTGAAAAGCTGGATTATATCTGGCGAGAGGCGGTGCGAAGAAACCGATGGATTCTGGAACAAGGCGGCGAGAGAGTAAAGCTTTTCATTCGTAAAGAGGTGGGGCTTCCGTGTGTTTGTATTGGGGAAGAGCTTTACCATCAGCCTGTCAACGATTGCCATGTATGCTTTACACCTGAAACTTTAGTAAGAACTGAACGAGGTTATCGTTTTATTAAAGACATTAGTGTTGGAGATCGTGTTTTGTCATCAGACGGATCTTTTCAAAAAGTAACGCGCCTTTTTGAAACCCCGTTTTCAGGTGACCTAGTTTCCATTACATCAGCAGTCTCGACCAGTCCTCTTTTAGCTACCCCTAATCATCCTTTTCGTGCGCTTGTAGGCCATCATAATGTTTCACGTTGTGGTCCAAAGACGTGTGGGCGTCTTCTGAAAAAAGGTGATATTATTCGGGGTGTCGAAGGGCAGGGACCAGGAGTACGGCGGCTACCTAGTGGTCGCTGGTGGGCCAGAGTTGGCTCCGGGTATAAGGGTAAGCGAATTAGTCTTGGAACATTTGAAAACGAAACAGAGGCTAAGCAAATTGTGCAGGCGTATCGTCTTGAGCATAAGAAAGCACATTCTTTAGAGTGGGTGCCAGCAAACGAGCTAGAAGAGCACGGCTGGCTTGTCGCGCAGTACCCTAGAATTATTGAAGATTTAGAATATGTTGAGGTGCCTCAAAGCTGTCGTAAAACAGCTAAGTTCGGGCCAGCGCGACAAGGAGACGTCAGATTTGAAGTGGATGAAGATTTTTTGTGGGTGGTTGGCCTATATATAGCTGAGGGTTCGGCTGCCGCACGAAGTATTACTTTTGCTTTACACGCTGACGAGGTAGAGTTTCAGAACAGAGTTAAAGTTTACTTTGAGAAGTATGGTTACACCGCTTCTATCACCTTGGGGCCTGGTTTTAGGGCAGTTGTTAGTGTGAACGGCTCTCATTTATCGGAGTGGTTCCCCGCTTGGCTTGGTGGTCGTTGTGATCAGAAACGAATCCCAGAAGAACTTATGTGGTTGCCGCCAGAAAAACAAAAGTGGCTTCTCCAAGGTATATATGATGGAGATGGGTGGAAAGCTGGCAGTGAGGTAACCCAAACCTCCGAAGTACTCGCTCTTCAACTCACAGAAATTTGCCATCGTTTAGGTAAGCAGCCTTTAGTCCGCCATCAACGTAGTGCAAGTTTGACTCCTAAAGGTAACCCTCGCAAACTGGCTTATTGTGTTAATTGGGAAGATGAAAATTTCCATCATGCCTTTAGAAAAGGTAGATGGAAATTTGAACGGGACGGGTTAGCAAAGATAAGAGACATTCATACAGTCCCTTATGAGGGGGTTGTCTATAACTTAGAGGTGGAGGGGGAGCACACTTATGTTGTCCAAGGGATTGTGGTGCATAATTGTTATGGAACGGGAATCTTAGGGGGATATGAAGGCCCTTACGACGCTATGATAGCCCCGGACGACGCAGAGCGGAGAATCACGCAAAAGGACACAGGTCGTACTTTAGAGCATATGTATGAGGTATGGACTGGACCTACGCCTATCCTGTCTCAGCGCGACTTTTTGGTGAAAATTAACGGAATGCGATATTCGATAGGGGCAGTTAGATTCCCAAGTAACAGAGGCATGGTGTTGCAGCAGCATTTCAATATCGGGCATCTGGATGAGAAAGATATTCGATACCAAGTAATGGTGGGCAATCCTGTTAAATACGAGGCAGTGCAGTTCAAGCCCCGTGGCCCGGAACAGGAAGCCAGGGCTGAACCGACCGAGAAACCTAACATACCTGATGAGCGTGAGTTGAGAGGCCGAACACCGGTATGGGAAAATATCGAGTTCTGACATGGCCAAACCCTTCATAGCCTCTCGTGTCTATCTTAAGCCGTTGCTTCCAGGCGAACTGCCTGGAGACAGGGATGTCAGTGTATTTCTAAAGCACTCCAAGAGAGATCTTTTGCGTAGGGTTCGGTCAAAGCTGAAGCAGACAACCTTTTCAGACCGGGCAAAGAGAGCCTTGTCCAAGGCTCTTAAGATCGAAGTCAAGCCTTCCAGTTTACGTATTGTCGCGTTGCACCCGGCTTTTGCTCCTTTGGTCAAGGGTCAGAAAGCAGAGCAGATGACGTGGCTCACCAAAGCAAGACGGCCCATTCCGATTGTGACTGAGCGCGGGGAGATTATTTTCCGAAGTGCGACAGCTAAATCCATGCAAGACGGCAGATGGATACACCCTGGAAGACGGCCATCAGACTTTATAGAAAAGGCCAAGAAGGAATCACGGGCGTTTTTGAAGACCAAATTCGAAAAAGAGGTACGGAAACAGGTACGGGCTGCTTTTACTAGGTGACTATGCTGTGGCTCATTTGGTTGTGGAGAAGAACAAAGATGGTTATACGAGGGTCTAGACAGGGGGATATCCGGGTCATTGGCTTGGTTGTCGGTACGCATGTGATCGAGGATATAGGGCGGGATGTACCACACGGGGTGCAGGTTATTATACCAGGGCATTTGGCTGTCCAATCCAAGGATCTGTGGCGAGCCATAAACCAAAAGTGCCTTTTTCAGTTGCCTACAGCCGCCCCTCCGCCTCAATTTGTTCCAACTTCGGACAACAACAGTTATGAAGTTGAGCAACTAGAAGCTCAGGTTCGTGGGCTTTCAACGCGATTGAAAGCCCTGGAAGCAGAAAATAAAGTATTACGGGAAAAGCAGGATGACTCACAAACGGCCCAGAAGCTGGATGAGATTCTATCAGCATTACAGAACCAGACTCAGATTATGGTGCCTGTGGGTCAGGCTGCTTTTGCACAGGATGATTCTGAGAAAGTAGACGGAGAGGCCCCGATGTTTCTCCCGGATAAGATTCACCCGGAGGATGTGGAAGCTCGAATTGACATCAAGGCTGAGTCTGTCCCGTCTGAGGCGGCTGAGGCAGCCAGCCAGCTACGTAAATTGAAGAAAAGTGGGAAGAACCCGAAAGAATCTTAAATAATGTTTTCTTGATATAACACCAGAGGAAAGGAGTTTTTCTCATGCATCCAAGACAAGCTAGTTTATTGACTCAGGCAACTGAGATTGCAGAAAGAACTGCCGTTGAGAAAGAGGGAGCGCAGACCTTTCTGTGGAAGTACACAGATCCTGAGGGCAATATCTTCTATCTCGACAAGAAGGTAAGGCCAATCAAGTCGCCTTTCACTGGGAAGCCTTTTACGACCCTTCCGGTCCGGTTCACGCCAGCCCAGGTGGGTAAAGCGTTGAAGGAAGACAGCGGAGAGGAAGCCGATAAGGAATAGTCGTAAAAGCGGTGTAGGTTGTTAGAAGTCCACGCTTGTGCTCTTGTAGTGCGAGCACGAGGCTGTGCGTGGGCTTCTCCCTGTAAAGGGCTAAGATCAAATGGAGAACTAGATGGGAAATCAAACACCAGATCAGACGCCACCGGCAAATCAAGCTCAACCGCCTCAACCCCAAGCTGCAAAACCAGCCGGTTGTGGGCTAGACTTAGGAACCATGAACTTGGTGTCGGCCCGTCAGACGGGAGATGGCAGTCAAGTTGAAACCAAGCGCATTCGAGATGTTTTCATAGACCTGGATATTGAGTCTAAGAAAACATTACGCTTGTCCAAAGTGGACTATGTGGAAAGGGAAGGATCTCTTGTTGTTCTGGGAGATGCCGCCCTTAACATGGCCAACTTGTTCAAGCGTGAAGTCCGCCGCCCTTTGAGTCATGGCGTAATATCGGCGGCTGAGTTAGATGCACAGCAGATTCTAAGTCTTTTGATTGAGAATGTTCTGGGCAAGCCGGTAGCACCCAAAGAGCATTGTTTCTACAGTGTTCCAGCGGCTCCTGTGGACGATGTGGCTCAGGACATTATCTACCACACGGAGGTATTCCGTAAGATTCTTACGGAATTGGGCTACACGCCCCATCCTATGAATGAGGCTATGGCTATTGTTTACTCCCAGTGTGTGAAGGAGAATTTCTCTGGTCTTGCCGCTTCTTTCGGTAGTGGGATGATGAACATCGCACTCGCATATCAGACTGTTAAGGGGTTAGATTTTGCGTGTGCCAGATGTGGCGATTGGGTAGACACACAGGCTGCGAAAGCCATAGGTTCAACAGCGGCTAGAATGTGTGCTGTGAAGGAAAAGGGCATCAATCTTGCCAATGCGAAAAGCCGTGAAGAAGAGGCTATTGCTTTATACGTCCGGGCGCTGATCAAATACTGTCTGGAGAACATAGCTGTTCAATTTAGGAAGGTACAGGCGTCCATTGATCTGCCTCATCCTATTCCCTTCATAATCTCCGGTGGGACGAGTCGGGCGACTGGTTTTATAGAGGTTTTCATCGAGGAATTTGAGGCTATCAAGAAACGCGGCTTCCCTATTGAGATTAGTGAAGTCCGTGCTGCCAAAGACCCGATGACGGCTGTGGCCGAAGGGCTATTGGTTCTCGCAATGGAAGAACATGCGGGGTAATGTACTACTATCTACTGCAAGCGCTTAAGCGTCGGCTCGTACTAGAACTGAAAGACAGTTTTGCCAACCATCCAATTTATGAAAAAGTAGCACCGTATATTCAAAACCGGTATGCTTTTGAAGAGCGCCCTCAGTTTGGGATTGTTGTTAAGGGTTCCAGCGCCAATAAGGTTCAGCTATCCGCTGATAACTTTATAGGGGTGGTAATGAGCCACGTAATGTTAGCTTATGTAGGGGCTCCCGCCCATCCGTTAGAATGGGTCACAGAGGACTTGGCTTGTGTAAAGAAGAATGGAGGGAAAATGCCCATCCCTCCTGGCATTTATTATATTGAGATCCTAGAGGTTCCGGACAGCGCACAAACTGAAGGGGAGTTTATGGTTGACCCCTTGTTAACCGTAAATGATGAACCGGTTCTTAGATTTGAATCAGGAGTTGAAAGTGAAGCCCAACTCCAACAAAAGCCCGTCGAAGGAACCTTACGCTTATGGGAGAACCGAAGATTTAGGCTAGTTGAGGGTGAGCATTACCGGGTAGATTATAACACCGGAGCGATTGAACTCTTACACCGTTCCCCCAAGGGCTCGATTCTAACTGCTGATTACAGATATGCTGTCGCTTCTGTGGGGCCGGTCAAGTTCCAGTGGAATACAGCGGACTTTACAACCTTACGCGGCGTTGTTCTCGCTTTCGGAAAACGAGCCCGTAAAGGAGATAAGGTTGCTGTAGTAGTATATGAGGATCGAGTTGAGACGGCCAAAGCTTACGGTGGTCGGTTTGACGCTTCTTTTGATCTTGATGCTATCGCAAGAGATCCGATGCAAATGGAAGAGATCGCAGATCTTACGGTCATGTATCTTTGGGGCCAGAAGCGTGATGATTTATCAGCCGAAGGTATTGAAATCACTGACATTTCTATCGGGGGTGAGGCAGAAGAGATTTATGATGAGACGGGAGACGATTACTTTTATAACGCTTCTCTTTCTCTCCAGATGCAGGCCGACTGGGAGATTCATATTCCGTTGCCTCTAACGGTTAGTCAGGTAACAGCGACGACCTCAGATATGGATAAGGCAGCAACCCCTCTCGACCCAATACAAGCAACTACGATCATTGGTGATGTGCAGAGCAAGTTACTTTTTGCCACGATGCCGGTCATTAAGGATCGGAACAACAATTTTGAAAGAATTTTGTGATGCCTAAATATAGTTTTGAATGTTCTGAGTGTAATATTAGATTTGAGCGCAACCTAAAAGCCGGGAACCATGTAAACCATGAATGTCCGGAATGTCAGGGTCATGCGCCTTTGGTGGTATCAGATTTCGGGTTCGCGTTTGCTGAAGGGGGTTCAGCTTCGGCTAATTCCGGGGTCCACGATCAGGATTATCCTACTGCCGACAAGGTTGTAGGACGCAGCGCTGAAAAACGGTGGGAGCACATCGAAAAACGGGAAGAAGTCAAAAAGGAAGCCCGAAAACAAGGGGAAACCCATGCTTTAATTCGTCATTCGGGGGATGGATTTATTGATTATGAGCCTATGAGCCCACAGGGGAGAAAGGCTCGTAAAGCTCTCGCTAATGAGGCTTTGCGGCTCATCAATGAGGGAAAAGGCGAATAAGTGCTTAATTCTTTTGTTTTCGCACCTTGATAACGCTGTTCGCCAGACCCAGATCCAAACCCAGATCGAACTTCTAGCCTGATAGCATCTAAATGTAAAAAATAATTTGATCTAGGAGAATCCTGATATGGCTATAGGTCCGTTTATTTCATACGCTCCCCCAGGCGTTTACACACGCACACTCACTGAGACAAATGCCTCAAATCTGACAGCAGGGATTAGAATTCCCGCTCTAATTGGTGTGGGTCAGGAAGAGTTAGAACAAACCGATTTTGAGCTTGTCCGTGGGTCGTCGTCCACAGTTGACCAGCAGATTGTCAATGAGGATGTATCTGAGAGTTGGGTTGTCGATGACACGAATCCCTCAAATCTCGTGTTGGGTGTTCAGGATGGAACATTTACAACCTTCCAGGTAAGAAACTATCCGATCGTGGACGGTCAGGGGTTTGGCCGGGTGACCAATGATGTTAGAACGGTCTCCGTAACGGTAAATGGCTCGCCGGTATCTTTGGGGTCAATGCAGGGCCAACAAGGTCTGATAACCTTACAGGTGCCGACTCAGCCAAACGATGCGGTCCGGGCAACTTACTATTTCCACCGTGGGGATACGGCATTTACCGATGATCTTTCAGATCAGGTTACAACCGAGAATGCCACTCTAATATCTCCGGGGTACGCTCCGTTTGATATTACGACCGGTATCAATGATGAATTTATCATTGAGGTGGACGGCACAGAGTCCACGGTTACACTTCCGGGTGGCTCACTGAGTGCCGCAACCCTGGTGTCGGTCATCAGCGCTGCTGCTATACCCAATCTTTCGGTTGCGGTATTTCAGGATGCTCAGGGCTTGGACCACGTTCAGTTTCTGAGCCCAATCAGTATCGTTATTGGAAGTGGCTCTGCGAATGGACCATTGGGTTTCTCGGAAGGCGCTTCTACAGACCGTAACACGGACTTTCGGGTTTTCAATCGTCCGATCGTGGACGGATCAGGCGGCGGTATCACAACCACCGATCCGTCCAAGGTAGTGGCCAAGGTCGATGGAACTCAGGTAGTAGTCGAAGCTGTAGACGGCACGAACGGCATTGTAACACTGCCTTTCGCTCCAGCTACTGGCTCGACTGTAACAATTGAGTACTGGGCCAATACATGGCAGGACACATTTGACTACCTGCCCAACAGTCTTGTGACGACTGTTTTACGGTGCGGTATTTCTCCAGGGCGTAATGATTATATCCAGGGCACGGATTTCGTGGTTTCGAACCCAAGCACGGATGTAAGTATTATCAACTGGGGTGCCAGTTTCCAGGTGGTTGCCGCGACGACAACTCCCGGCGCTACTCCTTTTGATGGAGACACTGGATCTGGTGGTCAGATAGTCGGGACTTTGATCGACAATAGGATGTATCTGGGCGCGTGTACGCGGGTCACTGATACTACCACCATCCCGGCTACCGTATCTGAGACAGATTTTCTGTTGCCTGAGGTTCCGACCATGGGTAATGGACGGAGCACTGTTTTGGGGCTTCAGACCTTCAATTCGGTGGCCAACAGCCGTCAGGCTCTCGTGACGAACCGACCGGATCTTATTACGGTCTATACAGGACGGAACCTTCTTGACGCCACGAACCGGCCTGCTGTGCCGGTTACAGTTGTGGACGGGATAAACCGTCGTATCGTCCTCAAAGAGCCGCAGCCGCCTGACTACAACGCCTATGCGACGTTTTATTACAGCACTCTGGCGGATGATACCTTCACTCTGACAAATCAGGTTGCCGGTCCTATCGGAACTGGAGAGTACACAGTATTCTCAACTGTTCTGGATACCAATCTCTATGAGGTTCGGTTTGGAACCAAGGCTGGTTTGAGTCAGATTGTTCAGTGGCCTCGTGGCTCTGAGCAGGTGCCCGATGCTTTCCACGCAGGCGGAACTCCGGTGTCCGAAGTCGTGACAGTGACTTTCGGAACGACGACCGCCAGTAATGCAGCCTACACGATCAAGGGAGAGGCTCCTTACAGGTTCTATTCCCCCTTCTCGGCTACATGGGTAACGCAGGTAAACGGTGTCAACCAGACCTCGAATCTGGCAGCCGCGACCCAGGCGTTCATGGTAGGCAGCAAAGTTACGCCGATCCAGACTGGTCCGGACGCTGGCAAGATCACGATTGATCCTGCTCCGGGCAATGACCTCAGTCTCACGATTGATGGTTTCACGATTGGAACGATCAGTCTGACGTCTGGTAACCAGACCCCGGCTTTCATTGTGGCTGAAATTAATGCCGCGATTGACGCCGATCCTAACTTTGTGGCCACGGCTCCGAACAATCTGGCTAGTTTCAGTCAGATCGGCGCTGCGACTGGGGATATTTTCTTCATTATCCAGGGTCGCCAAGTTCCGGGTGCTCTCCCGGCTGGCTTTGATGACGTGGCTAGTGTCACGATCAACCAGGGAACGGCTGAGGGCACTCTTGGACTGACGACTTTCGCAAGTGTGAATGGAACCACAGGCGCGATTTGTAAGGCAGCTACGACGGTCGGCACCCTGGCGGGTCCGTTCAATATTACGGCTGGACTGAATGACACATTCATTGTCCGCGTGGATGGGGTGGATTACACCATCACATTGACGGCTGGAGCGGCGGTTCTCCCGGCGACAATAATAGCGGACATCAATGCGGTAGTGGCATCGGTGGCTTCTGTCGGAACTGGTGTCAATCTGGATAAGATCCGCCTGACCAGTACCACAAACGATACAGGGTCTTCGATCCTGATTCTTGGTGGTTCGGCTAACGATGTGCTTGGCTTCACTCAGAACGACTTTGTGGGCCAGACACAGGTCGCTGCCCAAGAAGTAGTGGATATCCTTATGGATACTGCGGGTTTCGCGGCTGGAGCGGTGGCTTATGTGTCTCCGTTGAGTGGTAACGACTACATCACAATCGAGTCGCTGACCACTGGAGCCGCTACTTCCAGCATCGGATTTGTGAACTCGGCAAACTCAGCGTTCAACGTGACAACTGGAATCGATGTTACTCCGGGCACTGACGGGGATGTTGGTGAAGATCCGCAGAGCAACTATGTGGTGACTTCTACCTCTGGAGTAGGGTCGGCGGGTACTGGAATTCCAGGCCAGACTTACACGGATGCTCGGACGGGCCTGAGGTTTACGGTTCTTCCGTCAGCCACTGGTACTTATGATCCTGCTGGTTACTTCACGTTGGAGGTTTCCCAGACCTTCCACGTGAGTCCTTCGGTTCCGCGCTACTCTGTTGGAGGGCTGGAGTTGCTTGTGACGAACACCGTGGGTGTGGGAGTCAATGATACGGCTTCATTGACCACTTACAACCCGGATGGAGTTGAGCCATCGGTGGGAGATTTCTATTTCATTTCCTACCGTTATCTGAAGCAGGACTACTCGCCCAGAATCTTCCAGCAACTCAAGACAATTGAGGCGAACTTCGGTCGTACATCGGCTGAGAATCGACTGACTTTGGCTGGATACTTGGCGATTCTGAACGGTGCCATCCTGCTTATTATGAAGCAGGTTCTAAAGGTCACCAATACGAACCAAGCCAGCGCCCAGTCATACAACGAGGCGATTGACGAACTGGCGACCCCGCTTCCGGGTAATATCCGACCGGATATTCTGGTTCCAGGGTCCACGGATACGGAGGTGTACACACACCTTACCTCACATTGTGAGATTCAGAGTAATATCAGGAATCAGGCGGAACGTACCGGTATGATTGGTTTCGCGTCCGGTACTTCACCGACCACAGCGCAATCGGTGGCTCAGGGCTTGAACTCAAGCCGTATCGTAGCTATCTATCCTGATTCAGCGGTTATTACTCTGACCGATGAGGTGGGCCAGTCATTTGAGAGCCTTGTGGATGGTAGCTTCTTTGGGGCTGCTGTTGCAGGTGCGGTGGTTTCGCCTGCGGTGGACGTGGCGACTCCATACACTCGTCGCAAGATCCAGGGCTTTACCCGGATTCCGCGAATCCTTGATCCGGTTGAGGCTAACCAGACGGCGGTTGCCGGTGTCACGCTTCTGGAAGATTTGGACCCGATTATCCGAATCCGACAGGGACTGACAACCAATATGACTTCGGTGTTGACCAGACTTCCGACAGTCATTCAGATCGCTGACTTTGTTCAGCAGCAATCTCGGATTGTACTGGACTCGTTCATCGGGACGAAGTTCTTGGCGGCTCGCACTAATGAAGTCGTGGTGTCCATGACAGGGCTGTTCAAATCGCTGACTCAGGCAGAGATTGTCAGCGCCTTCGCAGGAATGACAGCGGCTATCGACCCTGACGATCCTACGATTCTGAGGTTTGAGATGTACTACAGCCCGATCTTCCCGCTGCTGTACATCATGCTGACTTTCAACCTCAGAGCACGAATCTAGGAGGTGTTGTTCTCCAACGAGTGAGGGTATCATAATGGACGCATTACGATGGAAAGTAGCAGCCGAAGATAGGTGGCAATACAACTTCATTGGAGGGACTGGCAAAGTCACCCTTATGGTATCCGTAACGGCTGCGGAGAACAACGGCTGGCGAGCGGATGTGGGGCTTTCTCAAGGCGGCAAAGTCATTGAGAAATCCTCCTTTGTGAGCGTGTGGAAAAGTGATTTTGAAGAGGCTGCGAAAGCAGCCAAAAGTCTCGCTCGCAAGTACAAGATCCGGTGGAAGCCACAGCACTTTGTTATCGATAAGGGACATAAACCAGGAACACCCCCTCCGGTAGAAGAGTGAGTGTTTCACGTGAAACGGTGAGTCGGAGGTTAGCTATTGGTTGAAACCTGCGTTCTAGTCTGTATAGGGTTTACCGTATTGGCGTTTTGTTTGGAGATTGATCATGAGCAACCCCAGAAAAGCATTTGAGAGTGCCATCAAGAGAAAAGCAATCCTTACAGAAGGCCCTGTAGGGCGGGTGCTCGATAAAGTGTGGAACGATATACATGACATTGAAGATGCTCTTATGGGGACAGTAAGGCCCTATGATAATGCCGCGTCCTACCTAGACCGTCCAGCTAGAAGGGATGCTGAGGCTATGATTAGGATGATCAAAGGTGCTGTGAAGGAGTTGGAGCGTGTGTCCATGAAGACCTTTGGCCAACTAGCGGACGCGGAAAGAAAGTTTGTCAAAGAGTTTGGCGACCCTGACGAGTACGCCGACCAGATGAGCCGAGAGATTTTCCCGTTGTAGTCTAATGTTGGAGATTGACATGAAGGACAGCGTTGTTACCCGATACTTACAGAAAACTGCTCTGGGATCAGACCAGAACCAGAAGCTTGCAGATGATCTGGAAGCGTTGTTAGATGAGATCCAAGAGGCTATGGAAGCGGTGCAGAGGGTAAGCGGCAAGAACAAGAGGTATAAGCCTGAGGTATCCAGAGCCGCGAATGTAGTTTTCGACAAGCTGGAAGAGGTAGAGGCTTACCTTTATCGGGCTCAGCGTGATGTTGGTTCGGAAATGATGGAGAAAGATCCGTCATGGAGACCGCGCAGACTTTTTGCCTCTGAGCGTGATTTTGACCGTGATGTCAATGCGTTAGGCAAACAGTTACTTGCCATAGAACGTAAACTTGGAGATGTTTTTGCTGAGGCGCACCCTCGAAAGTCATTATTGAAAGTTCGTGTTTGGCAGAGCTTGGCTAAGGCGAGAGAGGCTTTAACAGAAGCTCGCATTTGGCTGTCGAAGGAATTAGCCCCTAGCTATTTGAGATAAATTTGTGGAGCGGAGAGCAAAATGAATCCCAGAAAAGCCTTTGAAAACGCCATAAACAACCCCCGATCAGCTTTTGAAGAAGCTCTAGGTAAAACAGGCGCTTTCGACAACACGCCTATGGGCATGAGTCAAGCAATGGATTTATTACATGATGTTGAAGGGCTTGATCCTCGTAAAGCGGCAAACTTGGTCGAAAGAGAACTCAAACAGAGGGATTTTTGGGATAGGTATGCTGCGATGGGGGTTTGGGATGTCGTAATGTCCTCAAAGGTCCAGCCTTATATTGATGTTTTCAAGTACCTGGAAGATGACGTCAGAACCGCTGCCAGGAAACAAATTCCCGGAGATCAAGAAGATGTGAATGACATATACAACGAAACGGTGCAACGTTGGCTAAAAACTTATAAGACTGGAAAGCCCACCGGTAAGATCCGTCACAAGTTTATCCCAAGAGGCGGTCATATTGGGCACATTTGGTATATTTACGATGTTGATGCTGATGTTCATTCTGGCATAGTAGAGCTTAGAGTCGAAATGATGAATCAGTTCTCAGGCGAGACAAAACAAGTTGAAGAAAGTATTGGAATGCCTGAAGATTTTGAGGATGTCCGCACCGATGATTATGGAGTTAGAGGGGATAAACAACAGTCCATAGTGGTGACTGGAACCACTTACGAAGGTGATGAGTGGGAAGTACAGGTAGAGTTGAGCGCAGAGACAGGCGAGTTTACGGGACGTGACTGGGGCCGCGACTGGGAAAAGACATCATTTTGAGACTGAGGTAGATATGGACAACAAACGCTGGAAAGTATCTGAAGATAAGCAGGCTGGTAAGATGAAAAATCTTCTGATCGAGATGCAAGATTACCAAACGTTGGCCAATCCGGTTCTCAGAGCCTCAGAGGATATGGAAAAAGCGGTTGACGACTTGAAGAAAGCTTATAAAGCTCTCGGAAAAGCACTTGGAAACTTGTAACCACAGAGTTGTTCAGCGATACCTAAACAGCCGCGTAGCCTCAATATCGGAAAAAGAAGTTGAACGTCTTCTAAAGCGTGTCTTGCCTGGGACACCATTTGCCGGTAAAGCCATGGCGGTCGGAGGGTACATTCGTGACGAATATATAGGTCTGGAAGCTAAAGACTTAGATATCGTGGTGGACATGCGGGGTGGGGCCAAGAAGATAACAACTTATCTTCACAATATGTTTTCCAGAGAGATAACCCGGCCCCATCATATGGGAGCGCAGTACCCTATTTGGCAAATTACATTCAAAGATAATATAGAATATAAAGGGCAGACCTATCGTACAAAGGGAGCGGTAATAGAGTTTGCCGATACCATGAAGGAAAAGTTTACTGATCCTACTTCACGCCAGCGTAAAGTAATGCCAGCTACGCTTGAAGAGGATGTTGAACGGCGGGACTTTACCGTTAACATGCTCCTTAAGGATCTGACATCGGGAGAGGTTGTCGATCTTACGGGCACCAGTAAGCATGACATTGAAAAGGGCATCTTACGAGGGCACCCGCGAGTATCATTGGACAAGATTCTTAATGACGATCCCCTTCGTATGATTCGATTGGTCCGTTTTCAATGTAAATATAACTGGCAGATACCTAAGTCCGTAATAAAGACAGTGCGGCGGAATGCATCTCGTATTGAAATAGTATCCGCTGAACGCATTATGGATGAACTGAAAAAGGTAATGAAACTCGGTAAGTTAGACCGTGCCATCAGGCTGATGAAGCTCATGGGCTTGCTAAAGTATATCTTACCTGAAGTCGAAGCCATGCAAGGCGTCCAGCAGGGAAAGAAGTACCACGCAGAGGGTGACGTTTATAAACATACTCTGAACGTACTTCGTCATGCTCCGCCGACTATTGAAGGGCAACTGGGAGCTTTATTACATGATGTTGGTAAACCTAAGACACAAGAGATTGTCGAGGGTGCTATAAGTTTCCACGGACATGAAGAGGTGGGAGCGGAGATGGCAAAAGCTATCTTGTACCGTCTCAAGTTTGATGCTGCTACTATCAAGAAAGTTGTGGGTATGGTCCGTCACCACATGCGACCGCACTATCTTGGTCCCGAAGTTACGGACAAGGCAATAAGAAAGTTTATTCGGGATCTTGGTGACGAACTCGTAGATGCTACTTTAGATGTATCTGAGGCAGATGAGTTAGGATCTATCCCGCAAAAGCACAATGTTAAACAACTCAGGGAACGGATCAAGCGGATCAAAGAGTCGCCTTTGCCTGTATCCAAAAAGCCTGTCTTGGATGGCAGGGAGATAATGACGGCTTTGAATGTCAAACCAGGGCGTGTAGTAGGGGAAGCTGGCAGGTTCTTGTTGGAACTAGCTGATGATTACGCGGCGTGGGCGTGAGTTGACCAAAACGGATGCTGTACGGGAGATTCGGAAAAAGTTTCTATAGTTTGTGGGAAGTGACGGAGGAGATTGCTATGGATCAGAAATGGAAAACAAAAAAAGCGGTAGGTAGAGACAGACCGCCGGTAGATGTCCTGAGGTCTCATGTGCAAGCGCTCCAAGCGAGGTGTGAGGAAGCCTGGGGTACAATTGGAGCTTATCTTGAAGAGGTTAAAGACGCGAAGAGAGATGTCGATTTAGAGCCTTTCCAAAAGAGTTCTCTCGGAAGTGTCATCAGGCTAGCGTCGAACGCTGAAAAGACTTTATTTAAAGCATCAAGTTTCCCTGTGCTGGAAGACTTAGAGGCACATCCCGATTACCGGCTAGAGTGAGGCTCACACTCGCACGAGTACCTCTATAATGTGCTGGAGAAGCAGTAAGGTTCCTTCTTGTGGGCTCTGGAGCCATAGGTTGTCAGGCCATATTTTCCAGCCTGGGTGCTCCCCCATGGCGGCTTCCATCTGATTTAAGATAACGTTCGCCTTGAGCAGATCAAAAGGCATAAAATGGCTTTTCCGGGCTATTAGAACATGATTTCTATCTTCTGATGCTCTTTTGATCAGTATGCCTTTCAAGAAACCAAGGCGGTATAGTTCGACCCATCCGTCGAGTAGTGGCGCTTCATCGTTACACGAGGCGGCGACAAACCCACTGGTTCCCTGGTCCAGGATTCTGATATTTATTCGTGGCCGGGAACCAACGAGTGCTATTTTTCCGTTCTGAATGTAATCGCGCAGCCATCCGACTGCGTTCTGGATTCGTTCACTGAGTTCACGTTGGCTAAGCCCAGTTTCAGGGAAATAAGCCCTGAGGGAAGAGAAGAACCGGGCAAGGTTGTCGTCCAGGTGGGCTAGAGCCGGTAAGCCAAGCCGATGTACAAAGTCTACCGTATACACGATGCTGGCGGTGGACGGATGCGTGGCTAGATCCCGGTGTAAAAATAGAGCAATGGCGAAAAGGGTGTCAATATCCTGAACTTTAGGCGTAGCCAAGGTCGTGGGCATAGGCCGTCCGAGAATAAGATCCTCATAAAATCGAGGCAGTGCTCCGGTGTCAGAAGTGGAAAAGTCTGACCCGTGGTGCTCGTACCCAAGGATTGAGGGGTCTTCAATTTGAGCCTTGGAGAGCCCCGTTTCAAAGGAAATGGCATCCGGGACAACCGGGGGTAAATCTTTCTCAATGCGGACGTTTAGATCCATGCTCCTAAATACACCGTAATTTCTTTGTTATTTGATTACTGTAGTAATGGCCGATGACCTTCCAGATTTTCCAATCGTAGTATTAGAAGCCGACTTTCCTGAACAGGTGGGGAAGGTCGGTCTTTTTGATATTATCATGCCGGTCGGCAATACCGGCATTGTGTTTGTCGCGGCTGTACCCGGCACACTGTACCTACAGGGACCGACGTTTACTCCGGAAGTACAGCAGGCCGCGAAGCTGAGTGCAGCGTCTACTTTGGCTCATATGGGCCTTATACGAGGTGAGACTCTGACGTTCTTACGCGAAGCTCTACAGTTGTCTCAGGCTGATTATGCAACCCTAATGGGTGTCCCTCTCGCCACGGTGCAGGGGTGGGAAAATAACACTATTCCAATACCGGTGAATGCGTGGGGGTGTACACAGTCTCGTGTATGCATTGCGGCTGGAAAAAGGTTTCTGACTGAGTACGCCTTAGAGCCGAATTTCAGACCCCGTAAGATTCGTGTGTTCCCTAATGTCCCGATGACACCTCAGCCGGTGACCTCTTCCCCGCCATGCGACCCACAGCCAGCACCGATAGTAGGCCCTGATTGTGAACCTTACGGAATCCCTTCAAGTCCTGTTCCGTGCGCTCCACCAGGGAGCCTGCCACCTTGTTGAATATCCTTTGGTTTAATTGACGAGTAGGAGCTATTGATTATGACAATTTCTGCGAAGCGTGTTGTCGAGGCCGCTGTCGGTGTGGACGATGAGGATATTGGCGAGTTAGAAATTGCTGAGTACGTTGTATTCCTGCTCGCACTGGAAACATACTCACGTTACCTCGAAGAAGCGACGGGTTCGGAATCCGACGATGACTTAATCCGTAAGGGTCTAACGCTTGTTAGAATGGCCGATCGTCAGCATTTAGGTGTTATTCAAGCTTTCTTGGGCGATTCCATGCCGACAAGTAGCCAGAGAAAGATAATGGACAAAGCGTTTCGCTTTCTGCCTTCTAACTCTACAACTTTGGGCAAGCGTAGTCTTCAGATGAAAATCGCTCTTCGTCAGGGTGGCGCGTCCACCATGAGAAAGATTTTTAGGTCCAACAAAGCGCTGCGAGAGATGAGGGCAGCTATGGCAGCGGCTGATGAGGCGGACGCTGATGCCGCTCTTGACAAGTTCGCCGTTATCCCCCTTAAGAACATAAGGCTTCGTGGCTGGATTGATAAAGCGGCAGAGACAGCCGGGTCTGGCACTTTTCAGAATGCGGTGGCAGTCGCATCGGATGAGACTGATGACGATGTTCAGCCTATAGTTACAGCGAGAGCCAAAGAAACTGGCGCTGAGGCCGCTTCAGAAGATCATCTAAATGCTGAAGCCGAAAAGAATGAACGTCTGCTGGATGTGCAAGAAAAAGCTCAAGACGCTGCCGAGAGAGCCATGGCGGTATCCGGGGAAGTAGATGAGCCGCCAACAAAGTCTGAGGTTGTAGGTATTGCTACAGCGGCTGCGGTGTCCGTTACAACTGATCCTTCCAGTCCGAATAATCGACCGGCTCCTTTGAGAGATTTAGACCCTGAACAGTATGCAGCGTCAGTGACTGATGGACGTGTCCTGGTGGCTGCTGGAGCAGGATCAGGGAAGAGCCGTACTGTTGTTCATAGAGTCGAATATTTGGTTAAGGACAGAGGCGTCAGTCCGAGTCGGATTTTGGTAACCAGTTTCAATACCAAGGCGGCTAATGAACTTAAACGGAAAATTGCCAGACTGACAAGCACTGACACGTTGAAGCAGATGTTTGCTGGAACTACCCATTCGCTGTTTCGTAGTTTTATAGAGAAGTTTGGTACAAAAACAGAGAAACTGGCCATGAATCGAGGGTTCACTGGAAAAGGTACTTCAGTGGCCAGAGTTGTTCAAAATATGTGGCAACAGTGTTTTCCAGCAAACACTTCAGCGGAAAGAAAAGTACCGAGAATCAAGGACGCCAATTTAGCAAAGTCAAAATGGAAAGGTAATAGAATAACCCCGGCAGAGGCTAAAGAGCTAGCTAAAACTCAGGAACAGGCCGACCATGCAGACTGGTATGAGATGTATGAAGGAGTGAAGGGAGCCATTCCCGGTTGGGAGCCGCCCTGTCGTTCCAAAGCGTATGAAAATTTTATGTCCAGGGGTGCCGGTAGTAAGGCTAAACGTTTGGGCGACTTTGATGATCAGTTAGCTATTTTTGATAACATTCTGAAACGAGACGCTGGTGTCCGTAAAACCGTACAGGACATGTTTGATCATGTCATTGTTGATGAGGCTCAAGACCTTAATGCTGTCCAGTATTCTGTCATCTCCCAGATAGCGGGTAAGGTTACAGACGGCAGTGATGGGAAGTCTTTATGGATCGTAGGGGATGACAAGCAGTGTGTGGCCTCTGACACTCCTATACTTACCCCTTCTGGTGAAAAGGCGGCAAAGGATCTTTGTGAGGGGGATGAAGTTTTAGCTTATCGAAATGGTGGGATTACCCCTCAGCAAGTTAAACACATTGTATCATCTAATTGGAGTAATGGATTTAAAATGACCACAGAAGGTGGTCGTGTTCTCACGATGAGTCCAAATCATAAAATTTGGGCCTCTGACCCATTGCTAAAAGAGGAGCAGCATCTTCTTTATTTGATGCATCGACGAGATTTAGGTTTTCGGATCGGGGTTACAAATAAGGGTTTTTGCGAGAAAGATTCTCGTCTTCTCTATGGACAAAGACCACAAACAGAAAGAGCAGAACGTCTTTGGATTCTTGGTATTTATAATTCTAAAGAAGAGGCTTATACGGCAGAAGCTCTTTATTCATTGCGCTACCAGATACCAACTGCGGTATATCATAGTGAGTGGAATCGAACATTTCCAGTTGAAAAGATTGCAGCGGTTTATAAAGAGTTTGGTGAAAACGGACGCAAGCTGTTAGAGGCTAAAGGGCTTAAGTTATCTTACCCTAATTGGATGTGTCGAAACTCCCGCCTTCTTGCGTCTCGCACGATCCAGCTTATTGCTCATGGGCCGAAAGGCACTCAAGTAACTCTTGAATGGGATCAAGACGAGGCGTTAGACGATAAAGTAGAAGTTGAATTTAAGCTTTTTGGTCAGAATAGACGCAGAATTCGTAAATGGTTTACAAATTATCGAGAAGGTTTAGAGTTTGCAGAAACTCTACAAGATGTAACAGGTTTTAATTTATCACATCGTTTGTCAGTAGCGAATGAACTACCTCTTAGGAAGATCACAGCAACAGCTTTGTTTCCAGGTATGTCGGTGGCTGTTATAGATGACGGTGAGTTAGTTTTAGACCAAGTTGTGAAGGTTGAACAAGTAGAAGACACCTTTCTTGATCTTGATATAAACGATGCTTCTAACTTTTTTGGTGGTGGGGTTCTTTCATCAAATAGTATTTATGGTTTTCGCGGGGCGCGTCCGGATATGTTTACGGAGTTGAACGACGACGAAGAAAAGAGTTGGGAAACCAAATTTATCCGGACTAATTATCGGTGTGAGCCAGAAATCGTTGAAGCCGCCAATACGTTAATTGATCATAACACAAAGCAGATCCCGATGAAGTCCGTTCCGCGTCCAGGGGCGCAAAAAGGAGTTGCGACTCTTGATGTCATAACTCCCGGAGATGAGGCGCAAGCTGCTTTAGATGTCGTAGAGAAGATCAAAGGCGACATGGTAGCGGGTGCTGACGTAAGTGATAATGCCATTCTTACCCGGACAAATAAGGAACAACACGCTTACGAGACAGCCTGTATTATTCGCGGCGTTCCTTACGCCCGTAAAGGCACCTCAAGCTTTTTGGGCTCACCAGAGACAAAGGCGGTGTTGGGGTATGTTGATCTTGCTATAGGTAATGACTTTGCCAAAATGCAAGAAGCCTTGGGGGAGGTCATAAACAAACCAAACCGTTTTTTCCTCACTGGGGATAAAGGACCGAACGGAGTTAAGTATGCGCTTAAAAAGTGGGCTACCGAGACAGGCCAAGATGTTAAAACAATAAACCCTCTTGCCGCTTTAGCTGACGATGAATTTTTAGGTATCTTGGCTGGAGCTTTGGGTAAAAAAGGAGGGTTATGGCGAAAGGCTGTGAGGGCTCTCCAGGAAATGCGTGATGCGGTAGCTGAAATGAAAGCTAACGCGATGGACCCCGACTATACAACGAGAGATCTTTTTGACGAAATCCTTATGTTGAGAGGGACAACGACAATAGTTGAGCCTGGAACTGGCGACATCAAGTACGTAGAGCAGTCTTTCCGTGAGAGCCTTCAGGCTACTATCAGAGATAGCATCTCTGATGAGGATGACGATGCGAAGGACGATGAGGATGAAGAGGAAGAAAATCTGGGGAATGTTAGTTTCTTATATAAACTAATGGAAAAAGATCCAACAGACCCCGATGACTTGATTGCCGATCCAAATACACCAATAGGCTATAAAGCTAAAATGGATCGTTATGCTGCCAAGACTGAGGAACTGCGGATTGACATTGATAAGTGGGAAGAGAAACAAAAAGAGCTTCCAGAAGCGGAACAAAAACCTCCGCCCGGTGTTTACATTGGAACCGTGCATTCAGTCAAAGGAGCAGAGTGGCGAAATTGTTATGTCGCCATGCCAAGAGGTAAGTTCCCCATAGAACCTCCAAAGAAGCCAGGGGCACCACCTCGCGACCCAGAAGAGTTACAAGAAGAGTTAGAATCGGAAAGACGGCTCGGTTATGTGGCTTTATCACGGGCAGAGATGAATCTTACTATTGTGTGTCCTTCTACTGTGGGCGGGAAACCGGCTGGAGTCAGTCAATTTGTGGCTGAAGCCGGTCTTCACGTTGGCGAGAATGTCAAAAGACCCGGTGAGACCGAAGACGAAACCATAGTTGAGGAAGAGGTCGTTGAGCCGGGAGAAGAAATGATCGAAGAGGAAATTGTTAGAACGGCGGCTTACGATTTCGAAGACGATGCCTGGAGTTTACCGGAAGGCGATTGGGATTAAACTATGGGAACTTACGTAGAAATACCTTTAGAGGAGATGGAAAAGTTCTTGAAAAGAGCTTTCCGCGCCTTTCGTCCAAAACAGGGAATATTTAAGGGCAACGAGTATTATTACATACTGACACTTGGCCCTAATGTTGGAATTCGGATTATGACCTCCGTTAAAACCCGTTCTGGAGTGGGTGCTGGACGCGGGGTTAAAACGATGAAGGTCCAACTTGTCAGTCTGAGAGACGGCGGCTTATTAATGAGGAAAGAGAAGCAGCCGACTCCTGTCAAACGTACAACAAACTGGAAAGATAGCATAAAAGATAGGGTCGGGGAGCTTGTTGAGAAGTATGATGACGGCGAGGAGTTCTGGGAAAAGTTAGCTTTAACTCGTTCACGTCCCGCTGATCCTGAAAGAGAAATGGAACGTCAGGAGCGGGAAGAAGAGAGGGAACAACAGGAAAGCGAAAGGCGTCAAGAGGAACTCAAGGATACAGGCATCAAAGGATTTCCGACCCCTGAAATGCTTAGAAGGTTCCCGAAGCAAAAGAGGATGACAGGAGATGTTACCCCGCCGCAACTTAGATATGTTAATGGCTTATTGAGTAAAATAAAGCATGACGACTGGCATGAGTTGAACCTGTACGATGTGACTGGCATCGATCATATCCTTACCAGGGATGAGAGACAGGCGCTTACAAAGCAACAGGCCAGTATGATTATTGAGATCCTTTTAGAGGCTGGTTTTGGCAGAAAGTACGCCTCTGAAGAGGAGGACGCTGAGTTCGAGCGTTACGCTTCTGAGTCAGAAGATTATGCCTAAACTTGTAACAATTGGGACTGACGGGAATGTCGATTATGTCCAGACACCGGATGGTCAGAGGCATATGTTGGGACCGGTTTCGGTCCTCAAGTTAATTACTGGTCTGGTGCCAGTCCGGACCGCAAGAGAGGCTTTGAAGGAATTTACAGAGAATAATCAAGTAATGCTCTCTGTGGATCTTGATAAAATGTGGACTTTATTGCCGTTTCGACGGGCTCGGTATTCATCTACCACTAACCCTTTTATGAAAAGGGAAGATCGTAGTTTTCCCTTTTCGGATTTGGAGAAAATCATGCTCAAGAGTGCTTCTTACGAAACTTTTAGCTCAAACATGGAGCTAGCTGAGGGTATCGTCACAAAGGTGGCAGAGACGAACTCAAGAATTGATGCTCTCATAGCTGAGGGTAAGCAATTTGACTCGAATCGGGCCAAAGGCGACCTTCATAAGATTGCTTCCAAGGTTTCTGAGATTGCTCAGAACGTGGATATGGCTCAGCCGTGGGTTGAGACTGACCTGACGGAACTTTCCAAGCAGGCGACCGAGATTCATAGTCTGTTTGAGCCAAAAAGCTAGTCAGACATTGTTTGACTACAAAATGGGAGATGTAAGATAATATGGCGAACGTAACTACAGCTAATTATATCTACCGGCAGGGTACGGCTCCGAACACCCGTGCCGCCGTGAGTCAGAAAAATAAGATTTATGGCTACACGGTCGGAGCGGAGGGACTCCAGCAGTTGGGCGTGATTTCGGAGTTCACATTTGACGAGTCCCGCACGATTGATCCGATCCGTGGCGTGGGCTTCGGTGATCAAATCGCTGAGCTAGTGCCTAATGTTACAGATCCGATGACTCTGAGTGTGAACAAGACATTGCTGTATACAGCAAATCTGTTCCAAATTCTCGGTTATAAGGGCGGCATCGATGGTCTTGTCCGGAGCTTGAAGCACCACCGTTGGCCTTTCGACATCAAGCAGGAATTGGTTTTTTCGGAGTTATCTTCTCTCCAAGATCCGAGTGGTACATCCGTTGCGGCCACTGTTACAACAGGCCCTACGGACGCTGATAATCCGATAGTAACCCCTCGTGCGTTGCTGACCTTTTTTGAGGGCTGTTGGATGAATTCATATTCAGCAAGTTTCGTTTCTGACACAGCAGTGGTAGCTGAGACTAGCTCCATAACAGTCACTGACATTATTGATGGTGTATCAGAATACGGCGAATTTATCGACACTGGACTTGCTCCGGTGGAGGACAACGGCGGTCCTGGCAGTGGTTACTCACTCCGGTTCGCTCAGAGCAGTAATACAATACAAGCGGTCTAACTGACCGCTTTGATGACAGCGGTTAACTAGATGTGAATCAGATTAGATCCGACCAAATGTAAATTTTGTTGTAGCGCGGTAAGAAACCCAGACTCAAATGTAGATCACGTCGAGTTCTAACGCTGTCATCCTCAATTTGTGAGGATGATATGAGCACATTAGCAGCGAAGAAACTCAACGAGGCTCTTGATAAGGCCAAAGATATAGGGCTAATCAAAGAGTCGTTCATAATAGAGGACTGCGAAGTTACATTACGTAACTTACGCCCTGAAGAGTACGTCGCCATTCTACAGGCTTGTGAAGAGCTTGATGACGTGTCGTATCTTCATGTCTACCAAACTGAGCACCTTGCCCGGTCTATCACCCAGGTCAATGGCATGGACCTGCAAGGTGTTAAGTATATCGAAGAGGAAGAACCGGACCCCAAGAATCCAGGGGGAACACGCATTGTTAAAACAGAACTTCACTCATACCTGCTCAAGCATGTGGTGAACACTTGGGGCAAAGAGGCTGTTTACACAGCTTACCGTAAGTTCTTAGACGTGGTGGAAATGGCAGAGCGGAAGGCCAAAGAGGGGATCGAGTTTTTACTGCCAGATGAGACTGACGAAGAGAAATATCGCCGCTTATTACTGGAAGCCAAAGAGAGCGAAGGTAATCTGCCAGACTCTCTCATTGACCATATCCTGGAAGAGCAAGGGTTTATGCGGAGAAGCACCACTGAGGAAGTAAAAGCGGCGACTGAACGTATAGACCGGATGGCTCGTGAAGACGATGCCGCCAAGACACCGGAACCTAAGCCGCAGCCCAAAGCCGAAGTTGAACAACCTAAGCCGCAGCCCAAAGCCGAACCGAAGCCTGAGCCAGAGGCGGCGAGACAACCCATGAATCGGGCAACACCGGAGCCAACCGACCCTCACCAGACTCTGGAACAAGCTATTGAGGCACGGAGAGTAGCCCCGTCTCAAAGCCAAGAGGGAGACACGTCTAAAGGCCGCACTGACAAGATTGCGGCTCTTGAGGCAGAGGCGGGAAGAACACTAGGTGTTAAAGTTGAAGAAGGAAATGGGCAAATCCCGGTTCAGCGACCGGCTGACCAAGAGGTTGCAGAGCTTCGGAAACAAGAGCCTGTGGACACGAAAAAGATCAGTGAGATTATTGATCGACCACCAGCGGCGGGAATCAACCCGCGCTTTAAGCCGCCAGCTAAAGTTTGATGACTGATGCAGCTAGAAATTATGAACTGGAACAAGGACGGCTTAAGAGTGAGTATGACGGAAAGCCTAAAGAAGATATCCGTGTCACTCCCCCTCAAGCTCCGGAGGTAAACCCGGAAGTTTACAAGGACGTTGAACCCCTGCTGTTCCGTGGGTTTCTTACAGTAGCGGCGGAAATTAATAACGTCTACTTTGTTTTCAAAAGTGTGAACCACCATGAGTTCGACTTGCTCAGGTTTGCAGGGCTTCTCAAGGAACAGGAGCGAGAGGACTCAAGTCATAGATTTTGGGACATCTTTTTGGCTTACGAGGTGTTTATGGTCGATGGCGTCAATGTCTTGGCTGACCGCGATCAATGGATACCCAAAATAGCGGACACCTTCTCAGAGCTTCCCAAACAAGGCAAAGCCAAGATCATTCGGCACGTCTCCGAAATCAACCGGAGGGCCTCAAGTGCGACCATTCTAACGGAAGCTTATGCTACAGAATCAGCTTCTCGATACCGTTGGATGCAGCTTAAAGGGCTGGATCTTACATCCACGGCGGTCACTGGAGTCGTTGGAACACAAGCTTTGGGGCTCAACTGGGCACAACAGGTATGGAGAGCCTTGAATTTGGCAGAAGACCGTAATGAGCAGCATGAGAGGGACTGGGAAAATGCCAAGTTTATCGGCTCATGCTTTGCCGGGAAGGGTTTGTCCAAAGTTTACAGCCAGGACACTGATCGGAGAAACAAGGAGAAAGAAGAGCGGATATCACGGAAAGACAAGCTTTTACGGGAAATAGTGCTTGGGGAGAAAGTACCGGAAAAGAGTGCTGTACTCCCCGGTGCAGTTGTTACGGTGCCGCGCAGTGTTGAGGAACTGGCGGATCAGTTGGAGAAGGATCTAAGAGGCGACCAGGACTGGCACGACAAGGTGGTCGAAGAGCATGAGAAGCGAATTCAGAACCAGTATAGAGCCAGACAGAGACAACAGCAGGAAGCGGCAAAAGCTCATGCGGAGCAGTTTGGAAACAAGAATGTTGTCGGAAGCTCCGAGATACATGGTTTGAGCCCACAAGAGGTAGAAGAGAGAATTCGACGTACAAAGCAAATCGAGGCTCAAAACGCCGCACGTATGCAAGTTCATCCCATGGATGAAAAAACGGATGCTTTTTTGGACAAATGGGGCGTCAAAGGGCCAGAAATCTCTACTGAGATTGCTACTACAGACCGGGACACTTCAGAAGCTATCCCTTTGCCCAGACGTCAGACGCCACCAGGGAAGCCGTTCCGGAAGTGAGTAGGAGAAAAGCATGGCTGAAGAAGAAGTCGTAACTGTAAAGATAGGGATTGACCCAAGTGCTGCACTCAAAGAGTCCAAGCGGTTTCAGAGTGAATTGTCCAAGCGCTTTGGTCTTATCAAAAAGAGCGAAGAACAGGTCAACACCGCTATTGGTAAGTATATACACGCGACAAAGACGACAAAGATCTTAGGTCCGATTCTTGCAAAGCAGGCCAAGGTTTACGGTAATATTCGAGCAGCCATAGGAGAGACGACTAACGCTATCGGGGATATGAAAAAGGGGTTAATGGACACGGAAAGGGTTTTGGGCGAGTTAAACAAACGGGCGGCGGCAGCAGGCGGGGATGAAAAAGAGGAGATTAAACAAAGGATTAGGTTACAAAGGGATCTGGCAAAAGAAAAAACGATAGCTATAAGGGCGAAGGAGAAAGAGAAAGAAGAGCTTGTTAAACGGCGAGATGCTGTTAGGAAAGGAATGGAACAAGTTAAAGGCGGTGGCCCCAACCTTAAACTCTTGGCAGCCGCTGCCCGTGAAGGCGGCGAGACGCTTGTTAAGCCTCTTTCGGCATTTATGGGGCGAGATTTTAAGAGCGCTCTTGATGAAGGCAGCGACTTATTAGGCAAAGGACTAACGGGCGCTTTTAGAAAGATGGGTAAAGGGGTCAAGAAGATGAGCCTGATACCTACAGCAGGGAAAGCCGGGGCCGGGGGAGCCGCAGTCAAAGGAATCGCAGGGATGGGTAAAGCGCTGATGCCTGTGATAAAGGTGCTTGGAAAACTCGGCCCTATAATTGGCTTGGTGAGTTCCGCAATAATGGGCCTTATAAAGCTCTTCATGGATACGGAGGCGGCTGCAAAAGATTTCCACAAGAGAATATTAGAGACGGCCAGTACATCAGCTCTTTTAGCTCGTAATATGGGAGATGCGGATGCCGCGTCAGCAGAATTAGAACAAACGCTCAAGGATGTGCGTGAAGGTGCAATGAATTTAAGTAATGTCCAGTGGGGCATTTCCAGAGACACAGCCGCGCAGTTTATCGCCGCTCTTACGAATGAAGGCGTAACTCTGGAGCGTTTGGGGGATGAGACAAAACGCGCCACTGGATATGCTACAGAACATGCGAAAGTAATCCAAATGTCAGTGGCTTACTCACGAGCCTTCGGTGTGAGTTTGCAAGAAACCACGCTTCTGCAAGGCGAGATGATGGCTGAAATGGGTATGGGGTTAGATTCAGTCCAAGCTGGTTTTCAGTCAATAACGAGGGGAGCCGAAGAAGCTGGTATGGCGTCCAATAAGTTTTTTGGGATGGTCAGAAGCTTTTCGGCAGATTTGTCATTGTTCACACTTCGCATGGCAGATTTGACAAAAGTAATGGGAGTTCTCGGAAAGACCATGCAGCCTAGAAACGCGATGAAGTTTATGCAATCCGTTACAGGTAAGTTTGCTGGTGGTGTTCTAGAGAATGTAAGGCACGTTATGATGGCTGGACCGGGGAAGGCTAAAGGCGTGGCCCAGGCAGATTTAGGGGCGCGGTTAGAAGGATTAAGTGCTGATATCGCGAATCAGACAGGACAGTCTGCTAAAGAAATCCGTGAGATGATTGAAAGGGCAAATCCAAAGGAGATTGCAAAATGGACGGCTGACCATCGGGAGAAGGTTACTGGGGGAATGGTAGAGGCTATTCAAGATGCAGCAAATATGCAGCAAAAACTCGCCAAAGGAGGGGCAATCAATACGGCTGCAATTCTCGATCAATTAAGTCCGATGGGCAAGATACAGATGGCACAGGCGGAGTCGATGAAGATGTTTAACGGTAAACGGTTAGAAGAACTTAGCGGACGCCAACTTGCTGCTGTAGAGGCGACAGGGATCGCCACAGTCCAAGAAATTCGAGGTTTTCAAAAGCTACAGCTAGGTCTTATGACTTACCAACAAGAATTACTCAATGCCACTGAAGAAGGAATCGCAAAAGGGGGTGAGTTCGATGAAAAAACTAAACTAGCTTTGGAAAAGCTAGGCGTGGACATGACGAAAGGGGATCTACTGGAGCAACTAAAGGATATATTCGACGAGGATAAAAACATGCGGAAAACTTGGAACGCTTTGTCTGCTGATCAACAAGAATTATTACAAGGAGGTGAAAAACAAATAAACTTCCAAAAGAAGATAGCTGAACATCAGGTTAGTATAGTAGATAAGCTAGGAATGATCGTCGATATTTTAATGAACGAGATTTACAACACACTAAAGGGGGTTTGGGATTCAGTGCTAGATGTTTGGAAGGCTCTTCCGTTTGGTGACAGTGCCGAAAAAGAAAAGAGAGTGCGGGAAAAGCGTTTTGAGATGCAAGCTCAGGGACTAAGAGATCCGGAAGTTATGAAAGCTATCACAGACGCCGAAGGAAATATATGGGAAGCTAGAAATAAGATTGTCGCCACGGCTGGTCAAAAATTGTTAGAAGGCGTAAAGGCAGCAGAGGAGGAAAGAGAGGAAATAATAAAGAAGATAAAGACGGCTAAGGGTAAGGAAGAAATAGAGGCCCTGCATAAGCAAAAGCTGCTGTTAGATGAAATAATATGGGCTGAGGATGAAATTACAAAAGAAGGGGTAGGTGGCACAGGGATATACGATGTTGCGCCTGAAGAAGCGCTGAAGCGGTACAAAAAGATGGGAGCCCTTCAAGAGAAGGCCGGGATAAAAGGGGCAACACCTGAAGCAAAAGCTGAAGCCAAGGCTAAAGCCAAAGCAGAAATTACCGAACAGCCCAAACTCAAAGATCCGCCTACAGAGGGGGAGCAAAAAGAAGCGACGAAAGCGGCCAAAGAAACTACAAAGGTTCTTAAAAAGGGTGTGGTGCAAGGCAAGCCCACAAGCGGCTACACAAAAGCTGTCACGTCCTCAACACTCGATGCTATCCGTACAGGACTTTTTGAATATTATATGTATTCGCAGTTGGAGGGCGCAGACGTAGCGAAAGGGCTAAAAACAGGAGCCTGGACGCCTGAGAATATAGGGGAAAAGTTAGTCAAAGGCGCTACGGAAAAGGGAGTTGCTCCAACAGGAATTGCCGCAGAGCTATTGGGCGGTGGCAAGAAGAAGACAAAGGTCACCACAGCCGAACCCAAGCAAGCCGGTGGTCTTGTTACCAGTATAGTTAATGGTCAGGCTAATGTTGCCCGGTTGCCACCCGGAGAAGGCTGGACCCCGATAGGCGTGGGAGAAAGAATTATACCCGCTGGCGGCGGTCGAGCCGGTAACGTGAAGGTTGAACTGGCTTTGAGAGGTGACCTTAGCCGCTTTATTACTGCCCGTGTGGTAGAAGGCGCGGCTGAATTTGAGCGTAATAAACGTCTTCGGTGAGGTTTGAATGCCGCGTATTCCGTCAGCCAATCCTAACTTTGACCAGTTGCAGGTTCCTACCGAGAACCCCAACTATACCCATGGGCTTGAAAAGCGTAAAACTTATATCCCAATGGCGTTTCAAGTCACGAGCCCTTTCAATAGTAGAAGAGCCTTGCTTCCACATGCGCTCGTTATGCATGTCAATCCTCAGAACTATTCAGAGAACCATGTGAAAAGGGTTGAACGCATCCAAACTCGTGGTGGGTTTGTAGAGCAACACTGGGGTGATGAGCTTACGGAGATCAACGGTGACGGTTCTACCGGAGCCTTTATGAACATCTATACGGGCCTGTCTTCTGTTTTACGACAAAAGACGATTGCATGGGACCGGTACCGAGACTTGCATGACCTATATAGGAACAATGGGAGTGTCTATGATCCGTATGGCAGCATTGTACTTCAGGGGCACATAATGCTGATGTACGACCGTGGGACTTATATAGGATATTTCCAGTCGCTCGATGTGCAGGAGTCAGACGACCAGCCTTTTGCGTTTCAGGTGTCTTGGACCTTCAAGGTCGAAGAAGAGATTATGAAGATTCCTGGGATGGGTATTAACCCCGTGGCACGGGGCACTTATAACCCCACTGTGAAGTATTTTGGCGGCAACAACAATAACATTAAGGAGCTTAAGACCTGATGGTTGTCGAGAATCCAGATCAGAAGATATATCAGGAAATCGAGCAGTCGGCTGATTTTTACCAGCCTGCTGTCTACGAGCTACTGAAGTTTTATCATGCTCTGGAACTTCACGAAGAGACTCTTGATGGGCAGTTTATACCACTAACAACGGCTCAACCTTACGAGCAAAAAAGAACATTGATGTTTGCGGTGGGCCTGATTCCGCCCTCTTCGAATGTCACTCGTAACCTTCTTGACCGGACAGCCTCAATACGGACTCTTGAAGGGACGCCTGAACAGCTTACTGAAGAGAATCCTGATGTAGGTTCATCGTCTACGGGCGATCTTCCAGGCCAGATAGGGGGAGTTCCGACAAGTACAACAGAGCCGGGTGGTCCCACATCAACAGGTAGTGACGATTTTTGGGTGCGGTTTGTTGTAATGTGTAATCGGTTGAAGTGTCAGCCAGAAGAGTTGGCGCGGGTCATCCAAACCGAGAGCGGATTCAACCCAACAATAGGGTTTAAAAGTAAGACTGGAGTGGTGACTGCGAAAGGGTTGAATCAATTTATCGAAGGCACTGCCACAGGCAAAAGAGTCGGTATGACACAAGAGCAGTGGGACAACCTTCAAGAAATGCCCAGAAACGAACAACTTATATACATGGAGCGGTTTTATGCGGGTCGGGCTGAAGGCAGAAATGCTTTTGAGCTTAAAGCGATGACGCTTGGTGGCTTCAATAATCCGGACGGCTCTATCTATAACAGTAACGCGACCCCGCCAGAGTATAAGAACCCGGAGAAGCAAAAACAAGCTTACTTGGGCAACCAGCACCTTGACGTTCCGCCACCACCTAAAGGCTACCTTACGGCAGTGGATTTAAACCGCCGTCTGGCCTCAAAACCGTTACGTAAAGGATTTCGGAAGCAGATCGATAGGGCCAGACGTAAGTTGGGGATGGCTGTTGGGTACGAGCCGTTTCAGCCAGACGGTTCTAGCAGTGAGGGGTGGTCCAAATCTGGAGCGAAGAATGCCAACAAAGCATTTAAGACCGCATGGGAAGTGGCAAACAAGGATTTGAATCAAACCGACTTGGGCAAAAAGTTTATGGCTCACCAAGAGCACATGATCAATCAGACTATCAATGCCTTGGATCAGATGGCGAGAACGCCACCGCTTAGACTTTTGATCAACCCTCAATCCTTTAGAGTAGCTGCGGATAAGCTCATATCAGATGGTAACTGGGGCAGGACCGGGCATATTATCGAACACTGGGGCGAAAACCAAGATAGAATAGAAGGCTCTGGTAAGGTTGCAGCGTTTTTCTCATTAGATGCTCACGAGGGCAACAGCCCCGGTCTTACCCGCACTGCTCGCCAGTTTTCCGCAAGTTATCAAAATCTATTGTCACTCTGGCTCATCTACAAGAACAACGGAGGGATATATTTTCCCGATCCGTTAGTACCTTCCGGGTCCAAGGCTAAGAATCTCTCTGTAGTGGGCTCGGTGTACCTGTATTACGATGGAATTTTGTATGTGGGGTCTTTTGACAATTTCACGTTGGATGAGACAGAGGAGAACCCGTTTACTTTGGAGTACTCGTTTTCGTTTGTTGTCCGGGCTTGGTTTCTTTTGGATCGTTTGGATGACCGTCAATATACATACGGAAAACCCACTGTTCCAGCGGTGCCTATTGGTGCGGATACCCCGCCTTTGACCGGGGGAGATAATGAACAGCCAATCGCAGAAGTGAACTTCCCACCAGAAGTGGAGTTGACAGAACGGCAAATAGAAGAGGAAGGGTTTGCTGCTGGCGGAGAGTTTGGTGAGGAAATCTAATGGCTCGTGGCCCATACCAAGGCACTTTTATTCCAAATATCCGCCCCACTGTGGTTACGGCCCCGGACGCTATTGTCTATATCAATGGTGAGCAGGAGATAATAGGTTGCCCTCAGTGCTCGCGCTCTTTCGATTTTAATAAGTATATAACATCCATTCAGACCGATTTGAGTGTGGAAAGTGTGCCGGGGAGCGCCTCTATCCAATTATCTGTCCCTAGACACTCTATTGATGATTTTTATTTTGACGGCACCCCCGTCATTACTCCGATGATGGAAATCGAGATCTTTGCCAAAGGCTATTATTTGGTAGAAGGTATACCTCAGTACTATCCAATCTTCTGGGGTCTTATCACTGAGGTTTCGGATAACTATTCAGCGGGGGAGCACACGGTAAGTATCAGTTGTTCTGACATTCTCAAGTGGTGGGAACTGTGTCAAATGAATATCAATCCAGCTTATTTGGCTCCTTCCGGGTCACGTAGTTGGAATATGGGTCTTAATGTTTATAACAGGACCAACCCGTATGACATGATCTTTACCTTGGCGTTTCAGTCGTTTGGCGATGTGGTTGTTGGGACGGGATCTCTTAATCAGTTAGTGAAGGAACGAGGTAGCCAACGGGGCACGTTTGACGCTGCTCTGTCGGACATAATGGGGTACTGGGAGCAGCGTTTCCAACGGATGCGGAGTAACCTCGTTCTTTATGGGACACAGGGAGTTGCGGTTCGTGGGGATACTTTGTATCAAGCCTATTCTAGAAATAATCCGCCTGGGACAGTGCCAAAACGTGCTTATGCCTCTACAGCGGTGCAATATGCCAATGGGGGTAAAGATGGAGGTCAGATGGTTTATGACCCGACTTCCAATAGAGTGTCTGCAATTCGAGAGCAACTTCAGTCCATGAATGTTGATTTGTGGCAGTCAGAGTTTCAAACCAAGCTGGAGTTAGCTAACGCTGCAAAAGAGGCTATCGGTTTTGAGTTCTATATGGATGCGACAGGGGATATTGTATTCAAGCCGCCTTTTTATAACCTAGATGTTTTGGGGAATAAACCGCTGTCTTGGATTCAGGACATTGATATTATAGATTGGGACTTTGGGGATTCGGAGTCTGAAGTTGTTACGCAAATCATTATGCAAGGTCAGGCTTTCGGCCTTACTGATGTAGGGGCACCGGGGGATATAAGTCCTTTTGCTTCGGTCACGGATTACCACCTACTACGAAAGTACGGTTGGAGGTCCAGACCGTTAAACTCTGAGTTTTTAAGTAGCACCCATGCGATGTTTTACCACGGTCTGGATTTGTTAGACCGGATCAATTCTCGCCGTCACCGGGGAAGTATATCCGTTCCAATGCGCCCTGAATTACGGCTTGGATTCCCAGTTTATGTCGCTCCGAAAGATCAGATTTGGTACTTGTCTGGGATAAGCCATAGTATGTCGTTCGGGAGTCGGGCGACGACGACTCTAAACTTGACTGCCAAGCGTTCTAAATTCGTTGCGCCTCGTGGTATGGGAGATTTGAAGCTCAAGGACTTCGCTGGCGAACCGGAAGCCAACAAAGAGGGAACTCCGAGAACTTTTCATTATAGCTCTCGTCAACTCGCCAAATCAGGCGTGTTCACATTGGAAAAGAGAAACGCCGCTACTTTACCGCCTGATGATGAGGCTTTCACAAATATGGAACCAGGAGCGGACAATCCATACGAGCCTCTTGTGTTACGGCACCCGAAAACAGGCAGGGTGGTGGGCTATCCAAATGTAGTCATGGCATATACACGTGCTTTTGCCCCGGCTGATATCAGTAATCAGGCAGGACAAAAATCGCCTTCCAGAAAAAGACCATATGTAGCGAAGAGGAGGCAGGCTCAACAGCGCGAGACACTGAAAGAGTTTAATGAGAGATCTTTTAGCGCGGCTAAAGCCAATGAAGAGGATACCCTAATCGATAAGTATGCGAACAATCGTTATCAGTATGGTTTGAATTCTGCTGGTGTTTATATATACGCCCACGACTCTTCTGCAAGAGGTGGGGCTATCAGTGAGCTTTTAACTTTACGAAAAGATAACATCAAAGTTACTCCTGAGGACGACGCTACTTTGAAGGCTCTCAAAGCACAGACCACTTTAATTCGTCCGATAAGTGATGAGAGAGGGTTTGAAGTTATTGGCCATTACCGGTACGGAAGACGTGTTTCTTTAAAAGATGGTCGTTTGATCACAAACGCCGGGACTCAAACTCGCGCCACTGTTGATGTTCAGCTTGCTCTATCGGGTAGAATGCAAGAGATGTTAACGGGAGCTTCACAGGGATTGACAACGGTTTCAACCGGATACGCTGACCCCGCAAGAACGATAGCTACTTTAACCACTGAAGATCGGCAGACGGCAGCAATTTTAAATCCGGACACTAAGAGCCCGGAGTTTCAAGAGGTAGGCGATAACTTTATTGATTCTGCCCCTCTTGGTTCACAACAGCAGCAAGGCTCTTCGGAAGTTGAAGCTGCTCAGTTATCAAGAGCGCTGACATTACAAGAGATGTCGGTAAGAGACTCTTCTACAACACAGGAGAACTGTATCTGTCTTACAGGCAGGCAAGATTTGGTTTTTATCAACACCGGGTATCAAGTTAAAACGTTGTCCAGCCCCGGAGCAGAAGAGGAAACTACTGTTTTAGCTTCTTTAGAGGCAGCGGGAGGGCCAGTTAATAGCGGAGCTACTCAACAAGCAGCGGGAGCCGTGGACCTGATTCAAGCAGAACTTAATGAGGCTCAGTGGAAGTTGGACGTTCTTGATAAGAAGTCTAAACGACCCGAAGGAACTTACGCAGACGGCCAAGAGTATGCAGATCAGTTAAAGGTTGTAGACCGGCTAAAAGAACAGTTAGAAGCAGCCCAATATAAGTTGGATGAGTTACAAGTCAAGTATAGGACAGTGAACTCTATTTTTGCTCAGCCGCCATCGGAGTTGGTGTCTAAAATAGATGAGTTTTTGGTTAACCTATATACTGCTTTGGACAAGCCACACCAAGAGTTTGAGAAAGCCATTAGAGGCGATTATTTACCTAAGACTCCAAGAGACACAGCCACTAAATCAGAGCAGATAGTCCGTCCCTCTGAGCTTGCCCCGCCATTTTCAGCCCCAAGGCGAGCTTCTTTGGGTGATCCTGAAGCGGCGGTGGGAGCTATAAAGACAAACGCGGAAAATATTCAGAAATCGTGGAAGGACTTTTCGAAAAAGCTCCGAGAGAACGCAAGACGGACTTCATTAACGAAACAGATTGAGCGAGATCAGGCTAGTATACAACGCCTTACACAAACACGCGACCAGCTAATACAGCAACAAGAATCTTCAGCGGTAGTAGTTGGTATAAATGTACCGGAAGCCATAGCTTCTATCGATGAACAAATTGCGGATCTTCGGCAAAGGGTAGACGACAATCAAGCCAAGATAAGAACAGGTTGATATGGCTGATTTTACTCCAAAGAATCCTTCCGGTTATGTGCCAGGGGCTGAGTTTACCGATATGGGCGACCCTTGGGGGCTCAAACTCGGTATGATAACTCGTGTCGATGAAATAGAGTTGAAGTGCGATATAAGAGTGCTCACAGGGGGCGGTGAAAGATTTGAGATTGATCTGACTCAAGCTCAGGCAGGCCCACGTAGCTTTTGGGGCGGTGTCCCAGAGGTCAACTCGATGGTAATCATTGGCTACCGTAGAAGACATAAGCAACTCCACGAGGCTATGATTCTGGGGTATATCCCGGTTGGCAAACGAACGGCCATGCGTTTTGACCCATTGGCCACTTCTGACCCATCTGGGATCGATCCGGAAGACGCAGATTTATATAGTAAAGTTTTTTCACCTCAGACCCGTTACAAGCGTTTGCGTCTCCAACCGGGCGACGTAGGGGGTATGTCGTCCTCTGGGGCTGAGTTCGCTCTGTCAAAAGACGTCAAGATAGTTAATAGAGCGGGTGACCTTTTCGAGCTTCGAGATGAGGATAGAACTCTGGTGTCTCAAACCATCCACCGTGTGGAAAGTGATTCTGGGGTGTTTCGCACCTCCGGTCCGACACGAAGAAGTGGGCTTTATCTACCGCCTGATATTTTCAAGGAGGGCAAGACTCTCAAGACCTCTGAGGATCGTTACTTCGGAGGTGCAACTCTCAAACGTTTTACGGTTGACGATGACGGCACCACGGTCATAAGTAGTATTAACAATGAGACAGAGTTTCCCCCAATTGTATTTTCTAACGGGCGTCAGGCTTTTTACCCTGCTGAGTCTCCTGGCGTAAACTTTGAGAACCCGAAGACACCAGCAGAGGTTTACACAGAAGACCGAGTTGAGTTGACCCACTTGACGGATTTGACTCAAGAAGTGCGGGAAGAAATTGATGGGTTTCAGATGGATCGGAACCCCGTCTACATTGAACGTGTGTTGGGTACTGTGGTTGGAAATGATACTTCTTCTAGCACCGGGCTACAGCAGTACGGGCAGCTACTTCGTCCCAAGATTTTCGAAGACTTCCAGGCTACAGCGAAATCTAACTTTGCGGTGGAAGCTATCCCAAGATCACCTCTTGATGACATGGAATCGTATACCACAGCGGGAGCTTACCTTTTCCGTCTGGTTCCACCGCCAAGCCCTGCTGGACGTTCAGATACGACAAGCGTTTTTGCTGCGGCTGTCTCCAAGCAAGGCAAGCTGTTTTTGAATATTCCGGGGTCTCGCGTTGAGAAGTACGCCTCTGGCACAAAAAACGTGTCAGCCGAGATCAACATGGAAGGGGCTCTCAAGATGCAGCTTGGAGCCGCCACCCCGGACAACATCGCTCTGCATTTGACATTGGAAGGGGGAGCGGTTTTTGACTTTCGTGGTGCAGCTTCGGGAGCAGGTTTACAGTTTCGCACTCATTCATCGTATGTAATTGAAGCTCAAGGCGTCCAGGACAATAACAATGTAGCCTACAGCGAGAATCTCCAGGGTAATCGAGAGGCGTTTGCGGCTGGTGACAGCATAGAAAATGTAGCTGGAGCCAAAGCTACAACTGTAAACGGTGGTTATGGGGTTTTGGCCGACCGTTTCAGCGTCAATGCTCAATCGGGGATGGGGGTAAATGCGGGTGGTTATGACGTGCTCGTATCGGGAAAGACCCAATATCACTATGCGTTGCAGGTTTTGGAAACTATTGTGCTTGGGGGTAGGGTTACAACTGTTTTGGCAGGAGGTGTTACAGAAACTCTAACTGTGGGAGCTAAAACCACAACTGTCGCCAGTGGTGCAATGACCACAAATGTACCAGCCGGGGCATATTCGGTGGCTGTGGGCTCCGGTGCCATTTCGATTTCAACAGCAAGTGGGGCTTTGTCTTTGGCAGCAGCAGCCGGGGCGATATCAGTGTCAGCGGGTTTGGCTCTGAGTTTGACAGCAGGAGCGGCTATGACTTTGACAGCACCCGCCGCGATTACATTGACTTCAGCGCAGATTCTTCTGGGTGCTCCTGTAGCGCCTTTGGGCGTGTCTAGAGGCACACCGATGCTCCCACCGGGCAGTCCTTCATTGGACTGGATCACTGGCCTTCCTTTGATGGGTTGTGCCACAATACGCAGTGTTTAATAGTGTTAGATCGTAAAAAATATAATCGGACTTATTACGATTCTCATGCGAGTGAGTTGCAAGCTTATGCTAGAAAGTATAGACAAACACACAGAGAGGAGATACGTAAAAAAGAGCGGCTTATTTTAGAAGCCTCACCTGAGCGCTTGTTATTTAAGCTGGCCAAACAACGAGCCAAACGAAACAGTTTGCCTTTCACGTTAACGGTAGAATATGTGCGACAAATTATTCCAGAGATTTGTCCAATTACTCTTTTGCCATTTAAGCGTGGAAGAGGAAAGCCGCAGCCTCAATCAATGACTTTGGATAAAATTATTCCATCGTTGGGGTATGTCCCTGGCAATGTCGTAGTAGTTAGCAGGTTGGCCAATACTATTAAACAAAGTTGTGCTGACCCCGAAGTTTTTGACAGATTGGTTGATTATATGGAGGGGGTATGACTAAAAAACTCTCAGATTTAACTGTGGAAGAGGCTGAACAACAACGCAAAAAAAGTGCAGCTTATTGGAAACGTTATTACGCAGTAAACGCAGATAAACTGAGGGCACGTGCTACTGAATATGGTAAGCAACAACGTTTAGAGTCTTCGGAAAAAGCCAAGGCCCAAGACAGGGCCAAGTATGTGCGTAATATTGAGTCCGCAATGTTTCAAGGAGCACGTCTACGAGCACGTAAGAAAGGGCTTCCATTCGAAATTAGCGTTGAGGATATAAGAAGGGCCGTTCCAAAAGACCGGTGTTGTCCGATTACCCGCCAACCGTTTGAGGTTGGTGTTGGTAAAGCCGTCCCACAGTCTATGTCACTAGACCGTGTTAATCCACAGTTAGGGTATGTCCCTGGTAATATTGCTGTGATCAGTTTTCTTGCTAACACAATGAAAAACAATTGCACTGACCCGTCTCTATTTCGTAGGTGGGCCGCTTTTCTCAGGAGCCACTCGCCTAATGCCTCTTAATCCACCGGCACTTGCTACAGGGTTTATTGCCCCGAATTTGCTTGCCACAGGTAATGTTGGGCCTGGAGTGCCGAAGTTTGCCTTGGGGGTGGCAATTGGTGTGTGTCAATACTTTTTGACCGCTGCCAAGGTAATAACGGCTGACGTTGGTACTTTGGGAGTAGGCACGAGTATCATTCCTGTGTTTGTGCCGCCGCCACTTTTGAGGGCATCTCTATTTTCTGGTTATGCATCAATGAACATTATGGGGCCAATGGCTCCAACGGTGATTACCGGCCTTACAAATGGCCTTGTCACAGGATGGACTGCGTTGGCACTTTTACAGACGAATCACCCGGTAATCGGCACCGGCTCAGGTGTAGCCCGTATTATAGGAGGAACAGCGGTCCCTATGATGATTCAGGGGCTTTCGTCAGTAGGGATGTCAGGTGACGGCCCTGTTAAAACGGCAACAGCTATTGGTATGGCTTTGGATATAACTTTTACAGCTTTCACTCAACCTGTTCCTATTGTGGGCGCGGTGTCTCCTGCTGGTGGTGCGGGAGTCGGCTTTGGGAGTGTGATTTAATGGCGTTTCAAATCAGCGGATATGTTTTGGAGCCAATTCGCGTAGGTCAGGCCAACTCGCCTTATACGCAGACGCCAGATAATTATATCTCAAATCAGGTGGCTTTTGATGCTGCTTACCCGTCCGATGAATCGGAACCTCGAAACGATTATCTGGTCTTACTCACCTCTGAGGGAACGCCTCAAGCCGGTTTGTTGGTGAATGCAGAGTTCGGTTGGACCAAAAATGAGATCACACAGCGGTTTGACTACGAAGCTGAGGCTGGTCGTTTTCGGCCCCTACCCGGTAACGCTGTCACTGAGTTGGGACTGCTCACGGTAGATGCCAATACAAACCGGTTTGTCGCCCGTGCCCCTGACCCAACGGCTCCCGTGGCGGCGTCTCCTTACCGGCTCTCAGTGGGGTCAACAGGCAGCGGTACAGCCTGGACTGTAACAATTGTAGCCCTTGATACCGATTTCAGTCCGCCAGCGGCTGTCCCATCAGGAACCGCTGAATTGTCTTTGCAAACAGGGCACTTGAATTGGCACGACACGGATTTGATTACCTACTCCGGTCAACTTGTCCGTTGGCAGCAACAGCAGTTTTTTGGGTTCAGAGACGGCGGAAGCGTAGGGGTGCCGAATGACACGGTAGTGTTATTGAACCCGATACCAGGGACCGGGCAATACCCACTCTTACGGTTTGGCTTCAGCCTATACCTTACAACCGTTGAGGTTCCAAACGAGTCTTCTTTTACCCCACCACCGCAGGGAACGGTTCAGTGGGCTTTGGACACAGGCCGGTTGAACTTCAATGCGACAGACATAACTACCTACACAGACGTTCCGGTTTATTATGACGGTGTTCTTTTTGCCAGGGACTTGACTCTGCCCCGGCAGAATTTGGGGGATATCGCAACACCATCGGCCATAACGGGGTTACCGCCTGAAGGCGTGGACCTGATTTTCTCACTCCCTAATGCCACACCTTACTACCAGTTCCCCCGGTTCAGCTATATACCGGCTGCTTTGTTCAACTCAGGAAAGACCGGTGTGGTCCAGGTTGACCCGGTAACTGGTGATGTTAAGTTTTCAAACTCAGACCAATCCAGGCATTCCGGTGAAACTGTAACGGTTGTGTTTGGCGACCTTCCGATTGAGCGCGGGATTTCAGTAAGGCTCTTACGTACTCCTGTGAATCTTGACGCTTCTCTGGAACTCAAGGACGTTACGGCAATCTATTCCGTTGAAAATGCGACATGGGCTGACCCTATAATCGAAAGCCCTCAAGTATTTTTACCGTCTACCCCTATCGATGACGCTACGACTTACCCGCTTGTGGTTCGGGTCGAGCAGGGAACCGGAACATATACAGCCGACCCTTTTCCTCGACTCGACGTAGCTTCACCTCCGGTGGGACTTGGTTATTATATAGATTTTGATGAGCGGACTTTGTACTTTGCTCAGCGTAAGAACCAGCTTTTGGTTCCGCTGGTCCAGCCTTCTTCTGACGTTGCATTACCGGACCCGTTGGTACTGTCCAGTAATCTTGTCCTTGAGATTGAAACCGGACCGGGAACTGGAACTTACACACCCCTGGTGCTTGGGGATTCCGCTCTCTTTGATCCAATCCCCGGTGTTGTTTCTTTGATCAATAACCATGGTCAGATTGTAGCCGAAGGAATTGCCGCGTTCTCAGGTACTGCGTTTGTGGACCCGGCAGCGGACTTTGTAGCTGTTGGAGTGCAGCCTGGGTACTTGATAGAAGTGGCTTCCAGCGCTGCTGAAGGCGTTTATACGGTCGTCAATGTTGTTTCTCCGACAGAGTTAGAGACGGATGTACCGGCCCCGGCTCCTGTTGTGGGTGCTATTTATAACGTCAGGCGAAGTCGGGAAATCCTTGCAGACCGTTACTTCGATGAATTGACCCTCCCCGACCCCTCAACCAAGGTTGAGCGGCTCCGGTCCATTGGAACTGCGACCAATGCCCCTCGTTTAAATATACCTGTAATTTACATCACGTCTTCAGGTTTTCGGTTTGGGGCTGCTTCCGCTGCTTATTTTGCGACGGTTGTTTTGGTGCCGACAGACGGAGACTTTACGAGTCCTCCTGCTGGAACAGTAGAGATAAGCGAAGCTACCGGTAATCTGAACTTCTCAACGGCAGATCTAGGGCTGGAAGTATTTTGGATGCGAGAGTTGGTCCCTAAAGTTGACTATACAATGTCAGCGGGGCTTGGCTTGATCCAGTTCACGGATCGGATGCTATCGCTGGAAGAGATACTGGTCACGTATACAACACAACCGCCCTCAACGGACCCTCCGACATCCCCTGATCCGCCTGTTCAGGAGTATGGCACGTTTTTGATTCGGAAAGAGGTTACTCAAGATCACCCACTTCCGACCTCTACATTGAGTTTTAACATCGCCGGGTTAGACGTGGCCGATGATCCGGTGCCAGCGGTTTTCAGAGGGGGTCGTCCTCAAGAGCTTGGCGTTCAATGTACGGTTGATACAACGGCATCTACCATCACCTTTTTGGCTGATGATCAAATTACAGACGCTTTGCCTCATGGGGCAACGGTGGAACCGAGTGAACGAGTTTATATAGATTACCATGTGACTCAAGCTGTGGGTGGCGAAAAGACGATCACGGTACTTAATCCACCTATTCTAACGTCGGAAGTCAATATCAGTGAGTTGGACGACACTGGGAATCCTAATAATGAGTTCACAGTGCATGGGGATCATACGGCTAGCTTTCCACCTGACTATTTGCTTCGTATAGAGAATGAAGAAATCTATCTTATCGGGAGTTCTGTCTATAACCCGACCACGGATGAGACAACAGTCACACTTTATGGAAACCAGGAGTTTCAGAATTCTTACAACGATCCGACGCTCTATACTACCTCTGGCGTAACTCCAATTGTAAGCGCTCCGTTAGTCCCGGCGTATTTCACTGTGGAACTCCAAGCTTATGAAGCTGTCGCACGGGGTAGTAACTCATTTTTTGTTTCTGGGGATCGGACTTTAGCTTACCGCACCGGCACCGTCTTGATGTTTACAGACGGAACCTCTTCTTTTACAGACTTTTTGCAAGTGTCCGGTGCAGATTATGATCCTGATATGGATCGGACAACGGTTACAATGACCGCGAACGCGCTTCGCCAATATATATCGGGTTCTCAGATACTAATGTACTCAGTGCGGCCTGTATTTGAGCCGCCCACAGTAGAGGTCAAAACAAGTCAAGACCCGGTTTTGACAGAACCTTATGTTGTTTATAGGCGAGTTGAAAATGAACCGGGGGTCATTCTCAGCGCTCCTTTGGAGTTCACAATCGATGAGTCCGGGCGAGTTGTTTTTGCGGAAGCTCTTGGCCCAAGTGAAGAGTTCTCCATCTTCTACACGGGGCGTCAAGTATATGAGACAGGTATAAACTTACGGGCATCGTATACTCATCAAGTCGTTCCAAACACTCTTAATGGACTGGCCGGTCAAATATTACGTGCCGATTATTACATCTTGTCCTCCGATACTTTCTATTACCGGGTAGAGACAATGACCAACTTCCGGGCGGAGTACGCTCAGGAGATATCGGCAGAAGCGAGTAGCGGATCTTCCGGACCACAAACTTCAAATGCGTCACAGCCTCAGTTGTATGAACAGGGACGCCCCTCATTATACTTTGACGAAAAGCATCTTGCCAATCAGGATATTATAGCACGGTCAACTCTTCTCTTTTATAACGATAGTGTTAACTTGCTTGAGGCTTATCTGAGGGCTCTTGATGGTCGAGTGGTTGGCAACAATGACGGGGAGTTGCTATTTGACGGGACTACGGGCATTGTCAATCCTTCTGGTAAAGGCACATTTCCAAACAATACGACCCTACTCGATATTGACGCAGAGTTTACAACTGATTTGATCGGACGAACTCTTGAGGTTTTGAGTGGGGCAAATAAGTATGAAAAGCGAGAGATCGTAGGGGTGCCCACCTCTCTAACCCTCACTTTGGCCCCTCCATTACCGGCCCCTCCGCCAGCCACGGATGGGAAATACAGAGTCTTGGCTGCCAACCAGATAGATGACGCTATTCAAATATCCCCGGCTCCTTATGAAATAACGTACCCGCCATTTGAAGTTACGTCTATTGGTACTTACCAGAAATATTACATCTCAGGCTCTTTGAGCCGTTTTTACCCCACCTCAAAAGCCTTTTACGGAGTTTCAGCGGTTACGGATGATACAGAAACCGGAGATGAAGTACTAGATACAGGTTCTACGGACATTACGACAGTGTTGCGGTTGCACACAAGATTGGCTTGGGCAACTGTAGTTGAATCCACGGTATATTCGGGTTCGGGCACTCTTGTGGTGGATGAGGCGGAAGGGAGTCAAGATTTTGCGCGGCCACCTTTTCAAACGGGTATGGAATGTCTTGTTAGACGACGAGACGGTACTTTTATAAATGACTCGTCTTCGCCAGTTACCGTCACAGGGATCACACCGGGCGGTCCTGGATTACCAGACGCTCTTACTATCACCGGGTTGGCAGACGTTGCAGATGTGGGAACAACTATATACAGGTCACCAATTGATACCTCCACTCCAGGCGACCCGGATAATCTAACCTATTATCTTTTTGGTAGGGATTACGCTTTCAACAGCAAGACCGGACAGATTGTTTATATTGAAGCGATTGCAGCACTTTCGAATACGCCTTTGATAAAGGAACAAGCTCTTTCGGGTGTCATTAATTTGGTCAATACTTTGACCGCACCTGATAAGTTTCCAGCCCTCTACGGTGGTGTCGCAGATGATGACGGAGATTTGAGTTTCCCCATCCAATCTCCAGACCCTAACAGTGAATCAAATGGCTATCTGCTTACAGAGGATTTGATTATACACAATCCTACGGGGATCTTACGTAGTATAACAACACCCCCTCTTGTAAGCCAGGGAGATCTCGACCCGGCCAGAACCACCATTACAGATCTATTGGGGGCTTACCCTCCCCCATTACCAGAAGTACACGATTTGGTTCGCATCCTTACAGGGCCGAATGGACCGTCGCCGTTTGTGCGGGTTACCGCTGTCACTCCCAACACAATCACGGTCGATACGCCTTTCCCCGTTCAAGACTTTAACTTTACATATGAAATTGCTGTCAGTGCTTCGACAGTAACAGGCGTGGCGGCGTTCCCAGACCCCATAACACTCAATGACGCTGGTGCCTCATTTTTAACTACTGCAAAAGTCGGGTACACGGTGGTTATGACAGGGGGTTTGAATGTTGGAGTACGCCGCCAGATTGTCGCTGTTCTGAGCAACACTGATCTGACTTTAGACCCCGCCATGCCGTCTTTACTGGGTGGTTCTTATCGAATTGATGACTCGTTAGCTACTTACGGCGGCTCTTCTGGCGATTACCTGAAGGCGTTAGACGATGCTTTATCAGGCCAGTTGGCCCTTTATCCAGATGAACAGACCTATATTTTAGACTTTCTCAATCAAGTTTTTACGGACGTCTTTACGAGTGCCACTGGTCAAACTACAGCTACACAACCGGAGCTTGATGACGTCAATGGAACCTTTATTACCTCAGGGGTATCATTAGCGTACTGTGTGTACGTTGAGACAGGGGCCAACGCCAATGTCTATCAAATCACGGACGTCATTTCCGAGACACAGTTAAAGGTTGATCCGGTCTTTCCTGCCACTCAAGTGGGAATGTCATATCGGATTGTGAGTTTGTTTGGAGCATCCAGAGAAACAGCACAGGCACTTTTTGCTATCTACCAGAGTATCCAGGCGTTGATTAATAGTGCCGCAGCTTTTCAGACTCTTATTACAACGTCGGTTCCCGTCATTCGATTAGGAGCCCCGGACCCAGACACGTTCGCACGTGGAACTTTGACCTCCGACTTAGATGCCAGAGATGTTCTTGTGGACGACCGTATAAACAACACCTTACCAGCGGATGTTATAACTGTTGAGGACGTCTTGGCTAATACGGATAAGTTCTATGATGGTCGATATGCGTGGATAGATACGAGAATCAACTTGAAGAGCGGTTTGATCGTACAGCAAGCTACAGCGGAAGAAAACCGGGTTCAGGCCCAAGAGGATTTTTACAATCAGCTAATCAAACTACTAGCTGTTGAGGAAAGCTAATGCAAGAAGAGAAAGAGCAAGAAGAGAAACCCCAACCCGAATGGGAAAAACGGGATTTCGAAATCAATAAACGAATGAAAGAAGTATGTGAACTTGCGATCGCTGCAACCAAAGCGGAGATTTCAGGTCTAAAACGGAAGCTGGAAAAGCTTCAGTACGGTAGTTAGATGGCAGCAAATCCAGACTGGGAATCCTTTTCGATCAAACTTCCAGGCCAAGAGTTACTGGAAAAGGCAAGGAACATCCTGGAGACCTTGATGGTCTTTTTGGAGGTTCTCAAGACCATTCTGGAAACTGTAAAAGTCTTTCTTATAGATTTCGGTAACCCGATCAAAGCGCTTGTCGAAGCGTTGATAGCACTGATTCAACAACTGTTTGAAACTTTGCAAAAGACGGGAATCTATGGTTGGTTCGATATCCCGGACCCTTCAGTAGACCCCAATTTCAACCGTTTTGTTGGAGGTTTCCCGGCTTTTACGACACGGTTCAAAGCAGGGCTATTCGACTCCAGAGATCCAAATCGACCCCAACCGGTTCCAGGGTTAAGTAAGAGTGGCTTCACTCTTATTGTGGCGGACGCGGAAGGCCCTTTGGGTCTGATGCGGTTGCTCCAGGTCTTACTTGATTTCTTTGGCAAGGAGTTCCTGACCCCTCAGTATCTGCCGCCTGCCAATTTCAAGGTGTTGCCCCTTGGCGATGACGGTGATCCTGTTCTTTCCGTCGTACAACTTTTCCAAGACCAACCTGAGTCTGTGGTGGTTGAGTGGGCTTTACCCCCTAGTACCGTTCCGGGCGATCCTGGTTTCTCTGATTTATTTGGAGCGATAGCAACGCAGTTCATACCACCAAGATTTCTAATCGAGAAGAGCGAACTCAACCCGGCAGTCGGAGAAGTTGATGTAACAGAACTAGGGGATGCCGACGCAGCGGGGCAAGTTACTGCCGTTATTCCCACAGAGTTTGAGTCTCGTGGTCAACCCGGAGAAACCATAAAGCGTAAGGTTAAGTTGGTTGACCAATACGGCGACCCGTTTTTCAAGTTTCAGAAGTACATTGTCATCGATGCTACTACAAACACATCTACATTCATTTTGGGTCAGCTTGGGACGTACCGGTATATTGACAACGATGTGGAGTTAGACAAGACCTATTTCTATAGGGTCCGTGCATACAGTGGAAACTTGGACGTTACAGGCACGACTGTAAACTTTAAACCCCCAGAAACTAATGTAGTAGATTCCACGGAGTATATAAAGTGGCCCGGTACTGACCCTAACGACGCTCCGGTCATGGGTAAACCCTCTCCGGTGATCCCTATACGCATACCCACTTACCCGGCAGATTTCGACGTCATTGAAAATCTCAACCGGTTGTTTCAGTCGGCTTTTTCCCTGAATTTCCACCTACCTAGACCCGACGAACCTATCGAGGATGTAGATATCGGGAAAGGTTCTCTTACCTCGTTATCCGGACCTCTTTCATCCTTTGAGGCTATACCGCTGGTAGGGGAAGAGGTGGCGGGTTCGGCCATTGATGTAACGACCATTTTCCAGCCCAGTCCGGTCACAGGGCGGCTACCAGAACTTCCCTGGAACAACTCGCTTGTTCAAAGAAATTCTGCACGTCTGTCCATAATCGTCTCTGGAGCGATGTTGGATGCCAACAATGCTGTGGCTTTCAAAACACTTATGGAAGGTCCATATCCTGAGGGAACCCCTAGTGTTGAAGGTTTGACGGCCACTACAATCTCAGAGCTTGTATTTGAAATTACAACGCCCCAAGACCCTGGTGTGTTAGATATCAGCGGAGAGGTTCACCAAGCGGGAGTGCTGTACGGTAATGTTTTTGGAAACGCTGATGTTCGAGATAATATATTGGCGGCTGTGAACTTCTGTAAGTCCTTCACGTTGGGCGGGACACCCCCGGACTGGATTCAGCTTAGCCTTTTGCGGGATATTGTGCCTTGGTCAGGGCAACTTCTGTATGATTTGTTGGCTAAGATGCAGGCTCTTTTGGATGCCTATAAAGGCGTAATTGATGAAATTAAGGCGTTCATCGACCTCATTATAAGGAAGATTGACACCCTAGAAAAGTTCCTGGCTTATCTGATCTCCATCCTGGATTTTGTCCTCAGCCTATCCGTAGGCTTTTACATTCTCAGCGTACCTGAGACGAGTGGGGATGTTAATGAGTGGATCTCCCTTATTGATAATGCGGGTGGGACTCCTCCTCCAAGTGGTCCAGGGGGTTACACGGGCGGTATTGGCTTGGCGTATGTGGCACCTGATGTGGGGCCTTTCGCGACTGCTTTTAAGCTGATCTTCTAATAGTGCGGTCTAACAGTAGGAGCTAAAATGGCTTTCGAGTTCAACGGCACTTTTACAGTCAGTCAGTTCAACCGGTTCAAGGAATATGTACAGGATCAGGTTGAATTGATAGATGCTAGGATTGCTCATCTTACAGCGGAGCACAACCGTATTGGCAGCTTGGCCTTTGCTTATGACGATGGTGGGATACCCACAGCTTTCGAGTACGATCCAACTACCTACATTGGGAAGCTTTTCGCGACTTATCAGGTTTTAGGTGGCGATGCTGAGTACGATTTACAGGTTCGCACCACTTCACAACCTGTGTTCCAGTTGGCTGGAGACGAGACTTCGGCCCCTCAGCTTTTGAGCAACGGCGAGGTTGTGGGTGTTTTAGGGCTTTCTGACGCTGAATCCTCGCTTCTGATGCAGAGTATGAGAAAGTGGGTCAGTGGGGATCTCCAGCGGCGGAAGGATGCCCTGGAGCGTAAGATTAAACGAGCCATAGATTATGCAGAACAGTTAGAAGCTGAAATTAGCGAATTAACGCTACTTAAGGCCAGTGCGGAAACAGACGGATCTTTGGAGTTTTACATCCGTGAGATGGAGACGCTGGCGAATGATCGTCAATATATGGCGATCACAAGGGATGATAAAGAGCGTGATCCCCATGGGAAGTTCGCACGGGCTCCTGTGGCACCTTACATGCCGGGTGAGAAGGGTGCCACAGCACGATCGTATGAACGTACTTTGGATGGTCTTGTAAAACCTCAAGAGTAGTTATGTCATTTGATTTGCGGATAGATCAGTTGTGCCCACACGAAGTGACTGAAGAGGCTCTATTTATAGCCGATGATCGTATAACTGTCCGTCCGTTACGCCCAATCTCGTCTACAACGTCGGTCAAAGTCCTACTTAACAACGAGATTTCTGTTCCGTCTTCTGGCGTGTTTCTCCCGGCGAAGACGTCAGGCACCAAAAGAGGGCCTTTCAGCGTCACAACTGGAGTTAATGACATCTTAGAAATGACTGTGAACCAGGGTGATGTCCAGAGGCTCACACTCCCAACTTTGGATAAAATGGCTGCTACGCGGGTCGCGGCTTTGTTGAATCGTCAAGTTACAGGGGCGTCGTTTTCCGTTATAAATGAACGTCTGGCCCTGTCCACTCAAGAAGCCGGTCCCGCAAATAGCATCTTCTTGAAAGATACGAGTACGGCTGCGGAGGTCTTTGGCTTCGCAACTCAGCGTAATTACAGAGGACAGCAGCTTACACCCGGTTGGGCTTTGGTCAGCGACCCGTCTACTCTTGAAGACCGGCCTACAAGATTGATCATATTTGATGAACCTCTGAGAAGTGATTCGGATTTTGTTGAGATTTCGTATGTCACGGTACGAGAGGAATGCCGACGATGTGGGGGAGTCGGGCTGGAAAACGACTGGCGTTATGACCTGGACGGAAAGATCATTCAAATCCGTAATGAAGACTTGCTCATACAAGAGCTACAGAAGGATTTCTACACAATCCAGGGAAGCAATCCATTCCATACGTGGTACGGCACTCAACTTATAGAGGCCATCGGTAAGAAGATAGTAGAGGGCGGTTTTGCTCAGAATCTAATTACTTCTGACCTTCATCAGGCTTTCAATCGTTGGCAATCCATCAAACGCCAGCAAGAGGATAATGTAGGTCAAATCGTAACGGATAGAGAGTTTCCGTTTAGGCTTTTATCGGTGGTTTTGGAGCAGAATAATGAAGATCCGACCGTGATATTTGTTACGGTCACTGTTCAAAATCGGTCCAATAACCCTATTCAACTCACTCGTGGGTTGAAGCTACCAGAAGCGTTAGAGTTAACAAGTTCGGTCACTACTCAACAATTGACCACTTCGAGTTAGGTTTTCGAATGGCTACAGCACCACAAATTGCGCTCCGGGACGGTAGTGGTTATACAACAAATCTCGTATTTACCACGAATGAAGAAGCAATTTTCATTGAAGGTACGGTAGACGTACCAACTGTCTCGATACAGATCTCGATAAACGGTGGGGCCTTTGTAACTGATCCGGATTTGGTCAGTTTTAATCTACAGGCTTTCACGATTCCGAATCTAACGGTTTACCCTACAGGGCTTCCGTTGGAGTTTGGGGTCAATACAATTCTCATCCGTACCATCGATATTGTAGGCAGTGTCTCGGCTACCTCATCGGTCGTTGTAACGCGGGTGCCAGAGATAGATGAAGTAAACACACCTACACCTACAGGCATCCGGGTCAGGCGGAATCGTAACACTATAGACATTCTTGTCGCTAAACCAGAGCCTTTGACAAATGTGATTCAGGACGAAAACGGTGACCTCATTGTCGTCACTGCGGACGCAGCGACCTTTCTGGGGTTCAACTTCTATGCTTCAGTGGAACCGGCTGGTACGAGCGGGTATTACAAGATCAATGAAAAGCCCATAACGAGCCCCACTGAGTATGAAGAAGATGATATTACGGCTTATGATGATATAGCCGAGTGGGAAGTGAGCGCTTCTAAGAACTTGCGTCTGAGGCTTTCTGAGGAAGACGAGTTCGGTAATGAGTTAGAAGTACGCCTGGATGCTTACCATGATAATGCAGCCCTGGCGGGTCGTCTGAGGTTTACGAGCGTTATTCAAAACTTTGAGTTCAACGAGTTTCTGGTCTTTACGCACGACAGAGCCGGTGGGACTGGGATCATTAATACGGACCAGTTTATCAGTGTCCCAGACTCAGACCCTCTTTATTACGTGACGACGGGGGTTTATTGGGATTCCACGATAAACGCAGAGATAGAGACTCCGTACTCACAAGAGGTTCTCGGATCTCCGTTGGTTATCGACACAACGATCCGGGATTTACCGGGTAGGACTCAAGCCCAAATTGTTACAGATTACGTGAATGCGGTTCTAAGAGTTAATGCTGAAATCTCTCTGATTCCCGGTTCGATTTCCAGAGATGTAAACATTGACCCGTTTGCGTCGGAAGCTGAGCGTATCTGGTTCTTGCTGGATTTCGTCCATCGGAGCCAGAGTTTCCTGACATTGCTCGCTATTGATAACGTAGGTGGCGATGGGGTTTCGGACCCTGTTGGTAGCAGTGCTTATAAGCAGGCGCTCAAAGCGGCTCTCGGCTACACAAACGATTCGTCCGTACAGTCATTGATTGACCAGCAGTTTGATAAGTTGGCAGCTAACGTCAATTTGACACGACTGGCAGGCCGACAAGCTACTGGGACACTGACTCTTTATACCGCGACCCGGCCAAGTACTGATATAACGGTGCCAGCGGGATCTTTTGCAGTATCGTCGGCGGATGAAGAGACAGGCGTCACGGCACAACGTTTTAGAATTGGCGGCTCTTTTGTACTCCCCGCTGACAATGCTGAGGCTTATTATAACTTTGACGCCAGACGCTACGAGCTACGAGTTTCCATTATAGCGGAAGCAGCGGGTTCAGCAGGAAATGTCCCGGCTGGATCTATCACAACATTGGTAGGAATCAGTGGGCTCCAGGCTATTAATGAGTCAGCCACCGTCTTTGGAGATGACCAGGAATCCAACGCAAACTTAGCCTCTCGCTCCATACTGGCATTTGCTTCTGTTGATACTGGAACTGAGACGGGCTACGCCGCAACTGCCGCCGCCAAAATCGGGGTCATAAAGAATAAGATTGTCAAAAGCGGCGACGATTTAATGATGCGAGATTATGACGATGTGCGGAAAAAGCACATTGGAGGTAAGGTTGATGTTTGGATTCAGGGAGTCCAGGAAAGACAGGTCCAAGACACTTTTGCTTTCACATTTGATGTAGCTCGCGATACCCAGTGCCAGATTATCGACCTTACTAATTTGATTTTCCGTGTTCTGGACTCTCGTGTAACCCCCACGACTCCTATAATTGAGATTTTGAACAATCCTTCTCAGGGGCTTGGGGTACGTAACGCCACCGTAGGGGCTGATTATGACCTAACCGGTGTGGCGATTTTAGACTATCAGACCTTTCAGATCGATACGAGTATCCCTCAGCCTGTGACAATGATCGACGATATAATCTTTGCGGACTATCGATTCCAGGTTGTCAATCGGTTTTATATGACGCTTCAGCCGGTGCGTCGTGTGGTTTCTGTCGTAGGAGAGGTATCAGGAGCATTAGACCCAAGTACCCACTACCAACTATATAAGACAGATGACCCTCTTTTGGACGGGGAGAGCACAATTGCCCAAAACTACGTGGCGATTACTCCATCGGGCGGTATTCCAAGTGGTGATACTATTCAAGTCAATGATGAGCTTCACGTGCTTATAGGGTTTGAGCAGGAGCCTCTAAGCTCTATTGGTGTCAACACGGCAACACTCCGCGTGTATAATGAGCAGCGGACCGTTGAGTATGACGGGCCTACAGCCGCAGCGCCTGATTTTGAGATTATTGAGGGCACAGCGACAACCCCGGCTCGAATTGTGAGGACTTCAGCGTCCCAGATTGCCAATGGCCAAGAGGTGTCAGTTGACTATGTGCATGATGAAAACTTCATCGTCACTTATGTAATCAATGACCTCATCCAGCAACTACAAGACATAATTAATAACAAACGGCATGTGACTGCTGACGTGCTTGTCAAACAGGCGGTTTTGAACTCAATTGCTATCGAGACTACGGTCCAGTTGGAACAGGGAGCCTCTAAAGATAAGAGCGATCCAATCATCCGTAACAATGTGTCTCTCGATTTGAACAAGAAGCTCATCGGAGAAGATGTGGCCCAGTCGAATGTGGACGCAGCGATCAACGATAGCACAGGCGTTCAGTTTAATGTGTTGCCCATGGCGCTGATGGCTTACACAGACGGCAGTCAAAAGCTCCGAGAGTCGGTTCTTTCAACATATGCCAAAACGACCACCGGAGAGTCGGCTGTGAAGTCTCTCGATCTTGGTGGCAATCTGGCTTACATTTTGAGCAATCCTGTAGGGTCACCTACAACTGACGGCGGTGGTCTTGAGACAGAGCATAAGGGGGTCTTTCAAGACGATGAGGCGATGACCCTTTCGAGCACTTTAGCTCTCGTGTGTTCGGCGGATAATCAAGCTTACATAATTGGTTCTGGTGGCGCTGTGATTATGGGATACTCCGACGACGCCACGCTTGCGGCGGAAGGGTTTTTGCCCAGTGAGTATGAGGCTGAACGGCTCCGTCGAACGGCAAATCATATAGTCTTGTCATTGTTGGGCTCTGGAACACCTCCGGATAATCCTGAGGATCATGTTTACGCGGTAAGTTATGTAATTCGAGGCCAGACAGGGGCTAATGATATTACCGTGGCTTCGATGGAAGTTCTGAACTTGGGTGTATTCACTATAACGTATAGGGCTTATACGGAAGTATGAGGCGGTAATGGCTAGATTTGTTTTCGGTGATGACCGTCTCAACTCGACGTTGGAGCAAAAAGGCAAAGAGTATAATCTTCGTCTTGTCCAGCGAGCGCAGACTATCTTCACCACATTACTGAATCTCTTGCCCTCTAATTACCTGTCAAGTGTGCAAGGCCCCAACTATACGCAAGCTCTCAAAGCCGTGGCTGTTGAGATAGCTCGTTTGGAGTTGGCTTTGGAAGATGTTGACCGTGACCGTGAGTATGCGACTACCCGGTCGGATTTTCTGTGGTCTATTGTAGGGTACTTGGTGCTTGTCAACAGCAAGCTACCGGAGTTGGGATTCTCGGATGAAGAGTTCCGCAACTTTTTCTTGAACCTAATCCGGATTTATTTCCAAGGCTCGGTCCCGGAATCAATGAGTGACACTGTTGATCTCTTCTTAACAGGAGACATCGAGGTCACCGAGAACTTTTTACTCTTCCGTCAGGGCGCAAGCGGGTTGGACATTTCGGATCAGTTTGGTTTTAACATCGATTATATAGTCCCGGCTGGCGGTGGTTTCCCGCCTGACGTGTTCAACGCGGACTCAGCAATCCGTCAAATCTTGGATCTTGTACGTCCAGCGCACACACTTTTCCGTATCCGTTATATCTTTTCTGACGAGTACTTTCCAAATGACCCTATTGGAAAGGTTCTTGACGCAATGCGTTGGCGAATGGGTATTTATTATTACGATGATTTCCGGTCTTACTGGCAGGGTATTCGGGACCGTGACCGGCTTGGAAAGAAAGTAAACGTGTGTGTCACCGGAGAGGACCACTCCGATGACTTTTAGAAGGTTATGATTGTAGTCAGCGACAATATTGTATTGGATGTAACGTTCGGAAGTCTCTTGTCCTTCCAAGACGCTCAAAATGTGTCCAATTATCAGATTCAACCAGGGACGGATGCTGTTCCCGTGACCATCCAAGAGGTGGGACTAAAGTATACGGTAATCCAATCAGGCGTGGGCTTTGTCGGAGACTACTCTGACAATATGAGCGCGATGGTAGCTTCTTCGTCCATGACAGCGGAGTTGTCTTCGACCACGCCACTTGAGATGGAGGTGCAAGGAGAGTCCTCGTTTACGGCTGTACCCTTAGCTACAAATGTTATTGAAGCTGGACTTTCCGGGGAGTCTGAGCTATCGGCATACCCCGAACCGATACCGATAATTGAAGGTGCTTCTAGTTTCTCGGCAACCGTAAATCAAGATTTGGCTGCTGAAAGCACCATGGCGGCTTCTTCGTCTATAACTGATCAGGGCGAGCTTTATCGTGCTGATGTTTTCAGCGGAGACTCTTCTTTCTCGGCAACCCCTACTATTGCCAAGGAGATTCAGGCATCACTTTCTGGGGAATCTGGACTTGTAGCGGCTCCCGAACCATCGGCAGTCCTCGAAGGCGACTCCAGCTTTCAGGCGGACCTGAGGCATATCTCCACTTTTTCCCGGAAGCTTACCCTGGTCGAAGCCTCTATGCCGATCCAGGTCGGAGACTTCATATCCTTACAAAGCGCTGCCAACAACATTCCGTTTGCTCAGGTCGTTCAGGTTTATTCTGACGGTTCGGTAGAGTTAGACCGGGATTTGATGGTGTTGGACCCGCAGAACGGTGCTATCCCCTGGATTCATACCAGAGGGCTCGAAGGCGTCTTTCTAACAACCTCAAAGCCCACCGGAGGTAAAGATTATACCTTAGAAGTTGAGGGGCTCTACGACAGTTCTGGAGCGGTTTATGAGGATTCTCAGACTTATACAGCGGTAGCGGATCGGCCCCAGGTAACACAGGCTGAACAGTTAGAAGACGGTCAGATAATTGTCACTTTTTCGGACGACATGCGGATCGATTCCGTACTGTTAGATTCCGGAGAATATGGAATCACAGGGCCTAGTACAGTATTAGTTAAAACTGTCCAAACCGTCTCTTCCACAGAAGTAATGTTGACGACAGCGGGAATAGGGTCTGGCTCTTATGAGTTGACCGTAAACGCCACATCCACGCCTTACGACGCGGCTGGCAACCCTCTCAGTCCTGTGTTTAATAAAGCGATTTTCACAGGCACCCCGGCGATAACGGCTCGTAGTATTTTTACAGATCGGGGTCCGATTACGAAACCAGCGGAAAGTATACAAGGTGGCACCACAGCCACGGTAAACAGCGCCACTCAGCTAACCCTTCCAACAGCGGCTATCCTACCGTCACATGTAGGTCTTTACATTACATTGACGGGAACCGTTATTAACGCTGGTACATTCAAGATCACCCAACGAGTTTCGGCCACAGTCATTAAGGTAGTGGCAAGCTTTAGCATACCGGACCCGGCGAGTGGGTCTATCACGTGGGAACTTTTTGACCCTAGAAATGGTGAAATTGCTGACGACCCCACCGATGTTACAGTTAGAATCAATGGCGCTCCGGTTGCTCCTGATGCCGTTGTAGGGCTGATGGGTCAAATCGTATTGTCCACGGTTCCTGATCCAACGGATACCGTGGATGTGGACTATTGTTATATCTGTAATCCCGTCGTTGATCTCCGCCGATTGAATTCAAAAGAGTTTAGGCTGAACAATTGGAACCGAGATAATAACCGTCCGGTAGACTCCACTCAGCACAAGTACCGTTATAACAATACGCTTGTCCAACCGGACATTTTTGTGCCTTTGGATATCAGGGCAGGGATTGACCAACCATTACAACGGGATCTCAAGTACCGGGCCTATGAGAGGGCCTACTCGGTTGCTTTGAACGACCCAAACCTGCTGCTACTGAACTCTCCGGTTCATAAAATCGCTTTCCCGCCTATGTCACGCACATTGGCGGAGGAATTTGTCAATTACCAGCCTATCACACTACCGGAATCCGACCCGACCGCCCCGTGGGAAAGAAAGGGCATGGGCACTGCCTCGATTGTCGGCACTCAACTTGTGGTGGTTGACACTACTACTGGGCCTTTCCCAAGTGGGCACCCCATGTACTGGACCAGATCTATCGATCTGACATACCAGCATGTTTTTGCCATTGCGTGGCGAATGATGGTTGATGCTGTTTTGACGGCAGAAGGAGTATTCACAGGGGTTGCAGTCGGCTATGCGGACGATGAAAAGGCTACTGTAGTCGGATTTTTAGATGAAGGTGGAGTTAAGAAGATAGGGATTTTGAAAGCCGGGTCGGGAAACGACCCTTCAGACATCTCAGCCTGGACAGGAGGGTTGGATGCCTCTGGCAGTCCCACAGATGCGCCGACCGATCAAGATTGGAGTGTTCTCAGTAGCTATCGTATATTCCGGGATCGAACCGGGGTTATCACCGTATATATAAATGGTTCGATTACTCCCGTTTTACAAGTGACTCCCGATGAGTTGCCGTTTCTTGAGGAACTGAATGACCCCTTCAATGAACTGCAAGGTGCCTTTTTTGGCTCCCTGTCACGAGAGGCGCAAAACACGTCTACATGGAATTTTGTTAGATACACCTCGATTCCGATCAATCCATTGCAAACGGCCCCTTCGATCTATATTTCTTATGAGGCCACAACGCCGCCAGAAGACGCTTCCCAACCATGGACTCCGGTAGGGTTCCACGGGACAGAAACCATTCTGAGCAGCGATTTCTTACTGCTTGACTCTACCAGTGCAACGGATCTGCCTTCGTCAAGTGCAGCGGGTCTTATCAGCGGGGATTTTAAAGGGTATTCACGTATCGAGCCTCTTCTTGAAGAAGCTTATGATACGGTTTTAGATGTAAACTTAGCTTTGTATACTCATACTCACGGTATCACGCCGAACGCAGTTTTGGCGGCTATCGACGATGGGAATCGCTTAATTCAGCTTTGCTTTTTTCCGGACCGGGCTGCCCCTAAGTTTAGCTATGGGGGCAGAGCTTTTCCGGAAGAGTTTGAGCCTTACTTGTGGAACAAGACCGGTGGTGCCTCAGCAACCATGGTCGGCCAACACCTGCGGATAGAGGATACAACGACTACCGATGGTCTTGTTTATCATTTGGACGATTCGGAACCGGTAAGCACAGACACCAGAACAGTCGGCCATGACACCGATTATATCTTTGAGTTCAGAACCCAGGTGTTGAGCTATACAGCAGACATTGCTGGTTACACTGGAGTTATGGCCTCTGTGTATGACAGCTTACGGTCTGTTGGAGTCATGTTTGAAGAGATCACGGGCCAACGGTATGTTACATTTCATTCCGATGGCGTTCCTAAAGTGGCCGGTAGATTCGCTTTTGATTGGTTTGATAACGAGTTTCATACTTACCGCGCTATCAAATCCACGTCGGGTAATCTGGTAAGTTTGTTCATCGATGGCGTTTTTACAGGCTCCATAGATTATAGTGATTTCGATGTCCCGCCCTTCTCAGCAGTGGGCGTGGTGTCTTTCGGCTCGGCTACTCCGCTTAGTGTGCTGGCAAGATCCACAGTGCTGTGGGCGTACTCGAACTTTTGGCGAGTTTGGCAAGCAAGCGATAATGTCAAAAAGTTTGCTGGTATCTGGAAGGGCACTGACTCAGATTCTTTGATTGGGTATCATCTTCCTTTGAGAACAACGGGACGCGGGGCTGCTGTTGCCGGGAACACCCTCACAGACCCACAAGCTGATTTTATAGCAGCGGGTGTTCTGGTTGGCGAGCAGCTAGTTGTTGATGACGGATCAAACAAAGGTGTTTATACCATTGCCGCTGTTGCCCCTGGTGCAGACGTAACGAAGCTTACTACTTCAACAGCTTTCGCAGTCCAACCTTCGGAAGTAGACTATCGAATAGTAATTGAGACAGATTGGTCTGCTTTCCATAAGTATAGGATTGTAAAAAGCTCTTCTGGTGGAGTTTCAGTCTTTCTTGACTCTCTTGTTGACCCTTGGATTCATGCCGATTACAGCAGCCTGGATCTTCCCCGGAGCATAAACGGAATTGCCTGGACCGTCGCCAATCGTCTACCGTCTGTTTTGTGGGGCGCTTTTGACCCTACAAATATTTCTCAGACTTCATGGGATTATGTACGTTTGGGCGCTGTACGCTTTCAGTCTGAGTTGGGAATTGTTCCACACCATCAAGTTCTTAATCAACGGAACATAATGGCGTCTTATGAGCACCATCGGACTACTATCCCACATACTCATACAAACTTCTGGAGCGAGTCACAGGGCATTCCGCCTCAAACTGAGCCAGACTTCCTTCGTGATCCAAATCTTGTAGCTTTTACTCTGTTGAACGACGATACGCCCCTGGTCCCGTCAACTCAAACGTATGAAGTTAGAAACCCCACGCCGGTTCTGACCTCAACTGTCGGTCTTAATCGCCCTGAAGACGTGTTAAATAGCCAAGGGTTTTTGCTGAATGAGGCATCACAGAAGATCGAAATTATTGTTCCTGACGATGTGCTGTATAACTGTTTGAAGGTTATTGAAACAAGCACAGGTACTCCGGATTTGATCGCTCCTTTCAGCGATGCTTGTAATCCACGATACGATACGCTGTATTTCAATGATCGGGTTTGTTTGAACTACGATGGTAGTGTTTTACCAGAGGACGACCCCACGGCTATAACTCCCTGGTCAAGAGTCAGCGATGATCCATCCCATCAGTTTGCTACCGCTTTTGCCGGGATCTTGACCTACGGCACCGATATCGTGGGAACACGGACCACGTACCGGAACAATACTCCGTTACCGGACGCAATCAGTCTTCAGACAGAAGTGTTGTTCAGGCTCAAGGTGCTCCAAGACTCCACAGGCGGACTTGGAGACAGTCAGATTCGGCTCGGATTCTCATCTCCTGGTGTAACGGTTGGATTAGCTTTTGTAACCACACCTCTAGGAGAGCGTTATGTTCTCGCAGTGGACCTGAACAATGGAAAGACAGTAGGTGGTATACCGTTCGATTTTTATGACGGCGCGTATCACGATTATAGATTGGTTCGAGATCCGGGAACGGCTTCTATTCAGATTTATGTGGACTCTTAATGGTTGATACAATAGGCCCATATGGTAGTGGTGAATACGGTTCGGGGCCGTATGGAAGTGCTTTCCCGCCTTACGGCTTGGAATCAGCTACTTCACTTGGGCCTACGCTTGTCCGGGTTCGTTATACGACTCTGTTTGATGAGGTATTCCCGCCCCTTCTGACTCCAGCTAATTATTCCATCTTCCCGGCACTGACTGTTCATTCAGTAATCCAAGAAACAGCCCAGACGGTCATTCTGATTACGGACCCTCAGACGGATGTTCTTTACACGGTTACAGTTGATCAAGCCAGGGGGTATTTCGGACAGCCGTTAGACCCTCTCCTGGACTCTGCCACTTTTTTGGGCTTCCCGGTCTCTCCTACATTTTTCGCTGTTGCCACTAGGAAAACTCGTGTTCGCGCTGTGTTCACTGAGGCAATGTTTCAGAACGCGGCTCTCACAGACCCATCGGAGTACATTCTAACGGATCTGAGCCTTGATCCTATTACTGTCTCGTCGGTCCAGGCGGAACAATCCACAGATGTTCGGTCTGTGGTCCTAACGTTAGGTGAAGACCTAGTTGATGAGCGGCATTATCAGCTAACGATAGGTTCAGGGGTCGTTACAGCGACCGGAAAGCCGTTATCTCCGTCCACCGATATCTTTCAGTGGGTCGAAAATACATTACGGACCCAAATTCCAGTGGAGCAGTTTTCGGGGGAAGTCCAAACTGGATTATATGGGATTCATGGAGGGTTGGTATTCTTTTCCCCGGCTCTTGAGACAGCCGCTGCCAACTCCATAATCCAGGTAGACGATGTTCATGTCTGCACCAAGGCTTACGACGAATACCATTTCCCAGAGCCCATAGATCCTTACGTTTTGCATACACATGGAGCCGGGGTTGTCCCGACAACCAGAGTCACCACCTTGAATAACGTGGATGACGTGCTGTGGGCAGCTTTTCCAAGGCTTGTGGACGCCACAATAACTTTAGAGGACCGTCAGAGTGATACGGTTGTGCCGCCAGTTGACGGACCTTGCGATGCCACTGTCAGGGAAATTTGGGATCTATCTTACGTCTCGCTGCAAAACAGCGATGCTTGGAAAATATTTGATAACGGTGCAACCCCGCCAGAGTATTTTATTACGGCTAAAAATCTGGCTCCAATCCCACCCGGTGCAGTTGTAACTATCAACTTGCAGCCATAATTCAGCTTTTGTTTTCTCTTATGGAATACCTGGATTGCAAGGTTCATCTTAAGGGAGATGTAGATGAAGAAAATCGAACTTTTCAGAGCGTTTAAAGAAAGATTCCTGTCAGTTGCTTTGGGCAATAGATATACAGAGGATTTTTCTGGTTATAAGATTAGGGGCGATGTTTTCATAACCTTACGGGACGGGGCTACCGGCGAGATACAAGAAGAACGGGAAATCAATCTGGTGGTTTTAGATGCCTCAATTTTGATCGCCCGTCTAATGAAGGATAACGCGGAACCACCGCACGGGATTTTTGTGTTGGCAGTGGGCACAGGAGATTCAGGGTGGGACCCGATGAACCCACCGGCTCCAACGGACACCCAAAGGTCGCTTTACTCAGAACTGGCCCGTAAGACTTTCGCTGACACAGAGTTTATTGACGCGGGTGGGGTTCCAACAGCAGTCCCAACGAAGGTGGTCGATTTTACAACCACATTCGCTGAATCAGAAGCTGTAGGGCCTTTGGTGGAGATGGGTCTTTTCGGAGGTAATGTTGACACAAACATGAGTGTCAGAAAGCCCGTGTTACCTCCGAATGGACCTTATGATGCAACTGTGGATCTGACGGCGTTCGACACACAGGTCAATTACTTGACCTTTCCAGTTATCAACAAGCCAGCGACCTCAACGATCACGATTGTGTGGCGATTGACCTTTTAGTTCGGGAGCTTAGAACATGACAAAAGATTTTGGTCCCGGCGTTAGCGGTTACGACGTTCCCGAAGGCAGAGCTTGGGAGACGGTAGTATACCAATCCGGTAAGCCTATTCTCGACAAGGAGAATAATCTTCTCCAAGACGTGGACGGAGGTGCAGCCCAAGCCAACTTGAGACGCGCCATGCCGTCAGGTTGGTTGTCGAACGACTTTGTTAACACTTCTGATTCAGTTGGAGCTATTTTTGCCCCTAGTGCCACAGCCAATTATGTTGAGATCCCCAACGATATTCTTGCTCATGTTAACGGCTGGCTGGTCAAACTCCGCCATACAAACGCGACAGGGCATAATGAGGTGGATCTTGGAGCCAGTCCAGCAGGCGTGGGTGCTCTCCGTACCGATGTAGTTCTCTTGGAAGTTTGGCGTAAACTTATTTCCGCTTCTCCTGACACGGATGGCAAGTCGGCAACAGGACGTATCTGGCAAGAGGGTAACGTCAAGACCGACCCGGCCAATGATTTGGTCCTTAACTATTCTGATGACATTTTGGATACCAATGTCGGAGCCGAGACAACGAAGCGTGTGCAGATTCAATATCGACTCCGGGTTATACAGGGTGTGGATCTTTTTGCGTATCCTTACGCTCTTGACGACCCCATAGTCGTGGCGAACACCGTCCCACCGGATGCTCTGACACCGGATGGAGCCCCAACAGCATTTGCATATGTAAACCAGTCTGCCAACGGCGATCCTGGACTATGGATTGCGGGAGATGGAAACCCGGCTAACACCTTGGACACAGTTGATGGGTATATGTACGCCCTTCCATTGTTTGGGGTGTTCAGGCGTAATACCAACGCTTTTGCTCGTTTGGATAATCATAACGGCGGTGTGGCTTCCCCTGGACCCTCCGACCGCCCTGACGGTCTGTTTTACGACATGATTGTAGCCGAAGATCTTGTGGATCTTAGGTCGGGTGTTAGTCCTAGCGGCTGGTCATTGTCAGAACTGTTAGAAAAGAACACCAATTTCTTACTCGATAACACTTTGCGTTCAGAAATCGGCACCACTTCGCCAAGCGGCGGTGGGTACAATGGCACCACTGTCTTTATGGCCAATGAGATTGGTGTTCTTCCAGGCGACGGGATTACCACTGGAGATACCACTGCTGGTTACTTCGCTGGACAGTTCGATGCAGTTCGCAGACGATTTTCGGATCGGTCAGTTTTTGAGTTGGTTACTGTCGAAATACCTGCTCCTGGTCCCGGATGGGCACCAGGGGATGTGGTTGTAATCGATCCAACCGCACTCCCTGTTTATCCGTATCCAGCATTTAATTGGGCTTCTCGTGCTCCTGCTGATGTACGTTTCTTGGATATAGTAAGGGCGCAATGGGTAGGGGCTCCTGGTTCTTCAACGGCTCAAGTACCACTCTATAATGTCACCGGCTTGGGCGCGGCTCCTATCACACCATTGACGATGACCCTTACAATTCTGCCGCCTGCGATCCCTGCCTTGACCAATGAGCCTCTGTACGTGACGCTTCTTGTGGGCTACCCCACGGGTATGGGCTTGTCTCACACTCCTACTGATGATTTTGGGGCAGGCAGCTATTATGTAAATAATCCAGCGCAATTACCGGCAGCCCCTCCTGTATCATTTAGTGCTTTCGCCAACCAAGCGTTAGATTATCCACATCGAGAGGTTGAGCTTGAGTACGAAACAGTCCCTCTGACTCTCATCGTGGCAGGGGATACTGAAGTGGGAGGTGTGACGGTTTATCTCCCAGAACGAGCCGAGAGTATTATCTCCGTTTTGGTTAATGCCGCTCCAGCCGCCTACACCTTGGACAGTTCTGGCATCGTTATCACCCTGGCAGTACCTACTATTCCGGGAGACACTGTGCAGGTTGATTACACAGCCCGACGACCGCTGCCTCAAAACGATGAGCAGATGACAATTTATTTTCGGACGGCAGTTTCTCAGACAGCCCGTAATGCGCTGCTCAGCGGGACACTAACTGTTGTTCCAAAGATAACCAACAAGAGTATGTTTGCTCTTACAACGGGTTCCGGGTCACAGGACGAAGGCTATCCTTTCTCGGCGGCTTATGTTCAAACCGGAGGGGTTTTCCCAAGTAACTTGCATACCTATTCAGGGGAATCTGAACTGTCGGCGCGAGCGGAAGTCTCTGTAGCTGACTTCAACGCTGAAACTGGTTTATTACATTTGCCGGTCTATATTCCAATGGTAGCCAACCCGGAATCTTTGGAGTTTACACGGGGTTTGGGTGATGTTGACGTTGAAGGGCGGACATATTTCAAGACGGTTCCCGCTGGCTATATACCAAACGCTTATGCTCAGGATCTAAGTAATCCAGACAGGCACAAAGATATTCTTCCCGTGCTTGCGGAATTAGCGGCGGACACCCCGTTAGGTTACAAAGGGCAGTTGGTGCTTATATTGCTTATTCGGTACGCTCTCTTTGATGAAACTAACGGTGTCTTTTTTGATGCAGATTTAAATAACAATACGACCACCGCGAGTGTATTTAGACTCAAAGGCAACTTACTCAACAAGAGACAGACGTAGGAGTTAGGGTATGCCATCTTCAAGAGATCCAGTAACAGTTGTTCAACCCGGTCCCGGTCGTTTGCCAGGGGGTACGGTCCCTGCAAGTGCTTTGCTCTTTCCAGCCGGTGGTGGCTCAGACGCGGCTTTACAAGCCCATATTACTGATCCTGTAAATGCTCACATGGCAACCGCCATAGGTGGGGCGGCAGTAGCTGGCACCAATATAAGCCTGGGCGCTGACCCCACGATGACTCAGGTGACAGACATCACTGATTTCATCAACTTGATGCTCGACTCCAGAGACAACACTTGGGGCGGTAAACAAACTATAACAGCAACCGGTGATGATGTAGCCCTTTCCGCCAGAGGATCTAAAGTAGGCGTGTTTGGGTCACAAACCGTTGGCTCCCCTACTGTTGAGGGCACTGGCGGTGTCTTCTGGGGCGTTGGCGCTACCGAACCTTCTCCTGTAGTAGGCTTTAATAACTCAGGCGTAATGGGAGTTGGCGGGACCGGGCCTGACGGCGCGGGTGTCGTTGGCATAGGAACTACATCGAAGGCGGGTGTATTTGGAAGAGGGACAGAGGTAGGCATTCAAGCATTCGCCAATGGAGCGGCTGCGGCTAACGTAACCGGAATTACATCAATTGCGTCTAACCCTGGATTGGGGTTCCCGGCCATTGGTATTGCCGCACAGGGAGACGGAGGTGCTACAACTGCTGAACCAGGAATTGGAGTTGTCGGTGCGGCGACTGGACTTCTTCCAGTTACGGCTAAAATGGGCGTGTGGGGGATAGGGGGAACTATGCCGTTTCCCCCTCCAACTGTAGTAGGTGTGGGCGGTGTCTTCTGGGGCGACGGAGCAGCGGACCACTGGGCAACTTTTTCAGGCGGTGCTGGCGTTGTTGGTTTAGGTTTAACTGGTCCAGGCGGGTTCTTTTCTGGCGCGGCTTCTCCTGTTTGGGCACCAGGAACTATGGGAGGTGTTGGAGTTTTTGGGGGCGGTGATACTGGTAAGCCCGGAGTAGTTGGTGAAGCAGGACCAGGAGTAGGGTGTGGCGTCTTTGGCGCAGCAAACTCTGGACCGCCCGTAGCTTTTCCAACTGTCGAAGGAGCAGGCGGCGTTTTTTATGGCGAAGGCGCTACAGAGTCTCTTGTAACAGAATCAGAAAACGCGGGTACGATCGGTATAGGTGGCGGACCAAAACAGTTATCCACCACTGCCGATCTCACTGCTGATGGTCCGGATATGCTGATTACCGTTGGTACTCCTTCTTTTGTCGCAGGGCATGTCGGGTTTAATGTTGAGATCAACGGAAGTGGTAGCGGCAATGATGGGTTGTACACTATAACGCAGTATGTGAGCGCGACGGCGGTAAAGGCAGGTTCTCCGTTGGGGGCGCTACCAGACGCTAATAACGGGGCGATTACAGTAGATCTATATGTGGGGCACGGTGGAATTTTCCGGGGTACTGACGGCGGTTATTTTTATGGCACTGATAGATATGGGATTTATGCCGAGTCCGCCAAGAACACTGGAATCTTAGGTCTTTCGCATTCGGCTGACATGGTTGGGGTTTACGGAAAGAATGACGTTGCGGGTGTTGGCTATGGCGTTTTCGGGATGGCCTACGATGTTGCGGCTTTTGGGGTGTATGGTCGAAACGATGCGGGTGTTGGCGTCTGTGGTACGACGCAGGCAGGAAAAGGTATTCAAGCTATTACATATACTGGTGGTGGTACTGCGCTCTACGCATACTCGCCTACTACTACCGCTTATACAGCTCCTGCTGGAGTCGCCCTTCACGCTCAGTCCACTCAGAATATGGGCATCTATGCACAGTCAGGCAATCTTGGCAACAGAGGGCATCACGGTATATACGGGGAATGTAGGCGTAACAGTGGTGGTGCCCAACAGAACAAGGCCGGGATTTATGGTTTTCACCATGGTTTAGGACCCGGTGTAGCTGGCAAAGCTGAGACTGGAATTGGAGGCGCTTTTAATCATACATATGCTCAGAATTACAGTTACGCACTTGGAGTTGGTGGTGTCATGGGTTTTTGGGCCGGGGGTGATGGATCGGATGTTGCTTGTAATCCTCTTCCGACTCAGGGTTTCGGGAACACTCTGGCTGGATCAAGTATCCCTAAGATGTGGGCGCTCATTGAGTGCGGTGGTGGTGGTCCGACTATCCGTAATGGGTTTAATATAGGTAGCGTTGCTTATGCTGGAGCTAATAACAGGCTGACATTTACGTTTGGATCGGGAATGGATAGCACAGCTTATGCAGTTGCTCATGGTGTAGAGAGCGCGGCTGGTGGGGCTTATAGCACTGTAACATTGAATAAAGCTAATGGGAGTTTTGATGTTTCCGCGTTCAGTCTCTTAGCAAGTCTAGCCACACCCATCGATCTTTCGGTTGTGGCCATTACCATCGAAGTTATTGTGTTTGGAACCCAGACTCCGAGCCTCTGGCCATACCCCTAGAAATAGGAGAAGAAAATGATAAACGTAGAAAAGACATACGCCGATGCTGCGGCACTGGCCGCTTGGCTGACCAATCTCGCGGCTGATATTACAGCAGGGAGAGTAGTCGGTTTTGATCTTACCACCCTGAATGGTAAGATTGAGGGAACTCTTACTCCGCCACAGCCTGAAGGCTTGACTGTGGCGTTGGAAGATTCAGAAGAGTGACTAAAATCAAATTAAATAAATCAAAGGACAAAAATGAACGATAAAATCCAGATGAATGATGAACAAATTTCTCTTGTTAAAGCGGGTGTGCGTCGGATTGAAACTCTGGCAAAAGCTTATACGCAAGCCGCTATACGAAGAGGCGAGATACATGATCAACTCAAGACGGCGGAAGAGGAAGAGTCAAAAGCTCGCTTGCTCTTAAGAGAAGCGGAGATGGAACATGCCAATACGGTCAATGAGATCGCAACTGAGCTTGGCCATAATCCAACAGATAGATGGCAATATAATAATAATGATTTTAGCTTTACGGCGGTGATTGATCCGCCTGAAGGTCCAAAGCCAAACAACGAATAGTAAGAATCATGTCCATTCATTATCTAATAGACCCCTTCACGACAAACGGCGATATTATAGATGTTGTCACGGCTGAAAGCGGTGTGACAAACTCCACAGGGAGCAGCATTGTCCGTGTGCCTGATGGTGTCGCCATTGCTGGCAATCCGTCCGACATCACTACTTTGCTTATAGATAAGTATGCGGGTTTATTGGCTTTCTATGCTGGATTTACTGACATAATTGGCGACTCGTGTACGGACGCCCTTACGGTTAATACCCCTTCGACCATCGGCTTGTTGGCTGGAACCGCTTCGGTTCCCGGTCCTCCAAATGCTGGATTTGTTAACCATTGTCTGCTTCCTTTGGGTGGTATTCTTATTTCGGTCGCATTCCCTCTTGGGTATGCTCCGTCCCAATGTGTGATAGCGTGGGAAGAGTATTCTTTTGCCGACTCGGACGATAAGACTGGGAGACTTCAAAGAAGTTACACCGAAGAGTCTGGCTCAAATCTATTATGCCTTGCGTCTTTTAATAACGGTGCCACTTCTAATGTTACGACTAACGGGTCAGTTCTGAATATACCAGCGCCAGACCAGGGCACTTCTTTCATAATCACGCTCGCTAATCCAGGCGTTTCTCGTATGCACTTAGGTTCTTGGGCTTTGGTTTACCAGCCATGATTACCGGAGAGTTAGAAATTGGATACGCGGGGCAGACATCTTCTGGTCGAGTACATAGGATGTAATAAATCCTTACTTAACGATATCCCTCAGATTCAGAATCTAATGGAACAGGCTGCCGTCGCCGCAAACTGTAAGGTTGTAGCCTCTGTGTTCCACCCTTTTAAGCCCCAAGGCGTCAGCGGTGTGGTGGTTATCGAGGAATCCCATTTATCTATCCACACTTGGCCTGAACACAATTACGCGGCGGTGGACTTTTTTACGTGCGGCCAAGGGAAGCCAGAAGCGGCCCACGAGGTGCTTTTAGTGGGGCTTCAGGCGTCTAATTATGAGCTAATTCACGTCGATCGGGGCGTTTTGACCGGTGATTCCTTCATGCGGGTTAACCGAATAACTTTCAACCCTGATAACAGTTCATTAGAATCTGCCCAGATTTAAGCGGAATTCCATTTATTATTCCCTATGTGTGGGAGTGATAACATGACCACACGCTATAATCAGGCCAGTAAAGAACAACCCGATCCCGGACAGTATGGTGCTACCGAATTAGCCACCACTGGAGATCCGGTATCCAGTAAAACCGCTGCCCCTCCCACAGCAGGGCAGGTTCCCACAGCTACCAGCGCTACTGAATATGAATGGCAAACCCCCATAGCTGGTGGGTACACTACAGTTGAGGATGAAGGCACCCCGTTAACTCAACGATCCGCTATGAATTTCGTGGGTCCTGGTGTCACAGCGGCTGATGTTGGTGGCAAGACTCAGGTGTCAATTGCAGGCGGCGTTCAGTTAGATGTTGCGAACACCTGGACTAAGAAACAGACTTTTACGCCTGATGACGCGAATATTGCAGTTGAGGGTACAGGCGGCAGCAGCAATTCCACCGGACTGAAAGGTACAGGCGGTGTTACAAATGGTATCGGTGTTGAAGGAATCGGTGCTGGTACCGGATCTGGTGTTGAAGGCACGGGCGGCGGGTCTAACGGCGTTGGCGTCAAGGGCACAGGCGGAACTAACGGCATAGGTGTGCAAGGCGTTGGTACTGGTGCTGGCATCGGTGTGCGGGCACAATCGACAACCGCCAGAGCCGTGTACGCCACATGCGGATCTGGGTATAATGCTATTTTAGGTGAATCCGCTGGTAACGGTACTGGAGTCATAGGCGCAGGCGGTGCCAGCCTTGGTATTGGTGTTATTGGGGGAAGCGGAGGAGTCCCTAGCCCCACGGCTGACGGTCAGGGTGTTTTCGGCCAGGGCGCGAGTAATAAAGTCGGTGTTGAAGGGCGCGGCCTAGCAGCGGGCACCGGAGTCAAAGGTAGGGGCGGTGGCAGTAACGGAATTGGTGTCATAGGCGGCGGTGATTTTGCAGACCCGGCACCAACTCCTGCAAGCCAGGGCGTTTACGGATTAGGCGGTACTACAGGCAATGGTACTGGTGTTGAAGGACAAGGTGGTGGCACCACTGGTATTGGTGTCAAAGGTACAGGCGGAGCGAGTGGTAATACTCCAGGCGTTGAAGGTGTAGCTGGTGGATCAATAGGCTATGGTGTCCAGGGCACAGGTTTTCATGGTGTCCATGGTATAGGCACTGGGGCGAGTAGCATAGGAGTCTATGGAACAGGTGTCAGATATGGTGTCAAGGGTAGTACCGCAACAGGCATAGGCGTAGAGGCCGAAGGCGATTTCACCAACCCTGCTTACCCGGCATTGCGTATCGTACCGCAAGACGACGATCCCACGGATGTCGCTTTCGGTGGTCTTATGGTTACAGACTTGGATCACCCGGCTCAGGTTCAAGGACTATTACGAATAGCTGCTTATAACGGGTGGCGTTACGTAGGGGAACTGCAACCAAGTGCCGTGCGTACCACAACAGGCACCGCAAAGATCGGCTATAGAGAAGCTTATGATCCTAGCGGCGGCACGTTTACTATTAATGCCCCGGCAACACCCAGTAGCGGTGATCATTTCTCTGTTAAGAATGTTACGACAAACACAACTGTAATAACCATTTCCGGTAACGGTAATAATATAGAAGACCCGGTAGCTGGAGCTTTGGTGGCAAGCTTCACCATTGGCATTGGCCTCGTCGCGGTAGACTTCCAGTTCATAAATGGCGCTTGGCACGTTATTTAGGGAGATGTAAATGACTCATATACCAGTAACGGAATCGACACGAGTTGCCGGGTACAAAGGTCTGAAGCCGAACCCCACCACGGGGTACATGGCTAATTATTATGTCAATGCTGATCCGCCGTTGCACGGACTGGAAACTAAGTTTACAGTGGGGATGCTCCATTTAGTTAGAAAGCAAACCAATTATGAGCCAGTGCCGTCCGCTTTATTTGATTGCCACGATACCTTTTTCGGTTACCGCGCTCATCTTATTGGAGCGGCGGTGCCGGGAGGAATGAACGGGTATTATTCATCAGACGTAGAGGCTGTAAACCAGAATGCTGATCCGGTGGACATAAGTGATCCAGCGTTTTCTTCCCCTGCTCATCATTTGTATGCTTGCGAGTTACAACTTACGGCGATTATTGTGGACGACGACCCTACTCCTGGAGACGCTTTTCATATAAACAGCCGAAACCACGGAGAGCCGATTTGGTCGGCTGGCAACCCGTCAGCCGAAAATCTTTACTTGGGGCGAGGCACTCCGACTGACGGGTATGGATCAACTTTTGACTGGATTGTAGGCTTTTTTTATCATACTGACGCTATGACGCAGGATGAATTGTTTACACTCAGACAGGACATCGAGATTCTGAAAGATCTTCCAACGTCAAGCCCATTGGGAGGTATTGTTCCCGCTCATGTTTGGTCAGTGAAACAAGCGATGGATGTAGGGGTCGGGAGCGCTCCTTCAACATGGATCTCTTTGGGTGCGATAGGCGGTTTGGCGTTCAGTCTAACCGGCGCACTTGATGTGGTGGATATTGGAACAGCTTTTGGGGTCCGATAGAGATGACTTACATCCCCGTCCCAGAGAAAACACGAGTTGCCGGGTATAAGGGTCTTAGGCCTCATCCGTCAACCGGGTATCTCGCCAACTATTACTCAACAGCAGATCCGACTATCCGGGGGGCTGACACGCAGTTTACAGTCGGGTTGCTTCATTTGGTTCGAAAGCATACGAACTTTGAAGCAACCCCTGCGGCTCTGTTTGATTGCCATGACAATGCCAGTTTAGGCTACCGTGCTGCGAACCTTGGCGCGGTTCCTCCGGGACTTACAGGTCTATACACAGCGGACGTTGAAGCTGTAACAGCGTCCAGCGACCCCGTAGATTTTAGCGACCCTACATTCGTATCACCTGCTCACCATATAATTGCTTGTGAACTGCAACTTACAGCGATAGTTGTGGATGATGATCTATACCCTGGAGACGCTTTTCATATTAATAGTCGTGATCATGGCAATCCAGCCTGGACAGCAGGGAACCCGTCCAGCCAAGATCTTTTTCTAGGAAGGGGAACTCCAGCGGATAGTTATGGTTCCACTTTTGACTGGATTGTAGGCTTCTTTTATCACACTGAGGCTATGACTCAGGATGAGTTATTTTTGTTGAGACAAGATGTTGAAATTCTTAAGGATCTTCCGACAACGAGTAAACTGGGGGGTACGGTCCCTGACCACGTTTGGTCAGTGAAACAAGCAATGGATGTCGGAACGAGCAGCGCCCCTGCAACGTGGACCTCTGTAGGGGCTGTCGGCGGCATCAACTTTTCCCTGTCAGGATCGTTAGATGTAGTTGATATAGGCACGAATTTCGGCGTCCGATAGGTGTAGAAAGCGGTGAGGAATCGTGCCGCTGCATGACATAGATTTATATGCTGCCAATGCTCGCTTTGAATGTGAAGCTTGTGGGCATACTTACGAGAAGAAGATAAAACCCAACGCTAAGAGCGTTCAAGTTTGTGAACGTTGCTTCAAACGAAAGGCAGTAATAATAGAGAGGCTAACGTGTGTTCGGCCAGAGGTTGAAGTCCCGCGCACAGAGTCTTCGGCCTTAATGAAGCGAAACCTTATATATAGCTGCGGTGCCTTCCAAAAGTCTAATGAGTGGAAAAGAAATATTGAGCAAATAAACGGGTATGCAGATATATTCAATGGACGGCGTATTGTAATAATAATGACAGGAGAGGGCATAGTGGACCCGGCTACAGTTGAAGCTGCGTTCACTTTTGAAGCTGAATTTATACGTTGCACCAACGTACCAGAACTGCGGGAAGTTGTTGGCTTTACGGAGGCGTTAGCACGGCTTAAATCTGAACGTGAAGACGAGATCACATTTTTTGCTCACACAAAAGGCGTGACACACGATGACCCGGTTGTTTTGGATGCCGTCAGAGTTTGGCGGGACAAGATGTATGAGTTGTGTCTACACAACATGGAGCTAATTGAAGCGGTTCTTTCACAGTTTGCGTGTGCCGGTTCTTTCCAAATTTGTGAACCGAGAATCCCTTTACCGTTGGATTCTATGTGGCATTACTCTGGAACATTTTGGTGGGTAAACCATGCGAAGTTGTTCTCAAAGGAGTGGTATAACGTACACCCGTCGTCTCATGGTGTAGAGGCTTATCTCGGACGGCTTTTTGAGATCAACGAAACCTATTGCTTAGAGGATAGTCATCTTGATGCCAGTGAGTTGTACACTGCTGGAACTTTAGGTCGCTAAAATGGCAGAAAAGTTGGCATTATTTAAGAAGGACAAGCAGCACCCCCAGTTCAACTTCTTACCCTATGCGAATTTCTCTTGGGCCGGTACATCTTTTCTTGTTGAGAGTAAAGAGACATGAGCATAGGAATCAGTTATACTACCCGGAACCGCCCTGAGGCTCTTGAATATGTATTAACGAAGATGCGTCAATTTTTGCCCCCAGAGGCAAAAGTCGTAATTGTTGACGATAATAGCGATGATATATTCCGTAATAAAAATGCAGACCTTAGCCATGGCTTTGAGTATGTGTTCAACGAAAAGCGATTAGGTGTCCCGCACTCTAAGAATGTAGGCTTTCAGAGGCTTAAAGATTGCGATTACCAGTTCTGGTTTGATGATGATTGTTACCCTATGTGCGAAGGCTGGCATCTGCCATTTATTGATGCAATGGAAGGTGATCAAAAGCATTTGCTCTATATGCACAAATGGATGAAGTTTGAATGTGTAGCTCGCATTGGTAACCTCGAAAGATTCTCCGGTTGTACGGGATGTCTACTAACGTTCCATAAAGACACTTATGTAGATGTTGAGGGGTTTCATGAAGGGTTTACTCTTTATGGAATGTGGCATTTTGCGCTGACCACAAAAATGTATGATAAAGGTCATTCGGCTTTGTGGGTGGCTACCGTTGCTGACGCTGGAAGTTACATCCATGCTTTTGACATTAATGGATGTCCTGCTGACTATAAGGCAAAACGGCGCGGTTCATCTTTCACAAAAAAGGATCGCACTGATAACTGGAAAAACAGAACGGAGGCGCATGAGGCATTTAAAAGGTTTGTGGGCGAAGGTTATGCCTCGTGTGTCCAGCGTTTTCGACTAGATACCCAAAAAATAAAAGAGGGTAGTATATGAAGATTGGCATAAGTTATACTACCAGGAACCGCCCTGATGCTCTTGAATATTCATTAACGAAGGTGCGCGAGTTTTTACCTCAAGGCGCAAAAGTTGTAGTTATTGATGACAACAGTGATAGCGTACACCGTGACAGAAACGCTGAACTCAGCCGTGGTTTTGAATATGCGTACAACGAAGAGTGGTTAGGTATACCACATTCCAAGCACAAGGCTTTTCAGTTACTCAAGGACTGTGATTACCAGTTTTGGTTTGACGATGATTGTTATCCAATTTGTGAGGGGTGGCATGAGCCGTTTATCGACGAAATGGATAAAGGGCAAAAACATCTGCTCTATATGCGTAAATGGTTAAACTTCAAATGCGTAAAACGTGTGGACGGTCTTGAGGTATTTAATGGGGTCACTGCGTGTCTAATGACTTTCCACAAGGACACGTATAAGGATATCGAAGGGTTTAACGAAGGGTTTGGCATCTACGGAGTTTGGCATTTCGGCCTTACTACAAAGATGTATGATCGAGGTCATACCATTTGGTGGTGTGCCACTATCGCAAATCCAGGTGGGTATATATATTCTTTTGATTTAGACGGCGTCCCCGCCGATTGTAAAATACAACGGCATCGATCAGCTTACACTTTAGCAGAGCGTAAGAAGTCTCCTGAGGGAAAACGAGCATCGTATGAAGCTTTCACAAAGCTTATCGGGGCGACCTACGGCGACTGTAGCAAACGTCTTCGCAAGCAAATAAAGGATATAGAGGACAAGCATATGAAAATTGGAATAAGCTATACCACTAGAAATCGGTTGAGAGTGTTTAAACATGCGTTGAGGTACCTAAACAAATTCTTGCCTACAGACTATAAAACTAAGGTAGTCGTAATAGATGACAACTCAAAGCCAGCGGAAGCCCGACACAAAGAAAAGTTCTGTGAGAGGTTGGGCTACATTGATTATGTTTATAACGAGGAGAGAATGGGGGTTTCACACTCCAAGCATAAAGCTTTCCAAATGCTCAAAGACTGTGATTATCAGTTTTGGTTCGACGATGACACTTTTCCGGTACACCCCAACTGGCACACCCCTTTCATTGAAGGCATGAACAAAGGCCAAAAGCATCTACTCTTCCTTATTGAAGGACGTCTTACTCACATAAGGTATTTCAAAACCATAGATGATCTGGTGCAATTCAAAGGCGCTACAGGGTGTTTGATGGCTTTTGATAAAAGCGTCTACGGGGAACTTGAAAACTTTAACAAAAACTTGCCAATGTTATCAGATTGGCATTTCTGCGTGACTCAAAAGATCTACAATCAGGGCTATTCACCATTTGGCCTGTATGTGACAGTTAAAAATGTGAGAAAGCTTATCTGTTGCTTGGATTTAATCAGAAGGGGAGGTGAGAACAGCCCCTATTGGCCTGACTTTGATTTCCATGAAGCTGAGCCTGGGTGGGGTTCATCCATTACTCCACAAGATAGAGCCTTTGCTGAGGGTAAGGAAAATCTCGCAAAAGCTGACAAAGCTGAACAAGAGTTTTTGAGGTATAAGATTGGTGAGTTTCCACCAGAGGTGGCCAAGTGCAATCTCAACAACTTCGCGCTTTCAGAGGAGTGTCTCTATTGGATACTCGAAAATATCCCTCGTGGATCTACCATTATAGAGATAGGCACTGGAATCGGGACAACCGAACTGTGCAAATTTTATAATGTCGTTTCCATAGAGTGTCATGAGAAATGGATGCTTGCCAAAGACGCGACTTTTATTCACGCGCCTCTCAAGGACTATGGCGATCATATTTGGTTCGATGTAAATAAGATAAAGATACCGGAAGAGTACAGCCTGATTATTTTGGATGCTTTGACCGAACAAGACGGAGGGCGAAGAGGGTTTTTACATCACCTCGATTTATTCAGACATGACGTGCCTCTCATTTTTGATGACACGCACCGCTGGCACGAGATGGAGGTAGCGGAAGAGTACGGAAGAACCAAAAACAGACGTGTACGTAGATATATTGGCCATCAGAAGCATTTTTCAGTTGCGGAGTAAAATCATGGGACGTTGGAACGACAAACATTTTAGTATCATCGCTGAACGCCAAAAAGACTATTCAGATATAAAGGTCTTTATCGAGACTGGGACAGGAACAGGCGCTCAGACAGAAATTGCAGCTAAACATTTCGAGACGGTCGAAACTATAGAGCTTGATCAAGGTATGTGGCAAGTTGCACAGAAAAAGATTGGCGGTCTTCAGAATGTAAGGTCACATCGAGGGAGCACTACAACGTTCTTACCCTTCTTGTTGAGAGACGTGTACTCTGACGTTCCGGTGTTTGCCTATTTAGATGCACATTATTGTCTAATGAAACCGGCGATACAAAAGTCTCCCTTTCCTTTGTGGAAAGAGTTGGAATTATTCAAAGAGCGGAAACATAATGATATAGTTGTGGTTGATGATATGCACACGTTTGGGAAAGTACGGGAAGACTTAAGGTACGAGCCGGGTTGTGTAGAGTGGGAAGAGGTGACCACGGAAAACCTTTTGAAATTCTACGACGGCTTGGTGGTTGATAGTATGCCTATAGGCGGCAGTTTTGTTATGTGGCTAAAGGGTGAGTGATGGAACGAAAGATTAGAGAATTTCCACGCTTAGTTATTGAAACGCAATCTGTTTGTAACAGAAAGTGCCCGACTTGTTTGCGTCAGACCCACCCTCAGCGTGAGAAGCTGAAAGGAGAGATGCCATCTGAGATGGTGTATGACATCTTAGATCAGGCTTGGGACATGGGACACCGGAAGATGGTTGTCCTACAGTTCTTCAATGAGCCATTGTTTGATAAACGTCTTCCAGATTTCGCAAAGTATGCAATGGAAAAGGGCTTTGACCCGGTGGTAGCATGTAGCAATGGAGATATTCTGACTCCAGAAATAGCGGAGAGTATTGACCCATATTTCCATCAATTGAATATCTCTTTAAATGACCAAGCAGCTTTTAAGCGTAGAAAATACATTGGTGGCCTGTTCAAGTCGGCTAAAGTAGCCTTTAGAAGTGTACATCATCTGACTCATTATGACCCCAGAGAGACTTTGAATGAGGCGATCAGGCGTCAAAGTTCGAAGCCTTGCTTTGCTGGATGTCGGCAAAACATGATCATCGGATTTGACGGCAAGATGCGATTGTGCTGTCAAGACCCTCTTGGCGAGTTTGATTTGGGCAGTGTCTCAGACACTTCAGTAGAAGATTTGTGGTATAGCGAAAAGCACCAGGAGATAATACTAACTTTAGGGAAACCCGGTGGTCGGAAAAAGTACCCTTATTGCGCGATCTGTCCAGTCGGATGAAACGGTTTCTGATATGCGCTGTGCCTAGAAGCGGCACAGGATATATAGCAAAACTTCTCACAAATCTTGGTATACCTTGTGGGCATGAGTCGGTGTTTGGGCTTGGAGAGGCACGAGGGCGGTTCAGAGGTTCTTTAGAGGCCGGTGCGGACCTTTCTCTGCCTGATACCCTTGGAGATTCGTCTTGGCTCGCCGTTCCTTTTCTACCCGTACTTCCGAAAGACGTGATCGTTATCCACCAAGTGCGACACCCAATGGCAGCTTTAAAGTCGCTGGTAGGCAGAGAACTATTTACCGGGAACCCACGAAATAAGGGGTACATCGATGTGATTGAAGAGTACGCGCTTGGTGTTCATAACTACACTGACGAGGTATCTAAATCCGTCGCGTTTTGGCTGGATTGGAACAAACAAATAGAAGACCACGCACATTTTAGATACCAATTAGAAACTCTTAGTGCTGAAAAACTGACAAAGATAGCTGATTTGGTAGGGCACCATAGATCATTGGATGACGCAAGGAAAGCATTAGATAGTACCCCGACCACTGTAAATATAGGATGGTGGCACTCAGACCCTGATCTGAAAAACACTGTTGAGGGGCTGAGTTTGAGCGGTCTGAGTGCGCCACTACAAGAGGGCCTGAAAACACTGGCGAAGAAGTATGGCTACTGATTTTCAAGACACAAAGCTATTTTTGTTCGGGAGTTGTATAGCAAGACAGATGGAAAACCATTTAGATGGGGTTCTCAAAGTAGTGAAAACCCCAGGCGACTTCAATAAATATTCTCCGCCCGGTATTTACTGTGAAATAGAGATAGCGACGAAAATTTATCATCGAGGCGGAGTCGTTCACGATGAAGATTATGAAAAGTTTTGCCGCAGCTACTTGGGGCAGTATATTGATATACAATTAGCTGGCCTCATGCCGTTCACAAAAGAGCATTTCTTTGACCGTAGGCGATGGCTTTACAATAATGTTTTGCGGCATATGTTTGATGCTCAAAACATAATATTCATTTTCGGTATGGCAGAAGTTTGGCAAGACGCTGATGATTGTTTTTGGCAAGTGCCAGCTAGAGGGTTTAAGAAAGCCAATACCACAGCGAAAATGTTATCGGTGCCAGAATGCAAAAGTTATATACAAGATTCAATAAACACCCTCCGATCAGTGAAAGCCGATACATCGTTCATATTGATGGTATCCCCTCTTGCTCCAGTGAACACTGCAACCACACCCGAATCGAAAGCTATATTGGTAACAGCGTGTAAGGAATTGGCCGAGGAAAATAATGGTGTAGATTACTTCCCTCTATACGAAGATTTGATCGAGCTTGAGAAAACATGGCCAGGACGTCACATTCCGAAAGATGTGATTAAGGAAAATGCTGTGGACAAACTTATAGAAACTTATTTCGATGTCTAAGATTTTTGCCATAGGCCATTTCAAAACCGGAACAACTTCTTACTCGTTTGCTGTACGAATGATGGGGCTGGTCGATATACACTTCCCGTTGAAATATGCGGAACATCTTCAGGAAACCGGAGATGTTTACTGGGACGCCAGACCTTGGGATTCAATCAGTAATATGAATGAGGTCGAATACGAGTTGTGTGATAAGACGTACCCTGACAGTAAATTCATACTGACCACACGGAATGTGGACAAGTGGTTAGTGTCAATACAGAAGCACATGAAGACCGTCTGGCCACCGAGATTACAAAAGCTTCTCGATTGGCGTTCATCCAAAATCTTCGGGTGTCCTTGTAATATCGAGGGATACCATGAGGCTCATTTCAAGCGTGTCTTTTTAGAACATGAAGAAGGAGTACGAGATTATTTTGCTGGAACGAAACAACTTCTTGTTCTTCCGTTGGAATCAACTACCAAGATGGAGGACTTGGCTAAGTTTTTAGGGAAACGCATTCCGTACCCAAGAACAAATGTGGCTTCTACTGGCCTCGTTTCTCCAGGGCTTCCCATGTTAGTTGAAGACGCCACCAAAGAAGGGTATCCAAAAAAACCAGCGTTTTTACAGTTTGAGGATCTAGTTAAATGGTAAACCGTGTGCTCGTTGAAGGGGCTGAGGATGAGATCAGGATTGTCTGTAATGTAGGCGAGGCGGTCAATGTCGGGGCTATACACAACAAAGGCAGTGATCCGGTTGAATATAAGATCTTGTATATCGATACTCACGGCAATGAATTGGCATTAGCTGATGGGGTTTTGGGGAAAGATGAATCTGCGAATGTGCCGTCCCCTAATCCAGCTTCCGCTACGTTCGGTCTTGTGGCAAATGAAAAAATCATATTACAAACAGAAAAAGACGATCTGGTTTTTACCCCAGATAAGATTCACGTAGACAAGTCTTGTGTCAGCCCAAGAGTTCGTATTGGTCCCGGACGAACCGTGGTAGCCGCGCCGCCTCCAGGAAAGATGTGGCAAGTCCCGGTAACAAGTTTCTACCCTTGTGGCGCTAGTTTTGTTCTGTTTAACAACGATCCGGTTGATCATACCGTGGACTGTTTGTTGGTAGGTGAGGACGGTAATGAGGTTGTACTAACAGCCGAAGATCACGTACCGGCCAAGTCGGTAGGAAACATTTTCTCAGACACATTCTTTTCACATATGTTCCCCCACCCTTATCGCTTGGAAGTTCAAATTACTGATAATTATTCTGTTGAGAATGTGTATGTCGCATCTCTCTTCGCAGAGTTTGATTTACCTAATGAGGATATATAGATGATTACAGATGTGAAAATAATAGATCTAACTTGCCACGAGGACGACAGAGGTTATCTCATTGAAATCGTCCGTCATGCCGAAGACTCCATGCCGCATGGTGTGGTTCATAAGTTCGGCCAAGTTTATTTGGTAGGCGACCCTGTACGCGGGACCATTCGGGCGTTTCATAAACATGAAGAGCTTTGGGACTGGTTCTTTATCAGCCACGGCACCGCCAAATTTGTGCTTGTCGATGATCGTGAAGGGCCTACCAAGGACGAAAAGATGACAATCATTGCCAGTTCCAGAAGGCCCCGGCTGGTTGTTGTACCCCCCGGTGTATACCACGGCTGGATGTCTCTTGAGGACGATACTCAGATGATCAGCGTAGCCAGCCATTGTTACAATCCTGAGCAGCCCGACGAAGTTCGGATTCCGCCGAACTTTTATGGCGGCCTTTGGACGGTGAAAGGCAAGTAAGTGAAGAAAGTCCTACTTGTTGGCGGAGCGGGGTATGTTGGGTCCGTCTTGACAGAAGAGCTATTGGAGCGAGGCTACTCTGTAAAGATTGTGGACAGGCTTTACTTTGGGGATTACGGTTTACGCGAATTTCGGGACAGAGTTGAACTCATCGTTGAAGATATGCGTTCAGTCGGCCCTGAAGCTTTTGAGGGGGTAAGCGCTGTTATAAATATTGGCGGTCTTTCAAACGATCCGACTGCTGAGTTCAATCCAAAAGCCAACCACGAGATGAACACGGACGCCACGGTAACATTGGCACGACTGTGTAAAGAAGCCGGGGTGCAGAGGTACGTCCTTGCGTCCACTTGTTCGATCTACGACAAAGGAGTTGGGGATGATGAACAAGACATGCTTCAGGATGAAGAGGCTGACGTAGTTTCTCGTTCAGCTTACTCAAGTTCCAAACTGGAAGCCGAAAAGCTCTTGCTTGAGATGGTGGATGGAGATTTCTGTCCTGTGCTTTTACGTAAAGGTACTATATTTGGTTTCTCGCCCAGGATGCGTTACGACTTGGTAGTCAACACCTTTGTCAAAGATGCTCTGACAAAGGGCAAGTTGGTTTTACATTATGGCGGGGAAATGTGGCGTCCCTTGATTAGTGTACGAGATGTAGCCAGAGCCTATATAGCCAGCATCGAAGCACCGGCTGAAAAAGTTAGGGGTGAGATCTTTAATATCTCATCTGAAAACATGCGTATATCTGAACTGGCTCTTAGAACGAAAGAGGCACTGTCTCAGTTGAACATACAGGTAGATATCGAACCGGTATACTCCTACAAAGGAGTACGGAGTTACAGAGTTGAAACCACCAAGATGGAAAAAGTTTTGGGCATCAAACCAAAGGTTACGATCGAGGAATCCGTTGTGACTATAGTCGAGAAGATCAAAGAATATAATTATATGGATTTTGAGAACCCTCGATACTATAATATTAATTGGATGAGGCTTTTGGAAGAGGCTAGTGGCGTTATCAAGGTGACTGGATCGGTTTTTTGACGTGCGGATTGCTTTGATTGGGGCAAACGGGCAACTGGCTCACGACCTCATTCTGACATTGAACGAGGACACGGTTTCCAAGCTCACTCACAGAGACATAGAGGTGAGTCAATATGAGTCCGTTAAGACCGTATTAGAGCCTCTAGAGCCAGAAGTCGTAATAAACACAGCGGCATACCACCGAGTTGATGAAGCCGAAGAGCATCCTGATTTGGCCACTAAAGTGAATGCTGATGGAGCTTCTAATCTTGCGAGAGTATGCAACAACTTGAACGCCGCTCTGGTACATCTGAGCACAGATTATGTCTTCTCAGGGAAGAAAGGCGAACCATACATAGAGGCGGATGAAGTAGACCCAGTGAATGTATATGGGTCTAGCAAGGTAGCAGGGGAACTTGACATTCAGCTTTCGTGGCACAGGCATTTCATTGTCAGGACCAGTGGGCTGTACGGGTTAGCAGGCTCATCTGGCAAAGGGGGTAACTTTGTTGAAACAATGTTAAGATTGGCTGAATCAGGAAAGCCTATAAAAGTGGTTGACGATCAGGTTTTAACGCCTACCTCAACTAAAGGCTTGGCACAGCAAATAGGAGTTCTGATTCGGACAGAGAGTTACGGGCTTTACCATGCTACATGTCAGGGTCAGTGCTCCTGGTACGAGTTTGCCCTGGAAATCTTCAGGCAAAAAGGGCTCGAACCTGACGTGAGCCCACAAACAACAGCGGAGTCTGGAGCCAAGGCTACTCGGCCTTCTTACTCGGTTTTGGAAAATAAGGGTTTGAAAACGATAGGGTTGGACCGTTTAATTCCTTGGGAAGAGGCTCTTAGCGTTTATTTGGAGGAAAGAGCTTAGTTGGAAAAACTGTAAAATAGGAATGAAGATCTTATTATTACTGTTATTATATAGTAAGAAGCCGTTTAGCCTCTAGGAGGTGTGTTAAGATGGAAACCGCGTTTTTAATCATGCTCACTGTTTGCATCTCAGTTATAGCCAGCGTGGGCGTTGTTTACGCGATGGAGGTTCAAAAGAAAAACGGTGTAATAGAGGAAGAGGAACGTGTGAATGGGGGAAATGGCCAGAACGGGGAACTGGAAGAAATAGAAAAGCTTGCGACTAGGATTATAGCACGAGAAAGAAACTTAGATGGGAATCTATGATGATGATAGCCTCACACCTCCGCGCACTCCTAGCTCTCAGAGAGACGTTAGCGAGTACACTATTCACGTGCTCAAGGAGATTAAGAGAATAAATCAGACGGTAGAGAAGATCCAAAGTGACCAGACGGACATTAAGGTCGAGATCGGTGTTCTAAAGGTTAAATCTCACGTCTGGGGTCTGATGGGTGGGGCTATCCCGGTTCTTATAGCGTTGGCTGTATGGATAATTAAATCACTATAGAACAAAGTTGACGCCAAATCTGATTTCGTTCAAGCCTTTGTAGACCACTCCGCCAGCTATCAGTGATGGGCGCGGATAAGGTGGTTTTGGCCCACGGATAGTGGCGTCACTTACTTCAGAAAACTTGATACGCCGGTTTTTGAGCAGGCTTCTGGCTCTTTCGGTGTCCTTATTGTCGTCGATGAGCAAGATTACTCGTCGGGACGCAATAGATGGTGTTCCAGGCATTCTAGGGCTCCACTGCAATGGCTTGGACTCCATTGCCATAAAAGTACACACATTGGTCTACAACTTTTATATCTCGGAAGTTGTCGCCCGTGTGTAAGGTTGTCGCTGATCCTCCATCTACACTGATTTTCTGAATTGAGTCGGGACCAGGAGGAGAGTTGGCGTAGTAGATGTTCAGACCATCGGTAGCAAGCGCATACGAGGTAGAGCTAGATAGAAGTTGCACTGCATCCCCGCCTGCAAGCGGCTTTTTGTAAATACCGTTTGAAGCAGGCTCAGCGCCTATATAGAAGACATAATATAAGTTAGCGTCGTCTATTGCCAGATGCCTGAAACTGTATGCTGCGGTTGGTATTGTTGGTGAGTAATCGACAAAGACCGCTTCCGTATCACCATGGATTGGGGCTCTTACAATAGGGGTTTGGTTTGAAGAGTACATCTGACGGGCGGCATATACATAAGTGCCATCTGTTACGATTGGCTCTGCGTATGCGTTGGTTAAACCGCCACTCATTACGCTATCAACGTGATTATTAGAACGTAGGACGTAATTTATAACACTTCGGTTGCCAACAGCATAAAAAATATCGGTAGAAGTCACGACGAGTTGATTGGCGATGCTGGTAAAGGTGCTGATGCCTTCCGGAGTGGTGAGAGAATATATACGAGTAGAAGGGCTATCGGAAGTCCAAAACACTTCCGACTCATAAACTGTTACAGCCCGGAGGTTGGTTTCTCCGGAAACAAGCGTTGTGGTTCCCCCACCTGAGCGAGACTGTTTTTTGAGATCAGTGCCAGTAGTCCAGTAGATGTCCGTTTGACTTACATCGTAACTGTCTATCTGGGGCCACGGACCTAACGAAGGGTAGATACCTGAAGTGTAAACTTCGCATGTTCCATCCCCGCAAGCTCCGCCACAACACCAATGCCCACAATAGCCACAGTTATCAGGATCGGCATTTAGATCGGCTTCGCAACCGTTGTTAGGATTGCTGTCACAATCATCAAAATCTAGCTTACAAGCATAGGTGCATTCACCTGTTTCACAGTAGGACTCGGCTCCGTCAACAGCCTCACAATCAACAGGCGTGTTCCATTGGCCTAGAGCGTTGCAGTCCTGAATTTGTTCGTCAGAGCACTGGGTATCTTCAGGCTCACAGACACCGGTACAATCGCCATCTAAGCACACAAACGGGCACTCTGAGCCGCTTATCCATTGACCTTGAGCATTACAAGACCGTGGGGTATCTCCCTGACAGTCCTCACTCTCAGGGACACACTCACCGGTACAGTTCCCGGCCCCTGTGCAGACATAGGGACAGGTTTGATTTGTCGCCCATTGACCTTGAGCGTTACAAGTCTGAGACTTCTTGCCCTCGCATCGATCAGTTTCTGGGACACAGACCCCCGTACAATCCCCCTGTGAGCATACATAGCCACAAGCTGATCCAGAAGCCCAAAAGCCGTCACCGTCACATACTTGAGGCGTAGAGCCATCACACTGTTTAGTGGTAGGAACACACTCGCCTGTACAGTTTCCATTACCTGAGCAAACGTAAGGACAGGTTTGGTCTGTTTCCCATTGCCCCTGAGCACTACAGGTCTGAGATTTTAATCCATCGCATTGACGAGTAGTTGGGACACACACACCTGTACAGTCTCCGTCTGAACATACATAAGGACAGGCCGAACCATTGACCCATTCGCCAGAGTTGTTACAGGTCCGGGACGTAGTTCCTGAGCAGTCTTTGTCGTCTGGAACACAACTTCCAGCACAGGCAGTACCTGAACAAATGTAGGGGCATGTAGTGGAGATTTCCCATTGCCCGTTTAGATCGCAAACCTCTAAATTCTTATCGTTGCACCGCTTGTCAGAGGGGGTGCAGACCCCAGTGCAAGCTCCGTTGTCACACACGTAGGGACAGGTGCTCTGCTCTACCCAGGAGCCGCTAACACAGGCAAAGACCTTAAGATCGACGCACTTAGTTCCTGTGGTGCAATCTGGGACAGAAGTGTCTGTAGCCGTATCGGAGCCAGCGTCAATTGCCCCGCTATCAGTGCCTGAGTCTCCTATACCAGTGTCTGAAGCACCAGTGCCTGAGTCTTCTATACTAGCATCAACACTGGAATCTAAGGGCTCAGAGCCACTGTCCAATACCTCAGAAGCACTATCCAACACTCCAGCATCTTGAGTAGAGGTGTCGTCTGGCTTTTCAGCATCGTCGGTTTCACCGCTTGTAACAGACGTCGGATCGCCAGATTTTGACCCAGAGGGAGGGGTGGCGCTAGTCCCGCAGGCTGTCGCCACGATTAGGGTAAAAACGAGAAAAAATCTTTCCATGAAGATATTACACTTGAGAGGGGTAAAAACTCTAGAATTTCCCCCTTTTTAAATAACACTTTTGAGGTTGGTGTACCAGGAGCACAACCCCTATTGCGAAAGTCCCTATAATTTAACCCTTTCGACAGGCTTTCGTCAGGATTAAATCAGAAGGTAAAAGATATGACAGACAATTTTGGTTCCGGGGTATCCAGAGTTCTTTTGGCTGATGAAACGGCGTACCAACTCGCTATTTGGCAAGAAGGGAAGCCACCGACTGACGCAGCATTGAATCTAATGCAACAGTTGGCGGGTAGGTCCGTACAGGCGGCTCTTTTGCGTGACATGCCTTCAGGATTCTTGGGTAATGAAACCAACCCGCAGGCCGACTTTCTTACAAGTTCCATCTGGTCAAATTGGTTTAAGTTTGGCCCACAAAGAACCGGCGAGCAGAAGTCCATCATGTGGGCTAACGTCAATGGATGGCTTATTCCGGTTACAGGGACTCGGACGGGAACACCTCCGGGGTCACCTGATGATACCGATACGACTAATGTCATAGCTCTGGACCCACCTCCGGAGAATTCAGGGGATTTCCGTATCGACTTTGCTTTCCTGGAAGTTTGGAAAGCTCGGATTCAACCTGACCCGTCTACTACTAATAAGCCATCTGCGAGCGCTATTTATAAGTATGGGAATGTCGAAGGTGGTTACAGCTTCCTATCTGACGACCTTATTGACCCGGCGTTGGGGTTTGAGACTGAGCAAAGAGTTCAGATTCAATATCGCATTCGTGTTGTCAAAGGGTTAGTAGGGTTGACAACAAATCCCGATGGGTTTGATCCTGTTGTTGTTAAGGCTCAGGGTGCGGCTTCTGCTCCTACCGCTTATGTTTTTGAGAACATGAGAGAGACACTTGGTGATCCAGGGCTATGGAGAGCCGGTGATGGTAGTCAGAATGATCTGGGCACTGTGGATGGTTATTCTTACGCCGTTCCTATCTGTGTTGTTTTCCGTCGTAATACAGTCGTATGGAATGGCACCCCTTCTCAGAATCTTAATGGCAGTTTTGACCGAAATCCTACAGCGGTCGATCGCACAGGGGTCGCCACTTTTTCGACAGTTCCTACGTTAGACGCCGCGATGACGGATTCTGACACGTCGGCAACCCTTGTGTCGGCAACCGATATACCGTTGCCCACCACACCCGCAACAGCGGTTACGATCAAGATCAACGACGAGATTATGACCTATACCTCAATCACGGGAACCACTATAAGTGGCATAACTCGTGGTGCTAACGGAACTCTCGCGGAAGCACATACGGCAGGGTCCGTGATTACAGTGGTGTCAGGTCGTCCAGATGGGTTGTATGCAGATCAGGTTGCCAATACGGATATCTTAGACCTTAGGCATTTGGTTAATCCTAACGGTATGGATTATACGGCGCTTCTTAGAAACAACCTCGACAAGCTTCTGCGTGGGCAGCTTAGAGCTAACTGGAAGCGCACTGGTGCTGGTCCTCAAGGCTCTTTTGTCCATTATCAAGATGCGATTCAGTCGGCTGCGGTGTCTCTGGGCGTCACTCAGTTAGATGCACCGGACAACATTCGTATGGTGTTTTCAGACGCGGCTACTCTTCAGCCTATTGAGTGCGTGGTTGAACCAAGTACCGGTATCGTACCTCCTGGTCCCGGTGTTGACATTGACGTAAATTGGTCCCTTGGTTTGACAGTTCAAACGATAAACCAACAGGCGGCTAACGCCTTTCAAAGCGGTGACATAATTGTAATCCCCGTAAACCAGCTCAAGACGGGGTTTCAGGCTGGAGCAACAGATCAGGTACGATGGCTATATGACAGTTTGTCTGGGTCTGTGTCTCTTCGGCTTGACGGTGAGACAGGCGATTTGCCGCCTTCGATGTACACGGTAACCCCCGCAGTTCCAGGTCCAAATGATGATTTGACCATTACATTGGGTCCAGACTTTCCAACACAAACCACGACAACTGCCGCCCCAACTTATTTGCATATTAAGGTTCACGCGGTGTATGGTCCGGGACGCGGCTTGTCCCGCCGACCTGATTCGCTGCATTCGATTTCATATCTTAATCCAGGAGCAGACATACTCACCCAACAGTGGGGTGCTCCTTCTAGTAATTTAGGGGCAAGAGTGGCCTGGGCTCCTTTATGGAGCAAGTACCGCTCGGCCACATTCAACAACCTGCTTCCTGTGACTTCTGAGATGTACGCAGACCTTGGAAGCAAGACTGTTTTAGTCACTCCTTTCCGCCGTTTGGATTTCACAGGTCCGTTAACAGTTGATGGAGACGCTGCGAACCCTGTCCCAACTGCGAAAAAGACCAGCGCTACAGGAGTTACTAACGGACTCAATGATCCCATCCTGAATGACGGTAGTGGGACAGCCCCCGCTGCCGGGGGAGACGCTTTAGTTATTCCGTCAGGGCCGGGTGCCGGTCGGTATACAATTCTATCTGTGGCTCCAACGGCTTACACGTTGGATCGTCCTATCCGCGCTCAAGCAGGGGTTGCTGTTTCGTATACAGTCCACGACGCGCAAGGAGTTATGCCTCTCTTCGAACCGGATGGCGTAACTCCAAAGTGGGCAACTACTGATCCTTTGGGCTTGTTCTGTGGTGAAACTCACAGCATCGCGACACAGAAGAACATTTATGTGTCCTTACCTCGTCATCTAATGCCGGGGTGGGGAGAAGTACAGGTTCCAATTCGTACCGTTGGAACTACAACGTTTGCAAGTGGCATCGACTTTATGATCAGAAGTCTTCCCGGTACGCCAACGGCTGAACAGTTTACATATGCTGCTTATTTTAACGGAAATGCAGGCGGCACAAGAGAGTATTCTATCTTCAGTCAGGTGGACAATGCTTCCACGCCTATTCCATATAATACTATCGGGACTGGCATCGGGGGTAACGATTGGTGTGGTATTCGATTCTTTACCGACACGCGAGGTTATGATCGGGAGGGGTTGGAGTTCCCGCCGTTTTATGGGGTCGCTCGGATTTTCGGCGTGTATGAAGCCTCTGATTACACAACCAATGACAGCCCATTTACTTTACAACGTGACACGGGCGGCACGGGTACGGCTGTAAATTTACTTCGCCAATCAGTGCCTCAGTCGGACGGTCCACCTTTATGGGTTGAAATCGATGACGACGGAGACTCGACGTTCATTCTTAATGCGAATGCAATCGATATTACAAAATCTCCCGTGCCGATCGCTGATTTCCAGTCGGGAGAATATGTTGTCGAAGCGGTGATCTTTGGGTTTGATCGTGGCTCGTTTGACCTAGACTCAGAATTTCGTTTGGTGATGACCCGTCCGGGAAATCTCAATGGTTGGAATCTTGTTGGAGACGGCACTGATCCTCAGACCAACCCGAACCGCGAAGATAACATTAATAAGGTGGTTCCGTTGCCTACTTGTGTTTTGCCGGGGCCTGCTGAGCAATCGGATCAGATCCTGATCAATTACTCTCGGACTCCGTACCAAGGAGACGCTTGGGGCAGTCAGACGAGTTACATTGACATACCTTATGCGCCGGGGCCGTTAACGTCAGGCACAGCGTATGAGATTGATTCTACAGACTTGGATTATGATACCCTCACGCGGCCCAATGAGAAGGTGTTAGAAATACTGGCGTCTGTAGGGTTTTCCACAACCCTTGGCACCGGACGGTATTCCGGGGATGCTTCCTACGCTGCACTGCCTGGAGAGTTGGGCACCTTCACCAATGTGGCTTATGAAGACCCCACGGTCTACCCGCCAAGCACAGCAATTGCTGACAGGCCCAAGTCGCTGCCCAAGAACTTTGTTTCTGGTGACGCTCTTAACATCGGAACGGAGTATCTTGGCTGTTCTGAACGGCTACCTTTGGGAGCGCTTTGGCGTGACAAAGATTTTCGCGGTAAAATCCACTCGTCTTTGATGCCTGCAACACTGGTACTTGAGGATGTTGTGGGAAGCGGTAGCTCGACAGGATTGGCGGCTGATAGCCAAATAGAGCAAGATGAAGTCAATCTGAGCACAGCGTCTTCAGGGATCGGAGATCCTGGTGATGTTCTGGTTCATGTGGACGGGGAGCAGGGCAACTACTCGCTGCTAACCAACTTCCGTGTGCTCCGGGGCGGCTCTGTGTTTACAGCTTCTGGGCCTCATCCTGGCGGCTCTGTTTCATTGCAAAACGCAATGAGTAACGTGGTTTCAACCAATGTAAACGCAATACAAGGTAGAGCCATGTTAGTCCGTAACACTGTTACGAATGTCGGTTCCAATGAGGTATCGGCTGGCGATGAGCTAATGTTGTTGGTGATAACAAATGTAACGCGACCTCCTTCAGTTGCGAATGACCCTTCCACCATTCTCATCGGAACCAATGGTGATGGTGAAGGATACTCAGCAGCGGATCTGTACCGTATCGAGGGACACCCGATGGTAAGTAATAATGTCAAGATGCTTATCGATCCGTCCACGATCCAGTTAGCTAGAAAGGTTTAGTTTTATGTCGGTTATTCGCATGAGTTATTTAGATCTTTCTCCGGAACAACGGAAGAAAGGCGCGAAAGCTGTCAAGGATCGCATTCAGGCGTCTTTATCAAACCCCGATCTTGCGCCTGAACAGATTCAACAGCTTCACAACCAACTCAAAAAGATAGACCTGTGGGAAAGAGGGGCTGCTGAACGTCCTTCTTTCGGGAAGCTACCGCCTGTCTCAGAAGCGGTGAATCCAGCGCTTATTGAAAAGGTGAAAGAACTGACTAAAGCAACAATCGAGGGGAGTTAAAGATGGATGAAATAGTACAACAGTTTATATCAACCGGTGCGGTGATTCTGGCACTGGCGTGTTACATCGTGACATGGTTTATCCGTCGAGCCGTAGAGACAGCCAGACCTTCTCTGGCGAAAAAAGCTGACGAAAATCATAAGGATGCAACCTATGAGACTCCGTTCGCCAGATGGTGGAACAAGTTCATCCTTTACCTTATCCCCGTGGTCACTGGAGCGCTGTCAGGGCTGATCGATATGCCGTTCATTTTTGGGGAAGACCTCAAAACGACAGCGGCTCGTTGTCTTTTTGGCAGCGTTATCGGCTGGTTCAGCGGCATGCTTTACAAGGGGTTACGCATGGGTTTTGCTAAGAAGCTTGGTGTTGATCCCAAGGATCTTACGCCCAACGGTAATGACTAATGTGCGACACACCTAAAGCGGAGCCACCTCCGCTACCGAAGCCAGAGGAGAAACCTACGTTCTGGCAGACGGTAAAGGCTAAAACCATAGATATCGGCAAGTGGTTGGCTAAGGTTTTTGTGGCCCCTGGCGTGGCTTTAATTGTAGTAGCGGTAGCCGTCCTTCTGATAATATTTGGGTTCAAAAACATACAGGTAGGTGGAATCCTGGGGCGGTTGTTCGGTAAAAAAGACCCTGACGACAATGCAATAGATACAGCCAATACGGTGCCTGAGGACCGGGTAGACAAAGATGGCAAGATTATCAAACCGGGTGAAGCTGATTCTGAGGGAAACACTCAGGCTGTGGTTGTGCCGATTAAGAAACCGGGCATTTTCTCGAATCCTGACGTGGTTGAGTTCACCCCTCCTGGTGAAGATAAGTCTGTAAAGGTCAAACTACCTACCGGTGTAAAAGCCAAGGATGTTGACAAAGTTATAGTGGTAAAGCCCAAGAAATTTGCCGTTACGGTCAAAGACACTTCCGGTATCGAAGCCGAAGAGATCGACGCCTTGCTCAACAAATATAATTAAGGTTTATAATGTCTGACGAAAACTGGGAACGTGTCTTAGACAGCATCCCTGAGATGGTAATAATAACAGACAACGACGGGAAGATTGAGTACATCAATCTTCTTGAAGAGGGAATAAATACGACCAGGGAAGAAGTGATTGGTACATCCGCTATGGATTGGATGGAAGATGAGCATAGAGGTATAATGAGTACCTCTATTCGACAAGCCAAAAACGGGTCTATTACCAAATACGAAACTTCCAGGGTTGATGCGGAAGGAAAGAAGCGAATATACCAAAGCACTGTCAGTTCTCTGGGTGATGGCAAAGTACTGATCTTGGCTAGAGATATTACCTCCGACAAGGCTTTGGTCGAAGCTGAGAAGATGATTTTTGCCCAACAGGAACAGATAAAACGTGTAGATATATGTAAAGAACTGACTCGTCTAATTGTGCATGAGCTTTCCAATGGTCTAGCAGTGTTGTCTGTCAATGTGGATACTTTACAGCAGGTTGTAAAGGGTGAGGACGATATACTGTCAGATATGTCTAACGTTTGTAGTCGTGGGACTAAGGTAATAGATCTACTTAGAAATCTGACCAAGGCTACTAATAGCGAGTTTGATGAGATAACTGACGAGATCAGGCAAGAGTACAAGCAAAAATTTAATGATATGCCGTAAGACTCAAGGAACATAATGCGTCTGTTTTTGCCATTTCTATTGCTTTTCGTGACCACCACTGCGAATGCCAAGCCCGTTCCAACTGTGGAAGAGTCTACAGTGACCGTGGAACCACCTATGGCATCCACAGGACCGGCATCTTGTCCAGGCGGCACCTGTGTAAAAACTGAAGATTTGGACTTGTTCCTCAAGCTCTTGAAGCAACACAAATGTCGGATGGATGAAGCTCCTAAAGTCACGTCCGATTCCGTCAAGATCATGGTTGACCGAAAAGGGCGGGTCTACGGTTCCGGGTCTGGCCCGAAGCCTTATGAGTTGCAGATAAATTGGTGCAATTACCAAATCACAGCCAAATCCGACATAGAACTACAAGTAGCACAACGTGTGGAACCAAAAGCCGGTTTCCGACTCAGGATAAAGGCTGTATTTGGCTTTCTAGTGGCCGATGCTTTCCAGGCCAAGGAGTTCCAGGAAGTATTAGATGGTGGACTTCTGATGGAGTTGTTCTACTTCCATTGGGCAAACCTGAATGCCTATGTCGGAGTCAGGTCCTTAGGGGCTGGTCTGGCTGCTGATCTGACCACCAACTTCGGCCTGTACGCCGGGTATAGCCTTACCTGGACCGCATGGCGCTCTAATCCCTTTGTGGCGGTTTACTTCGCTTTCTGAGGCCATAGTGGTAGAGATCCTTAATATAACAGCGTGGGTAATACTCACTTGTTTCGCCGTTTTCTGGGTGTGTGGATTCACTTATGCCTGCACCTGTGAATACCTAGATTACAGACGTAAGAGATTTGAAGATGATCGAGAGCGCGGGAACGCATGTCACAATTGACGCCTTTGTGAGAGATGTTGATGTCTTTAATGAGGATACTTTATACATCCTTTTCGATGATCTGGTCCAGATTCTGAAATCGGAGTTCTTGGCTCGCCCACGTTTTTATGAAGTCCCAATCGATCCGGAGATATTACGTAAATCGGAAGAAACTGGCGAGTTCCATGACGAAGGTGGCTTGACAGCTTTTTGTGTTATTACGAAAAGCCATATCAGTCTCCACGCATGGCCTCTTCAGTCGTTCTTTAGTATGGACATATTTTCCTGTGGGAAGTATGACCCTGAAGAAGCCATTGATACGGTCAAAGGTCGGATGGGTATCAGAACTGCCAGTGTTACCATTATGGAGCGGAAAAAGCGCCAGCCGCCCAAAGTTAAGTCTCTTATTATTTGCAGTTAGTAATATGGACCGTTACGCCTTCTTATTAGCCGCCATGTCAATGTCCGAAGCCAAGGAAAAGCTTGGCTTTCCGCCTGACAGTGATCCAAGCCCCAGAGAGATTAAAGAGGCTTACCGTCAAAAAGCGCTAAAGCTACACCCGGATGTAGGCGGGACTGACAGAGAGATGGAAGAAGTTAACGTTGCCAAGGACATCTTGGAGGGTAAAGCCCGTCCCAGTTATGACAGACGAGATACCCCGGTAAGGAAATGGGAACCCCCGAAGAAGACGGAGGTTACATTTGACCAAGCGGAATCCAGAGCAGGGATTCCAGGCGGGGTCGAGTGGTTTTTTGTCACTCCAAGACAGTACGGTCCTCGCTGGAGTTCAGACGAGTCCAGTCAGGGAGATTCTAACTTTGTAGCCTACGGCAGAACGGACAGAGAGCACGTTTTTGTGGCCGCACGTCATTACACAAGGCACGACTATTTCATAGGTGGTACTCACGATGAGAACATATGGACCGTGAAGTCCATAGAAATACCTATTAAAAAGGATGAAGGGGTACAGCCGAGATGGTTGTATGGTAATGTAGTCAAGGCTCTCAAGGCTCTGGGATTCAAAGGCCGGTTCAATTCCAAGGTGTTGGACGCCAAAGGGTGGAGACTCGGAGAGCGAGAGCCTTCTGGTTCGCCCACGTCTATCAAACACTGGCTCGTAAACAGCGGTCAAGTCTCAGGAACGGACCCCTCTGTTGCTGGACGTAAGCAAACTGTCCAACTGGAAATCGGTGGTAGTTATGACAAGCCAGAGTTGGACCTTATTTTGAATGGCCGCGCATACACGCTTTCCGACAGAGATTACGATAAGTTCAACCGTGCCCGTTTCGGAGGTCAGGAACTTCTGCGACTCATTTTTGGCCGTTACCACTACAGAGGGTCTAAGAAGATGCTCACCCGGATTAGAAACGGGAAGAAGATCATCGGCTGGCTGGTAGAGTATATGAAAGACCTACCGGAAGACGCTGTTGAGATTCTGAAAGCCGCTGAAGCCCAGATGAGATAGACTTATCCGATTGTCGGTGTAAGATCCACCGATATGGCCTCCAAAAAAGAAGACTTACTGGCTAAACACGCGAAGGTTTATGAACTTCTCCAAAAGGTTCGCGCCAGTACGAAGGTTTCTCTGAAGCCGACCTCAATGCTCCGGTCAGAGTTTGTCGATTTGAACGGAGACGAGAAGCCTTTCAAGCTCCGGTATTATCAAGTTCAGGCGGTTTTCCACCTGATCTCAATGAAGCGGTTTGTTCTGGGAGACGACACCGGGACCGGTAAAACCATAATCGCAATCGCCTCTCATTGTTATGCGTGGCAGAAGGAACCAGAGAATAAAGTCATAGTGGTAGCCCCTAAAAGTGCTCTCAGACAGTGGAGAGCCGAGATTTACAGGTTTACAACAGGGATCAAGGTTTATCTAGTAGAAGGGACCGCAGAGGAACGAAAAGCAACATATAAGGCTTTTGCAGCCCACAGTGGAGACGAAAAAGCCATTATGGTCATAGGTTATGCTTCACTGGTCCGGGACTGGGGCAAAGGAGCCAAAAGACCGTTAAAAGCAAACGGACAACCGGATATGAAAGCTCCAGCTACTCCTGGTTTGCTGGACGGGATCACCAAAGGCATACCGGCCCTTAGCATTACTTATGATGAATGCACTGCGTTCAAGAACGAGAGGACCAAGACTTGGCAAGTGTGTTGGGAGTTGGCGGATCGTTCCAATCGCTGTTATGGGATGACGGCAACCCTTCTGAAAAACAACCTGATCGAAGGCTTCGCCATTTATAAGTGTATCTACCCTGGTGTCTTCACCACCAAGACAAAGTTCATGGGCCAGTTCTGCACCACAAGGATGCAGCCGGTAGTCACAAAGACTGGAACACGACGCCAGATTCCGATTATTACCGGTTACAAAAACCTGGAACTTTTCCGTAAACGTATTGACCCGTTCTTTTTGGGCCGCGCCAAGCATCTCATTTCTAACGAGTTGCCAAAGCTTATCACAAGAGAGGTGCTGATTGAGCTAACAGCCGCCGAAGACGCCAAGTACGATGAGGCTCTGACTGGTATTTTGGAACTTGGCGACGGTGAGGTCAGGGATTATGAAGAACATAAGAAACTCGTAGCCCTTATCTATTGTCAGCAGACTGTGGATTCCTTGCATTTGCTTCGTTATGAAGAGGGGGATCTTATCGATGTTGATATGTACCATGATGAGCAGGCGAAAGTCACTGAGCTTAGTTCAAAGGAACAGGCGCTCATGGACCTTCTGACAGGCGAGTTCGATGAAGAGAAGGTAATTGTGTATACACGCTTTGCCTCTCTGGTTCCGAGACTTCAACAGCTTTGCAAAAAGGCCGGGATCGAGTCCACCGCTATCACTGGAAAGGTTGTAGACACCAAGAAAAACCCGGCCCGACAAAAAGCCATGGAAGCCTTCCAGGACTTGAAATCAAAGGTTCGGGTTATCTTTATCTCTGATGCTGGCTCAGAGTCTATCAATCTCCAAGCCGCCAAGGTTCTGATCGCCTATAACGCCCCGTGGTCATGGGGAAATTATGTCCAGTTATTAGGGCGTCCGATTCGAATAGGCTCTCCCCATCAGCACGTAGTTGCCATCCATCTTGTTGCGGAACGTCCCGGAAACCCGAAGAAAACTATCGACCACTACACATTGGAGATTCTCCAACGCAAGAAAGCCTTGATAGACAAGGTTTTAGGCGAGTCCGCTGTCGGCGCTCTTGACTTCGAAGAGGAGGGCAGCTTCGCCAAGCAGCTAATTAAACGCTTGCGTTCTGGTGTAGAAAGTACCCGTGACTAAAGAAAAAACTTGCCCACTGTGTAAAGGAAAACAGTGGCTTTACGAGTGCAAGGATGAAGTGGTTGTTCCTAAGCGCTGTAAGTGCTTGGAGAAGAAACTATTTCAAGAGTACATCGGTAACTCTGATGTTTATAATGCTAAATGGGTAAAAAAGTCTCCGCTCTATGCTCCCAGTGAAAACGACCCAGTAGATAGAACAACGGACGACTTATTTCTCAAAGGAACATGGGAAATCGTTTGCCGACACCTTCGTTGGGTATTGTCGGGCAAGTATTTATACTCTCCCGAATTTGCTTTCAAAATTATGGATGATGATCGTCTGCTCAATGTTTGGCTTGGCAAAGAGAGATACGACCTTAGACCATCGGGGGTTCGAAACGTTATTGAAACCAATAACTGTCTTTCCGACTTACTTTCCGACCCTGATTTGGTAATTTTGTACCTGGGAGCAGTAAAACGAAATAGAGCGATGCCAGATGTATTATATGAAGCCCTTACAATTCGTAGACGCCGCCGTAAAGCTACCTGGATCATTGCAGGAGATGACGGGTTTTCGCATGATAGCGCTACATATAGTGAGAAAGTAAACAGTTATATAGGCGAGAACTTCGACATTATTGATTTGGGTGGGAACGTAGAAGAGCTACGGGAGATAAAGAAGGTTGAGGCGCAAGAGGCTTTTGACAATGAAATTGCCATGGGGCCTGGGATAGAAGTAACCAAGAGTGAAACTTTGGAAAAGGGATCTCGTATGTTGGATGCAGACACTATCGAAATCCCTGAAAAGCAGCGTAAGCCCTACGAGCAGTATAAAAAGCGTAAGAATGGTTTACCGGACGTATAATGCCCACACGATTATTACGATCTGTTATAGAGTTTGACAAAGAGGTTTCCCCGGAAAACCTCGTTCGCAATTTTCAACTTCTTCGTAAAGCGGTTGATATAGGGCAATTTGAATGGAGCCGTCCGGAAGATGACCAGATTTTCAAATACATATTAGGTTTCTTCATTCAGCATTTTGAGATGCCGTCTGCTCAAACCGTCCTCGACTACTTTGTGGAAAACAGCGGAGTAGAGGCTGTTGAGCGCTTAAAAGATGTCCAAACCTACCGCCCTTACGCTCGTACAAACTTTGTTCACCTGTTGCGTACATTACAGGAGAGCCAAGCCAAAGTTAAAGCTGTAGCTCTCCTCAAAGAGACACATGATATTCTCATCAAAGGCGTTGAGGACAAGAAAAAGAAAACGGTCCGTAAGGGATTGGAAGACGCCATCCTGCATTTTACCAAACGCTCTCAGGAGATCCGGGTTGTAGACACGAATGTGAGAGTTCATGGGGATGTCCGTAAAGACGGCCAGGAGATGGTGGAAGAGTATGAAGCTGCTGAAAGCGACAAGAGTCGTGTTTATGGGGTGCTTTCAGGGATCAATGAAATAGACGACGCTTGTAAAGGAGTCAAGAAGGGTGAGTTATGGATACACGCGGCCTTTCCTTCAGAACTTAAAACCACCTTTGCAGTGAACTGGGGCTACGAGGCTGTTACCAGATTCAAGAAAAATGTGGTCTATGTTTCCTTTGAGATGCCCTACGCTCAGATCCGCCGTAACATTTTTACGGTTCATAGTGCGAATGCCAAGTTTGCTTTGAAAGGGTTCAAGCCTCTAGATTATGAAGGTATCCGTGACGGGAAGCTTACCACGGAAGAAAAGGACTTTTACTTTAACCACGTAAAACCGGACTGGGAAAGTAACCCCAACTACACTACCTATGAGGTGGTGACTCCTGACCGTCCGTGGGATATGGAAGATGTGGCGGCTCAAATCGAATTATTACACAAAGAGTTCGAAGTGGGTATGGTTATATTGGACCACGGGCAATGGATCGAGGCCCGGAAAAGCCGTCGAAATAAAGACTACACGATCGAACTTAACTCCGTTATAAACGATGCCAAGCAATTCGCATTGCATTTTGATCATAATAATGGCGTCCCAGTGCTTATGCTTTTCCAGATCAACCGACAAGGAAAAGACGATGCCGATAAAAACGAGGGGGTTTATAAGATCAAAGCACTTACTTATGCCAACGCCGCTGAGAAAAGCGCTGATGTTATCACGACAACTTATTTGAACGATGCCTTGAGGACAGCAGGACGGACAAAGTTCACAAACCTTAAAAATCGAGACAACCCGCTTTTTGACCCCTTTGAGGCGCATATATTATTCCCTTGCCGTCGTATCCTCTCGCCCCAAAAGGTGGAACCTAAAGGGATCTCCGTTGAAACCCTTGATGAGTACAATGAGTACATCGAAGCTATGGATGTCTAATGGCTCGAAACTACCAACAGGAAGCCTACGCGGAACATGAACGCGGCGTGGCCATCCGACAGTGGATAAAAGAACGGGTGGCAAACATCCACAGCAACATCACAGCGGCAGACGTTCTTGGCCGACACGGAATCACGCTCCACAAAAGCGGAGCCCAAGAAGAGCAGTTTTCATGTCCTTTTCATGGTGATGACGCGAAACCCAGTGCGCGTTATTACCCTCAGAATAAGAACGGAATTTCTGCCGTCTGGTGTTTTGTTTGTCGTGAACAATGGGATGCCATCCGGTTGTGGCAAAAGTTTAACGGAGAAGTCAAGTTTTCAGAGTTGCTGTTCCAAATAGAGAAAGCTTTTGGGCTTCCGGTCCCGGAACCGCAGTCTTCTATTCATATCGAAGATGAATATAACCCTCTTAAGGATGAGGTCGCTTCTTTGTTTGAAGCTTGTGAAAACCGCTTAAGAGAAGAGCGGGAGTACTTTGAGATGGAAGCTCATTTGAAACTGGGGGCAATTTTGGACCAGCTTCATTATGTTTCAGACAATGAAGCTCTTCCCTTAGAGGCGATTAAAAAGAATCTGGAACAGGTGTTAAATAAGATAGGAGAAAAGGTACGGAATAAGAAATGCCAAGGCGATTGAAACTGTCTACCGCTGAGATGGGGGAGGTTGAACTGTACCTTATCTATGACGTAGGCGGGACGTGGGAAGAAACGTGGCAGCCTTTACAAGGAGTGATGGATATCCCGTCAGTGGCCAAAGAGACAATGGATCACGCCTTACGAGGGTGGACTCGCCCTCTTGTAGACAACTTGGGACCACCGCCCAAAGGAATGCTGCGTAAGCTGTCGAAACAAGCTCAAAGATGTGCCCATGAAGACCCCTGTCCTTTTTATATGCCGCGTCGATGTGGCGTTCTTTTTTCCAAGATGCCGTGGTGTTTTGAGCCAGATGGGATTGTGCCCGGAAGTCTCGCTGCCGATATCATCAAATTATGGCGTCAAGAGGTGTATGTAGTGACAGTACAGGAGCCCTGTCCCGATGCCTGATGATATTAATGACTTTCTCGATGAATTCCTCAATGGCCAGAAGCCCAAACAAGAACCTGAGCCAAAGAAAGAGGACGTTAAAACACCTGTCTCGGAGCAGGAGATTATTGACCTTGACGCCAGTGTGGAAGAGGTGCTCGATGCCATTGATCTGGGCGGTTCTCAGAAACCCAAAGTCGAGTTGAAACCTGAAGAAAAGTCCGAAGAAAACCTGGATGCCCTTTCGGTTTTTATGGACAACTCCGGGCTCGAACGGGATCGGGAAGTGCCAGATATCATGTACCCCTGGATGAAGCACCACACATTCACCAGGGTAGAATCTGTAGCACAAGTCAATCAAATCGTAGATGAATGTATCAAGCGAAAGTTTTGCTCGCTGGACTTGGAATGTGAAGGGCTCGATAATCGAATCATTTACAAAGACGGCAAGCCCGAAACGGTACACAAAATCGTAGGGTACTGTATATCTTATGATGGGGAAGAGGGGTTTTATATCCCCGTTCGTCACCAACCGGCTGACGGTGGGCCTAATCTCAATGTCAGCGTCAAGGAAGTAGATGAAGCCATTTCACGGCTTTGCCATGCCGCGATTCCGGAAGGGACTCCGGAAGCTATCAAAAAAGACCCGCTTTCTTACAAAGTCGAGCGCCCCGCAGAAAACCCTAACCTTGTCATAGCATTTTGGAATGCTCAGTTTGACCAGGAGTTCCTTTACCCGGTGACGGGTATCGACTGGTGGCATCCTGATTCTTTTGAAGATGGAATGCTTGCCGCTTTTACAGTTTTTGCAGGAGCCAAGCGGTTTGGTCTGAAAGCTAAATCCAAGGAGTTGCTTCACGATCCAGACGGCAACCCCTATGAGATGATCGAGTTGAAGGAGTTATTCTTCGGTAAGACCAAGAACATTAGATTCCAGACCTTGGCTCCGGATGAGCCGGGAGTGCTGCGCTACACAGGGTCGGACGCCATCTGCACGTACAAGTTATGCACTATTCCAGATTTGGTGCCTCGGTGTCACGCCAAACACGCAGTAACGTATAAGATTGAGAAGCAGACCACTTGTGTGGTCCGGGTTATGGAGAGGAACCGCGTCCGGATCGAACGAGAAGCGGTCCGTGAAACGTTAGCTGAACAAGAAAAGAAGCGTGAGCAGATTTATGGGAAGATTCAGAAGTTCGCCAAGGCTAACGGACGCTCTGAAGAACTGGACCCCAACTCCCCAAAGCAGCTTTCATCATTCCTTTTCGGTCCTGCTCCCAAAGGCTTAGATATCTCTCCCAAGCCCGACAAGAACATTGCCAGCGGTCAGTATAAGACAGATGCAGACACCTTAGAGAGGTTGGCAAAAGCTGAAAGCGCTCCCCCCATCCTAAAGGACATTGTTAAATTCCGAGAAGTTGAGAAGTTCATAGGGACTTACTTGTTAGGTTTGGCCAACAACCCGGATGAAAACGATGAGTTGAGAGTTAGCTTCAAACAGACCGGCGCTGCCAGCGGGAGGTTTTCTGCCCCGGCTGGAAACCCTGAGCACGGCTATTCAGGCATCCCGGTACATGGTATTCCCAACGGTTCAGATGTCAGAAGAGTGTTCATAGCCCGACCCGGCTACACAATGATAAAGGCTGATTATGCCGGGGAAGAGTTGCGTATCGCGGCCAACGTTTCCGGGGAAAGCGTCTGGATTCACGAGTTTCTACAGGGCAGCGGCGACCTTCATTCAATCACTGCCAGAGCCCTGTTCGGAAAGAAGGATATCACCAAGAAGGAACGCAGTGCGGGGAAAACAGCGAACTTTTCTCTGCTTTACGGGGGTGGCCCAAGGACCATAGTAAGAGCGACCGGCTGTAGTGAGGTTGAGGCCCGACGCCGTAAACAGGCGTTTGATAAAGCCGTGCCCACCTTTGCTAGCTGGATCAAAAGTCAGCATAAGCGTGTCAAAAAGGAGTTGGGGGTTTATACAGCGTTTGGCAGATGGCTTCCCATTCCAGATGCCAACAGCGATGAAAATAAGGTTAGAGCAGCCTGTGAGCGTTACTCTGTCAATTACGTGATTCAGGGTTCCGGGGCTGATATAATGAAGATTGCCATGATCAGGTTACACAAGATTTTCCATGAAAAAGGATGGCTCAAGAACGGCGGAGACGATTCAATCCGGATGCTTCTTACAGTACACGATGAAGTTGTATTCGAGGTCCGACACGACCTCGTGGCTGAGGCTGTTCCGATAATTGTCAGTAAGATGGAGATGCCTTGGAGGATGCCTACTACGCCGCCATGGAAGGTTCCCCTGGTAGTGGAGCCCTTGATTGGGTTCAACTGGGGTTCTGGCTACGACGCGAGGCGAGTCCCTAAAGATTACAAGCCCAAGGGCAATGAGGTTGTTCTTAATGGTTTCGTGTACAGTACCGTTCGACAACCACGTGTTAATGATAAGGGCGACGTTGTAGAGCCTCTGGATCAGAATGAGGTCCAGGACGGGAAGGTATTCCGGATTGTGGATGCTCCGTGGTTGATGGGACACAAGCCGGGGAGTGTATCTAATATAGTTTCTGAGACACCTGAGACACCGAAACTTGAGATGAAGCCAGAACCTGAGGTCGAGTCTAAGAATACAACAGAACCTAAGACGGAATCTAAGATTGAGGCGAAACCTCAGATTGAGTCTAAGACTGAGGTGGAAAAGCCTGTCGCAGAGGCTGAAACTCTGGTATTAAGTATTAACCAACTCAATGAACAAACCGTACAACAGGTATTTGATGCCATAATGGATAGTCTAATGACTGAGGGAGTTCCCTTGCATTTAACTGATATTGTGGGAACCACCCTTGTTCCGTCATCTTTACCTTTGTCGCCAGATATGACGCTTGAGTTTAAGGTCAACAAAGAAAAGCTAATGGCTCACCTTCAGGAGCATAACCTAATTCCTTAGAGAACTCAGATGGAACGGACAGACCAATACGGCGAATGTAATATGGATAACATTCCGGTGGATGAGTTCACGGCGGAGTGTTGTATGCGTTGCGTGAGCCCCAGGTGTACCCGGAGCTTCTTCGGGAAGTCTAAATTTGAGATTCGCACAGGCAGTTGGTATGAGCGGTTATTCTCAGAAGTCCCTAAGATGGACCCCGATGATCCTAACTATGAGAAGATTGCAGCCCAGAAGTTTATGCCTGCTGAAGAGCCCGTTGCCGTAAATTCTGACTGGACGGAGCCTAAAGATCTGCCTGCCCCGGTTCCAGAACCTAAAATTGAAACAAAAATTGAATCTAAGTCTGAGCCCCTTCCTGAAGAGACACCCCCTAAGATTCTGGACCCACCCCCGCCACCTCCGCCTCAAGAAAAAGGGCAATTATCCCGTGATTTAGCCTATTCTAACACTCCGACAAAACAAGGCCAGATGATTTCCGGGGCGAAAAGTAAACCTCAAAAAGATGCCTGGGACGCTCCTGCGGCCCCTATTGATACCAATGCCCGTGTAATAAAACCTGGAGAAAAAATCAAAATAGGGTAAAACGGTGTAATAACAGACAGGAGGTTACCATGAAAGGTAAAACCATTATTAAGAAGGATGGAAAGATTGTAACAGAGGTTCTTGACCGTGAAGGGCAAGACTGTAAGGATGTTCATAAGGTAACATCCAATGTTGGGAAGACCGTTGATGAAGAGGTCACCGGTCCTGATTGCGACGACGTTCACGAAACTACTCTTAACTAGAGAAAGGGACAACTACTAATGTCACGGCGAATACACCAAACCACAGATATCACTGACAAGGATCTGGCAATCCAGGCTCTGAATCAGGCGGGGATTATGCACGAAGTTCGGGGAAACATGATTTACATGAGTTCCGGTGACTTCAAAAACGCTTCCCTGGATCTGAGCACCGGAAACATCGAGGGCGACAGTGACTATGGACACAAGCAGGATAGGTTCGGCGTTCTGCGTCAGCACTACAGTTCGGCCAAGGTCAAGGCAGAGTTCCTGAAGACCGGCACAGTGATCGATGAAGAAACCACCGACGAAGAGGGTAGCATCGTTCTGATGTGGCATATGGCATAATGTTTCCTGAACTTGCATTTCACCTCCGGGCAGTCACAAGGTTGATTTACTTTGTGACTGAAGAAGAGGATCGTTTTCTGGTCCAGCTTCAGGCTGCGATGAAGGATAAAGTAACCTTTGTCAAAGTCTACAATGCTGCTTTTGGGCTTGTGCCACTTTCCGACCTTATATCAGATTGGAAGTCCAAGGGGCATTCGACGGACGGTAAGACTCAGGGTATCCATGATGCCCTGATCACTATCTACAAGGATCAAACGCCGAAAGAGCGGCAATTTTATGTAATCACTGACCCGGAGCGGTGGTTAAAAGATGCCCATGTTCAAAGGCGTATACTGAATATCCTGCACCAAGTCCACAATGATGTGGGAACCGTTAAGGTTCTGATCTGCGTGGGCAGTATGCAGTATGTCCCACAGAAGCTGGCCCGTTACACTGAAGTTGTCCATGACACCGGCCTTACCGTCGAAGAAATCGAAGAGGTCGTGAACGAAACCTGTTCAAACCTGAAAATGGACGCTCCGGAAAACCCGGAGTCGCACTTTAGAGGTCTGACCTCGTTTGAAGTCCAGTCGGCCCTCATTCAAACCTACAAGAAAACCCAAGGACACGCCGATCCGAAGGTACTCACCCAGTACCGTTTCAAACAACTTAAAAAAACCACCCTTGTCCGATACATCGATACCGCAGATTTCACATTTGACCAAATCGGTGGGGCGGGACGTTTCAAAACCTGGGCACAGCGTACCGCTGCCGCCTGGAGCCCAGAAGGACGTGAGTTCGGTCTGGAGCCACCTCGTGGTGTTTTGGCGGTTGGTGTTTGGGGCACCGGTAAATCGTTGTCTATCAAGGCTCTGGGTAATGCTTGGGGTCTACCCTTGATTCAGTTCGACCTGGGCAGTTTACGCCAGTCAGGAGTCGGGGATTCTGAGTCCAACGTCTATCATGCTCTCAAGATCATTGAGTCCGTGGCACCTTGTGTGGTGTGGACTGATGAAGCCGAAAAGAGCTTTGCAGGCGGTCACTCATCGTCTCATACCGACGCTGGAACCACAAGTCGCATGATCGGTATCCTGTCCACATGGTTGCAGGAAACCAAAGCACCTGTTTGTTTGGCGATGACCGCTAATTCTCTGAAGACGTTACCCGTTGAGTTGGTGAACAGAGCCGATGAGCGTTGGTTCTTTGATCTGCCTTCTGTTGAAGATAGGATTGACATTATCAAGATCCATCTGAAGAAACGAGGGCAAAAACCCGCCGATTATAATCTCGCTCAACTGTCGGAAGCTGCCAAAAGTATGGTGGGCCGGGAGATAGAGCAGTGCCTGAAGTCGTCTATGACAGAGAGCTTTGAAGACGGTTTGGATTGCGTAGGGGAAGATATTTTCCTGAAAGCACTGGAACGTAAGCCTCGCATCGTTCATACCATGCAGGATGAAATCAAGGAAACTCTTGATTGGGTTGGATTTGATCCTGATGCCGATGACGGAGTACGAGCCAGATACGCCGCTGATCCAAATGGGTCAGACCGTAAATTCTCTGTAGGATGACATGTCCGATGAACTCGCCCGTATTGAGGTAGAGGTAGACTCTCTCGCGAAGCCTACCTCTGACTCTTTAATGGCTGCCCGGACAGCCATTCGAGTTCGTCCGGAACTTCAAAAGCTATTCCAACAGGCTAAAGCCGAAGGTTGGCCCTCAGAAAAACTGGCGGATGCATTACACGTGCGTCTGCCAGAGTATGTAATAGAGACTGAGAACCTTTGGGAAACGGCCCTGTATCTGGCCGATGAATTCATGCAGCACGGAGACAAGATATTGCTTGTTTCACGTGAAACAGGCATGGCTATCTGTGAGATCACAGACGACGATATGTACCAGCCTGAGCCTGTGCTGCGTGAATCCGGGAATCTGGCCCAACCACTACCACGTCTGAAGCCTCACTTGGAAGGAACCATCGTCCAGTGGCAGCACGAGAAGAAACGAGATGAACAGATTGTCCAAAAGCTGGCAGAGCGCCTACCCCAATCTGAGCTACAAATCCAGGAGGGTGATAACCGGCTCCTGAGAGCGACACGTTCCGGTCGTAAAAAGATAGTCGAAATGCTGCGTGATGAGCTGGATCAACTCATTCCGCCTGAAACCGGTATAGTGAGGGACTTCTTTGACCTGTTCCTTTTTTGCACACCTGAGTTGCCTGAATGTACCGATTATGAAAAATGCGGGACGTTCAAAAACAGAGCCACTGTAGCCACCCCAATTACAGACGCTCTCTCATCCAATCTTCGACACGATCCTTACACATTGCTCAAGCAACAGATCACCGCTCAGTGGGCCAGGAGCATTGGTCGAATCATGGCGGAAGAGGCGTGTTCCAGGTGTGAACAAATCGACGCTTCGATCTTGGATAGTTTACCCAATAGCTTTTGGTTAGCTGAGCCGAATGTGGCTATGGCCCTCACATCCCAAAGAGTCCTGCCAATACAAGACATTAAGACAGTGTTACTCCATAGCTGGCTGAAGCCGGTAGCATGTATCCACGTCCACCCTCACTCTTATGATTGCCAGTCCCGTGAACTCTTGAGCCGATGGGAAGTAGCGGCTGAGTTTGAGTATACGCTTTATGTCAGGCCCATCGCCCTTTCGGTGTATAACCTTAAGGACGTACCGGGGCCAGAGCTTGTGGCAGAAGTGATATGAAAAAGAATACTCGATGGGGTTATATCCCAAAGACCATTACGGTCGGTGGTAAAAAACTGAGAGTGGAAAGAGGGTCCGATAACCCAAACTACCCTCTATGGCACATACCAGTCCGTACCAGCCTGATGAAAGACAAAGATGTGAATGTGTTTTATGGCTATGCTGATCCAGAGGTCGGCAGGATGGATGATATAGTGGTGGAGAAAAAGACGGGGTATTTTGAAGCGACCTATTTAGGAATAAGCGGGGAGTCAAAGAATTTCCGGGGCGCTGTTAAAGACCTGGAAAAAGAAATGCAACGACTGTGGCAACATCTAGGTGAAACGCTAGGCCGTTTGATTTAAATATGAAAGTGAGTAAGTAGATGCCTTACTACTCGATCTGCGCTTTCTCGAAAGTTTCGGTTCAATACAAGGAACCGAATGTAATTTTCATTGAGCCAGGGATTAATGTTTTTACCGTTCTAACGGATGATATTAGTACCTTCAAAAACCAGTTGAAATCAGATGGAATTCGTATAGATGCGTTGAACAGACTTGATGGTTCTGAGGCGCATACTGGAAAGTAACTTACTTATGTTTCCCTTTCCAAAAGATGCAAAAGTTAAGTAACGAATTGCGTCAAGGCATTCTTTCTAAGATACCGGAAGAACCTTCTGACACTAAGCTCTCTCAAGAGTTTGGCGTTAGCAGAAAGACCATTTGGCGACTGCGTAGGTCAGAACCTAAAAACAACGAAATTATCCCACCAAAACCGAGAAAAATGGCGTCCATCAACATCCCTCAAACTCCAATACCTGTCTTTCCCCCACCTCCAAAACAAAGCCCGATTCGATCAAAAGCGAATGTTAAATTAGGCACCTATTTCGGCATTCAGCTTTTGAGAGGTGAGAACTATAAAGACGTAGCTTATCTGGTTACGGAAGCTGCTGAAAGAACCGGGGTTCTGTTTCGTAAACTCCAGGTCTTGGATTTACCCTCCATCGGAGCTACGTCTTTTGTACGTTTTCGTTCTGACATAGAAGACATTCAGGCAGTAATCGGTTACATGTTGATGGAGGGACCATGGCGAGCACACATCGTCCAGGAAAGGGATGCTTATATAGCCCAGTTACCCGGTCGAAGCGGCAAGTACTCAACATCCTCCATGTGCGCCACGCCTAGAATGGGTTTGGGGCAAACCTTCGCTGGAACCCGGATCAAACGCTGGAAATTCCAGTTCAAAGAGGAACAAGCTAAACTTTCACCTATGAAAGCAGCCTTGTAAGGAGGCGTTGTGAAAGTAGCTGCTATCCAGTTCCGTCCGCATTTCAAGTACCGTAAAGGTAACTTGACGATGATGATCAGTTTAATCAACCAAGCCGCTGATTTGGGAGCTAAGCTCGTGGTGTTGCCAGAGCTTGCCACCACCGGCTACTCAATTATGAATGTAGAAGAAGCGGAGCCCCTGTCAGAAGTTCTTACGGAGTTCGATCCAAAGAACCTGAAGCCCCTCAAAACAACGCTTTCGAGTATGGACGTCTTTTACGTCCTGGCTGCCAAATGGAACATGCACATCGTTTGGGGGTTGGTTGAAAAAGACCAGGGCACCGGAAACCTTTATAACACCCAAGTAATGCTTTGTCCGGACGGTACTTTTGATTTTGTTCGTAAAATCAATTTCTTTGGTAATGACTTCTTATGGGGCACTCCTGGCAGAGCCAACCCTCCAATCAGAAAGATTGTGGTTGACGGTAAGGAGTATAAGGTTGGTTTATTACTTTGCCGGGATATTCGAGACAAGAAGAACAGCGACTGGAAAGACTTTTACGAAAAAGGTGACGCTGATGTTGTGGCCTTATCTACAAATTGGGGAAGGGGTGCTTTTCCAGCTACTGCTTGGATGGAATTTGTGGAAGAGAACGACACGACGCTCATAGTATCTAACCGATACGGCAAAGAAGCTAACAACGACTTTGGAGACGGCGGGATATGTATCATATACCCTGATGCCCGTGTGCAGAGCGAAGGACTACGTTGGGATCAAGACTGTATAGTTTTCGGGGAAGTGTAATAAAAGCGGATGTAATGATCTTGACACCGGCTTTTTCGGTGTAATATATTAGGGTCATGTCTAAAGAACCACGAAAGTGTAACTTTTGCGGAAGACCCCGTAATGAAGTCAAGCACCTTGTAGGGGCTAAAGACGGCACTCATATCTGTAATGGCTGTATTGAAGAGACTTCCAGAGCTATCGAAGAGACTGAACGGAAGCAGGAAGCGACAGAAGTCCCGCTCAAAAAACCTCGTGAAATCACAGATTTACTGAACGAAATCGTTATAGGCCAAGAGAACGCCAAGAGAGATATGGCCATAGCTATTTACAAACATTACAGGCGTAGAGAGGTGAGCAAAAGCGGGGGTGTAATGTTAGAGGGCGAGAGAGTTGAGATCGAGAAATCTAACATCTTACTCCCCGGTCCTTCAGGTTCTGGCAAGACCTTGATTGCTAAAGCAATCGCCAGAATGTTAGATGTACCTTTTTATGTCGCTGATTGTAACAGACTGACTCAGGCCGGGTATGTTGGAGATGATCCAGAAGCTATACTCCAGGGTTTGTTCGCAGATGCTCAACAGAATATAGAACGGGCCGAGTGGGGCATTATCTTCTTAGATGAGTTCGACAAGCTGGCACGTAAGTCCGGTCGCAGCCCTTCCGGGTATCGGGATGTAACAGGCGAAGGTGTGCAACAGGCGCTGCTCAAGCTCATAGAAGGGCACAAGGTTCCAGTTCCACGGGGCATGGGAACAAAGGCTGTCTCAGGTCTGACCTCCTCAGACATAATCGATACGACAAACATCCTGTTTATAGCAGCCGGTTCGTTTGCTGGTATTGAGGAAATAGTTGACGGGCGGCTCAATAAGTCAACTGGTATGGGCTTTGGCCGAACCGCACCTAGCAAGCGGGATAAGACGGACATTTACTCCAACATTACATCTGAGGACGTGGAGGAATTTGGGCTGATTCCTGAGATTGTAGGCAGACTCCCGATTCTTACGTCCACTTATGAGCTAAGTGAAGATGAGCTTGTTCAGATCTTGATTGAGCCCAAGAATGCCATTTGTAAGCAGTTCCGGGCTCTGTTTTCTCTTGATGGTATCGACCTACAGTTTGACCCAGAAGCGTTACGGGCCATAGCAAAGAAGGCAAAGGAACGGCTTACTGGTGCCAGGGCGCTACGTTCCATCATGGAAGAGGTACTGAAGCCGTACACCTATGAAGCTCCAGACAATTCAGATATTTCTACTATCCAGATTACACCAGAAGCGGTGACAAATCCTGGCTCTGCTCTGGTACTGAGAGCGACAGAGGGCAATGCCTAGAGTTTTTGTGTTTTCATAAAGGCATGGGCACAAGAACTGACCGAATCGTAACTCGTTATAAAGCTGCTCTGGAGCTTCCAAACCCATTAGATGGGATGCGGAAACAAAAGGCTACCAATTACCTTTACAAGCTCACCCAAAGGTACACACGTGGCATTTACAGTGACCAGAGTTGGGTAGGGATTAATCGCATTTTTGATGTACTTCGTAAAGAGGGTATCCCTTTCACGCTAACCGACGAAGAGTATATAATCCCACGGGAATACGCCCCTGGTCCCTATCATCGCCAACAGATGCCCACAAGCAAAACCTGGACATTTGAGATACCTTTTACTAACCAAAGAGGACGTCCTGACACCATCTACGGGACGATCACAGCGGCGGGTGCCGGTTCGGTGGACGATCCTTTAGACAAGTACGACATCACAGCTATATTCGGGTAACGTATGGAGTTCCCGTCAGAAGAGGCTCGGAGGGAGTACTTCAAAGAGCACCCCAAAGCTGACCCCAAGAAGCACACGGTCAAGCAAAAGCGGGAAAAGGGCACCCTTCTGAGCGAGTGGCGGAAAAGGGTAGAGAATAAAACGTCGCTCCAGATGTATGAGGATGTGGCTGTTTCAGTCAGCCCTGAGAAGTGGCGAGAATATATGAAAAGCTTTGAGCTTAGCCCTGATCAAGCTGATCAACTCAAAGCCGAGATCACCCGTGGCCAGAAAGAAAAAGAGCGAGAACGTTCCAAAAAGGAGTGGGAAAAGGAAAAGAGTCTGGCTTTTAAAGGCGCTCTACATGCGGGTGAGGAGCTACAAGTCAAACCCGCTGCCAAGAGTCCCGTCGAAACCAGTAAGGGCTTGGAACCTATAGGGAAACTTCTCGGAGGGCTGGCTAAGAAGTTTCCAGTGGTGCAAGGTTTGATAGACGCAAAGCTCATCAAGGGCATTGTTTCCACCGACAAGAGCGAAACCAGAGGGACAGCCGACTACAACTCAAAGCTCAAAAAGATCCAGGTGCGAGAGCCTGAATACGCTAATGAGATGGTCTTATTGCATGAAATTGGACATGCCCTGGAAGAAAAGGCACCGGAAGGTTGGATGCACAAGGACGGGTGGGGCTTCGATCAACCCGCAGCTTCAATGTACCCTGCCGGGAACCACAGTGAGCAATTTGCAGAAGCGTTTGTGGAGTTACTTACAGGAGACGCCAAAGGTTTTCATAAACACGCGCCAGAGCAGGCTAAACTTGTGTCAGAACTTATGCGTTCTGTAAGTAAGAAGGCGAATATGACCACCGCTGTTTCAGTTGTTAGGAGATATGAAGAGCAACAGAAGACCGCAAAAGAGGTCGTTTGGAACCTTGTGTCTTTTGCTGCCAGGAACATGCCCGGTCACGCAAAGGATCTGCTCAAAGCCACAAATGCCAAAGATACAGGCAAAGCGTACAAGAGCCTCGAAACCTTGTGTGATCTAATGAGTGAAGCTTCCAGGGGCTTGGGTAGGACTCCCGCTGTTACCAAGAAACTGGAACAGCTTACCAAGGATTTCAGTCAGGCTGCGTACAGCACGAAGGTTTGGGGTGTTATAAAGAGAGACACACTTTTTACCCCTGCTGGCTCAGAGTGGCCCGGATCGTTTATCGAAGTCGAAGGAGCCAGCCCTTCTATTCTAAACCAGATTGCCAGGGAAGTGGGAGACTTGCTTCCCAAGGGGTGGGATGCTGATGCTCAACCCGGTGGTCTGGAAATACATCCTGACTGGTTTATCGTTGATCCGGATAAGCAGTTCTCTGCGGAAGAGTTCTCAGATTGGGATAAACGACGGCATCAAAAAACAGTAAAGATGGTTGAAGGACTTTTGGGACAGCCTTAGATAGGAGTCAATAATGGCGACGGAGCAACGAAGCGAAGATGTAGTTTCACGGTTTGAAGAGGGTAAACCCGCTGATCCCACTGAAAACATGAGTCCTGAAGACGCCAAGAAGTGGCGCGAAGAGCATCAGAAGAACAAGGACCGGTTCAAAGAGGCTGCTGAACGAGTTGTGGCCCGTTTCCAGGGGAGAACTGGACGTTGGGATGACTGGGATGGCAAGTTTATGGGTCGTGATGCTCGCTTACGTTGGAGCAGAACTACATGGCTCTTAGAAGAACTCCCCCAGAAAGGTAAGAAAAAGCTCAAAGTAGCGGATTTGATGAACCCCAGTAGTCGAGGTATGGGTGAGTTTGATCCTTTCATCGCTTCAAACATACTTCGAGATGCAAAGTTGAGTTCCTCTGATAACTACGAAAGGATCAAAAAGAAGATTTTGGACGCTTATGAAAAAGCGGCTGACAGATGTGTTGAGAAAGGGGTTTCAGAGGAAAATGTAGAGTGGCTTCGCAAAGAAGATTGGCACGAAAGAACAGAGTTTTATCTTAACATAGTCCCAGAGGATGTAGATCCCATAGAAGTTGAGGGCAAAGACTTTAGCTTTATGTCCAAGTGGACCGGCTTCAAAGCGTATAGCCCTAGTTCCGATTTCCAACAGGCCGATCCTCACTATACTTATTACGGGTCAACATCGCCAACAGCAGCCCGTAAGCTCTATAAAATAGTAAACGCCGATCCTACAGTTCTTAAAAATGTGAGTTGGTCCAAGTTTGACGAGTGGCTGAAGAAAAACAAGATCGGATATGACACTCATTTCTCAGTGTGGCGTTGAGGATACTATGAAAACAGCAGAACAGATTGTTTCTCGTTATCTCAAAACTGCTGGCTTCAGCTATGCTGTAGATAGGATGAGCGTCTTATTTGCGGAAGGGCGCAAGCTCATTCCTTTCAACATCGATGTTATTCGGGCTATCAATCGCACCATTGTGCCAGTGATAGGCGACGACGGAGAGATCCACGATATATTTTTGAAAGTAACCGGACATCAATCATCGGGTCTTCTGACACGGATTGATGAGGAAAAGGGCCTACGCACAGAAACACGGGTGGACCTGCAAGTCCCGGTAGACGAGGGTGGCTCTGTTGATACAGCAGAGAGGACGGCTTTGGCGGAGTTGGCCCAGGTTGCTAAGAAGTTCGATATGACCGTGGAGCCAATTTCAAGAGGGTACAGGCCCAAAGTTCGGCAGACCCGTTTCAGGAAAGTCCGTAAACCTAAGAAGTTTCCTCTCAGATAGTTCTGGATTTAGCTTCGAATCGGTGTAATACTAGGGTATGCGGAGTGGTGTCATATCCCGGCTTCCATATAGCCTTTCCCGGTGGACTGATGTTTGTGCCGGGAAATGGGACTGGTTTATAGACCGCCTATTGGCCGGGAAAATGACGGCTTTTGACCCTCAAACAGCCGTACCTGAGATCTGGTCCCTGGACCCCAAAGATACATTAGGGCTTGTTTTCTGGACCAAAGATCCTACGAATTTGATTAAAAGTAGTAAACTTCTGGAACCTTACAATGTGGTCGTGCAAATGACCGCTACCGGATGGACGGAAGCGGAGGACGGCCCACCAAATAGCACACAAGCCGGGATTCTAATGTCTCAAGCCTCTGAAACATTTGAGAAAGTCTATTGGCGGTTCAGCCCCGTTCCCTTGTTGCCATTTCATAGCGTACTTTCGCGATTCTATGACCTTCTTTCCTACGCTGTTAGAGCCGGGATAAAGAGCGTGTATGTGTCTTTTCTCCAGGAAAATGACCGGGTGCCAGAGACACGTTCTACCGAAGAGAAAATAGAGATACTGAACAAAATGACAGAACAGGCTGTGAAGTGTAAGATACAGCTTTTTCTGTGCGCTGACGATCAAGATTTAGTAGAAGCGAATGGTTTATTCTCGACGGGGGTTTGTGTCCCGGAAACTGATTTTATAAACCGAAACCTTTGGGATCACGTGACAGATACTAAGCCTTTACTTACTGAAGAATGCGGCTGTGTCAAAATGGTTGATCCTTTTACAATCAATGAAGCATGTGCTTACAACTGTTCCTATTGTTATGCCGGGGATGAAAAGCTATCCCCCGAAAGACGTGATACGACATAATGTTTATTCCAGAACTTGAAGATGATTCAGAAGATCTAACCGACGAAGAGGTCGAGTCAGCCATTGCAGTAGCTAATGTAGACGCTATGCTAAAGCGTCTGCGTGATGCTCGCTGCCCTGAATGTGAGAAGGAAATCGAAGTCTTCGCTCACGCTCTGAGGCGTAGAGTGCCGTTTCTTTATGCGCGGATGGACCTCCAATGTCAAAAAGAGCACTCCCACACTATCATATTCCGGGCAGATTGGTTATCCTCCTAAGAATCGGCTTAGTTAAGAGGTGAAAAATGTCTTGTGTTAGCTGTCAAACTTCCCCGTGTGTCTGCCCTGAACTGCCTGAATGTGAAGCACCCACCAGCCGATGTGATTTGTACGTTCCCGGCTCGGACAATGTTTGGGTGGAAAGAGGTGACGGCCCTTCCGATGGGGATGCTCCAGGGGTCTGTATGCTTGATACTCTGGAAGATTGTCAGATTATATACATTCTCCAGCGTGACGAGAAAGCCCGTCAAGACCTGATAAGAATTACCTCCGACCCTCACCTGTTAGAACTGGCCAGGACCACCCCACGGCTCCCGGTAGTGGAGCGGATGGACGCAGAACAGGCACAATTCAATCAGCCTAACAATCCTGGCTCAATCCCGTTCTATGCAGTCTTTCGTGGGCAGCCGCCTTTCTCTCAATGAGGAATAATGAATCGAGCTACCCGTAGAGCGAAAGAGAAGAAAAAGCCTGTACCAAAAGAGTTGACCCAGATTCTTTCGGCACTTGGACCTCTCCAAGAGGTCGTTGAACTGGCTCAACGGATCAAGCCAGAGCTTGAAAAGATTGACCAATTGATGATCCAGTTGGAAGCTGCAAACGAAGCGTTACAAAAGGCCGAAGCTGAGAACACAGCCTTACGGAACATGCTGGAAACACAACGCCAAGTCTTTTTACGGCTGTTTGCAACCGGGATGGATATCCCCTTAGATCAGGTTCTTTCGATAGAAGCCCGATTATTGAATGAGGTAGAAAATGCCCGTACACCTAATTCAGAAACCGCAGAGATCTCAACGTCAGATTCAGCCGCCGACCCGTCAGGACGGCTGGAAGAAGTTATTACGCCAAGCAATCCTGAGGGCCGAGAAGAGTCAAGACCGGAGAGTTGAGGGATTACGCAAAGCCTTAAGTTCGAATCAGGTAGAGCAGCACCTCCGGAGACTCGGCATTATCCATGAGGTAGATTTGGACCGGGAATTTCCTAACACCAAAGAATCATAACGATTCTAACTATTTACACGCTAAGACCTAAATTCAGAATCTTACCTAATTTAATTGCGTGTAACTTTAAAAGAAGTTAGATTCAAAACACCGATTAAAGGTGTATATGTAAAAGGGACGGGCAGAAGCCTAGTATCAAATGGAAAAGGAGAACCAAATAAAATGGGAAATAGAAGACGTAAAAAGGCTGCACCGGCAAAGAAGAAACCCGCCACAGCCAAAGACCAGCTACGAAAAGCGGTCCTGACATTACAGGGCCAATTTAAGGGCATCGTCCAAGCCGCTCTCAAAGAGGCAAAGGGACGCCTGGATGTAGCTGATAAAGCTCTCGCTGTAGCGCAGTCTGAGTATGATGCAGCCGCCGCTGAATATGCGGAGGTCAAGCAGGAAGCTGAAACGCTGCTGATCGGTGAGAAGAAGCCAGAACCGAAACCACCTGCCAAGGCTCCAGCGGCACGTAAAGCTGTGTCAGCACGTAAGACAGGCGGTAATAGCAAAAAGAAGAGCACCAAGACCAACGCGAAAAAGAAAGGCGCAAACGCCCGTAAGGGTGGCCTAACTTTGACGGAGACTATTATTCGCATAATGGGAGCAAAGGTCATGGGCGCTCGTGATATAGCAGCGGCTCTCGAAGAGAGAGGTGAAGCTCCGCCAAGCAACAATCTTCCAGCTTACATGAGTTCAATTTTCAGTGGGGCGCGAGGTGGTAAGGATGCCCCGAACGAGGTGGACGACAAAGGTAAGACTGTCAAGGACAAGAACGGTAACCCTGTAAAGGCCAAGATTTTCGTAACGGTTGATCGTGGTCGGTTCAAGGTTGCTGACTGGGTACGGAAAGGGACAAAATCCCCAAAAGAGCGTAAGGAGACGGCTCCAGAGACTGTCAAGGAGACGACTCCAACTGAGGTAAAGACCGCCCCAGAGCAGACAGTCACGCCTTCGGAACCAGAAGCTCCAGAAGCTCAAACTTCTGAACCAGAGACGACTACTACGGAGGAACCCGTTGTCGCTTCTTCAGAACCCATAGACGTTGGCTCAACCCCGGCTGATGATATGTTTTCTGAGTTGGGCATGGACCCTAAGGATCTTGGCATTCCTTCTTCTTAGGCAATGGCAATCCAAACTGGAGATTTGATACAACGACAATCCAAGCTGTGGTTGGTACATAAAATAGATCCAGCTACGGATACGGCGTTTATCGAATCCCAGGACAGAGAAAAACAGATACTAGGCGTGGAAGCGGATTGCCCGATTCCCTGCAACCCGCTCCGCGATTGGCCTGCTATTACAACACCCCCAAGGAAAGGACGGTTGCTGGAAGTCCACAGGCCGTCCTCTGGGGGTGTTGTCATTTTAAAATGGCTCCTGGACTGGGCCAAGATTGATGAATTCCAGATAGGCGGGACGCTTTACCTAAACCCTGAACTGCGGTTGGGCTTCGGTGATCAGCTTATTCTCCGGTATCAGGTTTTCACCAGGGAGGTGAACTTTCCCATAAAAGTACCGAGAGACTTTCAGCCAATGAGCCAGAAGAGGATAGTGAGAGAAAGACCGCCACCGGAGAGGACTTCCGCCAACCTGTACGACCATCTATTGGAAGACGAATGAAACTTCCATTTGAGAAAGCTTTAGCCGAAACCAAGGCTCTTCAAACTCAGATGGGGCAAGAGTTTGAGCAGCAGTTGCGACAGGGGTCCAATCTTCTTAGCTGTTCAAAAGGCTGCTCTTATTGCTGCCACCACCCTTTTCTCATCACAATACTTGAAGGGCTGTTGTTGTATCGACATTTGACTGCGCGTGGTAAATGGACGCCTTCTCTCCAGAAAAAGCTCAAAGCAGATCGGGACAAAACATTGAAGTTGTCCTTCGACATTTGGCTACTGAGCAACATTCCATGCCCACTGCTGGAAGAAAAGTTGTGTGTCGCATACGAGAGAAGACCGCTATATTGTCGAGCTACGTTCTCAACCGGCGATCCTCTTTTGTGCCATCCCCATGAGTTGAGCGAAAACATAAGATTGACACAGGGCTCAGAGATCGTCATAGAGTTCAATATTAACCTTCAAAATCAGTTGGAACGTCTCGAAACGGCACAAGTTCTCATGCCTCTATCAGAGGCCATCCTTCTGAGTGAAGCTTTGGAATCCGAAACCTTGGAAGTCGGAAACCTGGGCTTCCAATACATGAAAGATCGTTTTAGTGACTGAAGAAATCCTTTGTATCATATGCCAGAAGCCGTATGCAACTGGCGAAACCTTCACGCTGACTGACGCTGAAAAGAAAGCGATCGGGGATAGCGCCCCGGATGAAGTGAACTACTGCTCCGCCTGCCTGAAGGTTATGCAGGACCGAGAGGCAGGCGCTCAGCTACTCAAAGGACTTTACGAGATGCACTTGAGGGCAGCCGGTGTACCCCCGATTAACATCCGGAGTGTGTCGAAGCGCTTTTATGAGATCCTGAAACAGGACAAGGAAAAGTTACACTAATATGGAAATTGCACAATACCTGAGACAGTTCCGAGAAACAAAAGGGGAAGAGGCGTGGAAAGCGGAAGTCAGACGACTGGCCATTCACGCCCTTCAAGTAGGCGGTCCGGAACATGAAGCCCTCTGGCGAGAGTTGACCAAAGATTACGAGTGGCTCGATTGGGGCGAACTTAAGAAGGTGGCACAAGGACCAGAAGCCAAATCGACGGAACCGGAAGATGCAATAGTCAACCTGTTACGCCAGCAGTTACCAGGAATAAAGACACAGGCCCAGTACAATGCTGTTATTGCCGCCATGGACGCCCTAAAGCTGCTTCTGAACGCCATAATGGAACAAGATAAGGCCCAAGAGGATAAGGCCCAGAAAGCCCTGGAAATGGCGATAGACGTGGCTAGAAAGGCCACGGAAATTACCAGTAAGCTGGAAGAGGTGCCAGAAGCGGCGACCGGCAAAGAGGCTCAGGAGTTCAAAAAGCCACCCGCTGAGTTTCAGGAGGATGGCATTCAGCAGTCGCTATTACAAGAACTGGAATCCATTGAAAGCCTGGAAGCCCTGAATGAGTGGTATGCTTCGACCAAAGAGCAGCGAGATCAGGTCGTGAGCCAGAAGTTACGAAACGAACTGCTGGATAGAATCCGTGAGAAAAAGAAAGCCCTGTGAAGCCCGGATGGAAAACAGTTAAAGACCGGCACGATCAGCCTGAAATGTCAGTGCCTATGTCAAGAGTATCGTCAGAAGGGTTAACGGCGCTTCGTCAAGCTGATCGTGCCTGGATTGATCCTGAACAAACACAGTTGTTGTATCAGATGCTTGACGGAGCGACTTTGATTATCCCTCTCAAGCGAGCCGCGAGAAAAACTCTCTGGGATCATCTAATAGGCTAGAGGATCGGGGCGCTCAACTGTAATATAGACATGCCTTTAGCAACGGACAAACTAAATGCAGTCAAGATCGTCGTCTCACATGCTTCATGTGCTGATGGCCTTGCGTCTGCCATATTCTGTAAAAACGCACTGCCTCATGTAGAGGTCCGGTTCATTCAATACGATACCCCGGAGCACCTGGAGTTGGAACCAGAGCCGGGTATGTTATTCTGCGACTTTTCCCCACACCCTAGCAGGTACAAGGAATTCATAGAAGCTGGCGCTCTGATCCTGGACCACCATAAGACAGCACAGCCGATTGTTGAGGCGTTCGGGGAGAATGGGGTATTCGGAGACGAACTGTTCCAGCCGGGGGTCTGCGGGGCGGTCTTGGCCTTCCACGAAGTTTGGTTACCTTTGCAGGACAACCGGTATGAGTGCTCCCTTGCACGGGAGCTAGCCTATCTGACAGGAATTCGTGACACGTGGCAGAGACAGAGCCCGGACTGGAAAAAGGCTTGCATCCTTTCTGAAACATTACGGTTTTTCCCAGAAGAGGGGTGGCTAACTATAGCAGGTTCAAAGCCGATATTTTCACGGGAATTTTGTGACTGGTGGGACTATCGACGGGCAGTGGGGCAGATCCTTGTAGAGCGCTTGGAACGGGATGTTGAAAAGGCTGTTGAGGGTGCTCACAGGTTCACAACCCCATTCGGCACCAGAGTCGTCCTTTTCCCTGGAGCCAGATACAGCAGCGATGCGGCTGAGGCTCTCCACGATGAAGCCGACTTAGTAGTAGGTTTTGAGTACATTGGGGTAGACTCAAATGAGCTTGCCACCCTGAGCTTTTCAACCCGCTCCCATACGGATTTTAACTGTGGCCAGTTCTGCAAATCTAAGGGCGGCGGTGGTCACACTCAAGCTGCGGGGTTTGCCGTAAAGTTCGAGCCGGGTAAGACTTTTTATGACCCCTACTCCGAATTCCAGCGTTTATTGAGCGAGTATGAACAAGCCCTGAAGGGTTAATCCATATTTATTAGCTCAAGGTAGTATGGACCGAAAAGTCTCATCTGACCGGGTAGCTGCCCGGTTTCTGACGGCACATTTTAAACCAGGGGATTACGTCCTTTTTGGCAAGTTTAAGAACAAACGAGCCAAAGTGGTCAGGGTATACTTGGACAAGAGGGGTATCCCTTACATAGAAATTGAGCCTGTGCCCAAAGGACGTAAAAAGAATCGGACCATGGGGCTTTACACAATCCGCAAAATGTCTCCAGAGGATGTGCAAGAAACTAAAAGGCGCGAGAAGGAAGAGCAGAAGAAATAACAAGTGCTTTCACGTTCTGAAAACGTAGTAGGCCGGTATCTAACAGCGGCTTATTCTGAAGAAACCCTGGAAATCGTAACAGCCGGTATCGCGATGCTGTTGGCCCAAAACTATATTGTCACCAACCCTTTCTTCGATGAGAGCGAGATCAAAAAGTATTTGCAACTGCGTAAAACTTTTCATGCAGATTTTGTCAAAGCCTGTCTAGACCTCGCAGACGCTTTTGAAGAGGGGCGGTTTGGCCCTGCTGTAAAACCTGCGATCAGACCATTACGAGCCATTGGCGCTTTGAATGTAAGACAGGAACAACAGGCTCTGCGGCAGTTGGCTCTTGCTTTCAGAGGGCTGAGAAACCTCTCTTATCGTGATATTGACGACCCCAAGTTGTTCAGAGTCATCTACATAGCCCGGAACCTCGACAGCACAGAAGGGCGGGATGTCAAAGAGTTCCTGGAGACTATTGTCCAGGTTAAAACAATTCCTCCGAAACTCCGAACCTTATTCCGTAAAGTTATCAAGCTACCGACCCCAAACGCCCCGCTCTCTGAGACAGCCAATCCAGGCGCTTGGTTCGAAATGCCAGCCGACAAGAAAAAGAACCTTAGAGAGTTGGCTGATAAACTTGAGGCTGAACAAGATCAAGTTTGGGAAAAACATAAGGATAGCGACCCAGAGGAACGTCTCGAAGCTTATAAAGATGTCACGAGACGTCTTCAAAAAGTACAAAACATTGCCGGTGCGAACCTAAATATTATTAGAAGAAAGGACGAAGTTCCCCTTGAAAAGGTACTCCGCAGTGAGGCTAAACTTGATTCAGACGGCCCCACAGAATTTACACGCCTCAAGATCGAAGAATATATAAACAAGGTGGGGCGGTGGGAAGGTATTGACAAAACACGCAAAACACTTCCCCGTGAGACGAAAAAACTCCTTACTTCTATACGCAAAGCCAAAACTTTTCCCACAATGCAACGGATCATTAAAGAAGCGGTCGAACGTAAAATAGTGGGGAGAGAGATGGTCCAGGACATTGATACCATTATTGATCAAGCGTCCAAAAACAAAGCCGTCCGAGAAGGGAAGCCTCTTGTCCCGCTTCAATATGAACCTGTTACTGAAGAGGAATTTCAAGTAAAGCACGACACAGGCGATATAGAGTTTGATCATGATTATACAGAAGAGGAACGTAAAGAGATACTTGGCCGCGTGTCTAGAGCCGTAACCGATTTAGAAGCTGTATTCGGTAAAGGGTTCTGCGGCAAACATAACAGAAAATTAGCCTTTCGATTCAATAAGTTTTCAGGCGGCATGACAAGGGCACATTATTTTGTTTGGGATAACAAAAGCGAGTGGCAACCCAGAGTCACATTTGGTGATGACTATGAGGGGTTGTTGGCCCACGAGCTATCTCATTACTTAGAAGACTTACTGGCTTACCGTATCCAAAAGCAAGTAGACCCTGAACAAGCCAAGAAACGAGAAGAGTTGGGAATCAAAGGTGGCCCTGGTGACCTCTTTGGTCTGACCGGTGTCCCGTTGAGCCGTCTTGGAGAAGGCGAGGCATTAGCGTATCGTCGAGACTATCTACATGAGAGTGAATTTCCTGAGCTTGTAGAATTTATTGACGCTGTATTAGCCACGCCTGATTACAAAAGGTGGGAGGACAAGCTCGGCTCACCTTATGATTTGGCGATGCCAAAAGCGATCAAAAGCTTAACGGGGAAGGAGTATTTTGATTTACCCAAGGACCACCCTTACTATAATGCCATGTACGAGGCAGCGTACCGGTCTGAACTGCCACCTGAATTAAACGAAGAGGTCCAAAAGCAGTACAAAAATATGATGGGTGGCGATGATAGAAGGCTAACCTATTACCATAGTACCGCCGAAGTCTGGGCGCGTATGTGCGAACAGTACGTTTATAATAAGCTAATCGATGCCGGGATCTCTAACCCCTGGCTTACCCAAATGAGCTATGACGCGGACACTTATGTTGAAGAAGAACGCTTTGATACAGAGATTCGCCCTGTGATGGACCGTCTTTTTGCCCGTCTGAAAGGACGTACTTTGATAGCTGCTCAAATTGTTCAACGCTACCTGACCGCCAAGTACAAAGAGAAGAAGCAGGTTCCCTCTCAAGATGGGGGCAAGACAACGGTATATGTTTACTCCGAACGTCAGGTAGCCGATCGAAACCGTAAGAAAGCCGAACGTATCCAAAAGCTTGGTCAAGCCATAAAGAAACTCCGGTCTAAAGTTAAGAAAGACCTTAGATCCTCAGACCCGGAAATAGCAAGAACAGCACTCGCTGTGGCTCTCATGGATCACACCTATGAGCGAGTGGGCAATGACTTATCAGCCAAGGACGGTCATTTTGGCGTCACAGGCTGGAAACGTAAACACGTGAGTTTCCAGCCTGACGCAGCCTTTATCAAGTACGTGGGCAAGTCAGGAGTCAAACAAGAGAAGAAAATCACGGACAAGAGTATACGAAAAGCCTTACGGGACGCTTATGATGCCATGAAAGACAACGGCGCGGGACTTCTCCAGTGGGACAGCGGTCGGGTGACACCGGAGAAAGTCAATGCTTACCTGAAGCCTTTCGGAATCACAGCCAAGGATATCAGGGGGTTCCACGCGAACCATGAAATGCGAGAGAGGCTCAAGAAAGTAAGAACTGGACAGTTGCCCACAGACCGTAAAGAACGTCAGACCCAACTCAAGGCTGAGTTCAAAGAGGCTCTTGAGGACACAGCCAAAGCTGTCGGGCATGAAGCCAGCACATTAAAATCCCAATATCTTGTTCCCGGACTCGAAAGTAGCTACCTAAAAGACGGAACAATTATTGATAAGTTTCATGTAAAGAGGTGAACGATGCCTGATATTACAAATCGAGTTGTCACACGCTTCGCTGGTCTGCCGACAGAGGACAGCATAGAATTCGATGAATTTTTGCCTTTTCGTAATGAAATTCTCATGTGGCTCAGATTGAACAAGCACAACACTGAACCCAAAGGGAGTATTAAGTGCAAGCCGAAATCTAAAGGGTCTTTTACCCTTGAGATGGCCACAACAGACGGGCGCAAAGTTGCAGGAGAGGGGTCTCTTACCATGGATAGAGACGGGTCTGTTAAAGTAAAGGCAACACTGAAGATCGAAGGAGAGGCTAACATGGGACCTCTCCCCGCTGTATTAGTAGACACTCGTCAACTACTAGAAAAGTTTGAAGAGCGGGTTATCCCCTTGCTCACATCATTTAACTTGGGGCACTATTTCGACAAAGGTACGACTGGGTTTTTTGGTATTGACTGGACAATAGCCCAAATCAAGGCATGGGACGAAGGAAAGCCAATATTGAAGAACACTTTAAGAGATCATCTTCGTTCACTTGCCAAGAAGGTTGAAGTTTTTGGCAAGGATCTGAAAGCTGAAATGGGTGATGATCCTGATTACCCTGATAAGCTCATCAACGATACTCGTAAGGTTCTTAATAGAGCGGTGAGAGCAAAGGCACTTAAGGAGCAATATGAATAGGCAGCGAATCATAGCTCGTTATCTAAACGCCAAAAGCGATAAGAAGCGAATGGTGGTAATGATGGGACCACCGGCAGCGGGTAAAGGCTTCTTTTTAGGGGAGCCGCCACCCAAGTTCGGATGGAAGTTGCCACAGATGCTCGTGGATGATGAAGGCAACCCTTTACTGACAGAAGAGGACATCCCAGAACGTCCTGAGCAGGATGAGTCAGATAACCATTTGCGAGCTATCCAGTTTGAAGAGGCTCAGAAACACTTTGACGCTCTCAAAGAAGCCCACGAAAAAGGCAAGGATACTTTCAAGAAAGCGTTGGCAGATCACTGGTATGAAACCAAGGACGGAGAGCGTATAGAGTTAAGTAAAGTCGTAGGGCATGATGATTTCCCTGATGACTTCGATGAGTTTTTCGGAAAAACCAACAAAGATTTCTATGTGTCCATGCGTGGCTGGCATGATGATCCTAAAGAAAAGAACGAAGAGACGGGCAAACCAAAAGAACGTTATAAAGATGAGGCCCGTCACCGGTTTGAAGAGTCGGTTAGCAGTAAGATAGAAAAGGTCAAGGATTTACTGATTGTTGACTCGGCTGGTGAAGATATTGACGCTCAAGACTTCAAAGGCCAGATCGATAACGCCAAATCTAACGGGTACGAGGTTACAGTCATTTTCCTTCACCCGGAACAGGCTGACACGGAGCTATCTAACCTTTCCCGTGGCAAGGTCCGGGGAAAACGGATGGTGGACCAGTTTGATATTTCTAACTGGTACGAGAAAAATGAAGAGGCCCTGAAGGATATTCAATCAGCATCCCCCGATAACTTCGTCCACTATCGTAAAGGACCGCCGCACGACAAGCCCGAAGAAGCCAGTAAGCTTCGGGCCAAGGCCAAAGACCTGATGAACAAGCTCGCGGGTATGTCCGAAGATGAAAAAGAGAAAGCGACAAAAGAGATCAATAAGATCCTTTACGCTATTTCCCCTTATAAACTAAATAAGCCTACCTCATACGGTCATGCATTAAGCGGCTTGCCCAAGAAACCGGAAGAGGGAGATATTGCCACGGCTGTGAAGAGCATGAATGAAGAGGCGCACCAAAGAGCTACAGGAGCGACTCCCAAGAAAAAGAAAGAGAAGCCGAAGGAAAAGGCAGAACCGGAGAAAGAGCCGAAGAAGAAAGAACCTGACAAAGACAAAACTCGGATGCGGTTCCTTCGTGAAGTTGGGGATAGCATGGTTCCGAACCCCAACCCAAAGTCTCGGAAACAGTTTCCCCAGGTCAAGGTTCGGTCGTTGCCGTGGGCACAACAAAAGCAGTACTATCAGAGGTGGCAAGCGAAAGCAGCGGCTAAAAAGACCGCAGCCCAACAGATTGTCAATCGGTATTTGGAGGCACAAATGGCGGAAATGGAAAAAGATAAAGGGTGGCTTGCAAAGTGGATGCGTAGCCTTGCAAAAGAAATTGAGAAAGTTGAAGTTGAGGGCTATTCCTCTGACGCAAAAGCAGGCTCCGGTCCCATTGTTTATCTGACCATCGAAGGAGCTTCTGAGGACGCCACCGCTGCTCGTAAAGCCCGTCAAGCTGTTGAAAAGGTCATGGAAGCTTCCATAAAGAAGAACACCAGGGGAGTGTCCGGGTTCAAAGCCAAGGTTAAGTCTTTCAACAAAGGTGCCGATCTGTTGCTTGAGTGTGAAGTGATGTTTCCGTGATCATTCCTTAACGTCTGCCGAACCACATTCAACACAAACAATTTCTGCGGAACTGTATAGAGTCCCGCAGTCAGCACACTCCAAAGGGAAAACGTCAGGGCCGTATGATACGGCAGCCACGTCGATTTTTAGATCCTTTGGCTGCCCTACTATTACAAGCTCATCGACCTCTCCCCTCTTGTCGCCTTTGGAGTTCACACTCCTTTTGGCTTCTACTACATGTAGGTCAAAAGCCTCGTACAATTCCCGCACGAACGGGGTATCGGAGTTTGACTGGACGACAATAACACCGCGATCGAACAGTTCCTGGAAGAGTTGGGCCAAGGATATTTGTTGATCTACCCCAAACTCCCCTGTGTACGAGGTAAAGCTAGAGGTCTTAGACAACGGAACATACGGAGGGTCAAAGTAAACCAAGTCACCGGCTTGAGCGTCTGCCACAGCTTCAGAGAAGTCTCCAACCCGTAATGTGGCAAAGCGTTGTAAAGTCTCTGAACAGGCTGTAATGTTTACCAGATTGTAAAGTTGAGGGTTGTCGTATTTCCCAAAAGGAGCGTTGAACTCACCAGCCCGGTTGGTCCGATAAAGGCCATTGAAGCAAGTACGGTTCAAATAGACAGTACGAGCAGCCTGTTCCACGGGATCAGAAAGTCTCTGAGCCCGGATGTGTTCAAAGTAAGGTTTGGTGTTCCAATCGGAATCCTGTTTGAAAGTGTCCAACCTTTGGAGAAGCTCTGGGAGACGGTCTTTTACGACCTCATAACAGTTAATAAGCTCCGGGTTGCTGTCATTGAGAACGGCTTTCCGGAACCGACGCCGGTCGGCAAAATGGAAGAATATAGCCCCTCCGCCTAAGAACGGCTCGTAGTAGGTCAGGCTCTTTTTGGCTATGAGACGGGAGAGAACATGGAGCAGTTGGCTCTTACCCCCAACCCACTTGAGAAAGGGTGAAGTTCGCTCTTTCACCGCTCCAACCATATGGGAGTGTGCTCCCCCACCCACGCCCCGATTGAATTGAACTCCAGGTATTCCCGCGCCTCTTCATAGGTCATTGCATCACGCTTCATTAGCACGTCAACACACTTGTCGATGTCATAGACAGCCAGAACTGGCTGTCCGCACCTCTGGGCGATTCCTATCAAGGCATCGTCGAATCCGTCAGCCAGAAGAGCATCAGGATTACACTCGGCCAACGTTTCTTTGATTTCTTCCGGGGTCATCATTCAAGGCTATCTAACAACTCCATAATGTCTGGGGCTTCAGGGTTTACCACCATACTGGAAATGGGGGAGTAGCTTTTCCGATGGATCGGAGTTACACCAAGACGCTCCAATGCTGCTCTGTGTTTCTGTGTGCCATAGCCTACATGGCTCTTGAAAGCGTACCCCGGATATTCCAGGTCCATTTCCCTCATAATTCGGTCCCGGTGGACTTTGGCCAGGACAGAAGCAGCGGAAACCGCTGGAATCAGTAAGTCGGCTTTGGGCAGCGCAGTGGCCCCTGAAAAGCTCCTGTTCCCGTCCACGATGACAAGGGGCTGCTCGCCTTTGTGGGCGTCCAGAGCCCCTTGAATAGCCTTTTCGTGAGCCTTGGGCCAAGCCTTCCCTACTCCTTCCGCGTCAATCTCTTCCGGAGTCACCTCTACCATATAGTGGGGAACTGTCTTGACCAGAGTGGCATAGAGACGTTCCCGCACAGTTGCGGACAGCTTTTTAGAATCAGTCAGGCCCTCTAACAGCCAAGTTCGAGGTACGACTACAGCGCAAACCACAAGAGGTCCAGCCCACGCTCCATACCCGGCTTCGTCTGATCCGCATATAAAGTCGTGGGTTTCTAACTCACGAGCGAGTCGATCAGGGATAAGATGGTTGGGAATGCCAAGCATTCCATCTATTACACCACTATTTCTGGGACAACTCGGCCTTTGCTCTCTTGATCATGGTTTCTGCGTTTGCAGACGAAAAGCCGGTTTCGAACAACCATTTTTCTAGGTTTTTCTCAATAGTTTGAAACCTAGTCTTTATCATTTGTCTCTGTTTTTCTTTGGGCTGGTCAAGATTTAAGATGTTCTTATGGGCTTTTACTCGTCTTGCCTTTAGTATTTTTGCCAAAGCTGACACCACATTAGGTGATGCAACGCCTCTGGCTTTCATTATGATGTATACTGGTGTTCCGGGTTTAACCGCCATTGTTATGCTCCTGTTGTTTATTGTCCTTAAGGGGAAGACCCATCTCTAATCTGATTCGTTGTGCTGTGCTGTCGTACCACTTCTCTATCGACTTCCGAAACGGCCACGTCCAGAAGTACTGAGCGGAAGTGAAATGGTTGATCGTGTGATTTCGATACGCGGGTTCCTCAATGGATTCGATTCCATGGTCAGCCGCGTCGTGTCTCATGCTTTCTTCATATGCCTCTTGCTCATAAACTCTTCTGAAACGAGCAAATACGGCTGGCGTCCACAGAAACAGATAAGAGAAAGCGAACCAAATGACGCCATACTTACGCATCTGCCTCATGTGTACCCGTTCATGTTTGAGGACGCCCACCCTATCCGTATCGTCCCAGTTGGGCGGCACATAAACCGTATAGAGAACAGTGGTAATGAAACGGGTCATAAAAGTCCGCATTTTTCCGAAAGTTATGACTTTCAGAAAGACGTTGATGACCTTCATCAGGAAGCTGTCTTTTTTCTCGACAATCCGAAATTTAGGAAATTCCTCCTTCATTTCGGCCATGAGTTTGTCGTAACTGGCACTCATAATCACGCCCTCCGTACTAAGAGAGGTGATTAGATGATCTTTACCTGCCCTTGTATGGCTCGATGTAGTCGGCTTGCGATGCTCTCAGTCTAAACTTTACTGGCCCGTACTGATCAGCCGTGAATTGGATAGCGCCTGCTGAAGTAGCTCGCCAGATTCTAATGGTGTCGCCTTTTTCAAACTCATACCCAGACCCGAACTGAACTGGTTTGGTAAACTGCCAAATCTCGCCAACTTTGGGGGTAGGCGGCAACTCGTACTTCTCTTCTTTGAGCTTGAAGTATTCAGGAAAGTATCTCTCGATTGTTCGTTCCAAACTGTGCTCTGACTCACTTTTCATGCCCATCTTTCGACGTGCCTGCTCCCTCCATTCGGGAACTTCATATAACGGGATCGCAATAGCCACATCCTCTTCGTACCAATACGCTCCGCCCCACTGATCCGCTTGTTTTATTGCCGCTGGAGATAGTTTACTTCTTGCGGCCCCTCTTGACACTTTCAGACCACCGTGGGAGGGCGTACCGTAAAAAGTGACGCCCCTTGCCAAATTGTAAGCCGCATCCGCTCTCCCCCACGGCGTTCTAGGGGCGCTTTTATCCCAATAATTCCAGTGCTGGCCTTCGACAGCCACACGGTTGGCTAAGCTCAGAAGATCGTTTGCCAATTTGACCCGACTGGGAGATTGGCTACCGGCGTAACCCAAAAGTTTCTTTAGCTCTGAAGCCAAATCACGGGGGGATGCAATTTTGTCCATATCTTATCAGCTTACAAGTATTTTTTTGATACAAACGCTGGTGAAAGGAACGGAACAGACTATGAGAAAGCTAGCCACACCTGAAGAATTAGCTCACGAGCTACAAACATTACTCCGATACGCTGAAAGCTCCCATCCCAGTCGGGAAAAAATCGCTTCCAAGCTTATGGCTTTGGCTGACCGCGTTCGCACAGCACAATCGGACTACCGGCATATGACCCTCTCTGAGATAGCCCACGAGATTTCAGACCTCTGGCGAAATGTGTACTTCGGTGCCAAGCCTTACTTGCAAGCCATGTACAGCTTGAACGTAATGGACCCAAATGATGCAATGTATGGAATGGACCCCGGCGCTTCGATTGTGGCTTATTTTCTAGCCAATGCCCGTGGGTTCAAAGGTCCGGAAGCCAGGGAAATCAAAAAGGAACTGAAGAGGCGGCTTCGGTAATTGGAGGCAAAATGAATCCCAGAAAAGCGTTTGAAAATGCTCTTGCGAAACAAGCGGCTAAGGAAGTACTGGTCAAGGTGGACTGGAATGATACCGGGAGTATTAAAAAAGCTGAGCGCAAGAAGCTGAAACTAGAAAACGATGGGTACACTCTTGTAAGAACAACCGGTGGGCCTTTTACAACTACATTAGTCTATAGATTGCACTCCCGCTAATCTTTCTTTGAGCCGGTCGATCTCAGCTTTTAGGTAATTGATCTCAGCGATAGCCGCTTCCAGAACTATATTTCTGTGCGACGGTTCAATTAGACCTTCCCAAACTCCGTTTTCATCATCCTCAAAAGCGCCCCGCACAGACTGTAAGAACTCATCTGGATCTGGGTTCCCGTCAGCCAGCCATTTGATACGCTTTAACAAGCCTTTGTATGCTTCCAGGCTTGCCATTTATAATGTCTCTTCCGGTGTCGGTCTGGCGTAGAACTTATCTTCCAGGTTGAGCAAATCCTTGACCTTGGCACTGGCGATCAAGCACCCGTGGCCTTTGAGGTTTACGGCAAACTTCGCTCGAACCTTGGGGTTGGGCACTACGTTCACGACTTCAGCCACCTCACGGGTATCTCCACAAGGCACGTATCGATTTGTCATGGTGGCACCCTTGTAATAAACGTGAGCGTGAAGCATATAATTGATCTTGGGGAAAGCGTCGTACAATTGAATCTGAATCGGCGTATCCACAGAGGGTTTATGCTCACCCCAATACAAAATACCTCCCCACCGCTCACATATCTTATGGGGGGCTACCGCTACAAAGCTCTCAGCGTCTAAGCTTCGTTTGTCAACATTTCTCCTGCTGACGTAGATTGCATCTCCGTTCCGTTGTGAAGGAAAACCGCCTTTGGTGCAACGGAATGAAACGTTGCCCATGAACCTTGGGTTTTCATTCTCTCCGTGGATAAGATCATGGAACTTGTCAGCGTAGCCCGTGATGGCTTCCAAAAACTTACTATCGATCTGGGGTTTGTCTGGTGGATCAATATGAGAGTATCCCGCATCATTCCCTGATCCAATTCGTTTCATCCTTAATAAGAATTGAATCTTCTCATATAACATGTCTCTGAAATCTTGTAGCTCCCCTTTGAAAAAGATCCTGGACACATTGCCCAAGGGATCGACGAGTCTGAAACGCAAGCCACTGTCCGAGTCGGAAATCTCTATAAGCAACTGTGACTTGGATTTGAGCGCCCGGTCAACAAGCTCAACATAGGAGTACTTGTTTTGCGTGTTCCTCTTTGAACTTATGAGAACAGTATGCGGCGACTTCTTTTTAATCTTTGGTAACAGCTTTTCCTCATCGTTGGAAATATTAGGCATCCAAATTATAGCATCATAAGTAGGACGGAGAGCACGGCAGTGGCAGGTCGGGGGTGTATAGTCATCAAAGGACTTGACCAGATCACGCAGTTCTGCGACTGACCCGCCATTGACGGTTTCGTATAAGCCATATGCAAGTTGTCTAACAATCTTGGAAGGCTTCCCGCCGGTCTTATCGAATGTGCCGCCTACAAACAGTATCTTTTGATTCATGTTTCTTCCTCCCGGAAACAGACGGGCGGTAATGCGAACGCCTGTCCATTAGGTGTTTCGCCTTTGGCTATACTTAATGCGACCTCAGCACAGTTCAACTGCTTTCGTAATATTTTGACCTGCCTGCTTTTACGTGCTTTGAAAGACTCAAGCGCTTCCTCTTCTGTTAGACAAGCGTACTTCTTCCGAGAATTGAACAGTACAAACCTTTTTCCTTTTTTGTGATACCAATCTTGAATCCAGATCCCTTTGGCCGTTTGTTTGAGCACTCGTAGTTTCCGTAGCTCGATTTCTATGGGCTGGTCCACATAGCGCCTTTCCTCGTACCGATAAAGAAACCCGTCGTGTCTATTTACGAGGTGATCCCAAAGATCCTTGTCCTCTTGCTGCTCGAAGTCTTGCTGCAAGACTTCTTCTAATGGCGGTACTCCTTGTGTCATTTACTTATCACAGTCTCCAAGCAGACAACTCACGTTCTTGCTGTAGCTCCTTACGACGTTGTTTTTTCAGGTAATCTCGGCACCAGCAGTCCATCCAACCATTAGGTGCCAAATGTTTCCGAAAACGTCGAAACAGCTTACCCATTTGAGGAAGGTTGTCGGTACAGATATCATTCCAGACATCAAAGTAAATGGTGTCAAACTGCTCCCACCGACCGGGCTTGTACTCAAAAATATCCCCTTGATTGACCTCTACCTTCTCAGGCAGGGACGGGGCCACAAGATCGATTACGTTCTCATTCAGTTCGAGAACAGTAATCTTTGACACTTCAGGTTTAGCCGCGATGCCGTGACAGATCATGCCCAGGCCCAACCCGGCAATGAACACACGCCCCTTGGACTCACGCAGCACGTCATAGTTGGTGAACTGTTCCATTCGAGTGTCACTCATCACTACAGCACCAGAAATGAGTAGCCTGACATAATCTCCAGCGGGTACGTATCCCATTCCGCCACGCAAAGCTGTGAATTGAGATTCTTCATCAGAAACCGTGAAGTGCTCTATTGTCACATCACCTTTCGTTCCCTCAGCCAGGACTTCACTCATTTTTGGAAAAGTCATCTAATCCTCCACGTCGTATCCCATAAGACCACCGAGGATTTTGAAAGACCTCAACATCTGAGCTTCCAAAGCACGTACCGATTTGGTAAACGAAGATTTATACCCACGCCACATGCCAAAGCTGGCGATATATTGTCCAGCACAACCAAGCGTAGGGTCTGAAAGTTGCACACAAACCTCCGTGTTATTCAATGGGAGTTCGATGGTCCAGTTACGATCTCCACGAGGTACAACTTTCCCTTTTTCGCCAAAGACAATGATTGTCTTTGGTATTTTGAAGCTGATCATTTCAAACGCCATTACTCACCTCGACACACAGTACACTGTGCCTGATTCCTGATCTTGCCATCCCCCATTTTGCGAAGCCCAAACTCCGCAGCGGGTTTCCATTTCTTGCACTTGGTGCATTTGAATTTGGCGTTGGTAATGACCACGCCACCCTGACGATGAGCTACGGTAAAGTCTTTGGTAGTTGTCACAGTTTTGGTCATTTTGAATTTCTCCTTACCGGCACTCCCTTTGAATGGTTTTGAGAGTCGCCGCTATCTCTTTGAGAGCTTTAGCTTGATCTTTCTCAGCTTTTAACATTTGTCGATGGTAACTATTCTCATTGATTTTTGCTTGAGCGGTCACAGTTAATCCGCTGCCTGCTCCCCAGAGGCAAGCAACGGCGAAAAGTATAAAAAGACCCAAGGCCCATTTCATCGGATCGCCTTCACGTCGGTCTTGGTTGCCGTATCATTTTTCATCTTCACCCTCCAAAAGCTTGTCTGCAATTTTTACCGCACGAGCGAGCGCTGTGCTGATGTGATCCCGATCCATCGGAGACAACTTGTAATCGTGAACGTTGTTTATAGTCATCCGAGACGCTTCGCAAAGACCCCGAAGCTCTCTTATCTACTCATTTTAATCTCCATTACTCTTTTAGATGCCGCCAAAGAGTCTCTGCTTCACCAAACCCATTGAACACCTTGATCAAAGATTCCATGCTTGGCTCAACAGATACCATATCAGCGTCTGAATAACTGCTGATGCTGGCTTTTGAGGCCACCGCATCTATATACATGCTATGAGTGCCTTCAGTTCGTCTCAAGAAAGTTTCATCGAACACGTCCTCTGGTGTCCGTGCAGCTAAAGCTGTGTCAATGGCCATATAGTAACTGTGGTCACTGATCACTTCTACCCACCCGTCTCGATCTTGAGTGGCTGTCTCAAAGCGGTTTGTTGCGGCTTTACCACGCCCTGTGGTCTTGTAGCCAAGCAGTGTGAGGCGAACCCGCGAGTCGTGGCAGGTTTTGACAGTTTCCTCAAAGTCCCAATCACTTGCCGTGCTCATTACATATTGCAGTGTGGCCTTCTCTAGCAGGTTCGCTTTATCCAGGGCTTTGATGACGCGCTCAGTTTCAGCATAGTTTCCACTAATTGAGACAGCAAAACCCCCACACTTCTCTCGGATAAGATCGGCGTTATAACAAACCCAATCGAGGTTCCGTGTAGAGAAGTTCAAACTCAAACCAGAGGGTGCCGTCCTTAACAAATTCTTGAACTCTGGGTGCAAGGTCGGCTCCCCACCACCAATAGCAACTTCAAACACCTGTGCAACTGCAAGTAGATTCAACCACTCACGGGTGCCCTCAGCATGACGGCCCTGGTGGGTGCTTCCCTGGTAACACCAAGCACACCCGTATGGACAGAAGTCTGTTATCTTGAGGTCTACCAGTTCAGGGACCGAAGCCCTTGTGCGGGGCGCTGCATCATCTTTAAAGGACAGGGTGACCTTGGTGCCGCTCATTCGGTTGAACAAAACCCACCAATCCCCTTCTTTTCTACACACCCAGTTAGCACCGGTTTGGTCGAGAGGGATGTTTTTGTACCAGTCAACATTAGATTCCTTGGGGTATGCCGGGTCATCCTCTCCGTCATTGTTATCATTACCGCCATGAATGACCACTCCATCCTGTAGAATGTAGTCGGTCATCTCGCGGAGAAATTCATAACATGGCTCGTGAGAGCCATACTTTCTTGGAATCAAAGGCACTGACTGGTGATCAATGTGTCCGGTGGGTGTGTCCGGGAATACCTGATCAGCAACCAAACGAGCAGTCTCCGTTGCTGTCTCCAGGGTTTCCCTCAGGTGTAACATACGACCGTAGAGTAAAGTTTTGAGGTAGCTTCTTTTGGTTCTGTTTGAGGCGGCTACAAAGGGCTCCCACCCAAAATAGTCAGCCCCGCCACAGAGGTCGTCGGTTATTTCGGAGTCGGTCGGATACCTTACAACGCTATGGACGCTGCTACTGTTACACGCAAACCAGAATCTGACATTATCGATTTTCACGGAACCTGAACCTGCTCCCCCGTCCGAAGACGGGGGGTTTTTGGGTGTTTATGCAGCCATCCTGACGGCTACGTCGTAGGCTCTCCGAGCAATGTTCCCGGCATCACCGAGCCAGAGGCTTTCCAGGCGGGTATCGGTGCTGCGACCGCGCTCCCAGGTCAGAAACTCGGTTACGCTGTTGTAGACACCCCACATTGTTCCTCTGACACCCGGTACATCGGCACCTCGACCGGACTCGATCAGCGGCATAAGCCGGTCAACCTGACGGTCGATTTTGGCCTGAGCCTCTTCATCGTTGGCAAGGCTCAACTTGGGCTGGAACACCTCTTTGACGTATTCCTTTATGGTATCAACAGTCACGCCCTTACGAGCCATCTGCTGCATACTCTCGGTGGTAGCCACAAACTCCCTCCGGGCAACGTCCATGGACTCACGGACGCTCACCAGGGCTTCGTTGGCGTTTTCAGTGTGCCGAATCTTGAGCAGCTTGCTTGAACCGGCACTGTGAGCCGCTTCCACTGTGTTGGCACAGACCACGCGAATCCCGGTAAACCCGGCCCGAATGCTGGCAGTCCCGTTATGAGAGTTTGACAACAGGATGTACGCAACCACCGGGTCACCCTTGACAATCTCAACCGGGTCTTGCTGAATTCGTGCCAGAACCCAGATGTGCCTGCCGCCTCTGAGGGAACCGGCTGTCTCCAGGGTAACCTGACCGGAATCCAGGTAAGGCTGGAACCACTGAAAAGCATCGATGTTCTGAAGTGGTCGGTAGGTGGGGCCAACGACACCCAACACCTTACGATCGGTTGACCGAACATTGGCGTAGGCTGGAACCTGAATGTCTGTTCCTTCCATAACCAACTGAATTCGCTCAACTTCCCAGTCCAGCCCCGCTTCAAGGATACCCATTTCCACGGATGGGGGATTGTCCAGGGACTTCCCCAAACCGTGCCAGGGCACCTCCTTGTAGTAAAACATATTTTCGACTTCGTGCATAATTGACCTCCTACTAACTATTACACCGGAGAACCTTAAAACTCAATTCTAACACGTTATTTTTCTCACTTTTATAGCAATCGGTGTAATATTTATACAGGAAATCCTATGATCCCCGTTTATGCCCAAGATCCTCTCCCGACAGAGACGGTTAAGTCCATATTCCTGGCTGGACCCACCCCCCGTAACGAAAGTGTCCAAAGCTGGCGTCCACATGCCCTCCAAGCACTAAAAAGCATGGGGTACGACGGGTACGTATTCATCCCTGAACCGGCTGATGGGGACTGGGGCGATACGGACTATGAAGCCCAAATAGTATGGGAAGAGGCCGCTCTTGACCAAGCGGGTTGTATACTGTTTTGGCTCCCTCGAAACATGGAAAGCTTACCGGGTTTGACCACAAATGACGAGTGGGGAACCTGGAAGCGCTCCGGAAAAGTGGTCTTTGGGGCACCTCATTATGCGGAAAAGGTAAGGTATCAACGTTACTACGCCAATAAATATCAGGTTCCAGGTGGCAACTCTCTGATTGAAACGCTCACCGCTGCTATGGAGATGGTTCGACTCCGGTGCCAGCAATGACGATGATTTGTCGAGGATGCGGGTCAGATAAAAATGTTAGATTGGAAGATTCCCGCACAGCCTATGCTCAGAAACCTTACACTCTCTGGATGGCGCTTATCCATGACGATAAGATACCCGATCCCAACGCCCCGATCCCACTTTGCCGAGAATGTGCCGCAGAGCATCATGCCCACTGGGATGAAATGTGGGAAGAGTACCACTACGATAGGTACTAAAGTTACTTCTTTTTCTTCTTGGCAGCCTTCTTAGGTGCAGCTTTCTTCTTAGCTGGAGCCGCTTTCTTGGCAGCTTTCTTCTTTTTTGCCGCAGCCTTCTTAGCTGGAGCCGCTTTCTTAGCCTTGGCAGCTACTTTCTTCTTTTCAGCTTTTTTCTTAGGTTCGGGCTTTTTCTTAGCCGCAGCCTTTTTCTCCGGGGCTTTCTTAGGCTTGGGTTTGGCCTTGGGCTTTTCAGCTTTAGGTTCTGGGGCCTTCTGCTCCAAGCCTTGTCGGATCTTAAAAGCTCTGTCTATAAGAACAAGCAAATGGGTGGCAGAATACTTTGGGCTTCCAATCGGAGGTGGGACCGGTCCGGTTTCCATCTCCAACTCAGCACCATAATATTCCGCGTTGGCGATCTTACGTGCGTATGCTCTGGCGCTGATACAACGAGCCTGGAGTTCAGTCAGTTCTTGTTCCGTCATCAGTAACCCCTCCTTTATTGAGATCCTGGATAAAGGGATCACCATTTAGTAACTGTTGGATTCGAGGCTTTTGCTTGGCTCTCCCGCTGGCAATAGCCGCTGATAGCACTCTACTGCTTTTGACCCTCTTTTGGCAAATAGGCAAGCATTTACCCTCATTGGCAGGGTCATCTGGGTTCCCCCAGTAAGTATTTTTCCACAGACCACCTTTGTTCAACGGACAGAAATTACGGCCAACCCCGATCCAGTAGTCCATATTACCACCCCATTGAATGGGACGGCCCGGTATCGGCTCCGGAACGATCTCGCTGTAATAAAGCTCACGAACCTTATCCCGGAACGGAAGCCATTTCTTCAATGTGGTGAACCATGAGCCGGTACACCCTTTGGGAACGCCTTTCTTTTTACACTCAACCCACCCCTTTTCTGGTGGCTTCTTACCTTGCATTGGCAGATGGCTTACCCAAATTTGGCGGGTGCTTGTAAATGGCTTCTGGCGAGTGACACGGGAAGACTGGGCATACATGATAGATAAAAGAGAACGCTCATGCTCTTCTTTCATGTTTTCTAACGTCTGTAGAATCTTCTCACATTCATCGTAGTTGAAGCCGCCCTCACTTACACAAATCTTGGTTAGCCACTCAAGTTCGAGTTGGCTCTTTCTAACTGATTTACGAGGTTCGGGTGCTTTAGGTTCGGGTTCGGGTTCAAACAATATCGGTTCCTGTCTTTTAACTAGACGTGGCTCCGGTGGGTTCACGTCCTGAGCGACGGAACTGGAACACGCGATTACACAAAACAGGATTAAGTTTAAGTACCTCATATAGTCTCCTATGTTGTACCGTCAGTGCATGAATCAACACACCCTCCTTTCAAGTTCAGCACTTGACGTTAAAGTTGCTGTTTTTGGAGGTTTATTATCACAAGAACTTCAATTTGGTGTAGGGTTTGAACATGGCAACTAATACACCAATTCGCAAAAGGCATCAGATTTTATTGAGCAGGGAAGCCACGCCAAAGCAACTCAGCTTTTATGAAAAGTTCCCAAAATTTCGGGGAGTTTCAGACCAAACCTTAGACTCTGAGTTGTTAGAAGCTGTACTCATTTCCGCCCTAACTTTCGGTACAGTGCAAGATCATGTCTACTTTTTTGCGCCTCGCGGCCATGAGGATTGGGTAGTTGAACAATTTAATAAAGTTGCAGATGTTATCTTTGAAGAGTGCAAAAAATGGCCAGATCCAACCAAAATAGCCAAACAGTGTGGTCTATTATTTAACAAAATCAAACTCGTCGGCAAGCCGCCACAGGTTCCAGAAGAGCCCAGTCACTGGGTGTCGTTTGGGTTCACAACCGAACTTTTTATTCCCGAATGGATGGGAACTCGTTTAATAACTGGGCCATTTTGAACTTTGGCAAAGTCATCCTGAAAGCATGTGCGACCAGAGGGTGAACACGCCTACCACCTCCGGTTGCATAATCCATAAACGTCTCCGCAAACAGTTCTGAAGCGTTGGTGCCGCTGTACGCGGTAACAGGGTAGAGGAAAACTTTAGCCTTATGTCGGTTAGCTATGAGTTGGTCCAAACCCGGAACTGACTTCTTACTTACTGCACCGGTCCAGGGATTGAACTTTTCTTTGATACCTAGTTGTCTGGCCAACATGTTCAGCCACATGGCGTCCCCCTCATCACCCTTTGGCATCAACTCTTGCATATAGTAAGCTAAAAAGCGCCCTCGATGTCTATCGCGTTCGTTGTCAATCTTTTCTAATGAACGCTCCCAGGTTTCGATAATGGAATCAACGTCAGGCGTTCCCAAGCCGCCTTCAAAGAAGTCTGACCACGCTGTACGCCCTCGCCCCTCAACCAAAGTGTAATAAGCCTTGTGCCCCATCTCGTGAAGCATAACAGATATAAGGTCAGCAACTTTTCCTTCAGCGGCAATTTCAAATACTCCTTGATGCGTGTGGTAAGTAGCCAAGGCAGCCCCACTCCCTGGAACTCTTTTGGATGGAAAAGCAAACACTTTACCCCCGGCTAATGACTTCAAGCCCATACGGGATAAGGTGCCGTCTACTTTTTCTAAAACGTATTGTAGCCTCTTAACTTTTTCCGCGTCCCACTCGTCGTGATGGGCGGTCATCAAAGTGACTCGATATGGCCCCATGTTGATGGTGGTTTCAGCTTCAGTGTCAAGACCTCTTATAAGACCGAGCACTCGATCTTCATACTCAATGAATTTTTGCCAAGCATTCTTAGACTTTGTGCCCTGACTTTCGAGTACCGCTTGAAGTTCCTCATAATCTTTAGCCTCTGACCACGCTTTTAACATCTTACGGAGCAATCGAAGCTTACCCTCGTACTTTTTTATCGCCTTGGCTAGGAACGGGTTTTCGGCTGTAAACTTAAGTTCTTTGAGAAGTTTACCCGACGCACGGGCAAACTCTTTCGCGTACATTTCGGAGTCAGGTTTAGACACCTTCGCATAGCCCGGACCCCACCAGTTACTTTTTGGAAGTTTATGCCAGACCTCTCTGAGATCCTTAAAGAGGCCGTTCAGGAACTCGTAATTCTTGGTGGCACGGGCTTCCAGGAACCGAGAAACTACAACCTTAGCCATGCGATCAGTGGGCATCTTATTACAAGCCACCCATAAGAAAATCCTGGCTAAAAGTCGTCGGGCAGCTTTAGGTAATCATATAAGGTACGAGGGCGCGGACCATTTAAACGCTTGCTACCTTTCGGTTGTATAGAGATTCTGTAGTGCATTTCACGGCGTTGAAGATCCGTAGTTTCTTCTATTTCAATTAGTTTATACCCAGAAAGATCGCTTACCAGTGCCTTTGGTTTTAAGATACGGTCCGGAGAGCGTGTCCCAAATCTATCCTCGTACTCTGCAAAAGTAAGCACTCTGACAATCCACCAACTGCCGCACGTCTGGCAGTTCCACATGGAACCTTCCCCGGATGGAAGCTCCCCAATGACCTCTGTGGTATCCTGACCACAGCCTTGGGTCCAGCAATTCGAGCCGCCAAAGTGATTTCGTTCTGTTTCATCGGGAAGGATACCTGTAAACGATTCGATGTTTTTAGGGACGTGAGAGGGGCACACCACTTCAACTAATGTGCTGTCAGGGCGTCGGTATTGGATAAATGCCGGGTTATCGCAGGTCAACCGTGAGCAAGGCATTGTGAACAGAGGTGCTTGTTCCTTACGGCACCAAATTGATACCGCTCCAAACAGTGTTTCCGGATTATAGTTGATGGTCGCTCGATTCCCTGTGAGGCTTACGAGAGTTAAACGAGTGCCTTTGAGACTGACTACTATACCCTCGACACCAACTTCTTTATTCTCCCAAACGTCGCCAATGCACGGCGTAACCGGCACTTGTAATTCTCCTGGTGTGGGTTATCTTCAAGTGTAGAGTACACCGATGTCGGCAATTCCCCCAGACCAGTCCCAAAAAGCTCTGAAAGCTCTTGGGGTTACACAAACGGACTTTGACACCATCCGTAATGTTCCAATAGCTGAGGCCAAAACGTTACTAAAAGACCTGAAGGCGAGAGCCCACCGGAACTATAAACGATTGGCTCTTGAGTACCACCCAGATCAGACCAAAGGGGATGCCGCCAAAACGGAGTTCTGGCTTTTGTTGGGCCGCGTACTGGAAGAACTGAACAAAACAACAGTACAAGCTCAACCCCAGGTTCCGCACTTTGAAACCGTGGCTTACATACCAGTTCAATGGACACAGCCCGGACAACCGATCACATTCTCCGCTTGGCATCAAGTTAACAAACCGCAACCTCAAGGCTTTACGGTGTCTCAGATCAGGCGCGTTGTGAAAATGAGGCCGAAGTGATTAAGGCCATATTCGCCAAATCTCTTTGGCTACAGCGGACCCTATGACTTTCTGAAACCGTCTAAGTTCGGAAGGGGATATGTGAAAACCGCGTAAGTACCCTACTTGTTTCTTTAGGGAAGAGGTGGCTGCTTGTGCGACGACGTGTGCCATTTCGACTTTATCAGCGTTTGGATCGCCTGGATCGTCTTCTTCTAAGTAGTATGCCTTTTTGGACTTGAAGAACTCTACCTGTTGCAGCCGTTTTTTGGCCTCTTCTTCTGAGTCAAAACATCCGCCATTCCAGTCAGGGTTGTTGGGCGATCGGACACAGTATTTGCCTTTTTCCTTACGGATAACGGCGTATTTCGAGGCTGCGGCGGCTTGATACCGTTCGGCTATACGTTCAGGTAAGCTCATACCTTACGGCACATACAACAGAATTAACTATCCTAAAACAGTAAGGAACCTTTGTCGTCCCATTTTGTGTAGAGTTTGCCGTCTTCCCGGAGAATGAGATAACGTAAGGTCTTGGTGGGGAAAGGAAAGTCGTGAAAAGGATGTACCGGCCAGAAAAGTTTAGCCCTTTCCCTATCCATACAGTTATCGTCAATAACAACCGATAGCCCGTCCAGTGAATACCGATCAGAGCCGAAAGAAAGCCGTTCTAACCTCCGACCATAACGTTCAACATGCTCTTTCACTGTCATGTATTTGCAAGCGTTCCGGGCATAAGAATGTTCCTTTACCCACTCGGCTTGCTTTGAGTCAGACTCCGCAGCATAAAGCTCTCTGAATGTTATCTGATCAGCGTCAAGCTCTTTGGCGGTCTCAAAAAACTTTTCCGGGGCTACCTCGTTATAGATGTCCGACATATTCAATGAGAGGCGAAGGTTGAAACCCAGTTCCTTGATAGATTCACAAAGCTTGACAGTGTTGAACCGTAGCTTTTTGAGTATCCCCATCAACTCAGCGTTAGCATCGCTATCGAACATATTGGCAAGACTCAGACTGATCGTAGCCACTCCTATATCCCATGTTCGCAGGGAAAGTATATTCGGACCCAGATAAACTCCTGACGTTTGGATTTCAATCCACTGAAACGGTGAAGAAAGAGTTGAGTTGATAGACCCAAACCGAATAAGATAAGGCAGGTTAGCCATCGGTTCACCGCTTCCGGTCAAGACAATGGTATTACAATGATTGTCCCTGGCGAATTGCAGTCGGGACCGGACCGCAGCCCAGTAAGCGTCATCTGACGCAACCTCCTTGTACTCTTCATGGTGCTGTCGTGAGACACAGAAAGGGCATTTATTGGGGCATTTCGCCGGGACGCACAGGCTGAGAGATTGGATTTCCATACTACTACTACTACACCGGACGGCAAGAAAATCTATAATTAAATGGCAAAACCATCAAATCCGGTGTAACACCAATCATTATGGCTGAAACCAAGGGATCTCTGAGATGAAAGAACGCACCTTTTTATACCTAGTCATAGCTCTGCTGTTTGGGCTTCAAATCGCAGACTACGTTTTGTATCGAACCCTCAAGTCGTTGTATGAGGATAAGTTTGAACGCATCTCGAAAGAAAACGAAGCTTACGAGAATGCCCTGAGTAAATGCGAAGATGACTTGGTTGATTATAAAGCATCAGTTACGGAATACGAAAGACTGGAGCGAGAGCGGAAGCAAGCCAAGAAAAAGGAAGATGATCGGAGACACGACAAGATTATGACGGGCCTCAAACGAGCCATTTGTCAGCTTGACGTAAACGACTGGCAAGCAAAGGTCGAAAGCATTGCGCGGGTGCCCTACGGGTTTTTCACGGACGTTTGGGAAAAGTACAAACAAAACCCGAATGTGAAACTCACTGCTCCACAGAAGCTGCAAGGGAAACGGCTTCTGAAGGCGATAGATGAAAACCCGATGCCAGAGTGTGCAAAGAAGTTTGAGGCTAAAATCTGAATGCCGTCACAAAAAGAAACACTCGCGGAACAATTCAAGGTCACCGTCTGCTTTAAGTCAGATGTGGTTGATCCTCAAGGTGAGCAAGATTGGTATTCGCTTTCACTGGGGTGGGCGTTAGCTCAAGGTCTGGACCCTGATGAGGCACACGAATTTGCTCAATACGTTCGATATGATAAAAACCATTGGCAAGGTCTATGATGAAATGCGTAAACGAAAAGTGCGGTAAAGACTTATCAAACCGCTCCAATTACGTTTGGTGGGGCTGTGACGGTGATGCCTGTTGCGATCAACACTGCTACAATGAAGCGCGACGGCAGATGGACCACTTTTGCAGGGTCACGTTGAAAGACGATCGGGCATTTTCGGACTGGCTAGGCGTGGATATTTCAAATTATCAAGTAAAATAGTACGGTGTAATAGCGATTAGAAGATGTGCTCCGCCTTTGTGGTGTAGAGCCTCTTCAAATGCCCAAGAAAAAGATCCTTCCATACAAAACGCTGGTACGAAACCTGATCGCTTCCAAGAAGTTGTCTGGCCCAGAGCAAATTGCTTTCGAGAAAATAGCAGTCGAGATCTCAGAAGGGAGCGAACTCGACCAACATCAGAAACTTTGGATAGAAACCTTGAAGGAAAAGTATCTGACCAAGAGCTAATCTGTCTCGAAGGACAGCTTTCCCGAAGCCATGAACTCTGCCAATGTCTCCATCAATTTCGTTCCAGGGTCCAGCTTTTTCCTTGTCACGTTGTAGTGCCCGATCGCCCCTTTGACCTCATCCAAGCTCACAACTCCCGGTTCCGTGCAAACGTCAATCGGATAGCTTTCGATCACACAGGCCAACACTCTGTTCAATGCACAGGCTGTTGCTGTTTGGACCGGATAAAAATCCCAACACCGGAGTTTTCTGCCATGTAGTCGAGTGTCATACTTTTCTCTCGGCCCCATTTTGACTTTCCGATATCGTGGCTCTCTCCAGGCGGTTTTCCAGCGACGTATGCCAGCATTGACGATCTCCACGCCCCAACTCCTGGAGTTGGCTATGCCAGCGTCAGCGGTATCGACCTCAACAGGGTCGCAGAATTGGTAAAGGCTTCCCATGGGGGAAATGGCAAACTCAACTCCCAACTTCCGTTTCCGGAGCGTCTTTACCATAATTTCCACGGCATTCTCAGAGCCGGTCCAGTGGAAAACTCCAAGGTCAATGGGCTTTTTCCGCTTTTTATTGTAGCCGTCTCCAGGTTCAAAGCGGATGCCGTGGTCTTCAGGCCCAAAAACTGGGATAGGATGCCCTGTAATTGGGTGACAAATGGGGTATACTTCCCCTCCAACAGTTATTCCAGTAGCCATACCAAGGGATTCGTATTAGGAAAATTTGCAAATGATAAAAATAGAGTCACCCGAAGATGCTTTCCGCGAGTTACAAGATGTGATTATGGAAGTAGAAGATGAGTTTGCCAAAGTTTGTGCTGTCCCTGCTTGGCTAGAGATTTACGAGTACAAAGACGATAAAGGGCAAGCTTACAAACGCTTCCAATTTGTACCGGGCTCAAAGGCGAAACTACTCAAAATGCCCGTTGCACGTCTTGGGTTCAGCGGCGAGCACTTACAAGTCCAACGCCTGAAGTCCAACGGCAAAGAAGTTGACTGTGTGGACGTTCTGGCGCTTACTCCAGAGGATATTTACCTGCTCCGTAAGATTATCGAAATGCTACCCGCCATGCATGAACGGCTCATTGCCGACGCTTCAGTGGACATAAAAGACGTGCTTAGAGCCACAGAGAAGGTCCAGGCGTGGCTGGAATCAATCTAAGATACCAACGTCATCTTCGGTAAGCGCGGCCCATAAACCTGCTTTTTCTCCGGGATCGCCTTTCCGCAAACCCTTCAGGAATCGCCCCAAAGGAGTTGTTATCTCGAAAAGCCGCTTGTCCAAAGGAGTCGGGGATGTCTGTACCGTAAACAGCATCACGGAATCTGTCTCGTTGAACAGAGTGAGTAGGTAGTCCTTTTTCTGGGCGGTGGCATCAAAGATGAACCCAATGCGCCAGATCCCTGAAAGCTTTGTCATTTGATCCACAAAACCCGTGATTGCGTAAAGTTCTTCCTCATCTTCCAGGTGTTGTGGCTCCTTCATTACCTTCGCTGGCACCGGTAAAATCGTTTCAATGTGATCGACCTCTCCATTGGGAGCCGTCACTTTTGGGTGCAACTTAGAGGTTTCTTTCCGAGAATGTCGGCGGTCGATATCCCGGTGTATTAAACCATTGACTTTCCCCCGAATCGCCATGGTTCGGATCACGATTACTGTTGGGCATTCTTCCCAAATTACTCGAACGGGCTTGCGCGAGATATCAATTAGCATACCATATACTACACCGATGAAGGATAAGCGGACAGAAGAATATTTGAAAGTTTGGGGCTCTCAGAACATGCCAACTGCATGTGTTACTGAAGGTTCTATCCGTGTGGGACTTTACCCTACATTTGTATTGTTAGGATGGGTGGAACCTCATCACCTTGGACCGATTGTTGCGCTTCGATTGGCAATTCTCAGCAAAACCATGAACAATTCCATCGGTGGTATGGTATTGAGCCTTCCTTGTAACTCAATGACTGAACGCCACGTCTGTTCTTTACTTCAGGACTTCGGATGGGATGGTCGGGTTTGGCCTTATAAAGATCACGGTTGGCCAGAAGGAACTCCAAATGAAGAGCAACTCCTGGCACTTCTTAAAAAAGCTAACCTTGGCGCTACCCTGACTTTCCCTTCAACTGATGAAGGCACTCCTGTTTACCACATGCCCGTGAAGAAGAAAAAGGATTCATATATGGTGGCTCCCTTTGGCAATATTGTGCCAAAGCACCTTGATATGTTACGAGAGCTTACAAACAACCCGGCACCTTTCAAATCGGATTGGAAAGATGATTGAATTCTATAGCCCCAAGGACAAGTATGGGTTCCTTTCTAACTTCTATGAGGCCGTCTTTGAGTTAGAGGGGCAGCCATGGCTTACGGTTGAACATTTTTATCAAGCGTCCAAAGCCGTACACCCGGAGGAACGCCAGCGGATTGCCGACGCTGCTACTCCTGGTTTAGCCAAAAAGCTTGGAAGAAAATGCGAATGCTGGCCAGACTGGGAAGCATCTGTGGGAACTTCACACTTACATGATAAGTTTCGAGATGAACAAGGCGTGGTCGTAGAGTTGGCCAAAGACCATTTTATGTTTTCTGCTTTGATTTCGAAGTTTACACAACGCAAGGATCTCCGTGAAGCTTTACGCTCCACTGGAGATGAGCCTCTGGTCGAAAAGTCACCCACTGATTACTACTGGGGAATCGGTGAGGACGGTACAGGATTGAATAAACTAGGTCGGATGCTGCAACTCGTTCGAGCCTCACTGCCAACTGATTGAACTTATAGGAAATTTCACATTTCGATAAATTCGGTGTAGAATATAGATAGGCCCTCATGCGTAAGCGCTTTCCAAAGAAGAGCACGGTAAGAACCACATCCTCGTTGCTGGAGAACCATGCCTTCATCGCCCCTAAAGGCAATCAAGATGCTCGCCGCCCTGACACTCCGGGGCTGGTCATGGAGTACTTGGGAGATACCTATCTCATAGTGCATGAAGATGTAGAGAACTTGGCTGTATACGAGGAATGTGAGTTGCTTTCAGAGCCCAATGCTTACTGGAAGATCTCGTACCCTCGATCGGGAACTCTGTACTATAAAGAGATTGCAACTTACGAGGAAGCGCGAGAGATGATCGATGAAGAGTTGGCAGGCGTTGATGTATCGATCGAGGGGCCGTTTTATTCGGATAAAGAATTGCAAGAGGGTCCAGAGAAAATCAAAACTATATTTGAGCATTTAACTAACGACAACGATATATTACAATGACAGAAAAGAAACTTTGTGCTTTTGGTTGTGGGCGTGTTGTACATAAAGGCAAACGTCTCTGTAAACATCATTTAGAACACCAACGAAAAAAGATGGCTGAGTACCGGGCTGGACGAAAGAAGAAGGGCCTGTGTTCCCGTTGCGGCAACAAGGCTCGTAAAAAGAAAGATGGAACACCCAGTACTCTTTGTGAAGACTGCCGAAGCCACGTTCGCGAGTTGGAAAGAGCAGCCAGAGCCGAAGAATCGGAGCCTATATTTTTGGGGCTCGCACAAATGGGGCGGAAAAAGAAGAAGTCGAAATAGAGAGCTTATAAAATCCTAACTGATATGCCACATAACAAAGGTATGGATTGGATTAAGCTGCCCAAGCGCTTGGCAATTTATGTCCGAGATTCATTCGATTGTGTGTGGTGCAGAGGGGTGTTTCCTATTGATCCATTGGGCTACGGTTTGACTTTGGACCATCTCGATTCGACAAAAGGCAACTACCCTGAAAACCTAGTTACCTGTTGTAGACCTTGTAACTCTGCCAAAAGAGATATACCGCTCAATGAATGGTATGATTACTTAACTACACACGGGTATAACATACGAAGTATAAAAAGGCGTATCCAACATTTAACCCACAAACCTATTAACCTTACTGCTGGTAAACAGTTGGCGATAACACGTCGCCCAAGTTACCGAAAGAGGTACTCCAAGGGAACAGAAGATGTCAATCCAGACGATGAGAGACTCACAAACACCTCCAAATACCGATTCTGACGGAATCATTTTAGAAGAATCCGAACTACTTTTAGAACTTGTTCGCTCTATTGTTCGCAGCCCCGAAAAAGTGTCTGTCCACAGCGCCAAAGGCCGGGGTACTACCGTTCTAACCGTGACAGTAGACCCTTCTGACAGGGGTCAAGTTATTGGCCGGGAGCATAGAACGCTTGACGCCATAATGCACCTGTTTGAAAAGGCTGCGGGACTGGACCACCGAAGGGTGGTCATTCAGCTTGAGGGGGAAGATCTTCGGAGGGAAGAACGGCCCCGGAACCGCACACGACGTGGGCCGGTACGGGAGTATCGTTCCCGACGATAAATACTAGACTTTAATCCTTTTCGGTGTAAGAGTAGGCTATGAAGCTCTGCTGGCTGACAGACCCCCATTTTAATTTTCTGGACCCACCTGGCGCTATTGGTGCCTTCGGAAAATACATCCGTGCGGAACAAGACTTCGATGCCATTGTTATCACGGGTGATATTTCCGAAGCCGACCGGGTACGAGGTTCCCTGAATGAGTTTGCCAAGGCGGTCGAATGCCCTGTTTACTTTACTCTCGGAAACCATGACTTCTATAGGGGAAGCCTTGAAAGTGTCTATGAGGATATGAAGAGGCTTGAAGACAACCTTGTCTGGTTAGATAGGTCCAACCCTATTGTCCTGAACGAAGAGGCGGTTTTAACGGGAAACCAGGGCTGGTATGACGCTCACTACGGAAATGCCGAAAAGTCCAATGTGGGGTTGGCGGATTTTGAGTTTATTGCGGACTTAGAGCCTTTCTACCACCGTTGGCATTGGATGAAGAAAGGTGGGCGAGCCGGGATGATCAAAAAGCTCAGAGAACTGGGCCAAAAGTCAGCGGAAAGCGCCGGGTTCCGCGTTTTTGGTGCTCTCGAACATTATGAAACAGTGGTATTTGCCACCCACGTACCGCCGTTTCAAGGTGCTTGCTGGCACGAGGGTGCCATCTCAGACTCAGATTGGCTTCCCTGGTTCACTTGCAAGGCCATGGGCGATATGCTGTTAGAAGCGGCGTCTAAGTTCCCAGACAAGCAAATCATGGTGTTGTGCGGCCATACGCACAGCGATGGAACCTACCAGCCGACTGAGAATCTGACGGTCATCACAGGCAAAGCTGTTTACGGTGCGCCTGATATCGCTGGCATATTTACTTTTGAGTAAGCTTAGCCCTCTCTAACAACTGACGCCACCATCTAATAGCTCCGTTGGCATTTGTAAATTCCTTCTCGCTGCCGTTGGCGGCTACAGAATAGGTAATCTTCCGAAAGTCATAAGCCGCCACCCTCGCACTGATTGTCACGTTCGGCGGAAGATCAATTTGCTCGCCGGGTTTCAATGACTCAATCTGAAACTCTAAATCTTCTACCTCTTTTGGGCCATACTTGTAACGCCATGGGTCTATACGCTTCATAGTACGAGGTACGGTCCTTTCAACCCATTTCTCTACTTTTTTAGGCCCCGCAACCTTACCCAAAAGCCTTTTGGAAAGCTGATACTTATCCCATACGGATTGAGGGATTAAGACTTCCTTCGCCTTGTCATACCTATGAAGCCCTCCGGACTCTTTTATAGCAGCCTGAGGAATCTTGTATGCGTAAACATTGCCTCTGACATGATGAAACGCAGCTATCTCTTTCCAATCGTCTGACATAAAAACTACAGGCTCGTTCGTCATACCCCCCGGTAGCCATTTTCTCGCCCATCCACCCGGATCGTCCTTCTTGTAAGGTTTCGGCATGGCTGGTCGATTCCCTATATGATAAAGAGTCTTAGCTCCAGCCGCCTCTTTCAGAGCAGTTTTAGTCGGGTCTGTATAAGACTTCCCATAGTCAACCCACAACAACCGTCCGTTAGAATCCTTCAACGTCGCTCTGCCCGAAGCGCTGTACTCCTGGACTTCGGCATCATACTCCCAAGCGATCCGATTGACATTGCGCCGATTGAATCTCCAATCTCTTGTTTCAATGATCTTCGTTGGGCTATCCCATATCTGTAGCTTCTTTTTGCGTCGAATGTTTATCGCGGCCAGTTTACTCAGTTCCTCATACCAGGGAGTAAACATGGTAATCTCTTCGGTTGTAGGGAAGTTTTGCCCCGAAAACTCCCAAGCCCTGTCATCGATGTATACCTGTGCTTGAGGCTTTGCCATAAACTCAAGTCTAGCCATAATGTCAGGGCTCATTCCGTTCTGTAGCAGCCAGTTTTGAATTAACGATTCTTGCTCTGGATCGTTGAGCCTTGCCGAGTGGATGATGATCTTAAAATGATCGGTCATCTCGCTCAGCCACTCGATAGCGCCGGGAACCGGAGGGTCAGGCAATGTCGCGTCAGTCCAACCACTCTTGTACGAGTTTATAACTCCATCAAAGTCAACAGCCAATGTTATAACATCGTCCGATGCTTCCAGATAGCGCTGTACGATCCGTGTCCTCATCAATCCCATTCCCCAAGCACGTCTACCACAACCCGGTATCGTATGATTTGCTTTCTGGGATCAATTTTGGCTTCCCAATAATGATCATTGTCGGAGAAATCCATTTTGAGGTTCCGCACACCTCTGTCGAATTCATCCATCGCGAAGTAAGTGATAAGGTCTTTGATTTTCGGTTTCGCTGCTTCCAAGACCGGAGCAACTTTCCTTCCGCCGTGCGCGAAGTAACTGATCGCCTGTTTCTCGCTTAGTTTTGTAAGGAAGGCCCCTAAAACCCTTCGCTGCTTACCAAATAGTCGAGTTAAAGCCATACCAGAAAGGTCAACAACGATCTCTACGGGAGTAATAAAGTCGGGATCGTAATCATCCCTTGGTTCTTGATCGCTTTCAAAATCCACGTCAATGATTTTGATATCGGAAGCGGTTAGGAATCGAGCGGCAACTCGTTTAGAGTCCATTTCTCTGCCTTTCTAAAAGAACTTATCGTAATCTCGGTCCCAAGGGAAAAGAGTTTTGTTCATTGATATGTACGTGATAACGCCTGTCACTTCAATGCCGTTAGGTTTCATCACGGGTTTTCTAAGATCAACCTCAGGTTCGGTCACGTAGATACCGGCTTTCGGTACAATCCCTTCGACTTCACGCTCCCCTTCTTCGCCATATGCCGTAGTCGTATAGTCAAGCTCAGTGGCCTTAGCCAGGGCATCTTCCACTTTGCTTTGAGCTTTTTCCGCAGTGGGTGAAAAACGTATCGTTTCTGTCAGCGTGTCAATGACATGATCCAATAGCTCTCTTACTGTCCGACGATCTTTAAGAAGGTCATACAAAGAAGGTGCTTCAGGCTCACCCGGCGCTTCCTGATTGAACCACATTTCCAGGTCCGCAAAACTTATAAGTCTTTTGAATGGGTATAATAACTGACTTGGAAATGTTAGTTCGGTTGATGTTGAGTGAAGCTCCCCGTCTACATCATCTTCGTATACATCCTCTTCAGTCTCTTTGCTTTTAAACTTGGGCCTGACTTTGCCGACGCTGATTCTGTTAAGAAGCGACAAGCCAACATCTTTTGCGCCTTGTGTTATGGCGTAATCCAGGGCGTCTTGCGCTTCCTGCTCAAGCTCACTTGAGGCAGACAGATACCTTTGAACAACACTGGCGGTTTTTGAAACGGGTTCCATTTTCTCCAGCGCCTTTTTTATATCCTTGTCCATCAACTTGTCCATCTCTTTGGATGTTGACATTACAGCCACACGAGCCATCGCTTCATCAGCCAGGATGTGTTCATCCTCTACCTTTTTCAGATCATCCAAAACCCGTTCCATAGACTTGACAGATAGGTCCGCTGCCAACTGTTTCGTAAACTGATCGTATTTCCGCAGTGGGCCTGTTTCCGCAAGGGCTGTCTCACCGGCTTCAAGCGTCATGTGTTCCATGATCTCATTGAAAGCCTTCTTTTGCTTTTTGGTCATTCGTTTGCCAGCCATAACATTTTTCACGCCATGTGCTGCAAACTTGAACTCGGCCTCATCTTGAGCCATCCCAATCAGCTTATTGGTCAGCTTCTTATTCTTTCTGGATAGGGCTTTTTTGGCTTCCTTAAATGTATGCTTTCGGAATTCCTCATTCCCCAAGAAATGCTTCAGGGCTTTGGAGCTTTTCTCTACAAACTTGTTGGCGTCGTCTGAGAGTTTCGGGAATTTGGTTTTCCAGACGTCCAGGCGAGCTTTGGGCTCAGGGGTTTCCTCATCAGCGGCGGTTTTTAACCTCGCCTTTTGCAAAGAGGCTCGACTAGCCACTTTTTGAGGAATTATCGTCATGTAAAGAGTCGTATATCGAAAGAAATGACAGTGGCTTGTTTCTCGTTATGGTATTGTTTATTTCCTCTTCCGTCAGTTCCCACTTATCTTCGGGGAGCTTGGCGATAACTCTGGCCTTAAATACTTGGTGGTAGCAGACCGCAAGATACTCGTGGGGCTCTACCCCATGACACTCGTCAGGCGGCTTGAGAAGCCCCAACGCGGCCATTACAGGTGGCCAGTTGCTCTTTATCAAAAGATGTGACACCAGGATAGCCAGAGCCGTTTGAGCCGGTCCGCTACCCGAATAGCTCCATTCGAAGCCGGTCGGACTGTGATTGAAGAGATCCAAACGCGGGGGAAGAGGCCAAGAGTGGCCGGTATCTCTATCTTTTACAAGTATTTCGCATATTTCATCTTTTCGGTTGCCGATATAGCTTAACTTCATATTGTCTCCATATTTATGGGTCATGCTAATTATTACACTTGAGGATCGTGAAGCTCTAGGTTTCAGTTTTCATTTCATTGGAATTCGAGAGTATGGAACACAATCTTACTCACCGAGTCGCACTCAGGTATCTACAGTCAGATACCCGTTATCAGATTCCAGCCCAGTACAAGCACATCCTTCAGATGGTGGATGAAGGGGAGTTGGACCCGCAGGTTTTGCTCGCATGGAAATATGTGGTCGAGAAGATGGGGCCGAAATTTTCCTACGGAGGGGCTGTTAAATATTGGCAGAACAAATGCGCCAAGATGGGGATCGACTTACCCGCCTCTCCAGAGGTCAGAGCACAGTACGGTGCCTTCAAGGTCAAGAATGGTGACGAGATCGAGGAATGGGTTAAAGAATACCTCCAAAGTCGTGGTCTGATCAGCGATGTCGGAAAGACAGCGGCGGAACGAGAGTTTGAGATTCAGCATTTCCAGAGGATGATCGACGACGCCAAGGATCGTATTGCCAAACATGAAAAAGGTTTGGCCGAAGGTTCGAGGGTCAAGCAACGCGAAAAGTGGCTCGCTCAGGCTCGTAAGGATCTGGAGAAGGCCAGTAAGGATCTGGACAAAGCTCAGGAAGCTTGCAAAGACATTCAGGAAACTATCGTCAAACATGAGAAGGTCGAAGCTCCGGTTATTGACTTCGAGAAGCAGTTTCAGTTGCTCCTACATCAGGCTGCGAACGACCTGTCCAAGCGGGAGGTGTTGGCCAAAGCCAAGGCAGCGTTGGAAAAGTTTGAGGATGAGATGACCAATCCAAGGCTGGCTTCAGAGAAGCAGGCATTCGATTTGTGGGACAAGATCAAAGGTCTTTGGCAACGTCTCTGGGACCGCGTACTAAATGCATTTGACGCGGTTGCAGACTGGGCCGATGACTTGCTTGTAGACCGAAAGCAGTTACAGAAGCTTCTGGATTCAGTCTCTTAGCTCCTGCCTATCTAACTTTTCGGCTTCTGCCGCTTTCCGGATGTTGTTGTGAGCGCTGGCAAGGTGGCTCTTGGCGCTTTCCATAACATCGTCCAGGTATATGTTCCAGCCGATGAGTTGTGCTGATCCTTCCCTCAAATTGATTACGGCATAATCGAGCGTATCACCATCGTCCACAATCTGGACAAAGAGCTTCATCTGCCCCTTCTCCAGACCTTCCAGGCGCGTCTGAACATTCAAGTAGACCTCACAGTCGTTGTCGAGACAGTAGTTTTCCAGGGAAGTAAAAAGGTTGTCGCTTGCAAGATCCAGTTGATCCCGCATGGGTTTACTGACATCTGTTAGTTTCATTTATTCAATAATTTCCGTATAGTATTTGGCGATTCCCTCTCGAATGGCACCTTGGGTGGCCCCGTTCCAGAGGTACAGTTTGGCATCCAAGGCCAAGTTACACAAAGCCTCTTCTACGGACTGCCCACCGAGAGTTGAAAGAAAGTTCCAGACCGCAATGCTGCGAACATCGTCGCGGTCTGCCAGTTCAGAGATCGTTTCCTTGGTAAGCATATTGATATTACACATCAGCGACAGAAACCTCTATTAAATCCCTTGGCATTTTTCCATTTCGGTGTAATATCTGAAAAATGGAGGGGCGGTCAAGGAGTAAAATATGAAGTACAAACTATACTGGCTGTTATGCGTGGTTATGATGCAAGCTTGTGCCCTGAATGACGACGGCAAGGCAAGCAATGATGACATCGCTTGGGGATGCATGATTCTTGGCATCATTATGTTCTTTGCTGGCTTGGAACACGGAGCCATGATGTGTCTGGTCGGAGCAGTCATGTTCTTAATTGGTTGCAATTAATTTTAGAATTCCGACTCGCTGATGTGTAATAGGGGTATGGACAATCCCAAAGTATCCTACATTAGAACACACGGCGAGATGGCTGACGGGGATAGGATTCCCACTCCTGTAGCTGTACAGGTCGTCAAGACTATTGAGGGCACCGCTTCCAATATGGAACGGTTTGTGACGCTGAAGGCGTGTATGAGCTTTGCGTCAGCCAAAGAATATCTTCGTAGATTCGGTTATACAGGACGGGAAACCGAGCAAGAGAAAGAGGATAAGAAGACTGAGGCCCGTGTCAGAAGGGCTTTGGCTGAAAACAAAGCTAACAAGGGTACCCCTCTTGTTTGCGCCACTAAGGAAACCATAGAAGCGCTGCTTCGCAGGATTGACAGACTGAGTTCCGACCTATGAAAAAAGACGAGTTCCACATCCACGAAGTGTCAGAAAAAGCTCTCTGGGGCGTCCGTAAGAATGATGACGGAGAGACAGCAGGAGTCATGGTCCCGATGGTCGAAGGTCAGAATCTGATGCCAGGAATGGAGCTTGTAAACATAACGGCACGTGCCGGGGAAGATTCAGTGGTGGACCTGGAATCTGTGTTCAAAACCAAGGGACCGGCACAAGTCGCTTCCCCTCAGTACCGAGAAAACTACGACAACATTTTTGCCAAGAACGATGCCAAAAAAACCACCTATCCCAACTGAGGCCAAGAAAAGTGCTCAAAGGACTTATGAGTTCTTCGAGCAGCTAAATGAATTGGTGGAAAACCCTGAAGACACGTTTCTAACACCAAGGCATCTGATACAACTTGGATCTCTAGTCTGGCCGCATACCTACGAAGGCAACGACGATGACCTAGCGGCTTTCAGCACTTTGAGATGCAGTATCGAAGAAGGCAGTATTGACAAAGCCACCGAACTGGATCTTTTACTGAGGGTTCCGAACGAGCAATGTACAGTTCTGTGGTCCGCTCGATGGGTTGACCAGGGATGCCCAAGACTGGTCTTTGATTCAAATTACGCCAGTTTATTGATGGCAACTGATGTCGGCAAGGAAATGCTCGATAACATTGTGTTTCCCTGGAAGGCATTCCTCATTCAGATGCCAGATAACCTGCTTTCTAGTAAAGATGACAAAGGAAATGAACATCCCATTACGCAGGTGTTTGTCCAGATACTCAAGGATCAGTACGACACGCCCGTTCTCAATATCGTAGCCACGACTAAAAACAATATGCAGATATGGAGACACGGGGTGCCTCTCAACTTACTGACCACCAGTAAGGCTAAGAAGTCCTCATGGGGATATGGTTTGGAGTGCGACTCCCGTGACGAACGTGTGCTGGTTCTTATCGGAAGGCTTATCATTTCGATGTGTATGGCCTTATCTGATCCGGATAACTACCGTAAGAAGACTTGTAAGAAGCAAAGAAAGAAGTATGGCAAGCGTCTAAGCCAGAAGTTCAAAAGACCGGACTTGCCAGAGGTCCAAACCTTCGTAATCGGCAAACCCACCAAAATCAATTGCCGGGACGCTATCGTCGAATACGCCGAAGGCAAGACAAACAGGAACAGCCCGACTCTTAGATTCCTCGTTCGCGGACATTGGCGTTGGCAACCTTACGGTCCAGGTAAAAAGATGCGTAAACGCATCCCCATTGAACCTTACTGGAAAGGCCCTGACGGTGCCAAAATCCTTACTCGTACTATCCTTATGGAAGATGAGTAAGATCTATTGATACTCTCTCAAGGGTATGGAACGGTTCGAACGCCTTTTCGACCTGGAACAGCACCTGTGGGATCACCGCACCGGGTGGCGGAGAAGTAAGAAAAAGTCTACTACTTTTGACGAAGAGTGGGTCAAAAGGATTGGCGGAGTGTGGATTGCTATAAAATGGGGCAGGGACTTCGGTAGCACTATTCTTATCCAGCCGTCCAAAATGCCTTTCAGAAATCTGGATCGGAAAAAATGGGATGAGGCGTATGACTTGCTTACGAAAGAGTATCGAATCACAGGTAAAACTCTTGCTGACATAGAACGTGCCGCTCAAGATTTGGTCAAAGACTACAAACGCATGGCCCCTAGAAAGCGGAAAGACTACACAGAAAGTTCGTGGAGGGGTTATCGAGGCGAAGAGGCAATCCGTAAATGGAAAGAAACAGTTGAAGAAACACTGTTAGACATTTTGGGGCCGCACACAACTTATCGTAAAGAGTCGATCTGGACTACAAAAGAGTTGATTCACAACCTGTTAGATAACTACGGTATTGACTACCCTATAGGGCTTGAGCGCAGAGATGTGGGGGTGCAAGTTAAAGCCATCTTGGAGAGGTTAGCTAGGCGCGGAAAGATTGATAAACTCACGGGTGGGCGATATCCTGACTGGGGGGTGAAACGAGCCTCAAGCCGAGTGGTGGATCGGTTCCAACTGACCGTGCAAGAGTCAATAGAGATAGCCAAAAAGGGTAGCAAACTAAGTAAAGAGTTTGAGGCTCGAACAGCGGCTATGCGAAAGGTTACGCCAGCGGATCTTATGACCCGTGCGAAACGGAAGGTGTAGTTATGAAAGCGATCGTCCTCTCAGGTGGAGGTGCCAATGGTGCGTACCAAGCCGGGGCATTGAAATATATATTAGGTATGCTTGGAGTACAACCTGACATTGTTTGCGGAACTTCGGTTGGGGCTATCAATGCTTCCTTTTTAGCTCAATTCAAGAAAGGCGAAGAGATCCGGGCAAGTGTTGAACTTGTGAATTTGTGGAAAGGCATCAACACCGCTCATATATATAAGAAGTGGTATCACGGGTTACTCTGGTACTTGCCGGTGCTTTGGAAAGAAAGCGTGTATAACACAGCGCCGATCCAAAAGCTTTTACGTGAGAATCTTGATCCACAGAAGATTGCTGAATCCGGAAAACAATTACGAGTTGTAGGCGTCTCTTTTACAACCGGTGAGTGCCGACGTTGGGGTGAAACAGACCCCCTTCTTGTTGAAGGGGTGCTAGCATCATCCAGCTTCCCCATCTTTTTTCAACCTGTCATGGTTGACGGTATCCCTTATACTGACGGTGGTCTGCGTGACATTACCCCCTTGAATGCCGCTATTGAACTTGGGGCAACTGAAGTTTATATTGTCACATGCCAGCCGCCAGCGACATCTTTTAAGCCTAAACCCGGTTTGAAAGTTCTTGACCAGATCCCAAGAGCGTTGAGTATTATGACCAATGAGATCTCACGTAATGATCTCAGGAAAACTCAACTCATCAATGAACTTTGTAAAGCAGGTAAAGCGCCAGAGGGTAAAAAAGAGATTAAGCTTCATCTCGTACAGGACCAAAGATCTTTGGGCGACAGTCTGGACTTCTCACCCGAAAAGAATCGAGCATTGATCGATCTGGGCTTTTCTGATTCTGAAAAACAATTAGGGGAAAAGAATGTATAGTTACGACCATCGTAAAGTCGCGATAAACCCTGAGCTACAAGAAAAAGCAGAAGCCCTACTCGCGAAGCACGACGGGTGGTTTACCTGCTTTCCCAGGAACCATCGAGCGGAGCCTCACAATCATATCGCTGTAGAAGTGCGTGGAAGTAACCTTCGCTCGCTTCAATGGGCCAAGACAGCCTGTAATATACGCTGTGATCAACCTACCGAATTACAAGTCTTGGACACCGGCAAAAGGGTCCACTCTGATTGTAAACGATGCGTAGCAGCCGCTAGGAAACGCACCGCTACAAGCCATCCGGGGATCAAAGAAGAAATCTCTGATCGTTTGGAAAAGGACATCAGATCTTGGACTCATTTCCGCTGGTCCGGATTTAATCACTCGCCCTCCAATTCCATACGTTTGCAGTTTCAGTCATTAGACCTTCCAAAGCACCCGCCCGACGATGACGGTGAAGAAGACGCCGCATATTGGGAAGAGGTTGAGTCCATCAGAGCTAAGACAGAGCAATGGATACAGAAAGAGCTTGAGGGATACCGCAAGTATGTTCGTAGCGTCTCTGTACGGTTTACAGAAAAAGGGACTTTCCATCTAGATCTGAAGTTACGGTAGCGTATCTTCTTTGATACTTCTGATTTAAGTCCTAGAGTTTTGGGCTCCTGAGTTGTAATACAGGAGATGACCCAATACGTTCCAACGACAAACCAGGAGCTTGCCGACAAGCTTTCGCATCTTGGAAAGTTATACCAAGTCGCCAAGGACAAATGGCGAGCTAACACCTATAACAAGGTGGCTGGAATCATTCGGGATTTGAGTGAACACGCCGGTTCGCTCAACCTTGTCGAGATAGAAGGGATAGGCAAAAGCACGGCTGAAACCATCCACGAAATCCTGGCCACAGGCACCTGTAAGCGTATCAAGGAACTGGAAAAGAAATTCCCACCCGGAGCGTTCAAGTTACAAGCGATCCCTGGTGTCGGCCCTGTGTCGGCTCATAATATTGCACGTCTCTACGAAGTCGAAAGCGTAGAGGAACTAATCGAACATTTGGAGCTAACAGGAGATGACCCTGACCTGTTGGAACGCGCAAAGGTTGGTTTACAACAATCAAAGCAGGGAAGACTTCCCCGCAAAACTGTTGCTCCATTGGTCGATACTCTCATAAAGCGTTTGAGAAAAATACCGGAAGTCAAAATGTGCGATACTGCTGGATCGTTCAGACGAGAAACTGAAACGGTCAAGGATATCGACATTCTGCTATCTGTCAAAGAAGGCGAGTCGCTGTCAAAGGCATTAGACAAAATAAAGAAGTTGCTTGCCAACTTCGGAGACATCCACACGGAAGGTGACAAGAAAATTCGGCTGAGATATCAAGGTGCTTTTGTTATTGACATCGATGCTCTGGTCGTGGAACCAAAATCCTGGGGAGCTGCAATCTGTTACTTTACCGGGAGTAAAGCTCATAACATTCGACTTAGAGGCATTGCGAAAAGCCGGGGCATCCTGGTCAATGAATATGGTTTCTTCAAAGGACCGGAAGCTCGTAAAGGCAACATGGTCGAAGAGGAACGTGTCGGCGGAAAGTTTGAAGTTGAACTGTATAGCCTTCTTGAAATGAAATATGTAGACCCAAAGGATCGAGGTGAGTGATGGTACACCCGAAGCCCGGTGACGTGTTCGTTCTGACAACTCCCATAACGACGATGGCTGGTAAGAGCTACGACGCATGCCCCTGAAAGGACTGGCCGATGAATCATAAAGAAATGAACAAACTAAAAGCGGAAATCAAAAGTTTAGGTGATCAACTTGAGTATGTGCATACTACATGGAAAGGGAAAAACGCAGTACTGCAAAAAGAACTAGACGCAACGCGCAAGGAGCGGGATGAGGCAAAATATCGAGTCGCTGAACTCGAAGAGTATGACCGCAAGTTGCAATCAGGTGACCCTGATACGTACATAGAGCGTATCGAGGAAGAGAACGACGCAGAGTTGAGAGCAGAAGTAACAGCGCATCAGGTAGTAATGACGGAAAAGGCAGAAAAGGAACGGGATGAGTATCTCGCTCAGTTCAAAAAGGAATACCAGACAAACAAAGAACTCCGCGCCGAGAACGTGAGGTTGAAGCGGGAGTGGGATAGTTTGAAAGAGGATTGGGATGAAATGCAATCAACCCCGAAAGGTGTCGGTGTCGAGAACAAGTTTTGCAAGTGCGTAAACTGCGGGCATATTGGTTTTTGTGTTGAGCGGGTGGAGAGACTGAAAGCCGAAGTGCTGCTGGAATCTGAAGCGGTAACAAGGGGATAAGTTCGAGCTAATCAAACAGACAGATGAAGCTCCGTCGCATCATGGTCCGTGCCAACGAAAGGGAAGGGTAATATGGAATACGTGCCTGGAACAGAAATCGAAAAGCCTGCGGTCAACTTGTCAGACCATGACGGCAATGCTTACATGATCATGGGCCTCGTAAAAAAGGCACTCCGAAGAGCCGGTGTGCCTCAGTCGGTCATAGACACATACCTCACCGAATCAAAATCCGGTGACTATGACCGACTGATTCAAACCGCAATGAAGTACGCAAATGTTGAATAAGTATTGAGGTGAGTAAATGACTATAGGAGATCCAAAAGACAAAGAGTATTCCCGCGCTGTTGGCGTTCCCGTCAGCGATGAGTGGTCTGAGGAATGGCCTACTGAACCGGGGCTGTATCTTTTTTACGGCGACCGTTTCAAGAAGGCTGACAACCCGCTATTTAAACCGGATTTTTTCCTGTGTAAAGTAAGAGCCGCCTCAAACGCCATGATGTATATCGCTGGAGACAATTTCATGTACGAAAGTCAAGGCTATGGTGTGTTCAAACCTATCACTGAACCGGTGCCTGAAATTCCAAGGAAGAGTATAAAATGAGCCAAGTACTTTTCAAAACCACATACGAAGGGCGGCAAGCTGAGGTAATGGCAGGGTGGGATAACCCTGTGGGTAATTATTTTCTCACGGTCTTCGACCTGGACGCTGATGACGAAGTTATCTGGAGTGCCATGGATCATCCGGACCGAGAGGATTTTGAGGGCACCGACCGGTTAGAGGCCCAGCTTCAAAGTATGGGTATCGAGGCTCCTGCTGGGTTTTGGCACCGTGTTCATCAACAAGAACGTAACGTTATCCATGTTTTTTCAAACGGCGAATGGGAGACAAAGTGACCAAAGTAGACAAAGCCTATGATTTTCTGATTGAGTTTTTGGGTTCATACGAGCACCCAAAACTCAAGGGAAAGACGAGTGCGCGTTCAACGCTGATAGACGCCGTTTGCGACAAAGTGGATTGCAGTCAGACCACCGCTAATAAAGCTCTCAATAAAGCTCTCTCAGAGAAAAAGATTCATCGTTGGGGAAGAAAGGGCTATGAGTATTTGGTCCTTATTACCCCGAAGTATCTCGCTGAACAAGAAGCTGAAACCCGCCAGTGGGAAGCGTGGAAAAAAACGGCTCACCGAGTTGTAATCAAACTTGCGGACCTTGGGGTTGCGGTAACTTATTACAGAAGCGCCGGGGTTCACATCGAAAAAGATGAACTGATCAAGTTCGAAAAACTACTCGACAAGCTATGCGATCATTAGGGAAAAACCAACTCGAAGTTTTGCGCCACCTCCAACAAAGCAAATGGAAGGAATGGTGGCCACACGTTGGCTGGTATTGGGACACCGTTTCAGGCACCGAAAAGATCATGGAGTCACTCGAAAAGCGTGGTTTTGTCAAAAAGCTTCCAACGGGGGCAAAGAACAAAGTAGCCAGTTACAAGTATGTTCTAACCAAAGCAGGGGAGGGCGTCGAACTGGACTAATCACCGTCTGCTGACAAATGATCCCAGAGCGTAGTCTCTGTCAAGTCAATGTCAGGCGGCTCTCGTAAGTCCCCTGGTATCTTATCCAAAAGTCCGAACGTGGTAAGTGCAGCCCATGTCTGACGAGAGACATGGCTGTGTTGGCTGAAACGTAGCTCCAGCCCCGTATATTGTCGTCGCTCGATGCTTTCACTACGTATGCCAGCTTCCTTCGCCAACCGTATAATAATGCCACCTAGAAATTCGCCAGACATGCGTGTCAGATGGTGATCGTGTATTGAAATCCATTGGCCCGGATTCACAAGCAGCCGGTGAAGATAACTCAGGGCCAATACAGTCGAACGCCCTGTCCTCCGCTGATCTTCAGAACCGTCATAAAGCCACCTAAGAGCTTTCAGCGCAGCGTGTTGATCAGCAGTGAGATCGAAAGTCGGCATTATCTCACCACGGATCTTCGTAGAGCAACTAGCCTACGTAACCAGCCTATAAACTTTGCCCATTTTGTTGGTTTCTCTTTTGATGAATGAACCAATTTCGGTTTTTTGAGTGTCTTTGGGCAGTCACTATGTTCCCCCGTTTGCATGAGCATGTTGACGAAAAGGGCATGTAGGTTTGGTGGTAAGTCCGTAAAGTCCATTTTCGCATCTATGGACGCCAATGTCTTTCCACACTCAAGACACCTGAGGCTCACGATTTTGGGGGCGATAACAACAGGTTCGCCTTGAACGGTGAACTTTCCCGGCTCCGCTACCCCTATCCGAATGGGTCTTTGCCAGTCTTCAATCTTAATAAGTTCGCCCATCTGTGTACCCTTCAAGAGACTAAATGATCCCAAAGGTCTTGCTCTTCAGGATTCTTGAGTTCGAGTTCGAGAGCGAGATCCATAACAATAATGGTAGTGCGTTTCTTATTACCCTCCTGGACGGCAAGCATTCCGTCTTGTAGCTTAAGTGTAACGGCCCTCTGATTGCCTGATATGACTTTGCTATCTGGGTCTCTTCGTGCTTCAGCCTCTCGCCATTCGTGGTGGCATCTAAAAATACGCGGCCCTCCGTTTAGCACTATATTTGTGCGTATGATGTCATCCACAATAATACAGTGATCATCCAATTTATCAAAGTATGGGAATTCTCGTATTTCTGTGTTCCAACCAAGCTCCTCCTCAGTCCGTACCCTTTCTTCATAAACTAGGCCGTCATACATTCCGACAACACTTTGACGGGTGTCATATGCCAGAACGCTAATAGTTTCCCGTCCCTGGTCGGCATAGGGATGAACAACTACCTGTGGCCCAAGCAAATTGACAATCATAGGGTATAATTACACCGAATCTTACTGGTATTCAACAGATTTCGGTGTAATATGTAAACATGCGGCGACTAGCGGAAACCGATGTGGTTTTTTCCACGACTTCTACCACGTGGGTTGATGTTCTTATTGTGGCCCCATTCGATGTTCCGCCCGGTCCTTACTATTTACAGGTTGGGGTTGAGAGCTTTGAGCCAATCAAACCAGCAATTCGCGTTCTTTTTGAAGGGCAGGTTGTCTGCGAGGGTGATTTTATAACCGCAGAAGACACTATCCACGTAACCGAACCAGACTCAAAAGCCATTGTACAGGCCCGTAGTCCAATGGGAACGCTTGTAACCGTTGAAAGATTCACCCTTATATTGGAAGGGTACTCGCCCCTCGCAAAGCCGGTAACACTGAATTACCCGCTGATCAATATACCTGTTTTATACTTAGAGAGCGAACGGTCAGTGTTTAGGGTATTGCGTCCGGATAAAAGTATCACAGATGCGACCGAAGAAGATATCCAAAACGCGATTTCGGCTCTCCCAGGCTGTGATCATTCCAAAACTATTGTCGCCGGGTCTTCAAAAGCTGAGGTAAGGCTCCGGTGTTTCAAGTGCGGCTCCCCTGTTCTCACACTGTATGACCACCTGAAAGAATGAGTTGCCGACCTGTACGAACACACCATGGGGCGTTGATGTCTGGATCTGTCCAATATGTAAACCACTTAAAGACCCCATCGATTGTCACCACTTGGCAATCGACAAAGGAGTCGTGGTCCAAATACCTTGCAGGAGAACGAAGTGCCGAAAAGCCAGTATGAAATTCAGTAATCTAACACAATACATAGAACACATGGAAAAGAAACACGGATGGTAAAGATGAGTAAAGAGGACAGGGAACTGGTTGTGAAGATATTTTTGAATAACTTCGAATGGCCTACCAAAAATGGTTACAAAGATCAGAGGGAATGGAAGGATGTAGAAAAGAGCTTTATAGTTGAACAGGTAAAAGCGGCTATAAAAATAGCCAAGATTTTCAATGCGGTCTATGAGTCTAAAAAAGATATAGAAGTGGGAGAATTTGTAGACCAGAGTTTTGATTGATTATGGGATCTGTTGAATGGAGCAGGGCGCGGTGTTTTATAAGAAACCGGTATGGCGGTGGCGATACGATCAAAGAAATGATCCCACCCCTTGGAATAACCGGCACATGGACAGCTAGAATAGTTCAAGGTAAGCGTATATTGAAAGTAGACTTTGAGAGAGGCAAAGGATTACGCCAGTGGGCAATCCTTAGAGAAGTGCTCGAAGATGAATAGGTACGATGCCGACGCTGTATGAATGGTTTGACCCCTCAAACAAAGAACACCTCCGGGCTTTTCGCACACTAACGGAAACTGGGCAGTGGCCGAAAGGCTTTGTGCCGAAAGAGGTAGACATGGGATCTCCCTGGAGAGTAAGCATCAAAATAGCCGACCACTATATGACATTAATGTTGAATGATGGTGGCGGTAAAGCTAAACGGTAATGCTAATTCATACGCTCGCGCTTCTCTTTTCCCGTTCTAATCTCATCCAAAAGTTTCTGAAGCTCATCCACCTCAGCCTGAGCTTCCGCCTGCAACACAGGGTCTTCATGTCGAGCGACAAGCTTAACTTTCCCGTCCGCTGCCAGCTTAACGCTTAGCTCAAACTTTTTGAACCGGATAACCTTTTCCCAAGCATCAAAAAGTTGGTTGATTTGATCGTCTAACCTCTTTATGGTTTCCCGTTGCCTCTGTAGCAAAGCGGCTTCCACCTTAGCCGGGGTAAACTTAAAGAGTACATACAAGACGATGCAGCCAACGGTAGTCAAAAACCATTCCATCTGATCCTCATTCGATTTGTTTCAACTGCTCTTTCTCTGAGATCTTGGCTTTCTGATCCTGCCAAGATTTTTGCCCGATGCTATTGTTTTGCCCGTTCCGCTTCCATGGCTTGCACATTAAACACCCGGCCCGTCGTTTCTTTGGCCGACGCCTCTTATGATGGCTCATACTCACCTCCTGGCGGTCTCTCACCGCACGATTGTGATAGCCATCACGTCCTCCTTTTCTTCCGTTTTATAGTGAAATGGGTTTCAACAGGTTTGTCTTTGACCCACCTAATATAGCCCTGAATCTTTGGACTTGCGAGGATTTTCTCTACAGTATTATACCACGTCCTCAATTCTTGGTTTGTGAACATCAAATGTAACTGGTCGCCACACTGATGACAAACCATAATTCCATCATTACTCTTTTTCTTGCGCCCCGCCTCAAAGTGGTGCTTTTCCAGCGTCTCTGGTGCTCTCTGACAGATTACACAATTCACTCAGCATCTCTTACACAGTCAAAATAGTTGAAGGACTTGCTTGCTCTGGGCTTCCAGTTTCTATTCAGGACTATGTAATCCTTGAACAAAAAAGTCTCGTTTTTGAATGTTATATACCACTCTCCTTGCAGTTGATACACATTGAAGCCAAGGTCATACGTGGCACTCGTTTCATTCATCCTTTTCTTTGTGGTAGCCGACCGATGACCTCCGGAGTTCAACTCGATCGCTTCTTTATTAAAACTAACAACCTTCGTTCCATGGTAGATAACATTTGTTGTACCATCTTCGGTGTAAACCTGGGTCGCAGTTTTTCCTATCATTTATGCTCACCGCCGCCTTGCCAATCCAAATCTCGCATTGCTGAGTGCAATACTTCCAACACTTCTCTTCTGGATTGCTCTTTTTCAACTTGTTCTTGCGCCACCATGCCGACATTACTCCCTGTGTAATCGGCTTCCATAGCAGCCTCAACCGCTTCAAGTTTGGCCCACATGGGTTGCACAACTTCTGTTTTATAAGGGTCAATAAAGTAGCTTCGCAAAGCTTCGTGACACCAAGCACAAAGACTCAGGTGTCCATGTTCCAGGTTTACCTTACGTAACTGGCGGCAGATTTCTGGAGCGCCAGTCGAGTTCCGTGGGTCCGTCCCACAACACTGGCAGTAGTTGTCGCCTACTTTTTTGACACGCGGGGCGTTTGTTGGATCATCTTCTTTGACGTGATCAAAGTAATCCATCCCTACCTTCTTTTGGGCTTATACATTTTCTGAAGCGACTTGTTTAGTTCCTCCACCCCCGGTGCGGCTTGTTCTATAAGTTCCGCTATTCTTTCTTGAGATATTTCAGGAGAGACCACATCAAAGTGCTCCGTCCAGGCGTCAGAAACAGCCATAGACTCTAAGCGATCGAACACCGCATCAGTGATTTTACGAGCGGCTTCCCCTCGCCAAAAGGGATCACTTGTCATTCGGTGGTCACATTTCGGTAAACACTCTAGTACCGCTTCCAGAACTTGCCCGTCTAATGTGTCTAAATCAATAATCATCAATCAACCCAAAATACGCCAGCGGCACGAGATCTACCACGGGCTTCAGCGGCAGTGGCTCCCTCATTGTTAGCCACCACTTCTCTCCACTGATTAAACTTTATGGTTTTATGATCCACATGGCGAATGCGACCACGGACAAAAACCTTTCGCCCACGAATCGGAAACGGTAGCTCTTTAGAATCTTTATGGCCAAGTTCATTGAACTGATCACTGATGTGGATCAATTCATCAGCGGTATGCGGGTTTCCCCCTCGATTCATAAAATCCCCAATGACTTGCTTTTTCTGAATAACGATCCTCTTTTCCCTGAGAAGTCGGGTCAAAGTCTCACGTTGTTCACTGGTCGTTTCCAAAAAGAACCACTCACCTTGCCTGTCCAGACTGGAACCGCGTCGTTTACCTTCTGCAAACTGGACGGTGTTACCCAAAAGCTTTCTGGCTCCCTGGACACTGGTAGCGGGGCCGGTCAACTGGGCAATAAACAATTGCCTCTCATCTACCCCCATCAAAAAGTAGCGAGTCTCAGCCTGGGTGTGTCCTTTGATGATGATATGATCTCCTTTACGACCGATAACATCCTTTGGGTTAACAGAAGGATTGGAATCCAAAAACCTCTTTTTCCAGTCCTTCTTTCTCAATATCTGTCTGGCTGCTATTTCATCTTGGAACTCTTGTTTGGATTCCTTGACCAGAAGAACGAGTTGTTTTGATTTTTTGTCAGTGCCTCGAACCTGAATGGTGGTGTCCTTACCCGGAAACAACCGGAACCATTCATTACGAAGTTCGTTGCTCTTGCGTCCTCGCTGAATATCAATTTGGACGATGTTCTCCATACCGGCCCCTTTACGGATCGGGGCATCGAGGACTTCCAAACGCAGCCCCGTCTTTTTGAATGTGTCAATCAGCCCCTTCTTCATCGTCTTCTTCCTTTTTGCCGAGAATTACCGAGAACGATCCGCCAAAAACCTATGTCTCCGCTTTCTCGCCAGCCACCCTCAAGAACGTCGCTGCCTAAAAATCGGTGCAAAGTCCCATTGCCAATGATCTCATTGTTCTGATCGCGCAACTCTAACTTGTAGTGGCCCTGATCAATTTCACAACCTCGGTATAAACACCGTTGATCATTATGATCCTGATATTCCACAGCGATCCCGTTATTGTCATAAAACTTCACAACGCAGGGTTGAGAGTCATAAACCGCGTCAGAGCAGTAAGCAACTAACATTACAGAATCATTATAAATTGTGCTATCTTGTGCCATTACCCGTATTTCCATTCCGCCGAAAGATGGCTCTATGTGCAGGCTTCCAGTAGGGCACGTGAGTGTCGGTGGCATTGCAGATATTACACCGTTTTTTGCAAAAAGCACGAAATTAGTTAGAGTTTTGAAGCGTTGAGTTGTAATATTAGGAGAGGGGAGCGACCTATGAGCAAAGTTACAAAGAAAACAACCGTTTACCGCACGGTGGATCTTCCCGGCTATGGGAAAACCTACATTGAGATCTCAGGTTGTGTCGAGACTTCTTACGAGGTCTGGGATGTAGAAGTTTTCATCGGTGAAGAGCGAGAAAAGCAGGTTGATTTTGACAACCTGCCCTGTGAAAAACAGGATGAACTGACGGATGAGCTTTGTATCGAAGCCGCTGCACATTGGCGAGACGAAGCTGACTACCGTCATGATCTGATGATGGGGCGATAACCCGTTTGTAGGGTATCAACTTTGAAGATAGGAGGGGTTGCGCCAAAACACATTTATTGTATAAAAGTTATCCCGGTCGTGCATAGCCGGGATTCCCGAACCCCCTGTCGCGCCCATGTGATCGGCTCCCCCCCACGGTCACGCGCTTGACGGGGGGTTCACTTTTTAACACAAAAACTTATAGAGTTTCGCCGCGCTCATTTGTATTACTAATATGAGCAAAGCAACCCAAAAACGTTACCTTAGATTATCACTTTACGGTAATGTGTTCTGCCGGGGCCAGCGGCTTTGCGACGTCGAACAGCCGGGGGTGGCTGTAATCGTGGATTACAAAGAACGTCGGTGGACCTACTCTCCAGCACAAGTTCCAAGCCGTTATGTTTGGTCTTACGACTGGAAGAGCATCTCTGGCGCTCTGGAAAGGGTGTAATAAAATGGGACGCATGAAGGACATTCTAATCGAGCAAGAGGATAAAATCTGGCGGGAAATAATAGAAGCAGAAACCGATATCAGTTACTCCATTCTTTATAACGGCACTCAGTGGTACATCGAATGGTATCGTGAAACCGATGAAGGAGAACCACAGGTCCAGTACTGGGTTGGTTCCCGCAAAGAGTGTGAAAGAACGGGCTGAACAGCCACCTGCTCACGACAAATGGATGAGCCTGGAAGAAACAGACGGTTACCACACGGACGCTGCAACTCAAACCGGAACCTACGATTGGTAGACTAATGAATCTTTGGAAAGTCAAAAAACCAAAAATCACCAGTGAAAAGACGGCCCGGAAAATCATTCCAGCCGTTCACAAAAAAATCAACTTCCAGCCAGGGACCGTCAATGCTGATATCGGAGGTGGTCCTTATGAGTTGGCAACGGACTACTTAAAAGAGAAGGGCGTTACCAATATCGTTTTTGATCCTTTCCAACGTTCGGATGAGCATAACCAAAAAGCCGTTGCCGCTATTAAAAACGGACAGGCCGACACAGCTACCGTGGCAAACGTGCTCAATGTCATTCCTGACCCAAAGGAAAGGGCCAAAACCATCCGTCGAGCCGCTAATGCTGTCGGTAAAACCGGAGTGGCTTATTTCCAGGTCCATGAAGGAGACGGCGATGGTAAGAGCCGTGCTACCCGTGACGGCTGGCAGGAATACCGAAAGCTCGCCTCATACATGCCTGAGATTGAGAAATACTTCAGATTTGTTACTCGCACCAAGGGCTACATCGAAGCCCGTCAGGAGGGATAATGTTTGGAAAATTTATAGAGGGAGACTACCAAGCATACTGGGGTGCTCGTGCTATCTACGGAGGCCACAGGAGCAACTATTACGTAGACATCGTAGCCGATAGACAAACCCATGAGAACACCAACAAAGCGTTTCTCGACTGGGTGGTTGATGTAGCAATGCCCTGGTTGCGGGAAGAAATAAAGAGGAGAGGTTTGTCAACAGATAGTGCCGAAACTCTTATCTTCGAGGAAAAGAAGTTTCGTTTAGAAGCAAGCCCCAACGGAAGTTATGGGTACCTATATATCGGGGCGGTCGAACGCCCTTAAGAACCGGAGTAAACGATGGAAAAAGACAGGACAAGGTACTGCGAGTATTGCAGAGCACCACAGCACCCGGACGAACGGCGCTCAAAGTGTCAACAGTGCGGCAAGCTGGTGTGTTATCGCTGCCGCCCTGTTTGTCCGAAGTGTGAGCCACGTGAGATACCAAAGTGGGCTTCTAACCCCGAATTAATAACCAAAGTGAAGCTGGAGTGGCCATTATGAAAGATCCAACCACAAAAGGCCAGGAAGCCGCCCAAGCTGCCTGGAAAAAGTACCAGTACACCCGCGACGTGAACGGCAAGTTTCTTATGCCGCTTCACCCAACCCATATTGATTACCGAGATTATTTCTGGGCCAACGGACATGGGAATAATACCGATGTTGAGGTCTTTGATCGTGCGTTCCACCTGGAAGCGGTCAGACTTTTTACCAGCGGGGAAATCGACAACGGGACTGACTGACATTTTGTTCAGTGGAGAGTTATGGGATAGACGTCTGGGATTATATCAACCAGAGTCCAGAGAATAAGAATAATCTGATTATTCTGGTACATTACTGACATGGATCTCGCCCACAGAGTTGTGTACCGGCACATGAAGCAAGCCGGTGTTTTCGAAGCCCCTCCCGCCATGTTGAAAACCATAAGCGAGTGGGTTACAGAGGTCTATGCTGGTCAGGTTTTGGCTGACCTTGAGCCAAGATTAGAAATGGAAAGGGAGCGTGAGGTAGTCGTAGAAAGAAGAAAGAAGGAAATGGAAGCTGCCCTGGCTTCCTTGGAACGTGATATTAAGAAGCTCCGTGAGGGTAAGACGGTCAAATATAGAATGTGGGAACGGCCAAGTAGCATTTTTGGGGCACCTTCATATATTGGAATTCGTCGAATCCCCAGAACTTACCGAGATCCATCCGAGCCTAGAGTTCGGCAAATGACAGACAACCCTCTCCCACACTACCTCCCCATGTATGAAGTAGGAGAGGGCTATAAAAAACTCGATTTCCTTGTTAATTATTCGGTGCCTGGACAAACAGGGACTGCGGAAGAGGTTGCCGATTACGTTCGCCGTCACATAGAGCATCAAATGGAGTACGAAGATGACCTCGATCTTTCCTTTAAGAAGGATCAGGAGGGTCTAAGTCAAAGCGGCATGGTGGAACTGCTACTTCTTCAAAAAGAGTGCCACAAGTACACATCAACCGCAAAAGAGTACGCGACCCAAGCTTATGAATTCTTCCCTATCGACTTCACAGGGTGGAAGTACCTCAAAGAGTTGAAACGACACTACTCCACATCTGTTTTTGAAAGTACTCTTAAAGACAAAAGATGGGATAAGATAAAAGTCGTACTGAATTTCAAACCTCATAAAACGTCAGAAGGCATGTGGAGGCCAAGAAGTAGGACAATTCGTGTTGATGTTCAAAGCCTGAGCTTCGTAGGTCGCAGGTATCTGGAAAAAGGAACTGCCGTAAAATCTTTCCGGTGGGCCTTGGATGAAGTTTTAGAGACATTACGGCATGAGCTACAGCACGTTGGGCAGGATATATTTACAAGTATTATGGGCCTCGAAGATGAAGCCGGGACACCATCTAAAGAACTTACGAGAGACATAAAACCATCAAAGGGCAGGAAGCCTCACGCTCTTCGAGAGTCAGAATTCTACACAAGACTATTAGACGAAGTTGATTATTTCACCCGGATGCTCCCTAAACACCCGTTGAAGAAGTACAAAGATCCACGGAAAAAGGATCGGAGAGAGTTCTTTGACAATTGGGTTACTGGCCGCGAGTTCTTCCAAATGCTCAAACAGCATGAGCCAGCCAAGTGGAGAAAAGCCGTCAAGGAATTCACCAAAGCTCTGTCTAAACGAAGAATCGAGATACCGGGTAAAACAAGGTGACAGACCTAACTCATAGAGTTGTTAACCGGTACACAAAACAAGCCGGTATCTTTGAAGCTCCCCCGGCAATGATGAAAACTATTGGTGCGTGGGTCCGACAACTTTACGCTGCTCATGTACTGAACATTGCCGAAGACGCGGCTGAAACCATAAGGTACAGAGACAAGTATGATAAAGATGAGCCACCGGCTAAGGGGCATATTGTAGACATAACACTGTTGCAACGGGAATGTAAGAAATACACGTCGTCCAGTAGAAGGTACAAGGCCAAGGCAAAAAAGACATTTCCCATCGATCTTAGAGGCTGGAAGTATCTCAGAGAGTTGAAACGAAAGCACCCTGGCAAAAACATAGCTCAACTCCAAAAAGAAGAGATGTGGGACGAAATAGAAGTCGTACTGAACTTCAGACCCCGTGTTGACACAAAAGGCACGTGGCAACCCGTTTTTGATAGGCTAACAGTAGATGTAGAGGATTTGACGGAGATGTACCAGGATGGGTTTGAAGTTGCTGAGTTTGACTCAGTAGAGCTTTTTCGCACGTCTTTGGGTGATCTTTTACGAATATTACGCCATGAGCTTCAACACGTTGGGCAAACTGTATTCAAAGCACTCATGGACCTGGAAGAAGAGCCAGGGACTCCTTCCAGGTATCTTTCGCCAGACAAAGACGATACAGACAAACCTGACAGGCTTAAGGAGTCTGAATTCTATACATACCTAGCCGATGAGATTGATGAGTTTGCAAGAGAATATGGCCAAAAGCCCCGGCGAACGCATTTTGACCATTGGCTCACAAGAAGCGAGTTTTTTACACTACTTGAGGACCATGAGCCAGCCAAGTTTCGCAAAGCGGTGAAAGAATTCGTCAAGGGCTTGGCTGGTCGAGGGATTGAGATACCAGGGGTTGCCTGAGCATGTGGGTAGTTTACACCCTCAAATCAGCGTCCACCTCCAAGACGTACACTGGCTGCACTGTCGATGCAGAGCGTAGACTGCGGCAACACAACGGGGAAATCAAAGGTGGGGCTAAGAGCACCAGAGCCGGTAGACCCTGGTGCTTGGCTAAAACTTACGGCCCGTTTGAATCCCGAAGTGACGCACAAAAAGCTGAGTATAAGGTTAAGAAGGGGCTTTGAGAAGAAGGGGCAGATTACTTACAAGCCCCTTTGCTTCAGGCCCAAGAGTCAGTGCGGTCGCCTCATCATTAACATCCGGTTCCCTGAAAAGAGAAGACGGGATGCCGTTTGCCCGATCCCTGAGAGCCAACAATTCAGTCTCATTTGGAACCTGAAGCAGGACAAGATTGTTAGATTCTGTGTACCATTTCTGATCTGTTTCCTCGTGCTCTTCGACAAAGAGCCTTAACCCGTGGCAGGCTTGAGCCGCTTGTAAGCCCGGTGAGAGATCGGATCTAACTATAATGTAAAGTTTGTCGTCAATGGGATGCCATTTTATCACCTCATTTGACAGCCTAAGATTATCTGGATTTACATTTTGCATCATACCTACCAGACGTCCGTGCTGTCCCGTTTCTGACACCATGCCAGAAATAGTGCGCGGAGAGGGATTCGAACCCCCGACTTCCGGGATCATTAACCCCGGCGTTCTGCCAACTGAACTATCCGCACGTGGTACGCGGGGAGGGAGTCGAACCCCATTCGGTTCTTTCCCACGAAGCGTTCTAGAATACTCCGTGAGTCCAAATCCGAACACCATCTCCCAAGGGGCTGGATACCCTTGTGGCGCTCTACCAGTTGAGCTACCCGCGCATGGCGCATCCCCTGCCCGTTGCTCACCATCCTTGGAGCGGGTGGACTGGACGACAGGGGACGCATAGGCTCGCGGTGATGGATTCGAACCACCTGACGCAAGAGCCGCCCTCACCTTACTATCCGGAACTTCGGATGGCTTTGGCTCTATTGTTACTCTCCGACTAGAGCTACCGCGAATAGGGCGTGGGGATGGAATTGAACCACCGACCCCCTGAATCCGGAGATACAGGTGCTCTAACAACTGAGCTACCCACGCATGAATCGAGTGAGACGGTTGATTTTGTATCCTAGAACACAGGGATAACCGTCCCGAACTCCCGGCGCACTGGACTGGATTCGAACCAGCGTCCACGGAATCATCACTCCCGTCGCTCAACCGCTGAGACGTACCAGTGCAATTACCTACTAAATACCCCACCCCCTTGTAGGTGACAACCTTAATTCTTTCTGAACTTATGTACCCGCGTTGGTTAGGGTCGCAATCAATGTATGCAGTGCGTTGCCATGCTCTAAAGATAACCAGCCCAAAATCAGTGTCAACAAAATTTGAACACTTTTATTTTCCAGACTTTCCAAGTTTAGAAAAGTGTATTTACACTTTTGGTGTAAGCTAACAAAGGAGAAGTGATGTATCGATACAATGCAGAAGTGCTCCGGGTGGTGGACGGTGACACTCTTGACCTGAGAGTGGATCTCGGTTTCGGGGTTTCATTCAAGATCCGGGCAAGGCTTTATGGCGTTGACACACCAGAGAAATTTGGCGTCAAAAAAGGTTCCGCTGAATGGGAAAAAGGCGTGGCAGCAACTGAGTTCGCTAAAGCCTGGATCAGCAAAGAACCTAATCCCAACTGGGTGATGATCGAATCCCACAACGGCAGTAAAATCAAAAAAGGCAAGTACGGTAGATGGCTGGTCGAAGTGTTTAAAAATGATCCAGCGTTTGAACCAGCGTTTACGGAGTCACTCAATGATTTGCTCCTGGAAACGGGACACGCAAAAGAGGCCAAGTACTGATGAAAAGAAGAGTGGAAATAACAGTCAGAGTGCCGGTCGATCTAGATGTGGAACTGAATCGGGAAACCTGTGACTTTGAAATTATGAAGGCCACTGGGCCGAGTTTTCTACCCGAAAGGTTTTTCGACACGCTAAAGACTGCCATCCAAAATGAGCCTAGCAACCTTGAAAAAAGGCGAGCATTGAGCTTCGACCTCATCAATGAACTGCTGGCTGAAAAAGAAGAGCGAATACACGCCCTTTACAATGACAAGCCCCTTTGTGGCATGGAAGACGATGACCTTTTAGCGATCAGTGACATTTATGTCTTCGGAGTCGGTTTCGATAGGCAAAACCAATGCAAAGAGTGTGCTGACTACATACGAGACGCTATACGAAAGCATGAAGATCCAAACCTGTACGATCACGTGAAAGACGATATTGGAGAGCTTGAAGAGGCTTCCCGGTCAATGATCGAAGAAGAGCTTGAACGGCTCAAATAGCTATTCGTCTACATCCTCAATCATATCAAAATAGCAAGGGACTGAAACCCACCGCTTGCTCTGTTCATCATGCCATTCATGCTCTGGCTCAGCCTCTGCCAGAGGATATCCCAGACGACACCATAAACAGGTATCACGGCGTTCTTTTGAAAATTGATTGCTCCAACCGTGTAGCTCCAGCATCACTGGTTCTTTACGCAAGGGGCACCAATCAGGGCACAGTACGTCTGTGGGGGATTCTTTGTCTTCAATCTGGCAGACGCTGTGCTCTTGTTCCAGGGCTCGGCAATCCAGGCAACTTGTTACTTTGACTACTCTCATGCACCTCTTCGATCATGTCTCCCTCTCTTGTGGCTTTGTGGACGCTCTTTTCGCTCACGTGCCTCATTTACTTTGAGAGGGCGACCATCCAAGTCTCTACCATCCAACTCGACTATCGCTCTTTCTGCCTCTTCGTCAGCAGACATGGATACAAATCCGAATCCACGGGATCGTCCCGAATCGCGATCAATCATTATTCTGGCTTCAACCACGGTGCCACACTGGTTAAACCAATCTATCAAACTTTCCTCAGTTGTACCCCAACTGATGTTTCCTACGTATAACCTATTAGCCATCTTTATTTTGCTCCCAGAACTGCTCTAAACGATTCATCCATTTCAACCTAAGTTCGGCAGGGCCTTGACCCACCCCGTACTTAGCATCCATCTCTCGTAAACGGCGTTCCGCCCGTGGTATTATTACCCCTTCTGTGACGTTAGCCCAAAGCAAGGGTTTGTCCTCGCCTTTTTGCCGCTTTTTCTCACGGCGTTTGTTAAGTCTTTTCCTTTGGGTGTGAGGACGCACTATATCTTCTCCCATTTTCGTATAATTTCAAGAACGCGATCTGCTTCTCTGCGATCACTTTCCTTTTCCTCTTCACTTAGATTCGCGTAAGACGTCTCCATTTGCCGTCTCCAACGGTCTAGCCAGACCTTAGGATCTGGTCCTTCGAGTCGTCCGATCATGTATTTCATCCAACCAGACCATTGTTCGTGTGCTAATTCCGCAAGCATTTCACGTAGTTCGTCATTTTTTGTTAGAATGGCCACTTTAGAAGTCCTAAATTAAAAACGCAACAGCAAGGATCGGAACCTCACCCGTCTCTACTCTAATACACCGATAATTGTATTTACACTACCCTATTGCCGGTGTAGTATCTCTAAACCCCCAAAACCTTACTAAATGGAGATGGAAATATGATGTCGAAAAAGTCAAAGTCATCTATCAAAAAGAAAAAGAAGAAAAGGGCCAAGCCCGAACTTTGGACCCCGGAGCAAGACAGAGCCTTGGTCAAAATGCATAACATGGGGCTCTCCGCTAAGGCTGTAGTCAAGAAGCTCAATAAGCAGTTCGGGAGCAAGCGCAACGACCTACAACTGCGTTCCCGTATCTCTCGAATACGGACAAAGATTGAGGCATTTCGTCCGGGCGAGCTAGACGGTGCTGTAGATAGCAAGACCGGACGCCTCAAGATACCGAGAACTCTTTTGACGGAACTGCACCGACGTGAAAAGGGAGAGACTCCGGAAGCTGCTGCCCCGCCAAAGAAGCCGTCCAAGAAAAAGGCGGCTACAAGAAAAAAGAGAGGCAAGCTCGCCGCACCTCCGTGGGCAATCAAACACGACCGGCTGTTAGTTTCACTGTACAACACGGGAAGCTCTTCCAAGGAGATGAGCAAGACTATGAAAAAGACCTTCCCGGAAAAGCGTTCATCGAAGCAGTGCTCTCACCGTATCGCAAATATCCGACTCAAGGTGCTTGGCATGTACCCGGATTACTCCCAGAAGACCTCCAAGGACGGTCGGAAACTTGTCACGGAAGATATGCTGAGGATTTACCACGGGCTTCCGAGAAAGAATGGTTCGCCTGCCAAAGCTACTCCCAAGCCCAAGCCAAGGGAAAAGAAAGTCTCGGTTCCGATTCCAGCCACACCTGAGCCCAAGGTCGTGTCAAACGGCTTGCACAAAGCCAAGCTCGACCTGGACGATGGTTCCATGACAATAACGCTGGAAGGCAAATTTGCTGAGAGCAAGACACTCAAAGACAAAGTGGCCAAGCTCATCAGCGAAGCTGCGGTTGTCAGCTAAAGGCCGTTCAGAACTTTCATACCCGGCTCACAGGCTTTTACCAGTGAGCCCAGGTCTTGAACTTCCCCGCGTTCTTTGAGCGGTCTTACCAACTTTTTGGCTTCCTCTACAAATGCTTGATCCACAGGCATTTGTAGGAAGTCGAAAATCCGGGGGATCTGCGAGTCGGGGTCATTGACTAACTGCTCGTATTGCACGTGCAGTATCTCAACCCCTGCTTGATTCAAAGCTTCCAGACCGCTCACTATCTGGTTCGACCAGTAGTGGCCATACTCCGCAATCGGAACTTCTACAGCCAACGCCTCTGGCACGGTCATGTCTTTCCGCGTCCACTGATATGCAATACGCACCCGAAGATACAAGTGCGTTGCCATGGACAACGCTGTGTCCACTCCATTCCGCCAAATATGGAGATACCGCGCTGTCGGGAAGCTCTTCAAAAAATGCTTTGCATGTTCCAGGGACGTGCCAGACCGCTCAACCCAATCTTTTTTCTGGAAACAGAGCCGCAAAGCTTCAAAGATCTGGTCGAAATGCTCGTGTGCCTGTAGCTCAGGCTGAATGGTTATGGCCACTCGAAAACACTCTCGTACTGCGTCTTCAGGCTCTCCTGAGCGACGGGCAATATGGGGGATCGTGATCAAGTCCAAAGGGGGTGGGTAAGGCTCGCCGCCAGAGACGTCAGCCAATATTTCCACGGGTGGCCCTGCCGTCAGGATACCCGCCGCATGATCAGACATATAGCTGCATTTTTCCCACAGAGCAGGCCCGTCTATTGGTTCTTTGATCCGAAACAGGCCAAAGCCTGCCATGACAAAGAACTCAGACAGAGACAGGATATCGGGATGCTGATTCACCAGATCAGAAATGAGTGTCGAGCCACAACGCCCTGTACCGATAACAATGGTTCCCATCAGGTGTTCTCTTGATGGATTGAAACTCTGTTGTGAGTCAAGTCTCTTTTATAGACAGCGGTAATTTTGTCGCCGTGTGAAGGGCGTGAAGGCAAAGTCAAAGTCACGTCAGCAACCTGTATTTCTTTCCCATCGGTATCAAATCGCCGCATTGGGTAACCGCCCTTTTCTACCCAACTCACCTCCCACAGATGGGAGGCCGCATTATATATTATGTCTATTGCCCCATTTGCAAGCTCGTACCCTACATCCCCTGGTTGCAGAGTTTTGGCCCACGCCGCTCCCATGTCCCAGAACTTCTTTTCTGGGATCAGGATGGAAGGAGCGACGGCAACCGCTCCAGCTACCGGGATTATTGTTCTGAGAAATTGCCTACGATTCATCATAGCTGCCTCGTGTGGCTATCCCGAACCAACAAAGCCAGAGCCAGACGTAGAGGTTGGATCAACCAATGTTACCGGGCCTACCAGACCAGACGGAATATCGGGGCTAACAGGTACGTCCTTGATCAGAACACCGTCTTTACCTTTTCTAGCTCCAATGAACGGTACACGAGCGTCTATGGGTACAGCAAAGGGCGGATGCGGAATGGCATTCCTGAGTTCCGCCCGACAGACCCTCCATTGAACGGGGATAATTGCCCGTTTAATGGCCTCTACACGCTCATCTCCCGTCTCGTAGATACGATAGTAGTCCGTTGGGTCTTTCTGGTCGAAAGCCGCTCTGTAGACTCCAAAATCGGGTTTATCAGCCCATTTTGAGGTGTCGTAGGGCATCTTGCTCTCAGGACAAAAGCCAAATTTGTTCAGTGCTTTGAAGAAGAATCTGATATAGGTGCCCCGATCTGCGTCAGTCGCATCATGATATGTCCGGGGGTTGTAGTAGCCAAAAAGCCGTGAAGCCAAAGGAGGGATCTCACCCGTTTGCCGGTACTGAGACATCCGGAGTGCCTGGACCCCTGAATTGGACACACAAGATCCCAGGTTTTTCTGGTTCAACACTTTGACTACCCAACGTGTCAAGTACTCGCTGTCGGCCACCTCGATGGCAGTCAAAAGCTCTTTTGAATCTTTATCCCGCTCATCAGGATAATCGTCATCTGGCATATAACCTATGGCGTACATTGTTCTCTCCTAAAGCTGTTCCACACCCTCGAACACATAGTTGGTTCCATCCACTGTCTCAAAAGTAAAAAGCTTCTTTTTGATGCTGAAGTTATACTTATTGACTTTTACCGCCTGCTTTTGGCCAAGATTTGTGTCGCTGACACAGTAAAGGATACCGCTTTTTGTCATTGTGAACCGCACATTCCCCCACCATATTCCCTGGACCGCTTTGTACCATTTGTCGCTTTCTATCTGGTCCTGCACCCGTTGAGCCTACACCACCCATGACGGATAAGGCTCATTAGAGCTATACTTGCCCTGATCTATATAGTCATCTAATCGGTTTCGCACGTCTCTTGTGCTTATCACCTCAAAGTTCTGTAACTCTGGTTGGCTCACAGGCACTGGCTTAATACCCTCTATTTTGATGGCTTTTATGATCTCCGGTATCGTTTGCTCAATATGGTAAAAGGGATTTTTCGCGACACAGAAACGTTCAGCATACGGACCAACTGCGCCTCTGTGTAAGCCAGCCATGGTTATCCATTGCCCCTCGAAAAGCATTTGGACGTAAAACTTATGCCCAAATCGAGCTATCCTGAAGTTCTCGAACATCTCAGCTTCAATATCTCGTCTAGTTAGTGCCAAAACTTGCCAACTTTCTATAATATCTACGACCTCGATCCAAAGCTGCTTTTCCTTTACGAGTGATCCGGAAAAAACGAGCACGGCAATCGTAGTTCCTGTTTACCCGTGACCGCACCATCCCTTGCTCTCTCAGACGCCGCAAAGTCGTGTGCATGGTCCCAAGCGAGAGAGCTTCATGGCACTTTTGCTTATAGGCTTCCTGGATTTGTGTGCCTGTTTGTTCCTCGACTACTCGACTACCAAGGCGAGCAACCGGTGTTCTGTGATTGATGGAACCCCTTTTAACATAAATGTATTTACACCTTTCTGTACTAAAGTTGCACACTACTTCTCTGCTCGAACACATCGTTCACAATACCATCCCTTACTTTCTCTAGGTCGCCAACCGGCCAAATGGTACTCTTGAATGGCCTCATTCTTAGTCTCACGTTCCACTGTGCGAGTCGAAGAGCATCTCTGGCATGTGACAACATATTGAGTCTTGATTTGGTCGATCATCTCTTTTCCGAGAAGGTGATCCCATAGGTTATTACTCTCTCTTACGACTTCCACCGTGTAGCCATCAGAGAAGCGGAAAAAATACCTACCATCGGAATCCTTAAAAACTACAGGCTCAGTGGTCTGTATGTCCGGTGCTTCTCTCTGGTTGAAAACTATACTCATTCCCACCCCTTTTTAATACAGGTCCGTTTGTGGAGCACGTGAAGGTCCTGCCGAGGTGTTTTCGTTTCCAGCAGCAACCACACCAAAATGTGCCTCAGATCATTCCGGGTTTTGGCGTCATTAAAAATTACTTCCAGGTGTTTGTAACCTTCGGGGTCTTCAGGCATGTAATCATCACCATACATTATTCGCAGTCCCTGACGGCAATAGCACCAATGTCAATATTACTAGACGGAGTGTCATCATAAGCCCCGGCTGGATTGAGCTTCCAGCGCTCCCCGTTATCTTTCCAAACGGTCAACTCCCAGCGCCAGCCTTCTGGCATATTATAATGGAGGTCTGCCAGGGCGGATTTGAGCTTTTCAAGGCGATACATATGTGAGAAATGTGACATTCTCACATACTACACCGAAAGCTTGTGGAGCGCTTGGTATTTTTAGAGGCCGAAAGCCAACTGGCCCGTGGCGCGTCTGGCTTTCTTCTTCTCAAGCTGGGCCTTAGCCTTTTTGCCCATACTCTCAAGAAGCCTCAGTTCCTTTGCGAGAACGGCTTTACGCTTCCCAGTGGCAGTTTTGAGTTCCTGAGAGCGTTTTCGGTACTCCTGTCGCGCCCTCTTGAGCCATGCTTCCAGCTTTTTGGCGGTGTAAGGCTCGTGCCCAGCGCCCCAACAGCGGAAGCAAATGCCGTTCATGACGTGCATGAACTGTCCCAGTATCCCGGTCCCGCCGCATCTTTTACAATTCTGTTCCATACTAATATTACAACTCAGCGGCTCAAAACTCTAGCTTTAATCCCATTTTTCGGTGTAATGAAGGGTATGACAAAAATCCAGTGGAAAACTTACAAAAATTATGCTGGACCTAAAATCAGCGGTATTGCGGATTTCTCCCCTCCCACCGGGGATCGGGAACCTTACCATGTCGATCGAGCCTTTTGGCTGACCAGCAAAGTCGAGACGGGCGCGAGATTCGGGGCAGTAATGGCCTATGACGGGACAGCTATGACAGCCGGGTTAGACCAGCATGTGGCTGTTTACCCCAGAGAGTTATCCCGGCCAGACGATGGCAACGCCCTGGATGATCAAGGAACTCTCTGGAAGCTCTTGAGATGTATTGAGGTGGTTCCGTTCGGGCCGCATTATGGGCAGGGGTCTGGATCTCTAATGGAAGTCAGAGAAAACCTTTGGAACTCATTTAGCGCCACGGGGTGGTATCTGGCTCAAGACGGTGTGCTTCGATACTATCATACTGGCTTACCCGTAAACGGACATGAGATTCGTGATGAGTTTACTCCCAGACGCGGCAAGCCGACCACCAAATTTCAGAGAGAAGAAGCAAAACATTGGGCCAAACTGTTTCATGATCTGTTTGCTCACCCGGCAACGCACAAGGCTCAAATAGAGTACGGAAAAGAGCATCTGGTAAAACGGACAAACCGGCGTAAGCTCAATGTGCAAACAATCCGATACTTGAAACTTGAGTACCTAAAAGTCTCGGATTTTTACCCACAAGAAATCACGTCTCTGAAGCTGAATTCTAACTGGAACGTGGAACAGGATTTGGCAATGTGCATGTATCAGAGTCATTCGGTTAATGCCCCGTCCATCGCCAACAAAGCTCTCATCAAGGTATTGGACAAAAAAAAGGGGAAACTGAGAAAGGACTGGCCGAAGAGACTCATCCATATCCTTGGGAACTCAAAATATGGACGGTGGGATGACGACCTAAAATACGGTCGTTACCAACGTACCCGCTCCGCCGCCAGAGGCAGTGGTCTTTGGCCTACCCGATTGTTTGACGGGCCAAATGCAATAATGCCAAAGGATTTAAGTGGCTAAGAAACTACTCAAGTTCGTTGGTCAAACAGAGGATGGAAAAGTGGTGGTAGCCGGTGTGTACCGTTATTGTGAGACTACAGGGGTGCCTTTGTCGGATATGCTGACCGCTTTTCAGGATCGAAATGCGGTAACCGACTGGCTTTCTTACTGCGCTGAAGCTCTCATAGCGGGTATGGACTACGAACGGGTTGTGTCCAGGATAAGCGAAGCCACAGTGGACGCTTTTGACTCAGAGCACCGGGACATTGTTTTGAGCAAGTTGGAACATATTGTTTCTCAGTATGGGAAAGTAGTTTTTCTTATTTGGTACCGAAAGGTTGTGCCATGACTGACAGATACCATTCCTTAACAGTCGTATTAGAACATGACATCCGAGATGATGACGCAGAGCCTCTAATAAACGCAATAAAGATGTTACACGGCGTGTTGTCTGTAAAGGGTAATGTATCTAGCTTTGAGGTACACACGGCTACGGAAAGAGCTAGGTTTGAATTGGGCCAGAAACTTTGGGAAGTAATTTATCCCAAGGTCAAGAAGTGAGTGTTTGATTAGCTCACGGAGGTACCCGGCGGGTCACCGGGATCTTCAAACTTTTCAGTTTGACGCCTTATAGTTGGTGCCATTAGACGGTCCATTTCTAACAGATGCTCGAACCAGCGCTTATTGTCCGAGTTTTTCCAACCACCTTCGCGGCCCCAATAATCCGCGAAGTCTTTAAGCGATACCTCCGTCAACTAACCAAGCTCTATGTATTACAACTGAGCCGCCTGAAACTCTATTTGAATTTCAACTTTTTTCATCCCCACGAGCGGCGGTCAGATGGTCACACCATCTTTCGCTTCTCTCATCTAACATTCGCACTGCCTCTTCAAATGTGTGCCCTGACCCTACAAGAGATCGTAAGATAAACCTGTTAGATGTTTTCAAGAGGTGGCACTCATATCGCTTTCCATAAGCTTCAGACTTGCCATAATCCAGCACTGACACCTTGTAGCCTTTATTGAGCTTGATTACCCACGTCTGATCCTTGCCCTTGAGCACTTTCCGCTCTTTACCGGCAAACATTATTGTCTCAGGTACTGACACACTACCTACTTACACCGACCCTGATCGAATGACCCCCTCAGAACCATTCCAAGGGGGTCACTCTTAAAACCAGCATTTCAGCAACCCAGAGGTTTTACAAATAAACCTGCCGGGACCGTTATCCCCCTTCTTTGTATCGGGCGATTGCTACAGCTTTGTCAGCCACCTCACAATGGTCAGAAAAGTCCCAAGTGGGTTCGGCTTTCTGACTCCGTTCGAAGGCTTCATTCCAGCGTTTACGCTCTTCTGGCGAACGGAACTTAGGTTCCGTGGATCTGACTGCAACTTCTGGGTCAATCACATGATCCCAAAGATTCTTAGGGTCTTCTTTGTGTTTGTTTTCATTGATCAAAAGTTTTGGAGTATCGACATCCATGGCTTCCCGGTATTTTATCACCGCCATATCCGCTATTTCCGCACAATCATAACCAATAATCAGATCAACGTCCCGGCTATCGTGCATCATGGTGCCGCACGTTCCAGGAGTTTGTCCAGGGACCATGGTCGTAACCCAGTGCTGACGTTCGTAAGCTTTCGCAAAAGCCGTGGCCCAAATCAGTTTTTCGATCTCAGTCATGTTTAATTACACCGAAACGGCATTTTTTACCGCCCGGTCGTAAAGAACAATGTTCACAGCATTCCCTAAATTCAGACAATGTTTGGACGGAATCCTCAGAAACCGGTGGCAAAGCGATAGCATAACTTGTGGGAGTGACCCGTCTTCTGGCCCAAAAACGTAGACAGGGTACTCCGGATGTATGAACTCTGGCAACATTTCTGAATTCTGTCTCACTTCTACCGCTATAGGCGTGAATTCTTTAGGGAATCTGTTGAAAGGGTATGTGTCGTTCAGGATTGTTACGTCCCGATAGCCCTTCATTCGCTCTTCTCTCGGTATTCTGACTTTTGGGTTGTCCAGAACCCCAAGCCGGTCACCACTGAAAATGACAACTTTGGCCCCAAAACAGGACGCGGCCCGAACCGCTGCCCCCACATTATGAGGGTATTTGGGGTTATGCATTACAATAGCCGGTGCCATGTCAGTATTGAACAGAACTGTCCGTTTGCCGATCTGGTGAATCTTACCCGGCTCGAAATCTTCTGGACCTACATCATGTCCCCTGGCAATTTCCATACCCAGATATTACACCGAAAATGGTGGAAAGCGTAGCTCTTTTGGTGTAATTTAGACCCATGTGGCTTCCTGACCCCTTATCCCTTATTATTGGTGCCGCTCTTACTGGGCTAGCTTACCACACCTTCAAAGCGTGGCAGGCCCATAAACGGCTGAAAGAGTTAGAAAGAAAAGCCTTGGAGAGAAAAGCAAAAGAGGAAGAAGCGGAACACAGGCAAAGAGAACGGGAAGCCGAACGACGACGACAACAAAGAGAGATTGCTAACGCTATAAGAGGTGTGGAAAGCCGACCTAACCCAGCGCCGAGAGGACCTAACCCAGCGCCGAGAGGTGTGATTGGCTTCTCCGGTGCCACTGGCGCTATAGGCGGTCCAATAGGGCCTATTCGTGCCGGTGTCGGATCACAAAACGAATTCACTCGTCCCCACGGTTATTGGATAGGCATGTCAGAATCAGAAGCCGAACCGGAACCCGCACCCGAAGAAGATCCTGTAACTCTTTGGGAACACCTTAAGGACTAAATAAACATGGCAGAATGGAGACCCAACCGAAACCGTGATATATATCATCTTTTCCGCGAAAACTGGAAACCGAAGAAATCAGATGACTTTGTTTACGCTTATCCGTCTGAATGGACCGAAGTATGTAGCGGGGACATCCAACATCCCGCTCCCAACAGAACCCTTTGGGATCATCTGAGGGAAACTTAAAATGGATGAGCTACGAGTGGGGGATCGCCTTTATCGGCTAGGAGACGATGGTGAATACCACGAAGTCGCAAGGCAATCTTCTGACCCTCTTACAGCTACAACCAATCCAACTTATTACGAAGTCTATGAAGTAGGACCGACTCCGCCCCCTTGGACACTTTGGACTTGCATTACAGAAAGCTAAATGGACCAAAGCAATAAAAATCTTTGGCAGCATCTTCGAGGCCAATGTGCCGTCTGTGGAACAGACTTTAAAATTTCTATCGCTGATAACTTCTGCTCTCATAAGTGTTATAAAGTATTTCTTAAAAATACCGCAGTAGAAAGCGGCGAGCGTAAAAAATTGCGGAAAAAGAAAAACCGCACCAAGGGGCGTTCGGCTAAAGCCAAGCCACCCTCTGCTCTTTGGGACTGTCTCAGGGAATAAAATGCCTCGCTGCCGTCATTGTCACAACTACTTTTCTTTCGTCGGGCACCCACCTCCCACTTATTGCCCAACCTGTATCACTGAGGCTTCCAGAGCGATCATTGAGTCTTCAAGTACAACCAATACACTATCTAACATAGTAGAAACGCTACCCAAATACAGCGCCGAAGAGCTATCGAAAGCATTTACGGCAGTGAGCCATGCTGCCGCTGAAACCACGAATAGCTTTGAGGAGACTGTCAGAGGCTTGGGCAGATCACTTAAAGTAAAGCTGCACCGTCAATGTGAATGCGGCACGGAACTTTATACAAATAATGTGGTCTTTAGTACTAAGATCATCGGCGCATGGTGCTCTGACAAATGCAAAAACAAGGCTGAAAAAGAAGAGGAACCTAAGAACTTGTGGGACCACGTGAAAGATGCCTGATTGTTATTACTGCGGAACTTTCTGTGATCCGCCCTGTATGGAGATAGACGATCACGCTTATTGTTCACCGGATTGTGTCCACAGCGTGTTCAAGCTTAGTGAGCAGTGCCATGAAGGAGTGAATCCTTACGTACCGCTGACTGAGGAAACCCGGTCAGTCAAAGTTTTTAGAATTCCCTGTACGACCGTACTTTATTGGCGCTGTGACGAGTGTGGGGATATGCAGCCTATCGTCAATGAAGTTTACCTTTCTGCCTATGTCGCTGGAACATATTGTACCCCTGCTTGCAGCAGAAAAGTAGCCAGAAGGCAACAACCGGGACCGGACAAAATTCTCTGGGATCACGTAACAGAGGTACCTAAAAATGGCTCCTGAATACCAGGAATTATTCAAAGGAATAGGAATCGGACTCTATATGTTTTTCGGGGCACTAACGCTTGTTATGCTTTGGAAAAGAACCAGCCAAAATAAAAGAGCGCTCGAAGAGGATCATCAGAAGTTTTTGACATCGATAGCCACGCCTGGACCAGCGGAACTAGCATTCTCTGAAGCAATGATGCGTCCAAAATGTGTTGAGTGTGGTCACAGTATTACAGAGGGCCATGTAAATTCGATTCGATTCTTCAATGACAAGGGAACACACCACCTTTGTACTCACAACTGCCGCATGAACCATAGTTTAAGGCTTGAGGTTTCTTTACAAAGCATTAGAAACCAAACTGTGATGCAAGGCTCTACCAAAGACCTATGGGAGCACCTGGAAAATGACTGAATTTTTTGATGCATGGAATCCAAATGAAATTCCAGAGTCAGTAGTCCCGTGTATCGGGCCGCACTGCGAAGGATGTAGAGACAGGGGCGAACCCAAGTGTACCCTTGTCTACCCTGACAAAAATCTCTGGGACCACTTGAGAGAGGAAGAAAAAAGGACGCCCGGTAAGAGCGCCCTTTGTCGAGCAACGGACCCGACCTCTTTTGGTGCCTACAGAGTAGACAACACTCGCAGTATGTCAAGGCCAAAATGGTTCACGTACTAATTGCATACTGGGCAGCATCGTTCATAGCCCTCATGTATACGTCAGCGTCCCTACACTTCGAGTTTCTAAGGGTTGTGGGCAGAAAAGATCTGAAGGAAACAAAACCACATATAACTTTGTGGGATGTGGTAACAGTTCTTGCATTATCCCCGGCAACAATTGGCCTGATTATCACTGACGACGGTCAAAAAGCTTTCCGAGAGGTAGTCGCAGAAAGATTCACAAAGAACCAACAAAACCAGTTCACCAGAGAAGAGGGTCAACGGATTGTCGCCTGGGTAGAGGGTCAAAGACCGCCAAGAAACAACAGTTGAAACCAGTGCCAGCCAAGAACTGAGAAAAGAAAAGTTAGGGCCGCTCGTCTTTCTTTCCAACGATTGTGGTCCATGGCTTAGGTGTAGTATCAAAATAAAGTCAAAGACCGCCAAGAAAATCGTCCAAAGAGCCTTTACGGTGATCTTTGAGGTAATGTAGGCATTTACCTACAATAGCTTCGGCTTCGGCCTCATCCATACCTGAATCGACCAGTTCGGCCTGAAAAGCGTATAGAGCGAGCATAATGGCATCGCCACCGATCCATTGCCGCCCCAAACAAGCCAGAAAAAGCTGCATAATTGAAGGGATACGCGCCTCTTTTGTAAGCTTTTTAGCTGGAATACGGTTACGGACATCTTGACGCCATGAGTTAAGACCACAGCAACAGCCTGCCCCGGCGTGAAGTTCCGCTCTAAAGCGTTCACCCAGACCGGATGGGAGTTCCATCAGTTGGCAAATATGGCGTTCTCCGGTCCAGGTAAGGGCTGGACAGACAGCGATACCCGGCCCATAAACCCGGTGAGCCGCTTCACAAGGCGTTTTAAGACAACAATAGCCACATCCGTTACAGTCAGACATACAGCTATTACAACTCAACTCCGGGAAACTCTAGCCCCCAAACATTTTTTCCAGAAAATCAGGCGGCAACGGGTCTTTACCATCGCCTTTGCCAGTTAGATTGGCGAGTTTAGCTTTCCGGTTCTGTTCCTCCCCCACTTTCCGTGCCATACACGCCATACAAGTGCCAGCCATGAGCATGACTTTTGGGTGGTGCTTACACTTTGGCACCCAAAAGTGAGCGTAGAGAAACCACCAATGGTCAAGTTTGATTCGAATCTTCCATGTCAGATCGTGATGCTTGAGTCGATAATAAGGAGCCGTCACTCGCCATTTAAACCGCATAAATCGAGGGTATCGTGCCCACAACCAGCGAGAAAACGCCCGTTGTTTTTGGCGCACCCCCCAATGCTGATACCAAAGATAACGCCACATACTGTGCGCTCTGCTGTATTGCCACCGGGCAAGTAAAACAGAACCTGCAAAGAGAGCCAGTAAGGTATAAAAATATGTCATCTTACTCTTGCTTGGGGTTCGATCCGGTACATGGTTTTGACCAGCTTGGCACCTCGAAATGGTGTTGGCGTAATAATTACCAGACGAATGCCTTTTCGTTCTCTCCAAATCGAATCGCCGTCTGGGATGCTTTTCCCACCATAAAGAACGGATTCAACTTGCCGGTCTGTTATTTGTTGCTCTTCAGCCTTGGTTTGAGCATGTCGGCTGAGAGCTACATTACCTAACCCCGGCACGTCTTCATAGTAATATTGCACTCTTATGTATTACACCGAACCCCCCGATCCATCAACGAAATTCTTGCTTACTCTACATAAGGGGTGTAATTAGGGGCATGACTAAAGAACGAGAAGCAGCGGCCCAAGGTTTACGAGTTTTGGCAGATATGCTGGAATCCTCTGATGGATGCCCAACAGAGGCACGAATATTACAAGAAAGCGTGATTCCAGCGATAGGCTGTATGCTAGAAGGGGATCTAGATTATTTCTGCGTTATTGGTTTTGGCCCGGATGTTAGAGTCACGGACTGGATCAATACCAAGGAAGCCGCACTATTCGATATTGCGGGACGACTTCTAGATCTGGCTAATTTGTTGAGCGCAACCGCTAGACACAAAGAAATGAACGAGACTGAGGACCAGTGCTGCGAATGTGAAGACAATCCGAATGTTTGCCGGGAAGTCGAAGAGGACGTAAATTAAAAGCCGTGGGCAATGCCCACGGCAGGCCCAAGGGTATACCTTGGGGGTGTGTGACTATGGCGGCAGATAGGGGTTGTAATCGCCGTCTGCGTGGAAGTGTAAGATTGCAGCCCAGAAATCCACAGGAGGGCCACCGCCAGGGCGAGCGCCGTTAGCCACCCTGAACTTAACACCGTAAAGATCTTGAACCAGAACCGGAAAGACGAAAACAGGACTCAAGTCAATCCCTCCCACACCACTGCCAGGGTCCGGAACAACTTGAATTCCTGTTCCACCACCGGGGGTTGTGGACATATTTTTTACTTCAACGAACAGACCATCAAAACTTGGGTCTGGAGTGGGGGGTAATTGAATAGTGATCAAAGTACCGGGAGCGGCTGATAGGTCACAAATGATCGTCTCACCAAACATGGCGAGGTAAGGCATCGGGGTAGCCGGTGTTACAATAGGATTGACAATACTCCGTTCACTACCAGGGGCTGCTCCCGGAATTGCCACGTCCACATTACCCGGCGATGACTGGGTACTTGTGACACCTGCGCCGGTAAAGTCCATAACAAGTAGGGACGTTTCTACCGGGGTTCCCTCATCTTCGATTGTCACAGCGGGTTGCACAGCGGGGCTGGCGGCTGCAACGGTTCCAATTTGGCTCTTTTTGATTCCCATGCTTCTGGAATCTGATAAAAGAAACTGGAATCTAGCTAAAACCCGCAATAGTTTCACGTGAAACATTGAAACCACGGTAAGATCGGTGTACTACTAAGAATGCCTCGTTGTGACTGGTGCGCCAAGCACACAAAAGACGAGAATGGGCTCCGGGCTTACGACATGACAGGAGACATGATCGACAGGCTCTTTTCAACACGCCTAAAAATTAGGCCAGGGTTTTGGTGTTCGTCTGTATGCAGAGAGCGCTCATTTGAATTTGGAGTTATGAACTATTCGACGATAACATTTTGGGATCATGTGAGAGATGATTTTGAAGTTTGGTGGAAAAACGTAGACCCCGATGCCCCTTTCTAAATACAAGCAAGTGAATGTTCCCCTGGTTCTTATTGGAGACACCAAAGAAGAGCGCCGGGACAATCTGAGACAGTACTTTGCCGACGCCAACATTGATGTTGATAACTGGCCTAACATGGTGGGGTACACGGACATTAATGAGATAACTTTACTCTGTCTGGTCTGCGCTTGCGGCGAACATCACCTATACCGCCGTTTTACCGACATTCCGATGGAAGATACGATTTGCTCAGACTGTAAAGACAACTGGATCATTCTGGGCTTCGGTAGTGTAAAGAAAATGCGACAGACTTTTGGACACAAAACTCTCTGGGATCATGTCTTGGAAAAAGCCTAAAACCTACGAAATATGGTCGGAAAACAGTTCGGGTGATCACGGGAACTTAGCTTTTAGGTCAACCTTTTTAACTTCGTCCACTACCTCTTGCATAGCCTTCCGCGCTTCTTTTCTACCCTCAAACTCCGGATTTGTGGACAATAACAGCTCATGCGGAACATCACCGTGTTTTAACCACAATTCAGCGCCCCATTTGTCCGTTTTTGAGTCACGTCCTGTAATTATCTGAAGTGAATCGGGGTTGCTCTGAATTACCATTGCTGAACGTAAAGTGACTCCCATTATAACTCTTCCTTTTCAAGGGTTTGGTGTAGTATATTACACCGGGTTCTATGTCAAAGTACTGCCAGTGTGGTAAAGAAATCCCGCCTGAAAAAACCTATTTCCGGTGGCAAACTGGACAGTTTTTTGAAAAACGCCTGTGGTCTGACGCTCTTTGGTGCTCAACGGAGTGCAGGGCTGAAAGTCTCAATAGAACGGGGCTTAAATGTGTAAACTGTAATAGACCCGTTTGCCGAACGGACTGCTACTATGGTTCAAAACGCAGCAATACCAAGACTTTATGGGAGCATCTTAGAGAATGACCAGAATGCGAGTCCTGACAACAGACCCTAAATGTGAGACATGCGGCGGCACCGGAATGGACGATTCCATAAGCAGGCGATTCTGCCCTCAGTGTGTTAAACCAGTCGATATCGAAGCCAGAGAGGTCGGGCCTAATAAGACCCTATGGGAGCATGTGCAAGAGCCACACGATCCCGATCCCATGAATCAAGCTCTTGAAATCGACGAAGCAACTTACATTGTCGTCGCGGAACACGGGGTTGAATACCCACTTTACGACATCCAATGTGTCAGTAGCAGTGACCCACACGAAGAGGGGTTCCAATACAGAATACCTGCAAAAATGTGGCGTTTGGCAATGCAACGCCAACAAGACCACGATCGATTTCAAGATATGTTTCGTAGAATCTCGCTTCTAGCAGACGAAAGGGTTATAAGAGGAGACGGTTCTGCATTCGTATATGAGACGCCAGAACAAAGGCAAATCCTAGATATTTGCCGTGAAGCCGGGATCACAATATCGGCCTGCATCGGAGCTACAGGCCCAACTGGGCCACCGACAGGTCCAGTTGGATCGCCATATTGTTCGACAGGACCAGCAGGAGAACCAGGAGATCCAAATGTTTGAATCAGCCATGCACAAAGAACTAATCGGCACTCGACAGCTACTAGAACAAAGAACCAAAGAGCTTCAAGAATTGCGAAAACTCCACAAAATTATAGAAGAATGGCGAAATGAGCACCGGCCAAGCTGTGCTGAAAGTCTCCTGCAACAGGACAACGTGAACAACGCACTTCCTGAGTTGGCTTTTCAGCTACTGGAAATTGTTGGGTACTACCCTGAAGATTGAGAGATCTTTGATAATACCCGCCTTGGTATGGAGCCAAGGATGAAACTACTACTATCATTACTAATAACCTGTCTCTGTCTCGGTTGTGACGCTGAAATAGAAGCTGAAGCTGAGTCAGTAGCCGAACGGTATATCAAAATCACAAACAATTGCTCTGAAGACCTTTGGACGCACCAGTTAAATCTGCCTGGACATGATGCAGACACTTCCATACCAAAGGGCACGTCAGTTGAATTTAAGGTTGGCGACGGAAGCTTTCCAAGTATCTCAATCTGGCCCAAAGTCGGGTGTGACAAGACCGGGCAAAATTGCACGTGGGGTCAAGCCTGGAATCCGTGCTCCAATCCGATAAGCCCCGGCTGCCAGCCGAACAGTATGCCAGAGTTCGAGCTTACGTTTGATGCCAGAGACACAGGTCGGGTCTGGGTTGACCTCAGTCTGGTCAATGGGTACTCCGAACCACAATTCAAGATAATCCCGTTAGCAACGGACGTGGGCCAGGGAAACTGTAAAATAGCCGATTGTACCGGTCTTACGGAAAAGACATGCCCACAGGCTGAGGATCTGAGCATGGGTGGAAAGTACCCGGATTACAAGTCGGTAGATCTTCGGTACTCAATGCCTCGTGAATTTCTTGGGTCATCTGCTTTATGTCTGCGTCACGATCCACATACATCTGGTGCAGCTTATCCATTTCCTTAAAGAGGGAGTCGCTCTTTTTAAGCATGTCCCGCTGCCACTCTTTGTTCAGCCACCATTCGAAAAAGACCAAAGCCCAACCCAGAGCGCAAGCCACTACTAGCCAAAAGTTGTGCTCCATTTTTAACTTCTCTCTTCCATCCCGGTGTCAATGATGATCCCAAGTTGAGCAACAAAGGCTTCCCCAAGCTCTCCCCACGCTTTGCTGAGCTTTTCAGACCCTTGCTCACCGGCATACTTGTCAAGAGCCTCAACAACACCAGGACCAACAGCCTTCAGAAACGGCTCTTTGAGAGGTGCCAGCCAAGGTGCAACACCTTCAGGCGTAAAAGCAGTACTTACAGCTTCTCTGCAAACCGCAACCATGTCCTGTACCACCGACTGATTGATCTCTATACCTATGCGGACCAGATTCTTACTGGCCTTTTCGACGGTATCCACTGCCACTTGCCGGGGGATACCCGCTGCCACCATCAGGTCCAGAAGGTCTTTGGTTGCATTAAACGCTTTATCTGATGTTTCATATTCCATTTTCTATCCTTTGACGTAATCCCAGAGATCCTTTTCAGGCCCTTCGGGTTCACCTTCTTGAGGCTCGCCTTCCATATGCTTCAAGTCGCCGTATTGCCGCTCCAATTCTTCCATGTGCTCTAGATAGTTCTCACCGTAAAGATCGTTCATTACCCGTCCTGGCCGGGTAAGGGGAGGAGGTATCGGAGGTAATACCGGATGCGGCGGCGTCCGTTGTCGTAAATAATCTAAATCATCTCTAGGTTCGGTTATGGAATCCGCAACCTGTAAAAGTTTGGCAAGATATTGAGTACGACAATGACGGCGGCATAGGTAGATAGTCTCGCTGCCGTAGGGAGTGCCATGCGGAGACGCGCATGTAACAAACGATCGGGTGGCCGGGTCACTTAAACGGATTTCCCGGTGACACTCATTACAACGGCCCTCAGGCTCCTGCTTTGAGGGGCTTTCCGTTTTAATAGTATAAAGAATGCTTAGTGTGACAGCACATAGAGTAAAAAGGCCAGTTGACCAAACCGTCTTGTCCTCGAAGTTGATGACGTAAGCAGCCACAGCCGCCAATGCCCATATCACCATCGGAACAAAGTTTATTACTTGAAGGAGTCGCTTAGACATCAGTTATCTCTTACCGCTTCCCAAAGCGTATGTGGACCGAAAGTGGTCCACTCTTCCTGAGCTTTGTCCCACACTTCATCGAGCTTTTTCCTAAGCTTAGAAGCTTCTCCCAGACTCTTTGCCGTCTTGAAGTATTTTGAAACCACAAACTTGGCAAACAACACGGTGGGACGCCAGTTGGGTTTTTTCAATGCACCCAACTCATATTGTAGCTCTGCTAATTCATCTGAGAACTCTCTATTTTTTGCACCCCGGCGATAGCTTCTAAACTCCACAGCCGCTTCAGCGCAAACTCTCTTGTACTCCAAAATAGAAGTTTCCAGCACAAGCACTTGCTGACGTTCGTGCTTCAATTGTTCCTGCAAATCTTTGGTTTTCCTATCATCGATGTAAATGTGAACGTCTTTATCGACAAGATATCTGATCTCATCCTCAATGGTTCTTATCACCTTCTTTTTGGTGCGACCGTCTGCTGACAGTGATTTGACTTTTTTGACTTTTTTTGCCATACGAAACCTTAGGTATGTGCAACAAAATTACAGCTTTTTGGCTACAGACGTCGGCTATCTGGGGTAAGTTTTGGTGCGACCGTCTGCTGACAGTGATCAAGCAAGAGTCGCGCTCGGAAAAACGGTCAAGTCGATAATATCACTATTACACCGTTTTTCCATCAACATGCCCACATAAAATCGGTAGCGATTGAAATTTCAACCGGTAGCGTCGGCACCGCGCTGTCGAAACGTATCTAAGTGCTTGAAATTACTGATCACGGCTATTGGCACGGGGGTTGCATTGTTCTAACCCGAAAGGAGTTAGCCATGATCGAAAAATACTTAGGCCCTGATAATGTCCGAAGAACACCTCAAGAGCACGTAAAGTACCTGTTCGCCTGTGCCGACCGTTGGGAAGCCACTCCCGGTGACAAGGTTGCCAACGCTGAATGGGCCGAAAGGGTTAGGGGAAAGGCTAGGAAGCTCGCTTACCGTCTGGCATCCCGGATCGCTTCATAGAAAAATTGGACGAGATCTCGAAGCTCATCGGCGGCTGCTGTCGCTTGCTTAGACGCTCCTGATGCAGCATCCCTGGCAGAGTTCGCCATATTGTAGGCGTTCAGAGCCTTTTTATGCAGGGCTGTAAGTTCTGCCACGTCCATGCCTGCGACTGCTTCTTTCCATCGTGTGTGGTCGTCTGACATAATACCTAACCCGCTTATCAAAAGTTATTCATCCCGTAAAGATTCCCAAAGAGTGGCGTCCGGAGCCAATTGCTCAAGAACCTGATTCCAAACGGCATCTGCCAGTTCTCTCCGCTTGATAGCCTTCTTGAGAGTCCCGCCACTCAGGTAATATTTGAGCAAAACGGTGGCTACAAACCGTGCCGTAGGTTGCCAATCGCCGTCTTGAAAGAGTTTCACTTCATCTTGCAACGCCTCTGGCGTATTGTCCGGTCGGATTCCCCTTGTCGTCTGACGAACACAACGAAGTAACTCAATAGCGTCATGGCAAGCCTCACGATGCCTGTTAAGCTTACGCTCAAGCTCTACCTCTTTATCAGATTGAGTCGGGATAGGATGTGAATAGGTGGTAATAATAGCCGTAGCATCGCTCCCGGTGGCGTAATCAGTGCTGGCAGTAGTGGTTACGGTCCAGGCGTTGCTTAGGGGTGCAGTGGGAGTCGAAGGGGTCCAGGGTGCCATGATTACTCCTACGGTGCGTACCTTACAACTGTGCAATCAACCTCTTGCAAATCCATCTCTGCCCCGGTTTTGGTCACAATGTGCCAGCCTTCTGAGGTTCTTTCAGCCGTGCGGAAATCACCACGAATCGAAGATCCATCCTCTAACGTACACCGGAAGTGGCCATCAACAGCCCCGTCCTGATAGGCACCGAACCCGCAGACAATGAAAGTACCAATGATCAGTCCAGTTATAAGATAGTACGCTCCGTTTTTGAACATAACTTACTCCTGAATGTGGTCCCAAAAGGTTTTATGGTCGTGTATCGAACCGCAAGTAAGACAGTAATACTGATCGGGATCTTCGTGGCGGCAAGCTTTTGTAATTGGTCGAAGTGGCCCACCACAAAAGCATTTACAACCTTGAAGTACCGGCAACGGGTTGTATACGGCCTTTCTAGCAATGAGCCGGTGGTATTCTTCCATCCATTTTCTATGACAATAATGAGTACAGAACCGTAAATCCCCTTCCCTAATCACAGGGGTTGCATCCGGTTGGTCCGCGCTACAATGCTGGCAAGGGGTCATCACTGTCCCGTAGATAAGCCCACAGCGGCTTGCTATTAGTAAAAAAGTAGTCACAAGGTGGGGCGCAAAGGTCATTATTACACTCGGTACACGAGGCCCAATTCGTGCCCTCAGCCCTGCACTCGATAGAGCAGTACCTCTGGTGATAGTTCCAACGTCTATAAGGCGGGTCAGGCATAGGTTGATCGCAACGAGCACACAGGTTCAAGCTTCTGTTGTGACACGCACGGGAACAGATAACGGTATCAACAGTTGGTTGTGACCAGGGGATAACACCATTAACCTGACGTTTGCATACAGCACACTGGTACATCCTCTTATCGCCTCTTCTTATGAAACTTGAGATGCACTTCTGAAACAACGTCGCCCTTTTTCATAGCGCCTACCTTACGCCCTTTTTCAACAATCTCTTCACGCGCCCAATCGTAAAAGCCTATCGCCTCACGCAACACTTGAGCATTTGATGCTGCACCTGAAGCCTTTTTGAGCGTCTCAAGTATCTCTACCGCATGATCGTCGAACGTGACCTGGATCTTTTTCGTCATTGCTTACCTGTATCTTCCATTATTCGACAGAACAACGCGCCTTGCTCAATCGCATCATCTACCGCCCGGTGGGTGTGTTTGGGCAAACCTTCAAACCATTTCTTGGGCATGGTTTTCTTGGAGACTTTACGGAAAGGCTTTCCAAGTACAGCCATGGCATACGTCTTTATGTCGAGCGCTTGAAAACCAAACGGACTGGCACCCGTAAAGTTGATCAGATACCAGTACACAAATGTAAAGTCATAACCAGCGGGATAGCAAACACATACCGGCTTCCCTGGCAATGCGTGAAGCCAATCTGAAAACTCGTTCATGGCTTTTTCAGGCGGTTGGGGGTTTTCTCTACAAATCTTCCAGGCTTCAGGCTGTGTTTTCCACCATTCCATAGTACCGGCGTTTGGTTGGGCACCCGGTAAAGTCTTCAGGTTGGCTTCAAAAGTATCGACCAGTGTCCCGTCCAGGTACGCTGCCGCCCCAATACTCAACATAGAGTTAGGTCCCGGTATAGGGCCGTCAGATTCCACGTCTACGCTTACGTAAATTTCTTCAGTCATTTTCATTCTCGTCTGTTAAATATTCCCAAAGGGTAGTTAGCCCCTCGATTTCACCGCCCCACCATTGCTGCTGGATCTTCTCCCACAAGTCCTCAAGGCTTTGGTGCAAAGACACAGCTTCCCCAAAGCCTTCGGCTTCTATATAATGCGCCTCAAGATAATCCATGAGCCTTTTGAAATCAGGCAACCAACGCCCTTCTCTCAAGCATTCTAACTCGTAGCTCAGTTCCTCTTCTAAGGGAGAGTTAAGACTTGGCTCGTCATGCCTTACCTTCCTCATTCTTTTCATTGCGGTAATCAATGCTCTGCCGACAATATGGAGCTTCCGGTTCTCATCTTCGAACTTTGCAAACCGTGCGTCACGGTGCATTTCAAGACTTGCGATCTTGTCCTCAAGTTCTGTGATAGCCTTATTTTGTTTATCGATAACCTTTTGAAGGCTTCGGACGTTTTTTGCTTTACTCATTTTTCAGATGCTCCCAAAGATCCTTGGTTTTACTTTCATCGATCGGATACTTTGGTGTCTCAACAAAACCTTGGTGCCCAGTTACTAAGTCTTGCATTATTTTGGTGTCTGCTTTGTTCAGACGTCTGCCAAAAGCACAGGTGCAAGTTCCTTCGTAGACTGAGACTTTATGTATCGCCGCAGAAATTGGAGACGCCTCGATTTCATTAAAAAACGTTTTGACATCTAAGAAGCCGTCTTCAGGCACTCGGAATATGAAATTAGGCATCTCCGTCTCGATTCAGATGTTCCCATAAGGTAGAGTTTTTATCTTCTACACTCTGGACACGTTCGTCCCATAGACCAGCAAGAGCTTTATGAAACTCAAAAGCGTCCTCAAAAGCTATCCCCATAAAGTACCGGCGCACCATCTCCGTGAGCAACTCACCGTTGGGTCGCCACTTTCCAGACTTCAGGTAGTGTATCTCATAGTCTAAAGCATCGAACAGTTTCTTGCCTTCCCAACTAGAGGAATCAAGCTTCCCCAAACGGAGCATCTGTAGCTCCCCGATAACCGCTTCACAACCGCTACGCATTTGACGGCATTCTCGATTAAGATCGTCCAGTAATCTCTGCTGTTCCCGGATCTCTCTCTTGGCCTCCGCCCGTGCCTCCTCTCCACAATGCCTGTGCCCACGCATGAACATTTCGGCTTCATCGGGCTTGCCACCGTGGTATTCCGCTTTGCAAACTGGGCAAACTAACATACCGGAATACTACACCGGTTTTGGGTCTTAATCAATTCTTAAAGAGGAGTACCAATCTTGATACATTATGTCTGGCCCTTTGAGATAGTCCCAGAGATTTCTTTTAGGGTGAGATACACAGGTTTCTGGACCCCCACAGGTTGAGTTATAACAATCGGCGCAAATCTCCGCCTGACGAAGTGTGATGGCTCGACACCTTGGTTTGCACCAACGAAGAAGAGTATTTTCGTATGCAACGTAAACAGTGCCCTTTATAGGCCGGTTGCAATGGTCACAAGAGTATTGAGCTACCATCCCAGGCTCTTGGCGGTATTTCTGAATATATGAACGATCTGAGGACTCAACCCGAACCGATCGGCATTGTGTTCAATGCTCTTATGAATATCTCCGTCATTGTGTCTCAGTGTTGCCGCTTTCCAGTCACAGAGCATCTCGATCAGATCTATCAAATTCATGTCATCTACGCCATTTTCGTAGAACTCCGGATGGTGCGAGTTTTTCATATAATGGAACTTAAGGAACGGCTGCATGTCTTTCAGAAATTGGTTGTACTCGTCGCTTCCGTAGGTTGACGTTGCGAGCTTGGGGGTGTACTCCGCAAAGCCTTCCGCTTCTGGTGCCTCAAGCTTTGTCGCGTCATGGTTTTCACCTCGCTTCAGAAGCATAACTACCATCTCTTGCAGTAGTTTTCTGACTTGATGGATATGTTTCCGGGTTTCTAGCTCCGCATTTAGCTTGTCTATCTCACTGGTCATTTACTTGCTCCGCTTCATACTCAACAACCGGCCTAACACTAAACAACCCTACACCACGCACAGCCACAAACACACGGGCTGGCGGGGCAACGTGCTCTTCGACAAAGGTTTCAGCCGCACCCGCTGGATCAATGGACTCAATAGGGGTCCACTGTTTATCGGTTCTCAGCTTACATTCATAGGTCTTGACTCTTACATGCTTATACTTTGCCATGGTTTTACCCTTCAGGTACTGGAAGATAGCGCCAGACATTATGACAAACCAAAGTACGGAAATGAAAATGATGTCATATGGGGCTGTGTCTGGCACCAGACTACTCCCTCGATACGTGATCCCATAAAGTAGGCAGCCCTTTGACCTTTTCACTTTGAGCCTGAGCCCAAAGCTCATCTAGCCGCTTCTTACGACTATAGGCGTGTGCAGAATCCTCAGCGTTCTGGTAAAACTTCAAAACAAGAGCCTGGACAAGTTCAAAATTAGGTTCCCATTCACTCTCTTTCAAAAACTTCAGTTCCAGACGGAGAGCATCGGCCCAAGGAAGTGAAGTAATAGCGTATGAAGGATTTCTTTCGCGCCTTCTCCGCATCTCTTCAGCCGCTTCTTTGACCAACCCCCTCAACTCCCACTCTGTTTTCTGAAAGGCTTTCACAGTAAGTTCAAGCTCCATAAGCCGTTTGGCGATATTGTCCTCTTTCTGACACTGGCAGATCGGACAAGAGAGCATAGTGGGAACAAACTCTTTGTTGCACTCAATACATTTTCTAAGATCACCACTCATCTTCACCGCCCTTCACATGGTCCCAAAGGGTCCGGTCCCGTTCGATTGGAGTTTTGATGGACTGATAATGAGCATCACGACACTTCTTACCACAAAAGTTTAGACTTTTGGACCATCCGACTCGAATTCTCTTACCACAGTTGCTGCAAAACACATTGGTTATTTTGGAAGGGCCGTCCGGGGAGCAATAAGGGCAAACTGGGTCACGGTCAGGGCTGTCTTCCACAGGCCACGATAACCGACAGTCTGTACAAACAAACAGAAGAACTCCACTTTGTGAGTATTCACGTTCTATGGGCATCATTCATCCCCGTCTGAGATGTGATCCCAAAGGTTTGTCCCTTTTTTCTCAGCCCATCGTTGTTCAATAACAGACCACGCTTTATCAAAATATTTCTTGATGTCGCAAGCCTCTTCATAACTCTCGGCTTTGCCGTAAGCTTTGAGCATGAGGGTGCGTACCAAAAGAGGGCTCTGCCACCGGCCTTCCTGAAGTAGTCTATGTTCAAACTGCAAAGCATTGAAATCTTTATGCCCATCGGCCCAAGTGTTACGGTCGGCCTCGTGCCCTTCTAACGAGGCACCCAAAGGCAACTCTGTTCGTAACTCTTGCAATTTAAGAGCTACTTCTCTGGCGATCTCAGCCCACCTTGATATCCCCTCATGTAAGCTCTTCACTTCCTTGTCCAACTCAAGTACCTGATCCATGAGTCGTTCTTTGGAGATATCATCGCTCTCTTGTATGTAGTATCCGTTCTCTGTTATGTGATAACCGTCAGAAGTCTCCACCACAGTACAACTGGGGCAAGAAGGTGTCACCGCTGTCCCTTGATACACGAAGGTGACCCCGCAAGAACCGCAACGGTAAGCATTTTCAAAATGCCAAACACGAGTGACAGACATAGTTATAACTTTTTCAACTTGTACCCGCAAACGGTGGCTGTCTCGGTTAGATGTTCAATGAGCCCCTTTTCGACCAGTTCGATCACACCTCGAAAATCATACGCTTGACGCATGGTGAATCCATTTTCCAACTCGTGAACCCAAGCCCTATAGACATTGTAATGTTCTACAATGAGGACCGTGAACTTCACTTCCTGCCCTACTCGCAACAAAATATTGTATACGCCGTTTTTCCCTAGCGGTATAACTTTGCGACGGGAGCCAAGCAGCATCGTTGTTTTGGGCGCTTTTACTTTTTTCATCATTTTTCCTGCAATGTGTCCCAAAGGCCAGGGCCGGGATCGGGCCAATACTCTTGAGCCTCTTCCCAAACAGCATCAACATCTTTTTTGATCTTGAGACCGTCCTGAAAATCAGCGGCTCTTTTGTAATATTGTGTGATTACATAAGTGGCGAAGCTCTTTGTAGGTCGCCACTCAACACTCTGAAGTAAAGATAACTCATGCGATAGTTGTCCGACCATGCCAGAGGGCAACTCTTTTTCTTTATCTATCGCACTTGTCCCACGAATCCCGCGAAGAACATTACATGCCCGTGCGGTAATCGCCCGATACCGCTCAAACTGGGACTCAAGCTTGATTAGCCGTTCGCGCATGGTCAGACCAGAATTAGTATTGATCGTAGCAGTGGTGTCCGTACCGTTATAGTTGGTATTAAAGGTGTTAGGGGCGGACATTATCTCTCCTGATGAGTGGCAGAAAGGGCACAAAGGGGTGACATCTAAATGCTTGACCAGCTTTTTGCCGTCCGTATAACAGAAGTTATTACCGCAATCCTGGCACAAGAAAGTGTTTGGGTCATCTGTATCTCGGACAACAGTCATCTTAAATGGTCCCAAAGGTTGTAAGTCCGGGTTCGTCGGATGGTTGAAACAATGTATAAGTACCCTGAATAATGGACCCTAGTTTTGGTCTGTCTTAGATCAACGACCTCAAGACGAACATCGCCATACTCTCGAATGTGAACGGCCTTTTTGTCACCTTTTACGCGGCTCTTTTTCCCGTGCCACAAAGCATTATAAACCTCATCATCGGTGACGCTTTCCTTTGCGGCTTGCCGTTGTGCATACCTTGAAATCGCCACTTCCCTAAAGTCAGGGACTTTTTTGTAGAAGTATTTCATTCTCTTCTGAGTCGTTTTCATCCGTGTCATCTTCTGTGAAGAGTCTATACAACTTTCTGTGTCTGTTTCCAACGTCCTCCAGGAACAGGTCAAGATATGTGAGTTCCATTGTTTAACCTCCAAGGGGTTATAGGTTTTGAATCTTCTCATGGCATCGGAGACAGTAACCGTTCATGGAATTATCTTCGTCAAGGTCTTTGCTGCAATCCCGACAGACGGGGTTTTGAACCGAACGAAAGTCCTCTACGGTAGAGTTGGCGGTCTGAATAGCATCCTCTACCTTGTACTCCGTGGGTCTATGATCGTGATACACAATGTTCTGGCATGGTATAGGTTTGTGCCACGGACCGTCTGGGATTGGCGGATTGGTCAATTGTTGTATGTACGCTGCTGCCCAGATTTGCTCTTCAAGGCTGGACATCTCTGCGAGGGGTCTAACTTTTTCCATGTTAGCCATCTCCGTGTATCAGGTGGTCAAAAAGATTCCGAGTAGCGGTTCCGTCTTTGATACGATCTGTCAGTAACTCCCAAAGATCCACACTGCTTACACACTCGCAGACGTATGTAACTTCAAGATCGGTTCCGTCTTCTGTGCGAAGTTTTGAATCTGAATCGGTAAGAACCCCTTGGCCCTCGCATAAGGCACAATCGGGTTCTGGCGACAGTACAAGTATTGGGTTGGGCATGATTAATCCTTCAGGTGATCCCATAAAGTCTGTTCGGGTTCTGTCGGTTTGTCCTCTGGCGGGTCACTCTTTTCCTGTAGACGAGATTCAAGCTCTTGTATCTCAGCCTCAAGCCTTTGTTCCTCAGCTTCAAGATCAGCTTCAACGCCAGAAAAAGACAAGGCTAGATCATGTGCCGCTCTCAATCCTCGTACCCTTTCACGGAGTAAAGGGTACTCTAGCCTTCGCTCGTGTGAACGTTGGTGCCGTTGTCGAGCCGTCCTCTCGGTTTCTAGTCTTTGCTCATGCAATTGTCTATGCAATCGTTCATGCGAGTCTTGCTTTTTCTTGGCATGTCGCTCTGTGAAGAACTCAACCACCATGAAGCCAGTACCGAACAGGGCAACCATCAGAATGGCCCCTAACGCCAGACCGATCATGGCTGCTACAGGGAGCCAAAACGGAAACAGAACCCAAATCCAAGACCAGTCAATGTGGCCCGTCAGCTTGAGTGTGATGAGTATAAGGGTCAGGGCGCTGCCAAAGCCAATGCTTGTCGAACCTGTCTTTTGAACTATTACTTTGGTCTTTTTTGACGGCATACAGTCAACCGCCTTTTCTCTGTCCCGCCCGTTTTATACCGTCATATTTGCCCATCTCATAAACGGCAAAGTACATGCTCATCATAAGAGCCAGCCCAAACATCTTCATAACGAGGGAACCAGCAACCAATAACAGTGCAACACCAATTATTGGCACAGCGATAGTGCCTATTCGAGCTAGCAAATGATCCATCACTTCTCCGGTGTCTTCATATTTACGGCACAGTTCTTGACCACCTCAGCGAACTGGATCGCCTCAGCAGGAGTCATGGCGAGCCAAGCTACAGGTGTCGCAAAGTTGATAACCACATTGCCCTTATAGCTTGCTACACCCAATCGGATCTCACCCTCATCAGTTTCGTGCAGCTTGCCCTTGGGGTGCTCGCCGGTAGGCCCTAACTTAAAAGGTTCTAACTCTTCTTCTGACATTGTTCAGGCTCCTTTGTTAGGTGGCCCCAAAGATCCTTGTCGGATTCAGGGTCTTGTTTGCCATGACTATTGTGACTACAGACAGGGCTACAATAGGTTCCATGGTTGTAGAGACTAAAGTAAACAGGGCGTTCAAGAGGGGCGTAACCGTTGCACGAATCGCAACGGAAAAACATCTCATTGTCATTAATTCGCACATGAACCATTCGATCGCGAAAACATTTGACTTCCGGGATTTCGTTTGGATCGGCAACTGAATAACACGCCTCACACCGGAAGTAATTACCACCTGTGAGAGTCTCGCAAATGTAAGCAGGCCCCTTATGAAGATGCTTACCGCATTCGTCACACTTTTCGGTGACGGCGTTGGCTCTGGCTAGGTTATAACAGACCCATGAGCACCAATGAATGTTACTATTTGGTCCGAGAAAAGTCACACCCTTGTGGGTGTAAACACAGCGGCATTGTCTACATTGGGGCATAGGTGATATTATCAACTGTTACACCGAACGGCAAGGAATTGGTGTAAAAACCACAAATGATGGTGTAATATATTAGACATGGCGTATCATTACCCGCCTCTACCCCTAAAATGGCCTTTCCCAGAGCCTAACATGGCGAAATTATGTAAACCAGACTGCCCACACCTGAAGCCGACAGAAGCAGAACAGAAGGCTATGCCGTCGCCTAAACCACCCCATTTGTGCATGAAATATGGGGGAGAAGTCAAACACGCTTGGCCGCACTGGGGAAGTGTCCCGGTCGGCGGCTCTCGTGACATGATAATAGCCAAGGATGAGTGCGGCGACAAGATTATAACACTATGGGATCACTTGAAAAATTCCTAAGAGTTGTCGAGCAGATGGTCCCATAGTGCCTTTGGGTCTTTAGAGCCGCGTGTTATTGTCCACTTTTCCCAAAGATCATCGAGGGTGCGCTTATACCGGGTCAAATCTTCAGTCGTGGCATTCTTATAACACCGATTCAACGACGTTAGTATTTCCGCAAATCCAGGAGTCTGTTCTAACTCATGGATTTCAGTCCGCGCCAAACTATCAGTGCTCGCCTTATCAAAGTCAGCGTCAACTACACCCCGCCTGAATCTAAGCAACCTAACAATCTTGCGAAGCTGGTTACGCATTGTACGAAGCTGATCTTCCAAAGCTTTGGTCTGATATTCAAGAACACGCCACGGGGAACTCGACTGGACGCAAAGCTCCAGCTTGCCTTTTACTTTGTCAAATTCAGCCTCAGAAAGACAATCGCATGGCTGAGGCAAGCCTGTATTGACAGGGATCAAAAAACCTTTTGAACACCTACACTTTTCGTCAAAAACTAACAGTCGCATTTCGATCTACTCCGTGAGATGATCCCAAAGAATCTTGGAGCTACCCATGCTCTCTGTCAATTGCTCTTCCCACTGACGGTCAAGCAACCGTTTGAAGGCGATCAACTCTTGAGTAGTATCGAGTGAGTTGTAATACTGTTCTATCCATTTCAATAGCTCTGGAATTTTAGGGGCACCTCTGAGTTGATCTATCTCCCACTCGATTGTGTTATGAATGATATTTGACGGAGTGTTGCCAGGGGCGTACTCCCTTTCGCCCCGTCTGGATCGGAGTAAAGTTGTCATTTTAATTAGCTGGTCATACACCTTGCCGTACTTCCTCTTTAAGATATCTTGTTCTGACTCATTTTTGGTTTTCATAATCAAATCCTCCATACTAACTAGCATTGTGCCCACTTCAGGTATCGTCCAATACAGTTGACGAATGTTCTGGCTATCCAGCCCCTTGGTTCCAGCCACTCTTCATCCACATAAACCATGGGATGCTTCCCGTCTGTGTTCTCACAGTATCCGAGAACCACTCTCCGTTTTTCCTGGAACCAGACCGTGTAAAACCAGTAGTTGATTTCATCGTATGAGCAATCAACTATCACCGTTCAAGTGCTCCCAAAGGGTTGTGCGGTAGCCAGCGAGAGCGAGCTTTAATTGAGCAAGCTCCCAAACACTGTCTATCGCTCGTTTACGTTCAGGGGCACTCGCGGGGTCACATTGGTAGATGTTCTCAAGTTGCCCTTGAATCTGAGTAAAAGTCGGCTGCCAAGCGGCACCGTCTAACAGAATCTCATACTCTCTGCGTAAAAGCTCGATAAACTCTGATATCACACGATTGTCAGCGGGTACTACTTGTCTCCTGGCTCGCATGGCCTTGTAAAGATCGTCGGCAAGAGTTTGCCACTCGGTATCACGTCTTTGATACCCCGAAAGCATAGCCTCAAGTGATTTAACTTTCCCTTCGAGTTCGGCTATCCGACCTAAATAAGGTTTGGAAGAGCCCCATTTGGAGGTGACGACCTTGTGAAGTCCAGCCCAAATCCTTTCTACCAAGTTTTCGAGGCTCTCGATCGCTTCTTCCAAGGTATCCCCAGAAGACCCGATGATACGTTTCTCGATGCGGAGACTGACCTCGATCTTATACTGCACTTCCCAAACCTCGACCCACCCGTCGAAAGAGTCAGAAGTATAGAGTGTGGAGCCCTCCTCCTTGGAGAACTCAACATCAAAGATCTTAACACTTTCGGGTCTAATCATTCAAATGATCCCAGAGAGTCGATATCTCGCCGCGTTTAGCTAATTCTTCTTGGTACTGATCCCATATACTGTCGAGTAATATCTTGTACCTATACGCTTCCGATGAGTTCTGACAATACGCTTTATACACCCAATCTGTAATCTGAGAGAATATTGGTTCCCAGGCGTGGCCCTCTTCCAGGATCTCACACTCTCGCTGCAATTCATCGAGTTGCGACCGTCTTACGGGGGGAGGGTCATCACTAAAAACGACCTGTCTTTTTGACCTTATTCTCTTAACGAGTTCCTGGGCAGTCCGTTCCCAATTAGCTATGTGTTTATTGAGCGCGTCAAGCCGGGTATCACGATCTGATAGCCTGCGTTCAAGTTCATCAATTCGGGCCGACTCGGTGGTGTGGACTAGGTTGCGAGTTATCTCCAATCCGACTTCTACCGCCTCTTCTTTTGTACTGTACCGACCTAACTGAGCAAGGTTTTCAAACTCGTTTACCCGGACTACTCTCCAGCCCTTATCGTTCTGAGCAATATCACGATCAGTGGTCCTGCATACAATTATGGTGCCCGTTGGGGTTATAACCGGGTGCAGGCTTATCGTATCAGAATCTGAGATTATCAGCATAGCACCTAGCCATCTTTAAGGGCGCTCCAAAGGGTGTAATCAGAAGTCCAATGGCTTTGAAGCTGTTGATTCCAGATGCGATCTAGAAACTTCTTACGCTCAATAGCTTCCTCGTAGGTTGTAGCTCCCTCAAAGTACGAGGTAACGACTTCATTTACATATGTATGGTGGGGCTCCCAATCGGGATGCCTCATCTGTTCGATCTCATTATATAGTTCTCTTACGGATTCAGCGTGGTTCGTGGGGAAGGGCTTTCGACCGGTGCGGTTCTGTTGTAAAGCTGTGATTGCCGACCAGCAGACGGCTTTATAAGATTCTAACTGTTCCCCGTCTTTGCAACACGGACACTCGTCCTTGCGGAGTGAATCAATAGTACGAAGCAAAGCTTCCGTTTCTTCCCGGTTGGCAACTTCCCGGTTCGGGTGCCCCATTTCCTGACAGATACGCCTGAGTCTATTTTCTGTATCCTTATCGGTCATTTTCTCAAATGGTCCCAGAAGTTTTTGACAGACAATACCCACTTATCACGGGCATTTTCGTAAATACCCTCAAGCTGTTTTCTCAAATGGAAGCCTTCCTTGGGGGTGCTGGCTCTGTCGTAGTATCGTGCGACGACACGGTATACAAATCCCGTGGTCGGGGTCCAGTCATCATCGTCAAGGATACGCAACTCATCAAGCAAGGCTTGGCAGGTATCTTTGTGTTTTTCTCCCTCCAAAACACGGCGACGGCGTAAAGAATCGGTAGCTTCCTGACAAAGTTCCTCATACCGGGTCATCTGTTGGTGACAACGATTAAGTTCTCCACGCATCTGGACCATTTTTAGTACGTCTGGCTCTACCGGGGGAAAAGCGTAAGGATAAACAGGATCAGTGCAGTCGGGGCAGCCCTTGGGATAGTAGTGTTTGTGATACTCTCTGCGACATATAGAGCAAACGGCAAGCACGGTTTCATAACGCCGGGATCGTGAGTTTGACCATTCCGGGTCCGTTCTAGCCATTCTTTGCTCCCTTTAAATGATCCCAAAAGCTTTTGACGGATGAGAACCACTTGTTAGAATGTGCCTCTTCCCAAATGGCATCAAGATGTTTCTTGAGGTTAAAGCTCTCATCAGCGGTTTCGGCTTTTTCATAGTAGCCTCTGACGACTTGATTTGTGAATACTGTGGAAGGCTTCCAGTCCCTACCCCCTGTCAACAGACGCACCTCGTGATCTAAGGCGTGGTATGAATTGCTATGTTCGGGTCCGGTTCTGATGCGACGGAACCGCAAGGCGTTAGTCGCTTCCAGACAGAGGTTTTCATAACGAGTAACGAGTTCCTTATACTCAGTGATTTGGTGTTCGAGGTTCAGAATTTGCCGTATATGGCCTTCAGAGAAGTAGGGGCGATACCTCTGAGAATACTCCTGTTCACAATGAGGGCAAAGACGACGGGGTTCCTCGTGGTATCTCTTGTCGCAACGGGCACAAACAGCGGTCGGGTGCGAGCCCAGAGTGTAAGATGCAAACTCTGTAAAAGTCTTAGCCATGTCGCTTCTCAATCTTTCGTCCGGTTCTAACGACGGTGCGATAAAACCCACACCATGCCTGAAGAGCTTGCTTAAGTTGGGGCTTGCGTCCCTTGGAATTGAGAGGGACTTCAAAGACTATGCCCTTTTGGTTATTGGCATAGACACGGTGTGTATCAAATTCCCAGACCCAGTACCGGCGAAAAGTGGTCATGCAATAGGTCTGACGTCCGAAAACGGTTTTCATAAAGTCTACCGGCTTGAGTCCGAGCCGGTAATGAGTCTCACAAAGGGCGCTGTACTGCTCATTATGAATGAAAATTTGCTCCAAGTTTCCAGACGTGTGGATCACGTTGGTGATGGGACAGGTCTTGGGGTGTGTTTTAATCGTTTGAATCACTTTAAATGGTCCCAAAGAGTTGAGCCGCCCTGGTCATAATCGCGCTGGATACGTTCCCAAACGGCATCAATGTCTTGCTTATACTGGTACGCCGTATCGCAGCCTTTCGGATAGGCGTCACGATAGATGTCGCCAATATACTTCAAACTCCCATTTTTGTTCCGTCTCTATTTGTTCTTGAACCGTGGCCCTAAGCTTGACTATCCGTTCGAGATAAACTTGCGTCTCATTAAACTTCTCAGGCTTGGTATTGACGAGTTGCAGGCAGAGATTCAGGATACCCTCAATGTGCCGTTCCAAGTCATGCACAGCCGCCTTCAAATGAGGGCCAGTGCCAGCCAGCCCCAAACCTCTAAGGCCCGTTCGGATGCCTACCTGGAACGCATCACCCAATCGTTGATAGTAAACCTCGACCCAATCCCAAAGAACAAGATCAGAAGTATAAACATTGTCATCCGCCTCAATATCATCGCTAGGGGTAAATTCGATCCCAAAAATCCTAATTACTTCTGGTTCCACCACCTTTTCAGCATAATCCAATGCAGACTGTTTGGTGGCGAACTGGCCTATATCGTCAACTCCGGTTTTTGCCACTTTGACCACACGCCAATACAACCCTCTGTCGAAGGCATTGGGGTTATTGGTTCTACATACAATCAGAGTACCCGTTGGGGTGAGCCCTTCCCGGTCAATTACAACTGAGGGTTCGTCTGTGACTACGAGTTTGGCCATTCACTTTTCGTCCATGAAGTTGAGAGCCGCCATAAACGCTTCACGTTCCTCTGAGGGGGTCTTCTCTGGAAGATAGGTGTCTGCATAGTCAATGACAGCACGGTCGGAGTCAGGCACGGCTCCGCTTCTCAGTAGGTGCTCATACAGGGCCTTGGCTTGATCTCTGGCATCTATAGTTCGTTTCTCTTTGCAAGCCTTGAGTAATTCCAAAAGACATTCTGTGGGGTCCATACTAATCCTCATTATCACTTTTCAGGTGATCCCATAAAACCCGGATCTGCTCCTGCGGTCCGGTCCTTTTGACCATATGAGCCTTTTTATCGGTCCATGAAATCTCCACAGTGGTATTACTGTCAGATAGGACCACGACCTTATTTATTTCCAACTGCGTCGGCTGTAATATGGAAACGGCCACTTCTATCGTTTCAGCCATAACGACCAGTACACGGGTGTCTGAGGGGAAGATATAGGTGTTCATCTTACGAGCCACGCCAAAGGTAAGAGGCAGATGAGGTGAAAAATTTGGTCAACCGTAATAAACAGAACAGGGTTGACGGTGAGGCTACCCAAGCCTCAAGTTGTCTGGGATTGTTAGGTTCTGGCATCTTCCGTTGGTACTTGGCCCACCAGTAGAGAGGGTAGTAAGAATCGATGAAGTAATGGGAACTGAAAAGCCACAAGAGTAGCAGGGTTCCGGTTAGAATGGGAACAAAGAACACGAGGGGAAAGAAGTACACCGCATAGGCGAATGAGTGCCACGCCCGGATCAAGGGTCTGGCAGACTTATTGACCGCCGTATAGTGAGATTGGAACAGCCAGTCAGCAATGAAATGCCAGAGAGCTAGAAGGGCAAAGATACCACCGATGTCTGCCAGTTCAGTCATTTGTGGCGTCCTTTTCTAAATGGTCCCAAAGGGTGGATTTGCCGCCATGGTCTTCAATCCATTCGGTTTCAAACTGATCCCAGAGAGCATCGATGTTCTTTTTGAAGTCAACCGCCTCTTTGAAGTCGGCGGTAACGTTATAGTTTAGCTTGATATAAGCCAGGGTGTCTTTTTTCGTATGCCAAGCGCCCTTCAGAAGACAGTCAAGTTCGTATTGAAGTAGCTCTCTGAGGGGTGTTTCGTAAAGAGTTGGCTCATTTGGATATCTGGCCCTACGATCACGCATTTCACGGATCAAAGCCTTTCCCGTGTCGCTTGTCTTTAGATCCTCTTTGTTTCTTCGGAAAAGAGCGTTGCGTAGCTCTCTAATGGATTTTGTTTGGTCTTTGACCATACCGTGGATTCTATTGAGGCCGTCAATTGGGACTGCTTCAGGTTTGGGGTCAAGGGGTTCAGAAGAGTTGACGTCAGGCGGGTTGATACGCTTGGCCAGTTGCCGCAAGGTGTAAGCAGCGTCAACCCTGCTTACCGAGGCGTTTGATCGGAAAAAGCGACTGATTTCTTCTAGTAGCTGTTCCGGTGTGTCAATTCTTCTTATTGGCATCGCAGATGGTCCCAAAGGGTTTTGGTGGTTTCAGGGACAACAGTCATAGGTGATCCGTTTGTCATTTTATCCGTATAAGCTATGGCAGACGTTTTGGTGGCAAAGCGTCCCTGAAGGTCAACACCCATCTGGGAATGCACCTGTACCACACGCCAATATAACCCCCGCTTGATAGAATCCGGGTTATTGGTCTTGCACACAATCAAAGTGCCAGGAGGGGTCTCGCCTTCCCGGTCAATGACAGGTGTGCTTTCGCTTGTGAGTATGATTTTGGTCATTTCTCCACATCATAATTTAGCATCTTGCCCAAAGCCTTGAACTTGGATAGTGCATTGGCTTCCAGGTTGGATACAGCTTCCTGGAAGGTATCGCCTGTGCCCGTAAAGGCAGAGTCGGTCTGGTGCCTCTCCATGGCGTAGTACCTGCCGCTTGTGAGCACTATCACGTCAATCCCAGGTCTGAGACGGGCAAAGCCCCTGTGTACTTTGACTTTTCTCTCGATACCGGCGAACTTTACGGTTTTAGGTGCATCTAATTTCATAACATCAACTCTTTTCTAGTCCTTCACATGATCCCAAAGGCTTTTAGGGTCGTCCGGTGGTGGTTTCGGTTTTCGAGCTTTTGTCTTGGTTGGTTGGGCTCTGAGCATCGAGCTATTTTGACGCTCCAGATAGGTATTTTGACGGTCAAGCTGATGGTTGCGCTCAAGTAGTTCAAGGTTACGATTGAGTAGTTTTGAGTTCTCAACCTGGACATGGGAGTAAAGATCTCTCATCTTGTAGTAGTGGTAAAGGGTGCGAAAATAAAGGACCAAAAGGCAGATATAACCCGCCACACAAAAGCCAACCCAGTATTGAGATACCCAGTCCATACTACCCCTTCAAATGATCCCAAAGGTTGGAATGTTTGGTTTGTTCGGCTTGGAACCTTACCCAAACAGTGTCAACCTGACTTTTGATCAACCAAGGGTTCTCTGTATATCTGTAACGTTCTCCGAGGTACTCCAAAACCTTTTCAAGGTCGAGATCCCAAACACCGTCACGAAGCTGGCCCGTTTCAAACATAAGTTCGGCTGTTAACTCATACTCCTCAGAGTCTTCTGGGTGTCGGGGCCGTCTACTTTTGAGTTCATGGACCAAATCTTTGCCGACACGTTCAATGTTATTGAGCCTCATTTGGAGGTCATCAAGCCTGTCCTGATACTGACCACACCGGAATCTTAACTCCGCAATGGTTTCAGAAGGTCCGTACTCAGGCATTTTGATCCTCCGAGTCCGGGTCATAACCTTGGGGTCTGAATTCGGGATGCTCCCTCATAACATTTCTTAAGGCTTCAGGGCCAAGCTCGCCTATGGCTTTCATTTTCGCTTGAGCGAGTTTTTCATACTTAGCCATATCCCCGGCTTTGAGAGCTTCCAGAGTCTCATCATTCGCTTTGTCATATTCTGATAACAGGGCTTGCAAGGCTCTGAGGGATTCGCTGTCAGGCATGTCAGGCATGTTATTCCTTGTTTTCTAGGTGGTCCCACAATGTAGGTGAGTTAGGATCGCCCTCGATTTGCTTGATTTGATACCAGTCCCAGACGGAATCGACTTGCAACTTTAACTCCAGAGGGCTTTCCGCGCCCTGGTAATGCCTCAGAAGAAAAGTTAGAAGCCTGGGAAAGTCGGGGTCAAAGGCTCCGAGACGCAACTGCGTTAACTCAAAACTCAATTCGGACGCTGTTGTAAACCCTTCAGAATCGTCCGGGTGTGGAGCGCGTCTTTTCTTAAGTTCCTGGACCATAGCGTCGGCTATGTTTTTGAGAGCTTCTAATTGCCCCTGTCGTTCGGCTATCTCTTGCCGAAAATGGTCGTTCTGAACTTTGAGTCCAAGGAACTCTCTGGGGTCCGAAAGCTCTTCAGCGAACTTGATCGCATCCTCTTTCGTGTGGAAATGCCCCAAAACATCGTCCACACATGCCGAAATTGTGTACACTACGCGCCAGTAAAGCCCGTCGTTGGTAGCAGGACGGTCACTTTTGCACACGTAAAGAGTACAAGGGGCAACCTTGGTCCGGTCGCTCAAATCGGAGTCTGTGACGATCAGTTCGGGCATAATGACCTTGTGGATATTATCAAGTATTACACCGAATCGCAAGACGGTGTGTTTTAAGAATGCCTCAGATAATCCCAAAGAGTCATGGGTTTGATTGTGAAGTTGGTTCCCCGGCCCGATGAACAGTGAGGGTCACAAGAAGGGGTTCGTAGGCAACCATCACACGAGGTGAAGCCGCCTTCTGTAATGGCACGGAACCTGCAATGCCCGGAACAGAAGTAAAGCAGGGCCTTCTGGTCAGAATGATTGCCCCGCCTTCGGAAGTAAATTGTATGGCCAATTGGCTCATTACAGGTCAGGCAGTTCATTATTACTCTCTGAGGTGATCCCAAAGACTTAGATCGGGGTGTATGATTTTGGGGGTGGGGAGTAATGCTCTGAATCTGGCACGGCATCCATCGGAACAGAAAAAGAGAGTCCGTGTCTCTCCGGTATCAAGGGGGATACGGAGCATGAATGCCATGCCCTTGCCGCCGCACAACTGGCACCCAAACTGATCTGGCATGGTTAACCCTCAACCTCATATCCAAGTTCGGCACCAATTGCCTTGAAAAACTTGAGTGCTTCCGCCTCAAGTTTTTGGACGGCTCCCCTGAAAGTGTCGCCTCTCACTATTCCTTGAGCGGTGTTCCCCATGGCGTATCGAGCGAAATACCCGGAATTGCTGGCACCGTCAGGCATATGATACTTGGAGTCGTAATGATAAGGACGTACCTCGATATCACCCAAATCCTTACCTAAATTAATAAAGATGATAACGGGTCCGGGAGTAACCTTACGTCTCTTGCCGCCAAACATTATGGTTTGAGGTAAGAGGTTTTCTTCCAGGCTTTGGACGGCTTCCTGGAAAGTGTGACGGAACATCCCATTACCCTGAATGCTACGCCCGTTGCACCGGGCTACAAATCCGGAAAAGTACTTACGGACATGGATCACGCCTTGACTGCCAAGGGAGACGGTGTAGGAGCCGCACTCATCAGCAGAAGCTTTGACTTTACGCTTTTTGCCTTTGAACATTACGGTTTTAGGTATGGTCACTTGAACCTCCAAAGGTTAGATGGTCCCAAAGGTTGGCAGGCGACGGCTTCCGGATGCCATTCCTGGAGCCTTGCCTACAGGCCAAACTGCAATAAACGCCGTTATCAAACGCGGAAAGCCAGAGAGGGAAGGTAGAGATAAGATACCTCATGCCACAATGAGTACAGACGTAATAATCACCGTCCTGAAGACGCACCTTCTTAACTATCTCATCGGGTGGGCAGCAATCGGGGCAGAACCACATACCGGCGTCGTCTGGGTCAGGGATATGAACCGGGCCTACATTGTAAATTAGCTTTTGACAGACTACACACCCGCCGTGAAGCTCGTTTTTAGGATTTGCGTCAGTGGGGTCAGGTTCCAACACACGCACCGCAAAGCACGTCAAAGAGCAGTATTCAAGCTTCCCGGAAACGATCACACCCCCTTCATAGGGGATATTGGAATTGCAGTGCTTGCAGACAGGCATAGGTGATATTATCAACTATTACACCGTTCGGCCAGAGAATTATTCCTGCTCCAGAGATTCGGCCATATCGAGGGAGCTAATAATACACTCCAAAATTGTGGCGACGGTGGAATAAGAATAGACCTCACAGACGAAAGCCTTGTCACCGGCCTCGTAAGGTTTGAACACGGACTCCTCCAATCCGAGTTCCCGGATACCCTCACAATAGTGAGATTGGTGGCTACCGGCACGATATATGTGGCCTTCCTTACGTAAAATGGTCCCAGAAGACCATTGCTTGTACCAATCGTCGGTTCCGGACGCGATCAGGTCTTTACGCTTACGAGCGTCTTCTGGACCCAGAGTTTCATCTGAGAGGTACTCGCTGAAGCTTTTGAGTTCGGAATCATAATGCTCTTGAGTCCATTCGATGTGGACAACGGAATAGGGGATGTGGACCGGAACGTCGGAAACAACCACGACCTTGATATCATGGAAATTGTCCCGGATAAAAGCGAATGCCTCAAAGCCTTCAAGACTGAACATAAAGCAAGTGACAGGAAGTTTGACGGACTTGGAAATGTGATGCCCCACAACCCGTGGGGGAACGCCTGCATTGGCAAAGTCCGGGAGAATGACGCTGATAGCTTCAAGTTTCTGAATTTGAGCTTCCATGGCTGTCTTGTAATACAAGGCGGGGTCAGGGTCGTTATTGACAGCCCAGTCGTCAAGTTCGGTGCCTTCGAGATAGAGGGGGTGTAGGTCCATATAGAGTATAATTACACCAGGAAAGTCATGGCAAATCCTTAAGAACGGCCCAAAGAGAGATGGAGGGTTGATTGCCATAACGTTTGCTCATCTCCTGTTCATAAAGACTGACAAGCCGGTGTTTAGCGTCAGCCATTACGTTGGTGTTGGGAGCAGCCCCAAAATATCGAGCCAGACTACTATATAGCTCACTGAAGAGGGGCAGTTCTTTGAGCAGGTTCATCTCATACTCAACCAAGTCCCGTAAGTTACCGTCAGTGATGTCGGTAGGTATGATGCTCTGATCTTCGGTGGTGGTACGCCTGTCCCTGAGTGCCGTGATCAGCTTCAAGAGTTGAGCCCTGAGAAGGTTGTGCCTTTGTTCCAGGATTGCCAAGTCACTTCGAGCGAGTTCAAGCTGTTGTTCTGCGATTGAGAGTGTTCTGGACATTTACGGTTCCTTCACATGGTCCCAAAGGGTGGAGTCAGGGGTGGGAGTCCAGTAGGCTTGTGCCTTGTCAAAAAGGGAGTCTATCTCTCTTTTGATGAGCAGACCGTCATGGAAATCGTCAGCACCTTTATAATATTGCAGAATCGCTGCATAGAGGTAGGCCGGTAATCATTGTTATTGAGAACGGCACATTCGTCCAAAAGAGCTTGGGGGTCATCAGGCGATCGCTGAGTAGCTTGGCATCCCAGTCGTTTGACACGAAGCGCATTGACTGCTTTTTGGCAAGCATGTCTGTATATGTCTAACTCAGCTTCTAGAACCTTTACCCGGTCCGGTTCGTCAGGGAACTCAGCCTCAACCACGTCGCAGGTAGGACAGGGAGGGGTTTCCAAAGTTCTGTTGTAGACAAAAGTCTTGTTGCAACGGGAGCAATAGAAGGCATTTGGGCTACTGCTGTACGGGACAACGAACGACATTATATTACCTCACATGGTCCCAAAGGTTCTGGTTGTCTGTAGAGGGTGAACTCTGTATAAAACGCAACAAATACCGTCCAATAGAGTGCATCTTGGCCTCTAAATCCCTGATAGCGTCCGGGAACGTGGCTCCTTTGCCCATGAACTGGACCCCAGGTTCCACGCTGTGAAAAACGAGAGTGATCTCTCCGTCGTCTGTCCATGCGATATCTGTACCTGCGGAGAACTCAGTCTGGTAAAACGCACCATTGTAGGTGAACAGAACCTCAAAGACTTTGATAATTTTGGGAGGGCGCATTGTTCACCAGGGGAGTTCGGGTATAGGGGTCCAGGCTACAACCGTGAGCCTGTCATGCTCACAGATATTCCACTTGCCCTTGTCAGCCGGGTCTTCTCTGAAAAAGAAGTCGGTAAAGATGTGACCACCGGCACAGACCAGAAAACGGTTGCCTATGGAATCGTCTACCGGGTTTTGCCGCAATTCTTTGTTAGTGGGGTTTCTGTCCGTTATCCAGGGATGGTTTTGAGGGTCAGGCGGCTCCGGGGGAACAAGACCATCGGTAACCGGAACGCCATTGATTATGCCTGCATTGGGGTGACGTTCCTGGAAGGCTTTAGACTTATTTAGGCACTCACGGGCCTTGGCATCGTATTTGACGGCTCTCTGACGACTGTCAGATGCCTTTGTTATGTACATTTGTGTTGAACCAGCATAATAACACGCGCCGCACCGGTAGGTCTTGGGGTAGCGGGAATAGCCCATGTGGGTGCAGCGCGTACACTTGGTTTTGATTAATGGGGGTCGGTCTTGCATAGTTGATGAAATCAAGTTGGGAATTAAAAAAATTAATCCTGGTCCGTTAGATGATCCCAGACAGTAGTCTCAGGTTGAGGGTCACTTTTCCAGTGGTCTGGAGATGACTGATTAGTTCCGAGGCTTGTTCGACACTGAGGTGCAACGCGCCTCTCTGAGTTCGCTCCTGAACCGAGCCCACACCGCGCAGGACACCAGTTGTGAAGAGCCAACAGTGAGGGGCATCGGCCATTGAGGATTCGAGTACACGCCACCCGATGCCATGTGAGCAGGAGCCTTCACCATATCTGGCGAACCCACGCTTATTGAACTTGAGGTCGTTTCTAGGCATTATTTCGGTATATAGGGCACCCAGTCGGCTTCAGAGTCATTGACGTCCTGGTGGTTGTCGGGGTCAGGATAGGCCCAGGTGTCTCCAAATCTGGCTTGTAGCTCATCTTGCTGCTTTTCCAGAACGGCCCAGTTGTACCCAGTGCCGGGTCGGGCTTCAATGTGGACAAATGTGGAGTTGAACTGCTCTTGTACCTTGGAGACACGGGCTTTGCCGCCATGGAAATCGTCCCTGCCACGATAGACATAGAGACTGTGAGGGACGTAAATAATGTCACCAACTTTGGGCATATTTTCACCATAGGGTGTAATACTTGATATAATCAAGTATTACACCGCAAAATGGTGTAAGCAATAATTATGGATATCTCGCTCAGGAATTTGACCTACGAGACGCTTTACCTTCCAGGGAATATCAAGATAGGGCCAAAGGAGGTGCGGCGTGTGCTTGTTAGGCATTACGCCGCTTTTGAAGAAATCAAGAAACAGGTTAGGCCCCTGGTGCGAGAGGGGAAGCTGGATATGTCGGCTGAGGGAGCGAGCCGCTGCAAGGTGTGTGGCATGATCCTTTGGTATGAAGTCGGGTTCTGCAACACGAAATGTGAAGAGGGTGGGGAGAGGATAGACTTCTCGGAAATGACCCTTTGGGACCATTTGAGAGAGGGCTAGAGGTTGATATCAAGTTCAATGTCGTAGTTCACGGGCTTCATATCCGAGTATTACACCGGAAACTTGATTTAATCAAGTTCTGAAAATTGCAAGCGTGTTTTGAGAAAATTCTGGAAAATCGGACGCAAAAACTTGGCACGATTTTTGGCACGAAAGTCCCGCAAATTCACATACTTAGATTACAGCGACAGCGGTATTTTTGTATGTACACGGACGACCTTTCCCACTGAAAAAATCCGTTGTCACGAGCGCCCACCGAGCAGGTGAGGATTTATTTTTTCTATAAAAATGATAAACTTGATAAAATCAAGTTTCGCGCTATAATAGTAGCACGAAACGCATGTCGAACTTTATATTATCAAGTAGGAAAAATAAAAATCGTAAACTTGATAAAATCAAGTAGGCGAGCAGGAAAGATACCCACGGTATGCTCGACGCCGCGAAGCGGCAGGAGCGCACCGTTGGTCGGATCTCTGCTACCGGATGCTGACGCATCCGAGATCGCCTGTTGGTCCGATAGATCCCTGTAGGTCCAGTCGGCCTATAAACCATCCGGTCACTCCGGTCGGTTCGGTCCAGTCAGTTCGGTCCGATCCAGTCGGTCCTATACAAACCACCCGGTCGGTTCGGTCCAATAAATAAACCTGTCAGCCTGCGAGCGCCCCGGCGTCTATATTTTTGGGAACTTGATTAAATCAACTAGAGGATCGTGTCGCTCAACTGTAATATAAATAGAGGCAACAGTGAACGGTTCAACACAGATACAGTGGGAGCAGAACAAGGTACTTGAGGCTGAAGCCCGTACCCGGCTGGCTGCTTTTATGGACCGGCTTGTCAGCCACCTCGAAAGCAACGGCCACAGCCCGGACATGGGGGAAGCCATGCTTCCGGTCGCTATCGACGGCTATAAGCCGCCTTTACATATTGACGGTGTTGACGTCCGAGAGTTCCTGACTGTCAGGATGCAGAAAAAAGTGGGCATCACCCCATTGATATCGTTTGGAACGGTAAGATGCTCATTTCGATAGGCTACGGCTGGATCAAGAAGGGCCGTAAGAGCTTCAGGGAGCCGAAAGCTGGCTTCAAAGTTGAGGCGATCGCTAACGAGTTACTTCGTATTGTCGAGATTGAGAAAACCCGAAACTTGATTAAATAAACCTAGAGAAACCTGACGCTGATGTGTAATACCAATATGGATCAACACTCAACCGGAGTACGATAACATGGCAAAAAAGAAAAAGGTAGATGTCTCGGACTTCCTCAACTCCAATGCCGGTGCCAAGCCGAAGGCTGGTAAGAAGAACGGTATCCCGGAGTTAACCGAGAGCGGGGAACTGGCCGACAAGATCGTCGAAGCCAATAAGCTGATGAAAGACTCCAAGGCTGCTCACGCTGCCCTGGAAGCTCAGTTATTGGAGATCGTTGCTCCCAAGTACGAATCTCACGCTACCAGCGGGACATTCACCAAATCGTTCAACGTCATTGGTGAAGAGACACCGGGCGTTCAGGTAACTTACAAGGATAAGTTCTCCGCCATTTCGATCGATGAAAAGGACACCATCGAGGCAGACTTGGAAGACGCCGAACAGGAGTTCGACACCTACTTTGAGGAAAGGCGGGTTCTGACTCTGGTCGATACCTCAGATGAGACTGTGCAACTTCTGATCGAAAAGCTCGGACCTGAAAAGTTCAAGCAAATCTTTGAGATCAAGCTTTCCCTGGCTGCAAAGCCCGACATGGACCGTAAGCAGTTTTCGCTGCCTGAAAAGGTCAAGTGGCTTGTCTCTCAAGACAAGGCGAGCGTCAAGGTTCGCAAGTAACCTCTGTCAGAAGACGGGCTCCAAGCCCGTCTGAAGGTTCCAACATGGAACAGAAAATCATCATATCCATCAAAGACGAGACGGTTGTTCCCGGTGAGCGCCGTTATGAGGGCAAGTGGGGCAAAGGCTGTATCACCATCCTGTCTAACACCGAACACAAGGATCTTGTCCTGATGATCCACCTTCCGGACGGTGAGCTTGCCCAGGAGATTATCCTCGACAAGGAAATGTTCAAAACTTACGTCGCCATGATCGACGGAAAGGCACCATGTCAAAGCACTTAACAGTTCTCAGAGGGTTGCCCGGTTCCGGGAAAACTCATATTCTCGCCAGTCTTTCGTACCTCTACTGTGTTTACGGCGACGAGGCGGCTGTTATCTGCTCAGCCGATCACTTCTTTATGAGGGACGGCGAGTACGGTTTTGACCCAAGTCTGCTCCCAATAGCCCACAAGACGTGTTTTCTGAAGTTTGTTGAGGCTGTGGATGCTGGAAAGCAGCACATTATAATTGACAACACCAACATAAATGCCGCTGAATTCGCCCCTTACATGACCTACGCTCAGGCTTTTGACTATGAAACTGAGCTTGTGACCGTTTGGGTTCCGCTCGAAGTTGCAATGAAGCGTCAGACCCACGGGGTGCCTGATCAGGTTATGTTCAAAATGTACACCGACCTTATAAATGCTCAGGTTCCGCCCTGGTACAATCAGCGAATTATTCATAACTAAAAGCTAGAGTTCCGGTCCGCTCGATTGTAATATCAATATGACTACCACAATCGCAAAAATCGCTGAGGAGATGGGAACGGATACTCTACCCGACAACCGTACCCACATAAATCGAATGGAGATCCGCTCCGAAAGCTCAAATCGGGTCTACATTGTTGCTCAGAGGGCCACCAACGGCTCGACTCATGGCCAGTGGGAGTGCTCTTGCATGGGTTGGATTCGACACCGACGCTGCAAACACCTCAAAGCCATGCTGCCAGCCCTGAAACAACTGGGTTCCCCCGGTGAACAGGCCCTGAACAGGAACGGACGATAGGTTCATGTCCCTTAAAATCACAAAAAGCGACCTCAAAATGTTCCGGATCGCTCTGGCCAATAAGAATGACCAGGATGAACTGGCTTATAACCAGGGGCAAGCTCTCACAACCGGCAACGTCCGGGACTTGGCCACCGGGACCGAGATGCTTATCGGTATGTTTACCAGGATCGAGCTAATCTGTTCTGAATGTGAAAAGGAGTGCGACGGTTGTCCGGTGCAGCCTCTGGCAAACTTTTTGGGAGTAGAATAATGGCGACTTCTGACAAAGATAGGCTCCCAGAAATGGCTGCCTTTCACAAAAAGCTGGAAAGCAGCTTCAACTGGTCAGTTCCAGAGGTTGCAGAAAAGTTTGCATGGTTGATCGCCGCTTTGGAGAAGGAACGTCGAAAAAACAAGGAACTCAAAAGCAAGTACCCGTACTCAGCAGGCAAATAAAATGGCTTTCCCACGTCCTGAAGACTACAAAACTTACGATCCAAGCGAAGAGGGCTACGGATCTGCGTCCGACTGGGCTCGAAAAGCCAAAAAACTGGCCAAACTTGCTCTTGAGGACACCAGCGTCTGTGAGAACATGAGGATCTTGGGCCTCTCTTCGACTCCTACCGCTCAAGAACTCAAAGCTGCCTTCAAAAAGGCGGCTTTCCAGGCGCACCCGGACCAGGGCGGCTCTCACGAAGAGTTCATTAAGGTTCAGAGGGCCTATGAAGCTCTACTTTTGGAGTTAAAATAACATGAAATCCAGCCCCATATCTACCGGAGATTGCCTCGTAATGCGCTGCGAGATGCCATATGCCGGGTGGTCACTGGGGCTACCAAATTTTGGGAGTTAGAATGGTTATAATGGAAGAAGAACTGAAGCAAGCCGTCTCCAGTAGCCGGGATCGGGCGACGGAAGATGTCGTCAAGTCCTGCGTCCAGGTTGTAAACATGGATATGAGGGCGGCTCTGACACCTCATACTCCCGACGTGCTCTGTAAGCTGTTCTACATCATGGGTGCGACCGGCCTTACCATCAAGGAAGCGGAGAGACTTCTAGGGGTGTGAAGTGTTCTTTTACCCTAACAAGCCGATTGAGATCTTTGACCCGGAAGGGTTGCTCAAAAAGTTGGGCAATCTAACTCACTGGAGATTACAGCCCAAATGGAACGGCAAAAGGATCGAAATTCATTGTAATGGAGAGGTCCGAACCTACAGCCGTGAGAAGCGAGAATGGTATTTGGATGAATGGAAGTGGCTTTCGGAGCTACCCTTGCCAAAGCCCTGGTTCCTGGACGGAGAATTGCTCAGAGATGGTCGGATCTACGTCTGGGATTACGCCCTAATAGGCGGAGAAATGGTCTTCAAGACCGAATACGGACCTCGAATACAGCAGTTAAAAGGGCTGTCTCTCTCAAAGAACGGTCTGGTAATCGAGTGTGTCAAATCGTTACCGGCAACCGAATATGAAGTGATCATGTCTCAAAAAGACGATGAATTCTTGGAGGGTATGGTCTGGAAAAACCTCAAAGCCACTAACATGTGGGGTCCACATCGGACCAATAAGGTATCAAGTCAGTTCAAATATAGGTTTTGATATGACAAATGTGCTCATGTTTATACTGTTTGTTGCGGTAACCTACCCGATGTTCCTGGCTGGCACGTTTGTTGTAACCAGCATCGGACATCTCGTGTCATTCAACTTCCCAGTGTTCAAAGACCGGCCCTATTGGAAACGGATCTTTCAAGTGGCGGGGCAGATCTGGTTCGTCTGCCTCTTACTTTTTGGGAGCGTCCTTTTGTGCTGCTTACCAGACATCATTATGAAGGCGTTTGGGTAAAATAAGGAGCCAAATCTATGAAAATTGAAATCACGGGAGCCAAATCTATGAAAATCGAACTCTCAAGCGACTTTATTCAGGATGTAGAGCACACCAGTAAGCTCATCAAAGTACTCAACTCATCCATCGACCAGATGAAACAGAAGTTGGAAGAGGCGGACTTCGAAAGTCTGGCCGATCCGGTCGTCATTTCCGTACCTGATATCAAGATCAAGCTTTTAGGGCATTCCGACCGGGATGCCACCTTGACCGTCCGGTTAGAAGTCAGAAGAAAAGAGGACTTTTGACACTTGAGGCGTTCGCACTGGGGCTTTTTGTGTTCCTAACTGTTGTAGGGATAGGGCTCGGTTTTTACATCTTCTTAGGACCGGGGCTCGACAAATTAGAGCGATTAATTGGCGATAAAGACTAGAGTTTCGTGGCGCTCAAGTGTAATATTAATAGAAGGAGGGCCATATATATAAAAAAATAAAACGTTTCATTTGTTTGTGTCTCTGACAAAGGCTCCCCACGGGGCCTTTGTCCTTTTAAGATTAGAGTTTTCCGACGCTGAAGTGTAATATCAGTATGGACAACCACACATGCGTAGACGGGTGGTGGGAATACGATGCTCAGGGCATCCCACTGTGCATCGTTTGTGAGGTCTGCCGGGACGCGAAGCTCAAGCGTTATCGCCCGGAGATCCTTACAGGCTACACTCAAAACGATGTTTGTGAGCCTATCGAGCCCGAACCTGATTTTTAGGCCAAAAGAAAACCCCTGGAACAGGTGCTTTCCAGGGGTTTTAGTCCATCAGTTTGGAACTACTCGGAAGTTAGAACATGGCCAAGCCGTTGTCAAGTTCTACAGCATGGGTGGATCAACACCGTGCTCAGCATCGGTCATGCCGTCGTCACGCTCAGTGTTAGCCAGTTCCCCCGCGCTTCGTCGATTTGACTGTTGACCTTAGACCAGTAGGCATCTTCGATCCTGGAAGACTCGATGTTACAAGCAGTCTCGTAAGCATCTTCCATGGCCTTTTCGACTGCCCACTCAGGTAGATCCTCTTCTTCAAGCTCGACCCGGTTGCCGTGGTCATCTTCCCAGTAGACGCTGTTGAAGTGTGTCTCGCCGGGATAGCACTCTATTACGACCATAATATCGTACATGTGCCCCTGGATGTACTCAGCCGGGTGGTCACTGTCCAGTTCTATTACGCTTTCGATGATCATGTCGCTCCCTCCAATTATATTACAGTTCAGGAGCCTAAAACTCTAGTTTATTACTCGGATTGACGCACAACCAACGTGGAAAAGGAATCCGCAATCGGGAACTGGTCGCCCTGGATTTGACCACAGTCAAGACAGTAGTCAAATTCGACGTAATCACCGCCGCCAATGCCAGCGCCACTCAAAACGTAGCCCTGGTACTCGACCTCATCTGGCGTTTGACCCATGCAGGCATAGAATCGGTCCGAACACTTGGCGGAGATTCGCATAATCCGGATACCTCCACACTGTTTACAGTTATCAACGTCTCTCATTGGATGCTCCTTACTCACAAACGTACCATTCCGACCTTGTGATCTGGTCGCAGTCAAAAGAACCGTGCTCAAAATCGAAGCTGTGACGCCGTGCCTTGTGTTTGTAGACACCGGTCAACCGGGCTCCGGTACGGCAGTGCTCTATTGTTATGGTCTGACCCTCATGCCTTCTTGAGGGATGCTCACGGTCTTCATCGGCCAGTTCTGCGAAGACACCACCGGCTGAGCTATCGTGAAAAACCCGTACAAGGCGCTTACCCGACCGACATGCAACCGCACGTCCCAGTCTTTCGGCCACCTCACACTTAAGGCGAAGACCGCCATTTTCGGTGATGGTATCGCCCATCCGGGCGGCTGAGTAGACGTAACCCATATCGGCTACCATAACGAGGTAGGTTCCGGACTCGGTTACAGTGTGTGTTTCGTGTTTTGACATGGCTCCCTCTGTAGATATTACAAATCAGCGCCCCGAAACTCTATTAAAACTCCGGTTAGAGCTTGAAGTTCCATGGGACACCGTACTTCTTTGTGTACCGTTTCCGACTCGCGGCTGTAGCTTTTCTTACCTGCTCTTCGGCTTGCTCGTAGGTTGAGAGCCATTTCTCGCTCCGTGTGCCGAACCGCTTGGTGTTTCTGGTCGGCTGAACCCTGGCAATGTAGTAGACACCGGGGTTTACGCCCCACGAACCCTTAGCCCTGGTCTCGTCAGTGTGAGGTACATACTCGTGCCGGTCGATACTTATCTGGACACCTACGGTACGCCCCTTCTCGTCTATCAGATCGAAGGGCACATATTCGTCCTTCAGTGTCTCGTGGTCTTGCAGCCAGCTTGAACCTTCGTGTCTCATGTCTCTTCCCTCCTATTGATATTACAAACCAGCGCCCCGAAACTCTATTAAATCGACTCGAAATTCTAGAGTTTTGCGAAGCTGAACTGTAATACAGTTAGACTGTTCTTTGACAAGGTTGGTTGGTTGGTTGAAAGGGATGTAGCTTAACTCCGTAAGCGAAACGGAACGGGCTGGAAAAGCTCGGATTGGAAGGCGTCGTCCGGTCTGAGAAGGTGCCAGTAGGCCGCTGGCAGCACCACCCCGGAAAGCACCCGGATAGAACCGGGAGACCCCCGTGGAAGCCGGGGCACCCCATTTGAGCCAATCAGCCACAAAGAAAAACCCCCTGGCCTTTCCTATGCGGCCAGGGGGTTTTAAATCGCTTCTTCTGAAAAGTCCAACTACCCTCTACTTGATCCCAAGTCTACGCCGCCCGAATTCGGAAGTCAAGAATCAAGCTCCAATTCAGCAAGCGCCTGTTCCAGAGGATCAAGCTCTTCATCGCTCTCAGAAGCGCCCTGTTGCTCCGTAGCGTCAGAAACGGGCTCTGGATCGGGGCTTTCGTCAGCCTCTTGTAGGGCCTTTTCGAGAGCTTCGGCTTCGGCATCAGCGTCCACTATGCCCTGATCTGCACGGGCCTTCATTTCATCAACCATTTCTTGGGTAATTTTGACCGGCTTTTTGGCAGGCTCTGGTTCAACAGGGTCTGGTTCCACTGGGGCAACAGGTTCAACAGGGTCTGGCTCCGGATCTGGTTCAACAGGGGCAGAATCGGCCTCTACAGGCTCGACTGGTTCAACAGGTTCTGGTTCAACAGGCTCGACTGGTTCTGGCTCCGCCTGAAGATCCCGACTGGGAGGCGGCTCAACAGGGTCTGGCTCAGGGGCCGAAATAGCGCCTGTTCCGGTAAGGGTCGCAGATGCCTCTATAACGCGGCCCTTTTTGGCAGGGCTCTCAGCAGGGACTTCTACTACCTGCCCGTTCTGGATCACCTTTTTCGTCTTGCCTTTCTTGGCCTTGGGCTCAGAAGGCCCTTTTTCCTTGGGCTTGGAATCGGCCTTTTTCTTCTTTTTCCTACCTATGGTACGTTTACGCGGGGCCAAAAACCAAGTGCCTGCTTTGGTGCCTGAGACGAAGAGGGGTATGCCGTCTCCCAGGTCATAGAGCTTGTCCTTGCCGTTCTCGTCCAGCAACCCCTTGGCCACATCGCTCTTGAGTTGTTTGCATTTGACTATAGTCTCTTCGAGCTTGACTATATCAGCCGTCAGCTTCTTATACTGTGCCAGCCTCTTCTGTATGGTATCCTCAGACATCTGTCCTCCATAGGGGGTGAGAGTTGATTATATCAAGGTCCATACACCGGAAAAGACAAAGTTGATTAAATCAACCCCCATGGGTACACACGCTCATAGGCAGGGGAGGGGGTAAGGGGGAGGGGGTGCCTGCGTGTCAGCGACCGTCAGCGAACTAGCCATGATTAGAACTTGATAATATAGCATAACGCAAACTTGATTATATCAAGTGCTGTAACGCCCGTGAACTTGATCATATAAAAGATAACTTGATTATATCAAGTATTATCTCAATAGGAAAAATAAAAAAGGTAAACAGAACTCTGTCCACAAGTGAGTGCCGTAGGCACGAACTCGGACTCAGTGTGTTGTCGATCACCTACCGGGGGAGGGGGGTCTGGAACTTGATCAAATTGGGGAAAAACACAGAACCGCTTGCTTATCTTTTTTATGATGCCATTGGCACGGAATTGGCTCGTCCATCATGCGCGTGGACACCGATCGATGAAAGTTTGAAACCTTGATGAAATAGCAATAAAAGTTGATAAAATCAAGGTATGGGGGTCTAAATTATAAACCCACCCCTTATTTGCAAATCTGGAATTTTTTAGCCCCGGCTAAATTTTGAATGAGGGTAAGAGTGAAGTGCCCCACTCCAATCCCGAACCATTGTCAGCCCCAACAGAACATCTTTAAGGTCTTCCCGACCGGAAGCGACAAGAGGCTCAAGCGTCTTTATTGCATTATGGAGATGCCACCTGACCTTTCCTTGTGAAACCCCCAGTCTCTTAGCAGTAGCACTTTGGCTAGTAGTCTCATATAAAGCTATCAATATCTGTATAGATTCCGGTAAGAAATCGGCTGACTCCAAGACTCTCGTGATTTCATCCCTTTCCAGAATAGGAAATTTTAGCAAAAACTCCAATCGTTTATGGGCTGTTTTTAAGCGATATGATACCGCTGCCTGTGTCATATCATGTTTCAGGCTGATCTGTTCCTGCTTCAAACCTTTGATATAATAAGCCCGAATCATATCTTGCTCTGTTTTAGGCAAGAATTTAATCAGTTTCCGCTTTTCGGGCGAAAGACCAACATATAAAATAGTTGGTCTTGCCTTAGGGCCACCAAGTTCCTCCACGAGTTTTGACAATGAAGTCCCTCTGTATTTACGAAGCGTTTCAGCCAAGGATCTGAATTTTAGAGAGGTTTTTGAGCTAGGCCAATTTCCTGTACCATAAAAGTGCTCAAGAATAATGTCTTTCATCTGGTCTAATGTTTTATCCGCCCATACATTGCGAATGGCCTCTCTTTGTGGCTTACACAGAAGTTTGTAATTGTCTTTGATCATGAGCATACCACGCAAAAGGGGCTCGTAGTCCCACGCTCCCGCTGCCACTAATTTATGAAGCAAAGCAATTGTTTTTCGTTGGTTGTAAGCAATTACACTTAGGCCGCAGCCAACTTCTTTAGCAGCACTGGCTTGACTTGTGGTTAAGTACAACGCCGCCATCATCTGTACGGTCTTAGAGTCTACTCCGATTGAGTGAAATAGTTTTTCGAGTTCTGTTTTGGAAAGTATAGGAAAGTACTTCAGAAACTCTAAGCGCTTGGCTATCCTGGTTAAACGGTAATGTATTGTTGACTGCGGCGTATTAAATTTTGCCGCGAGGCTCGCTTGGCTACACTTTTCTTGAAGATAAAAGCGGAGCAATCTTTGATCCTCTATTGGCAAGTAGGGGAATAACTCCTTGTGGGCTGTTAATTCTTTCTGCCGCCGTATTCGAGATATGTGTGCCATTACTGACCAGCTACAATACTCCCAAGAAGCTTCTTGATTTTATTCTGAATTTCTTGGGTACAAAAATCGCCATCTAACACTACCTTCAAAGAGCCTGTCTCGGAATCTATACTCATGTTCCAAGCTCCGTTTTTTGGAACATGAGGGTGGTCCTTTTTCTTTTTGGGCCTGGGCTTTGGAGGAACACTGTTAAAGACAGTGTTTGGGGCGACTTGATACACACCTCTTGAAACGGCCTTAAACTTTCGGCTCCCGTCAGGATTTCTTTGACCGCTGAGGACCGAACAGACATAACCAGGCAAATTATTACTTAAAGGTAGTGTCTCACCACTCGCTTTTAAAGCCTTCACAATCTCTGTATTGTCCATGGCTTTTGTTCCCATTACCTTAGCTATTAGCCCCGGAAAAGATAACCCGCCCCGCTCTTGTGGCTGAACTTGTGGCTGCTCCTCCTTTGTAGCCAGCCCATCGAGCACAGCAGCAGAATTAGTCACTGCTTTCTTTCTTTTCAACTTTTCATATCGCGCCCAACAGCCAGGAGTAGAACGAGGGATTTTTGGGAACCGTTTATTATGTTCTATGGAAATTTTCGGGAAAGACCAGCCCTTCTCACGTAGTTCAGTAATTAGTTGGTCTTCTGCGGGAGTCCATGGTTTCGGTCGAGCACCTTTTCCTTTTTTTGCCCTCGCGCTTGGTTTTGTCTTTGCCCTTTTTAGTCTTCCATAACGAGTATTACACCCGGCAGAGGACCGACCTTTCATACGTTTGGCGATTTGTTCAAATGTAAGACCTTTTTCACGAAGGATGGTAAGCTTGTTATCCTCATGTGTGGTCCATACAGGGCTGTCGTAGTTACTCATAAAAACCTCCTGGGTGAATAGTACACCGTTTTATCAAAAAGTTGATAAGATTGCACTAAAAACTTGATAAAATCAAGTTCTCTCGCTCAGGTGGTCCCAGAGGGTCTTGTAGGAAATAACCCGTCTCATCTCCCTTATCGGAAAGGCTTGGTAGGGACGCTTGCACACCAGAAGGTCTTTACGTACATCAAGTTTGGCTGAGTTCTGAGAAAAATGAGAAAACTCATAAACCTCGCCACTGGGCCAGTGAAGCACCAAATCTCCGGGCTTGAGGCTTTCGGTGGTCAGGACAATATCACCGTTACGCTCCACCACATCGAATATCTCAGCCGTTTCCATAAGTTTGATGAAATAGCGGTTTTACTTGATAAGATCAAGCTTCACTCAGGTGGTCCCACAGGTCTTTATCTTTTGGCAAAGGCTCTCCGGTATTATCGACCTCTTGTAAGTCATCGCCTGCCCAGGTAATCACAATGTCGTGAGAGCGCATCACGTTCTCTTTTTCGTACCAACTCATTTCCACCGCGTGTCTGCCTTTATGACCTCTAGGCAGGTGGCAAGTTAGAGTACGGGCTTTTCTGCCATACTCATCAGTAATCTTAGACTCCGCTGGACACAGTTCTTTATGCGTGTTTTTGAGACTCTGCCGCCATGCTGTGAAGCACAGCAAAGAACAGAATCCCGGCATTATCGGGTCAGAAACAACGGTTGTTCCATATCCTATACAGTCACCGGACACGATGATTGCGGGACGGGCTGCACGTAAGGCTTTCTCGTACATCTTGAGGCCCCACCCCTTTCCTCGAAACTCAGGGTCCAGTTGAACATCGGTTACGTGCCACAGTGGTACAGGCTTACTTCCGAAGACTTCTCTTTGGATCTCTTCTACCAAAGACTCGCATTTGGACTTTACTGACGATACTGGGCCAAGCAACAAGTAGCCAACTTCTGTGTCCGTTCCCAAATTGACAGCGATTTGATCGGCGCTTTTATAAAGGAAGAGCTTGGGCCGGGATGCCGCATAACGGGCCACAATTTTTTGCGGGGTTAGTCTCATAACTTGATTTAATCAACTCTTGTATTTGAACAAACCCAAGGCTTTGAGCTTCGGGAGCACCTTCTTGGATTTGGCAACAAAGCGGAAATCTAACCATTCCATATTTTTTTCCCAGAGGTCTCCTTCATAACGCTCGTGCATTTCACAATTGATAGGCTCATTTCCAAGGTCGAACTTCCAAACATCTCGCCGTTTGTCATAATAGTGTTTCCAGATGTTCCGGGCATCGGCGCTAACATTATCTCGATCGGGTATAATACCTTTGTCCCCGGCCCATTCCATGGCGAGGTCATATAATAATGGCCCAAAGCCAGACGGAGCCTTGCTGTTCATAACCTCCCAACTCTTGCATTCGTTGCGGTATCGCATTCTAAGACCCCCTAGCTCACCGCCTTTTTCTGAAAACAACAAAATAAGAATGGCATAACCTTCATCACGAAGCTCAATACGCCAGCCCTCCCTTTTGAGGTCTTCTGGCCTTTTGGCCCCACCGGTTAAATACCGTTCGGCCACTCGCTGTCGTATCCCGCTCATACAATGGTGTATACTATAAAATAAACACTATGCCTGTATCTTGCGATTTCTGTAGCCGTTTGGCCAAACCACACAGCTTATGTGAGTCTGACTGTAAACACCTCAGCCCCAAAGAAGAGGGGCAGCACAGAGTGGGCGCGGCCTTCCAGCACCACAGGTGTAAGAAGTACGGCAATCGGATTCTTCGCCATTTGGGGCATCACCCGGACGTGGTTGCTCTGATCGAGTGTGAGAGAGGTGACGATGTGACCCTCTGGAGTGTGATTCGGGAAACTTGATTTTATCAAGTTTCTCATCTTGTTTTGGTGTAAAGCCTTGGGTAATGGATACCACCGTAACTCGTAGAGACGAAATTACCGCTGTACGCGAAGCGGCTGAGAAAGCATGGGGTCCGACAGAGATAACTCTGTCCCTGGAGCACAAGCCTGATCAAATCCCTTTCTGGCGGGTGAAGCTCCATCACAGTGAGGATGCTTATATCGAGGTCCCTGGAACACAAGCCTGATCAAATCCCTTTCTGGCGCGTGAAGCTCCATCACAGCGAGGACGCTTATATTGAGGTTACGCACCCGAACCGCATTGTGGCTTTGGGGATGGCTATGTCAGCCTTGACCACAGAGGGCAACGAGCGAAAAGGGTGACATTACATCCCCCATCGCTTCAGAGTCTTAATGGCCGATTTGACCGATTCCTTGACCTCCACGGGTTGGAGCAGCCAAGTTCGGTCATCGCCTTCCCGAATATCAAGATTCCCATTAGGCTTAATGTGATCGATCGTGTATTGGTATTTGTTGTGAGGGCCGTGCCGGGATGTAGATGTAAGCTCTATCCGCACCCAATAGACCGTTTTTCGTAGTTCTGGGGGCCACTCTTCGATCGGTTTCACCTCAATGTCGTAGGTTTTTGTAATCTTTATTGTGTCGGCCACACTGCCTTTGACACCTTTTTTCCAAATCTCATGATCCGTCATTTCGCACCTCACCTATCAATCGTTTTCTCACGCCACGTCATGTTCAGGATTTTGACGATGATTGCATCAGCCTCATCAACAAGCTTCTGGACTTCCCGTATTTCCTTACGAGCAGCCTTGTCCATCTGGATTTCCTGGGCCTTTGTTTCGGACGGACCCCAAAAGCGCTGGCTTCGGAAGTGTTCGGCAATACTCTTACGAATACTATTGAAAAGGGAGCTACTGCTTAGGGTGTGAATTCTTGCGTCTTGTAAATGGTCGTAAAGACGCTTGAGGTTGTCTGCGTAAGGTTCGTAAGGATTGTAGTCCTCTGTCGCTTTCTTTGTTTTCCATTTGTCAGCCATTTTGCACCTCAGTTGTTGATTACCTCAAGCCAGCTTGTTCAATAACCAGACGCTCAATCGTTCTGAAGACCGCTGGCGGCATGGCGTAGTAAAGATCAAAGTCCGGGCCATCGGCTGAAACCCGGAAGTCACGGCGTCTCATATCGAGCACCATTATGAATTTGAGAGGGGTACGTACAGCCTCAACCTCAACTTCAGCCGGGAAATGCCGCTTCTTGCCTGACTGTGGGCCGACAGTGATCTTATAGCCCACCTTCACCTTGGCTGTGGTTCCCCCCCCCCTTGTTTATCAAACGCACGACCATTTCTTGTACTGTTGGAGGGATTATCGGTACGCGGTATAGATGGGAGTTGTAGCCTTTGGCTTTCAAACCACCGCCTGCTTCGGGCACTAATTTATCGAATTTGATGTCGTCATGCCCAACACCGATTACAGCCTTGTAACCCTGTCGCTCCGGTCCAATGGTGATATCCCAGTCCAGGTCCAGTTTCACCCTGGCTGTGCTGTTCGCTGCCTGTTTGGTTTTGGCCTCACTTGTCAGCCATTTTCCACCTCAGTCCAGGCAACTAATAAGAAGTTTCCTTTCCTCATATTTCTAATACACATCAGGGCCAGAAAACTCTAGGTTTTTGGGAAAAGAGTATTAAAATCAACCTTTTTGTTGCGGCCTGACAAACTTCTAATAAGGGAGCCTAAGTATGGAAAAGATAGCCAATCCCCAAGAATTAGCCCAAGAACTACAGACCCTTCTTGAGTATGCCCAAGGCCCGGAGCCAAGCCGCGAAAAGCTCGCTTCTGACTTGAGAGAGTTGGCTAACAAGGTCGCCACAGCCGACATGCCCATCATAAGAGCCATGATGGAATCTTATGAGGCCGGGTTCAAAGCTGCCGATCCTGAAGCCGCTCGTGCGCTTAAAGATATGCACACGGAGTTATTAGTCTCACTCAAAAGAGCCATGAGCGCTACCTCTCGTATGCCTCTCGCTCATACCCGTAATATATCCAGCGCTCTTTGGGAGTTCGCTTACTATTGGGGCGGGGTCGCTGCACAGTCTGAGTAGAGTTACTTTACCAGGGCTTCGTCTTTTATCTCTTCCCACTTCAGACTGGCGGTTTCTTTGAGAGCCAGTTTTAATACGCAAGAGAGCGTTGTATATCATTGTGGGGGTTGGGTAAACATCACGGTAGTTGCCCTTCAGCCACTTGCGGACCGTAGACTCGATAATGCTGTCGGGAATATTACCATCGCCATCCATCGTTTTATTCCTTAATCAAGTGATCCCACAAGTCCCGGAAACACCGTTTACAGGGCCGGTAGCCTCTGGGTTTGACATCGGAGGATCTGAGATTGGTTGGGTAAGCACCACACAGAGGATTACCGTCCTCATTTTTTGCGTGGTAGACACCTCCGATATATTTCCAGGTAAAGCAATAAATCTCTGCGTTGGTCATAGCCATACCCTAATCCTCGCCAAACCTTGCCATACCATAGCTCGCCAAAACGCAATCCTCGCCACACCAAACCAAAGGCAACCCGACCGTACCATACCTCACCCGGCCCAACCATAGCGAAACGAAACGTGCCATACCTTCACCAAACCAGGGTCCTCACCTTGCCGCAGCGTACCAAACAGGGCCAAAGCCAACCGAGTCTCAACAAACCACGTCCCTAACCTCGCTGCCCAACTCACCGGGCCATAATCCTCACCAGACCCGACCGAACCAAAGCGTACCAACCGAACCGTAGTAGACCGCAGCCTACCGTACCCTGGCGAACCTTGCCGAACCATAATCCTCACCCAACCATACCGTAGCGGACCTGACCAAGCCCTGGCTAACCCTGCCGAATCGAAGCACACCCTGCCGCAACAGAATCCTCAGTTTACCGGCTATTCGCCGGTAGGCAGCTTCTTCTGCTCGTTGATGAAAAGCATACGCATCTTTCCGCCTAACACACTAAGAAAAGTGTGTCGTTTCTTATGCTCTTCGTCCAATCGGGTTACGTCTGTCTTGTCGGCTACAGAGATGGAGCGTTTGATGCTATTGGTGGCTTTGTGGATAAGACCTCCTGCCAGATCAACACGCTCATGCGGATTAGCGGCTTTCAGACCCTTGCCGATTTCGGGGATCATTTCGATATTATGGTCCTTACGAAGCTTTTTCCTCCATGCCCCGGTAACGGAAGTGAAACGGCTGGAGCCTTTCTCCTCTCCTATCACCTCTTCGATTTCGGTCCAGTTCAGTAACACGTTTTCCTCAGGCACTCCGAAATGATCCATGAGTTTCTTTACGTCGGGAGCCGTTGGCACCCCGCCGAAAAATACGTTTGTCTTGCCACTCATGCCGCAACTCCTTCCATTTTAATCTCTTTGAGTGTGGTTTCAAACATGCCGAAACTACCGGGCTTCTTGGGACTTCCCGGTCTCCAGTCACACAGACCGCAGCGGTGCCCTCCGACATTAAAGATAGTCTGAAGGACGTCCGTTGTAAGGGTATCGTCCACTACAGTAATGGTTCCCTCAATCTTCCACTGATCGAATCGTGGTCTGACTCTGACCCACTTACTGTTGCCAATTGTTACCCTTTTGACAAAAAGGTCAATCCCGTGCTGGTTCGCCACCTTTTCGTGAACTGTAAAGTCCTCGTCATCATGGAGGGCGTCAAAAGATGACCACTTTATGAACCCCTTGGAGGTCTCCACCGGCCAGCCGATTTGGTCCACAAGGATGCCGCTTTGGGTTATGGCCTTGTAAGATGCCCTACCTTTTCCGGTTGGACATTTCTGTCCAGCGTCTCGGAGCATTGCCATGATCGCGTCAGACTCAACGACGATCAAGTCATTGGCCTTGTACAAACAGCCAATCCAAGTCCAGGCGGGGGAACGGTCGTCACCTTTTACGCTCTTGGATTTGTTGGCCGGGTCGATCTGCCACGCTTTTACCCTTTCCTTCCAGGCGAGATTGTCATTGTTCATAAGTATTGGAGTCACGCCTCTCAGGGTTGCTTGATATTTTCTAGCCTTAGTTAACATTTACATTTTCTTTCTGGCCCTACGCCAAAAGGTTGACAGTATCTACTACACCGAAAACAGGACCGATCTCAACAATTTACACGAAAATAAAAATTTCTGGACAAAAAAGTAAATGATTTCGCTAACAAGCAAAATTGTTCCCGTCAGCATTTGATATAATAAAGTTCCGGATCAACGGCTTTTATCAAAACTCACGTAGCCGAGTTCCACACCTAGAGCCTCAAGGTAGTCATTCATCGCTATTTCCAGGCTGCTGACGGCCTCGTGGAACGTGAATCCTTGGGCGTTGCACCTTGGGATAATTGTATTGCAAAAGGCTTGAAACCCGGATTTGCCGCAATCATGGATATCCAGCGTTCCTAGCTTTCCAATGCGGATTTTATACCAGTTGCTCCAACCCGGCTCGACCTTCCGTTCTTTACCCCCAAACATTATGGTTTCAGGTATCCTGTCCATATCGTTTACAGCTTTCCCCTTCGGATCAGAGTTTCCGGGTCGTACCCCAACCATGTAAACAGTTTTTGTTCATTCTTACGGAGCTTTGAGAAGTCCCTGCGGCATTTCCATCGCTGGTACCTCTTGTATAGGTTTTGGAGGAATGCTCGCATTCTTAATATTACACCGATTTGGCTGGAAATCATACTCTTTTGGTAAGACCGGCTTTGTAGATGACTCCCGCCCATAATATAGTTGCCCGGTATCTTGAGGGCATGGCTACAAAGACCCGGCACATTGGGACTTGCGGGTTCTGTGAGCAGAAAGTCAAGTGTCCTCGCGGCAGATTGGCCCACCATGGCTATAAGCGTCCGGGCTACGGCTAGCGGGGCGATGCCGAGTGGGACAGAGTTTACAAGGATGCTGAGCGTGATCTTAAATGGAGACTTAAAGAGTCCGAAAGATTCCTGGCTCGTTATGAGAAAAAGGTTCGCAACTGGGAGCCAGCCCAGGTCCAGACCATCGAAGAAGAGGAAGTCAAAAAGAAGCAAAGAGCAGAGGCCGTTCGGCAGCAACGGATGGAGCGTTACGTAACTAACCGGGACAAGACCATTGGACGGCTACGAAAAACATTTGAGAAACTCTTGAAAGAGGAAAGAGCCCTGGATGGAGCCAGAGATCCCAGGAAGATAGTCAAAGGACTTCAGGCGACCGCCAAACCCGCTCGTATTATTTATGGTACGTTTTATAACAAGCCAGAGAAACTGGAACAGAACTACCCCGGTCCTATTTCAAGAGATGCTCTTCTTGCCGATTTAGCCTCAGATGACATTTTTGAGTATATGGGTCTTAAAACCCCTTCGGGCTATATTAAGGGATCAAAAGCCTACGACATGGAGAGTAGCGCTTCTTACGGAGATTGGGGCGAAAAGACGTATCTTTGGAGAGGGCTCGATTCCTGGAAACCCTTCTGGCCCGGATGGAAGGGCACAATACATTACCCCGAAGGCTCTACCGGTCGGGATGAAAACCGAACCAAGTGGTAAAGCCTAATCGTCTTTCACACATTCATAATAGTCGAGTTCAGGTTCCGGTGTCGTTTCTGGTGTCCTGCCTTCTCGCTGCTGCAAGTAAGGGACATAATCTTCAATCCCTGGCCTGGGTAGGTCTATAAATCTGACCAAGTGAATAGGGCCAAAAGTGCCAGCGGCACAGCCACATGGTATGTTCCTGGTGATCAGCCGGGTGGGTGTTATCCGAGTAACTTTATAACATCGGTAGCAAGCAACTTCTATTGACTCTCTATCGCCATACACACGACCTTGAAAGTTTACCGATTCGGGGATTAAATCGGAGGAGAACACGTCTAACGATTGCAGCCAGTTGTGCATCTGAACCGCTCTTTGGCCGTAAATACAAAAGAAGGCAAGAACGGTTTGATTGTAAGGATCACCAACGACAAGGCCAGTGTGATGAGTCCACAGACGCGGCTCATCATTACAGGGTGAAACTGCCAAGCCTATGCGGTCTTCATCTTCTAAGAGTTCTTCAAGTTCGTAACGGTTCATTCTTCATCGTTGGTAAGATGGCCCCAAAGGTCGTTTGCCTTTCTCTTCTTAGGCGGCGGTTCACCGGGGGTATCAACATCAAGCTCGTTTCGCAGTTTGTCAATAACACGCAAGAGCAATCTTATATGATCGAGTTCAATGTCGTGGTCCAGTTCTTCGTCTAAGATAACAGCCGCTCTATAGTATTTCTCTACCGTCTCTCCGCGTGGGTAACCTTTCAGCACACTGTGTCTATACTTTTCGAGCGTTTTTTGGGCTCCTTGTTTCTTAGGGCTTAGACGCCTAACTTCGCCCTCTTCCGTTGTATGGAAGGGGTTTTCAGTAGCGTAAACCGTCTGGAAGTCTGTGGCGGGTGTGTAGGCTTGAACCTTAACAGCTTGAGCTTTAACAGCCTGAACAGTCTGCTCTTGAGCTTTAATAACTTCAACAGCCTGAGCGAGGTCTCTGGAGACAGCGGTGTTGAAAAAGTCACTTGTTTTGAGTTTTTTTGCCATTTGAGTCCTCAGATAAATGTTCCCAGAGGTTTTTGGTATCGAAGTGATCTATTGGATAAGATAGATGGCATCTGGTGCAAACGTAGGTCGGGGGTAAAAAGCTTTTTCGGGTTGAGGTGAAGGTTCGAAAGGTATGGTGTCGAGCAGGCCACAGATCAAGAGTTTTTCCGCATTTGCATTTTGGAGGTTCTGACACAATTACACCAAGTTGATTTAATCAACTTTCGGACAAGTGATCCCAGAGGTCTTTCAGAGCCTTTCTTCGTTTTCGTAGACAGTTATGGCAGTATATCTCACTGGGGTTGTCGTCGGGTATTGCGTGGCTTTCGAAAACTTCGATCGCCTGTTTTATATAATCAGAATTTCCGTCAGGGTTTGTGTGCCACCCACAGAGTGCTATTGTCCCGTCGTCCGGGTTGGCTACATGCCACTTAGAAGGTGGGTTTGACAAGCGTCTGAAAACTTCCATTGTTGAGAAATATTACACCGTTTTGGCTGAATTGAAACCATCTCGGCTCCCAGACCCCCTAAATATGTAGGAGGTTCGCCGTGATAACAAACCGAGACAGGCTTATCGCCATAATCGAATTAATCAATGAGATTTCAGCTACTTTCGACCGTTCTTACACTTTGTGCGAGTGGTGTGGAGACAAACGGTGGAATAACTACCCTGAGCATATGGCTGCTGAACGGTTTTCCGCCTGGAGACGTAAGACTGAGAAGCTTTTAAAGGAGTCAGAAGCCGATGGGTGGGTGGGTCGTTGACACATAGCGCTTGCCGTGGTTAACCTCACGGTAGCTCATCTGCCTTGGGTAGAAGGAGTTCTGAGGCCGTCTTTGGTGCCAGGGGCGGCTTCAGTCATTTAGGAACTTTATTCGTCTTTCACGTGGTCCCAGAGGCTTCGGCCCTCCTTTTCTGGCACTGGCGCGTCCAGGGTACAGCCGTCAGGTGTCTTCGTAACCGATGATCCACCCCACTTCCGACCTATGCGAGGGTTTTTCTTACGCAAAGTCCGACCGTTTGAGCAGATGCAATAGCTCTCTATTTCATAGGTTTTTGCATCTACCGTGGGTGCCCACGGTGGTTTCCAGATGGCTTTCACAATCCCGGTATTTCCACAAAGGCCACAGAGCGGGACCGCGTGGGTGTTCATCCCGAAGTCACGGGTAACAAATACCGTGAATTCATCCTGGAGATTGGATAGTGTCGTCATGTTTTACACTTTATCATAACTCTAAAGCGATGGACTCTGAATTTGAGGCCACCGACTTGGGTAAAGAAGATCAAGGATCAGATATTATTATCTCCCGGCCATCCTTGAGTAGGATTCTGCCGGGTTGCTTGCCGTGCCCACAGCACGAGGCTACCGTTTCCATCCCATTCCGATTCAGACACCAGATCAGCTTGTGTATGCACTCGTCAATATAGACAATTTCGCTATTTATCCATAAAGGTCGAGTGCTATTATTCTTGCACATATCGCGTACTTACACCTGTTTAATTGGATCTTTTTATAATCCCTCAAAAGCATGGAAAAGTTAGCTACTCCCGCACAGTTGGCCCAAGAACTGGAAACTCTCCTTGAATACGCTCAAGGATCTAACCCAAGCCGAGTTAGGATAGCTACCGAGTTACGTTCTCTAGCGTCTCGGTTAGGGGCAAAAGCACTTGAGCCCTGGCTTGAGCAAAGCCTAAAAGAGCGGGACGTTCAGAGGGAGTACCGGAAGCAGTACCGTTCTTTGGCCGATGCCGCGAGGATAACGGGGAACCCTGAGTATGACGGGAAAGCCGCTACCATTTGGTACGTGAAAAAGGCGATCCCCATAGAGGACCGTCGCGACATTATAATGGGATATGACTGGCTTAAAGAGCGACGTCCTGATTTGCTGGCAGAGATCCCAGAAAAGACCCACAACATATTAGGAACTGTGGGAGAACGGAACCTTGAAGAGATTTTTCGTATGATGCAAGGTGAGGCTTGGAGTCCTATGGGACAGGCAAGGCAATTGGTTACTCGTAAGGGATTGGATCACACAAGCATGTCTGTCGGTGACGTGGTTCAGATTGGCTCTCAATATCACTTTGTCGATCGCATAGGCTTCGAGAAACTTTAAGGGTTATCAATGGAGTACTCTTACAAACGCACAGCAACGACTGTTTCCATCAAGCAATGGGAACGGGAGCTAAAACAGGCCAAAGAGGTCTTAGGTCAAGTACGCCGCCAACTCGCGCAACGGGGCACCTTGCTCGGCTACCCTGAAAATATGCTTAGAGAGGACGACCTTATAGAGTTGCAAGAGTTCCAAGCGGATATAGATGAGCAATTGACCGAGAGTAGAGAGAGCCTAGATGATGCGTTAGGCAGGCTACACGAAGCTTATCGTTATATTGAGTACAAACTTCCCTGATGCAATATTCTTACGATTGCAGAGTTGCTTCCATAACCAGTAACCAGAAGTATATTTTGTGGTCTGTGTGTAATGAAATCGAACGTAAGCGCACGTTTGGCCACACCCATGAGTCAATACGGCTGCATGAAATACTTCCCTCAGTGAAGAGGAAACAAATCACAACAATAAGAGCTATCCATATCCTTGAGGAAAAGGGTTACGTGAAAGAAAATAACTTCAAGTGGGCACCGACAGATAAGGGGTGGGCGGAATATAATAAAATGGAGAAACGTACTTGATTTATTCCACGTCTTTCCCTTTCCAGACCCCTTTCTTTTCGTCCTGAAGCTCTCTAATAAGATACCGGGCCAAGGCTCTTAGGTTTTTGTACCGGTAAGCGAAAACGAAAAGCTGCCACCACGGAAGCTCTTCATCTAGTTGCGTGTGTAGTTTTTCCAGTTCTGTGTCGGTCATAATTGTTTCACGTGAAACATTCAGTGAGTGCTTGTTTCCCATTCCGCTCTGGCTTTGTCAGATAGCCTGAAGTATTTGCGTTGCATGTGAGGGCCGTTTCGCATTTCGGAAACCAACTCCCCGTCCTGTTCCAAATCTTTGAGAAGATGGTAGACGTGGTTATACGACAGATCACAGGCTTTCATCAAGTCGGTGCTGTAAGCTTCTTCGTGCTCACAGAAATAACGCATGACGTTAAACACTGCTGTAAGACTGTAACGGGCCACAGAGTATAATTACACCAGATCAGCCGTCTAACCACTCTCTCGATCCAGGTACTTTTCCAGGTCCGCAGCAATTTCAAACACGTCGTCTAGTACTCTGTTCAAGTCTCTTTGGACGTTCATTAATTCCTTTGACACCATTTGCCCTCTTCTCAAAAGCGCGTTATCGAGAACAGGTTCTACGTTGGGGAAGCTGAGCCCTAACGTGTCAGCAAGTGCATGGATGACTCCGTTCAAATCAACTGTTAGGCTTCCATTTCCAACTCGAATGCGAAACTTGTTGTGCGTTATAGCTTCCACACAATCCACAAGAGTTGCATGGGCTTCCCACCCGGAAAATTTGGTGAGGATGGCGGCTAGCTTCTTTAAGTCAGAAGACAGTTCCTCTCGGCTTGGATTCGGTTCTTGAACTTTTTGAATCAGGGACCGCAGTTCAGAGGCTAGTTCTTGGGGGTTGGCTATCTTTTCCATAATATCACCTTGGGCCGCGTCTCCGCTTTTCCCCGTCCTTACTTTTTCTTCTGAATCTTAAGTTTGGCTTTTACGTCGTCATCGAAATCTGCTGTCGGGTCTATCTCCGCCGCTTTGAGTGTAGCGTCTGCCTGTTCCGTTACAGCCTTGAGCTTTTGTTGTCGTGTCATGGGCCGCGCTCTTCTTGGCCTTGGCCGGGAAGATGATCCAGCACTACCGCCACCGGCTGATCCTACAGTGATTCCAGAGGTATGAACCGGCTGTATGGCTGTCAGAACGATGCCAGACTCTATTCCGTGCCGCAGTCGAACCTCATTTCTCAGAGCCTCAATAGAATCATGCATTCGTTGTGCTCTCAAATCGCTTTCCTGAACTTGCTCATCTGTAGCTTTGATGGTTGCCTGAAGTAATGCTTGAGTCTGTTCCACAAGTTTTTTCAGATCCTCCACGGACTCTGCGGTCTTACGTGCCGTAGTCAGTTCTTTTTTGACTCCATATTGAACCATCCAAGGCCAGACTTGCGTACCAATCGTGATACATAATGCTATGATGGCTGTAATGGCACCGGCAACCCCGCCCCATTTCTTTATCCAGGGAACATAACCCATTGCTTCAAGCTCTGCCTGATGTCGGGCTTTTATTTGAGCTTTGGTTTCGGAGGGTCTGTCTGAATCTGCCATATCAGCTTTCTAGCTCTAGGTCCGCCAACTCGTCTTCTGTTTCCTCACACAAGTGGAACGTATTCCACATCTCGTTAACTGCATCCCAACCTTGTTTCATAAGGTCATCGATTAAGTCCTTTTGCTCACCCTTGAGTCTTTCTTTTTTGAGTTCCTTCAAGGCGTCTTGGGTAGCATATATACCAGCACTCTCAACAGCGTCTTTGAGGTCATAGATCAGATCACCGAGGTCGGAACCTCTTGCCGTTATCCGTCTGGCTAACTTTTTAAGAGAGCTAGCCAACTCTTGCCGACTCGGATTTGGGCTTTCGGCTATCTTTTTCATGTCTTCTCCCTCGATAGTACGGGTAGTGTATTCATACTACTGACGTTTATCAGTAGGTTCTTAAAGTGGTGTAATTGCGAAATATGGAAGAGCCTTCTGTCATAACGGACGTGTTTTGGTTACTGGTTGTGTTCGGCTGTATCGTCTGGGCAATTTTTCGTAAGAAAGACCAGTAGTTGTCGATTTTGGTGTAAGAGCAATAATGGGTAAAATAACTCTCAAGTTCGATAGCGGGGAACACAAGTGTGAGTGTGGTAGCTCATCTATGGTGTTTAACGTAAACCTCAGAGGCGACATCCGCTATCAGTGCTTTGAGTGCGGAGCCGAAGTTACTGACGGAGAAATGAAAACGGCTCTTGGGGATGCTTTGTTTTCGCCTGTTGTAAATGAAACGGCGTGGGTGGAGTTCTTGACGGGATGCTGGCAGAAAGAGGCACCTACTGCACCAGGAACATACCCCACAGCCGCGCAGACTGGGGAGCGAGCCAAGGATCGCTCTTTGGCGGTGCTACCCGATAAGAGTGTGCGAGATATAACGTCTTTTGTTCAGTGGTCTGGATGGTGGTGGTCCAAGCCTTATCCGAAGCTGCCGAAGCCACCGAATTGGGAGTAACGATGGAATTGATACAGGAAGCCGTAGAGGTCGTTACGAAGCTGAACAAAGAGCTTGAGGCAGGCGACGTTGATCGATGGGTGGTTCGTTTTGCTGTTGAGACAGACGGGATTAATGTAAGTGTCAAATTCGGTCCCTTAAAAGTTTGGTCCTCTGTCACACACCCATTTATTGAGCCGGGAGAGGGGTCCCTTGAAGAGCTAGTCCGGAAAATCACTGAAGAGTGGATCGGGGGTATCCAGAATGTGAGGTTAGAAAAATGAGTAGACCGAAAGTGTTCATTGCAGGCCCAATGTACTCGTCGGGGAGTATGGGGGAGAATATCAGAAAAGCTGTCGCGGTGGCTGAAGAACTTCAGGATGCCGGGTTTCAGGTTTTCCTTCCGCACTTGTATTTCTTTTGGGATCTAATGAGGCCAAGGAAAAGGGAGTTTTGGACAGAACTCGATAAAGGTTGGCTAAGAGAGTGTGATGTCATATTTCGGATCATGGGCGAAAGCTCTGGTGCTGACGCTGAAGTAGAGTACGGCGGGATTTTAGGTATTCCGGTTTGTTGGGATATGGCAGAGATCAAGCAAAAATACCTGTAGCTAATAATTATTTGGTGTAAAGTGTAATTTGAAAAAGGCGCTTTGTAACCCAAGCGTTTCTTTTTTCTAGCCACACGACCCCCACGCGCTGGCTTCTTTAGTCACCTAGTCAGTGTGTGGGGGTTACTTTTGGTGTAGGTTGTATTTATGCCGACTACTGAGTTTAATCCAATAACACCGGACTCTGTAACAACAGGAGCGGTAAACACCCAGACGTTAACTGTGGGAGGGGAATGGGCCTCAGCGATACAGGCCCCTGCGTTTGGCCAAGTAGTCCTTTTTGTAGATGAAGAGGGTGTTCCTTGTTTCAAAGACTACTATAACAATGTATACAGGCTGCTTTCTAAGAAAAAGGAGGAAGAACAGGAACCGCTACCTCCTGGAGAGCAACCGACCGGACCTGATCCGAACAATATGACTTTGTGGGATTACATTCAAGAAGAGGGTTGATGTCGTCTTTGACTATGAAAAAGACCAGTGCCGCCAGTGTTCGAACTCCAGATATGGGGCGTGTTACTATTTTTGTAGACGAAGAAGGTGTCCTGTCAGCAAAGAGTTGGGACGGAACTGTTCACAGGATAGTTGCTACTGAACCTGGAGCACAGTTTGTGCCGCCTTTACCTGATGAACTCGAAGGCCCCAGTAAAACTCTATGGGAGCACATAGAGGAAGACGATGGTTGAAGAACTTGTTTACGGAGATTATGCGTTGCGTGGGCTGATCAAGGATAAATGGCCCGAAGCAGTATTCGAGGATGCGTCCGATTACCTACATCCGGATCGGTTTAATGTGATTATCAAGGACGTGCCAGAGGACGATTTTTACATATTTGCCATACGAGAAGGGTTTAGCGGTCAGTGTCTTCGATTATTATTAATCGCTGGAATGGGAGATAAGAGGGTTTCCGGTTGGATAAAGAAAGCAGATGAAGATGATCAAGTGGCCGAAACTCCAACGCAGGTCTAAGAAATTTCATTGGGGCTTTTTAAACGACAGTAAGACGCCCCTCACTTGGCGGCTTTTATATTTGGTTCAAGGCGAAGAAGCTAAGCGAAAGATCGAACGCCAATGGAAAGTTGATAACACGAGAGGTAAGAAAATGGAGGGGCGAGCACAGACAGCAGCGGAGAAAAGAGTTGTAATTGAGCGTCTTTACAAGGTTTGGGCAGCAAACCCTCATTACCGTCTGGGCCAGTTAATCAGTAATGCGGCACCTAACCTCTTTTACATAGAGGACGAAGGGCTTGCAGAGGCTGTAGAAGGAATTGACAGTGGCCGGGAAAGGACATAAATTTAGCCATAGCTCTTTGCTATTTGGTGGGTGTCGGCTCAGAGAGGCTTACTTTGGTGCCTTTGTACACGACATCAGAAGTTCCGACGTGGGATGTCTGAGATCCTTACCTCCGTTTCGTTTGTCGCGAGATGTCGGAAGCCTTGATGCCTGAATTGAGGAAAGACAGCATGTACCAGACAGGCTGTAAACTGCTGGTAAGCCCCACCGCAAGTGCTTTGATCCTTTCGGCTTGTCGGTGGGGCTCTCATGCAGTTAGAACAGGAGCATAGAGATGAAAAAGTATGATGCCGCCCCAGAGCCCGTGGATAAGGGCCAAGAAATTTTACGAGCCGCCATCGGCGCTGACGACGACTTGTACGTGATAATAAAGCCTTTGGGCAAAACTGCGGAAGAGCATTGTGGGCAGTGGGGATTGGTACTGGCAGATGTGGCTCAGCATGTCGCTGACCTATGCCAGAGAATGAAAGGCATGGACCGAGAGGACGCATTGGAAATGGTGCGGACCATTTTTAACGATGAAATAAAGCGTCCAACTACAACGGCTCAAGGACACACAACGTGTTAGAGTAAGGTTAGTTATAGTTAGATTGGGGGAATGCGCCTTATGGATCTTTTGGTGTAGGCGCATAGGTGACTGCTCATGCTTTTGGGCAGTTACGAAGCGAAACGAATTGAAATGGAGGAAACGAAAATGGCGAAAGAAATAGGCCCACGTTCGAGGTACGCAAAGTGTTTGATTAAGGGGTTGGCGAGTAGTTGGAAAAACAACTACGCGGTTATTCCAGTAGAGCTAAAAAGGTTGTACGAGACTTTTAGCCAAGGAGGATTTGAGAAGAAAAAGGCAGATTCTCTTTATCGGGATACTGTAGAGGGTATTTTGGACTTTATCCCTGGTGATGTTAACACATATCGCACCTTGTCCAAAAGGCTGGTAAACCCTGATTTGGTGGAAGAGGCTTTGGAGGAATCGCCTGAACCTGTGATAGAAGTCCCGGAGGTAACAGACTTAGATTGGATGGACGATGAAAGTGATGTAAGTATGGGTGGACTTTTTGATGATAACACCACACCCGAAAAACTCTCAGAACTTCACCAGGAGCTAATAGCTTACATGGGCAGAGTCGAAGAGGCTTGGGATTATCTGAAGCCCTTTTTCTTCAGGCGGAGCAAGGAAAATCCTTCTACATTATTTGTCGTTACCAGTGTGGGACCGTCCGGGGGAATAAGGACCAATGTGAATGCGGCCATCGGCCCCGTCAAGCTTCCGGAAATAGGAGAGGAATTCTTGTTTTATGAGAACGGCGTCCCTGTTAAGTATGGTCTCGACGGTAAGGATGGCCGAACATACTGGGGGTGGGTGTTCAAAATTATAAACGGAACGAAGCTCAGGTTTTGGATGTCCAGAACCATGGATGGTGACGATGAAGCATGGCAGCAACGAGCAAGGGTTTCCATTAAACTTGATCCGGGTTTACCCAGAGGTTATAAAGTATTATCCGCAAACCATGAGGATCGTAAGAGAGCGGCGGCTGCGGTGTAGAGGTGGACATGAAAAACACTGATGTTGTTGATGCGGTGATAGCCGATCGTATCATTGATGTTATGAATAGCGCTATCAAACTCGATCCGAAAGCGGTTGGAGCTTTGGTGGAAGCACGGGTAGATTGTAATAATGCATTGGCTTCCCACCCGTCTATACAAGTGGCTGGAACTGAAGGGCCAGATGGTAAGATGGGCTATCAGGTAGGTTTGCTCGGAGTCCTTTGTGGCTTAGCGGGAACTCAGACATATAAAGGTGAGCCTGGGTGGGGCAGAGTCGCAGCCATTTTCAAAGTCTGCTGTGAGCAGTGCGGTCACGTAAAGAGTGGGGAAATGGAGGGGGACCCGTGCCCCACGTGTGGTCGTGATCTAAAAACAGGGGCAATCGAATGTTTTAAGAGGCTTAGATGAGCGCGGCCAGTAGAGCACGGAAAGTACAGAAGGCAACAGGGTTAGCTTATCAGACGTGTCTGCAACTTGTGAGAGGCGAACTTTCATTTGTGCCCAAAGAGAATAGCTGTAAGGTTATAACGGCTCTCAAAGAAGCGACAAAAGGCCGATATAAGACTCCAAGAAAGGGGCGTCCGTGCCCGTGTTCGGGATGTAAAAGCGATGATTAAGTTGGGCGTAAAAACTAACGAGGGAAAACCGGCTGTGATCTTGGGCCTCTCCGAGAAAAACCTTGAGCATTTGAGAGAGGGAAAACCAATCTTAATCGATCTGACTCAGTTTGGGATGGAGGGGCAAGCTGTCATAACATACGGCGAGACAGAAGAGATCATTACTCAAGAGCTATCTAAGGTTTTTAAACTACCAGCGTAGGAATACTGATGGCAACAACTCCACAAGATATGATAGAAGCTATTAATACCTGTATTAAATTAGATGATAACTTTGAGCTAACTGAATGGGAAGAAGAGTTTGTAATCAACATTGAAGAGCGCCTTGAAGAGGGGAAAAGCCTTACGGCAAAACAGATGAAAAGCTTGCAGGGTATCTACGACCGTACTTGAAGTTTCTTGGTCGGCTCCCTGAGCTTACCGGCCAGTGCCAGCTTTTTGAGCTTGGCTCCAAGGTCACACAGGGCGTTGTGATACCTGCCGCTCAGGTGGTCGCTGCTGTAATGATGCCCGAACTCGTGAATGAGCAGGCTGTCCAGTTCCTCGATATTATCGTAAGCCTCATCAAACCACGCCTTTTTCTGATAGCGGAGGTTGAATGTGAGGTCACCTGTGTGGGTGCCTCTTCCATAACAGGCTTGGAAATTGTTGGGCACCCTGACATAAGAAACATTCAGGGTCACATCCATCAGCAGTCGAGCAAGCCGTGTCGCATAAACGGCAACCCGCTTCATACCCGGCGACCACTTTTCGTAAGGAATATAGTCAGCAGGGCTTGCATTTGGGTCGTCAGACCACGCCTTGGGGCTAGGTGTCACTTGTCCTGCCGGGAGCACGTGGCCAGACGTTTTTATCGCTTTCCGCGTGGCAGACGGCATTGAGTTGGGCATAACTGTGTAGCCTTTGGATACGGCAATCTTTTCAGCTTCCCGGTCCTTGGGGTCTTGCAAGACAACCTTGTCACCATAACGAGCCGTAATCACATCTCCAAGAGCTTCGTTGGTTACGTTGCCAGACTCCAGGGCTTCATCAATCCAGGGTGCTTTGGCATCCTCTTCGTCAAGCTCCTGGTGTATTTCGTTCAGGACAAGTGTTAGAATCTCACGCATGTAAGCCGGGGTAACATTGTCTCTCTCAACATTGAGAGGCACTCGCTGGCAGACATTAATATGGTAAGGGCAGTCAATCTCGACAACCGGTAGTCCTATTTCGTAAAGCATGGGGGTGTCACCGTCCTGAACATTGTAGACCTCTATGTTGGTCTTGCGTCTGGTGCGGCGAATGCGTCCCTCTTCGTCAGCCTTTTCGGTTGTCAATGTACCCTGGAACGTTGTCTCAGGTTCCCAGTATGGCATTTGGATGCCATTGAATATCAGCTTGGCATCTTCACGGACGATAACGGTACTTACCGCAGCCCTGATACATTCGGCCTGAGCCTTTGTCATTCGCAAAGTCCCGGTGAAGATTGATCCGAAGTCTCGGCGTTTCCGACCATGACGCCTGCCCTTTTCATTGAACAGCACATGCCCGGTGGTGGTCAGAACCGATGCCTCTTGGCAGTTTGCAATAACGAGTTTCTCACCCATCATATAACGTCCAGCCTTGGTTGGATCGGAAGCCTTGGGGGATTCTCCAAACAGTGTATAGACGTTGGCTATGTTTTTGAAGCCTTCTGGGTTGTCGTCTTCGACGGTCAATCGGTACAGTCCTCTTTTATTAGGAACGGGGATGAACTCAACTTCGACCCTGGATGAGTTTTCGTCCAAGGCGTTCTGAATCAGTTCCAGAACGATGAACTCGACGCCCCTCCTGGCCAGTATGTTCGCCAGACCTTTCTTGGAAACGTCGAAGGTGGGTAGATAGTTCTTACTCATATGCCGTCCTTTTATATATTACACTTGAGGTCGGGGAAACTCTAGGAAAAAGTCAAACTAGAGTTTTGTGGAGTTGAAGTGTAATATATAAAAGGAACGAAAGTGAGGTGTAATAGATCTAATAAGACAGATACCCTTGGACATAGAGCTTCGGGGCTGCGGGGATGTTAAACTCGTCTTTGACTTCTTGCATAACTCTAGTGAACGCGGCTAGGTCATCAAGGGTATATGACAGTTCTTGTTTTCGGGATTCATAAACTATGTCGTCTGTTAGATCACGGGAAGCCAATTCTATTCCCAGAGCCATTAACCGCTTACCGCTGGAGCTTTCAGCTAAACTCTCGGAGTCTTCTAGGTAGTTAACTTTGTGCCAACCAAGAGTGTGGCTTGACCCCTCTTCATCAGACCATTCCCATTCGCCTTTTCTGAGTGCATCAAAAGCGTATTCTGGGGTGCAGTCCATCTTGACACAGAAGGCTCTGAATACCTCTGTGGGCTCCATTATTGGTTTGGTCATGGCGGCAGCTCCACACTGTTCACAGAACTTGGCAGTTTCGCTCACGGTGTGCGAAGAACCACTGCAAACGTGTTCTCGTCTGCCGGTGTCGTAGAAGAAAACAGATAAAGGAGCTTCAACTGCAAAGTATACTTTCAAGAAAGGTGTCATGCGGCATCCTTTGCGATCCACTCGGAAAGGTTTGAGTGGAGCTTTTGCTGTTGTCCTGTCGGTTCGATAGCGTCCTCAAAGAAGTACTCTACGAGCGTAGCCAAGGAACGGTACAGTAATCGGGGTTGACTGTGTGGCTCTGTGTCCGCCGCATACTCCACGGGTAAATCGGAGACTACATACAACGGTGTTGATTCTGATCCATTGTCAGCATGAGCCACAACGTAAAGCTGACAGTCTCCTGCCAAGTCGATTTTGACGTCTTCGCTGCAAACCCCATACGACAAGTCCACCTTAACTTTGACAATGGACCCGATCGGGACTTGGTGAGTTGGTTTGTTCATACACATATACCTCCATAGGCCAAAGCTTAGCCCTAATTTAATTACACTTCAGCGTTGGAAAACTTTAGTTTAAGGTTAAACTTTTGTATACTTTCTAATGATTTCAAGTACTTGGTCGTGTGTAACAGTAAGGGTGAGGGACACTTGAGTAGGCGTTTGCGGTAAGCACGTGACCTTCACGCTGTTTTTCTGAACAATATCGGGGTTTTTCGTGGGTAAGGCTCCCATTTCTTTGCAGAGCTTACTGAGGTTTTGCCTTGCTTTTAGAGCTTTCTCTTTCTTTTCTGATTGAATTCGAACCTTTCGTTCAGTGATCTTAATTTCACCGAGAAACCGTTTTAGCACCTTGGACATCGGAAACTTGGCGTTCCGAAGCTCTTTGCCTCGTTCAAGATAGAAGTAACGCTTTCCGTGGTTGAAACTGACCTGGACTCTGGCTCTGGGCTCTGGTGACCAGACCGGGAGCGAGGCATCGAAGTTCATTTCTATGGGAACTCCGTTTCCAGAACATGGGACTTCGATGGGATGATCCGTAGAGTTCAACAGGTAAACCGTAGTAGTTTCAATTTTGATTTTACAAGCTCTCAGGCGTTTGATGAGATCTTGTGTGAATTCCACCAACCGGGGAGCCACTTCATCGAGGCTTTCGGCCCTAAGTTGCCCATATTCCATTGTTTTTGGTAGTGGTGTAGAGTCGTCCATGGTGTCAAAGCGTAAGAAGGTTTCGAAAGTACCTATTACTGTTCGGATTGAACCGCATGTGTTGGAACTGTTGCAGCAAGGAGCAGCATACCACGAAATCAAGTATCAAACATATTTACAATGGTTAGTTGAAGAGGGCCTCAAGTCGGAGGCTCGTTATTATGGTTGGTCTACACCTTTTGGGCGGTTCAAAGTTCAGGGGCCAACCAGGACACAAGAACGCGAAATTCAACGGCTAGTGCGTTTAGCAAAGCGTAAAACAGACTCAGAAACGTAATGCACCATCGACGAAAACCAGATAAGCCGCTTACGACACGGGGAAAGTTGAGTAGGATTGTAACTTTCCGGTTACCTTATGATTTGGAAGAAGCCATTAAAGAGATAGCCGACCGTCGTGGACGCCCCTGGCAAACAGTTATGAAAGAGCTTTTGCAAGAGGCGGTTGAGCTTTCGAAGCCTTGGGCCGAAGTCAAACGCACTTCCGCGAAAGATCTTCAGGAAGCAGCGCGGCAACTTAAAAGGAAATAGGTATGGAAGAAACTGAGTTGCTTTATCAGGCTGGCTTGTCTGCGGAGTGGGTCCATGAATTTGTAACAGAGTCTAACAAGATTGATCCGCAGCCCGGTCTGAGTGAGCCAGGGGAGTTAGTTTACGACGGACACAGAGAAGCTGTAATGTACGCGATCAAAATGGCGTCAGAAAGCCGCTTCGCTTTACCTCATTCTGTACATAGGCTACTACTCCGAGATCATTTATTAGCCGGGAAACTTCGGAGGAGGGAAAAAAAGATCGGCCTTAATCATTTATTGCCGGTTGCTGACGTCCCTTATTTTATGTGGGAGTGGAACCGTTCGGTTCAAAGAGTAGTAAATATGTTACGTCTTCAAAAGAACACTGAATTGGAGCAGAGAGTTTTCGAAGTTTGGGAGCTTCATTGTAAATTTGAAAATATCCATCCTTATGATCTCTATAACGGAAAGGTTGGCCGGGTGCTTACGATCAACCATTCGTTATTGGTTGGCGTCGAGCCTTGTATCATTTTGTGTAAAGGCCGCGAGCAGTACTTTGACTTGATCAGGGACCACTCTAGTGCTGCTTTAGCTGCGAGCTAAAACCATCGGAAGAGCGCAAACTTTTCCGTTTGAAAACCCAACAATTGTCCAGATTTTTACAGTTCCGTTTGCTTTTGAGGCAGGCTTTTGAAGTCGTTTGAGCAAATCTATCTCAGGGTTGTGTCTTTTTAATTGCACGTAGACAGCTTTTCTAGATTTCAGGGATATATTATTGGTATGAGCGTCGATCACTGCTACCAAATCGTCTGAATCTTTGCGCTCAGTCTTCCACAAATTGGTAATTGCAGGGGTTAAATCTTGTATGAGGTGTTCAACTCCTTCTTTGGTAGAAGGATAAACAGACAAATCAGGGAGCACACTTTTGAATTCTCCTAGCATGTCAGTGTGTTCTCAAAAGAGAATCATTGCCAACCGTTGTTTTTAGCGGCGATAAACTCTTCGTGAGTGAGACAACGTGAGACAGTTGACACGTGAATGTCTCCCAGTTCACCTTGAGGGCACACACAGCTATACGAGCGAGTGAAGCGGTAGTTCCGCATGTGTTCGTCTTGATAAGAGGTACGGACGAATTCGTATTCTTCACGTTCGTCTTCATCAAGGTCTTCAAGGCGACGACCACGCAGAGAAAGGGTGGCGGCGTCCAGGATTTCGCTATAGATTGCCAGCCCATGGGCGTAACGGACGCAAAAGTCACCCGGTTCAAGGGAACTCTGTTCTGTTTCTACTTGTTCATCCGCTGCTTTACGGGCCTCAATTTCTTTTTCGAATAAATCTTCCATACTTATATTACACTTGAGACTCGGAGATCTCTAAACTTTTTGTCAAAAATCAAAAACATGCGTTCAGGCTACCACTTTGTTATGAAAGATCATTTGTTGACGGGGCCAAAGCCTTCTCATCGAATTAGACTTCGGCGTGGGGATTGGCTGGTCACTGACGGAACTGTGGTTGGTCGGTTTGATAAAACCCAACAGTTAGATTGGCTGCCCCTGGAATGGGTGAAGGGAACCCCAGTTATATTAGATGAGACAGTGGGACCGGTTGTGGACTCAATGACTGTGAAGATACCTATTTCGAAATTAGTGAAGAATTTTGAAGATCTGCTTTTTGTGGAGCCTGGAGAGTTAACACCGGAGATGCCTTTACCTCCTTTGGGTCAGTTAGGTTCTTATTTGAAAGCCCGGAGGATTCTAACGGCGTATACTTACGATTGCCGTTAGCGGAACCTGTACCTCATTAGACCTCGACTCCGATCTTCCCTTCTCCAGGGTTTTCGCCCATTAGGTCTGTCTTCTAACGCGGACTCTGCCCGTAGCGCTCTTCTTTCCCAATCTCTTGCCTGTGTCGCTATTGCGACCAATTGTTCTATAATATCCATTGTTTTCACCTTTTGGTGACATTTGGAACAGTTCCAATAGGACTCTTCGTTGAGAGGGTTTTGGAATTGGTGGGGTGTTTTACCACATCGGCTACAGAATAGTTCTAACATCGCAGAAGACATCTTAAGAATTCAGAATCATAAGGTTATTTTTTTACTTACACCATTGTAGCCCGTAATTTTTCCTTATGTACCAGCAGGTAGTGATATGCCACTTTCTCCTATCTGCTTGATTCAAGACGGAGTTGGACCGTTTGTACCCACAACGGACGGCGTAGACGTAGGCCCAGGCAATACGATCAGCATCAAGCTACAGGACGCTTCTAGCGTTGTGGAGTGGTATTTGGAGGTCTTGGGAACAGATGAGTTGTCTACAACTCCCGCCCTCACCGATGTCAATCCCATTACCCATCTAGTTCTGACCCCCACAACCGTTGTTACGTTTGTGTTTCCCGCGAGCACGGGCAGGGCTGTAGGCTTCAAAAGCACTGTCACAGGCACCGGAGGGCCGCTAGAAACGTCCTTTGGTACTTTTTCGCTTACCGCCTTCAGCACTCGTGTTGGGTTTGTCTTAGAAACTCGTGAGGGGAACACGGATTATGGGTGGGCCACAAAGTTAAATCCTCTTATCCGTTCGGGAGGGGGTGGCGGAGGTCTTGACAACTTTAGTTACGAAACCGTCCCAAGCGGAACCACCGTAACCATCCCTCAGTACCAGCAAATGATTGTTGTTGGTGGCGTGAATGTTGAGGGAACGTTGGATTCGATTGGCGAATTAATTGTGCTGGAGATTTAGGAGATGGCGTCTAACATCCAACTTACAGGTGAGCTTGCTTCTGCTATTCCGGTAGCGACTGGGGCTGGAAAAGCTCGGTTATTTCGGGACGTTGCGGACGGAGCTTTAAAGTGGAAAGACCACCTTGGCGTTATTTATCCGGTGGCCTCAGGGCCAGAAGATTACCATGACGCTGTTCGGTTCGCCACTGATGCGGTTCTGCCAGCTTACACACGGGTAGATAATGTTATTACGGCGAACGCCAACGGTGCTCTGCCTTCTATTGACGGTGTTGCTCCTGCCTTAACTGATGACCTTCTTCTACAGAACGGGGCGGCTGGCGAGGATAACGGCATTTATACTGTCACTCAACTCGGTGACGGGGCTAACCCTTTTATACTGGAACGGCGCGAAGACTTTGCTGCGTCAGATCAGGTCAATCCCGGTTGTATTACTACCACAGGGCCAGAAGGAACTGCGAACGGCAAGCAGATTTTCATTTTGGCTACAGCGGCTCCAATAACCCTTAACACCACAGCCCTGACTTTTGAGGCCATTGGCGGTGGCGGCTACACTTTGGTTGAGGATGAAGGCGTACCGGTAACCCAAAGAGCCACCATGAATTTCGTGGGGGATGGCGTCACTGTCACTGATACAGGAGGTAAGACTCAAGTAGAGGTCGAGGGCGGTGGCGGCTACAGTCTAGCTGAAGTTACTGATGATCAGACAGTCCCTGAAAAACAGGACATGTTGTTTGAGAACAATGTTGTCGTGGGGGATGGCGGTAACCTCTTTATCGACGGCAATGCTACAGCGGTAAGGACCGAAGACAACTTCTCAATAGCTTATATCCCGCCACGGTCCAGGCGGGTCGTTCAAGAGAATGACCGGATGCCGTATGTGGAGCCGTTGATCGTGGACGGCACTCTGATCGTTGATGGGGATATTGTAGATGTCACTCCTTACGATGGTTACGATATTACGACTGCTTTGGAACTGGCGTATCCAGGGACCACATATATCGATGCCAATATTAGTACCGCAGATGCCACACCTACCACATTATATTCTTACTCCACTCTGGCTGACAATCGAATTGTAGCCCTTGACTTTCTGATAGAGGCTCAATCTAACGATACGTCAGACGTGGCGTTGTTCAAAGTTGCGGCGGCTTTCCGTAGGGGTGCGGGGGCCACAACCGTGACTAACAAAGATGTTAATTTTGTAAACGGTCCTTATAAGGATGCGGGAGCCGCTGCTTGGGACGTCACGTTTGATATTCCTGGTGGCGGTCCGATTATTGATATTCAGGTTACTGGAGACGCCGCAGAAAGCATTGATTGGCGGGTGTCAGGTAAAGCCGTTGAACACGGATAATCATTCATTCATTGAGTGTCGTCTTTTGGAGGCAATAGATTATGGGTCAGATTACGTTAAAGAAACAGAGTGCCGCTAGTGTGGTGTTACCAGCGACAGACCAGTTGAGTCTGTTTGTTGATCTTGCTGATGACATTCTGAAAACCAAAGATGATGCCGGTGTTGTGCGGCCATCTGGGGTTGGAACAGCAGACGAACTGGCTACCACGGGAGCGCCAGTTGATGTTTCAGCATCAGCCCCTCCGGTTGCAGGCGGCGTTTTAACAGCGGACTCGGCTGTGGCAGCTACTTGGAAGGCTCCGGGTTTATTAGGTGGAACGCCTGTACTTCAGACAGCCGTTCAGACCGGAGCTATCGCCGCTGCTCTTGGGGAGCTTATCAGAGTCGATGTTTCAGGCGGTGTTGCCACGGTAACTCTGCCTACAGCAGTTGGCGGAACAAACCGTGAGATTTGGGTCAAGTTGACTACAGCGGCAACCAACAATTGCACGATAAACACATTCGGTGGCGAAACGATAGACGGGGCAGCGAGCCATGTGATGAACACCGATTATGAGTGGGTCAAACTCCGTTCAGATGGAGCAAACTGGATGCAGGTAGGTTAAAGATGACTATAGCATTAAGAAGACGACCTTCTGGGGCGGTGCCGCCGCCGCCTTCGGATATGTATGTGGTGTTTTATATCAACGAGAGCGGCCAGCCAGAGCTTCTGGATCATACCGGCGCTACAGGCCCAGGCGGACCACCGGGACCCCCAGGACCGACAGGGCCAACAGGCGGACCCGGAGCCACTGGACCAACAGGCGGTTTTGGGGCAACCGGGCCTATTGGTCCAACCGGGCCTATTGGTCCAACCGGGCCAGCAGGAAGCGGTCATACAATTGAAGATGAGGGCACCCCATTAACCCAAAGGGACGATCTAAACTTCGTAGGAGCCGGTGTTACAGCAGCGGATGCTGGCGGAAAAACGGTCGTAACAATCCCCGGTGGCGGCGGTGGCGGGTTTGATATTGATGCCGATATTCAGACCAGCTCGGATACGGCAGCGAATCTCGGCACTTTTGATCCCGGCACTGACAACGGAGCATACGTAATTTGGGGGACTATCGTTGCGACCGATAGCACTGTGTTGAAGTATAAGACTTGGGTGTTTTCGGCACTATTCAGCAGAGATGACACAAATGCAGAACGGGTGCATGATCTGCTAATACTAAACGGTCCGCAGGAAAGTGAGAGTCTGATCTGGAGTATCGATGCAGTGGTATCTGGCACGGACTTCGTTATCAGAGCGGTTCCGAATGAAGTTGCAACAATCGATTGGAGTATCGAAGCATTCGTACAGAGGAGTTAGACGATGGTCGCACCTAGAGATAATAAGTGGCACATCCTTAAGCCGTTAGACGGCCTTAGCTGGACGGATGTTAATTTTGCATCAAACGATTCGTTTTTGCGGTTCGGAGCACCCGCGATGACCATCTTCATTGTTCATCTGGTAAGGAAGCAGGGAATTTGGCACCCTCCAACCGGTAAGAATGAGTATTTGTTTGAGTGTGAGGATACTTCGCCATATTATAAGTTATATAGACAAGGCGGGAGTTCTGAGGACCTTCAAGTCACTGGTCAGATGAGCTTCGAGGTTCAGAATAATAGCTCTGATGGGGCCTGGAACGCAGAGGGGTTCGACATTAATAACGAGTATGGCACGTCACATTGGAGTCAGATCAATGCCGGGATTCAGTTTACGGCCATAGTACTCTCTGATGACGATTATATTGAGGGTGGTTTTTATATCAATGGCCGCAGACACAAGAAAGAGCCTACGGTGGACTCTATCACTCTTGATAATGAGGTTGTTCCTCAGAACTTCCACTTCTTCCAGCCAAGCTCTGGTTCAAGCGATCTTCCGACGTCGGACTGGCTTGTAGGCATGGCGTGGCATGAAGATCCAATGACTGAGGAGGAGATATTCATGTGGCGACAGCAAATCGAAATGTCGAAGGATATCCCGCTGGTTCCTACGCTTCCCGGTCTGACCGCGCTGGATTATGTCTGGTCCGTCAAAGCGAAGAATGGATTGTTTTCAGGGACAACCTGGAGTTCAGACGGCGCTAGTTCCCCCAAGACTTTTAGTGCAGCAGGCGTCATTGGCGACTATACTGAGATAATACGTACTGAGTCCACATTTAGATCCCGGTAGTCCTTGCGAGGGGGTAATGATCAAGCCTGTCGGGATTCTTTTTGACAATACAACTTCCAACTTTGGCGATAGGGCCATAGGGCTAGCTTTAGTTCAAATACTTGAAGAGGCGAAGCTGCCGTATGTGGTGCTTCCGAATTCAGTTGAGGAAGTGGCTAAGGTAGAGACATCGACAATTATAGTGGGCGGTGGTCAGTTAATACGAAAAGACTTTCCGTTATATAGAGTCTTTCGGCAGAGCGGTAGAAATATTCTGAACGGTTGTGGGTGTAACTCTAGTCCAGGTGATCTTGGATTTTTACGGGATTATCGTTATGTTACTGTGCGGTCTAAGTGGGACGCGGATATAATCCGTGAAGCGCGGCCAGATGTTGAAGTCGTACCTTGTGTGTCGTTGTGTTTGAAACCTGGACAGGCTACTGTGCCCGATCTGCCGGGTGGGAAGATTTTGTTAATTCATGTCTTCCATCAGGATATGTATAACAGGAGACAGGCGGTGCAGTTTCGTCGCATGGCTCATGCGATTGATCGTGCGACTCCAGACATCAAGAAGGTATGTGTAAACTTCACGTCTTTTGAACCCCAATATGTGAAGGCGCTATCAGAGTATCTTGGGTGGCCTGTCGTTAGTAGCGATAACCCGCGAGATTTGATTGCATTGATTGAACACCCACAAGTAGTTGGGACTGTATCTAGCTCTCTCCATGCTACATTGTTTACCTATAGAGCACAAAAGCCATTTCTGGTTTTCCCGTCAGACCGTAAGATGAAGGGATTTCTTTCTGATCGCGATATGTTATCGAGGGTGTGGTGCCGTGATCTTGATTCTGGCAGGGCGTTGTCTGGGCTATTTGGAGACCAGGAGAAGATTGCTTCTGAGTGGCAAAAGGATAAACTGCGGTTAGACAGGCATATAGAAACGATGATTGCTCATTGTCGCGATGCCATACAGGAGGGACTATGATTAGGCATTTGCTGTTTGACTGTTGTGCGTTGAAAGATACCGCACCAGCATGGGGTGAAAAGTTCAAAGCCAGGGCTGCTGGCGCGGTGGAGACCTACCTGAACGTAAGAAAGATCATACATTATAAGCAGGCTTTCAATGGAAGAAAGATTATTATACTTCGTGTGGGGGAGAATGTTTACTCACCGGATGAAGCCATGCCTTGGTTTTCTGAACTGGAGGGCGTACAGTTTGTCGAGCGCAAAAATGATCCATTTCCAGGGCTGAGAGAGGCTTCAGAGTTCGATGAGAATTTAAGGCTTCTGGAGTCAACAAGCCCGGATGAAGCCTTCTTTTTTGCTCACAGCAAGGGTGTTAGCCGAAGTGACCCTTTGGAGAGGTACGCTATAAGACAGTGGCGAGACACCATGTATGACAAGTGTCTGAAGAACCCAGACAAGATTGATAAACTGTTGCAGACCTATGCGTGTGTAGGCTGCTATCGAACTGGAGGATCGCCAGCGGGTTGTCCACGGGCCACATGGCATTACCCAGGAACATTCTTTTGGATAAAGAGTGACCGGCTTTTTAGTAAACCTGATTGGGATAACATACCCAAGCACCGGTATGCTGCCGAAGGCTTTCCTGGTTATACTTTCGAGTTTGAGGAGAGCGCGGCCTTATACAAGGGAACACCTATGAACTTATATATGATTGCTGCACCGTTTATCTGCGGGAACTGTGGCGCTCGATACGAGGGGAAGCAAAGGTCCAGGCGAAAGCAAGTATGCCCACATTGCCATAAACGTCAGGCCAAGGTAGACATGGACTGGCTAGATGCGGCAGAGCTGAAATCTATTGAGATGGCAAAACATGCCGTTCTGGGCATGTAATGATAAAAGAGTACCCTAGCCGTTCAGCGTTCTATGAATGCTTACCTAAGAACGCTGTTGGGTGTGAAGTGGGAGTGATGGGTGGTGAAAACGCGCAACTTATTCTGGGTGCCGCCACGCCACGTGAATTCCATCTGATTGATTTGTGGGAGGGGCATTCAGGTGATCCTAAAATATGGAGGAAATATAAGAGAGAGACTAAAAAGCGTTTGGCAAAACACATAAGCCGGGGCACGACAAGGCTGCACGAAGGAAGGGTGGAAGAGATTTTACCTACATTTGGTGATAGCTACTTTGATTTTGCATATGTAGATGCTCACCATGATTACGAAAATGTTTCGCGGCATCTACAGTTAGCGATCAAGGCAGTGAAGATAGGGGGTGTGATTGCGGGGCATGACTTTGCTGTCAAGCCGTTCCTATCACCCGGTGTAGAGGGGTGGAAAACGGGAGTGTGCAGGGCTGTTATTGAAGTAATTCAAGCCGGTGCAGGGCCTATGATAGCTTTGTCCAATAAACATTTTGCAGATTATGCCATTCGGTTGGAAAAGAAGGTGGATGTTTCTGGGTAGCGAAATGGTGAGACGATGAAGGTTTTTATATCAGGCATTGCTGGATTTTTAGGTAGCCACCTTGCTGATTGTTTGCTGGAACGAGGGCACCAAGTGGTAGGGTGCGACAATCTTATTGGCGGCGATCCATTGAATGTACCCAAGGGGGTGGAGTTTCATCGTGACGACTGCGCAAATCTGATGGCGATGACCTATGACCTCAAGGGGGTCGATGTGGTCTACCACTGCGCAGCAACCGCCTATGAAGGGTTGAGTGTTTTCAGTCCTACACTGGTTACTAGGAACATAGTTCAAGCATCTGTATCCATGATCACAGCGGCGATCAGGAACAACGTCAAGAGGTTTGTATATTGTTCAAGTATGGCTCGGTACGGGGCAAATCAAGTCCCTTTTGAAGAAGACATGATCCCAAAGCCTCAAGATCCTTACGCAATTGGCAAAGTGGCTGCTGAACAAATGTTACGCAATCTTTGTGAGACGCATGGGATGGAGTACGTAATCGCAGTACCCCATAATATAGTCGGCCCCAGACAGAAATATGACGACCCGTACAGAAATGTCGCCAGTATTATGGCAAATCTAATGCTTCAGGGCCGTCAGCCAATTATTTACGGAAATGGAGAGCAAAAGAGGTGTTTCTCTTTTGTGAACGATGTAACGGCACCTATGGAACGTTTAGGGTTTGATAAGGGGTTGAGTGGCGAGGTTTTTAATGTCGGTCCAGATGAGGATTTCATCACTATTAACGAGTTGGCAAGGATTTTGGCCGATATTGTGGGCTTTGATTTAGACCCTATTTATGTTCCTGATCGCCCGATGGAGGTAAAGGAAGCCACCTGTTCGGCTGAAAAGGCTCGTGACAGATTGGGATATAAGACCACTGTGCAGCTAAGGGAGGGGTTCCAGTCCATTGTTGATTATATTCGGGGGTGCGGCACTAAAAAATTTGTTTACCACTTGGAAGTGGAAATACAGAACGAGCGCACTCCCCGGACCTGGACAGAAAGAATGTTTTGAAATCAGGCAGTTAGGGGTCTAAGCAGCCCAAGTATTCTATTATTACACTATTTAAGAGAAACCACTGCGAACACCCAGTTCCTCTGTGGGGAGATCTTAGATGGCGATAACATTAAAAAAGAAACCTGCTGAGAGTGTTCCAACCCCTACTGAGATGCATACCGCGTTTTTTGTGGATGAGAACGGCAATCCTTCTCTCATGGATCACAACAGGGTTGTAACTTCTGCCACAAATGCGGGAGCGCCTGTTCAATATGATGTGCAGCCGAGTGATCCAGCACCAGTGGCGGGTTCGGTTAAAAACTACGCGAAAACTGTTGACACAAAGAGCGAGCTGTTCTCCATAAATAATGTGGGGGATGTGACGCAGATCACAAGCGGTGGGCACGTCCACCACAATATCACCGTAAGATGGAGGGGCGGCACTCCGGGTGATATTTACGATGTGACTGATACTGCTCCAACTCTAGCTGATGTCAAAAAGGTTCTTACTAATCCTGCTACAACCTTAGAGGATCTGGGCGTTAAAGAGGGCTATGATGTACAGAACGGGGATAGAATTCTTCGGGCGTGTTTGGAAGATCCGGGTGTTGAGGATCAAGTAGCCAATGGTATTTATGTGGCTCAAGCGGGAGCGTGGCCCCGTGCCACGGACGCTGACACTGGGGCTGAAATTCAGGACGCTATTGTTGAGGCGACTGAAGATTTGGCGGCTACAATAATCGGTCAAGTTGATCTTACGGGTCTTGTTTACGGTGGCGGCGGTGACTTGGATGGTTTAGACCTCAATCTAAAGGTAGACGGTGGCGGCACACAAACCGTGACTTTTGCGGCTCCCACTGACGAAAATGATGTCGTGGCTCAGATTCTAGCTCAAACTACAGGGATCACTCCATCGTTGGATGTTGGCGACTTACTTAAGTTAGAATCAGATACGACCGGAGATGGATCTCAACTTGATACACTTGCCAGCACCTCTCTGACAGTTTTAGGGCTTCCGGTGGGCGTGGCTACGCCAGCAGTGAATCGGTGGGCGTTCTGGAACTTGTCTGGTATTCCTATAACGGTTGATACAGACCCTCAGAATTGGGTCACTGTTTGGGCTGGCGGCGTTACTTTCTGGTCTGGCTCTGTTCAGGCTGTAGCCACGGATAATGTCAGTCTAACCGGACCGGTGACAGCAGACGGCGTTGTATTAGGCAACGGCCAGTATATTTTGCTCATTGGGCAAACCGATCCCATAGAAAATGGCCCTTGGGAGGTTAATACTGGCGGTGCGTGGCTCCGTGGAAGTCCAGATAATTTATTCCATGACGGGATAGCCGTCAGTGGGGGTATTTCTTATAAAGCGACAGCAGGCAGTATTTACAAGGATCGCGCTTTTATTTTAGCCGCGCCAGTGTCCACCAGTGTGCTTGTAGGAACCGACCCGCAGATATGGGTCTTGGCAAACACACAGGACATCGACGGGTTTGGGCCTATTCGTATCGATGTTAACTTTTATGATATGGTAATGGGGCGTTCTTTTTATATGCAAAACCCCAACGCAACTAACGCATTTGTTTGTTTGACAATGCCAGAGATTACACCTGAAAGCGCGGGAAAAGAAATTACGTTCGTTAGTTATTTTGGTAAGAAAAATAAGATGAGTAGCACAACTCCATTTTCGGGATTTGGGTTTGTAGCTCACCCGGCTGGATCTGATTCGGTTACACCGTCCGGACCACCAGGAGAGTCCATGTTATTGGGTGCTGCATCAGGCGCTCCACAAGTTGTCAGGTTGATTTCGGACGGGGTAGGTACTTGGGTAACTGATATGCCTAACAATGCTTCGATCAAGAAGTGGAGACGCGCAAAAGCTATACCGTAGAGATTAGGAGAGAGATAATGGCGCTTGTTTATCGTTGGGAAATGACTCCGAATGAACTCTTCGGTTGTTTTAGACCTATACCAAGAGGGCAGGATGGCCCGTTGGCAAGACAGCCTTTTGCGGGGCCGAAGCGCCCTCTTGAAGGCACTCCTTATACCTATCAGCTTGGGGTATCAGACACTTCGGTCGCAAAAGATATTGCACCTATTCATGGTGAGTGCCCTCATATTCCTCTTACAGGAGATACGAGGGCAGGCGTTCTTATTTATGACGGTGACGGGATTATCGCTTCTTACATAATTCCCGGCAACTATAAACAAGTACCCAGATGGATTGTGGTGCGAGACGGGTATCGGAAAAAAGGCATTGCCACTCGGATGATAGAACAGTGGCACAGAGAAGTCCCTTCAGTTATGGATGCGTCCAGGCAACCAATTAATGTAGTAGCGGCAAAGACGTTCATAAAGGCACATACAAACAGCGTCAGTTGGGCTATAAGCCAAGGCAAGCCGGTCCCTCAAAGAGTGAAAGATGCTGTGGCCAAGGGGGAAGAGTACCAAGAAATTCTCAAGAACTTAACGGCTCTTGAGGGAGCGCTCAAGGCTGCACAGGCATCACGGGCAGTATCGGGCCGTCGTGCTTGGCGGTAACTTTGCTGGAGTTTAAACTCGCTTCGGTGTAATGTACCGTATGCGTACAATCGTAGTCGGTGACGTTCACGGGTGCTTGGATGAGTTCCGTGAGTTATTGAATTTATTGTCTTTTTCCGAAGAATCCGATCGTTTGGTTCAGGTCGGTGACCTTATGGATCGTGGTCCTGATCCGATAGAGTGTGTCCGGTACGCCAGAAAAATAGGGGCTGTTGTCATAATGGGCAACCACGAGGAAAAGCATGTTCGATGGCGTAGGCATGAAGTTAAGAGAATTCTTACGGGTAAGAAAAACCCCATGAAGCCCTTTTCTCTCAAACGTGCGGCTCAGAATGCGGACTTGACGGAAGAAGAGATTGAGTGGATGTCTAAGCTGCCTCTGACTTATAAACTTGAGAGTGGTTTCGTAGTTGTTCATGGAGGGTTGGAACCGGCTTTTTCTGTGGACGGGCAAAGTGATGCTGTTCTACGAGTTCGTTATGTAGATGAAGAAGGGAAGAAAGTTGGTTATGCCAGAGGTTCAATGAAGCAACCTGAGAACACGGTTTACTGGGCTGAAAAATGGGGTGGTCCTGAGAGTATTATTTATGGCCATGCTCGGCATTCATTAACTCCGCGTGTAGATAAGTTTGAAGAGGGCTGCTGTTATGGTATCGACACTGGGTGTGTGTTTGGCGGTAGGCTCACAGCAATGATTTTAACATCTGATGGTGATCCTGAGTTTGTTCAGGTCCATGCTCGTAAGGCTTACTTTGACTCAACTCATTGTGATGGTGACGAGTAAATGGAACTGAAACAGATACAGCAGTTCATAGGTGATGTTTACAAAGGAGTCGAGAGGCGTACCAGTCGAGTGTGTAGTGCTCGGACAAATGTTGGAGAAGAACCGCAAAGCTCATATGTTGAATGTCAATTGGATGTGGGCCGCGATCGAGTTGTCCTTTTTTTTCGGCCCGTGGGTGGCAGTGATCGGCACACTCTGGTGGTAAGATCTTCTAATACTCAACATAAAAGTTTCAGGGAAACAAAAGGCGGCGGCTTTTTACTCGAACGTGTCATTGTTCATATCCGCGAGTCTGTTGATATTGAAACAGCCATGCGTCGTGAAGAAGAGCGAAAACGACAACTGATACAATCAGCCGAGAACACTATTGAACATTGGAAACGGAAAGACCGAATACCGGAGGGGGTTGCGCTTAGTGTTAGCGAAGAGTGCATAGGTAAGATCAATATACAAGCCAGGGACTTGCCAGAAGATGTTGTGCTGAAGATTTTAGGAATTATTGAGCTTGCGACAGCGGTCCCTAAGGGGTCGGAACGGGATCTCTGGCGTCATTTACAAGAGAAGGACGAGGAATAAAAGCCTGTAAAAATCAGCAGTTACAAATATTATTAGAGTTTTAGAGAGTTCCGGTGTAATAGTAGCAGGAGGCGTTACTATGAAAATCGAACTTTCCATCAAAACCACATACTTGCCTGAGTGGGGAGCCTTTGAGGGAATCAGAGAACTGATTCAGAATGGCAAGGATGCTGAGACGGAGTTCAATGCTCCTTTGGGCGTAAGGCATCGCGCCGATACGAAGAAGTTACTCATTGAGAATAAGAACACTTCGCTGCCTCACGAAGCGTTACTGTTCGGACATACAACCAAAACCGGCAAAGAGGATTTGATCGGTAAATTCGGTGAGGGGTTAAAGCTCGGTGCTCTAGCTTTGGTTCGGGCTGGTTATGACATAAAGATAAGGTCAGGGGCCGAGGTTTGGGTTCCAAAGATCGAAAAATCAGAGAAGTTCCAGGCTGATGTGCTCGTATTTTATATAAGTAAAGGCCGTCAGCCAAAGAATCGTGTTCAGATTGAGGTTTCAAACGTCTCTGAAGAAGAGTGGTCCCAAATGAAGGGGTGCTTCTTGTTTCTCAACAAGAAGATCAATAAAGAGTATCGGATTGATACAAGGTACGGTGCTCTGCTGTTGGGGGAAGAAAACGTCGGGAGGGTTTTTGTCAAAGGCATTTTTGTTGAGCACGATCCAAAACTGGTTGTCGGTTACGATCTCACAAAGGATGTGAGCGTAGATCGAGACCGAAAGATGATCGCCCGGTACGACCTTTCATGGCGGATGCGCGAAATCTGGGTTCTTTCCATAGGGCAGCGTCAAGAGCTTATGGCAAAGTTCATGGGGCTACTGGAAGACTCTGCCGGGGATGTTTCGGATCTCGACAGCTACGGGGCGCGACAGCTTCCGAGAGAGGTTCGGGAACAGGCAGCCGCATCATTCAAGGAGAAGCACGGTGAAGATGCTGTCCCTGTGGCAACCATGCTTGACTCCAAAGACATCGAGCATTACGGCAAAAAGGGAGTGGTTGTGAATAATAAGCCTCTCCAGGCGGTTCTTGAAACGATATTTGGAACAGCCGATGAAATTAAGCGAGAACTGGCTAATGAGGTTGCTCATGCTTACGGCTGGTCTGAGTTGACCTACGAAGAAAAGAGTAACCTTGAGTCCGCAATCGAGTTGGTGAACGCTGTTGAGCCTGTCACACTTGCTGAAATCGACATAGTTGATTTTCGGTCTGAGAAGATTGAAGGTATGTACAAGGAAGACAGGTTTCTTATAGCCAAAAACAAGCTGAGTCGAAATTCCGCTCTTGAGGTACTTATCCATGAGGTCGCTCATCGCGGAGCCAGCTTTGACGGTTCACACTCTCACGTTTGCCGAATCGAGAAGATTTGGAGTGGGATTGTCGCCAATCTGAGGGATGCCAGCTAAACCTCTTGTCCTCCTGAAGTAGTATGGAGGACATCTGGGCCAAAGAGATCCCGGTAAAGAATAAAGAGACTGGACGCACTGTTTACGTTCTGCCAGAAACGCTCAAAGAAGAGCCAGATCGCTTCCAGAAGCTCCGTCCAAATGAGGCGGGAGATCCACGCTGGAGAGGCAAGGCAAAGCCGCCAAGGCACCCCAGACGGCCAGAAAGACCAGAAATACCCGTGGACCCACCCCCGGCTCCAATCAGACCTCCGGTGCCACCAAAACCGCCGACAGCGCCCGGACCCGCAAAGCCAGTCCCTTTTTTGAAGTTGCCAAAGATTCCGAAGCCAAGCCCGTTTCGCCGCTGGCGAACAGAAAAGCGATTCAAGACCGCTGAGCGTGTGGTCGAACGATACCTAGAATCAATCTAGGTTTCTTCAAATCCTCGAAACGGTCTTAATTATTTGATCTCGGTGGGTGGG